ACGGAGAATTTCCTCACTTACCTTAACTTAACTTTATGTATGCCCCGGTAGCTCAGCTGGATAGAGCGGCGGACTTCTAAGCCGAAGGTCGGGAGTTCAAATCTCTCCCGGGGCGCTAAATTTCAACACGGAGAATTTCCTCACTTACCTTAACTTAACTTTATGTATGCCCCGGTAGCTCAGCTGGATAGAGCGGCGGACTTCTAAGCCGAAGGTCGGGAGTTCAAATCTCTCCCGGGGCGCTAAATTTCAACGAGGAATATCATGCAACGATTTACTGCTCGTGGGACACCCATCTTGGAAGCCAATGATCCCAAGGTGCGCGAAGTTGCAAAGATGATATCCGAACTTCTTGGCGCAATGGTTGATCTAGATCGATCAAGCGTGGTTGCAACAGACGTTCTCTACGCGATGTTTCATGACACTCTTTGGGTCCGTGATAGTACCTATGGTGCTTCCGATCCAAAATTGTCGGAAGCAGAACGCGAGGATCGGATCCTCAAAGCTAAACAACAAATCCTGGATGAGGAGCGGTTTTCTCATTACCAGGAAAGATACGTTAGCCACGTCGAAAGGTAATAAAAATGCCTCTGGTTGTAACCATTGCTTTCGCTTGTGTTTTGGTCTGGCTGGTCATCAAGATCGGTCTCGAAGCATTCAAGTGGTTTCTGGTTCTGGCGGCAGTGTGTGTTGGTTTTTGGTTCTTCACCTATGGTGGTGTTAAGATCGAGAAGCCTTCCAACATGCCCGCGTTGCCCACTCTTCCCCTAACCAAGTGATCTATATGCGTATCATCAAAATGCTTTGTATGGCAGCTGCCATGACTGTTGCGGCATGTACCGGAGGTTTGAATCAGGAATGTTTCGCTGATGGTTCTTGCAACCATAATCTTCGGTGCGACGGAACGCGGTGTCGCCTTCCCTTGGCTGCGTCAGCTGAGCCTCCCAAGAGGCGTTGTGCATTTGAGAGCAATTGTTATTGCGTTACCTGCGCAGAACAATGTGGACCTCGTGGCATGAAGAGCTGTAACTTCAGCGACACTACTGTCTGGGGAAACAGAACCCCAGCTGTGTGTGAATGTAACGCTGTTGAGAACGTTGTCAAGTGATCATATGAAAAAATTTTCTTCTTTCTTTTTGGGCATCTTGGACGGATTGTTCGAGAATGGCAATTTCTTTTTGATGCTTTTTTGCAGCTACAAAGCATATCGTGTCAATGCCGATAATCCTGGCATCACTTGGATGCTCACTGCAATATTCACAATCTCTTGTTGGGTTGTGATTCAAATCAGGACTGAGCGCCGACGATTGAATGACGATCTTACCATGGTAATTCAAAGTCGTGTGGAAGCTGAAACGCAGCGCGTGTCGCGCGAGATGAGTCTGGTAATTCGTAAATTCGCGAGTGCGGCGTGGAACGAGGAAGCTCGTGAGCGCATTGCGAATATTAAATGGTAATCACTATCGGAATTACCGGCAAGATTCAAAATCAATCTGGGAGATAAAACCATGTCACGAAAACACAAAGGTCCGACGCAGCCGAGTGTGGAGAGCCAATCTCTTCGCAGTAAGATTAAGAGCTTTCGTAAAAGCTTGCGCGGTGCAATGGTTGTCGCTTTCGATAAATCTTTCTTCGACTTGACCGGCGAGACGAGCATGAAGCGCGCTCTCTCCAATGGCAAGAATCTCCAGGCTGCTTTCGTGGCGGCTCGTCATGCGGTTGCCGAAGCCGAGCGTGGTCATCCGATCGTGGACGTTCCGTTTGTCGAGGAAGACGAATGATTCCCTATCAGTATATTTTCTTGGCATATCTCTATGGCATCATCTGTGTTGCTTGCCATTTTCTGTTGCCTAAATACAGTAGCATCTTTCGCTTGAGCGATTGGTTTTACTTGGTGGTGCTTGGATGGATCATCGAACCTTTCGCTTTCATGATTTGGTGGTTGAAACGAACTTCCAAATGGATCGATAACATTTGGTGAAAGGGCAATAAGCAATGAGTCCTTTTTATCTTTTGTGTTTTGGATACCTATATGGTGTGGCATGTGCTGCGGCATATACCACGCAATGTAGGCATGCTGAAACTTACAAGATCAGTACCTGGTTTATGATTTTTATTCTGGGATGGCTGATCTCTCCAATCATGTTTTTTGGCTTGCTTTTTGTCAAAGCACTTGAGTGGATCACTGATCACTGGTGAAAAAATCATGTCATATCTGAAGAAGCTTTTCAGCTTAGCGTTTCAGCTCATCGTTGAGAAACCATGCTTCACATGTCCTTTTGACTGTGATTGCGAAAAGCCCAAGAAGAAACTTCCGCCCGGTCGAGAAGGAATTGTTTTCCTGTGTGGCAATCCCATCGTCACGGTGAAGCGTGAGAAGTTCAGTTGGAAAAGTCGAAAGCCTGGTCCTCCTATTACCAAGGAGAAGCTTCGATCTATCCTTTATGGTCGCGCAATATCGCGAGCCTTGGAAAAAGCTGCTCGAAAGAAAGCTGCACAGGAACTATGGAAAACTCTGGGTCTCTGATACCGAACAACAAGTTCCAGTATATTCAGATCAACTTTCCCATCGATAGCGACGAAGCCGTACCCTTCATGATCCGAGCCGTAGAGATGGCAGACGATCAAAAGAAAATCGTTCACATACAATCACCCAATGGAATAACAATCCATATCATTCACCCCGAAGACATAACAACGAACTGAGACATGTCAAGTTGTGGTCTTCAAGGAGATCATAATGAAACAGACGCCTCTTTCAATGGAACAATTGTTCCTTTATATGTCTTGGTTTAACGCCCTGATGGCAGCGGAAAATCCGCCTACAGATGCCTCACCAGAAGATCTGATGAAGCTGATCAGTAAGCTCGACAAAGCTAAATCTATTGCTTTGGATGCCGGAGTGCCAGGCGTCAAGTAAAGGTTGGGCTGGCTGTTCTACCTAGCTGTAGCATTCATAAGCAATCTATAAAATTCACATCTCCGAGTTCGTGGAGCGAGACCCGTCCCGGAGGCTGAGATAATTTTATAGATTGCTTTGCTGACCCGGCAAACTTCTCTCGACAAAAACTTGGGGGATCTATAGGGGGAAGGTTATCTCTCTGTGGATCTAAAAGGTCTATGATATGAAAATCAAGAAAAGTACCGAAGCCAAAGAGCTAGCCCGCGTTTTCCACAAGACCAAGAAGGTCAAGACAGAGATTTCTTTGACGTCAGATGGATCTGTCTGGGAACGAACCATCTTCAAAAAGAAGTCTGGGCTGGTTCGAGAGAAGATCAAGGGTCCGTGGATCAAGATTAACCGGATGCAACGCCCCGATTCATGGAGAAATCCGTGGTTTGGTTGGGTTGATCTACGCCGAATCTTTTTGACGCTCTTCAAAAACGGAGGCTGGCGTCATGATAAAAAGAAAGGCTCTTGATCTTCGCGATGGAGATCAGGTACAGATTTGATTCCTGAAAATTGATACTTGGACTCCCAGCAGGTGGGAGAATGGTTCCGTCAGTGGAAGTCCCATCGAGAAAGACGGGGCTGTGAAAGTATCGGTTCTTCTGGAAGACGGAACGTTCTTGTCAAAGTATTCCAGCAAATTGATTCGACAACAAGGAGTTACCCATGAGCACCAAAAAGAGTGACCACGATCTTCTGGAAGAGGCTTACACCAAGGGTCGTGCGAAGCACTTCCTTAACAACCTTCTGATTCCGATGATCCGTAAGGAAGCAAAGAAGCCTCCCACGGATGATGTGGCGTCGGGTGGCGATACTCAATACTTGGTGACCGCGCTGATCGGTGCTGAGAAGCACGACGCTCGTGCCGCAAAGACTCGCAAGTTCAACGTGAACTGAGATGAGCAAAGCTCTACTTTTGTTTTGTTTCACGGGTGTCGCAATTTCTGCGGCATCATCAATGATGCCGGTTGCGCTGCTTCCGTCATTTTTTTCAATCTTCTTCTGGTTGTTATCCATAGCGACGTTCTGCTACACGGCGTATATTGGTTGGACCGGACGAGGCGTAGTGTAAGCAATGTCATTCATGAACAAGCTTCATGTTTGGGGATCTGCTCCAGTATCCATTCCTCGTTCGCTACTACTAGCAATCTTTTTGTTTGTGGTGGTGTTGACGATTGGAGCAGCGTCACGATTCGCGGCAGACAGACTACCACCCATCAACTGCCCACCTGCTGTGTGTGAAGTGAAGATGGCAAGTAACTCATACCTGTGAGGTGATGATCATGTGGCTTAATTTGCCCATAGCCAATAGTTGGTTGGATCCGCAAAAGGTTGGTGATAAGTATGAATCTATCACCAACCCCAACTACATTTTAGAATACGTTTCTACTGACGACGTGCTGGTCAGTGATCCACACTTTATATTCAATGCTTCCACCGGGGCGGAAGTGATCTTGGATCGCAAGAACTTGACCAAGTATTATCGTCGTTGGGTCGATCCTTATGCCAAGCAAAAGGCTATGGCTTTGAAGGATGGCTGGATCTGGAAAGACGAAGTGGAGACTCCAACTGTTGGTAACAGGGTGTCATTCTGATGTTTATTCAGAGACCATTCTGGAAGAAAGTTGCTGAAGCATCTTCTCGGACAAACTCAAACTTGCTGGACGTTTTCAAACGTTTGCATGATCTTCATTCCCCCATCGAAGAAGTGTCTTTCACTGTTCGTCACAGTGGTGATGGTGAAAATGGATACTATGAAATCAATGATTTCGAGCACGGCATAGAGTTCGCCAGTTGCTCACGTTGGGAAGCATGGGAACGTATCCTATATCTTTTCGATCCATTCCGTGGAAAAATTCATGAAGGGGTGGTGCTATGAGTCAGTTCATTTTGTTTGCGGCGGACCCAACTACCCAACTCCGTAAACTCTACTCTGAAGATCCCGTCACCGTGGAAGAGGTTCTTGTGATAGCTTCCAGGGGTTATTTTTGGGGTCTTCATTGGAAAGAAGTTTTCAAGCCAGCACGAGCTTGGCTACAGTCTGTTTATACAAATGAACAGGAAGAACTTTTGTCCAGAGCTTGGTTTGACGGATTCGATCAAGGGATTAAGGAAAATCCTATGATCAGGTTTCTCAATACCCAGGCTTATACTTGCTACGAAATCATCAACAACAAGTGAGACCAAGATGAACGAAGAGATCGTTGACCCCGTCCCTACTGAAGAAGAGAGTCCTGTGGATTTTCTCAAGCCAATCGCCATCGAACAGAAAGATGGTGAAACTTTCGAGGAGATGTGCAAGCGTCTTCATCTCAATCCTCATTGCGTCTGCACTTTCAAGTAAGGAAATACTCATGAACTCTGCTGTTATTTTCACCACCCGTAAAGAATCGGAAGCCAAGCGATTGCTTCCGATCGTTGCGCGTGGCAACGGTGGCGTCAAAGATTTTAGCGTGGAGGCTTTGCCTAGCGATAAGCCGACCTACGCCATTATCTACGCCCCTTCTGATGGCATCCTGTCGAATGCGCAGCTTCAAACCTCGCGCTCTGTCGCCATGATGTCTGGTTTCCTGGAAGGTTTTCTTTCTGCCGAAAGATCCGCCAAGCGAAGCCTCGCCCGAGAGAGTCGTATCCGCGAGCAGCACCGTCGCGGTCGGCGGTAACCACAACCTGTTTCAAAGGATCAGATAATGAATTTCCGTAATCAGACTTCGTTCAATGCACATGACAGCCGCCAGGTCGTCAGCGAGACCGGGCGCGTGGCAGTTGCCCTTGGTGTCAAGCGGAGGTGTGAGCTGGTTCTCAATACCTTGATTCGTCTATGGGGAGGCAACTCCGTCGATGTAACGACCCATCTCAAGAGTCGTTTCAATGATAGTTACAGTCAGGGTGATGTGAAGACGGCGATCGATAAGCTCCGTTCCGGCGGTCTTGTTTTTCGTCGTGGTCGTGGTCGAGCTGCCAAGTTCTATCCGAGCCGCGATGCTCTTGCCAAGTGGCGTGCCCTTCCGAAGAACTCGGTCTGAACGTAATGGATAAGGGGCGGCGTTGCCGCCCCTTATCCCAATCACTTTAGGAGCGATTATGGATTTGAAAATGGTTGTTTCCCTTAGCCTTCTTTGTACGGATGTTGAATGGGATAATGTCTGCCGTATTCGTACTCTGGTGAGTGATGCAACTCTTTCTCCATCAGTCTCCACGACGATCGCCGCATCGGTGCAGGAACCGATCACCGAGGGATTGTCTGATGGCGAACGGCATCTTATGGATGCAATGTCTCAGGAGACCCATGAAAATGGCAGCACTCCTTTGATGGACTTGTTTGAAAGCGCCCCGCGGCGTCCTGGACGAAAACCCAACACAACCAGTATCCCTTCGTTGGCTGCCAAATTTCTTTCGGAAAAAAGAGAAGCACCCCGCGATGAGATCGTTGAGTACGTTAAGTTTTATCGTCCCGACCTGACTGATAAGCAAGTTCAAAATAATCTTTATATAATGCGTTACAATAAGCGTATCACTACAAATGATAATGGTATGTGGGCGCTGCCCATTACAGTTCAGTAATCACCATGAAGAAAATTTCTTTAGCTCAACCTGTTGTCGAAGAGATGATGTCTATTCTACGATCAACGATCGTGAACGGCTCTGGTGATAACGATCTGTACATTCAGCAGAGAACAATGCTGGAAATGTTGCAGTGTGGTTTGGATTCGGCTCCGGTCGAGTTGAACCTGAAAAGTGTAATGAGTATGCTCGATCAGCATAGCATCACGCCCGAACAGTTCAAGGCTGTTGAGATGTGGTTGATCGATCCTCGCAACCATATTCCAGAGAGAACTTCAAAACAGTTCCTTGGAAACATGGAAGGAAAAATCAAACATGCTTAGCGATCTTCTATTGTCAATCATTATCGCTGGTAATGCCATGCTGATGGTTGAGGGTGATACCAAAACCCTTATCGGAAAAGGTAGCTACATTTTCCTCATGACTTTGGTGATTCTTTATATCCGAAGAATGCTTCGTGGTATCTGGAAAGATGTAGTCTCAATCGATGAGACACTGAAAAATCTGAAGAAGTAACCCATCATATAAGTGGTGATGGTAAATATAGCCGCTCAGATTAAACTCTGAGAGTGTAACCTACAAGTTGAAGGAACTGTCAAATGAGCGACGTTTACAATCTCCTTATCCTTTCTGCTATTACCGCTCAAGAGATCAGGACTTCTGACGATGAAGCTCACAATCCTGATTGTACTCACGCCGCTTGCGTGGAAGAGCGAGCAGCACGTGGGATGATGGCATCACTTCCCGAACACAAGAAGAAGCAGTCTTCTTGGCGCTCTTTCATGCGTGAGCTACGTGATGCTTCCAAAGAGCATAATCTTCCCATCATGGAAGACGACGAGTACAAAGAACTCCTCCGGCGACAAGGTAAGTGAAGAGTTGAAGGTCGACTAGTAGTCTTCCTAAAAAAGGAATACCGAGGAGAACGACTAGATTGTCGTTGCATGAAAACAAGAAGATAACGGTCCGCAACCGTTCTTGGTATGAGAATAGTTCTCTTACCAAGTGGTCTCAAAAGTTGGAAGAGATATCTTGTTGGATTGTGCAGGCGGGTGACAATTCCCGCCCTCGGGTTTTTAAATCGATAATCATATTTATGATGTCGAGAAAAGGTTGAGCATTTTTTGGTTTGAAATGTTTCATACCAGAAGAGTCGATTATTACTAGCTCAATCTGCTTAGCCAAACAGGCTTGGAATTTTCTTCCATCATTGTTTTGGATTGAAGCTAGCTTATCAGGACCATAGATTGGTTCATAGTGGAAGATACGGTTCAGTTCAACCGCAAGTTTGAGTTCCGGGATATAGATATCCAGCTCGGAGTTGATAGTTTCTTTACCATTAAAAATGAATTCTAGATCTGGATACTTGGTTGTCAGAGCTTGCTCCAACCATACTTCAAGTCTGGATCTTCTGGTTCCGGCTGTTCTATGAGTATTGTTATATGTTCCGGAACAGCTTTGTGAACAGAAATTATTGCCACTTTTTGAACGTTTTTTCTCTCTTGTTTGTAGCACAAAAGAAGTTTCACACTGTGTGCAGATAGAATTTTCTCTTCTCTGTTGAGATTGAGAGAAACATTTTCTTCCACAGTAATGTAACTTATTCATTGAATGTTTGAGCACTTGTTTTATGCGACGAGCCATTGCATAAAACACTTGGTGACATTGTTCGCATTCAAGAGGTAAGGGTTGTTTAGACAACGCCCGGTCTAGTTCTTCTGTATTAAATAGTGTTTTCATACTATCAATACAAAATTATTGATAGGCGACTCCCGCCCCTGGCTCTAAGATTTACAAAAGAAAAAGCTTTCGGCTCATAAGAGCAAATGCAGGACTCCCATCTTCTAGATGAGCCCAACCAAGTTCACTAACCCAATAAGGAATATCACACATGAAAAACAATCGCTTCATCGCCAAGTCTCTCGTTCGTATGCCCGACGGCACTCTCGATCTCGACAAGACCAATCAGAAGTACGAGGCTCTCGTTCTGGCTGCTTATGATGATGAGCTGACCGCCGCCGAGGCACTCGCCAAGAAGACTCACGATGCCAACATCGAGGCGTTCGGAACTGATCTCCAGGAGTATCTGAAGACTCGTGCCAAGTGGGATGAAATGTCCGCCAAGCATATCAACGCGGCGTTCGCTCGCTTCGCTCACACCACCAAGGGTGGATGTATTGCCAAGGGCGTGCTCATCAACATGACGACCGCCGCGATGCTCGCTGCTGCCGAGATCGGTATCTTGGATGTCAAGAAAGCGAGCGAGATGGTCCTGTCGTATATCGACGACAACAAGGGCGTGATCTTCTCTATCGAAGCTGGTTCGGGTGGTGGTGTTCGCCTCCTGAAGTCTGAAGAGCCAATTCGGGCTTGATTTTTTCCATCAGAAGGTTAAGATATGTGCATCAGCGTTAATGATTCGGTTGCGTCGAAGACCAAGATCTACGTAGGACAAAGGTGTCCGTGAAGGGCAGAGTGTCCATGTTTTGGCTTATAGCGCCGAGCTAGATGCGTTGGATCCTTCTGGAAAAGGAGCCATGCTGCTGCCCATTCCGAGCAGTGTTCCTTTGACCGAAGATAACTTCATTGATACATCTGAGTTCCCTTGGTTCTTGGATGACATTATCAACGCTACCAAAGTTGTTATGAGAACGCTGGGTGAGCCCATGTCGTTTCGCATGTCGAAAGCATTGGTAATCGATCGTGGAGATGTTACTTATGTTTACGCAGAATCTTTCGCTGCCGCTTGGGGCGCGGTGTCGGAAGTGACCGAGGCTCGTCGACCTACCTTCACGCAAGAATTCATTGATGGTTGTACGGCTCTTTACAATGAGCCTATTGCAATCGCTTGTTGGGCTGGATCTGCCAAGATGCAGCCATTGATGATCTGGTATGTCCCATCTGATCCGACGACCTTTCGTCTTCCGACGATGGATAGTCATGATGGATCTGCTCCCCGGCGTGGTGAAGTGGATACGGATCACAACTTGTCTGTCTCGGCAGGCTCTATGGGAAGAGAGGTAAAGTATTCTGGAGTCATTCCAGATAACGTGAAGTCTCTTCTTTCCACGCGTGTGCATGGAGCTAAGTTTGAAGGCATGCTGGAAAACGGTGATTGCTTTGTCGATGTTGCTGATGCAGATGCAAAACGGTTTGCGCATATCATTCGCAGGTGGTCGAGCAAAGACGATCTGTTGTTCTACGATCGTATGGTTGGTTGGAGCTGAAATAATCTAGGAGAGTAATACCATGAGTAGCGAAATGCTTGATATGTTGAAAGAACAGGCAGAACGTTTGCTTATGGTACTTCCTGGACATTACCGAGAAGCTCCAATCGAAATCGTTCGGAAACAGATTGGTGATATGTATGATTTCGATTGTCGAAATCCAGACATGAGCGCTCGGGGAAAAGCTATTACGCTTAGGATGCTAAGCTGGATAAGCTCCTATGAGTGGATCATGGCAAGCATGACTCCTAAAAATTTGATTGATCCGAAACAGTTCGGAATTTTCAGATGGCATGTTAATGCTGGTGATACGTCTTTTGCAATTTTTTGCATAGATGAGTATCACTATCGACAGTTTCCATTTACGGTTTTCTTTGCGGGGAAAGAGTATACCAAGACCGATTGGAATAGACATATCAATAGGTGCTACTACGCCCTTGTAAATGATGATTTTGTAAGTTGTTTTTAACCGGAGAATACCATGATGAAGTTAGACATGTTAGCCAGCCTGAAAGAGCAAGCTGAACGTCTGCTCATGGTCAAGCCTGGTCAATACAATTTCAGTCCAATAAACTTCTGTAGAGACCAGATATTGGAAGTGTATCAGCAAAATGTTCGTCATCCTCCGAAAAACGATGATGGTCATCAGGCTCGTTACATGGTACTGTTGCTCAATTGGATTGCCGCCTATGAGTGGTGGTCTATCTTGGGTCCCAGAGATAATCCCATGGCATCAGACTATGGTATTTTTTTGGTGAGCGGAACAGAGAGACACCGAACAATTCAGGTGTATTGCTATGACTTTACGCACTACGACTCAATGCCGGCTGTCGTCAATTACAATGGTTCCAGATTCGGTCGTACTTTCTGGACCGCAAATACACATCGCGCTACCTATCGAAATGATGCTCCCATCGCACTCGGGATCTGCTGAGTGAAGTGGTTAAAGTATTCAACAACCAAAAACACGATCGTTACTGATCGTGAGTGGGATTATCGTGATAACGATCGTCCTTATTGGAAGTTGAAGAAGACATCATCACATGATGGTAAATATCGAAATCGTTGTGACGCAGTGATCGCTCGTTGTATTTCTGAGCGAACTGGTCGTATGATTCGTGTAAAACCAAGGAAATTTTAATGGCTGGTAAAGGTGCTAGAACTGGTAGACGATTACGCCGCGAGCTGTCTCACGGGCGTTTGGTCGAGCTATTGTCTTTTGAAGAAGATCATGAGATTTATTCTTGTGGTCACACTGCTCCTCTTGGTCCGAAGCGAGAAGGGGAAGCTGGGAAAATCATGAGGCATTGTAAAGAATGTGTAGTTGATATTCCTACGCAAATCTATGATCGCTTCTGAGCGTGCAAAAGAAAAGCAAGCGTCAAGGGATGCTGATGAGCAGGCTCTTGCTTCGGGGGAAAAGACTCGGGAACAGCTCCGTCAAGAGAACGGACTTTTCTCATCGTTACGTTTTCGTGTCAACATGGCTGATGCCGAGAAGCTTGCATAAAATATAACTTAAAATAGGTGCTTATGTTTCGTCCATACAAGATAGATAAAGATGCTTTTCATACTTCCGTTGCCATTGGAGTAGTCTCGGCATTCCTCGGCGGAATCATTGGCATTTGTTTGGATGAAGTCCGCGCCCATCGCGCTGCCTCTCGCGAAAAAGAAAAGAAGGATCCTCCCGCTCCTCCCGCAACGGAGGGTTGAAATGAGCGACAAAATCAACCTGAGCCAAGAAGCAGAGATAGCTTTCCGAGCATTGGAGAGCGCAATAGATGATCTTGCTTTTGAAGCCGACAAGTGTGGGGCAGGTTGTTTTGCACATGATGTTCGCGGAGCACTTCTCGATAAGCTAAATCGTCTAGTTGATGTTTGTGATGTCGTTCATCCAGATAGTGACGAATAAAAGTAACGAAAGAAAAATATGATCTTCTTGGGTTTCATTTCGATTCCCCTCATCATTATGGTGGTTGCTTTCAAGTTATCAGACAAGATTGATTGGCGTAAGCTAGCAATCATGACGGGTGTCTTGGTGGTGTTCTCAGGATCATCAATGGCGATTTGTTACTACGGTAACACGCACGATGTGGAAACATGGAACGGAGTGATTACCGCTAAGGAGAAAGAGAAGGTATCTTGCTCTCACAGCTATAGCTGCAATTGCCATCAGGTATGTAGCGGTAGTGGTAAAGATCAATCCTGTTCTCAGGTGTGTGATACCTGTTACGAACATTCATATGACGTCAATTGGTTTGCCAAAACTTCAAATGGCGAACGAGTTGATGTGGCTCGATTGGATAGTCAGGGATTGGATCAGCCTCCCCGTTGGAGTTCTATCTCCATGGGTGAGCCAACTTCTATTCCTCATTCTTTCGAGAACTTCATTAAGGGAGCGCCTGGAACTCTCTTTCGTAAGACGGGTCAAGATAAAAAGTTCGCTGTCCCATCTTATCCAGAAGTGTATGATTATTACCGAATGAATCGCTTGATTGCAGATTCCGGTATGCTATACGATGCTGCCAATTGGAATGCTGATCTTTCACAGATCAATGCTAGAGTTGGCGCTCGTAAGCAAGTTAATGCTATGGTGATTCTCACCATGCAGCCAAGGGAGTTCTTTTATTCTCTAGAAGAAAAATGGATTGGTGGAAAGAAAAATGATGCCATCCTAGTGATTGGTGTTGACTCTGACCTCAAACCCATCTGGACCGAAGTAATGGCATGGGTAACTGACGAAACGTTCCGTGTTACACTCAAGAATGATATCTTGAGTCTCCCGAAGATTGAGAGGACCTCCGTCCTTTCACTGTTCGAGAAAGACATGATGGAACTTTATCAGCGTAAACCAATGCATGATTTCGCTTATCTCAAGGCGAGCATCATTCCAACCACTACTCAGTGGGCGGTTATTCTTTTGATTGGAATCTTGATGACCATTGGTATGTTGTACGTTGCAATCAACTATGACGACCTTAGTGGATCTCGTCCTCGACGTCGTAATTACTACAGCTACTAAGGACTACAGAATGAAGTGGCAAAAGTTTGACAGCAACGGTATCATGTCCGACGCCGGATCAGTGACGGTTTCCAAAACCCAATACAAGGTAGGAGTGTCTTTGAAAAATCTCATCATCGGTTCTGTGGTCGTCGCGTTCGCACTGGTGTCTGGCTGCTCTGCTGTCAGTTATCGAAATGATTTCATCAGCGCGGAGAACGGTCTCACGGCGCAGTATGAGAAAAACCAGAACACTTACTCCTCGTATTTCAATACGGTCAAGGAGATGGCTCAGGTTCCGGAGATGTATGCGAAGGATCTCAAGGATGTTTATACCGCTGCCATTCAAGGTCGGTATGGCGCTGATGGCTCCAAACAGGTGATGTTGTTTGTCAAGGAACACAATCCTACTTTGGATCCTGCCATGTATCTCCGCATTCAAACGGCGATTGCTTCTGGTCGTGCCAAGTTCGAGTCGGAGCAGAACGCGCTCCTCGACAAGAAGCGCGTCTATCTGGATAGCACGCAGCGTGCTCCTGGTAGTGTTTTCGCCTGGGCTATGGGTTTCCCCCGCCTTGACATGAACAAGATTGGTATTGTCATCGACGACAATACTGCCAAGGCTTTCGATACCAAGCGCGCCGAGCCTATCAAGCTTCGTTGATTGCAACTTTTACAGCAGGGAAAAAATATGATTACGATCATTTGTCTGGGTAGTTTGGCACTGGCAAGCGTGTATGGCACGTTGAAGTCTTCAAAAGGAAGTCACATCGGCGATGGTTTTGCGACGATCTTCTTCGGACTCATCTCTCTGTTTCTGATCTGTGCTGCACTGGCTGCATTCATTCTGGGTGATGGTATTGGAGTCTTCATCTGTGGTGGTGTCGTACTCTTGTTTGTCGTCGCGATGATCAAGGTTAAAAACTCCTGACATGAAACTCATAGAAATTCTTGAGATGTATCTGGAAGAGATCCGGCGAAGCGGTAAGATCGATGCTGACTGCCTTCTGTCAGGAATGGTGGATGAAAGTCTCTTCAATGTAATCTCTGGAGATATTAGTTCTTCTGGTAGATTCAAAAGAGTTCTTAACAGACGTACCTACGCACGCATGTCGAAACGTAATCTCGGGTACGACAAGAAGTAATGAGAACTAAGATCACTCACGTAGCCATTCGTTTCAATGGAGTGGTGTACTCTTTGCCTGCACCTAACAGACATCACCATGTAATCTGGCATATCGTTCAGACAACTGGATGTTCATCTGTAGACGTGCGTGAAGATGACCAAGGTTTCTTGGACGAGAGTGGTCGGTACTTGACCCGCAGGGCGGCTTTGGTGTCTGCCCGAATGTACAATCAAATAAAAAATCCCGACGATATTCGTATGGGCAAATTGTTTTCTGAAGATGTCTGGTAGTGCTATGAGCGATATAGTTATTCAAGTAGATAGTGGTGATAGTCATCATGCTATATGCTATTGCGAAGAAGACCAGGGTAGTGGATACACATTCTCTGATGAATATGGAGAGTGTGATTTTTGTTTAGGGTTGTTTGAACCTGGGACAATGATTTGTGAAAATCCAGCTGGTGGATCTAGGATTTGTCCAGACACAGATGCTGCAAAAGTTTGTGATGTCTAGAGCTGTTGTGCTCGATATCATTTCATAAAGGAAAAACATATGAGCGCATGGTATTGTCAAGTAGTTTTGATTGAGGCAATTGATAAGCATCCAAATGCCGATTCTTTGTCTATTGCTACTGTGCTAGGCGCACATCCAGTCATCATTAAGACTGGTGAATATGAAGTCGGACAGGCTGTTGGGTACATCGGTATTGACACCGTGGTTCCAGCGACTGCTCAGTTTCATTTCATGAGCCCAGTTGTTCGTGATGCTGATGCCAAGATATTGGGTCATAAGTACGAAGTGGATGAGGTTCCTGAGCGATACCGTATCGTGAAAGCAAAAAAGATTCGCAGTATTTTTAGCATGGGTCTTCTGGTTCCGGCTCCTGAAGGATTGAGTATCGGCGATTCTATTGTAGATGTTCTCGGTCTGACCAAGTGGGAAGAGTCCGAAGAACAGGACGAGATTGCCCATAATAATCCCAAAGTCAGAACCAGAACAGATAAGAAACCTGTTGGTTGGGATATTCCCTTTTACGATATTAGTTCGGCGAGAAGACACAGTAATCTTTTTCTACCTGATGAGGAGATTGTTCTCCTTGAAAAAGATCATGGATGCAATGCATCATTTTGTTTTGATGGAGAGAAGCTTTGGAAAAAAAGCCGTAACTTCTTCAAAGCAGATGATGTTACCATCATTGATGGTGAAGGTATGACCCATACGGTATCGAGCACTGACCATTGGAGTGAAGCTGCTAGACGATATAATCTGAGAGATAAGCTCGCACCTTTTTCTATGAAGGTTTTCTTTGCAGAATGTGTAGGTCAGGTAAAAGGTTTCAGGTACGATTCTGAAATTGTGGATGGTCAGCTTCTGACTAAGCTACACTTTTATGATGTATATGATCCGATAGAGCGGCGATATCTTGATTACGAAGAGGGTCTTGAAATGATCCTTGCCGCAGGATTGACTCCCAGCAAAGAAATTTATAAGGGACCATGGCTTGGTAATGATAAGATGTTTCCTCTCGGCGAAGGCAAATCAAGTTGGAATGAAAAGCATGTTCGTGAAGGCTGGGTCATGAAGCCCTTGAAAGAAAGACATGTAGACAAAGTTGGGAGATGGCAATTGAAGTATGTGTCGGAGGCATATTCTTTGGCTAAGTAAACGATTAGTGCCGGTTATATTGTTTCTGTATGAATACAATAACCGGCACTATCGAGTTACCACAAACCAAAATATGTTATGGCTGCAATTTTTATATCGATCCAAAATGTTTTGGTAAACAGTCATCAGCAAAAGATGGTTTGCAAACGAGATGTAAAGATTGTAAAAAATTATCTGATGCCAAATACCATTTCTTAAATAGAGATAAGGTATTGGAAACTTCAAAGGCTTATCGAAAAGCCAATAAAGAGAAGATAGCCAAACATCAAAAGAAATATGTTGAATCCAATCTTGATAAAATCAAGATCGTAAAACATAATAATTATAAGAGAAATAGAGTAAAACTTCTTAAAAAGAATAAAGAATATCTAGCTTCGCATCCAGAGGTTAGGAAGAGGGCAACTAAGAAGTATTACGATAAAAATAAGCTCTATTACCAAAAAAAGAATCGGGTTGTTGATCCTGTTCTTTGCACTTTATCTTTTCGTTGGGACACCCCTCTTTGTTGCGGGGAACATTCAGGCGATCATCATATGGACGATCATGTATTTTCTGATTCTTTGTATGATCATTGGAGCCTATCTGGCAATTGATAATTGATATGACCAATACAAAAATTGGCGTCATACTGATTGCGGTCTCGATCTATGTAATGGTTTTGATTCCCATCTTGATGGATCCTAACTCTATCAAAACGGTTGCTCTATGGACTGTGATATACATTCTATTAGGCATCATGGTCTTTGGTGTCTACATGATCATGAACGACTGATTTGAATTCTATATGAAAATCATCCTTGGAGATAAGTTTGAAGCTCGTAACTGTCCAAGGGCTTGAGCAATACTCACTGTAACCGTGATCAGATATTACGAGCAGACCAAAGGTAAAAAGCACAAAAAACTTATCACTGTTATCGGCGAAGGTTGTGCTTGGCACAATGCCCCTGCCGGTGAATTCAGAAACAGGAAGTACTGGAGAAAACTTTAAATCACAATGAGTACCGGATATAGTTCACACGACAAGGTTAGCCAGATTCGATATACTCAGCCGCTTCTGTCGGATGATGGAGTTATCTTCGATCCGGCTGGGTTGTGGACACCTAAGATTGATGCCAGAAGTCCTGCGTATCATTCTTTGTTCGAGCCTTTCGATTTGGATCAATATCTGTATCCACGTCCTCCCATCGATATGGGTTTGGTCGAGCATGAAGAATATTCATGTGATGTGAATGTCCTACGTATGCCGATCAAATTTCCTGGTACGAACTATCGTATTCCAAAAGAAGTAATTGGGCTTCTCCCTGTTATTCAGAGGGCGGCAGAGTACGAAGCGTTCATCAATCCAAGGCATGCCCAGAGCTTTGCTCACGTTACTTTTGACACAAGTGAAGTTAAAGCTGGTGAGTTTCATCGTTTCCCTGGCTTTCATGGTGATGGTATTCAAGGAACTAAGCTCACGCCCAAAGTAGTGGCTGAGCATTCCTATATCATGACTACAAATCCTCCGACGGAGTTCTGTCTTCAGCCCTTCTTTTTGAAGCATCTAGATGAGGCGAAGCACAATTTTTTTCTGGAGTTCGATCGTCAGGCGAAAGATTGCAACGTATATGGTTCGTTGAGCGGGCATCTGTACCTGATCGATCCGTATATGGTTCACAGAACGCCGTTGATTACTCATCCGGTTCGGCGAACCTTCATAAGAGTAACCTTCTCTTGTATTGAGTTGCAGCACCCCAAAAATACTTTGAACCCGATGTTCCGAGGTCAAGAGTATGAGAAGCGCATTGATATTCGTGAACGTCTGACTCGCAATGAGTTTGATGTGCCGCTACATCTGTATGGTCTATCGTTAAAATGACAGAGCAAGAACTTGACATTGGTATTCGTAATCATCAAGAGCTTGAGGAAAGCTGGGTGCATTATAGTAAATTCACTACCACTCAAGCTAATCATCGTACAGATGATCCCGAAAAAGTAACTTGTCCTTCCTGCCGACGAGCCCTAAAAGTAAAGTAATGAAAAGAATTTTCATAAAGCTGGAAGGTCCGATCAGACCGCGGTGGTTGTCTTCCGATCCTTTCTGGACCCAAATACGAAGCACAACCTGGAAGCCCGAAGGCGGGGAATTTGTCCACGGAGATAGTTACTTTCCGCAAACTTTTGCGGTAGTTCGCCACCGACGCAGCGGTGAACTATACGGTATCACACCTTACGTAGATAACTCTGGGTATTACAAAGGTTACATACTTGGTACGATTTTTCTTGTGAAAGAGATTGATCCTATCTCTCTTGTATTGGACACAGCTCCAGACCAAGAATATTTCATTCTCCAGTAAATCTATGGATGCAAGAACTCTCTTTTCAAAACTCAAAACCGAAACGGTTGATGTTGATTGTCTTAAAGAAGGAGACATTATTCACCTGGACTATTGTATTGCGATAGTCCAATCGGTTACCCATCATGAGGAAAGTCAGTGGAGAGAATGTATAGAGCTGGAATGGGAGTCTGATGGAGATTCTTCGTCGATCATTTATCCAGCTAATACTCCAGGCTACAATCGTAAATGGGCAAGACAGACAATCATTGCCCGTGAATTTCTACGAGAATAAATGATGTGGTTTCAGAATCTTGCAGATCGGGAAGAAGCTGGTTGGTTTCAAGAGTTCCATAGTAATCCCGACAAGTTCGGCGACCTCTGGGCAATGACACCAAGCTATAAACTTCTGCCACCAGAAGGAGAGAATGATATCATTCTTCTCTCTACTGGAGGGTTTGCTCCCATCCATGATGGTCACATTGACATGATGGAAGCTGCAAAGATTCATATGGAGTCCAAAGGGTTCCGTGTTCGTGGCGGATATGTTTCTCCTGGTCATGATGGTTACGTCGTGGCACACAAAGGAGTTAAGATCTATGCGCCCGAACGATTGGCTTATGCCAACAACAAACTCAAAAGTCATCCGTGGATCATGGTTGATCCATGGGAAGCCATCGGTTGTAGTTGCAGTGTTAACTTCACGACGTACAAGAGTTCTATGGTAAGTCTCGAATCATCGTTCGTGGTGATATCGAATTCACGGCGTTGGATTGACTGAGTAAAAAATAAACAATGTTTGTTTCTAGAACTCTCAAAGAAGATCTTGATACCAAAGGCGTCACTGGCTGGTTTGTCCACGAGATTTTTTCTCGTGACTATCACAGCGATGGCGAACTGTTGAGCTGGACTTTTCTTCCTTATGTGGCAGGACTTCCAGTTGCAAGAACATACCAAGAACGCTGTGGTAACGCTGAGCATTCTCAAGCTCTAGCTGACAGCGCAATGAGACTTTCTCTTCAATGCTTCCAAAAAACCCACGGGTTCAAAACTATGGGGAAAGAACTGGAAGAAGTATTGAAGAGAAATTCCAAGTACAGCACTCACAAGTTCTTTGAAGATATTCGACTCAAACATAGTCGAACTATCATGGGTGATGTGATTGAGAGATCGTTCTGGTGCAGTCTTCATCGCCATGAAACTTATGGTGCGAAGCCTTTCGGATACAGTCCGATCAAGCAGGCGGCTAGTGCCGCACATGTATTTTCGGCAGCTTGTCCCATCCTCGGTGACGAAGATGTTTGGACGGAAGCCTTGAATGTTCTGCAATCCTTGAATTGAGAAGAGTAGTTTATGAATTTCAAAAACATGTTGGTCGGTCTCTTCTGTTCTATTGCTGTCGTCGGTTGCGCCGGCGGTGTAGGAGACGGCTGCTGTGGTTGGTCCGGGCGTGACATCAGCGGTGTTGGTCAGGTGAAGAAAGTTCGTCTTGATACTCCGATCCTTTGCCCGGATTATCATGAGGTTGACATTTCTCTTGGTGTCATGCGCAATGGTGTAGGCTCGATGTCGACGAATGATATGACGCTGTTCATTCCGGAAAATCTGGTTCCAGAGTTGAAGAAGGCGGCAGAAGCTGGTGCTCTCATTAATTTTACTTATGATGAGCGCCGTGCTAGTTGGTGTGTTGGTACCACCGACCGGCTGACTTCATTCAAGTTGGCTCAGTAAAACAATGCCTGAAAATAATTGGGCACAAGCCATTCGAGATCAAATCAAGAAGGCGGAATACGACACGACGCCTGAGGGTAGGGCAGACATCGCGTTAGATCAGTTGCCACAACAGGTTTATCGCGCCAAAAAATCGCGTGAAAAAAGAGTTGTAATCTGTTCCCTTTGGAAATGGAACGGTGAAAAAACGCTTAATGATCTTGTTGGATCTGATAGGATCATTGTTCAAAAATTGATGGCTGAAGGATTCAGTCCTTTCATTCATTATAATTATGACGACATGGACGGTGGTAGATACTGCCTTTGTTTGCCGGTGTAGTGCTTCAAAAGTTTTAGGTGGGTTATAGGAACCCTTCTTTCTAATTTACTTAAAATAAAATAGGGTTTCTGCTTCCCCATCTTTTAGCGAGGATATAATGGATAGTCCGTTCTTTAGCAAGGCTACAATCGTTAACACACTACATCGTCAGGTCAAATGGCTTACCGAAGAAGAATTGTCTTCTCTCGCTGAGCAATATTCTTATGAAGACAAGGTCTTGCATAGTGGTTGGGGTTTCTGCCACCACATTGTTCATCAGGGCTATCTTCGATCTTTTGTCAACTTTTGCAAGCATAAGTTTGATTCAAAAGTAAAGAAGCGTCAGACTCCTCCCCAATCAAGAATCAGAGAAGTAATTTCTCGTACCATTGATATGGGAAGTGTTAACATTCCTGATGCAGAAAAATACGATATTTTTGCCCGATCGATCGATTGGACTATCTATTCAGAGTTCGTGAAGCAAAAGATAGCTCAGAAAAAAGATCTTACGAATGACGAGAAGCTCACGCTTCTTGTTAAACGTTATCATGAATCTGGGCTTGACGGCAAGATCATGAAATCGTGGAAGTGGCGTTCACAATGGTTGAAATCTATTGACGCCATCCATTTAAAAATCGAAGATGAAGAAGACGAGCAGTACGGTTACGGCATGTACGGTGGCTGAGGACAAACAAAAATGACCAACAAATTGACTCCACAGCAAGATCATTTGGCTAATCAACTGCATGAACAAATGCAATGGCTTCATGAACATGAAATGAGAGATCTAGCCAACATCGTTGGTTATGATGATTGTTTCGCCTATAGTGGCTTGCTGTTTTGTCGATACGTTGTGCAGAACGATTTGACCAGTACGCTTGTAAAGCAGGCTAGCGTATATACTGATCGAGTTAGTCTTCGACAGAATCCACCCATCGATAAGGTGAGAGAGATTCTTCTTGAAGCCTTCCAGTTCAAGGGAGAAGCCGTTGAGACATTCGCAATGGATGTTGATATGAAAGTCTATGCGGCGATGAATGATGGTATGTCATGTTCGCAGCGAAACAGACGCCGGTTCTTTGAAAAATCTGAAGGCAAAAAACTGGATAAGTTGTTTGAGCTGATGACACCAGCTCAGATAATGAAAGGTTTGTCTTCCGCTCATTGGCATAAAGCTTTCTTGCAAGCCATCGATTTTGTTTGTGGCAAAGAAGAAATGCCTCTTCTGTTTGGCGTGAAATCAAATGGAGTGTCTGTGGATCGTGATCTGTTGACTCAACAACGTCATGATGCGCAAGTAACTGCCGCTTCGTTTGCTAGACAAAGGCAAGCTGCCATTCATGAAATGGAGCTAGAGGAAATGAAGCGTGACGCTGCTGATCAAAAGAGATTGGCTGAAAAATACGCCGCCGAAGCTGCGGAAAGAAAACTTGAACAGGTTTCCGAAAAGAAGATTGCTCCTGTTCAACAAGCAGTAGAATCTCCCGCGAAAAGATATAGCAATACAGATCCGTATCAATATGATCTGTATTACCAGCAACAGCGCGAGCGACGAGAGAATGGATATGCTAGAGAGCCCGTGAATGAGACCGAGCGTGCTGAAGAGCATGCTTTTACTTGGGGCAATGGGGCTAGACCTTCCTTCTACTGAGATACAAAAATTTTGGTGGGCTATTAGAATCCTTCCTTCTACTCTTTTTAAGCAACAGGGTTCTGGCTTTCCCATCAGTTTCAACTAACACTGGCTATCAAGGATCTTCCTTCTACTTTGGCGTTTCAGATCCTTGGCTTTCCAGTTTTTCTACAAAGGCAAAAACAAATGAACAACGCTGTCAACATTCTTCTTCGTCATAACTACATCGAAATTCCTACTGGTAGTGGCGAATGTTCTGCCCAGGATCTTGCTACGGTACTGAGCAATTTGTCCTACTATGGACGGGCTCTCAGTGTTGATGCTTATCGGGCAGTGTGCCGATTGTCTCACGAAGAATTGACTCGTTGGTGGATGGTGATTGATAAGCAGCTCAGCGAGATCACTGGTGATAGTCGCAAAATGGATCGTTTTGTTGTCTATAAGAACTTTCCCAATGAAGTTCTCAGCAAGAGCGAAGCTGACTATTGGATCCCCCAGATCCTTATGTATTGGGGTTTCCCTAATGATCTTTTCACTCAGCCCGAGGAGAAGCGCCCTGTCTTCGCAGAGAAGGGCAAGGCAATCGTTTTGTCCCGTGCTCGGAACGAGAGCCTCAATGATATCTTCGTCGCTTACCTGGCGGTCCCTGCGCGCTGGAAGAGCCATGAGAAAGATGATACTCTCTATCTGGCGGAGCACCTGCCGTTGCCGGCAGATAAGATTGCGTTCAAAGAGAACCTGATTACGCTTGCTACGCATTTCATTGACAGCAATGTGCCACTGCGAATCTCTTCGGCTACGGACGTTCTGCGTCTTGCGGTTGGACTGAGCAATGGTGATGTTTCTTTGGTGACGAAAAGCAAGTTCGTTTCTTTCCGTCGTCCCGCCCGTCGATACTTGTGTACTCTTCTGGAGAATAGTTCCAACCTGAGCGACGATATTGCTCGCCGTCCTGAAATGTTCAAGCGTCTTTTGCACCAGCTTCATCCTGGTGATTTCATTAAGGCATGCCCTAAGACTTGTGAGGTCATGGATAAGCTTTACTTTAACAAGGTAGAGTCTTATAACTCCAAGATCGAAAAGATGATTGCCGACAAGAATCCCGAGGTTCTCAAGGTGCTGGCTGGTCGTGCTGGTGAATTCCGCCGCCGTCTGGTTCATATGATTGAAATCTTTGGTGATAAGGCGGTCAAGGCTTTCAGTGATAAGAAGGTTCTTGCCAAGCTGACCAACGGTCAAGTGGTGGCACTTCGTACCTTCTTGGAGACTGTTAACACGAGATTTCATCGTGTGTTCCCGCCTGGTGGTAACTGGAACAAGCTTCAGATTGGTGAGGCTAAGTGGGTCGAAGAGACCCATCTCTTGGCACTGATCGAGGTTCTCGGAGACGTTCTCAAGGACCGTCTTCCCAAGATCAAGTATCTTGATCCGAAGTCGGCGATGATCAAGTTGCCGAGTAATGGAGACGCAGGCGAGTACACGCGTGGAACTTCGTTCCCGATCCCAGAAGGAATGACATTCATCCGTTCGGCAAGCTATTGGAAGATCAGTAGTAAGGGCTACGTCTGGTTTGACAATGGTTGGAACTTCTTTACTGACGAGTGGAAGAACATGGGTTCTGTCGGTTGGAGAGATCCGTTCTTCGGCGGTGTTGCCAAGAAGGATCGACGCGGGTATCTTACCCGTAGCAATGAGGATGCTGCGGCAGTCTTCTCTGGTGATCCTACCAATACCAAGGAGATGAAGGGTCGCGCTTGTCAGATGATCGATCTGTATCTGGAGCGATTGAAGACTGAGGGAGTGCGCTATGCTGTGTGGAACATCCTGGCATACAGCAAGATTCCCTTCTCTGATGCTGAAGATGTGTTCGCTGCCCTTCAGTGGGGCGAGCATGCAGCAGAAGGAAAGCTGTTCGAGCCGGCGCGATGTCAGGTTGCGTTCCCGCTGACCAGTAAGCAGATGACCAAGTACATCGTGATGATCGATCTTGAGAAGCGTGAGATGATTTATCTGGATGCTAACTTGGCGGGCGATGTCAGTTCTGCTGGAGCTAATGGCGATCGGTTGGAGAAGACCATGCCTGCGATGGTTGAGTATCTTCGGTCTCTCCCATCCGTTCATGATCTGTTCATTGAATCAGTTGCTCCGGAAGGTGAGCTGAGCATCATGTATTCCGACAAGGATGTCAAGCTGGAGGGTGGGAAGGCATTTGTTTTTCGCCCAGAGAATAAAGAAAATCATTATACCAGAGTGGGAATCAATTCTCTACTTACATAATGAATGTTTGTAAACTCTTTCTAGCCAATCAAAAAATTGTTGTTTAGACATATTATGTTTGGCTACGTTGCATGTAAAACAACACGTAACGCAATTCGCCAACGTATGTGATAATGAGTTATCAACTCTATCTAAACCATTATAAGTGAACTGATATTGATCATATCGTGGTCTATTTTTGGGACATTTATTAACTGTGTGAGCCGGAGCACTACCACAATAGTGGCAATTCATCTGGCTCATTTCAAGAAATTTTTCAAAAGTAATATCTGCTTCACCATAATTATGGTGATAGTAGATGGCATTTGCTGAAACTATTCTTGGAACTACAAATCTTTTGGTCAAATCAAAATGTTGACCACAATTTTTAATTTCCCCATTACGTAGTAGGGCTCCAAATACAGTATGATAATTACCGCAAGAACAAAGGCATTTCCAATATATCTTTTTTCTTTTTGTGTTGCTAAATACTGTATCTGACTTTTCTATTACTGTAAGTAATCCAAATGTTTTTCCGGTTAAATCTATGAGTTTTGACATATCTGTTGTTCTCGTATTGTAATCGTTTACAAAGATAACAGATTATTTATAGAAAACAAAGACAACGTCTACGATCGAGTTCCGCTCAACAAGTTGTTGGGCTGAGGTATTCCAACATGAATATGTATCTCGCGGCTTTGCATCTTACCAAACGTGAAGTATTTGAAAATGCTATGCGGCGGTTTCAATTCAGACGAGAAGAGAGTCTTCTTGTAATTCATGATGGTAAGATGTGGTTGTTTGAACGTAAAGACAACTCAGTTTCTATCAGACCCATCCATGGTTTCGTGGTGGGACTGGTACAGGAGGATTGGAATCCTGATGGCAAAGCCGGCAAATATACCAGACATACCAGATATGTTGCTCAAATATCTTGGAAGTCCGGCGGCGAACCAACCGGCAAGTGGTTCTCCCATGAAGTTGATTCAACTATTTCTACAGCCTATGTATTTTGGGAGATGAAGAATCTCAATACATTCCTTGATAATTTTGAAGATGATTTCTTCAAATTGAAACAAGGTAAGGAGATATTCCTAGTTCCTGTCACAGTAGAGCTGGGTAAAATATCGTAAAGTTTCGGCGGGCTATGAGGGTTCTTCCTTCTAAATTAAAAAGCCTCGGGCTAATAACCCGAATAAAAATCTAGAGCCCTCGCTTCCCCGCTATTTTTGTTTGGAGTATACGATGAGAGAAAGTGGATACTATTGGGTAACATGTTCTATTCTTGGATGTATCCATAATGATCATGATAAACCGCAAGTTGCTTACTACAATAGTGAAGACACGGATCAGCCATGGATGTTAATCTATGACGAAAACACTTACAATGAGAGAGACTTCCGTGTGATCGAGAAGGTCTCTTCGCCTCCAATTGAAGGTCGCCAGCGTGTAACGCTTGCTTCGCCAATTGGTTGAAGGATAAAATTTCGGTGGGCTATAAAGATCCTTCCTTCTATTTTGGTTTAAATTTCAGGGTCTTTGCTTTCCCATCAACACTTAAGCGCTCTTCAAGAAGGAAACGCGATACATGAGCGGAAACTATCAACGCTGGAGTGCAACGATACGTAACTGGTTTGAGTTCGTGCTCTCTTTCTGGGAAGACGGAACGGATCTCGATCCGCATGATCATGGCGGATCGTCGGGATATGTTTTTCTTTGGTGGGGTGAACTTCATGAAAGATCGTTCGTAGAAGAGAATGGAAAGCTAGTTCAGAAGGATCAACTGGTAATGCGGGGTCCTGCTTTCAATCGAATCACCGCTTCTGATATCCATGACGTTAAGGCATGTGGGTTTGCAATGGCGACCCATCTGTACTATCCTCCAATCAAGAACGGTAAGAAATTCAAAAGACCGGAGTAGATTTTACGTATGGCAAAGAAGAATTCTTCGAGGCAAGAGACGCAAATCTTGGCATGCGTCGGGTTTCAAGAGCAATGGTCACGGGACTTTCTCTTGATCTTTTAGAAATGGATCAACGCATTCAAGTATACTCATTGTATGGGGATCTTGAAGAAGATGTTGGATATATTCCACGTAAGACCGGACTATTTTTTCCTGTAGGCATTCCTTCTGCAGAGCATGAGATTGCTCATATGGTAGAGATGCGCAACAAGGAAAGATGGACCATGACAGATTTTGGTTTCTCTAAATCAAATGATGAATGGAAATCTACAAAAAATTTGTTCGCTGAATTTATATCACCTGAAATAGGAATACAAAATGAAAATTTTGATTTTAGATGATACTGTCCGACGGCTGAACGTCTTTCGTTTCTTGTATGAAGAGCAGGGTCATGAAGTTGTAACCGTGATGAAGTATCATGATTGCTTGGATCAATTGGAGTCCTATTTTCATTGGGATCTTTTGCATCTAGATCATGATCTCGGAGACTTCGTCGTTGATGCCGACTTCTATCTAGATGGCAATAACAAACGCCAATTTTACACTGGCGGTCATATAGTACAAGAGTTGCTTCGTAAAGTTTGGCTTGGGCATCCTGTCCCCAAACGAGTAATCGTTCACTCTATCAATCCACAAGGTAGGGCGATGAGCGATGATCTGAATAGATATGGTATTCCTACAACATGGGAGCCGTATGTTGATCCTGGTATTCGGATCCCATCACGAGATGATGGTGGGCTAGAAGAGGATGAAAATGTCTGAACGTAAAACCGCGCTGCTCTTTTTCCAAAAAGATATCGAAGAAGCTTTCCAGTTTTGGTGTGATAATAGTCAGAAGACTATCGGTCCTTTTCTGTTCCAGACTAGGATGCAGTTTGGTTTGGAACTGATCTATTTTCTAGTTCCTACCGTTCCATATCATGGAAACACCAAGCTAGTATGGTCAAAAGCTGTCACAATATCGAAAGAAGAGCTATCTGAGGCTATGGATCTTTTGATTTGTAGTAGGAATTTGCGTAGCGAGTTTGGCTATTGGTTGAGAATTTCCGCCAACGTCAACGGCGTCGAGATTGCTGCGATCCCTCACGATAAAAAGATTTAGGAATCCTAGAGATTCTAAAAAGAAGTTTGCTGAGTTTCTGTTGGGTAACCCCCGTTTGTCGTTTTCAAACGACACATAAAACCAGCGCTCCCATCATCGGGGAGTAAAGGACATGGGCGCCAGGCGAAAGGCTAGCGGCAAATATCGGATAGGAGAATGAAGATTCAAGGCGTGGCGCTTTCAACCCAGCGTCAGACCAGCGATGATATCATTTTCCAGTGACCTCGATTAAGCGCTGTTAGATCACGAGTACCCACTGCCCAGGTGTTGTGGTGGCTAGGTGCCACGCAGCTTTCCTGTCTCGAAAGCTGAAGACCGGTTCAAATCCGTGGCAACACGCCCAGTTTTAAGTCAACAACTTGACATATAATGTCAAGAAATTGTTGTGCATTGTTTGGTGTAAATCTTTTCATTACAGAAGAACAGCTCATGAAAATCGCGAGATTCAAATGAAAAAAATGCCTTGCTTATTGGCCCGTATTTTTCACGGACCCAATTCTTTCACTCTAACAGATCAGGTCACGCCTGGGTGTGAGTGGGTACTTGATGGTATTGGTATTGCTTCCCGTAAATGGGATGGCACTGCCTGTGCCATTATTGATGGCATGCTTTACAAACGCTTCGATGCCAAACGAAAACCGGACGGTACCTACAAAGATATTCCAGTAAGGGCAATCCCTTGCGGTGATGCTGATCCTATTACGGGTCACCATCCTCATTGGGTAGCATTGTCATACAGTGCAAACCAGGATAAGCATCACGTCTCAGCTTGGATTAACTTCCTGAAAGAAAACAAATACAAAACGCCTACTGATGGAACCTACGAATTGATCGGACCTCCCATCGGAAATAATCCGGAAGGTGTTGATCGTATGATGTTCAAACGTCATGGTGATATGGTTCTTGAAGTTCCCAGAACCATTAACGGCATCACCGAGTATCTTGCAACTCATCTCTTGGAAGGTATTGTGTTCACCAATTTTGATGGTAGGTGTTGCAAGATCCGTCGAAAAGATTTCGGATTTACATGGAATGGTTATGTCAAATCGTGAACCTAGAACAGTGCAAGATGTAAAGTTCGCATTAACGGTATCGTTGATCTGCGGACTCTTCTGTATCATTTTGATTTTAAGTTATCCTTATCTTTCTTGAGGGCGCTCATGTTTGACAGAGAAGCCGCCCTTAGAAAGATTCAGATTGTATCACGTTACTCACATAACGGTTATCATTTGATGGTAGGAGATATTGATCTTTCTGTTAGAAAGATAGATGAAGGTCATAAAATCTATCAGATATCAGCAGTGAGCTGGATTGATCAATACAGTCCAGTTCTTATGTTTGAGGTCGAGGAAATGACTTGTAATCAAGCCGTAGATCGTTTTCAAGAATACCTGTGTCAGTTTGAATTATCTGACGCACTGTTTGGATGGATTGGTGTGCTATGAGTTTCTCCATAACACATGGTACCGTTCCCCGAAAAGATCTTTTCAATAGGGCATTGAGTGAAGTATTGCGCCCAAATTATCCAATCCGTTTCCGTAATTGCCCGCGAATGGGTAATGTGGATTTGGGTGGAGAGCAGTTCTACCTTGAGTTGGTAAGAGCTAAAAAAGATAATACAATAGAATCTTTAGAATGGCTGAGGAGACATTTGTACTTCTTGGATATTCATTGGGATAGTCGGCAGTAACGGGTTTTTAACCCAAAGGATGGATATGGCTAGTAAGAAAACTGCTCCGGCGGCTAAGAAAGCAAAGCCGGAGCGTGATGAGTTTGGTCGTTTCAAAACGAAGCTGGCAGCAATTGTCGGCGTAGCTTCCAAGGTGGTCACGAAGAAAGAGCCTGTCAGTAATAAAATTCTGACGAAGGATCTTTCAAAACTTTTCAGTCGTGCCAGGGCGAAGAGTGGTAATCCCATTTTCCTTCGTGCGGTCAATCAGCGTACTTCCGATATCAAGGATCGGTACGGTTATACTTTCTCTTACGGTCGTCTTCTCCCCGAAGCTGATAGGGAAATGATTCTCATTGCTGAGAATGATTACGGAAGTGGATTGTTTTACCTTACGTATGAAACCATGATCGGTGCGCAGCGTCGCTCCAGCTATTTCGATGCCAGTTTCGAGTGGGAGCAGATTGATCCTGATCACAAGGATTACCCTGCCCGCATGGCAGAATACGATGCGAATCGTATTAAGACGTTGAGCACACGTCTTCATTACGACGGCAAGATTGGGTGTGATCCCGAGGTTTTTGTGGAGAGCGCAGCTGGGAGTATGATCCCTGCATTCCTTTTTCTCCCCAGCAAAGAGAAGCCTGCGCGGACTCCCAATTGGTCGAAGCATTTTAACGGTCATGGTGGAACCACCATGTATTGGGATGGATTTCAGGGAGAATACACTACCAAGGCAAATTATTGTCTTGGTTATCATGGCGACTCCATTGCCGCTGGTTTGCGCGGTATCTATGACGCAGCTCGAAAAAGGTTCAAGGATAGCAAGCTGAGTCTGCGTTCCGTCTTCCATCTTTCTCCGGAGATTTTGGAAGGTGCTCTCGATGAGCACGTTGCGTTTGGTTGCATGCCGAGCCTCAACGCATATGGTCTGAAGGTGAATATGCCTCCCGCTCGTGAGGTTCCTTTCCGGTCTGCTGGTGGTCATATCCACTTCGGTATCGGTAAGAAAAACCATCCCAAGGCTGGGAAAATCGTCAAGGCTCTTGACGCTGTTCTTGGTGTGGCTTGCGTGAGTTTGTTCGCAGAGTTCGATGATCCTAATCGTCGCAAGCTGTATGGTTTGCCTGGCGAGTACCGTCTCCCTCCTCACGGCATTGAATACCGTACGTTGTCCAACGCGTGGCTGAGCCACCCGTTGATCATGAACATGGTGTTCGATCTTGCAAGGAAGGCAGTTATCTTTGGCAAGGATGATTACTTCGAGAAGCATTGGGTTGCTACAGAAGAGGAAGTTATCAATTGCATTATCAATTGCGACGTGAAGGCGGCGCATAAGATGATGGAGAGAAACAAGGAAGCATTCCTTCAGTTGCTGAAGGCTTCTTATAGCTCTGCACAGCCTGCTGAATTGGAGATGCTATATCAGGTCTTCATCAAGGGCATTCGTTCGGCTATCAAAGACCCTCTCGATCTGACTACCAATTGGCGGTTGGAAAGCGGTTGGAAGCCTCATTCGGGCGTCGTCGGCGAGCCCAATGCGAGAACCTTCTTGTACAATCGTCGCAACGATAGTGAGTGCAAGATGTGATGATTGAATGATCTCCGAGGTAGAAATGGTATTACCTCGGAGATCATTCAAGTAGGTTGAACGGTGCGAACCCATCTCCGAATATTGAGTGGGAAGTACACCAAACGAGATGATTAGCAACCTAACGTGGTGAAGGGTTGCAAGTTCCCATCCAGCATAATCTGGATGATTGTTTGCTACAAAGACTTCAACAAAGAGAAAGAACACATGACGATCACATATCAGCAGATTTATGAGCAGCGTCTTCACGTCAAGATGACGATTTTCCATCTGAAGGATTCCTTGCTGCCGGAATCCTATGCCATTGATGCCAATGGCAAAGCTATGCGCGATGCCGATCATGCTATCCATCGAGCAAAGTCGCTGCCGACTGATGTTATTGCAATTTCGGAAATCTATGCGAACAAGCAGTATTGGATGGCTCGTCTCATCAACGCCAAGACCGGCTTGCTGATTAATAATTGCCATATCAATCCTGATGATTCTCTCGAAGTGATTTCGGAAGGTCCGATCGTTGATACTTTCAAAAAGCTCATGGATGATAATTGTCATCATTTCATGATGCATAATTTCACGATCGGTTCCGATCCTGAGATTTTTGTGGAGGACGAGGAGGGCGGATGTATTCCCTCTTGGCTGTTCCTTCAAGGCAAGAACGGTACTGATAAGACTTCCAATCTTATGATGTACGGTGGGAAGGGTGCCCAAAAGATGTATTGGGATGGTTACCAGGCAGAGTTTTGCGTCTTCGCAAATAACTGCAATGAGTACCACACCGACTCGGTGGCTGCTGGTTTGCGCGGCGTTCATGATGCTGCCCGAAAGAAGTTTCCCAAATCGAAGCTTTCGGCTACCAGCGTTTTCGATATCTCTTCGGAGATGATGTCGGCCGCTGCTGATGAGCATGTGGAATTTGGTTGCATGCCGAGCTACAATGCTTATGGTATTGCCCCCAATCTTCCCCCTGGTCGTGAGGTCCCTTTCCGATCCGCTGGTGGTCATATCCACTTCGGAACGGGCAAGATGAGCCACGAAGAGGCGAATCCGATTATCAAGACTTTGGATAAGATCTTGGGTGTCGCCTGTGTCAGTTTGTTCGGTGCATTCGATTCGCGCAAGCGTCGGCACTTCTACGGTCTTCCTGGTGAATACCGTCTTCCTCCTCATGGCGTGGAATATCGACCGTTGTCGAACGCATGGCTGATCCATCCGTTCATCATGAACATCGTGATTGATCTTGCACGTAAGGTGGTCGTTCTTGCTCAGCGTGACTGGGCAGATAAGTGGATCTCTGATGAGGCAGAGGTTATTGATACCATCATTCGATGTGATGTGGTAGCGGCTCGTGCCTCGCTGGAGAAGAACAAGAAGTTGTTCAAGCAGCTTCTGAAGGCTTGTTATAGCGAAGGTACCTACACCTGGGCTGATGAAGATGATATCGAGGCTATCTTCGGTGTCTTCATGAATGGTCTGGAGTCCGCGGTGGAAGATCCGCGCGACTTCGTCAAGAACTGGAAGCTCGATGCTTCTGATACCAGCGTTGATCGTTGGTTGCCTGGCAACAAGACTTTCAATTGTCGAGCTTCGACTGCGGTTAAGACGCTGCGTTCTGGCAAGAAGGTCTGAGAGTCTGAGACTAATGATGTCTAACCAATCGAACATATGGGTTAGACATCATTAGGTTGAATAAACTGAAAGTGTTATAGTTCGTAAATAAACTTTCGGTATACCAAATCCGTGAGAGATCATCATGACGTTCAAACGTTTGCCGCAATATATGCCACAGATGCAACAAGGACTGCGCATTGCGGAGCCGCCACCGACCATCCCTGACGTAAAAGCCAGCGATGCCAATCCATCGATCTTTGATGATCCTTGGAATGATGAAGATACTCAACCGGGTCTGGGACCTGTAGTACATAAGCCGGAGAACAAAATGTCACAAAAGCCTAGGGAAATCGAACGAAGCAATCTGATGTTCGTGTTCGGAAGATATCGTGAAGGGTTCAATCTTCACCGTGTCGTCGCACGAGATAAAGGTTTCAAAGGAATTACTCGTACTCTTCCTGAGTTCAAGCTGATCAATATCAACGGAGAGTTTCCTGTTGTTATTCCTGATGGCAAGGGACGGGTTGTTGGAGAGGTTTATGAATGCGAAAATAGAACTTTCGACTTCATGGATTCTCTGGAAGAGTGTCCTGGAACACAAAACAGAGTGATCATTTCGTTGGAGAATGGCGCTCGGGCTCATATGTATCTGCTTCCCAAGCATAAAGCTCCTAATCGTGAGGAAGAGATTCCTTCAGGTGATTGGGTTGAATGGAAGCGTAACGAGCGTTCCAGAGAGAAGGAAAAGAAAGAAAAGTTCATCGCGGCGATGGCGAAGGGTAAAGCTGAAGCTAATCGTAAGCGAGCCATTGAAGAAGAGCAGGCTGCTCTAGCGGCTGCTCATAGAGTTGCCAATCCTACGAATCATCTGGCTAACTTGTGGGATCCTATTCGTGGCAAGTGGGAAAAAGTTCCGCCCTCGAATGATACCAAGACCTCTCGTGAGATCACGGTCTATTCTAGTAAGAACGGCAAGAATCATGTTCATGTCTCTGATGTTGATATGGTTGTACTTCGTGCCAAACTGATATCAGATAATCAGTCTGTCCCGGAAACGGATTCACAAATTCGTAACAAGATCATGTCGATCTATGGTGTCTGGTTCGAGATTGGTTGATTGTTAAGAGGCGGTTTGGAGACCGCTTCTTCAATCTTAAGAAAGGATATTTGGAATGTCGGAGACTCGAAATATTAGAGTACGAAGAGGTCGCCTGCCGATGCAGATTCATCCCATGAGATCGAAAGAAGATTTCAATACTGCGTGGGAAAAGAAAATGCGTGGTTACGGCGAAGAAAAAAAATACCAGACTGATGTTTGGGGATTGTTGAATCGTGATGAGCTGTATGCTAAGTTGTTGGAATTGTCCACATCAAGGGTGATGAATGATCTTTCCAATTATCGTGTATGGTGGGATCATCTTTTCTTGTACTGATCTTTGAAACAAGATGCGTTTGAGCATCTTATCAAAATGAAAAGTCTAACCTCTATTGGGTCGATTGAGTGTCGCGCTTAGATAGATTGAGGTATGTTGTCGATGCGACGGGCGATTGTTCAGAGGCTGAAGCCTCTTGATAGTAGTCTGGGTATGATGTACTATCTCATGCTATAGGCTGGAATGCTTGTGGTGATTTTTTGGGATGAGCGCTCTCCGCTTACCTACAATGCGCTAGTGAAAATATATCATAACCGGCTTGTAACCGGGAGTTGCAGACTGTAATGTCTGCGTGCGTAGGCGGGTGTGTGGGTAGCAACAGGCTTGAAGAGTTATTGAATCAATGTTCTATACATTGATTCAACGCGAGCTATCATCGTGGAATTGGAGTTTTTGTTTGTGTAGAAACATCTTTCTACACCGGGGATTCATACTCTTCGGTTTTGGGTGGTTAGAATCCCCCACACAAGTGGAGATTGCAATCGGGTGCAAACCTGTGAACACTTGATTATTTAAACTCATGAATGGATCTATGAACTGCTGGAGTCGCAGCGTAAGTTGTGGCATTGAAGGCGCAAAGTTCATAGTGAAAGTAGTGAGGGGGCGGATACCAGAGCCCGGTAAAATCCGTGACTGATTGTTTTGATAAGATGCTCAAGCGCATCTTGAAAATATTCTGTGCCCGTAGCTCAAAAATCAATTTGATATAATAGGTCACTGTTGACCTGATGCCTTGTGCTATATGGTTACATTTCCGAATGTTCATCTTATTTGGGATGAGCGTCTTCCTAACACGAAGAAGGTTGTGGATTCGATCTCCGCCGGGCACACCAGTTAGCGTCATCTGTTGGCGAAAATAAACACTCAAATCAACTTTTAGTTGCAACTAGTAAGTTGCAAAGGATAATAGTTTTCCAATGGAATTGAATTTCATCGACCAGTTCAATAAGGATGTTGCAGCGATCGTTGGGTTTCCGGTAGAGGTTAAAGTTCTCCGTGGATCACTCGATGCCCAAAAAGAATCGCTTGTCCTGGACATGAAAAATGTTTCAGAATACGATTATTCGATTCTTCAATCGGAAGAGTATAGAGTAATGGCTTCTCCTGCTCCGGAGCCTACGAGAACGAATGGGTATTGGGATGGCGGCGTCGCTCATTTTTATCTCCAGTATCTTCCTGGTTGTTGTGGTGTTTGTCTCAGCTATCACGCATTGACCATGCCTAAATTCCAAGGCAAAAAAATCGGATACTTGTGTCGAGTCCTTCGGCAAAATATCGCCAAGGCGCAGGGATTTAGCACATTGCTTAGTACGGCGACGACCAACAATTATGCTCAAAACAAGTTGATGAAAAGTACTAGCGCGCAGTCGTTGTACTCTTTTAGAAATGAAAGATCTAGTAACGAGGTTATCATTTCGGCTTTTGATCTTCGTGACAGCCAGACTGATACCGCCCGTATTAGTTTACCCGCTGGTAAAAAAACTGATCGTTTGCCTGGCTCAACAATTTTCGCAAGACTATAAGCAAGGCTTGCTGATGGATCTACCCATCAAGCAGAGTAAGTTGTAACAACAAGTGCCGATGTAATCGGCATAAACAAATTTCGACAACTTTAAAGGACATTGTTTTCCAATGCATTTCATTGATAAGTTCTGTGCTGATGTTTCCGCGATTGTTGGGTTTCCAGTCATGGTTGAAGTTAAACGTGGAGAAGATAGGGACTCAAAAGTCTGGACCAGACTGAATCCAATTAACGTACTGGAGTACATATTTGCTGTTAGCACTTCTGAAGAGTACCGAGTTATCTCGGCGGCTAAAACGACGTCGACCGGTATGAACGGTTATTGGGATGGAAGAGTCTGTAACTTTTTCCTTCAGTATCTTCCTGGTTGCTGCGGCATTTGCATCAGCTATCATTCAGGAATGAATGGCAAGTTCATGAACAAAGGGCTTGGCAAGGTTATGCGTAAGCTTCGTGAAGATATTGCTCGTGCCCAAGGATTCAGTACGCTTCTTAGCACTCACACTTCAAACAATGTTCAGCAGAACAAAATCATGAAGAAGACTGGAGCTATGGCTGTGTATTCTTTTCGCAACGCTCGTTCGCGAAAAGAAGTTATAATCTCTGTCGCTGATCTGAAGAATGCTCAAACGTCGACGGTGAAGGGCGCCTGGGAACTGCGCCTGGCTGCCGCAGCTGCTGCGGAAAAGGCTTTGATTGCCGAGAAGAAGGCAGCTGGTTTGCCGCAAGCACCGGAAGCTCCTGCCGAACGCCGGGCAACATGAATCGTCGAGAAGCTCTTTTGGCTATGGGTTACCATGAATCCAAGCCAGGATTCTGGAACAAGCCCATCGGATATCAGAGCTTTTCATATCTTGAATCTAGAAACATTTGGACAAACGTTTTCACTTCTTTGCCAGGCAAAGTTAGCGTTTGGGAAAGCAAAAGTTTTTCAGATGATGGATCAGCTCTTTCTCAATTGAAAGAGTGGGAATGTTGGACCAGAACAGATGTGTCTACTAGAACTGATTCTTCTTTTGAGATTGTAAATCTTCTCGATTTATGAGAAAATATGAATATCATTTCTTATTGTAAAGCGGATCTTGAAAAGATCCTTGGGTTCCCCGTAAAAATCATGTTCAGAAAACAAGGTGAAAACTCTTGCCTACTGACTATGTCTGATTTGGATTATATCAAGTTGGAAGAAAAGCCTATTACTTTCGAAGTAAAAATGGCGGATTCACCTAAACCTTCCAGGGAAAATGGATGGTTTGATGGTTGGATTAGCACCTGGACTCTCCAACAGTTGCCGGGTTGTTGTGGAGTGTTGTTGTCCACTGGTAGCAATGTGGGGAATAAGTTTCGTGGAAAAGGCGTAGCATTGCGTCTTAACATGTTCAGACAGCATATTGCTCACAGCCAAGGTTACGCGATGTTAATGTGTACAGACGTCGCTAGCAACGAACCGCAGAACAAGGTTCTCCAGAAAAATGGTTGGAAAAGGTTGTTTCAGTTTTTGAATTGGAGAACCCAAAACAAAATCAACATCTCAATATGTGAGATTCCGATAAACCCGAAGCACTTCGGATCCAGTAAATAAAACTGGAAAGTGCAATCCGGGGAAATTTGTGTGCTATGCCTGTGCTAGGTTATAGCAATTGTGTGTCATTAATCATCAAACAAGAGAGAATAAAAATGTCGAAGTTCATGTATCTCCGTGCCAGCCGCTCGGAGCAGCCTGTCGGTTGTGTTGCATTCAGCGTCGAGGGTGATACCCTGTCGTATCAGTTGTCGGTTCTGAATCCTGCCGATAAGTTCGATCGTACCAAGGGTCGAACTATTGCCGGTGGTCGGCTTGCCACTCGACCCATCTCGGTGGGCGTGCCTGGATTGGCTGATATGGATCATCACGAGATCCTTACTGCTGTGATGCAGTGTGTGGCGAGCACGGATGGCGCTCCGACCCGAGCAGTTGAAGTTGCTGGACGTTGGCTTACCAATAACACGCCTACCGATGATGAGGATGGTGGGGCGGCTGTTGCGGTGGTGAACCACGGCGTCAGTTGCTGCGCGCATTGATTGACTCATGAATAGGAAGATTTGTATTGCTCCTTTTAGATATATGTATCTGAGGAGCAATACATGTCTGATGATAAGGTTAAACATAGAGAATATCAGAAAAGATATCGAAATAAAAACAAGCATAAAATTAAAGAATATGATTTGAATCATAGAGAAGATTTAAATGCAAAAGCCAAGTTAAGAAATAAAAAGTATCGTGATTCTCATAAAGAAGAGTTAGCAGAGAAGCGAAGACTCGCGTCTGTAGAAGAAAAATCTGCAACATCTAAAAAGAATTATTTGCGATTGAAGCGCCGGAAGAAAAATAATCCGACACTTAGATTGCGATTAAACATTTCTACAGCCATTGGAAAAGCTCTTCGAGCTAAAGATGGTTCTAAGAATGGAAATTCTGTTTTTAAAATACCTCTCTTATTCAATTGACGAATTACGATCCCATCTGGAAAGTGGGTTTGAATCTTGGATGAATTGGGATAATTATGGTTCGCCAACCTTCAAAGAAAGAAGGTGGAATATTGATCCGCAATCTGTTTTAACTTATACTTCTATGGAAGATGAAAACTTCAAGAAGTGTTGGGATCTTACTAATCTTCGAGCAATTGATGCTATTAAGAATAGTAAGAAAGGTAATAAAATAAATTTCGTCTGTTCATCAGAATAGACTTTGGTCTTGGAGTACCCGTCAATACGATTGATCCAAGAGATAAGTCCGTGAGGACCCTATCAAGTTCAAAGTGAGATGTGATGCACGTAGTCGAGAGTGTTGTCTGTGAAACAGAGGGAAGGTTTCTATGCGTAAAAACATAGGGATGGCGTTCGCTGGGTTACAGACTGGACGATGATGCTAACATCGAAAAAATCTTTGATGTGTGATACCGAGATTGCTACGTCCACCGAGTGGTGAAATCTCTGGCAGAGTTGAATAAGTAGGTCGCGTTGGGTTAGATTTAAGAACCAAGTCCAAACTGGTTCTATTCTAATTTGGTGGGTGAGGAGAGGCAGCTCGACCGAATACTGACATTGCCAGATACTAAGTGCAAAATTTAACTTTTTGCCGTAGCGCTGTGATTTATGAATAAAATAACTTGCTTTCTAGTTGCGCTAGCTCTTTTTGTGACAGGCTGTGATGATAGTCGAGATGTCGCAGAAACAAATCAGAAAAAACAAGATGTACTACGGGATGCTCAGCAATGGGTCAAAGACTCTAAACTAGACGCAACTGTAACTTGTGTAATCGGATGTATACAGGAAGCTGTGATGTAATCCCTAAGGATCCTCGACCACCCATTCTTTTATGGTGTGATAGCAGGGGTTGTCGCGTTGACTATGAAAGATAGTTCCGTAGACTTGAATAAGCTAAGCATTCTTCTATGTCTAGCTTTTCAAGAGAGCGAAGGTCCTTTTTATCTTCTTGTAAAAGATCTCGTTGGCAATGTTACCCGCGCCCGGTTAATGAAGAGTGAAGCAAAACTTCTTTCTTTAAATCCATCGGTAGCTGAGATCGATATTGCGGAACCACTATCAGATAGAAGACATAAAGAAAGATGGACGTCCTTCAGAAGGATTGCCATTCGTAAACTTATTTAACACGAAAGAACTCCTATGATCGTAAGAGTAAGGCTAATCTTGGAAACGAATTTCCCGGAATGTCAAGACGATGTTTGTCCCCATCGTAAAGACTGTGGTAATCATAGTACCGCCGGAGAATTCCGCGTGGAAGAAGGTTCGACGCCTGATTTGAAATTAATGCCAGATGGTACTTGGGAATGTTCTCAACGTCCAGTTGCTCGCGGTAGGGGAGCAGTCATGCATGGCGACTCTGATACCAGGAGTGATAAACAAATATTTCTTGACGCGTTGCAAGATTTGTTTGATTCAGAAGACAACGAAGGCTGTGAAGATGATTTGACCGTTGTCTCGAAGAGCGCGGTTGAGAAATTAAAAGATCTTTATCCTGTCAACTCTTGGGTTGATGAGGATTTGGATTGTTAAAGAGGTAATTCAAATGGTAAAGAATGGTTTGCGACTGATGGACATGGATGAAAACAGAAGAGAGTGGTGTGTGAGAAATTTCTCCGCGGCACTAGCTGAGTGTGTCAGACGTGATTGTGTTATGGATATGGCTACGTCGGATGTAGCTGTTTATCTGGAATATCTGAATGGCACACCGGCGGCGGTTGAAGATTGTGAAGCTATTGGTAAACTGATGCCTGGACATCAGGATGGTGGCGCATATCATGCGGGTTCTTTGGAACAGTCGTAAGATGTCCTAAAGTTTTTTGGATGATCTACTAGAACCGAAAGACGAATAATATTGATGAGGTAGTTCAAGGGCAGAACACCACCTAGCCATACATGGTAGTTCTATATGGTGAAAGTGGATTTAAGATGTGTTGGTTCAACTCCAATCCTCATCTCCGAAATTGTATTATAATATGGAGGATTCCATCAGCGAGAGCAGTTCACCTTCAGTGGTAAATGGATAAAATCCCCCCAGACACAATTTGCTCAAACTGTGTTATTGTTTTTGGTAACAAAAGCATTGACCCCTGAATGACCCAGGGTTGTATTGTGATACGTTTCTGGCAAGACATGATGCACAAACTAGTGTTGTGCTATTTGGTAGACCGTGAAAAAATATGCGGTTGGTGGGTCCGAGTCCCATCATGTCTACGACTGCTAACATAGTTAGGCGGCTTAAAAATCCGCATGGAGAGATCCATGAATAATACGGGGTTGCAAACCTAGGATAAGTCTGTGGCACATTTCCAAGTTAGCTGCGACGCCACTGTTGAGGTAGCTCAATCTTGTAGAGCTATGAGGTGAACTCTCATGGTTGCTGGGTCGATACCAGCCCTCGACACTAATGGATCTTAATAAACCATGGTGTTCCCGGCGGCCACTTTAGCTTGGGGTGCGCCGGTTCGATTCCGGCTGGATCCACTATTCCTACACAAAGGATATAAAATGAAAAATGAAATCGAGGAAATAAAAGATATCGAACCAGATGCTTGGCTCGAAAATCTTTATCAATTGTGCTCGTCTGGAAATCGAAGTGCCGCTGTGGATCTAGTTCTCTATACCTTTGACGATCTGCTGTATGCGCGTAACGTTTCAATGTGTAACGAGCTTTTGAAAAGAGTTGACGTTGATCGCCTCCTTACCGAAGTGTCGCTTGCTTTTCTGATGGAGACCTTCCGTGCAAGGCATGCGTTGGTAGAACGCGCCGGACTTTATTGTAGAATACATGATAAGTTCCAAAAAAGTTTTCCGGACAGAGTTGTATCATTGATTGGTAATTTGAAATGAAACATACAGTAGGTGGACCGTTGACAGATCGTGGGGTTGAACTTGGTGGAGTTTGGCCAGGAGATCCTGATTACAGTTTTACTTCACTGATTGTTTCAACTATTGATTCTATGAACCTAAAGAAAAAGGTAGTTAGTTTCACTAGGTTATGCGAGGCTGTTGGTACATGGTCCCCACACAATGATCCTGGCGCTCCGGTATATCGTCTTATGAGTTACGGTCCTCATAATGTACGAGTAGCATTAACTAGATTCGGTTATCAGGTCATAAAATGAAAAGTATTTGTTTCTTTCTACCACTCATTGCCGCAATAGCTGGTTGTGGTAACAATCTAATCGCCAATCCTTGCGCGAGTGTAGATTCGGAATACAAAGTTGTGTACACTCAGCTTAGTGGTAACTGCGGTGAACTCGCCGAGTCAACTGTGACAATCAGCTCATCGGGAACTGTCGAAGGAACTTCCAGTTTCGATTGTAAATCATACGAAGATAATGCTTGCAAGCAAGATGCTGTCGAGTGTGAATATCCTGTTGGTGATGATGTTCATAGCCTGACTACCCATCTTACTTTCGATAAAGATGGAAAAACCGCTTCTGGCTTCGGAAGCCTTGTCATATTCACTGATGGTAAAGTGAAGTGTGATTCCACATATCTGATTCAGTACTACAGAAAAGATGATAAGTAATTCTTAACATATTATGTATGGTGATGGTATTTTGCGATTGTAATTCATAGTTTAAGCTATGAGTGGAGCAAGTATTGGGACTAAATCGCGTGATATGGGTTCGATTCCCATACTATCATCATATGTAATTTTTGTTTTGGGGCGTTGGCGAAATGGCAAGCGCGACGGTTTTAAGAACCGTTAAGTGAGGGTTCGAGTCCCTCACGCCCTACTATGGTCCGTTAGCTCAGTTGGTTAGAGCGCCAGTCTTATAAGCAGGAGGTCGCTGGTTCAATCCCAGCACGGACTACCAATTCACATTTAAAGGAATTTTATGGGTATAATTTTCGTAATTATTTTGTATTTTATTCCAACTATTATTGCTATGTTCAGAAGGCATAGTAACAGTCTTGCTATTGGAGCAATCAATTTGCTTCTTGGTTGGACTGTAATTAGTTGGGTCTCGGCTCTTGTATGGAGCCTTACAGATAATACTCTTTCCAAGGAAGAATATTGGGGAAAATGAATAGATTAAAAAATTTGTTTAACGCGCACAATAATAAGGCACAGGGCTTAGCAATTTATACTGTAGGTACAGTTGTTTTACTTGTTGGTACAGTTGGGTTATTAGCTAGTAACGGCAATAACAATACAAACATCACTCAACAGATTCCAGCTCCGATTGAATCTGCGCCAGCACCAAAATTAATCACCTGATCCTTCAAAGAAAAAAAGCATTTAAGAGTTTTGAAAAAGTTTTTCAAACTTGGATTTGTTCAGTCAAGTAAAGTATAAAATGGAAAATAAAATGGATAATAAAAACCCAATTATTTGGGGCATCTATGTTGTGGGCGGAGCAATCGTATTAGGTGCTACATGTGGATTGATTAGCAACTATAATGATACTGAAGCTGCAAATGAACATCAAGCAGCACTTGATACTCCGAGTTTGTATCATGAACCGCCTTCTGTTACTTCTATTCCAGAAGTAACAATACTTCATGAAGACATTGGTAAAAATCTAGATGCTGATATTGCAAAAGCATCACGCTGTATTTGGTATTGTGTTGTAGCCAATTCAGGTAATGGAGAAGCTACAGGAGATTGTACGGCACAAAGATGCGCAAAGATGGAATCCCTTGGATATGCAGCAATCAATTTATGTATGAATGAATGCGCTAATATGAAATATGAAATTGATTGTGTACCTCTAACGCCTGAAGATGCTGCGGCAGATAAAAAATGTGGCAAGAGTGACTCGTGTCGTTTACGATATTTTTCTAAGTGATTGAGTCGAGAATTAAATGAAAAAGTTTTTTGGAGCACTTGAGATGCTCTTTCCATCTTCTTGTAGTATTGCAAGAAATACCTATATACAATTTTTCGCTTAATACATTAACAATTTTGTATAGCGTAATTTTTACCTTTTCCTTTGTCTTCATACATGTCAATATATCACTATTGATAGAAAGATGCGATAAATAATGAGAGCTGATATTGTGATTGATTTGGTGAACGGTGACTCCGGAAAAGGAAAAGTAACACATCATCTCCTTGGAGAATCTATCAGGAACAATGTTCCATATACTCATGCTGTCCGGTATGGAGGATCGTCCAACGCCGGACATTCGATCTATCACAATGAAAAGAAGTTCGTTACCCATTTGATTCCTGCCGGAGTCTTTTTTGGTATCCGATCAGTCATTGGTCCTGGATGTGTTTTGAATGTCAAGGCTTTTTTTGATGAGCTTAATGATCTCAAAATTAATGGTATCGACTGTGATAGACTTGTTAAGATTGCGCATAACAGTCATATCGTGACTGATGAACATCTTAAAGAGGATGGTCTTGATACCAAAATCGGTACGACTAAGCGCGGCGTCGGTCCAGCTTACCGTGATAAGTATGGTAGAACTGGTGTCCGTGCTGAGTCTATTCCTGAGTTGAAGCCTTATCTGATTGATTTTCTTGATGAGATTTTCGATGAGTCCAAGGGAGAAGCCAACCTCATGTTGGAAGGTGCACAGGGACATTACCTGGACCCCATCTTCGGAGACTATCCGTACGTTACTAGTTCTCATTGTGGTGTTGGTGGAGCCATCATCAATGGAGTTCCGCATACGGCGATTGATATGGTGTTCGGCGCTTGCAAAGCATACGATACTTATGTCGGTGCGAAGAAGTTTGAACCAGATGGTGATGATGTTCTACCATTGCTTCGTAAGGTCGGGTCCGAGTTCGGAGCAACGACTGGAAGACCAAGACAGTGTAACTATTTGAATCTGACTTCTCTTCGTCGAGCTTGTGAAGTGAATGACGTTACCCATCTGGTAGTATCGAAGATGGATGTTCTTCAGGAAGTGAATGTTTGGAAAGTTATCTGTGGTAGTAAGCTTATCGATATGGGTAATGAAGATGACTTCAAAAGAATCGTGCATGGGTATGTTAATTCCAAAGGTGACAGAGACGTAATCTTCTCTTACACGCCACACGGAATTTGATAGCTGAGACGATGACAGCAGCCACTATAGCTCTCAAGGGACTAAGAGCATTGCATCCTGGTGTTACTTTTGTTTCGGATGTAAGATGCGGGTTCGAGCCCCGTTAGTGGCGCCGTGGGGTAAATCCTGTTCTGGAAACAGAATGTAAATGGATGACCCCGCACTAATTTTGATGCGTGGGACTTGGCGGTCTACAGGATGCTCATCACACTAATGGATGCAGGGGCGATTCCTGCCCTCGCTACTAAGAGGAAACATGAAACAGATACAGTCTTTCGCTTGTGATTTCTGTCGATACATAGACGCTGATGCTAGGTCTATGGCATGGCATGAAAAAGATCATCAACGCGAAATAGACAGACGCGCAGCGAGAGTAGCAACTGGACAGATAACAATTGGGCAGATCATTCAAAAATGTGAAATGCTTCCTGATCTTCCAGTTGTAGTGCATTGTGCATTGGTAGAGTTTGATGGCGTGTACCCATCAGAGCCTGACAGTTATCGTGGTTACTACGATGAGCTAGCCATTGACATCAGTAGAGATAAAGAAGTTACTTTGAGTACCTTCATAGAATGGATGGTAGACTCTCTTCACCAGGTATATTCTGGTCATAAAGGTGGCGAGTATAATATGTGTGAAGATACTTTCGTATGGCTAGCCGGATGTGGTGAGAGCACAGGCATCGCTGTCACAGATGTTTGTTTGTCTCCTGACGGAGATATCATACGTTTGGTGTGCAACAAGATTGCTGATCTGTAAATTTTGAAATCGGCATGGATTGAAACGAACCCTTTCGAGGGACAGATGAGATTACGTAACGCTGGATGCCCATTAATGGGTTATAGAAATATAGCAGCCCAGCTTGCGTTTTCAGGGCGTCCAATCCTGAAAATCATTTGCAATGACTCCTAAAAACCAGGGTGGTCGCCCTGGGCGATTTGTGCCGATAAAGAGCCGCTGACACTCCCGATCACCTGTGGGTTCGAGTCCCACTCCATTCTTGGTATCAAGAATGGCTTGGCGGAAATTGGGATACGCGAGGATCAAAACACGATTCTCGATTGGGAAATCGAAGCGGCACGACCGTGGTAAGGGGGCATCTTCCCGCCACATCTATGGGAGGGGAGAGATTCTCTCCTCTCCCCTCCCATGGGTCGAGTTTAACTATACAAAAATCATTTACGGAATGCCTATGATACATCAACTGGCATCACTTCCGTTAATGCTAGATTTTTTCCAATTGCCCGCACTGTGGGCTATAATTTTCCTGCTCCTTCGTTTGAGAAAAAAAATCATGAAAAGCAAAATCCTCAGTGCTCTCAACCCGGTAGTTCATCAGTATCCCATGCGGTTGTTGCCGACGCCGGTTAAAGATGCATTGGTTACAAAATTGTTTACCAGCAAGCTGATCACGGCTTTGCCGCACCATGTAATGGTAGATAATGATAAGACCTGGATGTATTATCAGGTTCCCAAACCTACTTGTACTTCTTTTTGTTTGGAGATCAACCTTGCCAACAAGGCAGTTGGTTTTCATATTGGAGAGTATGAAGGTGCTTATAACGAACGCAATGTTGATAGCGATCGCACAAAGAGACCTCTCGAAAAAGATAAGGTCATCATCAAAGGTTATCTTCTCCAGCGAAATCATAGAAATGAACTTCTGCAAGAGAACATCAGGATTACGTTTCACCCATCTCAAATGGTGAAGATTCACGCTCAGGTTGAGCTGAGTTCTCGTGACCGGCAGATTCTTTTTTGTTACGGTTTTCTCCGTGATGGTTATGCCAGACGCGAAGCACTGTCCCGTCTGAACGTTGAGAAAATAGAACTGGAGAGCCTGACTCTCAGGGGTCTTATCAAGAAAACTAGCAATGGTCATTTGTTGACAGCTTTGGGCGAAGCTAATCGTCTTCCGGTTTCCAAAGACAATAATGTAGCCATTGATCAATGGTGATGTTCGCCCACGGGGCAGAGGTTAAAATATGAGATATCCGATCGCTAAGCTTCCAAAAGCCATCGAAATGGTAATCGATTATGAACTTTGCTCTCGTCGCAAGTATCGTAAGCCTATTACCATTAAGGTCGATACTGCCGAAACATTCAATTACTATTGCAAAGGGATTCAAAACAAGATTGGATTTGTTATTGATCTATCTTTGATTCTTAAGCAAGCTCCGATTGATCCTGGGCTGATGAATCGGCTACAAGCCATCAAAGGTAAATCCGTTGCCAACTATGGCATTCAATGGGGGTCTGCTAACGGTGATCTTTCTGTTGGCAGTGGCATAGTAAACACTGATAAGACTCTTCGACCAATTAATCCTGGAACAGTTATTGTTAAAGGATACGTAGGTCGCACTGATCACATCATATCAGCGACGGCATTTTTTCATCCTAGCAATGCTATGCCGATCATTGAAGACATATCTCTGTCTGATCGTGAACGAATGTTGATGTTTGTTTTTGCCAAGTTGAGCGGAACCGAGCAGGCAGTTGCCTTGTCACGTTTGAACACCACCTATGATGAGATAGCTGCTTTGTTTAAAAAACAAGCTATTCGACATAATCATGGCGGATATGAAATTACTATGGTTGGAATGTCCGCGGCTTCAGAATATCCAGAAATGGATAGGTGGTAAATGAAACAGTTAATCATTGGGGAAAAGACCCATCGTTCTTTAATTTCAGCTCTGGTTGATCTGGAAATTTTCCTTATCGCAGAACATGAATCAACAGATGAAGTAAAGATTCTGTTGGCAACAGTCAGAGCAGCTAAAGACATCGAGACCAAAAAATGAATCCTCAAATCTTCATGATGTACAACCGGGCTATGGATTACTCGAATGATGATTCTCTGCCCGAGTATCTTCGCCGTGCTTTTCAGAAGATTGCCAATTTGATTTCTGAAGGGAATGCTCTTCAAGCACTTGAGCAGCTATGTCAGTTCCGTGCTCTAGAAAAACTTTGGAAGGGGAATTTCAAACCTTTTGAAGAGAGTTCGGATGAACTCGCCGTCGCAATGATTTCAGCAGCTCAAAGTACGGATGTACTGAATCAGATCAAAAAGAGCATGGGACCGTGGGCAGTAACTCCAATTCCTGTCGTAATGTTCAGGGCTCGTGAGATTAGTTTGAAGGCTATTTCTGAAGGAAAGAAAGCTCTTGCCGAAGAGAAATTGGCTAAGGAGATATAAATATGCCAGTCAGAATCGATCATGATTATGATGACGACGACAATGAGTCCTTGTCAAAACGTTATGGCTTGGATAAACGAACAGTTCATATGTTGCCGGCTAAATGCCCAGAATATCCTAGTTCGGTACAAATCCCCTTTGTTTATCCTCAGTATGATCCTGAGGTGAATCGAGATGCAAATAAGGCATGGCTAGGAATGAATAACAGTAATAGTGGTGGTAGTGGTTATGGACGCAATTATGCCAATACTCCTTATTGGAGACGGTATGCTGCTATCCTGGAAAAAAATGGACGTAGAGCCTTCGCCAAGATTGTAATCCAGGAAGACCTGGAACCTTGGGCAAAGAAGAGAGGCTTTTCTATTTTGAAACAATTTAGAATGCACGGGTCCATTAACGAAAAAATGGAGAAGACGGAGTTTAGCAGAAGTGATCCCAAGTAAAAGTTCTTACCTCCAAGAATGGATTGAGTTGTATAGAGGGCATGTTTTGGATTGTGCCCGGCTCGCAGCATGGCTTACCATAGAGATGGCTCGTGAACACATTCAATTGAGAATGGATCATGCACCTGGGACCTATGAATGGGCGATCTATTATCATGTTCTCCCATCTTCAGGAGAACGAGTTGATCCTAAAAAAGAAGTGATCACCAAATTGATAAAAAAATTCTTGGAGGAAGAAAATGAATAACTATCAAAGCCTTATTGTCAAGGTTGGATCAACTAGTATTCATAAAGTAAATCCAGTTCGATCCGCGTTTCGAGACATGGTTCCTAATCAAACACTTGTGATTGGTGAGCCTGCCGACACCGGGTATCTGAGATGCCATACGGCATGAAAGAAACTATGCAGGGCGCAACCAACAGAGCAGAAGCTGTGTGGAGTCCCGGTATTATTTCTTTTGGAATTGAAGGTGGAATGATTGATCTACCGAATCTTTCTCCTTTTTGGAAAAGATTTATTTCTTATCTGGAGACTACGGCAGACATATCATGTTGATGAACATCGATTCAATGTGCGATTCTGAGGCTGGATTAAAAATCTTTAGGGAGTACGACAGAAGAGGATCCGTTGCTTATTGTGATTTTAAGAACGATCATGAAGAAATATATCTTTGGAAATTAGCTCCAATGATCAACGACGCTACCAAGCTAGGCATTCCTGCTTATGTCTCTGTCCTCTACAGAGATCCTGTAGTCTGCTACTACATCATTCCTCTTAATGACATCTGCAAAGCTATTCCAACCATGAGCAAACCAAAGTTCTTATCTGAGACCAACTATATTAAGTTCCTGCATTATATGAGGAAGATTCAAGTTGATCCAAAAGTTCTTGAAGGAAAGAATTCAATCGTGCCAGCAAATCTACCACTACCAAACATAAAGAGATAATATGAAAAAACTAATCGCCTTCTTTCTAATCGCTACTTCAACTCTTGCTTGCGCTCTTACCGTCATTGTCGAGGAACCTTGTTTAACCTGCTCTGATGCAATCCTTGGAGCTACCTTGACCGAAGTTAACGCTTGCTCAGGTTCCTTGGAACTTTGGCAAACCTACAAGAGCCAAGTTTGCGAACCTGACTCTCTGTGCGTTGTCTATTGCATCAAAAGCTTATGCAATGATAAAGCGCCTTCTCCAGATTGCAGATCATGCGCTAGATTTGGAACCGTTGAAGTTCCACAACAAGATTTTAACTATGCAACCTGCAACGCAGATAAATAGGGAACCATATGAAACTCACTCGACCAATCTTTATAACTCTCTTATCAGCTAACGTTCTCAGCATCGCGCTTAGCCTTGCTCAGTTAATCAGGCTAATCTAATTAATCCGTCTATCATCATTCATCATGGCGCCCATTCGGGCGCTTATCATCAGCGTAATCGGTGTAATATTGAGGTTTACCGGCAGCTGAAGTTTTGTTCAGTGGATCATTTAATGTTCAGGTAGCCGTTTCTACTAAGAGGAAGCGGCGCCTGAGATTAATCTAAAAAAAAGTGTTGACCTTGGTTCCGGCGCTTCACAGAGATGATTGGGAATTCTTTCTCTGTTCCCAAAATTTATCTTTGCATGGCAGTTGTTGCAATGAAAGATACCAATGGGAAAATATACTACTCAACATCCGCGGGAATGCAATTTCCTGCCTGGGTTGTAGAGCAAGCTCAAAAAAATAACATAACTACTGGTCAAGCTTTAGTTAATGTTTATGGAGGGGATCCGACGGACCCTCGTAGTATTGTTTCATTTGGCAGGACCCATCGAAGTGATTCGATTGAGGAAGCTGTTAAATTGGTAATGTATAACGTTTTCTGATTAACAGGAAGAAAAATCATGAAAGTTCAAATCGAAGGTAGTTCGGGTGATGTTCGCGGTCTGTTCAATGACGCAGCTGCGGCTAAAGAACTGGCGCTCGCTCAGCTTCAGTTTACCTCTTTGCAAAAAGAACTTGCCGTTTCTGATTCCAAACTGACAGAATCTACCCAGGAAGTGGATGCTCTCAGAAAGAATTTGAGCCTGGCAGCTCAGAAATGGGGCGATGCAAGCAGTGGACTGAATGCTTTGCGCATGGAGTTGGGTTCCAAGAACGCGCACATTGCCGGTCAAGATGCAGAGATTCAGAGACTCAAGTTCGTGATGAGCGATCCCGTTAAACTTTCTGATGATCAAGAGGCTCATGTGGAAGAGCTATATCAGAAGATGGTGGAACAGTACAACATCAAACCTTTGTTGGTCGCCACGGATGCTCCGGGAAATAAACCGATCAGCGCAGAATATGTTATCACCACCATTTTTGATTGCTTGGCTAATGGAGATAAGATTGGTGCTTGCAAAGAAATTCGTGCAGCATCTGGTATGCCTTTGGTGAGAACCAAGAAAATGATTGAAGCCGCGCTTTTTGCTTTTGGTTGCAAGGTTAATGAGAAGGGCATCCCGCAACCGACCGTCGTTATCAGACCCAGGTCTGCTGAAAAGACGGAATAAGATTTGCCAAAAAATTGGGGGCATGATGAATGTTCCCCGGTTTAGGCAATTATGGAATAGCTTCTGGCGAAGAGAGAGAGAGAGCAGCTTTGTTGCCGCATTTATCAGCTAGTGGAAGTTTTCTAGAGATGAATATTAATCTTTAGCAGTTTGATCCATCGGTAATGATAAGTGTTAGATCGTTGAAAACGGAAGAAGTTATTTGTCCAAGCTGATTGTCGTGACCAAGAAGAAAAATACGTTGTGTTAGGCACCGCGATGTGAAAATCCGGGCGGGCTTCATTGTCCGCCAACGTACCAATGATGTGGCTAAGATGCTGGGATGATATCCCGGAGATGTAAGTATCCAGTCTTACTATTCTAGGTTTCTTCTAATAAGCCGCATTGTTTTTAAAGAGAATAATATATGTCTACCTCACATGGTGTAGAACCAATTTCAAAACCGAATGATAGCCCTTGTGGCATCTGTGGCGGAGAAAATAATAACTACGATGACTGCGGTTTTTTCTACGTCTTAAGTGATACAGTGCATCCTAATTGTACTGATTATGAAACCTGGGATAAAGAAAAGCTTGGCAAATCTTTTTATGTCCCTACTTGTGGATGCGTTGAGTTCTATACTTCGGAGCGATAATGAGTAAAAAAGACACGGCCAAAGAAGCTATCGCTAAACGGCGTGATAGTCAAATGGAAAAAATGCCTATCATCAAAAATGGTAAAGGCTATCCGGGTAAAATAGGTCAAGAAAAACCTACTCCACCTGTCATGTTACCCATCCGTGCAGTCGCCCCGCCGCCACCTGAAAGGGCTATCAAGCCAGAACAAAAACAGGAAGTCATTCAGGCTCTATTAGATGCTTGGTTGAAGTTCCCCTACTTAAGATTAGGTCAACTAGTTTGCTTGGCTTCTGATCTTTCTTCTCCATTCTACGTGGAAGATGGAACGCTTAAAGCAACATTGCTTGGTTTTGATCATCAAAAAATTCGTTGTGACAGTTTGTCCCATAGTCGCACTATGCAGTGTACTATGGAATACGGTCATGATGACGACCGTCATTTCAACCATTTGGTTGGGATGGCTTGGAAACGTTTTTAACTAGGAGATCATTTCGTGACTATCTATCCTCGCCATACTGTATACATTGTGGATACAAAACGTCTTCCATTCGAGCCTTCAATGGTTGATGTGTTGGAGGGATACGCTTACTTCAAAGATAAGTATCAAGCGCTCCCTTCTGAGATTGTGTTCGAGGAAAGAAATGATAACGACGCATCTCGCTGCAAATGCTGCGGAGATCGTGGCGTAACATATTCTGCCATGGTTTTTTCTCGTTCGGTATTCAACGAGAATTATGATGCAGAAGTTCTTGCTTGGAGAAAAGCCATCGCAGAGCGCGATCAGCTTGTTCAAGCAGCGGCGCTGAAGTTAAAGATCGAAAATGATTCCAAGTTGGCTCGTTTGGCATGGAAGGGTCTTCATAGGCAAGAAAGAATTACCAGAAAAGATCTCGGACGTTCAACCCTTTTGCGGGGTTAAACATATTGATTTATAAATCAATATGTTTAACAAGTAGAGCTGTCCGCCATGAAGTAACAAGAGTTTCTAACTCTTTTAGAGAGGCATTTCATTTAAGATGGTTAGCCCTCCAACTAATTACCCAAACATTTCCTTTAATGTATCCTTTTGATGCATCAATTCTATCTAATGATGGACTAGAATTTGAACGTTGTTTTTCAGATATAGATAAAGGTATATTGAAAATTGGGCAAAGGGTGGGAACGATAATATCGCTAAGTTCAATAGAAAATTCTATACCAGCTTTTTTGGCTCTTGCTTTAGCGCGCTGATAAAGTACCTTACTAGTATCTTTACTTACCCATCGAGTATAACGTGTGCGTCTAGCAGCAGGAGAAGAAGACGGAGATTTTTTCCACCATCCAGGATGATTTTTCTTCCACTGACGATGATGCTCTCTTTTTTCTTCAGGATTTTTATTTTGCATGAATGCTTTATATCATAATCCAATTTAAGTTTAAAACTCTCAACAAAAGATAAATAAAATGTCGAAATCTATTTCTTTGAAGATGTTTCTCAATCGCGCCGTGCATGCCAAAAGTGCTGAGGCTTTTTTGGAAGGTCATAGAGAATGGCTGGAGAATGGCGAACTGGCTGACGAGGCAATGCCCATTCTGGCAAAATTGGATGCCAAGGAAGTTCTTCCGGCTCCTAGCCTGGAAGCTTTGTGTCAGCTTGCTGCCAGCCATATGATCGCTCAGTTCAACTCTGAGCCAATCGATCAGGGTGAGCGCCAGTCGCGATCCTCGAAACCTTATGTTGCTGTCATCAAGAATGCCTTGGGCAATGTTGTTGTCGTGAAGGATGGCAATAAAGAAAAAGAACTTCGTTCTGGTTTCGATCGTCTTCAGGATGCTGAAGGTTGGGTTCAGCGGCGACTTTCCGAGACTAGCTCCATTTGGAATGGTGAAGTGACCTGCGCCAAGGTTCTTGATAAGGATGGCGCTCCGGTTGTTTTCAAGACTACCCGTGAGAATGCTATTCGTGCCCAGGCTCCCAAGAAGAAGAGTGCATTCATGCACACTCGTCGTGGTAGCGGTGGACTTTCCAATACCAAGGTTCCTGTCAATCCTACCCACGTTCGTTTCTCGCGAGGTTAAAGATGAGGAGTTTTTATTTTGTACTTCTTGTTGGTTTGGCTGGGTGCCAGCTCAATACACCACCTCAGCCTGGCTGGCATATTCAGAACAACACGGTTTGTTTCTCTGATCGTGCGGGGGTCGCTTCATGGAAGCATTGTGCTTCTCTGAGTGCAGATCAAAAGACGAATTGTCAGTCGAGAAGTTTGACCGATCAATTCGGTCATCCGTTTGACAGGACGCCGGTTGATGTGTTCTACCATTCTCCCAATGGTGTGTCCAAAGTGAAAGTCATCTCTGGAGAATACCAGGATAAAGAATTCTACTGCCCTACCGAACGGGTATGGAAGTAATATGAGCTGTCCATTTGATGTTGCGTGGGTTGGTTCTTGTAATTGGGAAAGTGTCAAGAATCATCCCATGTGCGAAAATCATATCGGTCTTAAATGTACTGTTTGTGGAAAGCAAGCGTACAAAGAATGTTCTTACATTTCAGATAAGCTTTGTCGAGCGCTGCTTTGTAAGACGTGCAAGCACGAACATGTTCGTGCGAAAATAAACCAAAAACCTGCTCCGTAAATAGGAAGCAAACAATAAAGGATCAATTTGAGTAAAGTGTTTGTATATGGATCACTTCGTCAGGGCGGGTCTCTGAACGGAGTTCTCTATAATTCTGAATGTGTTTCACAAGTTCGTACCAAGCCTGAATACACTTTGTACTCGCTAGGTGCTTTTCCATGCCTATGCGCTGGCGGGAAGCAAGCAGTACTCGGAGAAGTGTACGAGGTTTCAAAAGAAAAACTGGATCATCTAGATCGTATTGAGGGGCATCCGTATCTGTATGTCCGAACTCCAATCGTTCTGGAAGATAATACAGAAGCAGAAGTCTATCTCTTTCCTCAAGAGCCATTGAACAACGAAGTTGTTGAGGGTGGAGATTGGATTAAGTTTCAAGGATCAATCGATATCTTCTGAGGATTTATATGAAATATGATTCTCCACAAAATCTACAAGATGCGTTAGGGGCGGGCAGATCATATCCAACTTGTGATAGTTGGTATCCTTCTATTGGTCGAGGGCACTATCATAAACCAAAAGTTTTTGAGGAGTGTGAGTGCTGGGAATGCCAAACGATCCCTCGTGACAAACGCCAAGTAATGGCTGCTTATGATTGGGAAAAAGGAGGATTAGTAAAGTCGTTCATAACGATTTATAATACTGTCCAATACTTTAACCCTAAGTACTATCCTAAAGGATCAACGCCACCTCCTTACATAGCAAGGGTTTCTTTTTGGGGAGATGACGATTTTGGAATGGAGAAATTTTTTGAGTATGAAGAAGATGCGCGTTATTTCGTATGTCACCTACCTTCGTACATTTCTAAGGAATTTTTATTTGATAATGGTTTTTTAACAATATAAAAATTCCTTAGACAAAATGTTTGATAGTAACAAGTCTGCATAAACGAATAAATTCTTCAGATGTTAAATCAGATTTTCCTGCATTGATGGAAGTTAGTACCCATTGCAAATTGTCAATAGTATTTAATCCTCCTTTGCATTTTGGAATAATATGATCTAAACTTGCATTTTGTCCAACGATAAGCTGTTCTCCGGTATAAAAACATTTACCTTCTTGTTTGTCCCATAACTTTTTAATCGCTTCAACATTGGAAGTAGCTCCAGTGATTTGAGATGATTTTTGTAACCACCAACATGTTTCACAGTTTGTGATCCCGGGTATAGCAATACCTGTGGCGCAGTTACCACATAATCCTTTGGATCTTCGTGATGCGCGACGATCTTTCCAAGATGCATTACGTTTTTGCAAACAAAAATCACAATAGATAGATCCATTTTTTCTGATCGTTGGACGATTATTCGGGCAACTTATACATAATCCAAATTTTTTTCTTTCGTCATTTTTACTTTTTTGATATGATGTTTGTTGCTCAACAACATCATTGTTTTGTTTTTCAATCACATTCAACCATATAACATAAGGACAATATATATATATATGTGTGGCATTTCAGCTTACAGTGGTATCACCGATCCCAATGCTCGTACCATTCTGACTTCTTCTCTTGGGTCAGCTATTGTTTCGCGAGGCTTTGGTGGAGCTGGCTTTGTCAGCCTGGACGGTCAAGGCGGCGTTTTCCATCAGCGAACGATTGACCATTGGCGCAAAGCCGATGAAGCTTTTATTCAGGCAGCGGCGGAGCATGAAACGTGTATGATGCACTCTCGTGGTCCGATGTCGAAGGTTGACACTGATGTTCATCCTTTTCCCATCGTTCGTAACGATCAGATCGTTATGTGGGGCGCTCACAATGGTATGTTCGATGATGGTTGGGGTAGTGCCCGAGCCAACGGTCGACACATCACCGTGGATAGCATGGAGCTGTTCGAGCTTTTGGCTGACGGTCGTGTTGCCGATATGTCGAAGCTCCGTGGTTGGGGCGTCATTACTTGGGTGACTTCTGATGATCCCAATACGATCAAGATCTGTCGTCTGAATGGTAGTAGCGAACTGGTTGCAGCCCATCTGGAAGAGGGCGGTGTGGTGATTGCTTCGACCAAGGATATCTTGAAATTCGGAGTCTCTACGGCTCAGCTGAATATTCGAGAGATGATTCCTATGACGATTGGTCGTACCTATCTCATGAGCAATGGCAATATCACTCGTACTGACGAGGGCGTTACTCTCAAAGAAGAGTACATGGGTTGGGGTTCGTACGATTGATTCGTTGAACTGAAATCAAATTCAAAACTGAAAGATAGTTAATCTCGTGAAAGAATATACTGGTGGACTCCGTGCCGCGGGCAGCAAAGCTACTCAGAAGTTTGATCCGGCGGGCTTGGAAGATCTGACGGCTGTTATTGATCAGGTGCGAACTCGCTCTGAAGAATTGACTGCTCAGATCAATGCACTAAGGGAAGCTTCCCAACGTGGTTCGGAGTTCGCTATGTATATGAGAGCTAAGGCTCGGTTCATGACCGATCTTGAGTTTCTTTTCTTTCATGCTTCCGGTACGCTGCGTAAGACCGCCGAACTTAACTACGACTACAAGAGGTCTCTTGTTCTTGAACGAGTAGCTTTCGATTTTGGATATGGTTTTGCGATGGTATGATCTTAGCCATCAGGTTAATGATTGGGACGCGGTTCAACCAGAAGTTTTGGAAGTAAATCGACGTAACAGCATTATCCATGATGCATATAAAAAATGGCAAGGCACAGTTAATTTCAAGCATAACGAACTGTGTCGGGAGGGCGTACTCATTGAAGTTGTGAATGCTAGAGGAGAAATTTCTCAGTTTCTCATTGGTAGTATAAATGAGTCGGGTGGCGTTGGTAGTGATCATGGCTTCATTGATGATAGTGATATCATCAAAAGATGCTGTGTAGTTTGGTCAAAAGAAAAAGGAAAAGAGTTGAGTCATGAGTAGCAAGATCAAGGCGCGCCAGGATAAGAAGCCCAAGAGATTTATTCCCGATTATTCCCCTGAAAAAGGAGCATCAAAGGCGCGAAGAGCGAACAACACCCATCACAGTAGAGAAGATAAGCGAGAGGGTAACCGCCGTGACTGGCGGAACTTTGAAGGTCGTTAATAGGTAGAGGGGTTATGAGCGAGTCAGTAGAATCTATTCTTGATAGAGTACAGAGAAATACTATTGCTGTACGCCATACCTTAATTGGTAAGGGTTGGTTTACTGCGCTCGAAGCTATGGAACTCGGAGCCAGTCTCCACAAAGGCAAACGAAAAGATGGAAAGACTCCTGAGTTTTTTCATCAGATTGAAATTGCTGGGTTTCTACTGACCATCGCTGATATGCTTCTGTATCCTGAAGATACGATTGCGGTTTCTTTTCTGCACGATGCTCCAGAAGATTATGATATTGGATTCGAAGAACTAGAATCTAAATTCAATGGTAGAATCGCCCGAGCAACTAAGCTGATTACTAAGACCCATCGTGGTAAAAAGGTCCTGCCAGAAGTATACTTCTCTGAAATGGTGGATGATGCAATCTCTTCTGTAGTAAAAGGAGTGGACAGAATTCATAATCAAGGAAGTATGTTGGGAGTCTTCCCTCGTGCTAAACAAGATCTTTATGTGGATGAGACTACAAATCTTATTCTTCCTATGCTCAAGAACGCTAGGAAGAAACATTTCAGGCAATATAATGCCTACATGAACATCATGTTCGTGTTGAAAGGGCAGCTCAGCATGATTGCTGCAATGCATGCCGCTTTAGATAAGGAAGAAGAGCATGCCGCTTTAGATAAGGAAGAAGAGCATGGCGCTTGATAGATATACGCACGATAGACGCGAGCAAACATCAGATGCTATGATTGCTTTTGCAAAGAGCTTGCAAAAACTGATTTCTCTGAAGTATGGTGGCAATTGTATTCTTCGTTTGGAATATGAAACAGCTCCCTATGGAACAGAGAGCGCAGAGGTCATGGTCTTTGTTCAAAGAGATGAAGACGAGGGTTTCTATTTCCTTAACAACGTACAGATAAATACTTTGGATGACGCGATTCAAGTTTGGTCCATGGCTTGTGCAAATGTGATTAAACCGATCGCTTCAGATGAAAAGCGAGAAGATGATTTCGAGGAGCTTGGAGCGGAAGCAATTCCTACTTCTCTGGAAGAAATTCTAGATGCTTACGGTCCTTCTGATGACAAAGGAACTCATGACAACGATGATGATCGTGAATCAATCGTTACTGAATTCTTGAATTCAAGAAGAGAAAAAGATACTCTTGAGGAAAGCGAAGAGCCAACCATTTATGAAGAGTATCACGGTCAAACTTTGGAGTTGAAGCCGCCTCGTGATGATGACCCATCAGATAACGAGGGGCTAGAAGATGTGACGGATGATGAGCAGAATCAGCATGGTGCTGAAGCCGCGTAATCGATGTCAGTAATTGAACCACATGGTTCAGAAAGATTGTATCAATATGAGTGAGATTTCGTACGAAACCCTTACGGCTTACGCTGTGAGAAATGCCGATGGTAAGGTTGATTTTGATTCTACCATCAAGAAGTTCAGTACTCGTCTCGTCGAGTTCGAGGCTGCGGTGGAGAAGGAGGAGGGTGCTATTGCTTCGGCAGTGACCGACACTTTCGACAAGTTGCTTGCGGACGAGGCGACCAAGGGCATGAATCAGAACATGGACACCATCGTGTTCCTGGCTGTTCAGGCACTGGCTCCCAATGCCGGTAACTACAAGATTCTGTCCGACAGAATCAAGAACTGGCTCCGCATCAATTCGGATCAGCCGAAGAAGATGTCTGAGGATGGTAAGACCGTGCTGGTTGAGGCTGAGAAGCCCCGTACCCGCATGTTCGGTATCTTCAAGGGTAAGGGCGGCGGCGTGAAGCGCTGGTCGGATTTCCCGGAGACTGCTGTCAAGCCTGAGGAGTGATTCGATCAGAGATAGGGAGCGGAACTACTTCTGCTCCCATTTTCGGGAAGATAATTCAAAAAGAGACATAGAACATCGGTGGTCGACCGAGATGGTAGTTCAATCCTATCTCTTCCCTCTATGTGCGTTGGTCTAAACGATGACAACATGTAGTACCATAACTAGTAGCTGCAAGCCCCCTCTAGTTATCGTGCTACTGAGTTCACTAGGGCAAGAGTGCTTGCAAACTCTAATAACAGAAGAGCCCTGTTACGCACATTTTAACTTAAAGGCTTTTTAACAATGGAGCCCTGACAAGTTAAACCGACGGGCAAGAATCCGTGCGGATTTAACAGTTGTCATTAAATCAAACGTTCGAGGACACCTATCGTTGTTAGCGCTGACATAGTGGTGTGACATTCGGGAGAGCCCGCGCCCTCAAAGATAGAGGGTGGAGATATATTAGGGTTTTGGAAGCCCAACCTCTGACCGGGGTGTAATGAGGTTCGATCCCTCAATGTATCGCTGATGAATGTTATGTTGAGCGGGATTGCTCACGAGGTAGCTCCTTGTATCGCGGTTCGAGTCCGCGTTGGTCCCAGGGCGGGTATGTGGTTCGAATCCATTACATGACTTTCATCTTCAATTAAACAACAGTTCTTACCCAGAATTTGGAAATGAAATGATTCCCAAGGAAGAAGATTACGTTCCCGGTGATTTGGTTTATAAGAGCGCGAGGTGGGCGGCAGCTTATCCTACGTGGAATGTTTCGCGTGGAGTCATTATGACTTCTAGAAAATCTATAGTGCTTGATAGTTCTCTTGGAGCTAGCGACCGAAACATGTATCAAGAAAGATACGGAAAACAGGAATGGTATCCTTGTTTTGAAATCCTCATCGCTACACCTCAAGGGAATTATCGAATTAGCCAATTCGGATTTAACAAGGACAATGAGGAGGAGCACTCGAAATGAGTAAGTTGGAAAAGAGCTTTGAAAAAGCTTACAAGCAGTATGGTACGAAAATTGCTGGTAAAGTGAAGACCGCATATGATTCCGTCGGGGATCCAGCAAAACATGCGGTCGGTGCCAAGGCATTGGTTGAGGCTATCGCCATCTCTGATGCAAATGGTATTCCCTTCACCTCTCAAGTAGTTACAATAGGTAATTACTTGATGCTGGCTGACAATCAGTACATTCCTGAGTCTTATTTTATCAAGTTCAAGGAGCTTGATAATAACAAGGCTTCCGCAGTAACTTCGGTCACCGTCGAAGCTCTGAACAAATATACTCCTCCTAGTAATTTCAACGAGCACTATGATGACGATGGCGAAGATTATGACGATGAGGATGATGAGGATGAGGATGATGAGGATGATGAGGATGAGGATGAGGATGAGGATGAGGATGAGGATGAGGATGAGGAGGATGAGGAGGATGATGATTACGATGATGAAGAAGAGTGATTCAGATCAAGCAATAACCATCTGAGTTACTAACAGATTCAAACTAATAACAATCAATCAGAAAATTGGAACACAGATTATGCTTGAACAACTAGTGGAAATGGGCAACAACGCTCCCCGCGTATTTGTTTACAGCACCGGAGCTGGTGCTGGTATTCAAGAAAAGATCTGGAGAACACTGGGCTGTTCTAATTTTCTGATTGGCTGCGGTTTTCCATATGCCGGATCTCAAACTAGTAAATACATAGGATATACTCCAGAACGATTTGTAAATGGAGATGTTGCTATGGAACTGGCAATGGCAGCTTACATTGAAGCTTATGAGCCAGGTAGAAAAACTATTGGTGTTGGATTAAGTTGCTCGGTCGCCTCTCTAGAAGCACACAAGGGAGCCCATCGCATCATTGCTTCCAGCTTCTCTGATAATGAATGTTTGACTTTCGCCGCCGAGATTCCTAAAGGATATGGTTTAGGTCAACGTGTGACCGATGGTAATTTGGCTGATGAGATTGGTGTTGCAACTATTCTCAAAGCCGCAGGTCTTTGGAGCGAAAACCAAATGATCGCCTCTTCTATTCATCCAGAAGCTAACATGGAAATCATACCTCCTCTGAGCGAAGGTGATATAAAACCAACCTCATATTTCATGAGGTATTCTCCTGTGAATACTGCTGATCGAGCCAAGGAACTGATTCTCTCTCGGTCGTTGTTCTCTGCAAATGGTTCAAGAATGTCTGAGAGCAAAGTTGATGACAGCAAGGTAATTCATTATCCTGGCAGTTTCAATCCTTTGCACTTCGGTCATATTGATGGATCTGAAGCTATCAGACAAACAGCAGCCAAACGGTTTGGCGAGTGTCGAGATATCGTTTTTGATACCGTTGCTAATCCTCCGCACAAAGCTGCGCCAACTGCCGCTCAATTGCTTGACAAGATCGCAATGATGCGTGGTAGGAATTTTTGCCTCACTTCTAATGATCCCTTGTTTATCGACAAGGCTAGGAAACATCCTGGTGCATGGTTCGGTCTCGGAGCCGATATGCTGATTACTATGCTGGACCCCAAGTGGGGTGTAGATCCAATAGAACTTCTTGCTGAGCTTCAAAAGCTTAATGTTAAGATATTTGTTTTGGGTCGTTGTGTCAAAGGAGAGTTCATCACTTTGGAAGACATTGTCGTTTCCAATAAGGTGATGTTGATGCCGTATCTTGACACTCTATTGATTTCTGTTCCTGGAAGGTGGGATATTAGTTCGACGGAAATTCGAGCTAGATCCAATTAATCAGGTACTGATAAAAAAGAAACATATCGTTATGATGAATGTCTTATATTAAATATTAATATACAATAGGACGTTTATTGTATCGGTATGGGGTGGCACCGGAGCAGTCGGATTACGTGCGACTATTAGTTTGGTAGAACTAGTAGGTGGTTTAATTGCCCCGGCGCCATCATCTTATCTAGGTAGCTCAATGGCAGAGCTTCGCATCTAAGCGAAAGACATGAGTTCGATCCTCATCCTAGAACCTAATAAACGAACGAAATGGTGATAAAAAATGGAATATGAATGTATCGTGACTAATCGTGGCACTCCCGAGATGTGGCGAGTCAAACATAAACCTTGTCAGCGGGTATTCGCTATCTGCACAGATGGTGATAAAGTATATCTAACTGGTACCCATCCACCAATCTATCAAAACAATGATGGATATAGTTTGGAAAAATCAGAAGGATCAATTGAAGTATATCCGCCAGGAGCTTGGTTTACTATTGAGTTCTTCAATGAATACTACATCAAAGATTGTTGAAACTTGTCTTTCTCTTTGAAAGAAAATAAAAAATGAAATCATTTGTGTCTGCATTGGCTGCATGTGTTTTGCTTTTTCCAGCCGAAGTTAGGGCGGAAGATAGGACGCTGAATGATTTCACATTCAGCGTTCCATTCAATGCTGATCCTGGTTTCATTGAAAACCGTTTTGGATTCAAACAACTTGTCACGCCTAGCCTACCCATCAGTGGCGGACTCACTGCTTTTACTATGGGCGAACAGGTTGCTGTAGACATTAAACTTCATGATTATATTGGAGTATCCGGCAAGTTCTTGGGCTCATTTCAGGCGGGTGGATCATCGGCAGGAGATGATTATCATCTTGCTGCCGGATATGCTATCAAAGCAGATGGCAGTATCAATGTAAAATTCTTTAGAGCTGAAGAAATCGGTGCTCAATGGATTTTTCATATCAAAGCTTCTTATCGAAAAAATCAAGGTATACTCGCTGATACTGGTGGCGTTGCCATTAATTTCGATAATGACTATTACAAGGACCTTGTTGGTAAGAAGAATATCAAACCAGAAGAAGTTGCCGATCATTTCAAAGCTGATCTGAAGAAGACTTTGAAAGAAAGTTTGTCGAAACTGACTACTGGTAGTCAAGCCACCTATGTTTCAGGTGGAGGATCTGTTTCTTGGATTGAGACGTTCAACCATAATTTTGCCATGCAGGCATCATCTGGTTTGATGATAGGTCCGAATACAATCAAAATTGGAGATGTGGAATCTCCAGCCATTCAATCCGTCGAATATAGTGCTGGCATCGCTGGCTATGTTTCTTTGGATCCTATTACTCCAATCACGTTTTGTATTGAATACGAACATACTGTGGTTCCAGGAAGTAAAAATAATCTTGTTCTGGCAAGTCTAATCTTCAATAAAAAGAATTCCCCAATTGCAGTAACGGCAAGTGCTGGTAGATATTCTATTGGAGATGAGAACACTCCCATCGGTGCGGTGGGTATAGACTTATACTTCTAAACAAAAGGTTAATATGTATCTCAGCATAGATATGGATAACTATCCATTGCCGCTCTTGCCAATGTCTCGTGACTTGGTTGATAAGTTAATCGAACTACGTGTCGTGACTCTGATGATGTCTTCAGAGGAAGAGGATTTGAATTTCCTCCGCGCACATGAAGTAGAAATTGATCCAGCTCATTCAATCATAATTGAGCTGGGATGGAAACGTCCCCGAGGCGCACATGGACTTGATGTGGACTTTTCCATCTATGAAACAGGAGCCACAACAGATGAAGCTATCGAGATCGCTATTAATCAGTTTCAATTTCATCTGGAACATTTTCCAGACGATCCTCTCAATACTTTTAAGGAGATCTAGAAAAATGTCTTTCCGAATTGTTCCGTATAAAAAGGGCAGTGAAGGTGCAAAGCTGCTTGCCTTGAAGATGACCGAGATTAGTGGTAAGAAGGTTGCCGCCGGTGATCCTAGCTATGACCATCGCAACCTTCTTTGGGGAACTACAAAGTATCCCTTGCTGAATTTGCAGCCAGCTGCAAGTATCGCTATTGCTCAGAACAAATTGAGCACGCTCAACAAGCTGAAACAGTCTGACGTTTCTGTTCCTGAATTCACTACTCTCAGAGCAACGGCAGAGGAGTGGATTAGAAACGGCACGGTAGTCGTGGCTCGCACGCTACTGAACGCTTCTGAGGGGCGTGGAATCGTTGTTTGTCGTACGGTTGAGGAACTTGTTCCGGCGCCTTTGTATGTCAAGCTGGTTACCAAGGATAAAGAATTCAGAGTTCATGCCTGTAATGGTGTGGCTATTGATTTGCAGGAGAAGCGTCGCCGTAATGGAGCGCGTAATCCTGATGGCTCACGAATTGACGGTATGATTCGCAATATCGACAATAACTGGGTTTTTTGCAGGAACGGTATTGCTGAGCCCCGAGGACTGAGAGATCTGGGTATTAAAGCCGTTCAAGCCCTGGGTCTGCTGTTTGGTGCAGTGGATATCATTTACAACAGCCAGACCGGGCTAATGTATGTTTTGGAAGTTAATACCGCGCCTGGATTGTGTGAAAGCACCGCGACTCGGTATGCTCAGGCGTTTCTGGCGCTGTGAGTAAATGACTCCCTGGATCTGTCCGATCCATTCATTGAGGTGACAACTCATAGGGAGTTCTAAGGAATTGTAATATGGACGAAGACGAGGATGACATTGAACAAGTAGATGCGCCAGCACCAGCTGAGGTGCCAGCTCCAATCGCCCAACCTGCCCAGCAAGTAGTTGAGAGAGGCGGCTTTGCAGCTTTCCAAGCCGCATTGGTTGCGGCAGGCGAAGCTGCCAGAGTAGTTAATCGCAACGTCATGAATTGGGGACGTATTGAGGAAGCAGATCGGCAAGTAGATCAACTTCTTGAGGAAGAGGAACAGCTTGTCGATGAAGCTTTTCATGAAGCGGAACATCGACGTCTTCATGATATAGAAGCGGGTCAAGTTCGACCACGAGGCATAAATTGGTTTAGAGAGCTGGCTGTTAACGGCGGTGTCTTCGGCAGAGAAATTGCACCGAGACAAGCGGTTCCACAACCTGCGCTACCAGGACCATATGTGCCATATGTAGCGTATCAGGAACGAGTACAAGATCCAATCTTCATCAACGACGACGATATACAACGAGCAGCAGCAAGACTTAGGGAACAATTGAATGTTCCCGATCCATTCAACGAGGAAGACCCAAGAGCGGTAGGAAATGATATGAATTACGATCAATTGGTGAGACGTTTTCCAGCTTTGACTGATCGGTATCTTCCCGATCTTTCCAACCGGAACAACGCAGCCCGAGCACTTCAGCAGTTCGATCTCGATCAGTCTGGTAATGCTGTGGAGCGTGATCTGGAGCGTAATGCCCTCACCCTTTACCTCGCCGGTCATGCTCAGGCAGCTAACATCAACTATGCTTGGTGTGCCGAATGTGAGATGATGATTGGATTTGAAAATCATACTCACTGTCCGTTTTGTACCTATGCCATGGTTGAGCGTGGTGAGGGTGAGGCTCGTGGATCTCATCATCGAGATGGTTGTGCCAATTGTGGCGAATGCTGTCGAGTGAAGGGTCACCAGCACTGTCCTTCTTGTGATGCCCACATGGAACGAGGTTGTCGTTATTGTGGTAAGTGCGCAGCATGTTGTGCATGTGTCCTGTGCACTGTGGCGGGTTGCCAGTACATGCAGGAATGTGAGGATTGCAAGAAGTGCTATGAACACTGCACTTGTGTGGCAGTTGCATCTTCTGATCCCACTGGCAAGATTTATCCTGCGGGGAAACCTAGCGAACGTCGACAGTTTGATTCTGAGAGACTCTCTGGTATTGAGTGGGAGTACAATCGTGCGGCTGATACACGTGCCATGGATCACTGGTGTAAAAAGTGGCGCGGTCATATCCACCGTGACGACTCTTGTGGTTTTGAAGCAGTGAGCGCTCCGGTGGCTGGTGATTACATGGTCCGATGTATCACCTCTCTTGGAAAGGTTCTGACTCGGGCGACGATTGATGATCGATGTTCGATTCATACCCATGTTGATGCCAAGGATCTTCAATGGACCGATATGTTTCGATTCTTGGACCTGTACGCCAGAGTCGAGCCCATCCTGTACATGATTGCTGGACAGGAGCGACTTGATAACAGATATGCGGTTCCGATTGGTAAGGAATACGCAGTTGCATTGAAGCGAGTTGATCGCAAAGATGCTATCATGGCAGTAGCCTTCTGCCCTCTCGAAAGAGATGGTCGTAAGCACACTGTGACTACGATGCCTGATCACGGCAGAAACTCTCAGAGAGAGAAGCCTGGACGGCGCGCTGATAATCATCAGTATTGTCGGCGTAAGGGTCTCAACATTCTTCCTTGGTTGGCAGGACGAGGTCCCAGACCTCAGACTCCCATCAACGCTCCGGTCAAGGCTGGAGATACATTGGAGAAGTTGGCTCACCGTCACGGTGTATCAGTGGCAGCTCTGATGCGTTGGAACAAGGTCAAGCCCGGTGGTAAACTTGGTAAGACTATCGTTATCAACAAGAGAACTCTTGCACCTGACACTACGGTGGAATTCCGAATCCATCCGAACACTCATGACCCGATTCGAGTAATCAATTGGGTTAAGATGGTGAATCAGTTGGTAGAATGGGCTGCGACGAAAACAGATAAGGATCTGGAGAGCTTGCCGAAGTCTCCGCTCCGAATTCTGTGTGAGCATGTCGTACCTGAGTGTGCTCCTTGGATCATGGCTCGGGTCAAAGAATGGCGTAAAGAAACGGCGAGAAACATCGGGCGTCAAGCCCGCCGAATTACCATTAAGGGTGGAAAGTACGTGTACTGAATTAACTGTCAGATGAATGATTCTTATTGATTATGTACAGCAACGGCTTTACAAACCTCAATGAATTGTTCATCTGACAAAATTCCCTTCCCACTATTTACAGAAGTATGAAGCCATCTGAGGTTTTCAATTTTATTTGAACCGCCTTTTGATTTCGGCATGATGTGATCAATACTAGCATTCTCCCCAACAGTTAAAGATAAACCACTAAGCGCACATTTCCCATCCTGTTTCCTCCATAACTCTTGGAGCGGCTGAATGAGTGCAGTGGAACCAAAAGTAGATGCTTTTATTGACCACCAACATTTTAAACAAAGAACAGTATCACCGATAGGTATACCTGTTGCGCAGCTTCCACAACCGCCAGAAGATACTCGAATTTTTCTTCGGACGGATTCCCATCTTCTACGTTTTTGTAAATGCACAATACAATATGTTGTATTTTCATGACGCGGATCATTACAAGAAGAACAGCAGCCTGTTGCAAGGCGTTTTTCGCGAAGAGCTTTTTGTAATAAGTTAGTTTTTGATTTTTTCATAGTTTAACCCCATAAAGATATTCACATAACATATAACACGTTATGTGCGAGTTTGAAAGGAAATAACACATTATGTGCGGGCTGAGTGGTTATATTGGTTTGAGTTCTTCTACGGAAGATAAGTTGATGTTGATCCTCGGTCTCGGGGACGGTATTGACAACCGCGGAGGTCACGCTTGTGGCTATGCTGCCATCGCAGAGGACGGAGATTTCCGATACGCTCGAAAGAGTGGTACTTGGATTCGTTCTCGTGTCAGGTTCGTTGAGGGCGCTGCGGGTCATATCTGTATGATGCACGCGCGTTGGGCTACTTGTGGAAATCGTGAAGATCCCATGAATGCTCACCCGTTTGCTATTCGTCGCGGTGGACGTGTAGTGATGTGGGGCGCCCATAACGGTATGGTTCCGGATGCTTTTGCTAGCGCCAAAGCTCATGGTCGTGAGGTCGCCGTTGATAGTCAGGAAATCTTTGAGCTGTTGGCAGACAAGGATTACGAAGGTATCCGGTCTCTGGCAGGTTACGGCGTGGCGACTTGGATTGATACTGATCATCGCGATCGTGTTCATCTGTGTCGTCTCTCTAGCAATTCCGACATCTGCGTCGTCTCTGTCAAGGGTGGCGGTTTGGTGTGGGCTTCTACCTGGAAGATCCTCAAGGATGCGCTTGCGGTGGCTGATCTTGAAGTCGAGCGCGAGTTCAAGATTGATGAGATTGGTCGAGTATATCGTTTGAGCGCTGACGGCGTGCGAAAGACCAAGCTCGGCGATATCAAGGTTGGATATCGTGCTCGTGGAATGAAATCTTCGGGATACTCTAGCGGTCCCGAAGCCGCCAAAGTAAGCGACATGGAGATTGATGAGGACGCTCTCGTCGAGACCAAAAATCCTGGCGAGAGCGAACGAACCCAAAGCACCTCGTACTCTCCTTACATGAATGAGTATCAGCATTCTAATACTCCAGTACGTACCTCCGCCCCCACTGTGACCAGAGAAAAAGGGGATCCCAAAAAAGAGTACGAGGATATAGAAGAGTATTACCGTGGCATGGGCTGGTGTGACTGATCTTCTCTTAGAGAGCTTATCTTAAATTTTGCCCGGGCGGGTCTCCGGGCAAAACCATTTCAACCCAACAACTAACTTAAGGAGGTGGCTGGCATGATCATTGTCACTCAAAATTCCACTTATGAATTCGATAGCGATCAAGAAAGATATCGTAAAATTAAACCTAGCATTGGAATATGGAAAACCTATCATGGTTTTCTAATGGACCCATGTATTGGTAATAGTTTACGTATCATACGTGACGCCAATACATTGACAACTACTTCTAGAATTACTCAGATTTTTGGAATCGAAGATGAGTAAAAGAGTTCCTTACGAGCAAGTAGCTATTCAAATGGATCGACTTTGGAATGTTAAAATTGATCCTACTGATGAAGCGGCAATGGAGAAACATTGTGATCTACTTCGAGGATATGTAGAAGGTTGTGGTTGGGATGTAGATGATTACATTCGACGAATGATGGACTTTCCTTCGTCGAAAAATTAAGGACATCATCTATGGAAGATACAAAAGTTACGTGTGCGTGCGCAGACGTATACAAAACTCTCCGTTGGGAGAGCGAAAAAGTTTCAGAACGTTTCAATGCTGAGTATCAGTATTGTGATTGTTCAAATTGTAACAAATCTGTTTACGCCGGAATTTGCCGGATGGCAGACAAACTGAATCAGAATAAACGTCTGAGTGCAAAGGAACAGAAGAATATGTCGTCAAAAGATAAACTTACGGTCAGCAAAGCTATCAAGTCTCTCCACGCCAAAAATGGCAAGGGCTTGAGTCTCAAAGAGTTTGCTCGTCGTTTGGTGCGAGATGGTAATGAGCTTGCCAAGGATTGGTTTGCCAATAAGGGCGGGGCTACCGTTGAGGCTCGATCGAAGTTGAAGGAAGAGCGAATCACCGCGGAAAAGGCTGCTACTAAGAGCGCCAAGAAGTCCAGCAAATCCGGCGCGAAGAAGTGATTCTTCTTACCAAATAAAGGAAAACAGAAATGTCTATCAATGTAATTGATCTGATGAATCTTTTGAAGGCTCAACCTAACGGACTCGTGGTTCGCCTTGTTACTCGTAACGTGCCTGAAATGAAGAACGCAAACGGTTGTGTGACCGCACGCGCCTATACTTTCAAGGAAGATATCTATTCTGTTCTAAATGTCTCTGACTATGGCGATGGAGAGATGTACGTTTCGTTCTTGCTATCGACCGGAGCACAGGATTGGGCTTATGTTCCGAATGATTTTCAGTTCGTTGTTTTGAATGACGAAGAGAAGAAAGAATTAGAGGCAACCTTCGAAAAGCGCCAAATGGAAAATCTTCATTCCCATTTGGTTCACTCTGGCTCGGTTGGTGCTTGGGCTGAGTTTTTCGTTGTGAACGATAAGAATGAAGTTATTCCTGGAGACCTGATTTCCAAGCGTTCGACCGGACCTGGAAATCGTTATGGTACTATCTCTGCAAGTGGCAATGCGTCAAGTGTGGAGTTTCAGACGACCTTCAATAGCTGTTTGGCTGGAACCATTGATAGCATGGCGTGCGGACTCAAGAGCGCGTATGATCAGGCACGGGAGAAATTCCCTACTGCCAAAATCTCTACACAGTCTGTGAAAAAACTTCCTCTGGAAGCACTCAAGGCTCTTGACGAGACGTCATTGTCATTGAAGAAATTTGATGTCAAAAACGCATATGGTTTCAAACGCAATGCTGAGGTTGACATTCCGATGCGCGCTTGCCAGACGGCTTTTCAGTTTCAGTTGAATGGCATGATTGGTCTTTCTGATGATCGAGCTAAGTCGATCACTAAGACTATTGACGCTACTCTGGGCGTCGCATGTGTCTCGCTTCTTGCCAAGTATAACCAGCTTGATCGTGTTAAGCTGGGTGGTTTGCCTGGTGATTATCGAACTACTCCAAACCAGTTGGAATATTATGGTTTGGGAAACACCTGGATGATGCACCCCATGTGCGCTAACCTGGTCTTTGACTTTGCGCGTAAATGCGCAGTGTTTGGAGAAAAGGGTTTTGGCAAACATTGGATTGCCTCTGAGGATGAGGTCGTCAGTTGTATGATGGAGCTGAATGTCGATCTCGCTCGGGAGATCATGGGTCGAAATAAGGACATCATGATAAAGATGTTCAAGGCTGCCTGGCCAATTTGTCGTGGTGATTCGGCTACTGGTGTTCCCAACCTTAGCAACGATATCAAGCCGGAGAAGGCTCAGGAATTTGTCTGGGAGGTATTCAATAACGGTATTGAATCCGTTCTGGGAGACATCTCCGAGAATATGACTTCCAATTGGACCATGGATGGCAAGTGGATCCGTCACTCGGAAGGTGATGATAAGAACGTTTGGAGAACCATCAATGCGCGGCACGGTGCGCGTAAGTTCACCAATCAGATTATCTACGGTTGATAACAAGTCTGCAGGGGAGGGAAACCTTTCCCTCCCCTGCACTTACCGATTCTCTTCTGTCTCAAGAAACAGTTTGGCATTTGTCAAACATAAAATATCGTTATTAAACAATGCTAGAGCCTTGTTACATTTTGAACAAAGTTCATCACGAATTTTTCTGTATTTGTAATTTTGATCTTTAAAGATAGTCTCATTAGAAGATTTATTGCAGATACGGCAAGTATTTGTATGCACATGCACATCTGTTTGTAAAGATAAATATTTCCAAGTTTCTCCGTGCTTAATAGATGAAATAGTTGATCTACTAACTTCATATATTTTAGCAAGTTTACTTTGAGATAAAAGAGATGACTTAATCTCTAATACCTGAGTTTCTGTTAACTTAGTTATGTAATCATGGTTTCCTCTTCTTTTCTTTTCACGGTCAATAGCATTTGTTTGATGTGTACCTGTAAATAAATGATTTGGATTAACGCAAATAGGGTTATCACACGAATGACAAATGATCATCCCATCTGGAATCTTTCCTTTGTGTAATTCGTATGAATACCGATGCGCCACAGTATGCCCAAGGTCTTTGCTGATACGGAAATAACCGTAGCCATTATTGCCTTGCCGACATGCCAACCATATCCAACAATTGTTGTCATCAGATTTTTGTACTTTTTTCCAAAATCTGATCTCAGCATCTTCTGAAGTAAAAACCATGTTTATGTAACCCCTTTCATAAACATATTTCATTATTAATAGAAAGTATAAAAAAAATGTTTAAATGTCAAATAACTGGTAAAATGAGTAAGCCTGGTGAGAAGTCGAATAAACTGGTTCTCGAAACTAGAGAGAAAGTTTATTATGGTTTCGTCCTCAATGAAGAAACCGAAGAAATGGAAGAGGTTGAAGTCGGTCGTGGCTTCGAGGTAGTCAAAGAAGTAAATGCTACCGACGAGGGAGCGAAGATTTGGCTGAGCCGGCAGGGTCTGAATCCCTGATTGAATAATAGTTTGCGGCTTCTATTCAAAAAGCCGCACTGTTTGTAAAACTAGATTGTTGATCGCGGAAGCTAGCCAAAAATGAATAAGGAAGAATCTTTTCAAAATCAACTTGATATCCTTAATGATAAGCTATCAAATTCTCGCAGCAAGATTTCTGTACTGAAGAGAAAGCTCACAGATGAAGAATCGCGCGCGATTGAATTGCAACTAGTTAAAGCTTCTTTATTGGAAGCTTGGAGAAAACATAAAGCTTCTTTACCATCTTGTTCAGAAAAAGAACAGAAAGAAAAAGAAATTGATGAGGAGTTTCTTCGGAAACTTCCGTTTCTTTTGGAGAAAGTATAATGTCAGATCTGATTTCTCATTCCGCCACGGTATCTTTTCGATACCTTGATGGAGGATATTACGAAGATGATCCTGTTTTTTCTTATAAAGGACCTGTAGGCGAGGCTTATGTAGAGCTTACAGCACCTAAAGTGCCGGGCAGACATAATGGAAACGTTAAAGTAACAATTACCATTGAGCCAGTTGAAGATGCTAGACATATTTGGATTGAATGTGAAGATGAATCTTTCAACGAAATGTGTTTGGCTTGTGGCGTGGTGGCAGAACATGATGACTGGAATGGGGTAAAGCACCCTGATACTTCTTGTCCTGGTGAAAAGGAATAACAAATGATTGGATATTATTGTTCTACTTGTGGTACAGAACATAGACACCTGGGTGATTGTCCATACTCAGGTGGATATGGACACGATACTTATCGTGGCGCACCGGAACGTGATTACACTTCAGTTTTTATTCCTTCCGACATAAGGGTTAAAGAAACTATTACTGTACAGTTGCCTTCTGGAGATCGCATAACTCTTAAAAGGATTGATTGAATGTCAGTAGACGATTTTGAAAAGGACGAAAGCGATGAGTAATGAAAAATGGGAAGCTCATAAAAAACTAGCAGAACGTGTTAGAGATTCTTTGGAATCTCGATTGGAATCGAATCCTAGTTCCATTTTTCTGAACGGTAATGGTCATTCGTTGAACGAACGAAGTATAGGTCATCTTAGCCTATTGAATTTTATTGTTTTTCCGGAAGATGATCTAATCAAAATCGAACGTGGGGAAAAAGTTGAACCGCAACCTTTTTCTTTTGGTGGCGGACAATGTTGGTATTGTGGAGATTATTATACTAGTACATTCGATGGTGTGACTATTACTGCCGATTCGAAATGCAAATTCCCGGTGGAATTCAGGAGCATTCTTTTGAATTGAATGTCCCTTCTGGTCGGATGGTTTTTGCAAATGATCTGCGGCAGTGGTTTCAGATGCACACCGATTTCAACATTAATGCTGATCTTGGAAAAGTTAAAACCACAGAGGCTTATGCTAAGATCGGAATGGCTCATGCTTTTGTCGGCAATTCTTGCCCTGCTGTTTATCAGGTGGATGATTCAAATCTTTCCATTTCTAGACATGGATCAGAAGCCGGCGACGAGTGTTATGATTCAGAAGTTGACGATTATGTTGAGTTAACCAAAGAGCAAGCAGAAGCGAGAACTCCTCCAGGCAAAGAAGTTGGGTATATTTGTACTGATCTTTGGTGGTATTCAGTTGTTGATTATGATGATTTTCAACGCCACTTTTTGGAAAAAGGAACTGAAAAACAGTTTCTGAAATACATCAAGGATAGCTGTAACGTAGTCTCTGTTAAACCTGGGACATATAAGTTTACTCATCGTGAGGACCGTGAAGATAAAGAAAAAGGTATGAAACCTTTTCACTATGCCACAATCATATGGGACCGAGATTCAGAAGGTGTTGATCTTTTCTCTGAATATAAAAAGATCAATTATACCATTGGTCAGTGCTGGTTGGCGAACAAACTTCGTCAAGCTAAATATTTTGAGAAAAATAGAGATCTCTCTCTTGAAGAGCATATAGAAAAATACAAAGCTTTGGCGCCAGAAGCATTAGAGGAATTAGCAGCGAGCTATTATTCCGATATCTTCTGTAGTTTTGATCTTGGCTCCTGGCATCCGAATGGTTGGGCTGGTGGTCAAGAAATGCCTGACAACCTTCCTGATTTTACTCTACCTCCCTTGACCAGAAAACATTTTTGGTGGGATATGAACGAAGAATATTGTGGTCTTTTCTTGGCTTCTACAGGAGAAGAATCATATTTGGGATTTAATATTCCTACACTGAATGAAAGCTTCTTGACAGCAGCTTATGAAATGTGTTATTCTATTTTGAAGTTCGGAGCTGATGGATTTAAAAAAGCTGTGGATGATCCTAAATCTGAAAAAGAAAAACAGCAACTGACACTGAAAGCCCTGAAAAATCTCAACAAAAGATTCCCAGGAACCTTGCCAGAAAAGTGTAAAGAGTTTCTGTGAACGAGGTATTGCATCATGTCTAAAAACTTTATAGAAAAATTGAAAAGCAGAATTCGTGCCCAGAAGGATGGTATTCCTTTTGACAAAAGTGAATCCTATTATGATTCAGAAGACATGAGGCAAGTTCCGTTTGATTTCTTTTCAAACAGATATACTGATCGTTACAAGGACGCAAAAGAGATTGAACAAGAAGCTTTTGTAAAAAAGTATTTTGACATGTCTTGCGGGTACTTGCATTTAAGCTGGGATATCGATGCCTTTTGGACAGAGGTTGCGGAGAAGGTAATGATCCCATATGTTCAAGCAATTTATCGCGAGCTGGTCCGTCTAGGTCATGATGAATCTAATCCATGTATGTATGGTGATGCGGACGGTGATATGTTCTGGGTCCCAGCTCCAAATCCAGATACAATGGTTTTAGTTCAAAAAGATCAGCAAGGTAGAAAGTACCTTTACGTTTGCACTGAAAATGGAACTGTCTACGATTACCCATCCAGCAGATGGAATTTTCATATCCGCCAGTTCTGGGAAAGATATCAAGACGACCCAGAAAATTGGAGGTTGGATGAATTGTACTCATGTTATAGCAAAGTCTCCATGCGCGATTTGGAATGCCTGAATTCTTCTAAAGAAGATCTAGAATCTTTTAGTAAAGAAGAACTTATTGAATTCATTCAGAAAGACGACAGAAAAAGAATGTCTCCTGATGAGTTCATTAAAAGCATTTTGACCCGTGTAGATAGTTATGCGGAATTATCTGATGATCATTATCAGTATACCCATCGTCATAGTCTGGACTTCTATAAACAACGAGGTTTCAATTTTCAAAACTATCGTGAACCGTTTAATAACATCTATGGTGATGGTAGAGACGGCGGCTATATTATCTCAATCAAGAGCCATCGAGCAGAAGATTTGGTAAAAAATTTCCACGCATTGGAGATGATTGCAACCTGTCATCTTCCTTGTCTGGCGAGCCAGCTTGATTTAGATGTTGACATAACTTGGATTGGTAAAAACCAATAGAGAATTCCTATGGAAAAAACTATCTATCAGATTGCATTCACGGAAACTGTTGTTTTCTCTTGCGCAGAAATTGATACATTAATTACATTTAGTGGATCTGGATTGCGCTGGTGGATGTCTGCGGATAATGGAGAGTTCATGTTGGTAGACACATTGGATGTCAACAACGATCTTAGTCGAGCACCAATTGCTTATGCTAGAAAGCTGGCAAGTGATTGGTTTAACCATTCGATGACTAAAGCTGCTGACGGAAGTACTGAGGAAGAAACTCCTTTGTCAAATGCCTATAACACTACGCCAGTGAACAGGAATTATACTCCTGTTAGAAACGTAGTGAAAGTAGAGAAAAACTTTCCTGTGGTTGAACCAATGTGGGTTGATGAAGATAAAAGAGATGCTCACACTGAACACTGTTGTTTGACCCATCGATTTTGTTTTTATGGTAACAGCAAGTGCTCGGTGGTTCTTGGCAAGAAAAAGCCTAGTTATTCCTGTCGATGTGCAGAAAAGGAAAAAGCAGCATGAGTAACACGGATGTTCGTGTTTTGTTTCCAGTTCGAGAGAAAAGGAAGTCGTACTAGACGAGGTCATCGCCCTAATAGATATCTATTAGCCCCAACGTACAGTGAGATGGTGGCGACTGCTTTCAATATAGTTCTGTCTGACGTTCAGAGCTACGGTCGTAGCAAGATCACTTTTTACTTGTTGCGAAAAGAAAATGAAGATAAGAAGTGTTTTGGATACATGAAAAATGTAGAAGATTCACATTATCCAATCAATATTGATAGTTATTTGACTTTACAGCATCATTACAATGATATGCTGAAAATGCCTAACTGGCATGATACTGTAGAGGAACTGATTCAAGAAAGAATCAGTTCCTCTACTGCAAGAGTAAAAAACTTTAACTTCATGAAAAAAGTTAGGGAACAATTCAATTTACCGGAACCGGTGATTGATGTTGCTTCCGTATCAAATTCTATACCAGAAGTTGAACCCATCCAAGTACAGCCTGTGCGAGAAGTGCCGATGCCTCGGGTAGCTCCTGTTGAACCTCCTGCAATAAGGTGGGATCCGCTCGCTGAGAGATGGAATAGAATTGAGGCGATAGCAGCTATCAATGAAGTTGTTGCAGAACAAAATATCAACCTTGATGCCGTTCCCATCAGAAACCTCCCGTTGCGAGAGTTGCATAACGTTATTGAACGCAATGGTGGTTTTATTGTAGAAAATATCGACGAGCAAGTAATGCGTGATATTTTTGGCAACGTAATCTGATACAAAGAAAGTAGAGAATTTCAATGCCTAGTGTTCGTGAATTGTTTCCTGAGTGTGAGAAGCGTAAAAGAGTTCGGCGCGGCTATGCAGCGCAGAAAGAGTGGAGTGCCCCGCCACTGATGAATAACTTCATTGCCAAGCTGTCTACTGACGTTTTGGATTCTCATACCAAGGAATCTATTGTTCAGGGTCGAGCCGTTGAGATGCGGCGAATGATTATCAAAGAACGAAACAGATTTGGATATCTTTGTTTCAAACCTGGTACTATTAATTTGGCGCAGGTTCGGTCATACGACGGTTTGCACCAAGTATACAAGTCGGTTAGAGGCACAATCAATTGGTCGAATACTTGGGCTGATTGCCAGCAATATGTGGCGGCACATTGCACTTCTCCTGCGTATGTGGCTAGAGTCCGTCAGCTTCGTTTCTGATCTTAAAAGAGATTAAAATGAAATTGATCATGGAGTATATGGCTGGTGAAGGATTCAATCATTGGACTGTAACAATTCCTGTTGAGTATGAATCAAAAGAAAAACTACTCGCTGATTTTGAAGTAGCTTTGGATAAAGCCCTTCTTATCAAGAGCGATACTTTTCATTTCTTGTGTGATTTTTCTGTGGAAGATTTTCTATCTCACAGAAGTTATAATGCTTGGAAAGTTCTTCCGAAAGTATTCAAACTAAGCGAGTGGTTTGATTCTTATAAGTTGAAAGATCCGGAAGATTCAAACATCCATAGTTGTAGTATGGAGTGTGGATTTGGACATTCGTGTGGAAGTATTGTTTTCGATCCAAACTGGTAACTTATGAATCTTTTAGTCGAACCAAAAATCGGGGGCATTTCTTGGGAAAAATTCCTTGAGGGATGCCCCAAATTTTCTATTGCCCTAGACGGTTATGTCAATGTTGGTCCACGATTGGACCTTGACAAAATGGCAGTCAACTTCAATCATCATGAAGAGGTTGATCGGCTAGCAACCAGGGCTACCTGTGCACAGGTGCTCATGGCAATTCGTCAGGGAATGTTTTCTTCTTTTAGAGATGACAATGGACCATGTGCTAACATCTTTGTAAACGATTGTGATGAAGATGTTTGCACTTCTTGGTTTCTATTGAATAACAGCCACATGGTTACCCATGCTGTTAATCCAATGGTTAACAAATTAGTAATCATGGAAGACGCTTTGGATAGCACTGCTGGAGCTTATCCGTTCCCGGCTGAACTGCCTGCCTTGCAGGAATTGGCGTGGGTTTTTGCACCATATCGTCAATTCCGTCTTAACCATGGTTTAGATGGAAGAGATGCTGATTCATTCAGATCCATTATCATGGATGTTGAATTACGTATCATGCAGTACATTACTGGTCATGGAAAGACTCTTCCACTGAATACTAAATATAAAGTAATCGGTGGTGGCGAAGGCTGGTCCATGGTTGAAGAGATTGGCATGCATGCACGAACAGGCATGTTTGGTGATGGAATCAAAGCATATGTATCCGTTAAGCAATTGCAGAATGGTAACTATGGATATGTGTTCGGAAAACTATCTCCATTTATTCCGGTTGATTTGATTAAATTTACCAAAAGGTTTAACACTATAGATCCTGCGGTGATTGAGTCTGAGCGCGAAGCTCTTGCTGTCGGTAGAGAAAACCATAATAAATGGGGTGGTGGTAATAATATCATAGGTAGTCCGAGACTCACCGGAAGTCTCATTGATCCAGAAAATTTGCAAAAAGAAATTAATGGCTGAACGATGACGGTTAAGTTAACCAAAATTCAATTGGCGACTCTAGAATACATCTGTCAAAAATGTGAGATCACAACTTATCATCCTTCTACTGGATCTTTGGTAATGAAGAATCTTGTTAAATTTGGATTTTTAAGAGTGCTAGATTCTTCGTATGGTTCAACCAAACAACAAACGTGGATACCAACTTTGCTTGGTAAATCTCATGCTGAAACTAATAGAACTGCTGCTCGGGCAGCAATCTATGATTTTGGGCGGGACTAAAAATAAGGAGATTGTATGAATAAAAACTTATTTAGTTTTCCCTTTGCTGGTATGACAAAAAACGATTTCAACGAAGCAATGACAGGATTGATTGACAAAGGATTGGCTATCCGTGTAATGTTGGAAGGGAAAGAATTTTTCTCTTTGACTCCATTGGGGCAAGTTGTTAATAAGCACGCGCGTGGGGACGCGTCTAAAAGGAATTGAGTATGTCACCAAATATTAAAGCGCTACTGGCTAACATTATCTATTGAAATAATCTACACTATCAAAACCCACTTGATAGTATACCAGATTTTATTATTTTTACTGGTTGACAAATAAGTCCTAGTGCTTAGCATGAACTTGCAAGCATAGCGGTGCGCCGGGGCTTTAAAAAATGATTATAATTACGTCCTCTATACGGCTAAGACACCTGATTTAATTTCAATCAGACAAAATGGGTTCGATCCCCGTCGGAATTGTTTTGGAGTTTAACATGATAAATATTCGTACTTCGGTTTTTGAAACCAATTCTTCCAGCACTCATAGTATATCTATCGCCAGTAACGCTGATGGTATCTTGGGGACCATAGTGCCCAATGATGAGGGCGTGATCATTCTGACAGGCGGAGAGTTTGGTTGGGCTTGGGATAAGTTTAACGATGCAATAACCAAAGCTAATTATTGTGCGGTGGATGCTGCTGAGCACGCTGAGCACTCACACATGCTTGCAGAAGTGCTTGCTGAGCACACTGGAGCTAAAAAGATTGTTTTTGCTATCGATGATGGAAGTTATATCGACCATGACTCAACTGGAGCTTCTGGTGAAGCTTTTCAATCACCAGAGAAATTGAAAGATTTCATTTTCAATTCTAAATCTTGGTTGTTTACTGGAAATGATAATGATGATAGTCCGCCAAACTTTTATGATGTAGAAGATGATATCGTTTACACATATGAGTTGAAAATGGATGGAATTGATTTTTCAACTAAATTCTCAGAGAAACCTTCTCCTAGCGATGTGGAAGAGGCTGCTGAGAAGATGGCGAAAAAGCATCCTGCAACAATAATTAATCGCGAAGATTTTGAAGATTACATTGATCATGAACCATACATGGTATATCCCTATGACTTGAAATTGTATGACGAGACTATCGTCAACTCTCTTAATAAAATCGATCAAGGGCTGATAACTCTTTATCGTGTTGAACGTATGTGGCAACGTAAAGAATCATCTATTACTAAATCTAACCGTGAAGGACTAGCCGTTAAGGGAGATGCAGTAATGGATTCTATTGACATTTCTTTTCAGTTAATTCCGATAGAATAAAAAGTTTTATGTACAAAGTAGCTCCTGCACCCATTGGTTTGTATTATGGTCGCGGCGTACAGGTCTTGTATGACGTTAAAGACGTTGTACGAAAAGTACCAGCAGTTCGTACTAAAGAAGGGAAAATCTTAATTCAAGATCGCCCCGACCTTCCTTATGCTATGACTATGGAAGAAATTAGGGATGCGTATGGTGGAGAGATTATTGAAATAGAAGTTATGAATGAAGTTACTGCTAATTATTCACAGTATGTAACAGAATCAAATTTCCCTAAAGTTAAAGATCTATCTGCGATTGAAAGAGCGTATCAGAGATGCCGAAAATATATGGATTCTCTTGGAAACAAAAAGAAGTGAAACTTCTACATTCTTATCTTAACGGAAATTCACATGTGTGTCTGTATGAAGATGGAACAAAAGAACGAACATATAATGGAATTCCTGATGCCACTCATCCAGAATCCATTGACGTAAAGATTACTAATTACTGTGATGCTGGCTGTAGTTATTGTCATGAGAAATCTACAATAGCCGGATCACATGGTGATCTAGATGTTTTGACTGAAACTCTGAGTTGCCTGCCGGCAGGAGTAGAAATTGCTATTGGTGGTGGTAATCCTCTTTCCCATCCACAACTGGTTCCTTTTCTTACAGCTATGAAGGCTCAAGGATTGATTTGCAATATTACAATCAATCAAAAACATTTGAAAGAGTATAAAGATTTAATTCTATCTCTTATTTACCAGGAGTTGGTATATGGTGTAGGAATTTCTTATTCTTCAAAAGTTTATTTGGAAAATATTAAACCATTTCTGGAAGCTTCTTCTAATGTTGTATTCCATGTAATCATGGGTATTAATGGAGTTTCTGACATTGATGATTTGATGAACGTGTGTCAGACACACGCACGTGTGTGTAAGATTCTTATCTTGGGCTATAAAAGCTATGGGTTTGGATTAAACTACTATTTGAAAAACAAAAGGATTGAAGATGTAAAATATCAATGGTATACTAAATTGGCTACTTATTTTAAGAAGCCCGATTTGGTTTTGTCATTTGATAACTTGGCAATTTCTCAAATGAATCTCAAGCGTTTCTTTACCGGAGCAGCATGGGATAAGTTTTTCATGGGCACTGACGGTCAGTTCACTTGCTATATCGATGCCGTGGAACAACAGTACGCTATGTCTAGTACATCTTCAGATAGAGTTTCTTTCAAAGAAAAAGATCTTCTTTCATTTTTTGTTTCTTTGAAATAGAAATCATCTACGCATATGATTTCATAAGTACATCAAACTCTTCTAGTAGTTCTGGTAGTACTATGAATTGTGAAACGATTTCATATTGTCAAGAATTCAATCAAAATTGTAATCTAAACTTGATAAGCTCTGTTGCGTGTCAATCAGTATGGGATTCCTGTTATTTTGGTAATGGTTGTCCGGCATCTTTTTCACAAAAAATTTTAATTGCTTTTAACACGTGTGCATGGTATAAAATGCAACCATTGAGCAATGCTTTGGGTAGTTGTTGTTACTGTGAGTAATTTTTCAAAAGAACAGGTACAAATGAAAATCTACGAGAATGTTCAGCGGTTTGATAGCAAAACTGGTAAGCCGTATTTTGTGAAACGATTCAAGGAATTCCGTTGTGATTTTTCCGGTCAACTGATTGACGAGGATGATCTGGAGACCTATTTCTATCCATCTTACAATCTGGATTACGAAAGCTCGGATCCCTGTTTCGGATCTTGTGGCGATGAGTATGAGTTCGGTCAGAAACATGACGTCGCTATGTTTGAATTTCTGAGCGACACCTATCATTTTCGCAATGATATCGATCCTGATGGTCATGGATTTATCGATCAATCTGTTAAAATGATGCAGCACTATCTTCCGGATAGGCTTTCGTTTGCGGAGATGTGCCGCACTAGCCGCATCGTAACCGCCGAGAAACTCATCGAAAGCGGAGAGATTGCTGCCGATCAACTGTCTCTTTAAGTATAAATAGTTCTGATATATTAATGGTTCCATCGTTCAACGGCTAGGACGGCGGCTTCTAACACTGCCTATAAGGGTTCGACTCCCTTTGGAACCATCCATTTAATTTAAGGGTTTAATATGAAAATATATTTATTTGCGGGTGCATGTGCGTTTGTTTTTTTTGGTTGCGGTTCAGATGAACCACAATGTAGAATCCCTTGTCCATTTCATATGGATGAATTGTGTTGGGAAGATTGTACTCAAGCACCACCAGGTACTCCATAATGAAAAGTTCAACAGTTACAATTAAGTTTAGTAACCCATCTGCCGCCGCACATTTTGTTCACTGGTTGGGCGGACAAGGCGAACAAGATTATTGCATTTGGATGGAGTGTAGAGAACAGGAGGAAGAGGGTGATATTACTGCTCTTCGTTTTGATTACGACTATGACAATACTGTTGAAGTAAAAGCAATATGTGGCAGAATGGATGCTAGAAAAATTAAAAAATGAATTTTGACAAATTAAGTATAGCTATTTATAGTAGTATGGCTACGGCTAGCTTTTTAATTGCAGCTAATAGTTTTTCTTCTGGAGAGAAATCTGATGGATTTCTTTTTGGTATTAATGCAATTTTTTGGTTTGTAACTACTGTTGTTTGTTGTGCTAAAGGTGAAAAATATGGGAACTGATAAAAAATCTATAAGTCCGTGGGTGTGGGTGTGTCTGGGCGTATTTGCACTGGTGGTTGGTCTTCCTTTGGCAACATGCGGAGCATGTTCTGCATATACAGTAATTGGAACTAGCCGCAATGCACATCCGACTTTGCGAAAAGGTGACAAGTGCGAAAGCTCCTCTCAATGTGAGGGAAGTTCATCTTGTCGTGACGGCGTATGTCGATGAATGCAAACCGGGTAAAATTCCGTTAATAAAGGACCAGATGCCAGAAGAGAAAATCTCAGCCAGAGAACAATTAAAACTCAACGAGAAAAAAGTAGAAGAATTAAATAAGCAAGCAGATGATTTGCACAAGATCGCTTATGATCTTGAAAAAGATTCTTCTGCCGTGATTGCCAAATTAATTGATGAAGAGAAAATTTTGGCAGGAACAACCTGGGAACTGGTCCCAGGTAAAAAAACAACACATCTAGAATTTACGGGTAATTTCAAATCTCCCGAAATTTCAAAAGTGTTTGAATTAACTTGGAATGGCTATCACTCATCTTTTGTGATGGCAGATGGAATTGATTTGTATTATGATGATTACAGGGTTTCAATTCAATTTGATGATTTGAAATTAGTAGCACCCTTCATAAAAAAAATGGAAATCATTTTGGATATGTCTAGCATCCGAGATAATCTTCAAAAAATGAGAAGAGACCTATCGGCATTAGAAATGATTTGCCATCAGTTGCAATTGATGGCTTAGTGATTATTATGTAGGTATGGAAATAATTTTAAATTACTCACAAATTCAACTTGAGGCAGCCATAGAATTTATCTCTTCAAATAACCTTAACTTTTTAGAAAAGGACGAAGAGATAAAACAAACTATCTTAGACGGAATGGTGTATTTAACTAAAGACGTTGATGCCCAATTCTATTCAACTATGGGATTTACTTTGGTTGCTGATAGGGAATTTGAATCTATAGATTCAGATGAAAACGTTTGTCGTATAGAAATTTTGATTGACCCATCCATGCATCTATATGATTATATGGATGAGGATGATATCCAGGCTCAAACATTGGAGACAGAAATATGAAGATTGAAGATTTTTTGGGTCTCACTAAAAAAGTGCTCAGGACAAGGCGGAATCAAAAAGTTTGATTTTTCGTCTTATTCGTGTGGATAGAAATGATTTTTTCTCTTATCCAGAAGATACTATAAACGATCGTGTATGTGTAGAAATTGATAATGGCAAAGTGAGTAAGGTCATTTTGAAATGAAAATTAATATTGCCGTTGGCGATGAAGGTGGAGATGGTCACGAAAAAAATGAACAGGTGACCATTGAATCTAATCTTACCAAAAAAGAATTAGAAAAAACTTATAAAAAAAGCTCTAAAATTCTTGGATTTGATTTCTGTAAAATTGCAGCTACTGATTATGAAAACTCTGAAGTCCCTATTAAATACTTTCAAGCACTTAGGGACAGCGGATACCAAGGTGTTATTGAAGCTGAAGAAGATTACAATATTCTGATTGCTAAACCAAAAGATAAAAGAGAGCGCTGGGAGCGTAATCTCAAAGGTCCATCTGTAACCATGGACGAATATATTGATATCTTTTTATTTATTTGCAAGTTGGGCGACCCACAGTTGAAATATAAAATTGTTCATGACGACAATGATTACTTGCATATTGGTGGTTATGGATTATTGTAAACGGAATAAAAATGAAAATTAATATCTTTGTTGGTGACCGTAGTGGTGATGGTCATGATAAGAAAATGCATTTGACTTTTGAATCAAATTTTTCAAAAAAACAAATGGATGAAGCTTTTGATAAAGGCTCGGCGATTCTTGGATTTGATTTCACCAATGAAGTAGCTACTGATTATGAAGACTCCGAAGTCCCCATCGATATGTGGCGAAAAATTAAAGAAGCAGGATACTCAAATCATATTGATGACGAGGAATCTTACAACAAGCTAATTGCTAAACCAAAAAGTGAAATAGCACCATGGGAGAGATCAGTTCCTAACTGTCCATCTGTAAATATGGATGAGTTCATTGATATTGTTTTATTTATTTGTAAATTGGGAGCTCCCGATTTTGAATATGAAGCGAACACTGATAACAACGATTGGTATATTGGCGGCTACGGATTGTTTACGTGAGGAAACTATGATTCAAGAACATATTAGAAATAATCTGTCAAGATTTGAAGAGATCTTTCAAAAGGCTACCAGTAAAATTGAGGCACTCAAAGTTGGTGAAAGATTGCCTGCAACGACGCTTGCGGCAGATCTAGGTAAAGAATATGATTTAACTGGTGCACAGCTTTATCCTGTGATATCTTTGTTTTTGAAAGGATATCCGGATATCGAGATCGCGCGGGGTGCCAAGGGCGGAATCGTTAAGCTTAGCCCTGGCAGTTCTAAAAACAAACTTGCCAAATTGTTGGCAGAAGAAGATACGGAAATGCTTGACCCTAACCACTTAGACAGCAAGTTGCTGCCAATCATTAATACGTGAGGATAACCAAATGAATCTTGAAGACCTGGAAGAGTATCTGTCTGATTTTCTTCCCACCGGATTTAAAGTTGATACCAATAAAAAAGGCGAACTTATCATCTATACCGGACTGGTTCAAGATGATGATGGTGAGTTGTCCGACCTGAAAGAACCAGAAGAAGATGAGCCCGAGGAGGAATCCGAATTTCCGGGGGAGGAGTTCGAACCTTTGGAGGACGAAGAGGAAATCGAAGATGATTCGTGATTGATAATCTTTACGAATATCCTGGCATATAGGGTATTCATGGGCTGGTGGCGAAATGGCAAGCGCGACGGTTTTAAGAACCGTTAAGTGTGGGTTCGAGTCCCACCCAGCCTACTGTTTTTACCTTTATTTTTACCACAATATGTTTCAGTTTGAGAATGGCAATTAGGGCATAACAATCTTAGATTCAACAATTCATTATTGGTATTATCACCATCAATGTGATCTAAATGTAATGCAAGTGGTTTGGAATTCCATTCTGCAATCAAACAGATGGCGCATTGATTAATCATCAACTGCTCTTTTAACAATCTGTGTTTTAAACTGTATGAACTTGTATAAGCACTATTCTTAATTAGAATTTCTTCTATTGGCTGTTTGATAGCCCAATTATGGGTTTTATATTTAAGATATCCTTGTCCAGTAAAATGACTAGTATCAATACCAAGTCTTTTAACTTTTTGATGAAAAATTTTATAGTTTCCTCCGGCAGGTACTATTCCCAATTTGTTTAGTACTTCTCGTATAGAGAAACTTGTTTCAACTGCAATCACGAATTCTTTGTCTGAAAATTTCAGTTTCATGGTAAACTCATATAACAACAGTTTTATAAGTTTACCTTAATAAGAAAATACATAATGTCCATAGATCATGCAAGAATATCAGAAATAGAAAAACTTTCTTCGTGTGAAAGGATAGCCGGCTATCTTTTTTACAGTAGCAAACTGGCTATGGTCGGTGCTAGGCTTAGAAAAAATGATAGGTCTGATTTCTCTTGGACTGATGAAGAACATGAAGAATGGGATTCTATTTGTGATGAGATTGAACCTTGGTGGTATGCCTTGTCTGATGAGGAACACGCGGCTTTAAATGATGTAGAAGTATTTATGGCAAAATTAACGTGTGATGAATCTGTTTTAGAAGATGACCCATCACGGCAGTACAAAGCGATCAAAAGTTGGCGTTCCTAAAAATCTGCACATGTTTATGCATAAACATATGAAAAAGAAAAAGAAAATTCGCAGTGGATTAATTATGGCGATGTTGAATAGTCGTAAAGGCGGATCCATGAAGAATAAAAAAGATAAACGAAAAAATGGAAAAAATAAGCAAGAAGCTTATTTAGATGGAGATTACTAAAGTCAAGTTATAGATTTAATGAGGTATAGTATCTCATAATGTTTGGAAAATACAATGAGTGAGTTAGGTTTTTGTTCTTGTTTTGTTTTGAAAAGTACGGGAAATTGGAAAAAGTCATCTACAGATGACTGGGATTTGGATGTAATAGAGCTTTCTGGAAAAGAAAAGCTGCTTGGTCATCGACCTATTGACGGATCAATTTTCAAAATTCTTCAAACTGATGACGGTAAAATTATTGCCGTTAGCAAAAATAATTGAATTATGTAACGGCTACTAGGTTTAATAGTAGCCGTTGGTATTTATTAGGAAAGAGATAATCAAATTTTCTTTGCTAATTTTTCTATTTCTTTTTTCAAAATTACAAGTCGAACCCGTTCGCTTGGAGATGCCAGTTTACCCATATTAACAGGGTCTACATAATTTTTAGCTAAAGCAAAAGCTTGATTTCCCGCATTAGTTAATTGTGGTCCAAGAGCAGCTCCAGCTGATGACATAGAAATAGCATCATTTTGTACGGATGATGCAGCGGCATATACTGGTTCGAAAATCTTTCTTAAAGATTCTCCGAATGTTTCGACAGTCGGAAACCAAGATGCTTTACCATATTTTTCTCTGATAAAATCAGCTAGATTAGTTCCTGCCATAACTTTTAAAAATTGATCTCGCATGTAGCCAAATGAAGCTATTGTATTCTTATCCGCAATACCACTAGCAGCATCGGTCAATTTGCCATAAGTTTTCTGAACATTATTCAAATAATCTGAAACAAAAGTTAAGAGACCACTCTTATCTTTATCTTTTACTATCTGAGTCATGTTTAATAAATTAATATTTAAATCGCGCATTCCTTTTTGAAGAGCAACAATACCGGGATCAGAAAAAGTATCCTGAGCATTAGATATTTTATACACAATATACGTGGATCGGTTCATGGTAATATTGTAATTTATGCACAGAGATTAGGTCAATATGTCCAAAAATAAATCGTCTCTTAGAAGATTTTTTTCTTCGTTTTCAAAAGTCGGAAAAAGTATTTGGACTACAACTAAAAAATTATCTAAATTTGGATTGGCGGGATTATCTTTTGCTGCTTATGCTTTTTTGTATAATTGGCGGCTAGCACTGCTTATTATGATTTCTGTGGGATTTCATGAGTCCGGTCATATTTGGGCAATGAAAAAAGCTGGAATAAAAACAAAAGGTTTTTATTTTATTCCATTTATTGGAGGTATAGCTATTGCTGAAGCGCAGTATTCTAGCTATAAACAGAATGTTTGGGTAGCTATTATGGGACCTGTGTGGGGATGTCTTTTAGCACTTGTTACAGCTGGCGTATATTATTATACAAAAAATTCTTTGTTTGCCATAGCTGCTATCTGGATGGCAGCATTAAATCTGATTAACCTAGTACCAATCTCACCTTTGGATGGCGGTCAAATCATGAGATCAATTACGTTTTCAATCAATCAAACGGTTGGATTAGTATTTTTGATCTTTTCATTTGCGATATCAGCTAACATAATGTTTGTCCTTCGTATTCGAGAGTGGGCATTAATTTTTATTGTAGGTGGTATTGAATTGATTTTCGAGTTGTATCTTAGGTACAAGACCAAAAATAAAAAACAATCTAGTTGGTTAACGGTTGAATTAACCGGCAGTCATTGCCCAACTCCATTAAATTGGAAACAAATAGTATTGTCAACCACATCTTATGTGGTTTTATCTTCAGTGTTGATGATAATAATTCTTGTACTTAGAAACATTCCTGATGTAAATCTGGCTCTGTATGCTTTCATTCAATGAGAAAGAATTACTAAAATGAATAAATTTTCATTACTATCTCTGTTGCTTGTAACTGGTTGCACATGGGGCAGCCCTCCATGCCCCGAACTATCGAACGATGATAAAGATGGAATATATCTTCGAAACTTAGGGTCTGTTGTAATTGATAATGAATCATGTTCAATTATTGAAACAATCAAAAAAACTGATTGTATTATCCAATAGGGTTGGAACCGCGGTCCATCTTGTAAAGGCGAATGGATGAGTTGTAATACACAGGTTCTTACTCGATTTACTAAATGTCCTTCAGGAACATTTTCAAATACAATAACTTATTCTTCAGATAAGTTTCATAGAGAACAAGTAGAATGAAATTCATATTTCTAGATTTTGATGGCGTATTAAACAGCGATAAATATTTCGACAGCCCTATTTTTAAAAATGAAACTAAAGGTATGGGCTGGAATGAGATTATGCTAATCGTTCATCATACCCATCTGGATCGAGATGCAATTCAACTGATAAATCAATTAGTTAACAAATCGGAAGCATCAGTAGTAGTCTCTTCTACTTGGAGACAAAAATATTCAATTGATGAATTGAATGAAATGTTAACTGCTCGTGGGGCAACTTTTACTATCATTGCAGCGACTCCTATACATCGTTGCACTTATGTTGGTTGGGGCATGCAGGAAGTTATACGTGGCCATGAAATTCAAGATTATTTGAATGGAGTTGAAGCTCCAGTTCAATTTGTAATTTTGGATGATATCAATAACATGGATCAATTAACCGATCATTTAGTGTTAACAGATGAATCGGTTGGTATTACATCAGCAGATATTGATAAAGCTTTACAAATCTTAAGCGAGGAATGATATGGAAGAGAAAAAATCTGAACTTGATCATAAAGTTGTGCCTGCTGGACAGTCTATCTATGGCATCAATGTTATTGGGCTTTATTTACCTAGAGCATTAAAACATCATTTGGATACTGGCTCTCCTTTAGACGCCAAAAGTGTAAGTGGTATTCTTTCAATTCCTATTGAAGAGTTATGTAAATATCTAGAAGATAATGGTGGCGTACGAGGAGTATGCCAATACGATAGCGAATACAGCTATCTATGGAATTATTCTTTCTTAAACATCTCTTACAGTAAAAAAACTAGTTCTATTAGTATTACAGGATACTTAATGAGTGCTGAGCTAGTGGCGCTCATGAAATCAATTGAAACTAATTTCATATCTAAAAGTAAAAAGGATTTGGTATTTTCAATTGTTAAATCAAGCCTGGGGCTTGATATTAAAAACATGGGTAATGGATCGTCGCCGCTTATTAAAGATAATTATAATCCAGAAGTAATTTCTGATTTGGATATCGTTATTGAATCTTTCAAGAGTGCAACACCATCCGGAAGAATATGTATCCTTAATGGAGAGCCTGGTACTGGTAAGACACATTTAGTAAGATCAATGTTATCCGCTATTGATAATGTGTACCTGATTGTTCCTTCTAACCTCATTTCAGCATTAGATAGTCCCGAATTTCTACCTCTTTTGCTTAGGGTTAAAGAGACTCATGAAAAACCAATTATCTTAATTATTGAAGACGGTGATTCATGTTTAGCTCCAAGAAAGAGTGATAACATGTCTTCAATTACATCTCTGTTAAATTTGAGTGACGGTATACTTGGGTCGATCCTTGATATCAAAATGATCATTACCACCAATGCCCAGATTAGAGATGTGGATCAAGCTATTATGAGAGTTGGGCGGTTGTGCAAAAATATTGATGTTGGTGCATTGCCTTATGAGCGAGCTAATGCAAGATATCAGCAGTTGATGAAAAACTCAGAAGTAGTTTTGGATAAGAAAAAGTTTTATACTTTGGCAGAAGTATATAATATTTTCAATGGTAAAAATGAACGTCAGCCGGCGACACCTAATAATTCTAAACGCTCTATTGGTTTCCAATCAAATATTGGTTTTTCTATTCGTAGTCATGATGAAGTTGATGTCAAATATCATAAATTACTGAATGAAGCGGCTGCTTTAGAAGAAATAGCTAAGAAAAAAGGCTTGTTGTAGATTATAGTCTACCCATCGACAGATACTTAATGTCGATGTTGCCGGGCAAAAGGTCAGCTGGTTGCAGCCGGAGTTCTTATAAAGCTCTTGAGGTGGGTTCGATCCCCATTTGCCCGACGGAAAATCGTATGAAAAATGATTGAACGATCATATCATTTAATGATATAGTAGATGTGAAACATATTAGGTGTTTGGGTTTAATCCCCTCCATCCTCCCAATCCAGTATTTAATATGTTTTCATTGGGCGAGTGGTGGAATGGTAGACACAGCGGACTCAAAATCCGCCGGCAGCAATGTCATGAGGGTTCGACTCCCTCCTTGCCCACAATCTTATAGATTCGTATAATAATTATGACTAAAAGGAATCATCCATGAAAAGACTGCTACTTTCTCTATTAACTGGGTTGGTTTTAGTTGGTTGCGTTGCTCCCATCGAAGAGTCAAAAGAAGTGAATACGCCATCAGAAGAGGCGGTCGGTGTTCCATCTGATTATTATGTTAAAGATAAGGGCGCAGGCTATGACTGCCTGCCTCAGCTTGTGGAATTGAAACTTCCTAATGGTAATACCAAAATGGTTCTGATTCCTGTACTTTGCGATGAAAATCCATATTTAGATAAGGGTGATCCTTCTCCAGATGTAACGTCTCCGGAAGATGAGGTCACCGATTCTGATCCCACAAAATTAATGAAAAATAATGTGGAACCTGTTTCGCCGATGATTTGAAAAATCATGTCATAAATCATGATATGTTTTAAATGTGGACATCATGATTTATGAATAGAAAAATCCTTGCTTTTTTTGAAGTTGCAGCTAGAACGGCTACCAGTAAAATGGATAGGCGTTCTTTTTTGCTTGGTGCCATTGGTATTCGTAATGATGGTGTTATGGTACGATCTTTGAATTCCCCGACAGAAAACAAAAATCGTAAAGCTCATGCTGAATGTAAACTTTGCCGTAAGCTTGACTATGGTGCTGAGGCAGTTTATGTTGCTAGGGTAAGATTTGATAATTTTCAATTCGGCATGGCTCGACCTTGCTCTTCTTGTAGAAAAATTCTGAAGACTAAAAAAGTAAAGAAAGTTTTCTACACCATTAGCCAGAGTTCTTATGGCGTAATTGATTTCGGTAAAAATACAGAAGTAATTTATGAAGATAACTTTTAATAAACTTTCTTTATGTAATGAAGAAAGAGATGACGTTCTTAAAGAACGTCATGCAATTATTTACTTCTTAAAAAATCAGGATATCGATACATCAATAATTGATAAACTTCGTTCCGAACAACATTGGATATGTGGTGCACCATATAATACAAAAGGCTATTTCGATGAAGAAGCATTTTACAAAGTAATTGAAAATTTGAAATCTCATGGTTATGATAAAAGACCCCTTCATCAGTTCAAAGAAATTGACGACGATGAGTTTGTCTACGACGAAGAAATCGGAAATGCTTTAAACGAACGATCAATGATTATTTCTTTCTTAAAGAGAAATAAGATTAGCTTAATTATTATCAATAGTTTACGGTCAGGCAAACATTGGGCGTTAGGATCTGCATATGGTCCAGGCGGGTGTTTTGATTATGGCGAATGATATAAATTTTTAATTGAATACATGGTATAAAAATAATGACACACGTATGCGTTATGTTTCCTTATCCGAGTGGTAATGGATTGCACATTGGGCATTCTTATAACTATGCCGTTACAGATTCTTATTGCAGATATCTAAGGTTTACTGGAAAGGAAGTCTTTCAGCCTTTTGGATATGATGCATTTGGTTTGCCCGCAGAAAATTATGCCCGTTCAGTTGGAGGTAATCCTAAAGATATTACCTATGCTAATATTGATAAGTTCAGAGAACAAATGGTTCATATGAATACTCAATATCAAGAGTTGCTTATTACATCTGATCCATCTTATCAAAAATGGACACAATGGTTGTTTACCAAGCTTTTGGAAAAAGGCTTGGCTTATAAATCTTTTGGTGATGTCAATTTTTGTCCTAGTTGTGATACTGTTTTGGCGAGGGAACAGGTAAAAAATGATCATTGTGAAAGATGTCATTCAAAAATTGAAATTAAACAATTGAATCAATGGTATTTCAAAATTACTGCATATAAAGATCGTTTGATTAAAAATTTGGATAAAATTGATTATCCAGCAAAAACTATTAAGTCTCAGCGTAACTGGTTGGAAAATCTTCATGACTGGTGTGTGTCTCGTCAGCGTTCATGGGGATGCCCAATTCCAATTGAAGGCGAGACTGATACTTTGGATACTTTTGTAGATAGTTCATTTTATTTTGTAAGATATTGTGATCCTACAAATGAAAACGAATTGTGCGCTAAAGATAAATACAAACAGGTAGATGTGTATGTGGGTGGGAATGAGCACGCGTGCATGCACTTGATTTATGCCAGATTCATACATATGTTTTTGTATGACCTCGGAATTGTTTCTGAAGAAGAGCCTTTCAAAAAAGTAATTCATCAGGGAATGATTTTGAATGACGGCGAAAAAATGTCCAAATCAAAAGGAAATGTTATTAATCCCGACTCATACGATCAGGATGAGTTGAGATTCTATTTGATGTTTATTGGTCATTATTTTGATGGCGGCTCTTGGTCTGATAAAAATATTAGTGGTGTGCGTAGATTTACGGCACGAACTAAAGAATGGTTGTCGAGAACAGGAGAAGAATCAATCAATGATCACCTGTCTAGATTTCAAGATCAGATTTTCAATTTTACTGAAAATTTCAAATTCAATCGAGTAGTCAGTGAGTTTATGATTTTGGTTAATCAACATCGAACCAAAAATATTACTGTCGCCGATAGAGATAGATTGATTTCTTTGTTGAAAATCTATATGCCAGGATTTACTGTATGAATATAAAAACTTTAATGTTTACATTAATTTTAATTGGTTGTTCACCTTCCGAAAAAGAATTAAATTTAACGGCAGATAAAACAAGAATTAAAGTTTGTTCTCCTATAGGAGAGTTTGTTAGTTTACCAATTTATGATTGGAATACAGGAAGTCCATCTAAATATGGCTATAAATTAGCTACACAGTGTGACCCTAATAAAAAAGTCGAAATCTCTATTGAAAGAAATAATTGTTATAATCAGGCGCCATATGAGGTGATTATTACAAATACAACTGATCGTAGTATTAAAAATACTACAATAAATATTGAGGCATATGAGCCAGGCATCTCTACTAATGTATTAGAAAATGATACAAGATATATGGAGATCGTATCTCCATTCATTATTAAATCAAATGAATTTAGTAAAAGTTGTACTGCCATATATTATGGTACAGAATATAAAGAAAATAAAATTGATTATGATTTAAAAGTTTTAGGGGCAAAGTATTTAGATAACCTGGATGCATATTCAAAAATTCCAAAAATGTTACCAGCATCTTATAAAGTAAAAATAAAAATTGTTAATGTGGAATTTTATTCTTCTGATAAAGAAATTCCATAGTCTAATTTCTCTCAATAAAAATCTTTTGCAGTTTTCTTCCTATGACAGTTAGCGCATCTTACTTCACATTTTTCTATTTCTTTTTCTAATTGTTTAATAGAGCTTCTGTTTATAATCATTACAGAAATATTTGATTTTTTTACATATTTGATATGATCAAATTCTAGACAAACAGGATTCGATTCTCCACAATCAACACAAGGATGTTTTGTTAAATATTCATAAACAAAAAATTTTGTTTTATTTCGATATTCTTTAGTGTATCCTTTATCTCTACTACGATTATTATATATTTTATTATGGCATTTTTTACAATTATGACGACGAGAGATTTTATTTCTTAGTGGAAACTCAGTTATGTTTTTCTCACACTTACAAATTCGGCAAATTTTAGTAATTTCATTCATATTAAATATATAACATAGGCGCATAATGAACAAAGATCTTTTATTAGCTAAACCCAATTTACCCAGCGGGTGGTTGGATACTTCCGTGGGCGAGCCATATTCTGTTAAAGAAAATTTATTTGAATATTTTAATTTATATGACTATAGCCTATCAATGAGAGATAGCTCAATATTTGAATATCCAAATCCTAGCGGCTATAAACCTTTAGTTGATTTATTGGAGAATCGATATGGTGCTCCAGTTATAATTACCAACGGTGCTAAACAAGGATTAGCTGCAGCGTTATATACTTTGAAAAAAATGGGTAAACGAAAAGTAGGAATGAGAACTCCTTTCTGGGCTCTTCTTCCTCCGCTTATTCATATGCAAGGTTTACACCCTACATCTTATGAAGAATCTGATTGTAATCTGTTGGTTATGCCTAATAACCCAGATGGATTTACTATGACTCCACATGACGTAAATGAGTTTGTATCGGAGTGCATTGATAATCACAAACCATTGATTCATGATGCGGCATATTATAGCCATATTTATTTGCCAGAATCTTATCCTCTCGATCCCATCGGTGATGTCCAACTCTTCTCTATGAGTAAGATGCTCGGTCTTTCTGGTCTTCGTTTAGGGTATGCGGTATGTCACAATCATATTTATTATAAGTTTATCCAAGAATATATGGAAGCTATGACTGTGGGTGTTTCAAACATTTCACAAATTCTTTTGTTTGATCTTCTGACCCAGATGTCAGAGAATGGTGAATCATCAGAAGCATTTGAAAAAATGGCGTACCATTCAATTCAGAAATCTAAAAGTATTCTTAAACAAATAAACCCAGAAGTATTACTAGTACCAGATAATATAGAAAAAATTCCGGGTATGTTTGCTTGGTTGAAGATTGGAGAAAAAGCTAATTTCAAAAAATCCAAAGTTCATGTAGTAGAAGGAACTCATTTCGGAGTTCCTGGCATGGTACGAATTAATTTAGCTTTAGATCATCAGACTTTGCAAGAAGTAGTGGATCGTTTAAACTCTGTGGTGTAAAATTATGTTTAATTCCATTAAAGAAAAACCATTAGCCGAGCAGTTCAAAACAATTGCTAAAATTTCAAGACAAAAACTTGAAGAAGAAGCTAAAATAGGATCTCCTAAGGATTTAAAGAAAGCTCAAAACCTTTATCAAAAAATTCTGAAAGAGATTAAAACTGAATCAGAAAAAGGTAATACTAATTTATTTTGGTCTAATCATTATATGTGGTTTGGTAGATGGACAGTTTCTTTTTCTTTAGCATCAGCTATTTGTAATCTTTTGGAAAACGATGGATTCTCTACTAGCAAATGTCTATCTTCTAGTGATATCGGGCAATATTACATTTCAATTTATTGGTGATTTAAAATGATCATTGACTGTCATACTCATATTGGACGAAATCAACATATAGATTTTTTAGTAGATCAACTACTAAAATCTATGGATGAAGCAAAAATCGATAAATCTTTGGTATTTGCCGGCGAATTGAATAATATTTCAAATGAATATCTTCTTGATGCTATAGGTCCCCATCGCGACCGATTGATGGCGGTAGCTGCCGCGTCGCCTATGTCTAGGCGCGGCGGTCTGTTAGGAGAAGGAGTTAAAGAAGAAGCGAAAATTATTTCCGATTTGTATGGCGAAGGAAAAATTGTTGCCTGTAAATTTTATACAGGCTATGATCATTTTTATCCTTATGATGAAATCATTCAAGATTATTTGATTAGTTTTGAAGAAATACATTGTCCGGTTATTTTCCATTCTGGAGATTGTTTGTGTTCAGCTAATCACGCTAAATTAAAATACGCACACCCACTTCATATCGATGAAGTTGCTGTAGATTATCCGGGCATTAATTTCATTATAGCTCACATTGGTTTTCCTTGGCATAGAGATGCGGCTGAGGTCGTATACAAAAACAAAAATGTTTTTGCAGATATTTCTGGTTTTGTTTACGGATCATTTGGTCTCAATTCAGAATCTTCATTTCATAAAATGCTTGAAGAAGTTTTGGATATAACAGGTAATTCTGACAAACTTTTGTTTGGAACAGATTGTCCAATTTCTGATCAGTCAAGTTATGTAATGGCAGCCAGCAAAGTTCTGCCAGAAGATATTTTTTGTAAGAATCCTAAGAAAGCATTTAATTTTAAATGATAATTTTTAAAGCCGATTTCTTCACTATTGGATCAGATGATGATTACAATCAAAAAGATTTTCTAAAGAATCTAGAAAATAATTTCCAATATTTTAGTGCTACCCTTCATACTCATGATGACTATAATCACTATGATCCTTGCTATATATTTGAAAGCATAGATGACGCTTTAGATGAAGCCGCAAACCATGAGGCTGTTGGTGTAAAAATTTCTAAATTCGTTTTGGATGAGGATGATTGTAAAGAACTTTTAATTTCTAGGAATTTGAAAGTTCCTTCAGAAAAAGTATATTATTCTTATAATGAAACGACCCAAGAGTTGGAAGAATTCCAATTAAAAATTTTCCTGTAATAATCTATGTTAAAAAATATTAAAGTAGCTAAACTGATTGAAGAACTTCAGAAATATGATCAAGAATCTACAATTTCTGAAGTTAATTTATCTGGTGCAGAATTGATTTCTTGGAGAAATGATCCGAAGAACCCATCGTGGGTAAGATATAAAAACAGATATAAACATGATGACAAACCATGCTCATGTGGATATGTTCCATGGGATGGTTTACCTTTTTGAAAATAAAATTATGACTAGAGTTAGATTTGCTCCTAGCCCAACAGGAACGCTTCATGTTGGCGGGGTGCGTACGGCATTGTACAATTGGTTATGGGCTCGCAAAAACGGTGGGAAATTTATTCTCCGCATTGAAGATACCGATCAAGTCCGTAATGATCCTGCTAGTTATAATAACATTTTAACAGCTCTGGATTGGCTTGGACTAGATTGGGATGAGGGTCCTAATGTTGGTGGAGATCATGGTCCTTATACTCAATCAGAGCGCCGTGACTTGTATAAAACTTGTGCTAATCTTTTAATAGACTCCGGTAAAGCTTACCGTTGCAATTGTAGTTCTGACGATCTCGATCGCATGAGGCACGAATTTCGAGGCAGAAATGTTAAAGATACTTGGAAATACCCGGGCGTTTGTCGAGATAAAAACGTTTCTTCAGATGTACCTCATGTAGTGAGATTGATTGTTGATCCTGGGCAAGTCGTCTCATTTGACGATCTTGTTTTTGGTAATATCAAAACTCCTACATCCTCTCTTTATGATTTTGTTATCATGAGAGAGAATGGCGTGCCGCTGTACAATTTCGCGGCAGTCATTGATGATTACCTTATGGATATTTCTTTGGTAGGTCGTGGTAAAGATCATTTGATTAATACTCCTCCTCAGATTCTAATCTACCAAGCTTTAGGTTGGAAGACTCCTGATTTTGCACATTTACCAATGTTGCTTAATCAAGATAATGTAAAACTCTCCAAGAGAGACGGCGCGGTCTCGGTGGATCAATTCAGAGAACTTGGGTTTTCAGCCAATGGGCTTTTGAATTATTTAATGAGATTTGGTTGGGCTCATGGTGATAAAGAGCTTTTCTCCATGCAGGAGATGATTGATTTATTCTCTTGGGATAAATGTAAAAAATCAGATGGTAAGTTTGATTTCACAAAAGCCACGGCAATCAATGGTAAAAATCTTATCAATGATCAGTTGGTACCTGATAAGGTATATACTGATGACTTGAAGAAGTTCATCCCTGATATTACCCCCGACAAAATAGCTCTAGTAAGGGCTAAGGCTAAAACTTACAAGGAGTCGGCAGCCTTCTTGTCATTCTTCACTGACGGCTCTCTTAATGGTCCCCCGGCGGATATGGATCCTGACGATAAGGCTCATGTCGAGACGTTTTTGAATATGTATCCTGTTTTGATTGTCAATAAAGACAGAAATGCATTTTTGGACCTTACAAGGAAGTATTGTGAGTCTCATGATGTTCCTTTTGCAAGGATTTCTCAGGCGTTAAGATATTGGTTTACACACAGAACGGTTGGACCTGATATCTATCAGATAATGACTTATCTGTAATATTTACCTCAGTCGCATTCACTAAAGGATATTTTTATGGATCATCGCGAAATCGGCAAGAGGATGGACCTTCTCATGTTCCATCCTCTTAGTCCTGGCTGTCCCATCTGGTTACCTGCTGGGAATTTCTTGTATTCTACCCTCTCGGATAAGATTCGACAACTCAACAAGCGTAATGGATATGTTGAAGTCCGTACGCCTATGTTGTTTAAGTCGGATCTTTTCAAGATGTCAGGGCATATGGATCACTATCGTGATAATATGTATCTCATTGGAGACTCCGAAGATGAGAGCGCATTGAAACCCATGAACTGTCCTTGCCACATGTTGATTTTCAAATCAAAAAAGTGGTCATATAGAGAGCTGCCTTATCGTATTCATGACCAAGGCGTTCTTCACAGAAATGAAACGTCCGGGTCATTGTCAGGCTTGATTAGGGTTAGATCTTTTTGTCAAGATGATGGTCACTTGTTTGTAACGAAGGATCAGTTAATTGGTGAAATTCAATCCATTATCAAGATGGTAAACCAGGTGTATCGAGTTTTTGATATGCCTGTCCGTGCTATGGTGTCAACCAGACCCGAATCATTCATGGGCGATCCTCTCTTGTGGGATCATGCCGAGTCTGTTTTACAAGAAATCCTCAAAAACAATTCCATGGAATTTGAAATTGATGCTGGCGCCGGAGCCTTCTACGGTCCCAAGATTGATTTCTATATTAAAGATTCGTCTGGTCGAGAATTTCAGACGGCAACGATTCAGCTTGATTTTCAGTTGCCATTGAAGTTTGACCTATCATATCAGGACGCTAGTAATGAATTGCTAGCCCCGATTGTTATTCATAGGGCAATTTTTGGATCTTTCGAAAGATTCATTGCTATTCTGTTAGAACATACGCAGGGTAAACTTCCACTTTGGCTGGCACCCATCCAAGGCGCGTTGATCCCAATCAACTCAAGGAATGAGCAATTCTGCCGAGACCTGGCAGACAAATGGAATGCGGTTGGTGGTAGGTTTATTGTCAGTGACGATAACTCTCCGTTGGCGGGCAAGATCAAACAAGCTCATGAAAAACTAATTCCTTATTCCCTAGTCGTTGGGGATCGGGAAGTTCAGGCGAATCAGGTTGCAATTAGAGAATTAAAATCCTCTATGTCTCCTGATGATTTTTGGCAAAAACATATTGCAAATTCGTTAGAATTCAATTTTTATGACTCCCAAGACTAGAACGTCACCTGATGTATCTCTTTCTTCTGACAGCCATGTCGCAGCGATGAAGGATATCGATTCCCATCTGCGATCTTGGGCACATAATGTCAAAGATGATTTCAAAGCTTTGTCACCTGATGAGATCAAGCTTCGTCTCAAGGAAACCGCCAATCCGTTTGCTGTGTGTTTCGAGAACTGGATTGGCGATTTCAATATCTCTACCGGAATGAGAAATGCCAATGCCTTTAATGCCAAAGAGGCATTTTACGTTGGCAACAAGCGGTGGGATAAGCGCGGAGCTGTTGGAGTATACAACTACACTGACATCAATTGGATTCCGACTATGGATGACTTCTTGAAACTAAAGGAGAAGTACATTTTCATTGGAATTGATAATGTTCTCGGCTCTGTTCCATTGGCTGGATTTCGTTGGCAGCCCAATACTCTTTTGATCTTCGGAGAAGAGGGTGTTGGTCTAACTCCGGAGACACAAGCTTTGTGTGAAGCAGTGGTTGAAATTGAAATGTACGGATCTATTCGCAGTCTGAATTGTGGAACAGCGTCTGGCATTATCATGCACGATTTTGTTTCAAAAATGAGAGTTTGAATAATGCAAAAATTAGGGATAAATAGGGTTGAAGTATTAATTATCAATACTCGACATTGCCCTTATGAAGTAACAGAAAGGCTTCATGAATTAGACGTTCATGATGGTCATAGACCAAGCTTTAGACTTTACATAAGCGAACTGTCCCCATATGGAGATGAAGATTGGTCTCGCATTTCTATGGAAAACATTAAGTTCTATTGGGAAAACCAGTGCGCCAGACTTGGCGAATATAAATACAATGGGACATTAGAAGAGTTTATTAAAGATTATGGTTTAACCATTGATAAATGGTTAATTGATTCTGGTATAGATTTGACAGGAATCAAACATATCTTTTTTACTTATTAGGATTTAGATTTATATGCGTAACGCTGCCGTGATGTTTGTCATCAAAAATGGTTTGATTCTAGGTGTGTCTCGTGGTCTTGGTGATCCTAAGTTTGGTTTGCCTGGTGGTAAATGTGAGCCGGGGGGAAACTCTTATGGCAGCATCTATTCGAGAAACTTTTGAAGAAACTGGTTTGACGGTTGATTCTTGCTCTTTTATTTTTGAGCAAATCGAATTACGTCACACACCAGAAGGAGAAGATTTTAATACCCATTGTTTTTACGCTCACTCGTGGTCCGGGACTATTGTCCCATCACACGAGGGAGACGTGCGTTGGGTAACGGTGGATGAATTAAAACGTGGATCGTTTCCAGAGTATAATTTAAAATCTCTGGAAGTTCTCAAAACTTTGTATCCAAATATTAAACTGAAATAAGGATTATTATGAATAAATATCTTTTTGGCTTGGCACTTTCTATTGGTTTGATGTCAGCTGGTTGTGATGCCAGTAAACACATGGAAGACATGGGCTTCAAGAAGGGTGAAGGTGTAGTAGAAAAGGGTGTTATTAAATATGATACTCTGGTCGAAAAAGATGAAATCTGTAATGAGTCCTGGAGTAATTATGAGGCACAGTTACAGAGACGTGCTGACCTGATTCCGATGTTAGTTAATACTGTAAAAGGTTACGCTACACATGAACAAGAAACTTTGACTAAGGTCATGGAAGCCCGCGCCGCCGCAACTCAAATCAAAATGACGTCTGAGGATTTGACCAATCCAGAGAAGATGGCGGCGTTTCAGAAAGCTCAAGATCAGATGAAGGGAAGCTTGTCACGACTGATGGTTGTTCAGGAAAATTATCCTACTTTGAAAGCTGATGGTAGATTTCATGATTTGATGGTTTCTATGGAAGGGACCGAGAATAGAATTCTTATTGCTCGTAAGAATTACAACAAGTCTGTCATGGAGTATAACGTTGAACTCCGTAGAGTGAGCGGTAAAGCTATCAATCCTGTTACTGGTTTTGAGTTCAAGCCTCGATTGCCCTTCTCGGCTGATGAGAATGCCAAAGTTGCCCCCAAAGTGGATTTTAGCAAATGAGTATTGTTATATTTATCCTTTTGTTTCTATTCTTTATATTACTTATTGCAAGTGGAGCAATCGGAGTATTACTCGAAATAGTCTTCGCTATAATAGGATTATTTACTGGAGGATCCGTAGGCTCTGACAAATCATCAGATGATGATTCGGGATTTGGCGGCGGCGGTTCAGACGGAGGGGGATCAGATGATTCGTTTTAAATATCTTCCTGCTGCATTATTAACAATTGCATTATTGCTTGTTAGTAATGCACTATTAGCTTTCACTCCACCTCCAGCACCCATCCCTCCGAAAAGCTATGTAGCTGATGTAGCTAATAAATTATCCTCTAGTGATTTGTTGAAACTTAATTCACAAATTAACAAGGTTAATAGAAGTAGTGCGAATGAAATAGCTGTGCTAATTATCCAATCACTTGAAAATGAGTCTATTCCAGAAGTAGCTCATACAACTTTTAATACTTGGAAAGTTGGCAAAAAAGGATTAGATAATGGAATCTTAATTGTTATTGCTGTAGATGACAAACGCTCTAGAATAGAAGTAGGTCGTGGAGTTGAAGGTGATTTAACTGATCTTCAATCAAATGATATTATCAGAACTAAATTAAATCCTCTTTTGAAAAGCGGTGATTTTTATACTGGATTATCAGACACAATTGATGCTATCTCTAAAACTATCGAAAGTCGTAAGGGGCAGAAAGTAATTCCACCTTCCGCTCCAGCGCCAACAAACCTTCCCACTGGTGCGGCAGGTTGTTCAGTTTCGGAAATTGGAATTAATGATGGTGGTGTTGCAATGTTTTCATTTATTTTCTTTATTGGTTTCATGATTATTGTTTATCTGATTTGGAAGGCAAGTGAATACAAAGATGGTACTTCCCATTATTATTCTACTCCTCCGACTCCACCACCCCCGCCGGTCACAACCCCGCGACGGAGACGATCAGATGTTCCGACATATGGACATATCACGCCTCTTCCCAAAGAGGTTTATTATCCACCATATAGACCATCTTCTATCTCTGCTTCTATTGCAAATTATTCTCCACCAGAACCGTATGTTGCTCCGGTGCCAGAACCAATTAAAGAGGAAGAGTCTGATTATGTTGCGCCAGTCATTGCAGCTGTAGTTTTGTCTTCATTGTTTGAGTCTAACGATGATTCAAGAGAGAATTCATATTCTCCTCCAGAGGAAGTATACTCTCCACCATCAAGTGATTCCGTATCAGATGATACTGGATTTTCTGGTGGAGAATCAGATGGTGGCGGCTCAGATGAATCTTGGTGATTGATAATTGGGGAAGGATTCGAATCCTTCCCCAATTTTTGTTTGGAGAATATTATGTACCCTTTTGCTTCAAAAAATTCTCATTGTTCTTATTGTGGAGCATATTTTCTGGAACAAGAAAATTTTCCTAGAACATGTGTTATCTGTAAAAATATTACATATTCTAATCCGTCCCCTGTAAGTGTAACTATGATTAGAGTTCTTAAAAGAGAGTATGATTATGGTTTGGGTCTTTTAATTGTACAAAGAGCTAAAGCGCCACAAATTGGAGAATGGGCTTTGCCTGGTGGGTATTTAGTAACTGGAGAATCTTGGCAAGAAGGATCAGTACGGGAAATAAAAGAAGAGGTTGGCATTTCTTTAGATCCAGAAGGAATTAAATGTTATGATGTAGTTAATAGCTCTACAACTAATAATTTATTAATTTTCAGCACTTACAATAAAATTGTTTTATTTGAAGAAATTGATTTTAAAATCAATGATGAAGTTTCAGATATTGATATTTGTTTTCTTCCATCTGAATTAGCATTTCCTACCCACACCGAATATTTATCTAAATATCTGGAGGAAATCAATGAGTAATATTTGCAATAAATGTAAGATTAAAAATCCAAAACATTCTGAAAATAATTGTCCAAATTGCCCTAAATGCGGAGCTGACCCATCGCATTATGAGATGCGCAACTATAGTATGATGTGGCATGAAGGAGATATATACTGTACATTGTGTGACACGTTTATAAGATATTTTGATGCCGGTTAAATTAATTTGAGTTGATGGCGGAATTGATGTACGCGAGCAGAGAATAAGATAGTGTATGAGTTTTATTCACTGCTTAATGACATACTTACACTATGTTAATTTGTAGGTTTGAACCCTACTCAACTCACCATATGTATAATGTTTTACGTAAATCCCATGAACTATATGGAGAAATTGTTTTAATTTCTATAGAAGAAATTGGAGATTATCTCAGTCCATTTCAAGCAGCAAATCGGGCTAAATTATTGAGACGATTTTCTTTGGAAAAAGGTATCGTTAAGATAAACTTATTGGTCAATAATGAAATATTGACAGTTCAAGATTTAGAAATTTGGGCAAAACAAGAGTATGATTTCTTACCCAAATGTCGTACTTGTTCTTGTATACTACAAGTTCAGGTCTACACCCATCCACTGTGTAAAAATAGTTTGTTTTGTTCGCAATTGTGTGCTGACAAAGATTATACTTCAGAGAACGAAAAAATGTTAGATGAAGTAGAGATCGATTATTTATAATCATTCAAGAGTGTACAAAATGATTGTAAATTTTTTTAATTTGAATTTTGAATTCTTCTATAGAATAATTTAATTTAATTTTGTTACACATACTACAGCATGGTGCACAATTAGATTTCAAATACCCAATCGTATTGTCAATACGATCAATACCATTACGCATTTTATTACCACTCCGCAATTTTACAGATTTTTCTGTTCCACAATAAATACATGGCGATTTAACTAAATCTTCAAAATCAGATTGAGATATTTCCCATGATAATTTTCTTTTATCTGCACATTGAATTTTATATCTATTATACTCGGCTTTCCATGGGTCTAAAGATTCCCTCCATTGTGGAGGAATACAACCGCATGATACGATCGGGCGAGTCTGTTTAATCAAAGAATAAGCTTTAACGATATTAATCGTGCCACAATCACATTTGCATTTTACCATTTGACCTCCATATTTATCATGCTTATCATATGATAAAACAGTCAAATGACCGAATTTTGATCCCGGGTAAACAAGATTAATCGTTTTATTTTTTGAAGAATTATTAATTCTTTTTATACATCCACAAGACATTACTCTTCCATGACTAATTGTTTGAAATAAAACATCTGTAGTATTTCCACAATCACATAAACATCGGACAACTGTCCCGTGCTTATTTTTACCTAAAATTTCTACAAGAGTCAATTTATTAAATTTATTACCAATGCATTTTGCAGCGAATAGTCTAGAAACATCATTATTAATTTTATTACTCATTACAACATATTGTTATATTAGTATGATGATCCAAATAATGATATTACAAATATTATATTAATTGCTAGTATATAAAAATTACAAAACTTTTAAAATATTGGACGATGAAATCATCGTGATTTCTAATGAAACAGAGTACGGAATAAGTACTGCTGTAGAAATAAATAGTACAATATATTATCTAGGTTTAGAAGAGCCTACATTGGAAAATGTCATGTTTGCATGGCAAGATTTTAATGAAACACTTCTATCAGAAGAACAATTCGAACAAATATTGAAAGAAAATCAGGAGAAATGAATATGTCAGTTAAGAAATCACCTTCAGCCAAAGTTGTTGCTAAGAAACCAGCCGTGAAGAAACCTGTAGCTAAAAAAACGGTAGCTAAGAAAACTGCTGCTAAAAAAGTTGCGCCAAAGCCTGCTGCGAAGCCTGCGGCAAAAACTGCTAAAAAAGTAGTTAAACCCAAAGTTCCAGCTAAGAAAGTTGCAGCCAAAAAGGTAGCCGCTAAACCTGCTGTTAAGGCTCCTGCGAAGCCCGCGGCAAAGAAGGTAGCTCCTAAGAAAGTCGTAGCCAAAAAGAGCAAGAAGGTGCCGGCGGTGCCCGTTGTTGCTGCTCCAGTTGCTCCAGTTGCTCCAGTAGCAGAATAAATAATGGAAGAATTAACAGTTAAAGATAAATTAAAACTTGCCAAAGATTTAGTTATCAAATCTATTGATGAAGGTAATCACCTTACAGATGATCAATTATGAACTTTGAATAAAGTTCATGGCGAGTTGTCAACTTTGATTAAAAATCTTTAAAAACTCCATTCATTAATGAATAGATTGTTGAATTTTTTCAAAAAGTATTTTTCTTTGCGTACCATTCAACAATCTATTCATATAATGATAACTAAAATTAAAATTATTTTCTTGATGAAATTTTTTTCTAAATCCTATTTTATTTCTAATTTCAATAGGAATTAAAAACCATTTATTCAAAATCTGTTCAAGATATTGATTTGACAATTTTTTGCAATTTCTATTTTTATCAGTGTTGAAATTTTCTAAATTTGATAGGCTCAATCCACGGTTTTCAAAAACTTCTATTATTTTATAAGCTAATTGTTGTTTACGTGGCATAGCTGTGATATTATCTTGATAATAAATCCATTTTAAAAATTTATAACAATTCTTGCCATAAATAGATATTTTATATAAAATATTTTTTCTAATAGAGATTTTATCTCTTATTTTTATTTCTTGTCCGGCTGGGCGTTCATAATAATTGAATTTTATATTGTTGTTAATCAGTATTTTAGAAAAAGAATCAATAAAAGATTTACTTGCTGATACAATGTATGTTGTATTTTTGGAGCTATCAATAGATCCATCTCCGTCTATAATTCCACGAATCATATCAGGTAAATATTTTTCTGGTATTTGTGGAAATAATAGGGTTAAAGATTTATTTTCTGTACATGAATTCTGTTTAAACCAATCAACAATTATTTTGTTTTGCCCTCGCAAACGATAACAATTGTTATGAAGCTCTAATACCTTATCAGGACAAATAATATTTTTTATTAGATCTAACCAATCCTTATCTTTACTAGTTAATTCAAAACTATTTTTATAGACACATCCATCAGTTAAATAACATCCAAGCAAATAATAACTGTTTTGATCGTTATTAGTAAAAACATCTTCATTATATTTTTTCAATGGAACCTCCATGCAAGCTTTGAAACTTATCCGTCAGCTAAATTGCCAATTTATGCCCATGATTGGAAAAGAAATTGGTTTTGGCGGGGCTGATGGCGAAGTATTCGAGATCCAAGGGGATCCAAATAAAGTTATTAAATGCGCAGTAATTTACGAATATTTCATTCCTGTTAACCAGGAAATTGAAAGAATTGAAAACGTTGCTCGCCATCTAATTAATACTTGTCCACGTGCGTATGTGCGTGTACATGCGTTCGAAACTGTAACGCAATTTATTAGAAAAACTGTTTCAGGAAATCAGAAATATTTTCTATATTATTACATCATGGATAAATGTTTCAAAATTTCTGAAGACGAGAAAAAAGTATTTCACAGTATTTTATCTAACGAGGATAGAAATCTCAATAAAAATTATCCTCTAAATAAAATAACTTCTATGCTTACAGGTATGAGTATGGGCTTAGAATTTGATTTGAAAAAAGTTTTAAGTTTTTGCCAAGCAATTCAAAATTCTGAAATTGATAATACGGATATCAATCCAAGAAACATTATGAAAAATTCGGACGGCGAATTCAAATTAATAGATTTCGACCGATCATCATTACGATAACAATCCGTCAAAAACATTACTAAATAACTTTAGGAGCCATAATTAATGAGCAACCATGTAGAAACAATATTAGATAGTTTAGTCGGAATTTACGGCGCCACTGATGAAATTTTGAATGAATGGAATGGTGAGGGTAATCTTCAATTTCCTACATTATTCGGTATGATGGCAATCAAAATGGGCTGGGGAGATAAAGAAGTTCGCGAGGCGGATCCAATTATCAGATACTATATCAGGAGACATCCTGAGTGGCATGTTACCCGTGGTGCTCATGGTGGAATTATGAGAATCTCTGATAAACAAAAAAAAGAAGAAGCCAAATCAGCAAAAAATTCTGTTAAGAAACAATTACAGATAGCACTTGAAGCAAAAGTTCAGGCGATGATGAATAAACCTGTGCTATCTAAAATCATAGAAGAGATCAACGACTCTGATGATAATGATCTATTTTCTGATAGGTAATTTTGATATTAATTTTTTATCTGATCCACAGAGAGATAACCTTCCCCCTATAGATCCCCCAAGTTTTTGTCGAGAGAAGTTAGGTAAACTTGTTGATAATTGTTTTTAATATTAGACAGGCTCCTCAAAATATGCCCCGGCGGTAACAGCATAGTTAGCAATTTTATGGATTGTAATGAATGTTATAATTTGATTGCTATACCGGCTGCGTGGCTCGGGGCATAGACACAACTAATAGATTGTTATAAATTGTCTGGTAAACTTTACGTTATGGAAAGTGATTAAAATGAAAAAAATATTAGCACTGGTCGCGGCTTTAGGATTAACAGCATGCCAGGCTTCTGTAAAAGCAAAGACACCTGCGCACGTGGATGTGTCTAAACCTGAAGTAGTATCTGTTGTAGAAGAAACCGTTGATCAAAAAATATCATTTGATAAGTTGACAATTACAATTCCTGTTGGGTGGATTAAATTAGGAGTTGGAGAAAATATTGCAGCTTATGCTTCTAGCCACAAGAAGTTTAAAGTTTTGATGACTAAAGAAAATTGCCCTGATTTTACTCTATGCATGGTATCAGTCATGCACAGTATGCAAGAAGCTGAGGCGACTATTGAAACAATAAAAGTTACAACTTCCCCTCATGGAAATGAAGTTTTGATCGTATCTTTTAAAGATGACATAAAGATCTATTCATGGTTTACTATTAGTGGTGATGATGTTTACATGATTGCATGTGGTGGAGAAAATGGTTTGCCAGCACAAGAAATCTGTAATTCAATTCATGATTCAATTATTATTAAATAATGGATAAAATTCTTTTAATTGATGGTCATAATGCGTTACATCGCGCAAACACTACATTCACATTCAAGAAACATACTAATCAAGTCGCTGATGAATTTAAATGTGAATGCGGTGGAGAATGGATTGATGGAAAATGTTCAGAAGAACCTAATCCAGAATTTATTCCTATTTACAATTTTTTCAGAAATCTCCGCCCGATAATTGAATTGTTTGCTCCTGAGAAATGTTTTTTTGTATTAGAGGGGCATCCACAATTTAGATTTGATTTGTTCGCCGGATATAAAGCTAGTCGTTTTGTAAAGTATGCTTCTAAAAAAGAAGAATTAAATAAGTTCTTTAAATATAAAGACAGAGTAGTTGATTTATTAAAATATTTACCAATTACTATTTGTCGAGCAGAAAAATATGAATGTGATGATGTTATTGGCGCTTTATCAGAAAATTTGAAAGATGAAGATTTAGTAATTCTAAGTAACGATTCAGATTTTATTCAAATCTTACAACGCGGATATAAGCATTGTAGAATTTATAATCCAATTAAAAAAACATTCATGGAACCGCCAGCATATCATTACATTGGTTGGAAATCCTTGAATGGTGATAAGTCAGATGATATTCCCTCACTTTTAACTCCTAAAAAAGCATTAGATGCTATTTCTTCTCCAGAAAAATTAAAGAAGTTTTTGTCTTTAGAAGAAAATCGAGCGAATTTTAATATCAATCGTCAGCTGATAGAATTCCTACCAGTACCAGAAGAAGATATAGAATTTCGTGAAGGGCAATCTGAATTTGATAAATTGAAAGAAGAATTTGTTCAAATGAAGTTTGAAACCATTACCAATGATAAATCTTGGGAGCGCTACAAAAATACTTTCAATTGTATTAAATATTAACATGTTTCCATGTTTTACCATGATAAATGCTTGATACTGTACTTTTAGTTATTAAGAACTGCTTGGCAATTTCTATTTGTTTGACACCTATTTTTAATAGGGTTTTTATTTCTTTTACTTGCTCTTCGGTAAGTACCGAATTTTTATTTTTAGAACCAGAATTGGATGCGCTGATTTTTTTCCTTGATTCTATTGAATGTATTTGTTGTCCTAATTTGTATCCCGGGTGACCCAAATTAGATTTAGATATTTTTGCTCTTGTTTCATTAGTATGAGTTTTGCCATAAAATGGATTATTTGTTCCAGAATGTTTATTTTTCATACTTTTAGAAATGAGATTTTTTGTCTCTTCTGTGTGTTGAAACTGTTTGCCACCACTTAATAAGTTATATCCATTTAAAATAGAATCAAAAATTGTTATGAAAAATTCTTCTAACACGAAAGAATGATTTTCATTTTCTGTCACACACAGAAGTTCTACAGAAAAATTAGATTTGCCATATTTTTTGATGGCGTTAGTTAATTTCCTGCAACCAGGTGCAGAGCGACGTATACTAGTTAAATGTTCTTTAAATCTTTTTTGTATATGTTTGTATGTTCTTCCAATATATAATTTGGAATTTAAAACATTTTTTATTACGTATATTTTATAAAGCATAAAATAATGATACGATATTGATATAAATATGTGCAAACATGAAATAAATATGTTCACACATTCAATTGTTTGAAGTATTGACCTATGAAATATAAAGTCGGCGATTGGGTAATATGTGAGGTGGAAACCTTTTCTGACAAGAAAAGAAAACTAAATCTGACAACTCCCAAAAAAGATTCTACAATCGAGCAATTAAGTTTTCCAATCGTAGCTGTTGATAAAAGTATGGAAACCTACAAGCTCGTAATTGATTATGATATGACAGGTTGGGAGATCAGTCAATTTCATATAAAATATCAAAATGTCGACAAGAAGTATTTAGGAAAAAGGTTTTACGACATTACCGAGGCTTTGGTTATTGACTCGGGAAAGAAGAGAGAGATATGAGGAAATTTGTTATTCGGTATTCTAAACAGGATACACTTATTATGGAAGCCGAAGTAGAAAAAATTCTGGGAGTAGAAGATTTAGCAGTTATGTTTTTACCGCCTGGTGAATTTAAAGGAAGAGTATTAAAACCTGAATCTTTTATGAAAAAGATAAATTTGGAAAATTAGTTCCCCAACATGGTACTCTCATGCGTTTTTTGATAATGTTGAATTAGCAATGGCTCGCTTACGCTCAGATGCCGAGTTCGGTTATTTTAAATCTAAAGCTGTAGAAGCTTACAAATTAGGTTTAGAATTAAAAATTGATGAAACGGAAATGAAATTAAAAGCAGAAGAAATTTTGAGTGAAGTGAAAGTGATATATCTTTAGATAATATTGAGCGGTGATGTTAAATGAAAGTATTTATTATTGGTTTGCCTGGCGCCGGAAAAACAACGGCAGCTAAAAATATGTGTGAAAAATTAGGTTCAATATATTTGGACCCTGACGCATGTATTAGGCATACTTTTAGAGAGCCAAACGAAAACGAATCTATTCAACAATATATGGATTTGTACAATGAATATATTAATCAAAGACTAGTAATTGATCCTGATTTAATAATCAAATCAATTACTGATATTATCAAAGTTCACCCAATCATATATGGTTCAGAAAATGATCAATTTATAATTGATGGAATTTCTAATCCAAGAGATTTTATTCAATTGTTTGATTACACAAAAGATTTAGTAGTGTTTTTAAATCGTATGGATAATGAAATGGAATATAGAGGAGTTCAGAATATTTCTCTTTCTGTTATGAAAGATTATTGTTTGTGGTTAGCCAGCTCAAATCTTTTATCTAAAGATAGATGGTTTGAATTCAATTTTACTATTCCCGGAGATGAAAAACAAGACCTGGTTAAAAAAGCAGGTTTTCATAATACAGTCATTCTAGCTCGTTCTTTTAAAAGAGTAATTTCTTCATTGGAGGAAATTTTACATAAGTACCAGGCATGAAATTGAAGATCATTGGGTTGATGATATAAATAGAATGAATTATTAACCCAATGAGAGTCCTGTGATTGATAAATTAATTAAACCTCCCTATCCATATTTCGGATCTAAAAAAAGAGTAATCAAAGATGTTTGGTCAAGATTTGGAGAAATTGAGAATTTTATTGAGCCTTTTGCGGGCTCTTTAGCTATTTTGCTTGGGAATCCTAATATTCCAAAAATAGAAACATCTAATGATGCCGATTGTATGATTCCTAATTTTTGGAGAGCCGTCGCCGCAGATGCTGAAAAAGTTGCCGAACATGCAGATTATCCAGTATTGGAAGCTGATTTACATGCAAGACATAGATGGTTAATATCACCAGAAGCAGAGGAATTTAAATATAAAATCAATCATGATCCTAATTTTTACGATGTAAAAATTGCTGGTTGGTGGGTCTGGGGAATGAACGCATCATTAGGAATTACTTTTTGCAAACAACGGGGTTTGAATTGCAAACCATTTTTATCTATGGTTGGTCAAGGAGTTACTACTCCAACCGTTGATATCTTAGAGTGGTTTAAGATTCTGCAAAATAGAATGAAAAAAGTAAGAATATGTTGTGGTGATTGGAGTAGAGTTGTAACTCCCGCTGTAACATATAAGAATAAAAGTTTAACTAAAAAGGGTATGGTCGGAGTCTTTCTTGATCCACCATATTTAGTGGAAAACAGAGAAGACAAATTATATAGAATTGAAACAAATGTTTTTCTAGATGTTTGTAAATGGGCGATTGATAATGGATCAAATCCTAAAATGAGAATCGCCGTCTGTGGTTATGACGGCGATTTTGAATTCCCAAATGATTGGGAGGCATTTAATTGGCAAACTGGTGGTGGTTTTTCTTCTTTTGCAAAAGAAGAAGAGCGAGGCAAAATTAACTCCAAGAAAGAAGTTATTTGGTTCTCGCCCCAGTGTTTGAAAATTTAATCTAACGTTTTTGATAATAAATCATCAATTGCCTGATCCCAGACTTGATCAAATACTTTATCAGCAAATACCTCAGCTTCTGATTCTGGAACCCCAGGATTAGTTTCTGGGGTTTTTGTTTGTGATATTTTTTTCAATAGTAATAGTCTTTGTTTTGAATTCATAATTCCACGCTTTCATAAGTAACAGAACCATCTTCGTGAATTTTTCTGTGAAGAATTTCTCCAGACTCTGGATCAATTTTCTCTTCACCCACATCTTCTTCTCCTGCAACATCTACCGGAGCCTGAGACGCTTGAGGAGATTTAGTATTTAATAAGTTATGAAGATATGAAACGGCATTTCTAATATAATTTATTTGAGTTGCATATGGATTTTTATATGAAAGTCCTGAAGGGTACCCTTCTGTATTAGTTCCGCGTGGACCAATTGGTTTAATATCTATGCTTGTCAAACGATTTGCAACAGCTTCACCATTTGCCATTACAGATTTAATAGCTGCTACATCAAATTCGTTTAAAATAGGTTTATCTTCTATTTTTAATCTTTTCAAATCTTCTAATTGATTTTTAAAAGTATGAACGGGGCGACTAATTCTTACGCTCAAAACAAATTGTGAAAACTCTGGCATCAAATGCATATGCTCTTTAACAGCTTGTCTTAATCTTTGAACAGCAGTTAACATAGATGTTTTGTCTTGTTTTTTCGTAGCATCTGCAACAGCGTCCAATAATGGTTTAAATACTGTTTTGTGCTCTTCTTTAATTTTTTTATTTTTAGAACCAACTAATCTATCTTTAGCAGTTTTTCTTTCAGCTAACATTGCTTTAGATAAATTGTCGATAAATCCATCTAATCTCATGCCAATCCAATTACGTGCACCAGGAATATTTTGGACAGTATATCTTCCAAGACCGGCTTCTTCACGCGCTTTTTGTAATGCGTCAGTGACTTCTATTTTTTGCATTTTAACGCCGGTTTCTTTTGCTTTCATTTTATTCCAATCTTTGATTGGAATTTTCTTAGCAGAAGCGTCTTCAATATTTTTTAATAGTTTTTCATAAGTGGCTCTACCAACTTCTGTTGCGCTCATACCAGGCAACCAAGCTAATAATTGTCTTCGAGCTTTTGTTTCAGCTCCTTTATTTTTATCTTCACTACGCATTGTTTTTAGCAACAATAATTTGTGTTGAAGAATCATTTTTTCTTTTGGATTTTTTTCAGCTTGATATTCTTTTAATAACTGATCGCTTTGACGAGTCAGCATATCATTACGAATTCCTGCCTTATCCGCAATCATAGATTTTTTGGCAACTGCGATTTGTCTCTCAACTTCGCCCAATTTAGTTCTATCTTCTTCATCATCAGCAATTTGAAGTTTTTCTTCAAACATATTTTTTGAAGCAGTTAATTGTTTTAATCTATCCAAAGTAGCAATAAGATTTCTTTTCTTTTCTGCAACTCGTGGATTTTTTTCTTCGGGTAATTCATCTAGATATCTTTGTTTTTCGGTTTCATAAGCTTTAATCCAATCTTTATATGTTCTTCCATCTTTGGAATAACCTCTACCGAAACCTTTACCCGCTTCTTCCATTCCAACGCCGCCGGACATATCGAAAACCCCTTTGGCATTTTCATCCCAAACATTTTCTCCGCCAGCTAAAGTTCTCTCTCTATCAGCTACATCATATTGATCTTTGACCTGATTGATTGCTTTTACAGCTGCGTCGCTATCTCCTTTATTAAAACCACCGCCAGAAGCTTTTGCTCTTTTCGCAGCATCATCGCCGATTTCACCTAAAGCATCGACCATTTGATTTGCAGGATTATCTTCATCATCTGGATCGTCAAGATCAATTAAATTCAAAGCATTACTAACAGCTTTTTTGACAGCATTAAAACCGTCATTCAAAGATAAAGCTTTTTTATACATGTCAGAAATTAATAATGCTTCTGAAACAAGAGAAGGATCTCTAATGACTCGTGCTAGTCCTTCAATTTTATTTGTTAATTCATTTCCAGAATCACTTCTAGCTGCAGGGCTTTCTTCATCCTCCTCATCATCGTTCATAGTCCAAACGGATGGTTCAGCTGCAATTTTGCTCAATTTATAGTCAGCCAATGCAGTATGATAAAAGCTGTCTATTTTTTTAAATAATTTGTTAAGATTTGACATGGATACCATTTTATTTTAATCCCAAAGAGTTTGAGGGCTATAGTTATTATATAGTTTTATTGATTGTGTCTAGTTCGATAAATACCATCTAAAACGTTTTGTTTGGCTGAATATGGTCGCAAATTTTCCAAAGCCCAACATTTTTTGAAATTATCATCTTGTATTGAATCATATTTAAATATTGATTGGGGGATAATATGATCTATTTGCCATGTCCATGTAGACGACTCATCCTCATTCCAGGATTTTAAATATCTACCATGATTATTCCAAGTCATCCATGGTTCAAATTGAGATTCTAAATGTTGTTTTAATTCATCTAGTGTATATGGAAGATATTTTAAAAGTGATTCTCTTTTTTTCTTTTTGAAAGTCGCATGTAAATATGCCGATATAACTATTCTTAATTTATAATTAGGTTCAGTTATGAATCTTTCAATCGCTCTTTTTCTATCAGTTTCACGTATTTTTTCTTTGTTGTCTTGTCTGTACTTTAAAATTTTTTCTTTATTTTTTTGAAAATATTCTTTGCCCCAGTCTTGAATTTGTTTTTTTAATCGTTGTTTATATTCTTTATTTTTTAATTTAGTTTTATCAGTTTTTTTGTACTGTTTGAATTTTTCTAAATTTGTTGTTCTGTAGTTTTTATTGTATATTTTAATACAAGATTTACATCGTTTTTTATTTTTATAATTATTAAATTCAGATTCTTCTTTTTCTTGATTACAAAATGTACACAGTGACATATATGCCTCTAAGAGAGATATATCATGAAAATTCCTTTCAGTTGGTTTGGTGGAAAACGTAAAATTGCAAGTATAGTTTGGTCGGGACTAGGTGAAGTTTCTAATTATGTAGAGCCTTTTGCTGGTTCTTTAGCCGTTCTCTTAGCTGCTCCCCAAATTCCTAAAATTGAAACTATAAATGATTTAGATTGTGGTTTGGCTAATTTTTGGAGATCTGTGTCATTTTCTTCAGAAGAAGTAGCTAAATGGGCAGACTGTCCAGTTAATGAAACAGAATTACACGCCCGTCATAAATGGTTAATTGAAAGATTAACTATTGACTTTCGTCAGAAAATGGATTCCGATCCAGATTTTTATGATGCTAGAATGGCTGGATATTGGATTTGGGGACAGGGCGCTAGTGTTGGTAACAATTGGCTACAACCAAAAGGGGTAAAAGCTTTACCCCTTTTGTCCTCAGCCGGTGGTGGTATTCATGGGTTAACATATAATATTCAAGAAGATTTCAAAAAATTACAAACCAGACTACGTAGAGTAAGAGTTGCTTGTGGTGATTGGACCAGGGTAGTGACCCCAGGAATAACTCATGCTTCTAAAGGATTAGGAGATAAGGACATTACTGGAGTATTTTTGGACCCTCCTTATGAGGCAAGTGTTCGAGATAAAGTTTATAAGGAAGATAAAGATATATTTAAACAAGTTTGTCAATGGGCAATAGATAATGGTGATAATAAACGTATGAGAATTGTTTTATGCGGCTATGAAGGCGATCATGGCATTCCTGAAACCTGGCAAACTTTTTCTTGGAAAACTGGCGGAGGCATGTCAGCATTAGGAAATGGTAGAGGAAAAGATAATGCTAGTAAAGAAGTTATATATTTTTCTCCTCACTGTTTGAAAGTTAATATAATATGAATGAAGATAATGAAGACGTAGAGATAGTATTTTTGGAAATGGAAGAAAATGTTGGAAATACTTTATTTTCTTTACAGCAAGATTTAAGTAAAATTAGTCTCGGGCGAGCGCAATCAGATATTTTCGATTTGATTAAAGTAGAATATTATGGTAACATGACATCATTGCCACACATGTCAGTGGTATCTGTAATTGATTATAATAAAGTTTCAATTGAACCATATGAAAAATCTTCACTTAAAAGTATTGAAAAGGCACTTAATGGAAGTAGTTTAGATTTTAGTACCCAGGTCCAAGGAAATTTGATTAATGTTTACTTCCCTCTAGTAACTATAGAGCGTAGAGATAAATTAATTAAATTGGTAAGACAATACGGTGAAAAAGCTAAAGTAGCTATTAGAAGTGTTCGTCGTACGGCTATTGATGGTATTGAGGGACTAGGTCTTGGAAAAGATATTTCTAGCGATGCCATTAGGAAAATTGAAGCTTTCATCAAAAAAGCTGTAAAAAATATTGAGGATTTAACGGAATCCAAAAGTAAAAAACTTCACGATATGAGATGATAATTTTATGAATGTAAAACAAATCCTGTGCCATTTATTTACCGTAGGGAAGCATTATCCAGAAAGTCATCATCTTCATGAAGATTGTTGGAACGATTAGTAGACATTTTCTGTGATATACATTTAGTATGTATATTTATAAAATAACTAGCTTAATCGATGGTAAAATTTATGTTGGGCAAACAACTCGTTCTTTAGACAAAAGAATAGCTTTTTATAAAGCTGATATTTGTACTTACAAAAAAGGCAAATATAAAGCAAGATCTAAAATCATTGCTGCATTATCAAAATATGGTATTGAAAATTTCAAATTTGAAATAATAGATCAAGCAACTTCTCAAGAAGATTTGAATTCGAAAGAACAATTTTGGATTAAAGATACGAATTCATGTGATAGAGAAATTGGATTTAATATTCAATTAGGTGGATTTGGAGTTGGTAAACATTCTGATGAAACAAAAAAGATAATGTCAGAAAAGAAGATTGGTAAACCTGCATATAATAAAGATAAACAAGGGCTATCAGAAGAAAATGTAGGTAATTCTGTTTTAACTCAAAAACAAGCAAATAAAATTAGAGAAGAATATAAGATTGAAAAAAGCTGTTTAAAATTAGCCAAAAAGTATAATACTTCTAAAACAGTAATATTACACGTATTGCACAACAAAACTTATAAAGACCCTAATTATATTTTTGAGAAAATAGATAAGCCGTGGTATGTATATTTAATTCAATCGTCAAAAGACGAGACCATCTACACTGGTATTACTAAGGATGTAGATGCGAGATTGAAAACTCATAACGAAGGGCGTGGAGCTCGATATACTCGTGGAAGAGGTCCTTTTTTTATATTAAAAAGTTTTCAAGTTGAAACAAAAAGCGACGCTCTAAAACTAGAGTATAAGATCAAACAACTCCCTAGAGAAGAAAAGTTGAATTACAATGAATAAAGAAGAGTACGATAGGCTGTATTCGCAAGCAATTGAAAAATTCAAAGAACTTCACGAGGGAACCGCATTTAATGGACAAACTGGACTTACCCTCGATGGTAAGCCGGTTTTGTCAGGCGTATATCAATTCCACGAGACTCATGGTCTACCACTCGACATTATTTTTTCTTTGTTTGAAGAGAGAAATTGGGTTCCAGATTGGATAGATTTCTACAATAGTGCGCTCAAGGCGGGAATGAAACATAAAAGGATTTTGTCTAAATTGTCGGAAGCTTTGACCGATTCTTTTGGTAAAGAGTGGGAACAAGTAGTTATTTCCAATTTGGATAAACGTTTTGGCAAAAATGCCGAATAACAAGAAAGTAAAGTATGAAAGAAAATTTGACCTCTATTAATGTAATATTGGATGGCAGCGGTTCTATGGGACGGCTAGTTAATGATACGATCGGCGGGTTTAATCAATTCCTGCAAGATCAACAAGCTCTTCCCGGAGAAGCATTATTGTCATTGACTATTTTCAACACCAAGCCAACAGTAGTTCATGACTGCCTTCCTATCGCAAACGTCCCTGCCTTGAATAAAGATGTTTATAAAGCATCTGGTGGTACGGCTCTTTTAGACGCTGTAGGTCTGACAGTCGACAATGTTGGGCAGAAGCTTGCTTCTATGAGAGAAGAAGATAGACCATCCAAAATATTGTTTTTGATTATCACTGATGGTGAAGAAAATGCTAGCAGCATTCCATCCGATGATTTTGTGAGAATCCTTGAGGATGTGAAAAGAAAAACTGCTGCTGGTAAAGGACACTACGGTGTTGGTACTCCTAAATTGAAATACCCTCTTGAACGTATCAAGGAGATGATTGAACATCAGACTAGCAAGTATAATTGGGAGTTTGTCTTCCTTGGAGCCAACATTGATGCTTTCGGAGAAGGTGGTAAGCTTGGAGTTGCCGCAGGGAACACTCTTCAATATGACGCTTCTGGCGCTGGAGTGAGAGGAATGTACAAGTCAATTTCTCAAGGTGCAACTAGATTGCGCTCCCGCAGCGCAAAGTCATCCGGCGGATTTTTCGGAAATAATTCGTAAAATTCTGGACGCCTCGCACTCCCATCCGCCACGACAAGCTCGGCAAGGATGCGACGACGCGATGACAAAAAGAAAAAAATAAAGCGGAGTTGACGATGACTGACCCATCGCTATAATGAGGGTGTCGGACAAACGAAAATCTCCTCGGGCGACCGAGGAGATTCTCAGAGAACGGACTGAAAACTAAATTACTTGGTTAAACCTAAGTTATGTAGAACCAGTTCTAGTGCGTTGAACTTAGCGATAGCTTCAGCTAAACTTGAATCTTCTGATATTTGTCCAACTCTTTCAGCTTGAACAGTAGCAGGTGCTCCGTAGAAACCGATCCCTAAAGATCCGAAATCGGCTAATAGATGACCGCCGGGGGCATCATAGACTTGGAAAGATCCTTGCCAGCTTCCACCAGATGAAGCTTTGACTATCATGTCTCCGCCACCTTCGGAGCTGATTATAATACCAGCGCCTTCGGGGTCAGTGACTTCTAAACCCGAATTAATTTTAACTGTGCTAGGTGAAGCGTCTAATATAATTGTTGACATTTGACTCCTAAGTAAAATAAAATCCAATTAGAAAAAAACTAATTGAATTAAATTAATATGTAAATATACATAGCAATATCTTGATATAAATATTACTGTAAAACAACATTTGTCTCTGTAATTCAACTGGATAGAAACGCAGTCTTCTAAATTGTGAGTTGTAGGTAGGAATCCTACCAGAGACGCTAGCTTCAGCCACCCCGAGACTAAGGGAAGGTTTAGTTAACAAACCATATGAAAATATGTTAGGTTAGTGTCTGAGGATAATTTTTCGATGGTTATTAAGATCCTTCCTTCTACTATAATTAAATAATAAAACCAGGGTTTTAGCTTTCCATCAAAATTTTTCAATTGTAAGGAATTATATGAGTAATACCAAAAGAGATGTAACTCCTGGTTGGAATCCTTCAGATCCACATTGGTGTTACGGAAATATGACAGAAAAATACCAGGCGAGAGATAGGTCTGAAGGTAAATGTAAATCAAGTAAGAACCATAGATTTACAAAAGGCATAAAGAATACGAAGTACAATCTTCAACAAAAAATTGAAGATTTAAGTTTGGAAGAAGAACTAAGTTTAGTTTGAAATTTCGTGGTGTCGTGAGAGAGCTGGCGAACTCGGTGGACTGTGAATCCATCTTAGGCGGGATCGAAACCCGTACGACACATTTAATAAGTTATCGCGGAGTAGAGCAGTCTGGTAGCTTGTCGGGCTCATAACCCGAAGTCATGGGTTCAAATCCCATCCCCGCAACCAATTTGGTCTCATAAAAATAAATATGATTTATGAGAATATTTAAACATTTTTATATGAAAGAGAAAAAATGTTCAAAGTGTAAATTCATTAAACTAATTAATGAATTTAATAAAGCTACTAGACGAAAAGATGGATTGCAGTTACAATGTAGAGATTGTATAAAAACTACTGCAAAAAAATTACTACATTAATAATAAAGATGTACAACTTAAAAGAGTATTAAAACAAAATCGTAAAAGGTTACTATTATCTCAAAAATACATTTTAGAATATTTAAAAGCGCACCCTTGTGTTGATTGTAAGGAAACTAATATTCTAGTTTTAGAATTCGATCACAGAAGAGATAAAAAATTGATGTTTCTAAGATGATTACATCGGGATACTTAATAAAAAATATCGCTCTAGAAATTGAAAAATGTGAAGTCAGGTGTGCAAATTGTCACAGAAGAAAAACGGCAAAAGATTTTGATTGGTGGCGTTACAAACTATCAATAACGTGATATAGTAGAGTTACAGATATTGGGATGTCGTTCAACGGCAGGACAAATGACTTTGAATCATTGAATGAAGGTTCGATTCCTTCCGTCCCAACCATTAACAGTTATTTTTCTATAACTATTTAGATTAGATTGTTAATACGCCCGGGGCATTGAGGCGAAAGTATCAGTGCCGCATTCCTCCTTAGCTCAGCGGTAGTAGCGCCAAGCTGTTAACTTGGATGTCCCTGGTTCGATCCCAGGAGGGGGAGCTATTCATATGGTAATATCATGATATATACCATATGAAAATGAAAAGAATACTCACACCTTTTAGAAAAAAGTATTTACGATTCCGTGTGTCGGAACAACGTAGAAAACTAAAACGTCAAGCAATTGAATATAAAGGTGGTGCGTGCCAAAAATGCGGATATAATAAATGTCCTGGCGCATTAATATTTCATCATTTGGACCCAAAACAAAAAGATTTTGGCATTTCAGCTCAAGGCAAAACTAGATCTTTTGAAAAGATAAAACCAGAATTAGATAAATGTATTTTGTTGTGTCAAAATTGTCATGCTGAAATTCATTATGAAGAAGATGATAAAGAACGTAAACGGCAGCAAGATGAAATAGATTGTGAAAAAAGAATTTACGTTAAAAAAGATATTTATGTGGAAGTAGCTCAGACGAGAGAGCGCGGCGCGGAAAGTGCCGAGGTCGAGGGTTAAAATCCCTTCTTCTACACCATGCATGATATGTTAGTTTAACGAGAACGCTTGGGAATTGATCCAGGAAATATTAGCCCGTACCTAATACATGTCACCAGTTTGTATATGCCTTCGTTGAGCAGGTGGTGAGCTCAGTGCGCTGTAAACGCATCTCCCTTCGTGGATTAGAGGTTCGATTCCTCTCGGTGGCACCAAGCTTTGAGTTTGACCCGTCTCGAATCGTTTAGATGATATAACGGGTCCCAGAATCGTCCAAGCTAGAGAGGAACAGTTCAAGAGTAACTAGCAGTATCAAAATTTTAAGCCCTGAACATGGCTGTAAAAAAGTTCTTCACGGGAATTATGATAACTTGGTAGTCTCGGCGATCTGGAATCGTCTTGTGTCGGTTCAAATCCGGCATTCCCGACAAAGATTATGGTTCAAATCATAAAAGCACGACACGGACATGATATATGATTAATCATGATAACAATTAATAAAAAACAGTTTAGTGAAGATGAAATACGAAAAATTGTGGCAGAATCTCTTTCTAAACAAGAGGTAGCGGGAAAATTAGGATTTACATATTGTAATGGTAAGATTATTGGAAAACTAAAAAATTTATTTGAATCTCTTAGTTGTTTAACTGATCATTTTGATTCTTCAGCCAAGCTTAGAGCTAATCGTAAATATCCTAAAATCATAAAAAATTGCCCTATTTGTAATAAAGAATTTAAATCTTCTTTGGGCTCTCCAAAAGAAAAAATAACTTGTTCAAACGTTTGTTCTAATATATATTTTTCTGATGTTAGGCACACAGATAAATCAAGAGAGAAAGTATCAAAGTCTTTAATATTATATAATAAAAGTATTGAATCGCACATGCCCGACTGGTTAAATTAATGAAAAATACATTTAGGTACGGAAATGTTGATTTGTCTGAATGGAAATATTTAGAATGGTAAGTTGAAGGAAAAAAGTTTTCCAAAAATCCATTTGAATTTGAAATAAAATGGACACAAAAAACTGATCATGCCGGACTTTCTTTTACATTTTCAATATATAAATTATTTTGGATAAATGTAAATATACATGATCGACGTCATTGGAATTATGACAAGGATACTTGGGAAAAGTATTGAATTTTTAATTACGTTGTAATAAGTGTAATGGTTGCAAAGCTCCTAAGAAGTTATACATGTGTTCGACTCACATTTATCCCGGTGGATATAGCAAGGAGGGAAAAGGTTCGATTCCTTTATTACAACATTTTGGATCTATAACTTAGCGGCTAAAGTTACTGTCTCTTAAACAGTTTATCATGGGTTCGACCCCCACACGTATCGCTAATTTTTTATTGGATATTTTCATGAATCGTACATTAATTGATCTTTTTGATTTTTTACCAACAGAAAAAAATACCTGCCATAGAACTTGAGTATGGTGATGTATCTTTTATTCATAGTGTATGGACGTTAGTTTTAAACGCATCTATAAATGAAGGTTTTGATAATCACGGATCTAATTTAGAAATTGAGAAATGGCAGGGCGGTATATCATACCTATCGCCGAAACATATAGTAAAAATAATTAAACGAGATGCGTTAGACACACATGGGGTTAAAATTTTCATAGGTAGTGATCTGGAATCACAGCGACTACGAGAAGAAGAGATTGCGCGGTATGAAGAAGAAGAGAGATTAGAAGAGATTGCTAATCTCAAAGAACGTTTAAAAAGATTGGAATCGGGAGATGACGATTGAGTTTATTGATCAGGTTTTAATTCAACGATACATTGATCGAGATAATGAGTCTCTAGCTTCAGCTGAAAAGGATTTATAGAACTTGGAATTCAAGTAGATAGATTTGATTCTAAGATTCAATTAGAATCTTTACCATTATCAAAATCAATTCTTGTCTGTGGTGGTATCGGAACAGTTCGTCATGCATTAAATCTTGTTGGGTGTCAAGATCCTGAAATGATTGATTATCCAGAAGAGTTGTCAGAATTCTATGGACGAAAAATTTGGAGATCTACTCTTGGAGAAATTCGAGAATCTGATCGAGATGATTTGTTTATCAAACCAATAAGTCAAAAATTATTTATTGGGCATATACGAAGTAATATTGGATATCTAACACAAACGGCTCCTTTCGAAGATGATTTGGAAATCTGGTGTAGTGATCCTGTAAAATTTATTTCAGAATATAGAACATTCATTTCTGGCGGACAAATTGTAGGTTGTAAACATTACAAAGGAGATTTTTTAACTTTTCCAGATGCTGATGTTATTTATGATTGTGTAGTAGAAATGAGTCCGAAGTATAATACTTATTCTCTAGATGTAGGGATTACTGAACGTGGTGAGACATTTGTAGTAGAAGTGAATGATGCATTCTCTCTAGGTAGCTATGGTCTAGACTGTGTGACCTATGCTAAGATGCTGGAGAATAGATGGTTGGAGATTGTTAATTCATGAAAGATTTTTTCTATTTAAAAGAGGGATTAAATAAACTGAAATTATTGACTCAACCATACCAATTCAAATATCATTGGCACGATAAGCAAATGAAAATTTGTTTCAAAAGTTCTATTCTTCATTCTTCAGGCGAATGTGAATTGTGTTTAGGTCAGGAAAAATTGGTGGATTTTCATTCGCATTTTGTTGGAATGTTTATTGGTGTACAAGTAAAGGATGATGACAAAAAATATATTTGGCGTATCCCTAGTCCAGCGTTTAGACAGTTACAAGAAGTATCCAGAGGGCAGGGCGACCCAATTCAGTTTGAGTATGATGTGACAAAAGACAATCTTTTTACTCACGTAAACAAATTGAATAGTATAGAAAACATCAAAGATGAAGAGATATCAAAAAAGATTTTGCAAATGATCGACGCAATGTGGTGGTGTTTAAATAAAAAATCTGACCCACTAGAATTTAAAAAATTTTATCAAGCTTGCAAAAATCATAGTGACCAATTAGTTGATGAGCTGTATTCTACGGTAGAGAAAGATTTTCCTCAAAAGTTGGAAACATTAAAAACTTTATTACTTTTTTCTTGAGGCTGATATGTCGGAAGATAGTTGGGCAGATTATGATTCAGGACCGTTTTGTCAGCATTGGTCAGAACTATATTCATGTAAAGATATTTGTGTAAAATGTGATCATTATTGTCGTGATCATGGTGAAGAAGAAGATTCCAAATGTCGTGGAAGTTTATTTTGCAAATGTAAAAAAATCGTAGATAAATAAAATTATGTTTAATTCAAGCGGAATTTTAAGATTCGACCCCAAAAAAGATACTAAGCATTTTACTCCTTGGTGGTGTTTACTAGAATGTGATGAAAATATTGCTGAATATTACGCTTGGCTTCTCAAAAGATATGGACTAGAATCTAACTCCAAAAGCTTATGGGGCGCACATATTTCTGTTATTAAGGGCGAAGATATCCCTGACCCATCCACTTGGGGTAAGCTTGAGGGCATGGAAGTTGATTTTAATTACAATCACTTAGTCCGGTTTGAAAATGGAAAACATGCTTGGGTAGATGTTTATTCAGAAGACTTATCGGCGGTTAGAGAAATGTTAGGGTTACCATTCAAACCATGGTATCATTTAACAATTGGAAGGCTGGAAAGACCTTATGAAATTTAATTCAGAACGAGAGCTTGCTAAATTGTATCCCGATTGTATAAAGATAATTCAAAATGAAAATGAAGATCAATATTCTGGCGCTAAATTTGTAGCCGCTTCTTTTGTTAAGATTGAAGATAAAATTGATATTCATTTTGTTTATGACATCGGTTCAGATGAAAATTATCTTTGGATTTGGGGTTCTAGACATGCATCGAAAGATAATTTCTACATTGATGAATATTTTGAGCTGCCAAAAAAAGAAGCTTTAAAAGAAGTAAAAATGTATTATGAAGAGTTATATCTGTGAGTGTGCATGTCATGTTTCGCGACATGACATGTGATTCATACAAAAAATTTGCGACTCTGATATAAAGGATAATAAATAAGTATTAAGATACAAATATCTCCGTACGCATCTGGCGAGGCGGGTAGCTTGTCACGCTACTGAGGCGGGTTCGATTCCCGTCGGAGGTGCTGATCCTTAAATATTGGAATAATTAAATGACTGTAAAAAAAGAGATGCGTAAAATAGCTGATATTTTGGGAAAACAACAAAGAGTTTTAACAAAATTAGCTCAGCAAGTTGTAGATACTAGCGTGCCGAATAGCGATCCTCTAGGAAAAATTATACATGATGCTACGTCTGCTTGGGCAATTCAAAATAAAATGAGTGCCAAGTCTAGTTTTGAAGCCGGTGCTGATGGAAAAAATTACGAAGCAGATGTAATATTGAATATTACAGATCCTCGTAAACCTGTAGGTAATACGCCTGCGGCGCAAGCTACTCTTGAAAATTTTAAAAGAAGCTTTACGGCATTGTTACAATCAACGTTTGCTAGAGAAGCTCAAAATTCTTTGTCTCCATTATTTAATAGTACTGCAAGATTTAATGTTACAGTAAGATAATAAATTAACGAGTAAAAGGTCAGCTGGTTGCAGCCGGAGTTCTTATAAAGCTCTTGAGGTGGGTTCGATCCCCATTTACTCGACTGAAAGAAATTTAAACATGTATGAATGGCGTAATACAGATCCACGAATAGATATCAACAAAAGAGCTGATATCATTATCATAAGACCTGATTATGAAGTTAGTAAATCACACGTAGAGACTAAACATGTTTATTGTATCTTTACAAATTTTTCCGATATACGATGTATAGGTGAAGGAAAAGATTGGGATACTGAATGGAAATGGATATGGGGTCCACATTTTGGAAAATATGATTGGGATGAATGGAAAAATTCTGATCCTAGATTCGATGTAAAAGATAATAAAAATATTGTTATTGTTGCCCCTTGGTTTGGGGCAGGTAGTGGTATAGTAGATAATGAAAACGGTTGGAGCATAACATCGCCTTTTGAAGGACATGAAGTTGTAACTGTGGATGATGAATGGTGCCAAGATTGGTGGTGGATTTATGGACCATAAAATATAAGTATAATGGCTTCTTAGCTGAGATAGATTAGCGTATCCCTAAAGAGGATGAGAGGTTGGCGCAATACCAACAGGAGCCACCAAAGATTAACATTCCGAACTACGCGAGGTAGGGGCGTAGCTGTTAAAAATATCCTAGGAAAAATGGCACTGTCGTATTTGTGGTCAAGACTCGGGTCTGAAAAGCCCAGAAAAGCGGATCGTTACCGCTCGGTGCCACCAAAACAAATTAAAGAGGTGGGCTAACATAAGCAGCCATCCTATAATGAGTTGCGAAAAGAATAAAGATAGATTAAGAAGGCGTTAATATGAAATTTATAAGGAAAAGTTAAATGTCATGGTGGTATGAACATCCAGAAGATTTGCAAAAATTATTGCAACCTAGTAGAGATTTAGATAAGCAATTGATTAAACCTTTTGTAAATGAAAAGGGATATCTTGAACATTTAGATAAAAATGGTAAGATGATTAATGGATTACCAAAAAACATTAGAATTAAATGTGGAGATTTAATGCAAGAAAGATTTCGCATCATAGATGAATATAATGGTACTCATCCAGGCAGTATATGCATAAAGTGTGGCGAAATCATTTTAGCCAGTCAAAATGGTAAGTGTATGAATATTGCTGATTGCCCAGACGCACCGCCATTTATTGGAGGTTAAAAATTTTTTATGAAAAGACATAAAGTTAAAGAACATTCTGGTAAAAACAGAATATTCTATATTCACGCGTATTAATGTACATAGTCCGCTCCCATCCGTCGAAGACATATTCGTAGTAGAGGGTCCTCAGTCCAAAGAAGATTTTGAAGATTTCAGATTTGACGATTGGGATAAACAAATAATTCAATACGGTAATGAATCAGAAGATGATGTTTTACTCGCAATGACCAAACATGAAACCGAAAGACTATATTTTATGTTAGGGAAAGCATTAGGAAAATGATTTTCTTTTCTTTTGAAAGAGATAAAATTTTAGAAAAACTAGTATTACCGGAACACATGATTGTATATCAGTACAACGATATGTTTTTGTATTGTACGGCTTGTGCCGAAGGGAAATTTATTACTTCTTATAACAATGAGTTTTACGAAAAAACTCATCAAGATCTTGCCAAAGATAATGTAAAATATGATAGTCCAATTTATGATGCTGCGTTAGAAGAAATAGCTAATCATTATTTGAATTTATTAAACCCATTTATTACTTATCATAGCAAATGCATTGCCTCAGAAGAAAATAGGCAATGGAATTTACATTGCTTGTAAATTAATAATTTTTATTCGGTGAAAAATAATTATGGATTTATTGACTCTTTTGAAATTAGATTTATCAGTTCGTGCTGATAATAATCTTTGGGGTAGTGGTTTGGGAGGTAATCCTTCTGAATTATTTTACCTTCTTAACAAGAATACTACTTTGTTTGTAGATGCTGGTGTCGCCACGACTTTTCAAGAAGATGATGAAAATTTCTCTATTATTTGTGGAGAAGAAGTTAAACTAATTCCTTTAAGAAAAAGTTTAACCCAATTTATCGGGTATCTTGAAGAAATATCTTTTGGAGAGTTAGTCCACAATATTAAGAATAACATTGATGTGAATAACAATTCGCAAGATATCTTGGATTTAAGAGACTGTATGCTTTTGTCAGATAAATTATCTGATTGTTTGTATAGTAAAGAAGAGAAAAGAACCGCTATTCGAGATGCTTATCATAATGATGTTAAATCATTGATGGAAAGATACAGCAAATATATTGAGTATAACGATCATATGTTTAATCGCCTTGAAGGCGGGTTAGCTAGAAAATTGGATAAAGATCCCATCTGGGGTGCGCAGAAATCTTTTCTAAAAGAGAAGTCTAGAAAATTAATTGTTGAATTGTTAACCGCTGATGAAATTCAGCTCATGGAAGAAATTAATAAATTTTCTCCACACATTACTTTTTTGTGTGCTCGGTTATTGATTGGAGTTGAGTGGTTAATGGATTATCCTATAGATAAATATATAAACAATTTTGTTATCCCTTCAGATGGATTTAAGGTGAAATGATATGTCAGAAGAAGAAAAGTTTTTAGATGACATTGGTTTAATTCCAGGCGCAGGTTTGGAAGCCTGGGGAAAAGCCTTAGAAGAAAAACTTGGTTTATCAATTTTTGATACACAAAAATCTATTGGTGATTGGTTAGCCGTCAATGCAGAAAAGGTTTCTCAGGAATTTATTAACATTGTTCCTAATGGAGATTATGATTTATTAATTGATGATCACGACGCAATTATTGAATATTTGCGCACAGAAGCTTCAAAACCAGAAAATTGGGTTTTCTTGGAAGCTAGAGTTCGTGATAATTTTTTGGGTCTCGTGTTTGATTGTAAAGTTGTAGATGAAGGCGATACCTTTAAAGGTTTTGTTTTCATTGCTAAGAATGGTAAAATCAAACATGCTTTTGCTCAAAATCAAGATTTTTAAATTAAGCTTTAGATAAGGTCAAAGCGGGTAAAATTATATGAAAAAAATAGCATTTATTTTATGTTTATTAATGTGCGCCTGTGATAAACAAACGATAGATAAACATAATGGAAATGAGTTGAGAGCTTTATCTTATTATAAAGATTCAAAAACTAAATTATGTTTTGCAGCCGCACATCTAGGATCTCAATGGGCGTGTTGACAAATGTTCCGTGTACGCCTGAAGTAGAAAAAATCGCCGTTATTTATTAGGAAAATATAAAAATGAAAAAAAATGATAATGCTTGTCGGTCTGTTGTGTATGATTGGCTGTACCACCGCTACTAAAAATGATAAAATCATTTGTGCTATGGAAGATCCAGATCATCCAGGAGTATTAGTTGAAGTAGATTGTGACACTGGAGAACCTATTAAAAGTACTCCAAAAACCATTTCTGTAGAAATTAAGTAATATGAATGATGAAATTTGGAATGAAATTTATCAAGACTTGTATGATGAATGGTCTTCTGATGAAATGACAGCGCCGTTCGACATTCATGAAATATCAAAAAAATATGATGTGAATGTCGATGATTTATTTAAAGAATTGAAAGAGCTATTTGATAAAGGTAATATTATTTGGAAAAATACTATGAATACCAAATTTATATTCATTTAAGTGTTACCCCAATGTTCAATAGCATGACAATTGGCGCAAAGTATTTCTAAATTACTTTCGTCATCATTCATTCTATTCCTGTCTTTATGATGAACAATTATCGCTGCCGGATGTTCATCATAAAGACAACGTTCACAAGCTTTAGGTTTATTGGAAAAAGCAATGCGCCTATAATGTGAATGATCATCAGCTTTTGCGGTTCCAAAATGTGGGGGCATTATTTCTTTAATGCCACCAATACATTGTGCTGCATCTTTATGAGCACGACAACAAAAGTATAACTTGCTTTTTGATAAGGCTTTTTTGGATGTAGTTTTATAAAATTTTGTGTGACAGAAAGCACATTCAACATTTGGTTCTGGTTTTGGTTCTAATGCTCTAGCATATAAACTTGCACAGCTTTGTGTACAAAATTTTCCATAACCTCTATTAATATCTTGTGAACGGGCATTAAATTCTTTTTGACATTTTAAACAATTTTGTTTTATGATTGGCATGTTGACCCCTTGTAATTTGCGCAAGTACCGTATGTTACACATAATAAGATATGCATAGATTGATATATAGTTTAATAGACACGGGGGTGTCATATAGCGAGATTATGGATCCCTTGCACGGATTTCACGGGAGTTTGACTCTCCCCACCTCCACCAGAGCCATTCCGGAGGTAGTTAACCGGAGAATAATGAAAATTATTTTGTTAAGGGCGAATACTTGGCAATTAACTATGCATGGGGAATAAGTGTTAATGGGTTCGCACGATACACCTGCAATGTATCAGAATCGGTTCGATTCCGATATTTTCCACCATATGATTTATCAAATTTTTATCAAGATTCTTAATTTAAACAGTATTATAGGTTAAACGCATGTGTTCATCACAACATGGATTACTTATTTGTCAATTAGAAAAAAAAATCATAAAGGTCTACACAGAAACCTCGAAAAAGGTAATTTGTCTGTATGGACAAGCTGGGAGCCGGTTAAACCAGTAGTTATTACTCCTGAAAGAATGGAACGGCTCCTTAAACAAGGATATGCTTTAAGCTTAGAATTAAGCAAAAGAATCAAGTCGATGATTGTATTATAGAAAGTAAGTATTATGTTATTAATTATTTTAGTTGTATTTTTAGTCTTGTCAGTTGGTGGCGGTTTTGCATCCCATCGTGAAGGATACTATGTGGGCTGGAGTCCATTAGGATGTATTACATTGGTTTTGTTAATTTTATGGTTAGCCGGAAGATTACATTGTTGATAACTCGTAATTACATATTGTGGTTTTTGTTATGTATGTTTCCTTTGATTTTGCTTTGGTTAATAAAATGAACTCATGTAAATGTCAGCGTAGCCGTGATTATGTATTTAATGTTCATGGCGCCGATTTTTATTGTCGTACTTGTAAAGTAACTCATCCTATGTGCTGCGCGGTGTTTGCCAGTTACATATGTGGTAAAGTAGACGATCATGATGGTCCACATACTAGTATCAGCAATCATGATTGGACAAATGACGTGTATGGTAAAAAATAATATATTTGAATTGTGGTCAAGGAAATATCTACATGTATTAATGTATATGGGATTTTACTCTCACAAAATTGTTGAGTGGTTATTGAAACCCACTGAAAAATTCAAGTGTGATCCGTTTTTTATATTCATTACGATAATTTGTTGTAAATTTTTTATGTTTATAGCTAGCTTAGCTATTTCGCTGGGGGGAAAGCATATAAAGAAATACTCATCATCAAAAGTATAAAATTATCGGAATGATATATATTTCCACATGAGCCGCCCAATTATTATTAACTCATGTGGAAGAATTGTAATAGCTAATGATTATCTCAAATTTCGACAATCATTAAACCAATCATTTTGGAATATTTTTTATACACCTCTTAAAGTGTCAAAAATTGATTTAGATCAAGATATTTTAAATTGGAAGCCTGAAGAGCATTGATATATGTTTTTTAGTGAAGCACCCAATAATTATCAATTCTGAAGGTAAAGTTGAGCATCTCCCACGATTAGGAATTATTGCCAGATATTTAACTTCAGTTAAAGGTAGAAATAGCTTAATACACCTTTTCTCTGAATTATATGTTAGTATGGATAACCACGACGGACTCATTAAAAGAATTTAAGAGATTTTTAAATTCTTTACGATGCCCTTTGTGTAATTCTCAATTAGATGGAAATATCACATTACGTGAGGCTAGTTTATATTGCGTGGGCAATAATGATGAATATCGCGGTAAATGGACTCCTAATTCTATATTTGCCCAGACGGAAACTATCAAATATTATTATAGCGATTTTGAGTATGATATTACGATTAATCAAATCGGAAATCAAATTGGAAATCAATTTGTAACAAGAGTAATTCGTTATAATGCTGATGTATCTATCAAATATAAAAATTCAACCAGAAAAGAATTATTTGAATATACTGGGGCTAAATTAGGATTTTTCCGTAAAAGAATGGATCAAGATGTTTTCTTGAAGAAATTAAAAACATATCAGGTTTTTAAATGAAAATTATGAGACGTCATTTAAGAAAAGCTAAACATGAAAATCTTTTACGATTAGCAAGTTTTCTTAAACTTAGAGTTGATGGTATGTCCCATCGCCAAATATCAAGCTTGGTGTATTGGAGAATCACTCGAAATCAAATGAACAGGCACTAAATGACACCTGAGTTAAAAAAACTATTAAATAGTCTCAGATGTCCAAATAGAAAAATGTTGACTTAACCGTGTTTTAAAATTATTGGTAATACCGATATATATTTTATTCGTTATTTTATTTGTAATGTAATATACATAAAACATAATTTTTTTACCTTTATTGAAGGTGGATATTATAATAATTTATACATAGAAAGACCTAATATGTCTACAAAAAAAATTCAGCGTACTGTTATTGAAGGAGGTAGGACTGGTAGTTCCAAGTGGAACCGCCGTAACTCCCATCACACAGAACGTGCATCGGAAAGAGACTATTGTAGAAAAATCACTGTAGACAGTGAAAGATCAGAGAACGATATCTTTATCGATCCTAAAGAAAAGGTACGAAAAGAATTCAATGATAAGTTGGGTCCAATGTATCGCTGGCTTCATAGCCAGACAGGTAAAGTTTGGAACGACGTAAAATCTGAAATTCATCAAAAATTTGATAATCGTACCACTGCCGGACGTCATATTTTATATGATCATCTTCTTTCTTCCGTAGAAGAAGTTCCAGATTTGACATACCGTAGATGGTATCGTGACGTAGATGACTATACAAGCTCCAGATATAAAAACGATTTTTATGTAGATGATGCCGGTCTATTACAGATTAAAACTTATATTCCGCACGGTCATACTGGTGTACCTAAATTCAATATACAGAGTATAATAAACTGGCTACATAATCGTGTAGTAGGAAAAGTAGGAGATAAATTTTATTGGTTTGCCCCCGTAAGCAAAAGTAAAAAGTATGGTGGAACTAATAAAGTATGGAAAATAGAGTGGAGCGATCTCCGCTGGCAATCTCATAGAGGTTTTTTAAAATTCCTGTATGCTTATCAAAAACCAATTTATTCCTCACAAAAAAGAGATGAAGAGTCGAAATTTAGAGAAATTATTGGATATGAAACAGTCTGGCAAGCTACTATGCCTAATCTGCGTCAGGATCGTAAATTAAATGACAAAGAATTGATTTTCTGGAATTCAATGCCTGAGTGGTATCAGAATAAAGTTTTGGAACGGTCTCCGACCCATCCCCAAAACTTAACGCCAAAATTCGATAGTTACTATTACTATTAAATATGATTCTTCTTAAATCACAGTGAGAATAAGGTATGCATATGCAAACATTTTCATATGGCATATGCTGATGATTTTAAAATCTGGGGTCCTTATAAGAAAAAAAATGGACGTCAAATAGTAATAGTTGTAAATCACAACGGTAAAAAAAGAACAGTTTCCTATCCTAAATGGATAATGGAATGCCAATTAGGTCGTCAATTAGATCCTGATAAAGAAACAGTTGATCATTATGATTCTAATTTTGATAACAATAATTTAGATAATTTACGTATTGTTGAACGATCTCAGCATTCTGGTGACGATACCCGTCGTGTTAAACATGTTAAGTTCAACTGCGCCTGGTGTGATAAAGAATTTGAAAGATCGCCACGTTTAATAAGAGATAAGGCTAAGAAAAATAAAGCTGGACCTTTTTGTGGTAGAGGTTGTGCAGGAAAGTATTCGCGTAAGCTACAGCTTAAATTAATAGATAAATTTGATAGCCAGAAAGCTATTGACAGTGAGTACTATAAAAGAAAATATGTTACAGCATCTGTTTGTATAGATGTAAACGATATTTTTATTGATCATTATTGTGATATTTGGGAGTAAATTAAATTGGAACTATTTGAAATTTTACATGGTGTAAGTGATTGTTCCATGGATAGAACAATTGTATGTTCTCATAATTGTATGGGAAATCATTATTTTATTACATGGGACTATCATGTGACATTTGAACTTTGGGGCGTAGGATTAAAAGGCGGATTTAATTTAATTAAAGATTTCACATATCCACGCGTAGATTATGGGATGACCTATGATGATGCTACTATTTATGGCGAAGAGCTTTTTGAAGAGTGGTTAAAGTCATTAGATACTGACGACGACAAATAATTGTGATGTTAGTATTAACTTGCCACATATAATATGGCGAGTATTTTTTATTTAAAATTTAAAGGAAAATTTGTTATGGACAAAATTGTAACAACTGTTGCTGCGGCTGGAGAGGCTGAGACAGCGTTTGATGTTGCGGTATTCAATATTCAGTTATCAGCCAATGATGCTGTTGCGCCAGCCGTTCGTGTACGATTAAGATCAAAAATTGATGATCTAGAAGAGGCTATTAGAAATTTGGTGGAGAACTTCCAAGTTTCTATTCTAGATGGTAGCACTAAAACAACTATAAACGTTAACCAAATTTATAATTGGGATCTCAATAATCAGAGAGTTAGTACTTGGACCGGCTCGTATAGTATGACTTTTCATACTGATTCTATGGATAAAGTTAATAGAATCTATGAAGTGTTAGCTGCGGTTCATGAGGCAACTGTCAACTCTCCAAGCTTCTTATTGAAAAATAAAGATGTTTTGAATAAGCAGGCATTGAAAAATGCTTGGAAAAAAGTGTCTGACAGGTTTGCAGATGAATGTGAAGTTTTAGGTATAAACCCATTCGAACATGAAGTCTCTGCTTGGGAAGTTACCTATGAGGATAGCAAGCGAGATTCATTAGGTCTTGCAAAAGCTAAGGCGGCTCCTGCCGGGCTTCGTGCGGCGATTGCACTCGATGATGCGGCTATGGCAGATGAATTAGTTAACATTGATCCTGGCAAGGCTAGAGTGGCAGTAAATTTGAATGCAGCTTTCAAGAAAAAAGGCTAAATGAAAATCTCAGAAGAAATTATTTTAAATTCTTAATCTTGACAAGTCATAGGCGGTGACTATAATTCCGTTAATTAAAGAGCAATTAAGCTCAAATTGGAGAATTGAAATGGATAAAAGTGTAAGTTCTATGTTAGAAACAGTCGGTCGTGTTTTTGAAGCGACCTTTCATTCCGTTGACTCAATGAGTCATGGTGAGAGAATTCAGCTAAAAGAATTGGCTCAGACAGTCGGATTAGCGGTAGCGATGGATCCTAAAGATGTATTAGGGTTTGTTAATTATTACGTTCATAATAGCGATATCGTCTATGTTTCGCGTGGTAAAAACGGAGGCGTTATAAAAGGATCAAGAAGCGCTAAGCCAGCAGCAAAAATTAAAATCGGCGGTCAGGTTCCTGGGGTTCCTCTAGTTGAACCCGATGATGCTAACGACGAGTGATAATTTAGTTCGTTATAGGATTGCTTCGGCGATCCTCTTTTGTGGGGCGGTTGCCCCGGTAAAAGGAACAGATGGCTAAACTTGAGATAGAAAGAAAGTTTTTGGTTAATTTCCCATCCTCTTGGTCAGACTTAGCGGAGATGTTTGATGGATTGATTGATGTTAAAAGAATCACTCAAACATATTTGAAACCAGATGGAAAAGAACCATCTGCTAGAGTTAGAAAAACAGTTGAAGGATTAACAGGGGATACGGAAACTGTTTATCATTTCAACCAAAAGAAATTGGTTGAATCTGGTGTTAACGAAGAAACCGAATATAAAATATCAGAAAGCAAATATAACAAACTGTTAAAAACTATTCATCCTGATAAAGTAACTCTTGAAAAAACAAGATTTGTATTTGATTATGAAGACCAGGTGTTTGAACTAGATGTTTTTAAAGGTGCTCTTAAAGGATTAGTAATTCTAGAAATAGAATTAAAAGATAAAAATCAGAAAGTGAACCTTCCTCCTTTCTTAAAAATTATTGAAGAAGTTACTAAGGATGATAGATTTAACAATTTTGAATTGGCTTCTACGCATAATCATGTATGATTCTCGGAGCATACATGAAATATTTATACAAGATAACTAATTTATTAAATAACAAAGTTTATATTGGTCAATCATATTCTGAAACAGAAAGATGGCGTCAGCATAAATATTGTGCGCGGTCAAAACCAAAACAATATATTGACCGAACTATGAAAAAATATGGTATATCAAATTTCATTTATGAAGTGATAGCAATTGCTTTATCGCAAGAAGATACCGATTTTACTGAAATTGAATTGATAAAACAGTTTAATAGTCAAGATAGAAATTTTGGATACAATATAAGTCCTGGCGGAGATAAAATTTGGAATGAAGGATTGCCCAAAGAAAAACACCCGATGTTTGGTAGGCATCATTCCGAAGAATCTAAAAAGAAAATTTCTGAAGCTAATTCAGGTAAGTTAGTCGGACCCTGTACTGAGGAAAGAAAAAGAAAAATTTCTGAAGCAAATAAAGGAAAAACTTTTTCTTCAATACATAAGAAGAAACTAAGTGATGCAAAATTAGGAAAATCTCGTGAAAAAATGTCCGAAGAAGTCAGGCAAAAAATTGCAAAAGCAAATACTGGTAAAACGCAATCAGAAGAATTAAGAAAAAAACAATCAGAACAACGAATGGGGTTCCTTGTTTCAGATGAGGTTAAAAGAAAAATATCTCTTGCTCTAAAGGGCGAAAACGGTCCGAATTCTAAGCTATCAAACATTCAATGTTTAGAGATTATAGAAAAGAAAAAGAATGGTATTTCAGCCGTGAATTTAGCTATCGAATATAAAGTATCAAAAAAGACAATTCATAATATTGTCAAAAAAGGTATAAATTATTATGAGTCTAGAAACTGAATTAAATTCAGAAATTGTTAAGTTCTGGACCAAATCGGGCTCGTCTATTAAGAGAAAACAAATTCAAGCCAGTCAAAAGCCTTTAATCATTCATTATGTCGTAGTAGACAAGTGGGAAGTTGATAATCTGCAAAATTATTATGAGTTGGTGCAACCCCAACCCTCGACTCCAAAAATTGTGGTTTAATGCGTGAGTGGTTGATATATAATTTGATATGGAAAAATATCAAAGACAATCAAATTGTGTGTGTGTGTAGTGTTTGTTTAATAGAAATTTATAGAAGACCATTTCAAATTGCAAAAGGTCCTGTATACTGCTCTCATGAGTGTAAAGGTAAATCACAGCAAAAATTACACAAATGTACTATGTGTGATAATCAAATAAAAGCGGGTTTACATAAAAAAACTTGTAGTAGGGCTTGTGCAAATAAACAAAAAATTGGTTTAAGTTATGGTCAGCTCGGAAGACCAATAAAAGATAAAGTAAAAAGTTTAAATGAACTTAGAAAAAGAGTCGTTGATTTACGAGGGTATAAGTGCGAAAGATGTAATTATTCAAAATTCCAAATTTTGGAGTTGCATCATAAAATAGAGAAATCAAAAGGTGGCTCCGATGATATAGATAATTTGGAATTAATATGTCCTAATTGTCATGCAGAAGAGCATTGTTTAAGAAGATTAAGGAATGGTGTGTGAGCTTGGCTGAAACAACAACCCTGGAAAGGTTGTGGCGTCGTAAGGCGCCCGAGGGTTCGAATCCCTCTCATTCCTCCAAATAATATAATGGAAGCTAACCTCGTAGGGTGCGAGCGCTGCCTCGAAAACAGATGGATCCTTTGAAACGGATTGGATTTCGAATATTCTGGCTTCCGCTGCATTCTTAATTTACAAATTCAAAATTTGAAAGAAACAAATGAGTAAACATGCCGTTCTAGTTGGTTGTGCTATTGGAGATTCTTTAGGTCTTTCTTTTGAAATGAAAGGTTGGTCATACCAACCTTTGTTAGATTGGAATGGCGCTTTTACTCCTGGAGGAACTTTTTGGAAAGGTCAGGCGGGTCAGTATACCGATGATACTATGATGAGCTTGGCTTTGGCTCGCAGCTTAACACGTAATGGCAAGTATGTCCCATCGGATGTGGCTCAAGGATATTTAGAATGGTATCTATCTGGAAATACTCGTGGCATCGGGGCGACTACTGCTCAGGCAATGCACAATTTAAAAATTGAAATTCCATGGGACCAAAGTGGTGTTGTTGGAGATAAAGTTGCAGGTAATGGAACGGCTATGAGAGTAGCTCCTCTTGGCATGGCTTATCGTCACAATTTAATTGATCTGATTGATTTTGCTCAGACAGACGCATCAATTACTCATAATTCTCCAGAGCCTAAAGCTGGTAGTATGGCAATAGCTTTAGGAACAGCTCTTTTGAGCCATCGAAATCTGATGCCAGAAGAAGTATTAGAATCAGTAATTAATGTAATTCCAGATTCTATTGTTAAAAACAAATTGGTTTTATGCCGCCTTCATTTAAAAGAAGGTACGGATGAACGTGCCGCTTTAATTGAAATTGGTTCAGCTGGATATGTGCCGGAAACTGTTGCGGCGGCATTTTATTGTCTCATTGCTGGTAATAACTATAAAGAGGTAGTTATTAAGGCAGTAAAAGCTGGTGGTGATACTGATACAACTGCTGCTATCGCCGGGGCTATGGCTGGAGCATTTTATGGTCTAGACGGTATTCCAGATGAATATAAAGATGGTGTAGAAAATTTTGAAGAGTTATGTTCTTTAGATGAGCAACTTGTCAACATTGAGATATAGTTTGATGCGATGAGTATATTTGTTAATTGTAAAAATACGCTTTCAAAAGGTGGTTTGGGCTTAGCAAAAGCGATTTTTGAATATCAAAAATCAGGGTATAATGTTGCATTACCATTAGTTGATAATCAAGATTATGATTTGATTATAGAAAAAGATGATAAATTTCAATCTGTACAATGTAAAGCGTCAAGTGAGAAAAGCAAAAACGGTAAATATATTGTTGGATTGAGAACTGTCAAAACAAATACTAAAATTACTGTTACCAAACATAGAGGAAAATACGATTTGTTATTTGTATTATTTGATAATGGAGATTGTTATTCAATACCATCAAATGTTTTACCAAAATCGTCATTAACTTTAACAGAAAAATATATAGTTTATAAATTATAAATGGAAAATTGGGGGAGTGGTTTAACCCACTAATTTGCTAAATTAGCGATCTGTAACAGGGTCCATAGGTTCGAACCCTATATTTTCCGCCAGTATTAAATAATAACGAAGATCAATTCTGTTATTATTTAGTTCTTATAGGGGTATCGTTTAACGGTAGGACTGCCGCCTCCAAAACGGCTAATTCAGGTTCGACTCCTGGTGCCCCTGCCAATTTTACATTCAATATTTTAATTTAAGGAAAGAAATTATGAATTCGTTCAATGAAGAATTGACGGCGTTTTTGTGTTTGCTTGAGCAACATGATTGGTTTTGTGATGCTGAAATAGATACTTTAGGAAGATTTGTTGTTTATGTTGATAGAATGGATATTCCTTTTATAGGATCTACTCCTGATAGAATTGGAGGATATCATGTATTGTTTCATTTTATTGCTAGTCAACCAATCAGTAAAGAGCCGCTGGTAGCTGTACCTTTAGTAAAAAATGAGCCTATTATTCTTTCAAAAGAAGTTTTGGAACCAGAAGATATTTCTTATATAGATTTATTGTATTTACATTCTGAACTAGATAAATTAGAGAAAATCTGTGGTGCAAATATTCTTGCCGATCTATTTTTTGAATCACACGATAACAAAAATGCAGTAACCAATTTGACGGCTAAATTTCCTGAAATTAGAAAATGCGTTGATTCATTATATGAAACATATGGTTTTGATATTATTTATGAAAATTTAGAATTGTAAGATATTTTTTATGAGCATCTACCAATATTAAATCATAATCTTATGATAGAATATGATTATAAATTATGTAATGATTGTAATACTATAAAAATCTTGGATGATTTTCACAAAAAACTGGATGGCAAAGCCAACTGCTGCAAATCTTGTACAAGTATTAAAAATAAAATTTATCGTCAAAAACATAAAAATGAATTAAGTTCATACCGTAAAGAATATTACTCTTCTCATAAAGAAGAATTAATAATTTATGGGCGGGAATATAGAGATGACTTAGAGAATAAAAAGAAGATATCTTTGTACAAAAAAGATTATTATGAACAAAATAAACAAGACATTTGTCTAATCCGCAATAAACAAAGAAAAATTCGTAGACAAACAGATCCAAGTTATAGGTTACGCGCATTAGTATCAAAAACCATTCATAGAATGTTAAAAAATAATTTATCTTCTAAGAATGGCGTTTCTATTAAATGTAAATTACAATATTCAATTGAAGAATTAAAATTACATTTAGAATCATTATTTGAGCCGTGGATGACATGGAAAAATCATGGAGCATATAATGCAAAAAAATGGAATGATGATGATCAATCTACATGGACATGGCAGATAGATCATATCATTCCACAATCAAATCTCCCATATACCTCTATGGAAGATGATAATTTTAAATTATCATGGGCATTGGAAAATTTAAGACCTTTAAATGCAAAAATTAATATAATTGAAGGGTGTTCAAGAACTCGTCATAAAAATAATAATTTACGAGGAGCTTGACGGTTAAAAAAAAAGAATATATCATATAGTACACAACCAAAGGAAATTATTCCTTTAGGTATCTTACCAAGGAAAGAATGAACATTCCTCTTCAATACATTTCAGAAATATATGATATTTTATGCGAATACGATGAAAAACCAATGTTATCAAAAGAAACCTTTTTTAGTTTTTGTTCCAAAGGTTTAATTTTTGATTATAGTTATCATTGTAATCATTGTGAATTAATTTGCACAAAACCTTTTAATTGTTCAGTAACAATGTTAGGATTAATAAAAATGCCAGAACCTAAATTTAAAGAGTTAAACAGAAAACTTAAGAATTTTTCAACTAAATATCAAAAAACTTTAGCATTCTGGTAAAATATGTCAGAAAATATGTTTGAGTATCTGAATGTTAATCGTTCAGACACTCCTCGAATAACAGTGAAATTTGATTCAAAAAAAGATATTAATAGTTTTTTACAGCAATTGATTGAAATTAATGGAGAATCAAATACTTGTATATTTTTTGTTGGTCATTTTCTTTGTTTGATGGAATTATCAACAACATCTAATAATATGATTTTTTGGATTGCAGAAGATGAGTCTCCTCAACTCCGTGATTTAACAAAAGATTCAAAATTTGATAATTTTGAATGGATGAAATATTATCAAATTGAGGAGAAAGTATTTGAAATGCCTTTATCTGAATTGTATGAAATAATTCAACACTTGCTTAGAATTAATAAATTAAAATCTTTTTTATGAGTTCCTCAAAAAAGTTAATCAGAAACAAATTTAGAGATGATTGTTTTAAACGAGATAATTATCAGTGCGTGATGTGTAAATTAAAATCTTCAAAAGAAAAATCTCAAGAAGATCTTGATGCTCATCATATTACTAATCGTACCGAAATGCCAAATGGTGGGTATGTAAAAGATAATGGAATTTCTTTATGTGCAAATTATCATATCAAAGCCGAAGAATATCATTCAACCGGAGTAGCTGTCCCAGGGTTTTCAATTGATGATTTGTATACAGCAATTAAATCATCACATGCACAAGCACTTGTAGCAAGTGAAAAGTTATGAAAAATTTATCGTTTGAAGACCTAGTTTCATTAAATGAAAATAATATTCTTGAATTCCTTTATGGAATGTATCCATTTAATATGGAAGCCTTGCAAGAAAAAAAACTACATACACTTACTTCATTTAAGATTAGCAATTCTTTTACATTTAAAGTATACGCCCCAACAGACTTGTCTTTTTCAAAAGTGGAAAAGATTAAAGCACATGTATATGAAATAAATAAAAAATCATTTTATAATCCAGCATTTGAAGGATCTCAATTATTAAATGTAAAAAAAGATAATATATTTAATAGGACAGAATGGCAAGATTTATTTTTGGATGATTGGCGTTCCGCCGGAATTTTAAGTCCCGCACAATTATTAGGTATGATGAGATATACTGCCAGATTGTGTAGGCTTAGAGTATTTGAATAATATCTGCGATTAATTTGGTATGGTATTAAACCATTGTTGAATGGAGGAAATTATTACTTAAGTTATTGTGTGATTTATTAAAGACCTTTCTCATATGGAGTTGTGTTATGACTGTCCAAGATGTGAAGCTATTAGAAGCAATTGGCGTTGGCGAAGAAGAGTATAGTATCCCTTTAGATATTTCAGATATTATAAGCATCTGTAGAGAGTATAATAAATTAGGATGGCAAATTCAGAATCAAGTTGAATCCATTCTAGACCTGGGCGTAGATCAGGCAATTCAAGCCAAGTATGTCAAAAGAGAGTCTTTACCACATGTTAAAAGTTTCCTCCGTAGTATTTGCCAAAATCCTTATTTTGGCGACGCTGTCGACCAAGCACAAGATTGTATTTTTTTAATCGAAGAATACGAACAACAACATAAGCCGGTTAATATTCAAGCTAATTAAATCTAACAATTAATTGATAAGCTTTTGGGATATGTGTCATGCATATCCCATTTTTTTGGTGATATTATGAAAATCGAAGATAAAATTATTTTAGAACAAATGATGAATTTTTATTCAGTAAAAGAGATCACTCAGACTTTAGCTGATATTTGTTTAGCTCAAGCTTCCAAAATGATTGATTACGAATTACCAAGTTCTGCCAAAGATTGGTCAGAAGTAGCATTTATTATTCAAACTATTGTTGATCAAATAAAGAAGTAACGCGCGCGTCCCCCCCCCATCGCCTAACAGCCAAAGGTAAGGTCATGAAGAATATTTTAAATAGCCCTTACAAGGTTTTAGAAGTAGACCCAAGAGCCAGCTCAATCGTAATTAAAGCGGCATATCAGGCGCTGATGAGACAGCACCATCCAGACCACAATGGAAATGAAAAACGAGCTAAAGAAATCAATGCGGCTTACGCTATTCTTTCTGACATGAAAGAAAGAAAATCATATGATGATTCAATCAGTGATAAAGTCGGCACTATGATTGGTAACTTCCGAGTACTAGAGCCCATCGCAGAGGGCGGATTCGGAAGAACCTATAAAGGCGAACATAATATCAGCAAACAGCCAGTATGTATTAAACATTGCTCAATGGTTGCCCCTGAACACTGCCCGAATGGGCATAAACTCAAAACCGATAATGCAAGGATACCATATTTAACAAAATGTGGATACAATGTAGAAATCATTTGGGAACATGATATAATGAAAAATTTAAATAGAATAATGGATGATTTATGTCTCAAATACAATTTAATCAGTTAAATTTATTTTTGGAAAATAAAGAACTTGTCATAGGATGTGATGAGTGTGGATATGGAAGTATTTCCGGTCCCTTATGCATTGGCGCTGTAAAGGCTCCCAAAGATTGGAAAATTGATGGTTTGAATGATTCTAAACAATTAACTCCCAAGAAAAGGGAGATAATGAGAGAAAATATTTTAGAAGCTGCATTTAAAGGAGATATTCAATTTCATATTTCCGAAAGAAGCAATAAAGATATTGATACATTAGGGTTAGCCCCGATGTTGAAAGCTTGTTATATTGAATGTTTCAATAAATTATATTCTGAAGATTCTTTAATCATCTGTGATGGCACTCTTAAATTTGATGGATTAGGAGTAGATTCTTTTGATAAAGTTTCAATTATTAAAGCAGACACATTGCTCCCATCCGTCATGGCAGCATCTATCCTAGCTAAGACTTATCGAGATGGTAAAATGAAAGAAAATCATAAAATCTATCCTTTTTATGATTGGGATAACAATGTAGGATATTACGGAGCAAATGGTCTTCATATTGAAGGAATTAAAAAATATGGATATTCCCCACTACACAGATTATCTTATAAGTTAAAAGCTTTAAATGGATTAGATATTCCGGTCAATAAATGAATATTATAGTTTTAAAACAAGAATTAGGATACCAAGTTTCTTGGGATAAAAATAGTGATACTGTTTTTACTTCTCATAATAATAAGATTATTCCTCAAAAATGGGAACATTGTTCATGTATTAAAAATTTAGAATGTGGCACTATACCTGATAAATATATAATTCATCAGTATCTTGACGAAGATGAAGAAATAAATTGGGACTGCCCTATAGAATTAAAATTACACAATGCTTCTAAAATAGATGAAATTTCTTTAATAGAAGCATTGTGTTTTACTTGTAATTACAAAAACATTACTTTATTGAATGAGTTACGTCATGGTCATTCTAAATTAAAAGAATTATTATATAAATTCAAAACTTGAAAATACCAGTGATATGACCCCATGTTTCACCTGTAATAATTTTTTTGATTGCTCCGCGGCTCACATTAAATTTGGTAGCTAATTCTGTTTGATTCAAACTACTAGATTGATATAAAGAAACTATTTCAAGAACATTATCATTTGTCAATTTAACTTGTGAATGATTTTCTCCCTTTGCTGTTATGGTTCTTTTCTTATATTTTTTATCTTTGTTTAAAGAATTGCCCACGGCAAAACAACCAGAATTAATAATATGCGTTCCTTTATTATAAGGAATCATTCCTGGTTTAAAAGATGTCTGATTAGATTTACATAATCCTTTAGAACCTTTATTCCAACCAAGATATTTTTTACCTTCTTTGGATTTTTTAATATTGTAAATCCTTTCAGAAGTATGATTGATTCCAGTTAATTTTTTGGAAATTTTCTGATTAATATCATTTTTTTTCTCATCGGTCCAGGCAGATTTAGTTTCTTTAATTTTTGAAATTGTTTCAGATTTTTCTTCTGAAGTTTTTTTAGAATGAGCTTCGGATATAGAGTTAGAAACCCTTTCTTTAAAAGAAGGATCTGCCCAATGGTTTCTCATGGCTTGTTTGAAATCTTCCGATTTAGGAGCGACTGAGCCTCCAAGAGAAACATTATAACCTTTCATATTAGAAATATGAGATTGTTCTTGATCAATGATTAATTCTTCTGATTCGTTTGCCGCTTGTTGATCCAAGCAAGAGGCAATTATTTCAAATAAAAAATTAACAGCGTCATGTTTTTTCATAGCACTGTTAATTTTCATTGATGGAAATTCTTTTTCAGATTCTCTTTTATGCTGAGACCATCTTTTATTTGGATATTGAGTTTGACCAATATAAATTTTTTGATTGATTAAATTTGTGATTTTGTATATGTAGTGCATTTTGCCTCCACACATTATATATCACAATAATCGCATCTGTCATAGTTGAATCCACGTAGTTCCGGTCCATTTCCATGTATCATTGAAATCATAAGATTCATTTCTTCCTCCAAATAAGATAACTGAGCTTGAGTTAACATCGTAAGCCATTTGAGCGCCATATCTGTAAGAAGGAGAATTTACTGGAAATTGTTGAATCCAATTGGTTCCATTAAAAATCCAAGTATCATTAAGAATATTGACACCATCTTTACCGCCAAATAATACGATATAGCTACTATGTGCATTATCAGCACACATGGTGTGATAAATTCTTGCAGAAGGTGAATTGGTAGGACTTAATTTTGTCCAAGTTGCTAAACTGTCATTCCATTGGTAAGTGTCATTAAACATTGTTGCATCATCAGCACCTCCAAATAATATAGATTCTCTACCAGCAATGATTCCGCCACCCAATTTTGCGCCATATCTAGCACTTGGAGATGATGCTAAAATTTGTTTGGTCCAAGTAGTACCATTCCAAAGCCATGTATCACCAAGAACATTACGTTCATTTTTACCACCGAATAATAAAATATCAGATAAAGATGAAAATCCGCATGACATCGCAGCATCAAATCTAGTTGGAGGAGAAGTTGCTGGAGTTGGTTTGGTCCAAGTTGTACCGTTGAAAACCCATGTATCATTTAATGGATCGGTTGAACTTTTTCCACCAAACACTACAACTGTATTATTTCTTTGCAGCACAGAAGAAGAAGCATTAGTTCTTGTTGGTAAAGGTCCTAATGGATCGGTGGCAGTGGTGATAGTAGTTGTCCAATTGGTTCCATTCCATTTGTAAGTTAAATTAGTTGGTGAATTATATGTTGGATAGCTTCCACTATCTAGTAACACTGGTCCGACACCTGGGACAAGTGACATAACAGAGTGTGAACATCTTGGTGGATTTAATGCGGGCATATTTTTCTCCGATGAAAAGATTCTATTACAATAGAATAAAAATCATATAATTAAGGTAAAATCAATAGTTATGAACATATTATTTCCATCAAATCTTGGGTCTCCCAAAGAAGTAAGTAGCTTTTGGCAAAAAGAAGCTGATGCGGCGAAGACTGTAGGTTTTGAAATAAGTATTTTAAGTGAATCACATTTTGGATCGCCAATATCAATTTTTAATAAGAGCTCGTCTTATCTATATAGAGGCTGGATTATGAAGCCTTCTGATTATGCAGAAGTAGATGAACTAGTAACCATTGAATTGTACAATTCAATGGTATAATGCGACTTTTACAAGGTCGATTCGATGGTTCGATTCCATCAAGCCCTACCATATTAGTATTCACAACATTTTTATTTTGAAAGGGTAAAACATGAGAAAGTATTTTACCACTACACTTCCGTATATTAATTCAGATCCTCATTTGGGTTTTGCCCTTGAAATAATTCAAACTGATATTCTTGCACGACATTTTCGTTTGAATGGTAATGAAGTATTTTTTAATACTGGCACTGATGAACATGGCGCCAAAATCTGGGAAAAATCACAAGGAGATCCAAAAGCTTTTTGCGATCTTGCAAGTCAGAAATTTCGAGATTTGATTCCAGTTTGTGATATTTCTGAATGTAATTTTATTAGAACGACAGATCCACATCATATACATGCCGTTCAAGAATTTTGGAAAAAATGTCAACACGATATTTACAAGAGCGAATACAAAATCAAGTACTGTACTGGCTGTGAATTAGAAAAACAAGATTCTGATTTGAAAGACGGTAAATGTATTTATCACCCAAATCGTGATATTGAAGAGCGACAAGAAGAGAATTATTATTTCAAACTCAGTAAATATACTGAGCCATTGATTAAACATTTTGAATCCAATCCTAATTTTGTAGTCCCACAACATCGACATACAGAAGCTTTAAATTTTCTGAAAACTGGATTAAAAGACATATCAATTTCCAGATTGGCTAAGAAATTACCATGGGGAATTCCAGTACCAGGCGATCCTGAACATGTTATTTATGTTTGGTTCGATGCGTTGGTTAATTATATTTCCGCTTTAGGTTGGCCAGAAAAAGATATTAATGATTCATGGCCAGGAATTCAATTTGCTGGAAAAGATAACTTGCGGCAACAAAGTATCATTTGGTCTGGCATGTTATTGTCTGCCGGGCTTCCACCTCCGAAACAAATATTTATTCATGGATTTTTAACGCAAGGCGGAGAAAAAATTTCAAAATCTGCCGGAAATTCATTAACACCCCAGTTGTTTGAAAAATTCCCTAAAGAATATTTAAGATACTGGGTAGCTAAAGAATGTTCTCAATATGAAGATACAGAAGTAAATCCTAATAGTTTAATTCAAAACTATAATGTTAATTTAGCAAAAGGTCTTGGTAATCTTTTTAGCCGAGTATTAAAACTAGCAACGACGCATGATATTCATATAGAATATCAATACGAGTATAATTCTTTACATTTGGATAATTTTGATATTCGTGGTGGGATTAATAATATTTGGAATAAAATTTCAGAGTTGAATTCGTATATCGAACAAACTTCGCCATTTAGATTAATCAAATCTGAAAACACTAAAGGTCAAGCCATAAATGATATTCAACATTTATTACGAGAACTATATTGGATTGCGGTACAGATAGAACCTTATCTGCCAAATACTTCTTATTCAATGAAAAAACATTTACAATGTTATGAATCAGTTCAATTATTTCCCACTATAAATGAGACCGTATGAGTGAGTACGTAAAAATCCTTATAAAAGATCGTAATAAAATTTTACAGCATCATTATTTGAATAATAAAAATTGGGGATTACCTGGCGGCCGTATAGAAAATCAAGAAACTCCAGTGAATGCGGCTGCAAGAGAGTTATTGGAAAGAACAGGATTTAAAATTAATCCTTTGGATTTGACATTCAAAAGAAATTTCCTTGATGAAAAAGGATTAAAATTTCATCTGTTTGTGGGGAGTATATCCAATATTGAAAAAAATAAACAAGCCTCAAACAGAAATCAGATGGATTTCGCTGCACCCATCCGTTAAAAATCGTTTTACCTATTGAATAGATAACAAGAAAGTTGAAAAATAATGAAATTATTTACATGTATTAGTGTGGTTTTTGTGGCTGCTATTTTAAGTTTCAGTTGTGCCCCCGAAGGTAAACCTTGTTGGGAGCCTAATGACTGTTCAGTTGCCGAGGGCTGCCTATCTGTTGATTGTATTAATGGAGAATGTACCGATTTAGGGTGCAAATGAATAAATAATATGTATGAATAACCTGATATATAATCAGGTACATGCGGGATTGGTATATAGGTCGTGCCCGAGCCTTCCAAGCTTGAGAAACCGTTTCGAGTACGGTATCCCGCTCCAAAATGCGGCTTTAATTCAGTAGTAGAATGCGACTTTGCCAAAGTCGATGTGGAGGGAGCATAACCCTCAAGCCGCTCTAAAATTATTGTGATAATTTACTATCAATTATTTGTTTAATTATTTGAAGATATTTTTCAGAACTTGATGGTTTAAAATATTTTTGACCAGATGAGTCAATGATAACAAGTTCAATGTTTTTTTCAAGGCAAGCTTGAAATTTTCTATTATCATTATTTTGAATTGAAGAAAGCTTATCTGAACCGTAAATAGGTTCATAATGAAAAATACCATTCAACTCAAATGCAAGTTGAAGAGACGGAATATAGATATCTAATTCAGAATTAATGGTTTCTTTACCATTAAAAATGAATTCAAGATTTGGATATAATGCAGGTAATTGTGCTTCTAACCAAATTTCTAATTTAGATTTTCTGTTACCTTTTGTTTTGTGGGTATTATTATATGTTGTCGCACATGATCTTGAACAAAAATGATTAGGATATTTAATTATTTGCTTGTTTGTTTTAGAGAAAATAGAATTGCATTGTTTACAATTTACATTCTGTGATGTGATTTTGGATAGTGTAGCACATTTATGTGAACAATAAATTGTTTTATTTTTATTATGATTTCCAAATTTACTTTGTATAATACTCTTTTTTCTTTCAAAAGAAGCATGACAATTGGGGCATTCTAAAACCATATTTGTGTTAAATGGTAGCGATTTGATATACATCATAAAATCTGTAGTATTTGTTGCTTGCATGGTTATATACATTTTCATTGATAGAAAATTAAATTTCAAACCATTGTAACCGTTCAAAAATTTTATGAGTGGCAACCACATAACACAAAAACAGTATATGATTGATATTTTAGAAAATAAACAATATCACAAATTTTCTAAAAACCCCTATAAAGGATATAATTGGTTTACTAGTACAAATTATAAAGATAATGAATTTTGTTATGATAGGTCTTTCAAAAAGAATATCATTAAAAAATACGATCCAGAAATTAATGGAAATGGTACTTGTAAAATATTTTCAAAAATAGAATCATCAGTTAATAATGTAACTCAAATTTGTGAAACTGGATATGATATAGTAGATCATAACAAAAAAATAGATTATGGTTTACATTTAATTGCAAGATTTTTAATTCCAAAATTGCTTGATGATAATGATTATGAAATTCCAGATTTCAAAACATCATTTGATGCATTAAAAGAAGAGTGTTCTTTATATTTTTCAAAGCAAGATATCATCGCTTTAAACAAAAATTATTCATATAAAAGAATTTTTACTGGTATTATAAGATACAGTAAAAAATATCTGATAATTTCAGATACCCCTATTATCTATGTAGATAATAGTTTTATGTGTTACCCTTTATCTGCTGACACATTATTTGTTTCAGGAATTTGTGGAAATGATATGGCTGAGGGTAATTTACAAGCTATTAAAAATAGTATATATAATTGGATTGATTTTATTTGTAGAAAATCAAATTTGTATTTAATAGGTCATGATGATCTATCAATAGACATTAAAGATTGCATACAACATTTATATGAAAATGAAATTTATACATTTTCTATAAAATAACTTAAGGTGATATTATGAGTAAGTCAGATTTATTAAGAGAGTTAAGATCCTTAACTCAAGCCGGTATGAAAGATTGTGTTAAAGCATTAGAAGAATCAAATTTTGATATTAATAAAGCTGTTGACATTATCAAAACCAAAGGACAGAATATTGTTTCTGGTAGAGAAGGTAAAGTTGCAGCTGAAGGTTTAGTATTAATTGGTAAAACAGGATTTTTGAAAAATAAAACCGCTTTATTAATGTTAGAAGTAAATTGTGAAACAGATTTCACAGCTAAGAGTCCAGAATTCAGAATGTTTGCAAAAGATGTTTGGAATAACATCGCAGCTTGTTATCTTGGCAATGTGCCTTTTTCTGAAGGTACAAATAGTGAAGCACTATTTGCACAAACAGGCATTTCTACGAAAACTAAAGAAAAATGTATTTTTAATCGTTGGTGGATCGAAGAGCCCATCGACGATGCTTGTCGGGCGTTTGGATATGTACATCATCCCACAGATAAATTAGCTTCAATAATTACATTGAAAGCTCCTTCTGTAGAACTTGCAGATTCAGAAGAATTTTCCAAAATTGGTCACGATCTTGCTATGCAAATAGTAGCGCTGAATCCAATAGCTGTATCTCCTGAATCTTTATCAGAAGATGTTGTTGTTCGGCAAAAAGATATATTTGAAGCTCAAATGAAAGAGCTTGGTAAACCTCAATCACAGTGGGCTAGAATTATTGAAGGTAAACTTAATAAGTGGTATACCGAAGTTTGTTTAATAAAACAAGAATCAGTAGTATTTCCTAAGAAAAGTATCGAGCAGCTTATTGAGACTCAGTATGCGGCTCTGTTAGGTGGCAAGATTGAAATTGTTAATTTCATTCGTTGTCAAGTAGGTGAAGGTTTAGTAAAACCTAAGGGCGATTCTTTTGCTTTAGAAGTTGCAAAATTATCAAATGTACCGGCAGCGGCGTGCCCTACTGCCGAAAAAGGAGTATGTGACCATACTCATACTAAATAAGAAAGATTATTCAAATGAATACACAAACGTTAATTGAAAAGATTACCAAGGCTATCGCTTTTGTTTATAAGTCTGATGGTACGGTTCCTGGGTTAACAATTGCTATGTTGCCTCATAACGGATCGTTTTATGTATCTGTTGTACGCTGGGTAGCTGGTGAAAAAGAAGTGGCTTGCTCTAATTCTCATTCAAGCTTGAATGAAGCTTTGATTGGTTTATCTGGTAAGTTTCTTCTAGCAAGTATGGCACCAGTTAACCCATTAGATGAACTGTCAGAATTTTTGGCAAATGAACCTATCTCAGTAGAAGAGTCAGAGCTTGAAATTGTAGCGTTAGCTAACTAATATTTCAACATATGAAAAGAGAAGTCTTTTCATATTGGGAGATCGTTCAATGGCAGGACAGCGGATTCTGAATCCGTGAATCTGAGTTCGAGTCTCAGTCTCCCAACCATGATATTAAAGTACAAAATACAAGATTTAGATTTATCTATTTTCAAAAAACATTCATTTCATTATTTATCTAGTATGAAAAAACTAGGTCTTGAAAAAATAGAATTTCATGTGGTTCTTGATACATTTGAAATTTTTATTAAAGCATTAGGGGCGCCCGATGAATGTTGGATTTATATAGAAGATAAAGGCACAACAATAAAACCTTTGTCTGATCCAAGATTTTGTAATTTTAAAGTGATTCGTGAAATTTTTAAAGGTCCCACAGCATTGACGATTTTTTCAAACAAAGATCCTAAAACTTTTACTGATCAATTCTGTAAATATTAATTGAAGCTGTTGAAAAGATTAATAAATTAAAATCATTCTGGTAAATTATTCATTGTATGAAATCAATTGGTAAATTGATATACAATCCTCGTACCCATTTATCTTCTAGCGATCGTTGGTTGATTATAGCGTGTGATGATGAAATATCTAAATATTATCGACATTTATTTTATGTGGAAACTCCTTGGTTGGGCAAATTAACCCGACCAGTTTGGGGCGCCCACATTTCTGTTATTAGGGGCGAAAGAGTGCCCAATAATCTATGGAGATTAGACGAAAACAAAATTATAGAATATGAATATGAAGGGGGTGTTCAAACCAACGGCGAATATTATTGGTTAACTGTATCTTGTCCGTATCTATTAGATTTACGTGAGAGATATGGTTTGTCAAGGGAACCGAGGTATGGACTACATCTGACCGTAGGTCGTACTACCAATAGTTAAAAGACTGATATATTATTATGTATGATAACAAAAATATGTAGTAATTGCCATCAAGAAAAACCAGAAAAAGATTTTCGTAAAGAAAAATTTAAAAAACAATGTAGAACTTGTTTAAGTCTCAAGAGCAAAGAATATAATAAAAAAAATGAAGATAAATATAAAAAGAATCAAGAAAAATTTAGAAAATCTTCTAAAAGAAAAGAATATTTATCTCAATATTATATTTTAAACGAAAATAAAATGAAATTACGTCAAAAACATTATGAAAATAGAAAATATTCCGAAGATCCTATTTATCGAATGAGAAGAATAATTTCTGCCTCAATTACCAAATCATTAAGATCAAGAAATTTTTCTAAGTCAAAAATATCTTTTTTAAATCATATAAACTATTCATTACAAGAATTAAAAGAATATTTGGAAAAACAATTTGAGCCGTGGATGACTTGGCTGAATCGCGGAAAATACAATTCAAAAACTTGGAATGATAATGACCAATCTACCTGGACCTGGCAAATAGATCATGTTGTACCTCATTCAACATTTAAATATTCATCTATGGAAGATGAAGAATTTAAGAAATGTTGGTCTTTAGAAAACTTAAGACCTTATTCTGCTAAACAAAATATTATAGATGGAACTACAGGAGTACGACATTAAGATGATAGAAAATAATGAATTTTTACTTACCCTGATTCGACATGGAGAATCAGAGATCAATGCCACTCCTGATGTCGTAGGTCAATCGCCAGATGTTCAATTGACTTCAAAAGGAAGAGAACAGGCGCGAAAACTCCGCGCCCGCTTTCTTCATAACAAAGAAAAATTTGATTTTGTTTATTCCTCCACCTATGATAGAGCTTTACAAACTGCTCATATAGCAATTCCAGATTCAGAACAAGATATTCAGAAAGTCTATGATCTTCGTGAGTATAGTGCTGGAGAATGGACCGGTGGCAGTAGAGAAAAATTATTCACTCCTGAAGTTAAGAGACAAATGAATAATTTTAATTTAGGTTTTCTTCCACCTGGAGGAGAGTCTTTGCATATGGTGGAAAGAAGGGTTTCAACTTGGTTAGAAAAGGAATTGATTTTTAATCCTAAGATGGCTGGTGGAAAACCCTTGAGTATTGCATGTTTTTCTCATGGTCAAGTTATTAAATCTTTACTACATTATGTCGCGGGATTTGATAAAAGTTTTGTTTGGAAAATTCAAATAAACAACACATCACTCACCAGATTGTATTTTGATCAGGATGGTTGGCGTTTACTTAGTGTTAACGATTCTTCCCATCTTGAGGTGTAATCGTGAGCATGCAGGAACGAAAAAGACAGAAAAAAATTCGTGAGTATGTGGTACGACGTGATGGAAACACTTGTTGTTACTGCGAAAAACCATTAGTCATCGAAAAAATTACAATGGAACATATAGTTCCAGATTCCAAAAGGGGGACTTTTAATTCTACAAACTTAACCGTTTCTTGTTATGAATGTAATAATAGCAGAGGCGATAAGCCATTTTTTGATTACATCAAGAATTTTAATTTTAGTGAGAACAAAATTGCAAAATATAAAAAAATGTATTTTAACAATTTAAAAATCAAAATATTAAATATCGCCAAAGAAGAATGTTTGAAAGAAGAAAAAGCTGTTCCTCAAAGTTTGATTAAACAAGCTTGCCAAATTTTAAAAATTAAAGATGTTGATTTTTCTGATTATGAAAAACGATTTATTTTTGAAATAAAATTTGAAGAATTGAATGATCGAAGAAGAATCAAATATTGTTTTGAACAATTAATTAGATTGTTAGAAGCAGATAGTGAATAAAATTTAAGATTGAAAGGAGGGCAAGATAGTAATCTTGCCTTTTATTTTATGAAACAGTATCCATCAATAACGAAAAATATTAGAAAAGATTTATACATTTACGCATTTGATAAGCTTGATGGCAGTAATATCAGAGCCGGATGGAATTCAAAAAAAGGTTTTTACAAGTTTGGATCTCGAACTGAATTAATTGATAAGTCGAGTCCATTCGGCGGGGCAATATCTTTAATTCAAGATAAGTATAGCCAAGATTTGTCAAGAGTTTTTAAAGACTTAAAATGGTCTGAAGCCGTTTGTTTTTTTGAATATTTTGGTCCTAGTTCTTTTGCAGGTTCTCATAATTTTAAAGAGGACATGGATACTGTTTTGATTGACATTTCACCTTTTAAAATAGGTATTCTGCCTCCAGCTCGTTTCATTGAATATTTTGGACATTTGAATACTGCAAAAGTACTTTATGAAGGCGATATTACTTCAGACCTATTTGATACTGTAAAACAATCGACTATGCAAGGAATGACATCAGAAGGCGTAGTTTGCAAAGGGATGGATGATAAACATTTGATTATGTTTAAAATCAAATCAAACGCTTGGCTAGATAAACTTAAAATTCATTGTAATGGAAATGATTTTCTTTACCAAAAATTAGAGTAACAGATATTAAATGAATACTAAATATGATTTGGATTTTTTAGAATCTAGGTGGGCGGCGCATTTCTCTTCAAAAGAAAAGAAAAGTTTAAAAGAGAAATTCTCCAAACAAAGAGAAAATATTCTTTTCTTCAAAAAGAAAAAGATTTTTGCCCCTCCGCCACAAGTCAATGATATTGATTATCATCAAATATTAAACGCCGAACCAAATCATACTATTTTGATTGTAGGTGGAGAGGGGAAATCTGTTTTCCCCAATTCAAAAACATTTAATCTATATCCAGGCGCGCACGCAAATGTAACTGGAGATATTGCTCGTACTTGTTTCAAAGACGAAACATTTGATGTAGTTTTTTTCGAACGAATTGGTTTTTGTAAATCTGTGCTCAAATCAAAATGTATTAGTGCTAAATTTAACTCTTTAAAAGAAGCTTATCGTATTTTAAAACCAAATGGCAGATTAGTTTTAATTACTGGAATTCTATATGAAAAAATTGTAGAAGATTTCTTAAATCAAGAAGGCAAATGGTCGCCAGCCTCAGAAATGAAAATATTAAATTCTGAATTACCAATTGATAAATTTGCAAAAATAACAAATGAATTTGTATACAATCCCTTGCATTTTTTAAGACGAAAAGAAATTAATGATAAAAAATGATAAGATCTATGAAAGATCTGATATATGAATTGGTGGAGTTTAATTCCACACAGGAGATTATATGTCACAAGAAAAATACACGCTCGAAATTATTAGTCACAGCCCTAATTTCAAAAATAAAACATTGAAAAAATATGCAGTGGACGGTATTGATACTATCGGAGCTTGGGCGATGAACCATTTGAATTGAAATTTAAAAATAATACTTTTTCTAAAGTTCAAGTCAGACTATCGATAGATGGCACTGATATTTTAACAGCCTTGCCTGCTACTACCGGAACTGCTGGTTCTATGTGGGTAGTTAATGGTCATGATACTTTGTCATTAAAAGCTTGGCCAGAAAATAGTAAGAGTGGTGCTAGTTTTGTTTTTACCAGTGCTCAAAATAGCGTTGCGCTACATACTCATGGAGATTTAAGCAGCCGTGGAATTATTGCAGCCGCTGTTTTTGAAGAAGGTTATGTAGAGCCAATTAGATTTGTAAAATACGTTGATATTTCTGATTCTGGTAGAGTTGGATCAGATTCTGATCTCAGAAGCTATGACTATAGCTGTTCCGATTCAATCACTTCAATTCACGAATCATTGAGCTTTAATGATTGTGGTCCTGTTGCAGCTGCTGGTCCAGCTAGCGCTGAACCTACAAAATCATCAGGTGAATTTTCATCAAGAAGACGCGCTAAAGAATTACAGAGTTTAGTTGCAGTTGGCGCAGGCAAACAGGTTGAACAAGAAATAACTTATGTTAAAGGATTGAAACAACCTATATTGGCTGAAACTGTTAAAGTACGTTATCTTTGGTGGGATGAATTAAAAGCTAAGTTGAAGGATCAAAAACCAGAAGACATCCACCCATCAGGTTTTCCGGGCGACAAGGCTCATAAGATAATAAGCTTAGGGGCTACGCCAAGAATTGGAAATCAATCTAAAAAATTGAGACGCGACGGAAAAGTATCACAAGAATTTTCGAGATTTTAATCTTCCCATCAGCGAAGACACATGCAGTTGAATAACAAAATGAGCAACCCAGGTTGCTCATTTTTTTTATATAGGACAAATTATGAGAATTAATTATCTATTTGACACTGATAGTTACAAAGTTTCACATTATTTACAGTACCCACCTGGTACTACTAGCATGTTTAGTTATATCGAATCCCGGGGTGGTGATTATGATTACACGGTGTTTGCTGGGCTCCAGTACATCTTAAAAGAATACTTGACGTATCGTGTCACGGCTGAGGATGTAAACCGAGCTAATGCTCTTTATACGTTACATGGCGAGCCTTTTAATTACGAAGGCTGGATGTATATTGTAAACAATTTGAATGGTAAATTGCCATTGAGAATTCGTGCAGTCCCAGAAGGAACTGTAGTTCCGGGTCATAACATTTTAGTCAGCATTGAATCGACGGATCCAAAAGTGTTTTGGGTAGCATCATGGATGGAGACTATGCTCTTGAGAGTTTGGTATCCAATTACGGTCGCGACCAGAAGTCATAAAATCAAAAGTATAATTCATAAAGCTCTCGAAAAATCATCTGATGATCCCGATGTTGAAATTATGTTTAAACTTCATGATTTTGGATCAAGAGGTGTATCAAGTCAGGAATCAGCTATGTTAGGCGGATTATCTCATTTGATTAATTTCCGAGGCAGTGATACTATTGCCGGTATTATTTGCGGCATTGATTACTATCATTGTGATATGGCTGGGTTTAGTATTCCAGCAGCCGAACATAGTTCAATTACCTCTTGGGGTAAAGAAAACGAAGTTGAAGCTTATCGAAATATGATTAAGCAATTTGCTAAGCCAGGAGCATTGGTAGCAGTTGTTTCTGATTCATATGATTTGTATAATGCTTGTGAAAAACTTTGGGGAGATTTGCTTAAGCAAGAAGTTATTGATTCTGGAGCAATTGTGGTAATTAGACCGGATTCTGGTCATCCACCAACAGTTGTTTTGAAAACTGCTGAAATTCTGGCATCCAAGTTTGGGCATACAGTCAATTCAAAAGGCTACAAAGTTATCAACAACGTTCGTATTATCCAGGGTGACGGAGTGAATGAGCATTCGATTAAAGAGATTTTAGACAATCTTATGGGTGCCGGATTCAGTGCCACCAATGTTGGTTTCGGCATGGGCGGTCAGCTTCTACAGGGATTGAATAGAGATACCTTGAAATTCGCTATGAAATGCTCAGACGTTATCGTGAATGGCAATCACCGAGATGTATTTAAGGATCCCGTCACAGATCATGGCAAAAAGTCCAAGGCTGGCAGATTGGATCTAGTACGGATTAAGGATGGTTCTTACAAGACTATTAAGTTGCCACCAGGCGCTGTTTCTTGGGGCAATTCTGTCATGAGAACGATATACGAAAACGGAGAGATTTTGGTCGATGATTCTCTAGACACTATCAGAAGTAGAGTTACATGATATATGCGTTAAGTTTCAAGCACCCAATTCCAGCCCTAATTGATGCTGTAAAAATTGACAGCGCCATCACCCATCAGTCGAATGATGCTGAAGCGGGAGCATTAGCAATTGCTTTGGCGACAGCTTATATTACCAATCATGATACTGACAATTTGAAAAATTAAGATCTGGGAGTGCAGATGAGTATGCTGTTTTTATATTGTATGATACTCGTAGTAACGATAAAAAACGCAAACTAGATAATAATCTTACATTGGATTTCATTAAAACAACTTTATCGGTAGGTAAGTGTTCTTATTGTGAAGAATCAAAATACAAACTTACACTTGATCGTATAGATAATAATAAAGGTCATACTACTGATAATGTAATTGTTAGTTGTAATAATTGCAATATCATTAGAGGAAATATACCATACGATGCTTGGATGTGTATTGTTCCCGGTGTTAAGAAAGCGCGCGAGTTAGGTTTATTAAATAATTGGTCGGCTTATAACAGGAGATTTGGATAACTATGGGATGCTGGTCAGGAACATGCGGGATTACTCAACTTCCAATCAAAGCTGGCGATAAGATTCGTGCTTTTATCCTAGTAGATAATACTTACAAAGGTGAAGTGCGGGGCGGCGGAAATTATTATCCGCATGATGAATGGATGCCACTTGGTATTTCTGTTCAAGGCACTTATGATGATTATGGCGGAATGGAAAATATCGTCGAGAATGAAACAACTCATCTTATGCTTGACCTTCTTAAAGAAGGTTGGTCAATAGATGGTGAGGATAAATCAAGATATAACATTCCAGATACTAGCAAGCTTAAATTGGCTGATGTTTTGAATGGCGTCGAAAGAGACGCAGCGAAATATAGCACTCTTTGTCGAAAAAATAGAACGCTTGGTATTATGTATGTTTTGGAAGAAGTATATCAGTCTATAATGGAGTTTGATCCAATTGGTGTACATTATACTAAACCAGAATACCAATATAAACCAGAAAAAAGTATCTTCGTAGAAGAACTCAAAAAGTGGTATGAACAATCTTTGTCAAATTTTGCGAGTTTACTATCTGGAGATGACAAAACAAAATTCTTATTCAGAATGGCAACGGCTGATATTTTCTCCGCTCATCATAGAGATAACGAATTATTTCATATCTTGAGAACCAAGTTCGTTGAGTTAATTGAAGCTGGAGTTCCATTTGATGATGCTAGGGTCCAGACGTGGTGTAATCCATTATGGGAAATGTCTCATTTTCAAATCACAATGATGCGTGCTAGAAAGTTCTGGCACCCCCAAAGTGGCAAAGGCAGTCAAAATCAGGACCTCGATATTCATAAAAAATTGCAAGAGGCAGTGTCCTGTGTTATTATGAGGCGAGAGTTGGAATCCGAAGAGGATGGTCGCGCCGCGCCTGATGAAAATGGATACTATCCATACATGTTAGAACAAAACGCCAAAGTACATAGCAAAATGTAAATTCGAGTATTATGACCAAGAAAACAAATAAATATCCACCCAAGAAGCCTGACAATTCACATATAGTCAAGGCGAACCCCAAAAGAGATTGGTCTAGATATCAGAAAGATATTTTCAAAGATATCGCTAAAGGGAACGATCATACTGTCGTCATTGCTCGTGCTGGTAGCGGTAAGACCAGCACGATTATTGAAGGATTTAAATATATCCCCCGTGGTAAAAAAACTTTAATGGTGGCTTTTAATAAGTCAATAGCCGATGAGTTAAGAGAACGCGCGCCGTCGTACATTGAAGTTTTTACACTTCATTCTCTTGGGTTCCGTGCGATTAAACAAAGTTTTGGCGAAGTCACGCTAGATAACGACAAATGTAGAATAATCGTAAATGATCTTATTGGTAATGATCGTGATTTATGGTATTTAAATCAAAATATTTGCAAATGTGTTTCTTTATGTAAAGGTTTTTTATGGGACACTCCTGCGCGTATTGAAGAGTTAATTGAAAAATTTGGAATTGAAACTTTTGATTTAACAAAAGAGCAATTCATACAACATGTTATCAAAACTCTATCTCTATCTAAATCTCAAAAACAAATAATAGATTTTGATGATATGATCTATTTCCCATTTGTGTATCGGCTTAATGTTGGTAAATTTGATGTAGTTTTTGTAGATGAAGCTCAAGATTTAAATACAGCCCAAATGGCAATGGTCTTGTCTGCTTGTAAAATGGGTGGTAGAATTATTGCTGTAGGAGATCCTGCTCAAAGCATTTATCAATTTCGAGGAGCTGATAGCGAAGCTATTCCAAATTTCATCAACAAATTAAAAGCTAAAACCCTTCCTCTATCAGTAACATATCGTTGTCCTAAAAAAATAGTTGCTCTAGCCAAAGAAGTTGTTCCAGATATCGAATGTCCAGATTCCGCTATTGATGGTATCGTTGAAAATATTAAATCTAGCGATTTATTAAAAATGGTAAGACCTGGTGATTTCGTACTATCTAGAACCAACGCGCCCCTGATTAAACACTGTATGGCTTTATTAAAAGCTAATATACCTGCCAATATTCAAGGAAGAGACGTAGGAGCAAATTTACTCTATTTTATTAAAAAATCTAAAGCGAAAACTGTAAATACATTTATTTCATATGTAAATGAATGGAGAGACCAAGAAGTTAAAAGATTGCTTTATGAAAAGAAAAATACCGAAAATTGTCTTGATAAAGCAGAATGTCTACTTAATCTTTGCGAGGGCGCTTTAACTATTAAAGATCTTCAAGAGACTATAGAAAAACTTTTTGATGATGATGATGATGATTCTAAAAGAGTTATTCTTTCTACCACTCATAAAGCAAAAGGTTTAGAACGAGATAGAGTCTTTATGTTGGTTAATACATATCGTTATGGTCCAGGTGTAACTGGAGAAGAGGCGAACTTGTATTATGTAGCTATGACTCGAAGTAAAAAAGAACTCTATATGGTTAGAACCTCAAGCAAATACTCTAAGTTCGATAATAAGAAAAAGAAACCAATGATTGATCCAAATACAGGAGAAATTCATAACCCTTGCTCTAAATTCTTATGTGATGGCTGCGATGAATGTTGTGATTCTGATCATCATTTTATAGATCATTATTATAGTGAAGGCGCTTTTGCATAAAATACCATAGAAGTATGGTAAAATTCAAAATGATAGGGAGAGATATAAACTCTTCTCCAACTCAATATAGAACATGGGTAGTTAATGAAGAGCCTGATTTTACTGGATTACAATATTCAGGTTTAAAATCAGGTGATTCGCCTTTAATCAATATTGAGCCTTATCTTATTCCTGATGATTCAGTTGCAGATTTTAATCTTCCAGATCCATTACAATGGGAAACTACTTATAAAGTATTACCAAGTCCTGTCGCTAGTAGCCAAGTAGCTATTATTGATGGATATGCTTATTTATTTGGTGGCAAGGTTTCTGGAAAAATATACAAAGCTTCCCTTAATAATCCGACATTTTGGGAAGATACCCAGGCGCAACTTCCATCACCACTATATGGATCTCAATTAGTCATTATAGGCAGTTTTATCTATTTAATTGGTGGTAATGATAGCTCTGGTTCTACTAGCCATATTTATGGCGCTCATGTGGACGATCCTTTAACTTGGTTGGATTTAGGACCCAAATTACCAACACCTGTACAAAATGCGCAAGCTATTATTGCCAATAACAATATTTATTTATTAGGAGGCAAATCAGATGCAAATACAGTTTTGGATAAAATCTATACGGCACCCGTATCAGATATTTTAAATTGGACAGATTTAGGGTCTCAACTACCTATACCTTTACATAATTCTCAGGTAGGAATTGTAGACGGATATGCTTATTTATTTGGAGGATCTAATACTGTTAATAGCTTGACTGATAGTATTTGTCGAGCATCTTTAAATGATTTATTAAATTGGGATATTTCGGGATATTTACCTTATCAATCGGCAAATGGACAATTCATTATTGTCGGTGATAAAGGATATTTAATAACTCCTACTGACGGATATGGAATTGATGGTTATTCAGCCCCACCTTCTTCTGGGACGAAAATTTTTCAATGTAATTTACATGATCCAAACCAATGGATTGATACCGGGAAAATTGTTCCAGGTGAAATATCAGAATCACAAATAGCTATTATATATGATAGAATTTTTCTATTTGGTGGTAATGCTAGCACTGTAATTTTTGCCAGTAACATTAAATACAAATATCTGTTAACAAATTTGACCGCTATTGAATATGGTTACGTTACTCGAACATTGGTAGAAAATGCTTCTTCCAAATTAGATTTATTTCAAATTTTAGGTTTCCCGCCGTGGAAAAGCGATTATGAACGATGAGCCCATCGTTGTTTTGAGCATTTGCCTTAAATGAATAAAGGTAAATAATTTACCTGCTTTGAACTTGCCAGAGGTGTTTTATGAGTAAGCAATGCCGCGTCTGTGATTTATCCAAAAGAGGTTTCCCTGAATATTACGGAAGCTGTGAAGAAATTACGATAGATTTTAAATGCCTTATGTGTAAAGGTGTTAATAATGTTATACACCATGCTAATGACAGTGTTTTCACGGGTCAAATATTTGAATGTAATATTTGTCATAATTATATTCAATATTATGATGATGATGATATGCTTCTATATAAATATGAATTTTATTATGACGAATTATTAATTGTTAATGATTTTGAATCAAAACAAACGCATATTTCTTTTGACCCTTTATACGAAGCAGTTATTACATTACCATTTATTGAATTTTCAGATAAAGATCGTTTCTTCAAGAAAATTAAATCCTTAATCATTTTTTCGTGAGCCTATGAAGCGTATTAAAGAGTTAGAAAAGAAAATCACCAGTGCTCGTAATGACTATTATAATGGTCAAACTGAAATTTCAGATCAAATCTACGATGCCTGGGTAGATGAATTAAAAACATTAGATGCTAATAATCCCGCCGTAACTGCTATTGGAGCGCCCGTTGCCCCTTCAGAATGGAAAAAAGCTCAGCATAAAATTCCTATGGGATCTTTGGATAAAGTCAATTTACCAGAAGAATTGACTAAATGGGTTGAAGACCACGCGGCAAATGAATTGCTATGGGTAGTAGAAAAATTAGATGGAATAAGTATTGAATTAGTTTATGAAAATGGTAAGCTAGTATCAGCTATTACTCGTGGTGATGGTACTATTGGCGAAGATATTACTTCAAATGTTATTAACATGCGTGGAGTTAAAACTAAATTAAAAACCAAATTCACAGGTTCTATTCGTGGTGAGATTATTATGAATAAAAGTATTCATACAGAACACTTTTCTGAGAAAGCTAACCCTCGTAATGCAGCATCAGGTACCTCTAAAAGATTAGATGGTGTTGGAAGCGAATATTTGAATGTGATAGTTTATCAAGTATTAGGGGATGAAGAATTTCAAACCGAATCTGAGCAATTCGAATGGTTAACTAATCATGGTCTTTATGTGCCTAATTATGGATTGTTTAAATCTGCGGAAGATGTTAATGCATATTGGAGAGATTATCAAGATAAATTTCGTTCAGTATTAGATTACGATATTGATGGTTTAGTTATTAGAATAAATAATTTGACTGTTCAAACTGCTTTGGGTGATAGAGATATGCGTCCCAAAGGAGCTATTGCTTTCAAATTTGATAATGAAGCTCGCGAATCTGTTATTCGAGCTATTGTTTGGCAAGTTGGTAATTCTGGCAGATTAACTCCAGTTGCTACGGTCGATCCTGTTATGTTGGTAGGTGCATCTGTCAGTAGAGCTAGTTTGTATAACATAGCATATGTGCAACAATTAGGATTAGATGTTGGAGCCACAGTATTAGTCGCAAGAGCTAATGATGTAATTCCAAGAGTTGAAGCATTGATTACTGGTACAGGAACTGTATTGTCCGCCCCTACTCATTGTCCAGAGTGCAATGGATTAGTAGAAATTTCAGGAGAATTTTTAAATTGCACTAATAGTGCAGGATGTCCAGCACAAGTACTCGGTAGAATTGAAAATTGGGTCAACGAATTAAATTTGTTGGAATGGGGAGAAGCCCTTCTATCTAAATTAGTGAAATCCAATAAAGTTCTTAAAGTACCTGATCTTTATAAGTTATCTGTAAATGATCTTATGGAATTAGATCGTATGGGCGAAGTCTCTGCTCAAAAATGCCATGATATTTTGTGGAAATCGTCGGAAGTTCCATTAGAAGTATTTTTGGGAGGATTATCCATTCCATGGATTGGAAAATCCACTATAAGACTTTGTATGACTGCCGGATATGATACTTTAGATAAGTTAGAAAAATGTTCTGTAACTGATTTTGAAAATATTCCAGGGTTAGGTCCAGTCAAAGCTAAATCTTTATTTGATGGAATCAAATCAAATTATGAATTAATGCTAGAGCTTTTAGACAATGGGGTTACTCTTAAACAAGTGGTAGTTGGTAAGCTTAGTAATACTTCTGTGTGTTTTACTGGAGCCATGGTTAATAAAAGACCTTTATTAGAAAAAATGGCAATAGATGCTGGGGCTGCTATAAAGAGTTCTGTTGGTAAAGGATTAACATATCTTGTTATTGCCGATCCAAATAGTAATACTTCTAAAGCAGTTTCTGCTAGAAAACTAGGAACTAAGTTACTATCGGAAGAAGATTTTTTGGAACTTATTAAATAATTGTAGCTCCCATCCAACATTTACCCTCATCGCGTTAATAAATTGGTATTATTTTATGCGGGAAAAATCGAAATACATTTGGCTCACAGATACTCACCTGAATAAGGTGAATCCAATCACTAAAACTTCTTTTATTTATCGGTTACGCCAAGAAAAACCTAAAGGTATCTTTTTGACTGGAGATATTTCTAATGGTTTATTGACAGGATTTGATTTAAAAATCATGGCAAAATTTCTGGGGTGCCCTATTTATTTTGTATTAGGGAACCATGATTATCATTTTTCTTCTTCTTTTGAAGATACTCATGTAAAAATAAGAGAACTTTGTAAAGAAAATCCAAATCTTATATGGATGACAGAATCTGATCCAATTCCTTTAACTGAAGAAATTGCAGTTATTGGAACTGAAGGTTGGTATGATGCTGGTGCTGGAAATGCTAAATATCTCAAGGTTACCCCAGACTGGTTGATGATAAAAGAACTGCGCGATCTTTCAACAATGGAGGATCGCGTTTTAGCTTTTCAAAAATTAGCTGATGAAAGCTGCATTAAAATAACTAAAAAGTTGGAACAAGCTTTATCTCAAGGCTACAAAACAATTTATCTTTTAACTCATATCCCTCCGTGGAGAGAGGCAACCCGTAACGTAGGGACAATTTTTGAGAATTTTTGGCTGCCCTATAATGCTAATTTAAGATTAGGGGACACTATTGAAAAAATCATGAAAAACCATCCTGACAGACACGTTATATGCTTGGCAGGACATACTCATGATCCAAAAACAGTTCGTATATGTTCAAACATAGAGTGTCATGTAGGGTATCCTTATGATAAAAAATATTGGGGTCATCCTATATTTATTTGAGATTTTAATTCTTTCCATTTACGATCTAGAATAAATGAATATTTATTTATTTCTAATAAATTTGCTAAATCAATAACATCTTGTTTTCTTTGAATTCTTATTCTTTTCCATTTATTATTCACAATTTGTGAATTAATGTTTCCATTAAAACCGAGAGATTTGATGGCATCAGTAAACCAATCAATATTTTGTGGATGATTTATTAATGATATTGAATGTGATTTTTTATGAAATGAAATGCTGCCATCAGCATCAATTAAACCAATTAAAAATGGTTTTAAATAATTATTTGGGACTGATAAAATAGATGGATTATAAGTTTTATTTCTGACTAATCCTAAATGCGCCCAGTTTTGTTGCCAGACATCTCCGCTAAGATCTAATCTGACAAATTGATTATAATGTTTAATACATTCTTTTGGTAAATTTAACCATTTTACAAATTGTAATAATATACATTTATCTTTATTGTGCAAAGTTACGGTATATTTATATTTTTTGTAACTTTGTACAAGTGATCCGTCCCCTAATGAAAATCCTTAAAAATAATATTTTTCATCTGAACTATTTAAGATAAAATCCTGATTATAATTAAATTTTAATTTTATTGGATTTGCAAAAAGTCCATTTTTATCTAATATAGATTTTATTTTATATTGTGAAACGCCATATAATTTAGATAATTGCCTTATAGAAACATTGTTTTTATGGTGTGATATAATTTCTTGGTCTGGTAGTTGTATGTATTTCATACATTATATATAAAGATATGACCGTATCTCAGCAAGATGCTTGAACAATTTACAAACGAACAAAATAATTTATGATTAAAGATCCCAAATTTGTTATCTCTGAAGAAGTTTTTGATAAGTGTACAAAATTCGCGCAGGACTCTGTTGAATCTAGTGCTAATAAATATGCTCGTAGAAATCAATGGAATGTCGCCAAAATAATGGATGACATTAGAAATGGCAAAATAGCTGAGGAAATGGTTTATCAAAAAGTTTCAGAACTATATCCAAATATTTCTAAACCAGATTTTAACGTTTACGAAAAGAAAAATAAAAGTTGGGATCCTGATTTAACTGATCCTGCTGTACCTGTAAGAATTGCTGTTAAGTCTCAAGATATTAAAGCTGATCTTGCATATGGTCGCTCTTGGGTATTTCAATTTGGAAATGGTAAAGTCGATTGTGACACCGGAATTTTTGGTGAGAAAGACAATCATCACTACGTATGTTTTGTTTCTTTGAATACTCCAAAACGTATTGGAGAGCTACGAAGCATGGTAAAAGTTTCATGGCTACACGAAAAAGAATTATTCAAACCAATGAAGTTGAAAAATTTGAGTAGTAAATTAGCTGTGTATTATGATGATTTGGAGCCATTAGCAGATCAATTGTGGCAGCTCTGATGAGTTATTCTTTAATTGATAAAATTAAAGATCATGCTTATAAAATGGGCGGCATGTCTGGAAATTCCATATATGAAGTTTGGCATTATGATGCTGAGTCACCGCAATGATGGTTCCGCATATACAATGTATGAATTATCGTTACCAGGTGATGAAATAAGTTATCACCGAGAATGGTGGCACATGGGAAAGAAACTCAATTGTTCTTCACAAAAAGAATTTGAGAAACTATTGAAGTTGAAAGTATTTTGGTAATATGACGATTACACCTTTTCGTTATCCTGGGGCAAAAAACAAAATGCTTCCACTCATCATGCATTATTTGGATCAAATAATATCAGATGAAAATCATTTTATCGATTTATTTGTTGGCGGCGGATCTGTTTTATTAGAAGTCGCAAATAGATATCCAGATATTAAGCTTTATGCTAATGATAAAGATTATTGGATTTCTTCTTTTTGGAGCGTCGTCGCTGGAGACGATTCCAAAAAATTAGGCGAGCTGCTTGCCCGAGTCGAGGTGCAGCCGACGCTAGATCTATTTTATAAATTGCGTGGAGAGCCACCAGCGGACGACGTAGAGTGCGCCTACCGAGCTATTTTTTTCAACAGGACGACCTTCTCTGGAATTTTTAATAGTGGACCAATTGGTGGTAAAGGTCAGAAAAGTAAATACACAATTGATTGTAGATATAATGTCGATAAAATTCAGAAAAAGATTTTGAATTGTGCTAGACTTTTATCAGGAAGAACTCAAGTTACTTGTTTAGATTTTTCTGATCATCCAGAATTTATTAATACAGATTATCCTGTTTATTTAGATCCTCCGTATGTAAAAGCTGGGAAAGCTTTATATGCCGTGTTCATGGATAATAATGAACACATTCACTTAGCATCTTTATTATCAAAAAAGAAAAATTGGATCCTTTCATATGACGATCATGAATTAATCAGATCTTTGTATAAAAATTGTGATTTTTATGATGCTGAAAGAAATTATAGTATTAATGGTTCGAAGACCGAGTGGTCTCAGAAAACAGAGTTAATTATAGTCCCGAAATGAGTGTTTTATGAATGGCAGTTTTATTCGACTCGATGAATCTTGGATTGGCAAGACAGTTTTATATGGAAACCAGACAGCTATTAAAGGGTGTCATTGTGAAACTTGCACATGTATTGATTACTAATTATATTTGATATTTTGTAAATAAAAAACATGATTTAACCTTTCTTTTATAAGGAATCTATAAATGAATACAGTGATATTGATAGCTTCGATCTACGGGCTTGTATTTTTGATTAAAGAAACTGATGGTCCATGGGGAACGATCAGTTGGTTTAGAAACAAATTAATGAACAATAAGTTTGTAGGAGTATTTTTCTACAAATTACTATCTTGTTATTTTTGCTCTGGTTGTCATGCCGGTTGGATGGTCTATTTGTTAAGCGCCTCATACCATGAATGGTCTGTAAACAATTTTGTTTTATGGATCTTGGCTGGTGGAGCTATTAGTTTTATATTGAATTTGATTGTAGAAAAATTAAGCAATCAGTCGGAGATATGATGGACTCATATGCGCTTTTTGAAGATATCATTTTTAATGATCTAGATGATAATTGCCCTTACAACAACTCTTCAAATTACGAAGATTCTACTATTAAATATAATGATAATAATGTCAGAATTGTGGCTTCATCATTAGATTTTTGTTATGACATAACAACTGAAAAATATAGTGTTGTATGGTATGTCTCACCAACAGACGAGATAATAGTTTACGGGCGCGAATCTAAAACACATTTGCTCCAGTGTGCAAAAATATTTGATATGTCTTACTTAGCAGAAATAGAAGATAATTCAGTTAACCCAGGCAAACTAGAAATTTTATACAGTTGTTCTGAACTTGTTGATAAACAAATAGATAGGTTGTTGAATTTAAAAGCATTTTTATGAATAAAATATTAAACGAACAAGAAAAGATCAAAATGACGGAACTTCGTGAAAGAAGTGGAAACGTAACTATTGATAGTCGTTTAGTTAGTTTTTTATACGAATTGATGAGAGATCATTTACCAACTGGCGTCGTAGAAGAAATAATATTAGCATCAGAAAATGAATCGGAAGTTACATATAGTAATGGCTATTTAGCCAAGTATGCTGAAGATTTGGCTAATAGATTAAAGGATAAATAATATGGGAATGGATGCAGGGGCTGAATTTGGTTACGGATTTAAATTAACCAATAAAAAATTGATTGAAAAAATCAATGAAGAAGAATTAGATCTAAATAAAGATTTAGATGTAATGTTTCATGGCGGTGATAACTGTGAAATCTTATTAATTTGTATTAAAAAAAGTACTATTAGTACAAGTAATTGGAATGATCCAAAAATGTTTTCCTCTGATAAACTTGTAGTTAAAGAGGATTGGGATGAGAAATTACAAGCTTGGGCTAAAGAAAACAAAATTTCTAAACCTAAAATTGGTTGGTGGCTTTACTGCTCAATGGGGTAAATTATGATTACAATGCAAGTAACTAAAGAAGAATACGATTCGATTCACAAAGCCCGTGAAGAGCAAGGGTTTTATAAATCAAGTAAAATAGGTTTACTTAATGAAGATATGTGGCAGTTTCACAAAACTCATGAATTTGATATGCTAAATAGCATATCACTTTTTACGACAACAGATAAAGAAAAATTCATTAACAATCTTCCAGGGCAATTTAAATTGTATTGTCCTAAAGGAACTAAATTTTTCTGTCATGCAAATGGTAATGAAGAGATTTGGACGGGTCCTGATGATGCGTTTGAATCTATGTCTGCTGGTTGGGCAAAAAGACATCTAACAGATATTGAGCCATATGAACAAGATTAAATTACCTCCTCGTGAACAAGTATATTTTACTGTTATGAAATGGTCAAAATATCATACAAATGGTTGTGATTTAATGTGTTCAAATTTATCTTGTAATAGATCATGTATATCTTGGAAAGATAATTATCCTAATTTTTGTATAGATTGCGGTCATAAACTATATGCACCACAAACAGATGAGTATTGATTATGACCTGGAAAGATGTTTTTCAAGAAGAATCTCAAAAAGACTACTATAAAAATATAATTACATTTTTGCAAGAAGATATAGATATTACCATTATAGGCGTAATGGTAATAGAGTGTATAGAAAATAAACACATTATTTTTAGTGAGATTTTTGATAATGATTTTAATCAATTAAAATGGAGTGATTATGTCTATTAAGTTTTATAAAATCAAAGATCCTCATGGTTACATGAGTAACTATTCTCGTCATAGATTTTTTGTTTATGGTCGATGGTGGAATTGTGTCGAAGCTCCTTATCAAGCTGCAAAAACTTTTGATGAAGCAGAAAAAAACCTTATCCATCAAGCAAAAGGTTCTAATGAGGCAAGACTTTTAGGACAAAAAGTTACTTTCCGTTCAGATTGGGATCAAGTCAAAGATATTGTAATGGAAGAGTGTTTAATAGCTAAATTTCTACAACATAAAGACATACGAGATCAATTAATAGCAACAGGTGAAGAAGAGCTTATAGAAGATACTACATCATCTAATGATATGTATTGGGGATGTGGTACCGATGGTACTGGTCAAAATAAACTAGGTAAAATACTTATGAAGGTAAGAAAAGAATTAAAGGGCGAATAATTACTGTTGAAACAATGTCCAGCCTTGACAAGATGGTCTATTGCCTTTAACCATAGAATTCATATTTCCTTTATGAAGATTATATTTTCGACAATGTTCTGCCATATTTTTTACAATCATAATTTCACCTTCTGGTGATACTATGGTGTAAGTTTTAGAAAACTTATCAATACTTTCTTGTGCGTGATGTTTACCATAAAAAGCGTTATTACTCCCTTTATTGGCATCTGATATTTTCTTTTTTTGTTCTAGTGGTAATGTTTTGCCCTTATGAGCATTGGACATATTTTGTCGAGCTTCAATAGAGCGCTTTTTACCCGTATTAGCAGCGGCTATTTTGTTTCTAGTTTCCAATGACATAGAACCTTTTCCGTTACCAGCTCTTAAATTATAGCCATTGGGAGACCAAGTTTTTAATTCGTTAGTATAAAAATTTTCCTGTTCATTTAATTGCTGTTGTGATGAACAGGATGTTAAGATTTGTATGGTGAAATTTTCTTTACCATATTTAACAATAGCTTTACATATAGGCATGCTATTTTTAGAAGTAGACTTCCAACAATGGCGCCGCCATCTCTTTTCAAGAGATTGAATAGTTTGTCCAACATATTGTTTTTTATTAAGCACATTAGTAATAAGGTATATAATCATATACTCTTACAATATTATTGATAGGACAATCTTCATTAAAAAGAGAGTAGTTTATTTCTTTTCTACTTTTGTAACATTCGCTGCATCCGTTGAAGGCGCATATATTTCTTTTTCAAATTTCAGAGGAATTGTCTCAACCAATTTAGATTTTTGTGATAAAGTATTTTTTGTAGTGTAAGCTAATCGTAATAAATTATTTATACTGTTTACTCTAACTTGCGAAAACCCACTATGTGGGGTAAAATCAATTTCTTTTGATTTTAAGAATTTTTGAATTTCAGCATGTAGATTAATAAGAAGCGTTTTAACTGCTTTAGAAAACAGATATACTAATACCATATCTATGCTTTCAAGTGGTTGACTATCATTTAATGATTTGAATTTGTCACGCAAAATTTGATGAAGGTCTTTAAATGATTTTAATAGGTTTTTATCCGCCCCTTTAATTCTTAAAGTTAATAGATCTCCGTCCATTTCATTTAAAACAGATCGTAATTCAGATTTGAATTTGTTAAAATATTCTTGTATTTCTAATTTAGAATTATTAGCTTCTTCTGCAATTTTAATAGAGAATTTTTGAGCCAATTTTAAAATGTTATTATATGACATAATTTTTCCTTAACATCATAATATGAAAATATGAATAATTTACAAGAAGTTTGGGAGCATTGTTTATTTTGTCCTCTATGTCAAGACGTTTGTCGAGAGATGCATATGGCTCCTTTTTTAAAAGGAGCATTAATAGATAATATTAACAAACAAAATAATACTCTTGAATTTGATTGTCAAATCACTATAGTAAAAAAATCTTCCAAAAACATAAAAATTCATTATGTTATTGATCTAATTAATAATTCTTTTGAATCAAAAACACTTGATCCTAGTGATGAGATGACAATAATTAATATGTCTGTAGGTATACAAGGCATATGTAAAAAATGTGAAGGCACTCTTTCCATATCTTCATCATTTGATATGGAAATCAAATCTAAAACTATTTCAAATTTTGAAATAGCTAAAGATAGTGTAACTTTATTTGATGAAAATAATTATTATTGCATTACAGTTTTGAACTATTCAAAACAATTATTAGTATCAAAATCATCTGATAAAGATTCTGGGCACTTCATTTCTGGAGCTATTATTCTGCCTTTTATAAATTTGGATTTTGCTAATCCAAAAGCTGTAATTTCAAAAATTAAAACTTTACTACTTTTTTCATAAATATACGCACAACAAACCTATAATTAATAAGGTGGTCTATGGCAACATTTTTCGAAGCAAATCAAGCACGAATGTCCTTAAAAATGAAACTAAGCAATTTTGCTTGGTACAATTGGAGTGTAGTTATATCCGAACAAGATGGTTATTCTATTTTAATAAACGTGAAGAAAATAGATAATTCTGTTAGAAAGCTTGTGGCGCCAGTAGTAAAAGGTGTTAGTACAAGATTGGAGCTAGAATGAATAGAGCAAATAAAGGTTTAATAAATTGAAACTAGTAATTATTTCTGATACACATGGACAACATAGTTTTGATCTCCCAGAAGGAGATATTTTAATTCACTGCGGTGATTTCACAAAAAAGGGCGGGCTGCTTGAAATAAAAGATTTTATGAATTGGTTTGAAAAACAATCATTTTCTAATAAAGTTTTAATCGCAGGCAATCATGAATTAGGTTTAGATCGTGGTCCAGCTCGAGAAAGTAAATTAGAGATAATCACTGATTATACTGAAAGAAATCCTAATCTTTTTTATTTAGAAAATTCGGGAGTAGAAATTGAAGGTTTGAAAATTTGGGGATCTCCTAATACTCCGTTCTTTTATAATTGGGCTTTTAACTCCCATCGGGGAGAAGATATTGATAAGGTTTGGAATATGATCCCTCAAGATTGTAATATTTTGATTACTCATGGTCCGCCTGCTGGTATTTTGGATATTGTCCCATCCGACAGGTTGCTCGGACCAGATGAGAAAATTGGCTGTGAAGGTCTGTTAAACAAGATCGGTCAATTGAAAGATTTGAAATTACATGCATTCGGACACATTCATACTGGTCATGGAATTATGATCAAAGATAATGTAACATTCGTTAATGCATCTATTTGTGGCGATCGTGGTCATGTTGTAGAATATAATCCTATAGTTATTGAATGGTGAGGTATGGGAGTGAGACATACGGAATGTACTGGATGTGGGCGCTCAGGGAGCGCTCATGAAGATACAAATTATATTTACGAGTGTGGTCGGTGTGAACTTGATAGATTAAATTCACGAATCAAAAGATCTGTCAAACAGATTTGGTGGATTGAATTATTATATTGGTTAACCGATAAAAAATCTACTATCTATTATAGAGAAAATATTAAACAATTACACGAATTAATTGTGAAAAATATATGAATTTCAGTGACGGTTATAGTTTCGAACAAACATGGGAAAAGGTAAAGTTTGTATCTTGCCCAAAATGTAATAAAAACAATGTTGTTCATCAATCTCATGAATACTCTCAAGCAAACCTGAGAGAAGAACATTATAAATGCAAGTCTTGTAATAACAAATGGATTGATTCAAAATCAATTCATTAAAGGTAAAAATCAATGCATATTAAACCTAAAGAAATTTTTGTTAACCTGCCTATTGCGTTAACATTTGAGAATGCAGATGGAATTCTTGCATTTGTTTCTAATATCAATACCATTATTCATGGCAAAGTAAAAGTCAAATGTGAAGAACTAGGAAGTTTGGGAGGGAAACATGTTGGAATTTTCTACATCCAAAGAAATGGAGAATATCAGGAATTGCGAAATTCATTCATGGAATTAATTGAGAATGAAGAGATGGAACAACCACATCTTTTCAAAGATCTTAAACCATTAGAAGAATATTCAGATAATGATTTGTTTAGACATCTAGAAAGTGCGGCAGACGACCCATCCGGCGGAAGCTCATTTTAATTATGAAATGTAAATTTTGTACTTCAGAACTTGAAGTTAAGCGTTTTCAATATGTAGATTATATGATATGTAGTCATCATAAACCCTCAAAAGTAGTATATAGATATGTAGCACCATATGGTGATAAATGGACTATTACTCATGGTGATTATAGTTTGTACTATAATAAAGGTAGAACACTTTTTCGAAAAATAAATGAAAAATCCGAAAAATCACAAGAATTTTATACGATCATTAAAAGATTTGATCATGAATTAAATATTAAACCCGAAGATTTTGGTAAAAAAATACCAACATTATTAACATTTTTATGAATTGTAATTTTTGTAAAAGAGGTACTGTTCCTCATATTGTAAAAGTCAGTGGAGTATATAAAACATTTTATCAATGTTTTCGACATCCTAAATTAAGGGTTTCGTGGAAAACACCAGGAGTATTTGGAATCTCTAATGGTTCTTATAGAATAAGAAATGTTCCTGGTGGAAAATTCTATTTAGATAGATTACTGCCTAGTTTAAAAGTGTTAATGAGATTAGAAAGTGATCCTAAAGTAACACCTGAGAATTTTGAAAAGAAATTGAAAGTTCTACTGGCATTTTCGTGAGGCGTTTATATGAATGAATTTTTAATTAAAATAGATGGACAAGTACCAATTCTTTGCAAAGCAGATAAATTAAAATCTACAGTATTGGAGTTACGTAAAATTCATGAACAAAAAAATATTCATTGTTATGAATTAGGTGAAAAGCATTTGATTCGAGATATACTGTGGTTTAGGAATACGCCATGATTATTTTTATACTTGTGTTCATATTAACAACAGTATGTTTTCAATTTATATCATATCATTTAAAATCCAAAAGGAACTTAAGATTAATATTTTCTGACTGGAATGCTACATTGGAATTGTGGGGAGGTTTAAATAAATTACTAGCTGCTAAATCTAAAGTTGATGTTGATTCTTTATATGAAGAAGCATTGAGAAACATATGTGTTCAAGAAAAAATTCAAAGAGTAGCTTGTAATGAAAAATAATTTTAAATGTACTTTTTGTAATAAAGCATGTAAGTTTTCTAAAAGAAAGAAAAAGCATTATTGCAATAACCATTTAATTATAGTATGTTATACTATATAATATGGCGATCCCAAAGAAGTAAATTATTATGAATTAATATCTGATGAATTTCGCGCTGTAATAACAGATCATGAATATCAACAATATACAAGTATATTTAATGAAAATATTTCTGATGTCAAATATAAAAAAATATTTACCTTGCCATATGTCGTAAATATTACTCCTGACAATTTTAAAGAAAAAATCAAAACACTAATAACATTTAGCTGAAATATTATGGAATATAAATTTATAATTGAAAACAAAGGATCAATTACTTTAATTTCTGATTTGAAAGAATTAAAAAATACGATAATTGAATTGAAAAAATCTAATGATTTAAAAGATATTATATGTCATGAAGTGGGTAAAAGAATTTTAATTAGAGAATTATTTTAAAATGAAATTTACAAACAGTATATTGATAATAAATGATAATTTATCATATAATAATGTTGATGGTAATTACTCTAATAATTCTAAAACAATTATAAGTAAAACATTAAATAAAGGTTTTGCAGGAGTTACGCCACCTTTTAATAATATAAAATTTAATATTGATATACAATTATTAGTTGACGATAAATTTGAAATTTTTGATTCAAATAATCTATTAATTATTAGTGGGAAAATTAAACAAATAATGCCTCGTAATTCTTATTTATTTGCGAGAGTACACAGCCCAGATAATCTATGAATAATATTGAATGGATAATATGAAATTATCAATTCAAGAAATAATCAAAATTTATCATGAAGTTAAAAGTATTCGTAAAACTGCAACATTATCTGGATATTCCAAATCTGGTGTGGAATATTTATTAAAGAAAAATAATATAAAATTATTTTCAAAAAATAGAAATGGTGATGAAAATTCTTCGCGCAAAGCAATTGAAAATTTAAATATTAATGATCCAAGAAAATTAGTGCGTGATCCAATATATATGTTTGAGCTTTATGTTCAGAATAAAATGTCTATACCTGAAATAGCTAATAAATTACAAATAAGTAATACGACAGTAATTACTGGTTTAAATCAATGTGGCATAAAAAGAAGATCTAAAAAAGAAGCTTTAAAAGGTAAGTCGCGTCCAAATGTACAAGGTTCAAAAAATATAAATTGGAGAGGCGGCATTACTGGTTGGCGTAAATTGGCACGAGGCAGATTAAATGAACATTTTGTAAAACCTATTATGGAAAGAGATAATTTTAATTGCCAATGGTGTTTTTCTAAAAAAAATATAGTAGTACATCATCATGTAAGATCATTTATGGAAATTGTAAATATTGTTCGTCAACGCATTAATGAATTAAATATTGAAGATTTTGTAAATGAAATAGTTAAAGAGCATAAATTAAAAGACGGCATTACAATTTGTAAAATTTGCCATGATAATTTTCATAAGGAACATGGAAAATGATAATATCTTTTACTGGACACAGACTTGATAAATTGCCAAATAAAGAAACAGGATACAATCTTCCAAATCCAACGTACAATTATGTATGTCAAGAGATTGAAAAAAATCTTAAACTATTAAATCCTGAAAAAGCCATTTCTGGAATGGCTCTTGGGGTTGATCAGTGGGGCGCCTTCATCTCCCATCGGCTAGGGATTCCGTTCATAGCCGCGGTACCGTTTGAAGGTCAAGAGAAAAAATGGCCAGCCAAGTCACAAAAGATTTATCATAAACTTATTAGTTTGGCAGCAGAAGTAATTATAGTCTCTCCTGGTGGATACTCTGTGGAGAAAATGCAAATTAGAAACCAATTCATGGTTGACAGGTGTGATAAACTTATCGCAATTTATAATGGTGATAAATCTGGCGGAACAGCAAACTGCGTAAATTATGGAAAATCAATAAATAAAGAAATTATAATTATAGATCCCACCGTGACATAATTGTGATTAAAATTTTTTAAGGATTAATCTATGATTATAATGGTATTTATCATATGAAAGCTATTAATTTAGAAAATCAAAAATTTGGATATTTAACTGCACGGTCATTATTAATAAAAAAAGATATTACAAATGCCTATGTATTTGTGGTATAGAAATAAATAGAACTGTATCTCAATTACGTGCCGGTGGTACTTATCAAAGTTGTGGTTGTAAAAAAAATGAAATATATGAAACAATTTATAATTTAGTAGGTGAAAAATTTGGCGATTTAATAGTTACTAAAAGAATTGGTACAGATAAAAAATCAAAATCTGTTTTATATGAATGTTTGTGCAAATTATGCGGAAGGAATGCCTTAATTACTTCTAAATCTTTATTGCGTAAAAAACATAAACTTGATCAACATTGTGGATGCGCCGGTGTTCCAGGAAAAAGATTACCAGGTAATCGTGGAATATTTAATAAATTAGTAGGGTCTTATAAATCAAATGCAAAAAAGAAAAATTTTCGATTTGGATTAACAGATGAACAATGCAAACAATTATTCGAAAATAATTGTTTTTATTGCGGAGTAGAACCTAAACAAATATTCAAACATAAAAAATGTCATGGGCAATTAATTTATAATGGCATAGATAGATTAGATAATGAGACGGGATATTTTTATGAAAATGTAGTATCTTGTTGTTCTATATGTAATTATATGAAAAGCAATCATTCATTAAATGATTTTATTTCTTGGATTGATAAAGTTTATAATAATAGAATTGTTTCTAATTATAGTTGTAATTTATGTGGCACTACATTAAAACAACAATATTTTGAGGCGGATGATAGAATTTTATCTTGTCCAAATTGTAGATTGGGAAATGATAGTAAATTTGAATTAAGGTTTGAATCTAATGGAGATTGGCAACAAGGAAGATGTATCACCACTATTAATAATAAAAATTATATGTTATGGGTAAGAGGTGATGAATTAGACCACCCCGTCTCACCCGGCGAGGAGGATCACATGCAAGCCGCTAAGGCGCACTTCGCAGAATTTGCCCGCGTCGAGGGGGTGTCCTGCATTCAGGCATCAGATCACGACATGCGCATCTCTCCAGAGTCTCTCGCAATGTTGCGAGCAGGCATCGCGAGCGGCAAGTCCGAGCCCTCGGTGTACCTCGGAAGTTTCGCGCAATATTTGGATGACGAGGACGACGAGTAGTCTTCCCTCTTCCCATCCGTCCCGCTTCGCGCCTTAATCTCGGCGCATGCCGTTCCGTCTAGATTTCACGCCCGAAGCAAGCCGCCAGCTGGCGGCGCTTGCTCTGGACAGCGGGCTTTCCAAGCGCTTGAAGGCGGTGCGCAAGGCGCTCGCGCTTCTTGAGCAAAATCCGAACCATCCAGGGCTCAACGCTCACCAGTGGCGTGGAGAATCGTGTCCGCACAACGGGCAGTTATTTGAGGCATACGCCGAGAACAACACGCCCGGCGCATGATTACATTACACGTATCGAAAGAAAACAAATGAAAAAATTACTTGTCGGAATGATTGTTTGCATGATTGGCTGTTCAGTAGATGCTCCTAAAGTTAAGCATCTGGATGCTGGTTTAGGTGGAAGCTCAAGTGTTTCTTCTGCCTCCGCTTCAAGTGGCGGAGCTGGCGGACAGTAAATAAACCGATCATATCAATAATTTGATATGATCAAACCGGGCGCGTGGCGGAACTGGCAGACACAGCAGACTCAAAATCTGCCGCCCGTAAGGGCGTGAGGGTTCGAGTCCCTCTTTCGGTACCAATATTAACTATGGCTCTGTGGTGGAATGTTAGACACGCAACGCTTAGAACGTTGTTCCTTCGGGAGTGTAGGTTCAAGTCCTATCAGAGCTACCAAATTAAATGAAGTATTCTAAAGAAATATTAGAGAAAATAGCAAAGAAATCCGTTTCTTATCAACAAGTAATGAGAGAGTTAGGATTGAAAATTAGTGGTGGAAGTAGTTCTTACCTAAAATCCAGATTCAAACTCTACAATATAGATACTTCGCATTTCACAGGACAGGCTCACAATCGTGGAAAAGTTTCTAATCTTAAAATAAATCATGAAGATATTTTAGTTTTAGATCGTTTTTGTGGTCGTAGAGATCATGGATGGAGAATTAAACAGGCGCTTATTGAATCTGGTGTTGAAGAAAAATGTGCGTTATGTTTTATCGGTCCTCAGTGGAATGATAAAAAATTGGTTTTACAAATAGATCATATTGATGGTAATGGGTTAGACAATCGCAAGGAAAATCTAAGATTCTTATGCCCTAATTGCCATTCTCAAACAGATAATTATTGTTTTAAAAATATTAAATTATGTTAATAAGACGATATAATATTTACGTACCCATTGCACGTCCAAATTAATTTTTAGGAAGGGTGACCCATCGCTTCGCAAGAAGTCGAGATGTATTAAGGCAGACTGTGAACAACAGAATCGCTTATTAGATATGGGTTTCGTTGCCTGAGTTTATGTAAGAAATTACATAAACTCCTACTGGTCTATTAGATTATTGGTAAATCCGAAGACTTTCAATCTTCAGAAACGAGTTCGATCCTCGTATAGATCACCAGAAATAATGAAAGAAGTAAGATGATTAATATAAGACAATTTACCAGGGCTCCCTTTCGTTTTATTTGATAATAATTGGTCGCTAGAGCAAGCTCAACTTGCAAAAAAGTTTTTAACTGATGATGGATTTATTTGTTCTTTCAAAAAAGAAAGAAAATGTTTAGATTATGATGTACCAACATTAACAGATGTTATGTACGTCTCTTGGGCATGAAGAAATGTCAAAAGTTGTTCATTGTAAAAAAGAACCATACGACGTATACATAGGTAGACCTTCTCGTTTTGGAAATCCGTTCTCCCATCTACCAGGAACTCTTGCGCAATGGAAAGTTGATACAAGAGAAGAAGCAATTGAATGTTTTAAAAATTATCTAATGAATACTCCTATGCTTCTCAAGGCGGTTAAAGAAGAACTGCGCGACAAAATATTGGGTTGTTGGTGCCGCCCTGAATTTCCTTGTCATGGGGATGTATTGTTGGAAATATCAAACAAGGATGATGATAGTGTATTTAATCCCGTTATCAATGGAGTTGATCCTACAGCATTTATTAAATAAATTGTGACCATTTCCTTGGTAAAATTAATTGGCGATATTTATCAATTTCAAGAATTTTTGATAAATCAATAATTTGTTGTTTTTGATATAATCTCGCTCTTTTCCAAACTTTTTCAGAAGGATCTTCAAATTTGAATTGATGTTCAAATCCCAACGAGTGAATTTTGCCACAGAACCAATCTATTAATATTTTATTACCAACGATATTAAAATGACTATTTCTAGAAATTTTAATAGAACCATCTCCATCAATATACCCTAGAATAAATGGTTTGATAAATTCATCCTTCACATTGGGAATAACTGGATAATAAGTTTTATTATTAACTAAACCCCATTTTGAAAAATCTTGTTTGAAAATTTTATGATTAAAACATAATCTATTTATTTCTCTATTTTTTCTTTTTGAAATAAATAATTTATCGTATTTTGTCCAATCACAAAATTTATTTAAAATACTAATGTCTTGTGCATGAAGGCAAACTTCTAATGTAGACCTATGACTTTGTACTGGACTAATCGACCCATCAGCCAAGCAGAAACCCATAAAATACGCAAGCTCATCAGTTTCCTCAAAAAAGAAATTAGTATCAAATATTCTTTGTTTAACCTCTGATCTAGATCGTGTTTTAATATTGTTAGACAGTAGAAATTTACGCATCCATGCTTCTGATACTTGAAAATCTTTTCCTAAAGATTTTATAGTTTTTCCCGATTCATAAAGTTTTATAATTAACTCACCATTATCCATCAATAAATTTGTTTTATTCATGAAACCTCCGTATTCCTGCATAAAATATTATTGATAGGAGAACAAAATAAAAAATGCATAATAGAATAGTCTCTATAGAAGAAATAAAAAAATATGATAAAATCATCGATGATGATCCTTTAATACCAACAGCAATGAAAACAATTCAGGTGATACGTGAGGTCTGCCGTGCAGGTCTTTGGTTATCTGAGCAACTAGTAAAATCAGGATGCCCTGATATTTTAATCCCGAGGATAAGTTGGACGGCAGGCAAGCTTTCATTTGGAAGAGATGTCTGGGATGTCCACCAGGAAATCTTACAAAAATATCAAGATAATGAATTGTTATTTGAAGAAGATCCTGACGAAATTAAAAACTAAATATCGAACATTGACAATAATTTATTAATTATTACATTTTGGAAAAGGTAAAATAATGGCGAATAACAACACTCAAATGGCAAGTTCAGATTTCAATCTTGAAAGACTCAACACCAAAGACCTCGCGGAACATGTTGCTTCATCAATTGATATTGGTGGTAATATCGCAATTTTTGGTCGTAGAGGAACTGGTAAAACTGAAATTTCCAAACAAGAAATTAAGAAGTCTGAATTACAAGAAGTGTATATCAACTTATCCGTTTTGGAAAGAGTAGATATGGGAGGCTATCCAGACATCATGGGTCGAGCCTCAGAAGAAGAAAAACGTAGAAAGTTCGTTGACTTCTTGCTGCCCAAATTCTATGAGCCAATGCTTGTAGGTAAAAGAGGCGTAGTCGCTCTCTTAGATGAAGTTGATAAAGCTGATCCAAGTTTGTGGGCACCTCTTTTGGAGTTCACTCAGTTTAAATCTATCAATGGCAATCCCTTACCTAATCTGCAAGCAATTATCATGACTGGAAATTTGATTAGCGAAGGTGGTGCAAGACCAAGCTTGCCCTTGTTGGATAGAGCTGAAAAGTATTTGGTAGAAGCAGATGCTACTTCTTGGTTGGAATGGGCTGGTAAATCAGGACATATTCATCCTTCTATTACCGCATATATTTTAGATCATCCTAAGGATCTTTTCGGAGCTGTAGATCCAGAAGATCGTTATGCAGATCCTTCACCTCGTGGCTGGCACCGAGCATCCGATATTCTTAACAAAGGTGAAGCGAAGGGTTGGTCACCAGTCCTGTTGAATAAGAAAGTTTGCGGTTGTATTGGTAAAGATGCTGGTATTGCATACAGCAATTATTATGAACACTATCAGCAACTGCTACCTATGGTAGAAGACATTTATCATGGTAAGGATGTATCAAAACGCTATGAAGCAATGGAGCCTACCAAGAAATTGGTTGCCTGTATGATTACTTGTGCCCGGCTGGCAACTCAGCTAGATCAGTCAAAAGGTAAAGACATTCCAGAGTCTGTTGGAAATGTTGGTAAATTCTTACAGAAAGTTTCTTCGGAAAATGTATTGGTAACTGTTAGAAGCCAAGTTCGGATCGATCGTATCATTGATTATAATTTGGATGAGCATCCTGATTGGGAGTCTATCATGGCTAAAATCAACAAACAAGTAGATGACTGATACGTCACTCTGATGTATGATCCTAATGGAGAAATATGAAATTTTCTAAGATAATTGGAAAAACTAATGATAAGATGGTAGCCCAGGCTGAAGAGAAACTATCTCAGGTTTTTTTGGAGCTGGGCACCGCTTATGATAACGGTCACATTGGTTCAGGTATGGGAGGAGATCCTTTAATCTTCGGATTAATGTATCCTGTAGAACATATCTGTACTATGAATATTCCAACTGCTGCCACAGATGGCAAAAGATATTATTGGAATCCCAAATTCGTAATTAAACAATCTAGAATTGGTTTACGTATTATTTGTGGTCACGAAGCTTGGCACGCCCTGTATATGCATCCTCAGCGCAGAGGATCTCGTTTACCTAAATTGTGGAACATCGCTGTTGATTATATTGTTAATAGCACTGTTATGGATGATTTTAAAGCTCGCAAAATGAATGCTGCCGAAATGTTTGTCAAACATCTTGGCAAATTCATGACACTGCCACAATATGCAGAATTACTTAAAGACCCTTTCGCTAATCATAAAGGATTTGACGATCTGGATCCAACTGCTGGCGCACACGAATCAAGTATTTCTCTTCCAGGTCCAAATGAAGATCGTGAATTAACTGCTGAAGAACAAAAAGAATTGGAAAAAAGAGAAAAACCAGTTCGTTTTTATTATGCAGATCCGGACCTAACAGAAGAGATGAGAAGCCCAGAGAAGATTTATGATTTTCTTTATAGCTTACTTCCTAAATGTCCTAAGTGCGGTAGTGTAGGAGTATACAAACCTCCGTCAAAAAATAAGGGCGGCGCTGGTAAAAACAAATCTGAAGACAAGGAAAAATCTCAGGGCAAAGGTAAAGAACAAGACAAACATAATCATGAACATGGTGATGGAGAATCTTGTGATTGCGGTGAGCCTCATGATGGTCAGGGTCAAGATCAAGACGGCAAAGGTTGTTGTGACCAGTGTGGCGGTGGTGTTGATATCTTTGGTTTAGGTGGTACCGTTGATGATCATATGGATACTGAAGAAACCCAAGAGAAACTAGCTAAGAGAGTTTCTGATGCTATGGAAGCTGCTAGAAAAATGGCAGGATATGTTCCAGCAGCATTGGAAGATGAACTTGGAAAGTTAACTGCCCCTAGAGTAACTTGGCGAGATATTGTTAGAACGAAATTGTTAAAAGTTCGTGCTGGTAATGGAAGAAATGATTGGACCAGATTTAGAAGTCGTCCAATGTTTAGTGGGGTAATGACTCCTAAAAGAAGAAATTATTTTGCTCATTTCGGATGCTTGTTAGATACGTCTGGTAGTATGTCAAGAGATGATATGGCTCTTGGTATTAGTCAGCTTCAAGGACTAGATGATCGTGGAGAATGTGTTTTAACTTGTGGTGATGCTGAGATTTACTGGGATACCAGCGCAAAAATCAAAAGATGCAATGCTGAAGAATTACGCAAGATTGTTCCAAAGGGTCGAGGCGGTACGATGTATGCTTCTTATTTCTCTGATTATAGAAAACATATTGGTGAATGTGACTTCTTAATTGTTATTAGCGATTTGTACTTATTAGACCAAGATGTTGCAGAAATGAAAGATCCTGGCGTTGATGTATTTTGGCTATGTACCAGCAACAATACTTCTTTCAAAGCGCCATTTGGGAGAGTACTTCATTTAGATAAATAAAATAAAAGAAACGGACAGAAGAATTCTTCTGTCCATTTCTTTTTGAAAGTTCCAATATGAAAAGTGATAAATATCAAATTTACAAAGAGCCTGTTTCCGATATAGAAGAATATTTATTACTTGTCGCATTATTTGTAACAGATCCTAAAATGAATCCTAACCAGGATTTAGATTTTTTCGTAGAATTAATATTTGATAGTAAATGGGGTCATATCCACACTAGGTTTTGTCGGTACTTTTTAGTAAAAAATGAAGATTATCTTTTTACATTTGAAGCTATTTCTAAATTTTTAGAATTTTTATCTGTAGATTCAATTTTATTTACTAATGATTTTTTCCATACCTTGTGTTCAGATTACCCTTCTGTTATGGTTGAAAAGGTATTTAATAATTTACCAAATTATTTGAAACATCAATCATTAGAAGTTCTTGTTAAATACGACAAAATAGTAAATGAAATTCCAAGAATTAAAACTTACATGGTATTTTCATGATTAAAAATTATACAATAGAATTTAGGCGATATCAAATCAGCCATTATGAATATAAAAAGTTTAAAACCATATTTACATTATGTAGTTGACAATGAATTGGGTAAAAATAAAAAATTTGAATTCATTTCTTTAAAAGGTAAAATTTACAATTTACTATTTTATAAGTTAAATGAGTTAGATCCACCATTTGAAGTTCTTTGCATCATAGATACGAAAAATAATTATAGGCATTTTTATGAGATTTCATGTGGAAAGATTATTTGGGATAATAAAATATCTAAACAATTAAAAAATTACTGTGATAGAGTTATGGGAATGTTCGTGTTTCTATAATTAAGCTTTTTCTGTAATAGTAACTTGATACAATGATTGTCCTGTATTATTTTCTCCTTGATATTCTGTGCTAATAGAATGAATTAACATACCAAATTTGGATTGAATTTGATTTTCTACTTGGCTAATTATATTTAAATTTCCTGTTTGTTGTAGATTTTTTGGTACTGGAGATGTACCATATGTAAAAGTAATAGTGGGTCCCCAGGGCTCATAGACGCGACCTTCAGGAACTTCTACTTGGTACGTACGGGGTATTAACATAACTCCCGGAACATTTCCAACACATTGTAGAATTTCTAATTGGCTAATAACACGATATTCTGGTGCGGCAGCTTCTGGCTGACCTTTCCAGGGATCGACAATTTGATCTAAATTATATTTCGCTTCAATTCTTTTGAAGAATTTATTTCTTTGAAATTTATTCATATATAAATAAGTAGTTTTATGCAGAGGAAAAAAATGATTACTTTAACAACTAAAGCAGTAACTAAAATAAAAGAAATAGCCGAATCAGACGCTATAGAAACTTTAACTTTGCGAGTTAAAGTTTTAGGTGGAGGTTGTGCTGGATTCTCTTATGACTTGTATTTTGAGGATAACATCACAGATATGGATGAAGTTTTTGAAAAGGATGATGTCAAAATAGCAGTAGACATGCTCTCCCATCAGTATCTTGACGGCGTCGAGATTGATTATGTAGAGGGAGTTATGGGTGCCGGATTTAAGTTTTTGAACCCTAATGTTAAAAGTACGTGCGGTTGTGGATCATCTGTAGAATTTTAAACATCTTTCCAGATTTTTCTTCGTACTACTAATCTAATTAATGATGAAGAAACATTATTTTCTTCAGCCAAATATTTTATAGTATATTTTCCTGAAGCGTGCTTTTCTCGTATGTCTATTACTTTTTCTACTGTTAATTTTGATCTTTTGAGTACTTCTTGTTGTGAACATTTTCTTCCCGAAGTTTGAGATTTAATGTTATTAATAGTTTCTTGTGAATGATGTTTTCCATAAAAAGAATTTTTCGTTCCAAGTCTAGTACCTTTTCTATTTTTGCTCATTTGTGATTTAGTTTCTTCTGAGTGTTTAAATCCACTTGAACCATCGCCACCGGCGGTTAAATTATACCCTGCTGGTCCAAATGATTGATAATGTTGAATCCAAAATACTTCTCTCTCTAATCCTAGAACTTCTGATTCCAATTCTTCAATTATCTCAAAAGTAAAATTATTTACACCATATTTATTTATAGCTTTATGAATAGCCTGATAAGCATGATTATAAGTTGTTTTGTATTTGGCAACATTGATATGTTTAGCCCATCTGTTGTGCGGAGTTTTGTTAGTTGTTTTTCCAATGTAAATTTTACCATTGGTTAAGTTTGTAATTTTGTAGATAAAAGTTTTTGATTCCATGTGTATATGGAATATTATGCCGAAATGCGGAAGTTCTTTCTCAGTCTAAGGAAAATATGAATTACGATTTTGTAAATGTTATTGATGTGGAATCCACTTGTTGGGAACCACCAGAGTATCAACCACGTGATCAAATTTCAGAGATCATAGAAGTTGGAATAGCTGTTGTTGATTTGAAAAATCTAGTCATCACAGAGAACGAAGGGATTTTGATTAAACCTCAAAATTCTAAATTGAGCAAGTTTTGCACAAAGCTTACAACTTTAACTCAGGAACAAGTAGATAAAGGTATTTTTATTCAAGAAGCTTATGAGCTTTTGAAAAATAAATATGGCTCTAAAAATAGGACTTTCATAAGTTGGGGCGATTATGATCGTTCTATGTTTGAAAGAAATTCCAGAGATTATGGAATTAAATATCCATTTGGTCCACGACATCACAATTTGAAAAACGCTTTCACACTATTGTATGGTTTGGACCGTGAATTGGGGGTCGATAAAGCCTTGGAATATCTAGGCATGGAATTAGAGGGCACACACCACAGGGGTGTGGATGATAGTAGAAACATTGCCAAGATTTTGATACATAATCTAAAACGGTTTAGAAGTCATGGAAAATGAATACCAAGTATTTATTTCTGAATCCGCGGCTGGTCAAATAAAAGATCAGTTCAAAAAGCGCGGCACACCTGATGCTTATTTGAGGCTAGGAATTAAAGGTGGCGGATGTTCCGGATTCTCCTATGTGCTTCAGTACGAAGATTCAGCTCCTAGAGAAAAAGACCTATTATTTACTGTTCACGATATAAAAGTAATAGTAGATAAAAAAAGTATTATTTATTTAACTGGAACAATTTTAGATTGGGAAAAAACATTTATCTATAGTGGTTTCAAATTTGTAAACCCACAAGAAAAAAATAAATGTGGATGTGGAAATAGTTTTAATATTTGAGGTGAATATGTTTCATGGAGTTTATGTGAAGAGCCATCCCCGTGGCAAATGGTATTTGGCAACTTTAACTATTTCCGTCGAAACAGCATTGGCAGATAGACGAGCTATTATTCAACAAGCTGTATTAGAAGATAATATAAAGGTTGAAGTTAAGATTCAATCTTTTACATCTGGATTTTATATTCCAGAAATGTTATCTGAAGTTAAAGAGTCAACATTACAATATAATTGACACATTGAATTTATGTTATATGACTGTATATGACAAATGCGTTGAATCTTCAAGAAATTGATCAAGAGCAAGCTCTTAATTTAAATAAGTTTTTTATTAAATCACATCAAAATATTTTTTTATTTGGACGTCGAGGAGTTGGTAAAACTCATATTGCATTACAGGCAATAAAAGAATGTGGATTTAAAATAAATTATATCAATCTAAGCGTACTAGAAAGACCAGATTTAGCTGGATATCCAGATATTCATTCCCCTGGGGATGTGGTAAATTTTAAATCCCCTGCTTATTTGCCTTCTTTAAAAGACGCATCTCCTGATAGCGTTATTTTATTTGATGAAGTAGATAAAGCTCCACCAGAAATTACCGCTCCATTATTAGAGATTTTACAATTCAAGCAAATAAATGGTAATAAAATTAATGCTCTTTGCTGCATATTAACTGGTAATTTATCTAATGAAGGAACTTATTCCAACGCTATTAATTCTGCCTTATTAGATAGAGGCGCTAAATACATATTATCCTTCAATTTTGAAAAATGGGTTGATTGGGCAAAATCAAATCAAGTCCATGATTTGATTTTAGGTTTTCTTCGAAGTAATCCAGAATTTGCTTGCGGCAAGATAGATGACGCCTGTTATGCATCTCCATCACCTAGAGGTTGGACTATGGCATCAGAAGCGCTGATCAAAGCTAAAGAATTAAAAATTATTGATATTGACACTGTAACTCATATTATTTCCGGTTTTGTGGGAAATGAAGCGGGATTAAGATTTAAATTATGGTATGAACATTATCGTAAATTTGAACCATTTGTACATACATTAATATATTCTGGCAATTTAACAATAGACTATAACGAATTAACACCTACCGAAAAAATTATATTTGTAATAACAGCTTGTTATTATGCTAAACAAAAATTAATGGAGCCTACCAAAAAGAATAGGTTTTTACCATTAGATAATTTGTGTAAATTTTTGACTACTAATAAAGTAGACTATGAAGTCCAAGTAATGGGCTTGTATAATAGTTTTGATTTCGATTATGTTATTAAAAACAAATTATATGAATGTAAACCATTTTTCGAATTATTCACTAAGATCAGTGAAAGCGTAACTATTAAAGGAAAATAATATGAGTTTAAAAATTGTAGATGATTCTTCTTTTGATAAAGAAGTTTTGAAATCTGAGACTCCTGTTCTAGTTGATTTCTCAGCCGCGTGGTGCGGTCCTTGTAAAAGACAGCTCCCTGTATTAGAGGAAGCTCAAAACGAATATAATGAATCAGTTAAGTTCGTTAAAATTGATGTAGATGATAGTCCTGAGACTGCTGCAAAATTCAAAGTAAGAAGTATCCCAACAATTATTTTATTCAAACAAGGGGTACCTTCTAAAAATCATACAGGTTTAATGTCAAAATCTGTGTTACAAAAATTTATTAGTGAATGATTAAAGGTAAAAAAATGGATAAATATTTTTCTGGAGGAGACGTAATGGAAGATGGATTGCAATATGCTGCAAAAGCATTTAAGAAAAAATCTTACAAAGGTCTTGAGGATTTTGGTCTCACCGAAGCGTCAGATTATGTTGATTTAAACAAAGAATATGGTTTGCTATCATATTACGATGTTTATTCAAATAAAAATAAAATACCAAATCTTTTCAATTTCCTAGCAAATTCGATTGAAGCTGGTCAATGGTCACTTCTTGACTTGAATCAGGTACAGATAGATGTTACTCGACATTTTAAGTATCTAGCTTTGAAGAAAGCTTATACAGAATTAGCTGTTGAAGCAAAAGGTATTTTGTATTATGATAGTTCAGGTTTTCATATAGAAGAACATACATTTGAAAACTTAGATGAAGTTAAAAGAGCTCTAGCTAATAAAATGTTTCTATGAAAAAATCGAAATCTATAAAAGTAGAAATTCCTTCTAAATCTTGGGAAATTATAGCAACTAAAGATATTAAATATGAATCTATTCCCTATTTAGAGTTAATGCAATGGATAATGAATAGTGTTCCACAGGGTACAGATTTAAAAGATATCAAACTAGAATTTGATATCGACTATAAAAAAGATTATTACGACGAATTTACTATTGATGCAGAAATGCATTTGAAAATTTATAAATAGGATTTAAAATGTTAAAAGTTATACTTACGGTCGGCTGCCCAGCAAGTGGTAAATCCACGTGGGCAAAAGCAGAAATTGCTAAAGACCCTATTAATTGGGTCAGGATCAATAATGATGATCTTAGAAGCATGACCAACGGAACCGTATTTTCTGCTGAATACGAAAAATTAATTACGGATACTCGTAATTTTCTTATCAAAGAAGCATTGAAAAGAAATAAGAATGTTATTATTGATAACGTTAATGCTAACAAAAGACATTGGCAAGATGTTTGTAAATTAGCAGAAGAAGCAAATAGAGATATTCAAGTTTTTGAAAAACCATTCTATGCACCACTTGACGAATTAATTGCTAGAGATTCTCAAAGAGAAGGTAAAGCGAAAGTCGGCGAAGTAGTCATCAAGAAATTTTTCAAAGATCTTGGAAAAGATCAATTCAAATTCCAAAATACTAGAACGGAAATCTTTAAGAAAAAAGATAGAATTGCTGATAATAATTTCGTTGCAGCTAAACAAAATGAAAAACTTGAGCGAGCTTATTTAGTAGATCTTGACGGCACAGTAGCCGATCTATCTCACAGAAGCTCTCCATATGCCGCTAATGAATGTTTATATGATAGCCCAATAAAACCAGTTATAGAGACAATTATCTCTTTATATAAAACCGGAAGTAAAATTATTTTTATGTCTGGTAGAAGCAATCAGTTTAAAGATTTATCCGAACAATGGATTAATGAATATATTCAAATTGACGGCACTCCAATAAAATATGAATTATTCATGCGTTCTGCTGGAGATCAGCGCGGCGACCAAATTATCAAAAAAGAATTATTTGAGAAGCATGTTAAAAATAATTATTATACTATTGCTGTTTTTGATGACCGCCCAAAAGTAATAAGAATGTGGCGAAGTATTGGTTTAACTGTTTTTCAATTAAATGATGTAGAATTTTAAAAATTATAGTTATAATCACATATAATAGTTATGAGAAATTACTTTATAATATGTTGTATGTGTGGTGTTGAAAAACATTTTAAATATAAATCTAAATTCATTTTATATGAAGGAAAACAATATTTTTGTTCTTCATGTAAAAAGAAAAATTCTTTAAATACAAGAACCAGATCTTGTCCTAAATGTACAAGATCTATTACTCATCAAAGTCCAAATGCCGCGCATCGAGCTAAAGAATTAAATTCTATTTGTAAAAACTGTAAATCAAATCAAATACCAGAAATTCTATCTGAAGAACAACAACAAATTTTAAATGGTTTGATGTTAGGTGATGGTAGTATTGTATTCCCGCATAAAAAAAGATCTGGGCACCCAAGATTATCTATTACTCGACAAATACAAGATAAAGATTATCTATTTTGGCAATATGAAATTTTTAAAAATTTCTATGGTACGCCACCTAAATATAATAAATTTTATCATAATAAAGTTGATAAGTACTACGAAAATTTTGCATGTAGAACTAAAACTGGTCAAGTTTTTACCGATTACTATAATAAATGGTATCTTAATAAAAAGAAAATTGTTCCACAAGATCTAGAGTTAACACCATTAACAATTTTAATATGGTTTCTAGATGATGGTTGTGTGGTAAAATCATCCGAAAATGGATTAACAATTAAGTTTTCAACTGATGGATTTACTAAATCAGATACTAATCATCTAGCAGTATTACTTGAATCATTTATTCATGAAAAAATAAATGTATATAAAAATGGCAGCGGTTTTATATTAAAAGCCGCAACTTTAGCCGCCATTAAAATAATCAAAATTATTGATCCAATTTTCCCTAATTGTATGGAAAGAAAAAGAACATGGAAAAATTTCAATTGGGATTATTTTAATAAAAATCAGAACCAATTTGGTGGTCAAAAACTACAATCTGTAGCTTAACCCATCAGCACAAGCTAGTTGAGGAGAGCATATGGAAGCTGGTATATTAGCAATAATCATTATTTATGGTTTGTACGTACTCTTAGTAAAAGGAGTTCTATGGAAATTAATTGTTGCCATTTTCGGATGGTTTGGCATGTTCATATTTTTAGAAACTTACATACCAGCTTCTAAAACTCCTTGTCTGAGTTTATTTTCATGGTCAGAAGTAATTCCTGCCGTGATTGTTTTGTTGGCAATGTCGTATTCAAAATCTGAATGATTCTATCATTATAACAACATGAATATATGTTTAACACAAACATATATTGGAGTAGTTAATGAGAAATAGAAAAGATTTGAGTGGTTTAAAATTTAAAATGCTAACGGTGTTAGCATTTGATCATAGCTCAACCACAGGGCAATCATATTATAAATGTTTATGTGAGTGTGGTAAAGAAAAAATTATTCGTTCGTCAAATTTTACACATGGCAATACAATTAGTTGTGGTTGTTATTCAAAATTTGAAAAGAACAAATGGTTACGAACTACTTCCCCTCATCTCCTTACGCCTAAAAGAGTTTGGAGAGCAAATTACATGGATGGTTGTAGTTTTGAAAAATTTCTCAAATTATCACAACAAAATTGTTATTATTGCGAATCACCACCATCAAACAGATCAAATGTTTATTCTGACAGAATGAAAAAAGGTACTATTTCAAAAGAATGGTTTGAGAAATGTTGGTGGACATATAATGGTTTAGATCGTATCGATAGCTCACAAAATCACAACGAAAATAATATAGTGCCATGTTGTATTTTATGCAATCAAGCTAAAAATAACATGTCCGTCGATGATTTCAAATCATGGATAAATTTGATTTATAAAAACTTTATATTGAAAGAAAATTAAATGAAAGAAAAGAAATTATTTAATGAAGATGGAAATCCTAGTGTTCATGGATTAAAATCTTTACAATTTATTAAAGATGAAGTTGAGTTAACATTTGATTCTCTATCCTTGACATCTTTGTCAGATGCGCAAGTTAGATTATTGGGCAGCTGGCTGCATAAATTAATTGGTAATAAAGTTACTGACATTTTAGCTAGTCGGACAAACAAATGAGTTGGGCTGGATGCAATTTTCATTGCATTAAATGTGGATCTTCTTTAGAAGAAGAAACTCCTCCTGAACCAGTAATGGATATTTGGGATTTTGATTCTGAAGAAGAATTTACAGAATATTGCAAAACTTTAGCATACAAATATAGTAATTTGTATTATAATACTTTTGGCAACTCAAATACTTATCATTGTAAAAATGAAAACTGTTCGTGTAAGGAAATTCATTCTGTGACACTTTTTCATCCATTAGGTGATATTGGTGGTTCTGCTGGTGAATCTTTAGCTTTTGGAATACAGTGTAATACTGGAAATGACATTTTTTGTTTTATGTGTGGCAGCATTGTTGATAAAAACAAAATGTGTTGCACGGGTAAAAAATGTTGTTTTAATTTTGATCATTGTTTAGATATTATAGACACTCCGAAAACAGTTTTCGGATTAGGTTTTATTAAGTAGTCTGGTAATATGATCATATGTTTATGTTTAATGTTCATACTATAAACATATGAGGCTTTATGACAATAAGAAAAGATCTATCTGGTAAAAAAATTCAATAAGTGGTTTGTATTATCTTTTGACAGTACAAGAACGAAACGCGTTTATTATAATTGCCAATGTGAATGCGGTACAATTAAATCTGTAATGGCTCAAAATCTCGTAAAGAATATCTCTAAAAGTTGTGGCTGTTTAAAAATAGCTAATATCACTAGCAGAAAAAGAACTGATCCTAAAAGAGTTACTGCCCATAAAGTTTGGAAGGCTAGATATTTTGACGGCTGTTCATTTGAAACATTTATGAGAATGTCTCAGCAGAATTGTTATTATTGCGATTCTGTCCCATCTAATTATTGCAATGCCTACACTGGTAACAACCCAATAATCAAACGCTCCCCTGATTGGGTAAAATTACATAATTTTACTTATAATGGTTTGGATCGTATAGATTCTTCTAAAAATCATGCAGAAGATAATATCGTCCCCTGTTGCGCTATTTGTAACAAGGCGAAAAACGATCTTTCATTAGAAAAATTCAAATCTTGGATACAAAGGTTGTATAACCATTTTATAGATAGAAAATAATATGCCACTACTAGTTCAAGAATATTTAAAAACTCATAGCTTCAAACAGTTAGCTGAAGAACATGGAGTGTATGCTTCTTTCTCTACACTTGGTCATAAATGGTCTCTTAATTACGACCAACTTGAGGCTAAAGAAAACGATCCCTTGGCTCAAGAATGCCGTGGATTAATCTTGTCAACTGTCGCTGGAACAAACTTAACTCTTCACGCTACGGTTGAAAATAACAAAATATGCTATGATAGTATCATTCCTGGCGAAACTGTAATCTTAGCTTGCCCGTTTTTTAGATTTTTTAATTTGGGAATGGCAGCGGCATATGAGATTGATTTCTCTGATCCTGAAATTGTTATTCAGACAAAATATGATGGTTCTTTAATTATTGTATATTTCGATCCGTTTATGGATGTTTGGTGCGCTTCGACTCGAAGCTCACCCGATGCTGATATTGTAATGGACAATGCCATTCATACTTTTAGAAGTTTGTTTGGAACGGCTTGTGAATGTGCTTTAGGCACATCGTTTGCAGATTTAACTGACGAACTTGATAAGAATGTAACATATTGTTTTGAGTTAATGACGCCATACAATAGGATCGTTGTTTTTTATGAAAAATATTCTATTGTATTATTGGGTGCCAGAAACAATACATCATTGAAAGAATTTATTGTTTCTAATTTTCCTGTACCAGTGGCTCAAGAATTCAAATTCAATGAAGTTAAAGACATTATTGAATATATTAATACAAAAGACCCTTCAGAGATGGAAGGAGTTATTGTCAGAGATAAACATTTTAATAGAGTCAAAATCAAAAGTTCAGCTTATGTTCTAGCTCATAAAATGAAAGATCGCATTTCTTCTTCGCCCAGAAACTGTTTAGAAGTTATTTTATCAGAAAAAGACGATGATATTATCCCTCTTTTGCCTAAAGAAATAGTTTCTAATTTGTTAAAAATGAAAGAAGATGTTAAAAACATTATTAAAATGTATGACGATTATTATCATATTATTTTAAATTGTGCAAATACAATTAAAAAAGATGATAAAAAGACATTTGCTTTAATGGTAACTTCTAATAAACAAATTTGGTCTGCACCATTATTCCAAATTTATAATGGCAAAGCAACTTCGACAAAAGATTTCATTAAGAAAAATCAAAATGATGGTACTTGGTCGAATAGTTTTTTGGATAAAATTTTAGAATTATCAAATAATTGATTGAATCAATCCTGAGGTGGTAGTCATCTCAGGATTTTTTTTGGGGTAAAATAATATGAAAACTTTTGTATTTTTATCTGGATTTGCCGTCCCTCCATTTATTTCAAAATCTTCATGGTTTTTTGAGAAGCCATTTTGGGATGATTTTAATTGTGTATTTTACAAGAGTAAAACCCCTACTTCTGATAAAATGGTAAATCAAGAGATACATAATCTTAATGAATTGATTAATTCATATCAAGATGTTTCGGTTATTGGACATTCTTTAGGTTGTTGGTGGGCTTCTAATTTAGCCTGTCACCCCGGATCTAAAATTAACAAATTAGCACTTTGGACTCCACTAGGAGTAGCTAATGATTTTTTCATTTTCCCTGTATCTAATAAAAGTGAACCATTATTCAAACCTACCAAATTATCTCTTATGGGACCAGATAAATCATTTGTTTTTTATGGAAGTGAAGATTTAATCGTCCCGCCACAGAGACATGCCTTACCCTTAATTAACAAATTTCAAGCTGCTTCTATAGCATTAGATGGTGGTCATATTTGGCAATCTAATCATAAACAAGGGCTGACAATATTAAAAGATTGGTTAAAATTGTAATTTCAATCTTGGATATATAAATAGATATGAGTTCGTATCTATTTGAAAGCGACTATAGCGCTGATTCATTACGTTGGATTAGAAAAAAAGAAGAAAGGAAGATTAATTTCAATAGTGTAAAACATTTAAATGCTAACATTAATTTTAATCTTCCTCTTTTAGAGGACATTCAAAATGAAATCGTAAAAGAAAATGACTCTGCCTTGTCGTATTTTTTTGCAGTAGAGTTTCCATATAAAATGTATCGGATGCAAAAAATTATTCTGGATAATAAAGATGCTAAATATGCTTTTTTGTTTGCGCAAAACATTAAAGGATGCGATGTAAAAGCTTTACAGCAAGTAGTAATAGAGTCGAACAAAATTAAATATATTTGCAAATTCGCATGTTTCGTTAAACAAGCAGATTTAAAACCATTAGAATCATTAGTATTAAAATCAAAAAATGTAAAATACGCTCACATGTGGTTGAAACACGTAGATAGCGTTAATGTTAATAAGTTCAAAAAAATTATCATAGCTTCCAAAAAACCAAGATATTTATTTGAACTAGTTAAACATTTAAAAAATCCTAAAGACATATCATTGATTGAAAATTTAATTATTGAAAGCAAATCATTTACTTATATTAAGTTATTTGCTGAAAAAATCAAATCAGCTAATGTGGAAAAACTGGAACAAGCAATTTTGGATTCTGGTAATTCTAAAGAGATTAAAAAATTCGCAAAATATGTTAAGAAATCTAAAATGAGAAAGTTTCTGATAGTATGAGAAGTTCAGATCATGATTATTATTCTCTCGATGAAATATTAGATTCATATAATTTAGAAATGAAAATTATTTCCACCGTTAGAGATAAGTTCCCTGATGCTGGGAAAATGTCATTTATAGGCGACCTTTTTGATGGCTTATCAAAAGGTTTTTTCTATTCCCCCTCTATTGTTACCGATAAGGATTTAAAATTAGATTTCAAAGGAAAAAATTGGTATAGTCTTACTGTGACTCCTTATGTCGAAATTTCTTGTTATGATAAGAAAATAAAAGTTTATAATAATATTTTAAAATTCGATTTTTGGAGAGACATATTTGGCATAGAAGTTAAAGAAAATCCCGAAGTACGCTGGAACCATAATGATGAAGTAATGTTGGAATTAGGTTATAAGCAAGAAGTCATAAAATCAATTTATGACAAAATTCTAGAAAAAATGTCAGAGCACCCTGTTACTAGTAAAGGATATACTGTAAAGTTAATACAGGATGGTCTTCCAGAATACATTAAGAAATATTTGATACTTTTATGAAAAAAATATATTAAAATTAGAAAGTTGTTATTAAAATTAATGATAAAATAATTAATATTCGTCATCAGTCTATTACTAATTATTTAGTAGTAATGCAGGATAAAATAATTGAGTTCGGGGCAGCATCACTAATGAGTTATTCAAATTCAAAATCATTGGTTTTAGGATTTCGATGTAACAATGAAATACATTTGGTTGGAATAAATAATATTCGATCTCATTACAAAATTGATCGATTTAATTTTAATCAAAAAATTGGTATTGAAATGTTCATGAATGATTGTAAAAATATTTTAAATAAAACTTATACAGATTAATCATAAATGAATTTATTCTTTTTTCTTTCTAAATATCTAAAAGAATTATCATAAAAGTATTTTTCCAATTTTTGTATGTTGCTTTTCTTAGACGAAGCCACCATTCTTTGATTTCTATATATTTTTAATTGTATATTAAGTGAATCTTCTAATATTGTTTTTATACTTTTGATAAAATCAGTTGATTCTGAATAAATACACCAATATTTTCCACCATCTTTTCTAGTTGAACAACATCCGTCTCCATCAAATATGCCTCTAATAAAATGTCTATGAAACTGTTTGTCTATGGTTGGAAATTTTACTATTAAATATGATGCTCTACCTGGGTATTTTTTATTATTTAATGTACGCGACCTTTCTAACATGCAATGGGCAAGTTGGGAGGAAGTTGAATTATGGGCAGAAGGATTGAATTTGCCTGTAGTGCCTGCTCTTTTCAAAGGACAAGTATCGTCAGAAAAAGAATTAAAAGAACTTACAGAATCATTAATGAATACACCATCTCAGTATGGAGATATAAAAGAAGGTGTAGTTGTAAGAGTACAAGAATCTTTTGATGATGAAAATTTTTCTTTTTGTGTGGCTAAAATGGTACGGAAAAATTATGTACAAACAAGTACACATTGGAAAGAGCAAGAAATTGTCAGGAACAAATTGTCTAATAAAATAAGTCTTGACGCCTCAAAATTATATTAATATGATACTATATTAAATAACTAGGGAATAACAAGGGTATCATATATGGGCATGCGCCGTTTTCATTTCGAAAGATCAGAAGATGCGTCAGGTGTCAGTGGTTGTGGAAAAGTAGCAGAAGGTTGTATATTTTTGGACACAGGAGAAATTGTAGTTCATTGGCTAGGAAAGCACAGTTGCATTAATATTTATCATTCTTTGGAAGACGTGGAATATATTCATGGTCACCAAGGAAGAACTAGAATAGTTTTTGATGATCCTGAAGATCAGAAGGGTGGAAATTGAATTATAACACTGCTCAATTAATAGCTCTTGCGCAAACATGTCCGCAAGAGTTAATGAAGATTTTAATCGACCCCAATGTTGACACCAAAATGTTAACATCTGGGGTTGAAGTTTTTTGTGAAGAAGTTCAAGATGAAAATTTAATCCTTTCAGCTTTAAGACTACTTCTCAAGAGTAAGAATGCCTTAGTGCGTGAAAGCGCAATTATTGGCGTAACAGGATTTTATATTGACAATATCCCTCCACAAGATATATTAGATAAGTTAAAAATTATGTCTAATGTTGATCCCTCTCCATTTCTAAAAGAATATGCGGGAGATGCATTCGATAAATATAGCGCGGAGTAAAATATGAAAATTTCGGGAACCAACAAGGAAATTGTTGAAATAGTTAATCTATTAGATCCATCATTTAAATGTAAATGTGATCCAAAAATTGGTAGATTTCGTTGTACGTCATCTCATGATCGTGATTGTTTATTCGAAGAGCCCTGGGGACCAGAATATGGTATCTATGTTAGGACTTATGACATCGAATATAATGGTAATAAAATAAACAACGCCACTTGTATAGATATACAAAATCCCAATTCTAATATTTTAAGTGGTACTGTAAAATGAAATTATTAAAATGTAAATTATGTTCCGGTGAAGTGGATATTATCGGAAACGAACGATCGATTAATAAAAAAATAAAATGTAGAAAATGTGGATTTAGTAATGAAATAGAATCTAAATTCCCAGAAGTATTCGTTATCAGAAAGAGGCGCCCTGTCGATGTCTAAAACCGCGTATCATTCAGCTGATGAATCTATTATCGATATCAATAACAGAATAGAGAATATGAATTATGTAATCAGTAAATTACAATTCATAAAATCTGTATTTCCTGATGTTAAAATACAGACATATAAATCTTCTGATGGAAAAGATTGGTTTCAATTCTCATCTAAAATGGTAAGTACAAACTATACTAATTATGATATAGAAAATGCTTATCGAGCTATAAATGTTAATTTGTATTCTGAATTAGAATTTGTTTATAATGGAAAATCAGAAATTGTTAAGATTTTTTCAGATCCTAAAAAAATAAAATTAGCCAAAGCTTCAACATATCGTAGAAATGGTGAATATGGACGTTACATTATATTTTATAAATTCTCATTTAGCAAACATGTTAGTCCTTTAAAAGATGAAGCATTAAGTAAATGTAGAAACGCAATCATGATGTTCATAAAACAACATACAGATTATAAGCTTGATACAAAAAATTTAGATGCTCGTTTGAAGAAACTTTTAATTTTTACCTGAGAGTATATGGCTAAAATTTTAGATAGAGATAATCACATCTTAACATTAGAAGAAGACTTAGCTACATTAAAAATAGTTCGAGAAATTTTTCCTAATGTTCAATTAAAATTAGATACTTCAAATAACTCTTATGTTTTTGCAGATAAATCTGTTAACAGATTGTTTAACTCTTTTGAATTATTTAATTATAGTTCAGAAGTAAGATTAAGTGTAGAATATTTGATTAAATTTGAACACGCCGGTAAAGAAAAAGTTGTATCTGTAGGTTGCGTTCCTAAAAGCTGCTTATTATTGCGTGTAACAGGTCAAACTTATGATAATAATGTACAAGACATTTATTATCATAAATCAATTTTTAAATCTCGTGATAAAAATATACAACACAAGTTATCTTCTGCATGCAACTTGCATGTGATAGAAACTATTAAAAAACACCCGCAAGCTAAACTACATCGAGATACATTTCCAGAAAAGCTAAAAAAATTATTAATTTTTGCTTAATGATTTAAGATGAGTATTGCAAATTTGTGAGGAACTATGACATTCGATGGCAAATATCAAGATTGGAATCAAAAAAGAATAAAAGGTATCCTAGAATTTTATGGTCACAAATTTCTCTATTATAAAAAGATTCTAGATTTAGGTTGTGGTCATGCGGATATTAGTGGAGTTTTTTATAGATTAGGAGCTGATGTAACTGCTGTTGATGCTCGTCAAGAGCATTTAAAAATAGTAAATAAAAAATATAATGGCATTAAAACTATTAAGGCAGATTTAGATTCCGAATGGCCATTTGCTAGAAATTATTTTGATATTGTTTTAGATTTAGATTTACTTTGCCATTTGAATAATTATGAAGATCATCTTCGTAAAGTTTGTAGCATTACTAATCATTTAATATTAGAAACCGCAGTCTGTGACTCAGACGATCCCAACAAAGTAATATTACTTCCTGAAAATAAATCCATTTATGACGCATCTATAAATGGAGTAGGTAGTAGACCAACTGCTGCTGCTATTGAACGGATATTAACTGAATGTGGAATGAATTTTCGCAGGCAAGATAAAAATAGATATAATTCTAATTCATATGTATATGATTGGGAAAATAAAAATGATGATGAATGCGATATTAATAAAAGACGCCTTTGGTTCGCAGTAAAAAATACCAGTAATATTCAATTTGCTTTATCTACAAATCCCACTATTAAAATAAATGAATCGCAATTCGGCGCCCCATTACAAAATTCAAATCTACCATTACAAAATTCAAATCTACCATTACAGAGAACCCCAAGAATTAGTAGTAGTAGTAGTAGTAGTATTCAATCACCTATAAATAATTTTATCACTAATCCTAGCAACCATAGTCCTAAAATTAGATTGTTTTATAATTATTATGTTGATGAAAATCCGCAAAGAAGAAAAGAAATAGATTTTTGTTTAAAGCAAAATATTAATAATCCATTAATTGATATAATTGTTCTTGAATCAGAAATAAATCCTACATTTGATTTTTTTATAGAAAAAATCAATCTTCTATCAGGTGAAAATGATATTAATATAATTTGTAATTCTGATATATTTTTAGATAATACAATACAATTAGTTAAAAATATTAATAAAAAAGAATTTTACGCATTAAGTCGATATGATTGGAATAATAATTCATCATCATTTTTTGATATGGCTAACAGTCAGGACACTTGGATTTTTAGAGGAAAAGTTGATAATGTCAACGCTAATTTTCAATTGGGTAAATTAGGATGTGATAATAGAATAGCTCATGAATTTAAAATGGCTGGATATACGGTCACAAATCCAAGTAAATCAATTAAAACGTATCATGTACATAACTCTAATATACGCAGATATACCGAAAATGAAAGAATTAATGGAACATATTTGTTTATAAAACCTACGAGCTTATAATGAAAATAACATTTTTTAATCATTATCATAATGGAGATATTCACCTTTCTCGTGGTATTATTAGAAAAATAATAAACAAAGTGCATGAATATGATTCATCAGTAAAATTTTCATATAGCCATCCAAATAAATCAAATTTATTATTTGATATCTCAGAATTAGATTATGATTTTTTAAGTTTATCTAAGCTAGACTCACAAAATAGTATTATTAAACTTGATGATACTATTTATATTAATACTTGGTATGATCAGCAAAATCAAAAATATTCTAAAAAATACGGAATATTAACAATTGATGCATTATACGGGGCGCTTAGCGATTCTTGCGAACAAATTTGGGATTTCAAATTAGATGACACATCATCAGATTTGAAAGATTTTTTTCCAATTATTGATTATTCAAAATTTGATATTGAAATAGTGCAGTTTTGGCTGCATAATCATAAAAATAAAAAAATATTAATTGAAAACGGACATTCTTTTTCCGGGCAATCTCATAATTTCGATATGACTTCAGTCGCAATAAAATTAGCAAATCAACATCCAGATATTATTTTTATTCTATCTAAAAAAGAAGATTTAATCCTACCAAATAATATATTTTACTCTTCAGATATTATTAAAAAAACAGAGGGATCTGATTTAAATGAAATATCATTTTTAAGTACTCATTGCGATATGATCATTGGCAGATCTTCCGGGGTTTTTTCATTTACCATGGTAAATGAAAACCTTTTTAAAAGAAAAATAAAATTGATAAGTTTTGCGCATTTGATTGCTGGACAAACTAAATTTTGGTTGGGACCAAAATTTAGTGATCAAATCTACTATTCATCTAATATAATTGTATCAAATGCAATTAATACTAATCGGGTATTAGATATAATTAATGAAAATTTATAATATGAAACAATTATGTATTTTTGGAACTGGCGGATTTGCTAAAGAAGTTTATTGGCTAGCGCTTCAATGTAATAGGTACATAAATTGTTTTATAGATATAGGTGATAAAAACAGTTTATGCGGAATTCCTGTTAAAGACGAAGATTATTTCAATCCAGATTTACATATAGCTATAGTTGCAACTGGAAATCCACATTTGCGTAAAAAAATAGTAAATAAGATATTATCTAAATATGATGAATCAGTATTTGATACATTAATTTCACCAAATGCTAATTTAATGTCTAGAGACACTATCTCAATTGGCGCCGGATCAGTAATTTGTTCTAATTGCATTTTGACTGGAGATATTAAATTAGGAGCACATGCCCAGTTGAATTTATCTAGCACTATCGGTCATGATACGGCAGTTGGAGATTTTTTTACTACCGCTCCAGGAGCTCATATAAGCGGAAATGTAACAACAGGTGACTGCGTATATTTTGGAACGAATTCTTCGTCTATTGAAAATATCAATATATGTAATAATGTTACAGTTGGGGCGGGTGCTTGTGTAACGAAAAATATATTTGAACCCGGAATTTACGTAGGTATTCCTGCAAAAATAAAACTATGATTTGATCATATCACAAATATTGAGAAAAATATGGATACTCTTGGCAGCTTAATAGATAAATTAGCAACAATCAACAATAAAATGTTTGTGGTGCAAGAAGAATTATATGTTATACGGAAAATGACATTTGAAGAATTTAAAAAAACATATGGTAACGATGATGAAAGTTTGTTAAAACTTTTTCTTGTTTTTAAAAAATCATGTGATTTAAATGTTCAGAGACAACAAACCATATTAGAGGTAGATAAAAAGGTAGTCGATATGATAGAAAGTTCCAAAAATCAAAATTTGGAGGGAGGCTTTTATATCCAAGATCAACATAAAACATATTAAAAATATTATATGAGAATATTAAATTTTGGTGGATTACCAACCTCTCTTGGAGAAATCATAAATATGAAATTTTATTTTGATCAAGTAAAACATAATTATGATCAAATTAAAATAAGCTTTCATACACAGTTATGGAATGAGGGTCTACATACAAATGCTCCTGATTGGGAATATAAAAAACAATTATGGAATAAGTATCTATTTGATATTGGAAAATTATTTTTTTCAGAGCCACCTTATGTTATCGAATCAAAATCAGCTAGATTTGGAGGAGATACTACCAGTTTAGTTAATTTATTAAATCTAAAACCACAGAAGATAGAGATGGCTCATCTTTTATGTAAAGGCTCACCTTTAAATCTTGGTGAAGAGTATATTGTTATTACTACTAAATTAAGACAGGTAGAAAAAAATATTTTCTACCCTCACTCAATTGAACTGTGGAAAACAATTCGTAAATTATCTTCAAAATATAAAATAGTTATTTTGGGAGAGAGAACAGTTGAAATGAGAAAAGAATATTCATCTATTCAATCTTCCGTATTTGGAATATATGAACAACTCATTGCTAATTTACCCAAAGAGCGTATAGTTGACTTAACTGTCCCTGCTTTAGGAGAAACAGTTTCTGATTTAAAACAAATACAGCAAGACTGCCTAATCATGAATGAAGCTAAATTCGTTATTACTTTAGGTATTGGTGGTAACTCTTGTATGGCTCATGCTGTTGCAAATATGTCAATAGGATTTAGAGCTGATAATTCAACGTTTGCTGATGCGGTTTTTCATAATAAAGAATATCCTAACGCTATAGTCACCAAAGATTGGTCGAAATTTATACGTATTTTGGAGAAGTATTTATGATCCCTATATATCAACCTTATTTTACTAAAAAATCTTTATCTTATGCACATGAGACATTAGATTTAACATGGGTATCTTCTCACGGAAAATATATTCAAATAATTGAAGAAAAGTTAAAAGAACTTTTAAATGTTAAATATGTATTACCAGTAAATAATGGTACTAGCGCATGTCATTTACTATCTAAATCATTAACAAATAAATTCGACAAAAATGAAATTATTGTTCCTGATAATGTTTATGTTGCTGCTTGGAATGCTTTTCTTTTTGATAAAAATTATAAATTGTTAAGTATCGGATCTGATATCGACACCTGGAATATTGATTTAGCAGAATTAGATGAAAAGATTAATTTGCACCCAAATGCCGCAGTCTTGATTGTACATAACATAGGAAACATTATTAATGTACCAGAGTTACAAAAAAAATATCCTAATACAGTTTTTGTAGAAGATAATTGTGAGGGATTTTTAGGAAAATATAATAATACACAATCTGGTACTGCAAGTTATGCCTCGGCTATTTCTTTTTTTGGAAATAAAAATATAACTAGCGGTGAAGGCGGCGCATTAATAACTAATGATGAAGAAACATTTCTTTATGCGAAAAATATTCATTCGCAAGGACAATCAGATAAAAGGTTTATACATAATAATTTGGGTTATAATTATCGCATGACAAATGTCCAAGCAGCTATCTTATTTGGACAAATCGAAATATTACCAGAAATTTTAGAAAAAAAACAAAAAATATTTGAAAAATATCGTAATTTCATTTCAAATAGAGATGATATTTCAATGCAAACTATTCGTCCAGATACAGAGCATTCTAACTGGATGTTTGGTGTAAGAGTAAAAAATTCTAATTACTCAGCAACTGAATCTTTTTTCAAAAATCGTAATATTGAAACAAGACCAATGTTTTATCCTATATACTGCCACGACCATTTAATAAAAAATAAAAATGTGTCATGGAATAAAAATGAAAATTCAGAATTACTTAATAACGAATGTTTCATTTTACCTAGTTACCCAGATTTAACTCATGATGATCAAAAACATATTTTATCTTCTTTAGAGAATTATCTTGGTCAATATTAAAAATATGGTATTTTTTTCGTAAATTACTGTGAATAGAACTCTAAGAATGAAATTTTTTAAAAAGATAGCTCAAACAGCTGTCTCTACTGAAAATGAAACCGCAACAGTTAGCGGTTCTCCTAAAGCATTTATGGCTACAGATTACTACCCTATAATTTTAGCGTTCTCAAGTAGAAATATCCCATTAATTGATGGCTTATCAAATGTATTAAATAATGCTTTGTACTATTCAAGTAATGGTAAAAATGATTTGCAATGGCTTAAATCAATTAATTTTAATTTTGACGTATCAAATGTCCTATCAACAGATTTGCGAAATATTATAGGTTTTGCAAAACAAGTATATTTACAAATTTATACTAACAACGGACAAATCGATAAAAAAGCATTATCTTCACAAGAAATAGCTGATAGAATTAATCCATTGAAATATAGCCAATATTTAAGCAATATGTCTGCAACAGGTACAAATAGCCAACTGAATACTAAGATTGGTGGAAATCTTCGAACGTTGATTAATAATTATCTATTGCAGATAAAATGATCATGGTATATTTAATATGATATGTCATATTCTAAACTCAGCGATAGAATCGGAAGTTACTCTACTTCAACCGATTATAAAATATTAAATAGATTACCACTCATTATTACAGTTAATGGCAGGGGGTTCTCTAAATCTACATCTTTATTAGACAAACCTTTTTGTTCTAAATTTTCAGAATGCATGACATCGACTATGTTAAAAATGTGCTCTGAGATAGAAGGTACTTTATTTTCTTATTCATTTAATGATGAAATTGTTATTGTTGCTCGTAATGATCAGCATCAAGATACAGCGGCTTGGTATGATAATAAATTACAAAAGATTTGTTCGGTCAGCGCAAGCATAGCTACTGAAAATTTTAATCGTATGGGTTCAGAATTGAATTTGTTAGGACATGGTATATTTTACTCTCATATATTTCCAGTGCCAACTTTAGCTGAAGCTATAAATACATTAGTATTTAAACAACAACAAAATTTCTATTTATCAATTCAATCAGCCTGTCTTTACGAATTGTTAAAACATTACAATAAAAATACTATTAAAGAAATGTTAAATGATCTTAGTGTTGATGAAAAAATAGATTTATTACGACAGGAGTGTGATGTTAATTTCAATGACTATCCCATCGCTTTCCGACGTGGGGTAGCTACATACAAAGTACCTAAAGTCGTAAATGATGTTATGAAGAATAAATGGATTATAAATAGTGATCTTCCAATTTTCACTAAAGATCAATCATTTCTTGGAAACATTTTTAGAAACGGCGCGGATATTTTTAGAACCGATAGTTTTTAATCATGAAAAATGTTATCTGCCAATCTTCAAAGAAAAAAAGATATTCAACGGAAAAAGAAGCTCACAAGATTATTTTACTACTGGGAATAAATATGCATATTTATCAATGTGAAGATTGTAATGGATACCATCTTACAAAAATAAAAAATAAATTTTGACCCATCCACTAGGCATACTGTGATATAGTGGATGTGCGAGATACGCTAGTTTAGTATAATGGTATTATTCCTGTTTTGTACTCAGGTGACAAGAGTTCGATTCTCTTAACTAGCTCCAAAATATTCTTTCAGTACATATAAGTACTTGTAGCGGAACCTAAGAATATTTTATGCTGCTTTAAGGGGACTGATATGATTCAGTCCCAAATTTATTATAATGGGCTTGAAATAGATTCGACTCTGTATGATACGTTAGTGTGCAAGTGCCAAATGATTATCACTGGCTTAAAAATATAGTCAACGTATAGCTGCAAACGACAATGCAACTGCTCCTTACGCTCTAGCAGCTTGAGGATGTTCTTTAGATAAGGTATCTTTAGTAATCAAAAGAGCATTAACCCACCAAAGATAGCACCACATTGCTCAACGGATAATGGTTGCGAAATAAACAGAGATAGCTTATTGGGCGAATCCAATAAAATGTCGTTAACTACATTAAAATTAACTAAACTTGTAAACGAATAGTAACCTTGATTATGGAACACCCCGGGGCGGTACCGGGCAGGTCCACAAATAAAAAATCCCCGATGAAATTCGTCGGGGATTTTTTTTTATATATTGTGTATTATTTTTTACCAAACAACCCGGCAAAAAATTGAATAACGCTTGCCCAGGGAGATAGCGCTACAGGCATAACAACCACTGTAGAAGGCGGCTGGCTCGCTGCTGACGGGGCTTCCACAATAGGTACAACGACAGGTTCCTCAACAGGCGTGGACGCCTCTACCGGCTCAGTAGTTGTCAAGCCTATGACAATCTTTTCAAAAGAATCATCTTTCATAAACTTATTGAAATATATTCCTACAGCTTTAGCATAATCAGCTTCAGGTGCAGTATAATATCCAGCCAATTTCAATAAATGCGCGAAGCCCGTTGGACTCCCATCTTCAACAGCTTGCCAAGCCTTCTTGTATCTTTTGTTTTTTAAAAAGTCTACTTGAAAAGCAAATCCATCAGCGAGTGTAGGAAATGATCTAAACCAAGTAGCTTGATGTGGTGGTTGAAAAATTACTTTTTTTCCTCCAAGGATTTCCCAAACATTATTTAACATCATGTATTGAACACCTTCATCAGCAGTCGTATCTTTGCTAGGAATATATTTAACATTTCCAATGTTATTATTCCACATAGATCCTGTGGAACCAGTTTCAATAGCTGTTTGAGCATAAAGAACAGCAATGGATGCTTTTTGAGGGAACACCCCAAATTGTTTTTTCCAGCCTTCCACAAAACCTTTGATTAAATCATAATTGCTATAAGTTGTTCTTACTGTTGGTACTAATTGAGCCGACATAATTGCCTCCTGAGCCTATGCATTTAAAATGATAAGGTTATATATAATTGTTCATAAAGGAGATAATATGACGTAGGTTAAATCTGGTGATAAATTGTATGTTGTAACTCGTAATGATTTAAATCATGGGCAACAAGCTTCACAAATATGTCACGCTATGAGACAGTTCATTTCAGAAAATTCTGAAGTTGAGAATAACTGGTTTTGTAATTCTAATTATATTTGTTTATTATCTGTGCCTTCGGAAGAAGAATTAAAAACTTTAATATTCAAAGCTATTAACAAAAATATAAAATATTCATTATTTAAAGAACCTGATTTAAATGATTCTATCACTGCCGTTTGTTTTGAACCCAGTAAAATAACTAAAAGACTATTGTCAAAATTACAATTAGCATTTCAGTAATATACTAATACATCTGTATGTTATTATGCCTTATAAAAGAACTTATACAATTGATCAATTTTACCAAGCAATAAAAGAATCTTTTTTCATGACTGATGCTTTAAGAAAACTAGAGTTAACCGGTGGAAGTGCACAATCATTCAAACGATTGTTAAATGAATTAAACCCAGATACTTCTCACTGGATTAACCCTCATACGTTAAAAATAAATAATTTAAAAAACATAAAAGAAATTCCTCTAGAAGATATTTTAGTAAAAGACAGTTCATATGTTTATTCTTCTTTAAAAGAAAAATTAATAAAAAACAAATTGCTTGAATATAAATGCAATATTTGTTCTATAAAATCATGGAATAATAAAAATATAGTTTTACAGCTTGATCACATAAACGGTATTCATAATGATAATAGGATAGAAAACCTTAGATTATTGTGTCCAAATTGCCATTCACAAACAGATAGTTTTTGTGGTAAATTAAAAAAAGAAAATTTGCCCAAATGTAAATATTGTGTAAATTCTGTTAGAGATAAACGTGCAAAAACTTGTCAAGCATGTTATTTATCTGGTGATTTTACAAAAATCAGTTGGCCATCAGATAATGAATTAAATGAATTAATATTAAATAATAAAATTAAAGATGTTGCAAAAATGTTAAATGTTAATGAATCTTCATTAAGATGGCGCCTGAAAAAGAGAAATATAATGATAAGCAAAACGAAAGAAATGATTAAATCATTTTTGTCCATGTTCTGAATTAGGATGCTGCGAAAATCCAGATACCTATACACCAGAACATGATCCATGTATAGATATTTGTGAAGAGTGTTTTGTAACTGAGTGTAAAAATTGTAAACAATCTTGTTGTTGTGATTTATGAATTTCAGTTCATCTCCGTTAAAAATTAGATTGGCGACTTGGAAAGATTGGGATAGCGCTGCTTATGAGTTAGGCGTATGTTTAGGTTTGTGGGGTGATGCCGGTGCGCCTCTTTGGGAAGATCCATGGCATGGATTAAAACATATTTTTTGGACAGCTAATCCTTTAGGAGAAGCATTGCACAATATGTTACTAGAGCTAGTAACAGCTGGTGTTTTAGAAGCTCAAGAAGACAAACTATCATTTAGGTGGAATCCTAATTATGATGCAAATGATGTAGAATAAAAAATTAGTATTGGGGCTGAGTAAATAGTATGTATATTTTCATAATTTATATAATTGTATTAGTAATAATATTAGCTATTATATCTTATAATTTAGGTGTAAATGATAGGCTTAAAAGAGTACAACCAGAATATGATTTTTATTTTTTGATATCATTAGGCTGGCCACTTGTACTAATTTTATTGATATTGGGCGTCCCATTTTATTTGATTTTTAAAATCGGGCAAAATTCATCTAAAAAGGATTAATGTTTAATGATTTTTAATATTATTTTTGCTATCTATTTTTTGTTTTGTGTAACGGTAATACTAGGTGGGTATTTTATTTTAAGTATATATAAAGGATACTTACATAGTAAAAATAGGAAATTAGACATATTGACTCAATCCGAAATTGAACAATTATTATTTATGGCTTTCCTTTTGTCATTATCTGTTTTTTTATTTTGATGCTTGCGAAAATTCCTTTTTGGGTTGGTCAAATTGTCGGTAAAATCATAAAATGATATATGATATCTTATGACAAGAGCAGAAATTCAAAACAAAATTAGAGTTATTAGAGATGAATTGGAAAATCGCCATAAATATGGCACGGTTAAAATAGCCGATTCAAAAGGTACCCCGATACCTGCAGAAAAATTACAAGCAGAGCTTTATTCACTTATTTATAAAATGAGTAGGTATGAGTAAATTAATCTTATCTATAGAACTTGTACCAAAATCTAGTTGGCTTAATAATGTAAGAGCCATTGTATCTCAGCAACAATGGGACATCATTCGAAGTAGAGTTTATTCAAAATTTTATAATATGTGCGAAATATGTGGTGGTGTTGGTCCTAAACATCCCGTAGAATGCCATGAAGTTTGGTCATATGATGATGAAACTAATATTCAAAAATTAGAAAGTATGACAGCGTTATGCCCTAATTGTCATATGGTTAAACATATAGGATTAGCACAAATTAACGGTAATTATCAAAAGGCTTTAAGCCATTTTATGTCAATAAATGGCTTGGGTAAAGACAAAGCGGTTAAATTAATCAATGATTCTTTCGTTTTATGGCAGAAGAGATCTAAGAAAAAATGGACGATAGACGTATCTTCTCTAAAAGAATTTGGTATTGATATAGAAAGTTTTAAAAAATGAAATGTCCGACTTGCTTATCTATTATGAAATGTATTTCTGCTATAAATCCTGTTCCAGGTCAACCTGGAAAAGATCGCATGGACCTACATTGTTATAACAGAGAGGATCCAAAATCACCTAATATGTGTAGAGCAAGAGCACATATGGGTGTAATAACGGAAGATCCTAAAGAATGGGTATGTCATGAATATAATCTTTCATTTAAACATAATGAAAATTTATTTTATTTAATTGGTTATGATAAATTAGTGGATCCTTATTTTCAGAGAAGACCTGTCGAGGAAAGCTATACTATTTTATCTGATGTTTTTGGAAGAGAAATGGTAAAAGTAAATTTTGTTCCAATTTCGACTGGTGATGATATGCATGAACGGGCATATGATTTGTTTCATAGCCTACCGGATCAGGCACCAATTTCCTAAATTGTTTTAAATAGGTTCGATTCCTATTAGGGATACTATAATGTTATATATGAACATATGAAGACGGCTCTATGTTTATCAGGTCATATAAGAAGCTATAAATCAGCTTATAAAATAATGTTTGACAAGATTATTCAACCATTAAATTGCGATATTTTTATTCATACTTGGGACACAGAGGGATTCGATGTCGTTCGTGGAGATCAACATTTAATGGATACCAATGTTGACGAGAATGAATTAAAAGATTTTTATCAAGCAAAAGATGTTGCGGTAGAAAAGATGAAAATATTTGATACTGATAAATATCAAGGTCGATTAGGTCCCGGCACGAGAAATAAAAATACTGTTATTTCAATGTTTGATGGAATCAAACAATCAAATGATTTAAAATCTTCGTATGAAATTTCGAATAACATAAAATATGACATAACTATTAGGGCTAGACCAGATTTATTAATTAATCATTTTGATTGTCAATTTTTAAATGATAATAAAAATGGAATTTACTTTCCAAAAGCTGGTAACTATCATGGATTAAATGATCAGTTCGCTTTCGGTAAATCAGAGTATATTGATTTTTATTCTGATTTTTATTCAAATTTAGATCATTTTTTTAATTTAGGATGTCCTTGGCATCCTGAGTCAATTGTAAAATTTGGAATGGTCCAAAATAAAATACCTATTTTAAGAAGCAATATAAAATATGGTATTTTAAGAGCAAATGGCGATATATTTTATAATGCTCAAGAGAGACGTTTTGGCGATGAATTTTGATAAATCAGTAGACTTAACTATCATTAGCAACATACTAATGGCTGATGGTATTGGCAGACAAGGATTAGGATTAATCGAAGCTGTAAATGATAAATTATCATTGAATGTTTTACAGTTACCTCCTAAATCTTATAAAGACATTTCGCCGGAAGTATTGAAAGTTCTTATAAAACCTTTCAATAATTTTGGCAAAATTGCTTTTTGGACTTCGATTCTAGGAACAAATGCTGCTTCAATAAAACAGCACTCAGCAATTACATCTCCATTAAAAATTGCATACTCTATGTTTGAATCAGATGCAATACCAAAAATATGGGTAGATACATTAAATTCAATTTATGACATGGTCATTGTGCCTGATAATTACTTGGTATCAATTTATGTTAATTCTGGAGTAAAAATACCAATTTTTGTCATACCTCTAGGTATTTATGTACAAGACTTATTAAATTTACCTTTTAAATCTGCCGCAGGAAATCCATTTACATTTGGTATGTCCGCTGGATTTTGGAAACGTAAAAATCATATTAAATTATTAGAGGCATTTTCAAAAAGATTTGGAAATGATGAAAAATTCAAATTAAAATTACATGGCAGATTTGGTCCTTTTAAATCAGAAGTAGAAAAAGCAGTAAAAGAATTAGGGTTAAAAAATGTAGAATTATTCTCTACTCCTTTTTCTGTAAAAGATTACAATCAATTTATGAATGAAATTGATTGTTACGTTTTCCCTTCCATGGGTGAAGGGTTCTCTGTAACTCCTAGAGAGTCTTTAGCTTTAGGTAAACCTTGTATAGTAACAAATAACACGGCGCATAAAACTATTTGTGATAGTGGATATGTTGTTCCTTTACTTGCAAATAAAAAAATACCAGCGGTATATGAAGTATTTGGAAACCAAATTATTGGTAATTTTTATGACTGCGACGTAAATGATTTATCAAAATCAATGATGAATGTTTATGATAATTTTGATGAATTTTCAAAAAAAGCCCAACTCGGAAGAGAATGGGTTAAACAATATTTATGGTCTGAGTTAGCACCGACATATTTGAATATTTTCAAACCAAAATTAATTGAATTAAAAAAATCAAATGTAGTTAATAAGAATGGATTTCAAACTAACAACGAGAATCTCTTTCGTAAAATGCAGGAGTTATTAAATGATTAATAACAATATAGTTACCTGGTCAGTTATAAATGATGAAATATCATTTATTGATGATTTAATTAAATTTCATTTAACTTGGGTTGATGCTATGTATTTTTTGGATACAGGCAGCCAAGATGGCACATTAGAAATATTGAAAAAGTATAGTGCCCAAGACTCTAGAATTATCGTTGAAGAATATACTACGAAGTATGTCTCTCAGTACGAGGTCGGCTGGTTCGATATGCAGGATCCTTTCCCTGAAATTACAGTAAGGAATTTTGCGATTAATCGTACGGAGAGCTTGTTGAAACCCAATTGGATGATTCAATTAGATGGTGATGAAGTTTACACATCTAACGTTAAAAACATACTAATGGATAATGAAAAATATTCATGTATAGGGCATAGCACTATAGACCCTATAGTAAGTTTAGATAAATTGCCCAAAGAACGAAGAGGCAATTATATTTTACATGACCCTCATGTAAGAATTTGGAAAGCTAATCAAAATTTTCATTATATAGAAAATCCAGCATTTCCTGGACATCACTATCATTGTATTCCAACTTGGGATGGTAGAAAAGCTCATTTGTTTCATCATCCAAAAACATTGTTTGTAAATGAAATTTTCGATTTCCATTTACATTGGATGTATGGAAAAAAAATAGAATCATTTTTTAATAAAATCAATATTTTTGATAAAAAAATTATGATTCAAGATCAAGAATTAAATGAATATAGTAATATGTTGCCCGACATTTTTTGGGAAAACCGTAAAAAATGGTTAGAGGATTGAGAAAATAAAATTATGTCTAATAAAAATGTTACAATTGATTTGAAAGCCCGCAAAGACGTTGATGGTCAAACTTTTTATGTTGGAAAAATCAAAGCCCCTGTCTTGATTGATTGTGCTGCAGGAGCAGTATTCCTAGTTTTCGTTTCTGATAAGGGCGAAGAACAACTTCAAATAGCATTAATGGATAATAAAGACTTGGATGATTAACAATGCATTTTGAAGAACTATGGGAGTTATGTGAAAAATTCTATCAGGATAATGATACACATAACTCTTCACAAGAAATTATTAACGAGATGTCTATGAAAATAGATTTATATCGTATGCTCGATAAAAAAGAAATTGATCCTGAAGAGATTAAAAAAATAAAATCTCGCTTGTTCGGCGAGATTCTATTGACACTCACTAATTTGTCATTAACAGACAATATTAATGTATTTGAAGCGCTTTCAGTTGCGCTTCAAATGCGCAGTATGGATATGTATACGAAAAAATATCAAGAATGATTTACAGTTTAAAACTTACAGCCGTAACGCCGTATTTGTTTTTTAGAGCGCCTTCAATCATTCCTTGAGAAGCTTGCCATTTAGAAGAAAATTCTTCTGGGATAGTCAAGCCAACCACCAATACTTTTCCAGCAGCAGCAGGAGCTATTTTAGCATAGTGTACTTGGGGCTTGGCTCCGAATTGAGGTTTAGCTCCTTTTCCAAAAAGAATATCATAGATATCTGCCTCAACTGAAGCTCTCATATCCATTTGAGGAACTGCTCCAACATTTTGTTGAGCAAGTTTAGTAATTATTTGTTGTTGTTGAGCGACGACTCTGAATAATTTATTCATTATCTCTTTATCATTTGACATTTGTGATTCCTTTAAATTGTGGTGAGTGCCTGATCATCCCTGTAATGTTTGTTGTAATAAATAAGCTGATTCTTCGGTACTGCTAGCAATTGACATAATCATATCATCTAGCCCAAGAGTCATCTTTCCTTCTTCCTGAAAGCAATCATATGCTTCTTTCGAGAATTTTAAAAAATCTTTAACAGCAGCTAATGACATTTCTATCGGAGATCCTTCCAAATTTTTATATCTCAATAAAACTTTATTCAAAAGCTCTGTCTGTAAGTCATAATTCATACATTCGTCACTAAATAAACCAATGAATTTTTCTGCCGAAGTATCCAAATTTTCCTGAGTATCATTATAAAGACGCTCAAATAATAAATGTTCACCATAAAACATCTCACCATTGGTAGTCCAATGATTATGTTGATGTATCAAAGCCAGAGCTTTTAATGTGGCTACATAAAGAGCAGCTACTTTTAAACACTTATCCATAATATAGTCTCGATATTAAACAAACGTATCCAAATACATTTTTATTGGCATGTTTTTCTATAACAAAAAAGTCTTTTTTAATCCCCAGGGAGTGACTTCCTGGGCATATATTTCATAATTTATTTCGTACTTGTTACCCATCTGCACAGAAAATGGATAGAACTTTGGTTTTTCCATAGTTAAAGGGTTATTAGAAATAATATACCCATACCCGCCATAATACTTATTATGCCATGGCTGACCATCAATTTTTGATACAAAAGATACTTCTATATTATCAATTAGATAATCTTTTTTCATTTGTGGAGTTACCCCTCCATTTACAATAATAGTAGATGTTTGATTTTTAAATTGTAATAAAATTACATTAGGTTGTAATTTTAACCACTGAAAAGCTTCGCCAGAAGTATTTTTACATGATTTTAAATCATCACTTCCCAAATTATAAATAACATTCTTTGAAATAGAAGATTTAAAATTTAAAATATTATTTGGAATATCACTAATCCCTGGGTGACATAATCCAGAATTAATAATTACAACTTTATATTGTTTGGCAAGATCATTTATCTTCAAGATTTTATCTGAATTATTATAAATAGGTCCAACAACTAAAATATTATAATCGATATTGTTGATAATGATTCCTGCCACGAAATCAAATATACCACCGCTAAATTAAATATAATATACCGATTAATGAAAATAAAAAGCAAACTTCTCTCGACAAAAACTTGGGGACCTATTATAGGGGAAGTAGATCTTACAGCATGTGATATAAAATTGGATATGAGAAAACCTAAAACAGTCAAGTACTATAGTTTTAAAGATATGAGTAAACAGGATATGGTAGATATGATCAACCATGATTTACCTATAAGCCTTCGTAAAAATGAAGATTTAATCTCTAGAATTCACGACAGATATCCATTAATAGACAAATCACAAGTTAGTTTGATTGTAAAAACTGTTTTTCAAAGTATGCGTGAGCTTATGCTTCTCGGAAAAGTTTTAAGTTTTCATTCCGTATTTTTCGATACTAAATTACATTTTTATTTAAGAAATGTAATGGGTGTTATAAAACCATCCTTGAAAGTTAAAATAGCCACACCACCCCCTTTAAAGAAAATATGAAAAAAATAAATTTTGATTTAGATTTAGATTTGGATTCAGATTCAGATCAAGAAATTAAATCTGTATCTCTAGATTTAGAAACAGTTAAAACCAATGTGCCTAAATTCTCAAGTCAAAAACTATGTGAAATGATTATTTGTGATAGGTATTTTGGTTTAGGTAAAAATATTTCTTCTATTTGCATGGAAGAGCTTTCTAAACGCAGAATTGCTGGAGATAAATTTGATTTCGAATCTCATATTGATTCTGCAGGTAAAGAATTACCACCATTAGTTTTTGATATGCCTGATTTGAGAACTGTTCTCAATCAAGCCGTTTCTTTAAAGAATAAAAAATGAATCATAAATTAACACAACAAATTGTCAAACATGTATTTTCAAATTTGAAAATAATAGATTCTGATTTTATAAAACAGGATTCTTTATCTATTATTGATCGAGAATTTAGTTTACCTGAAACTATTGGATTCGAAGATGATGACAATATCATACAAAATCATTTATGGGCTTGCCAGTTCTCTGTAGAAAATAAAAATCTCAAAATACTAGTCTGTGATGCGTCACTTGAAAAGGATGTTAAAGAATTTTGTGTTATTATTCATTTAGATGACACCCCAATGTATGGTTTGTATTTGAATGTCAATGATGATCAAGGTACAGAAGCGCTAATAGCTTGTTCTGTTAATGCAAAAGAGTGGGTAAAATGTTCAACCTATTTAGAAGCCACTTTCTTAGCAGCAATGGAACAATTAAAAAATCATATTATTTTCCCAGCACAATGTCATGAATATAAAAAAGAATATAATGCAATTATAAATTTTCTAGAATATTATGTTCAGTTAGGATCTTGATATGAAAGGTAAAAGAATAGATCGTGATTTTTTAAATTCATTCATGAATGAGTGTTTAAATAATGGAATATCTTCATCTCAAGACATGGCTAGAATAGCTAAAGAAAAAATAGATCTCATAGATGTAAGAATAAAAGAAATAGAAAATTTAAAAAATATTCGGTGTAAATTATTAGATGTTGTTTCTTCTTTTGATAATAAAGAAAAGCATGTGTCTGGTAAAGATCAAAAAACTCTTCTTTTTTACAAAATAACCAACATTGGTATTAGTAAAAATATATGTAAAATGCTCATAGATAACAATGATGAATTGCCTTTGAAAATATTGGAAAATAATATAAAAAAACCAAAACATGATGTGTATTTTTGTGTTAAACAAATGATTGATATTGGTATTTTAAATAGACATGATGATTTTTTAAAAAAAGGTAATTTGTTTAATGAATATTTTGCATTTGTAGGAAAACGTTAATATGAAAAGCATACCTACTAGCATTAGTAAAAAAATATTGTGGAGGTATGTTAATAAGAAATTAAATTATAGCATACATCATTATCACGTATTTAGTGTAATATCAATTTTGTTTGAAGAATTGGTAAAAGATTGGAGTGCGGGGAAAGAGATCATGATAAATAATTTTGGTACATTTGTTTTGCAACAAATGCCAAATAGACATTATCATGATTTTAGAGACGGCACTATTAAACTTGGCACAGGTCACAAACTTCTTCACATGTTTTTGTCTGATAAATTAAAAAAGAAATTGACAAAACATTTGGATATTGAAGATACCTGGAAAGGTCAAAATGAGAGTAAAGAAGCCTAAAGTTTTTATTTGTGTAGGTTTAGTTGATAGTAAAATTGTTGCAGATGCCATATTAATTTCATCGGCGGATGAGGCTAAAGAACAATTTGCAAGAAAATATGGTAACATTCCTAATAAAATTTTGGGACCATATTTGAATCCTAAAAAGATAGAGCATGAAAAAGTTTTGAGATTTATATCCCATAAATCTCAAAAAGCAATTTATAATGATTGGTTAGTAAATGCGTTTTTGTTGCATGATCCGGAAGATCATGCATATTTGATTTTTGTTAAAAAGACTGATGATGTTTCCGCCATACCGCCAAAAGGCACTATAATTGTTCCCATTCAAGATTTGAGGTTTATTGAAAATGAAAAATGAGCTGCTTGCCCAAATAAAAGAAAAACTGCTTACGATGAAATCAGAGCTTTTAATAAAAGCAAATAAATTACCAGATATAGACACTGACGGAGACGAAACCGACGAGGTGCAAGGTAATTTATTAATAGAAATTGCCAATCAATTAAGCTCTCGCGATATATCGAAAATATCATTAGTTAACAATGCTTTACGTAAAATAGAAGATTCATCTTATGGTTTATGTGAAGATTGTGAAGAAGAGATTCTAGAAAAAAGATTATTAGCAAATCCGTGTTTTAAGACTTGCGTTCTATGTGCCGAAGCTAGAGAAGCTGAAGAAAAACAAAGAAAGAGGTTCTGATTTTGAATACAATTGTAACAGAGACAACCGATCATGGAGAGTTTCCAGTAGATATCTACCAAAAATTATCAAATGATAGAATTCTATTCATCTGTGATGTTATTGATGATAAATTAGCTACTGATATCGTGGCTACCTTATTACTTAAAGATTCTGAAAATCCTGAAGAAAAAATTACTTTATTTATAAATTCAGAAGGTGGAGACATTCGTAATGTCTTAATGATTTATGACATGATGTGTTTGGTACAAGCACCAATTGAAACAGTATGTATTGGATCTGCTATGGATGAAGCTGCAATTATTCTAGCTGCCGGCACACCTGGTATGAGATTTGCTACTAAAAATTCAGTAATATCAATTAATCAATTAACCCATGATTGGGTAAATGTTTCAGACTTAACGGATGCTAAAAAAGTTCTGGATCAATTCTTAAGTGATAATAAGAAAATGATGGAGATTTTGGCAAAATCTTGTAGTAAAACATATAAACAGGTAATAGAAGATTTTAATCGTAGAGTTTTCATGAATTGTAATCAAGCTGTTAAATATGGCTTAATTGATAAGGCGGTATCGGTTAAAAAATGAATCATCTAATAGGAAAACTTCATCAGCATGACACGCCACAATCTAGTATGTTTCCGGGATATATGGAAACTTATATTAGGTTATCAAAAAATAGAATAATTTTTCTAAACGAAAATATAACTAAACAGTCAGCATCTGAATTGTCAGCTTTATTATTGTATTACGATAATTTATCTCAAGAAGATATCTCTATTTATTTACACTGTGACGGCGGAGATGCTGACGGATTAGCTAATATTTATGATATAATGCAAATGGTAAGATCTCCAATAAAAACTATTTGTATTGGTAAATGTTACTCTGCCGCAGCAGTCATATTGGCAGCAGGAACTCCAGGAGAAAGATACGCATTTAAGCATTCAAAAGTTATGATACATGGTATTCAGGCTGGATTCCCCATCCCCGGACATGATATGACGAATAGCAAAAGTTATTATGAGTTTCTCAAAGAGAACAATGATAGTGTTATGAGAATATTAGCACATCATACGGGTCATCCTTTAGATGAAATAAAACAAGCGTGTACCCGTGATGTTTGGTTGTCAGCACAGGAAGCAAAAAATTACAATATTGTAGACCACGTTTTATGAAAAATTTATCCTTGGTATCTTTTATTGGAATTGATCATCATACTGATTTTAATGATTTATTAGAATTCAAAAACCCAAAAAATAATATGGATTATGAATTTGGTGTATTGTATAGTGATTCTAAAAATGATCGCGATATTAGATACCCAGGCTATGATTTTTGTTTAAAATTTTTATCATGGGCTAAAATTAATGATATTTCTAGGTCTATTCATATTTGTGGATCTTCCATAGATAGTTATTTAAAAGAAGATCCACAAATATTGAAATTATGTAATGAATTGGGTGATTACAATCATCGAATTCAATTAAATATAGATAAATATCATAATAATGAAGAGTTAGCCGATAACATTATTAATGTTACTACAAAATACGGTCATAATTTAATTTTACAGAAAAATGAATTGAAAGAAAAATTCAATAAAGTATTTGTAGAACGCACTGAGATTTTGCATCCCATTTTAGAGAAGTTTTATTTTCATGGCTTTATGATGCGTCATGTGGTCTTGGAAAAGAAATGATAAAAGCTCCCATGCCAGATATGTTTTTTCCGGGTTATGCCGGTGGTATTAATCCAGAAAATGTAATGAAAATTATCAATTTAATTGAAAAAGAAAATATATGGGGGTATCCATATTATATAGATATGGAATCCGGTATAAGAACAGACAATATCTTTTCGGTTAAAAAATGTAGAGATATTAAGAAATTAATAGATAATGCATCTTAATTAACATAATAGCAATATTCACCTATTATTGTATGATTAAAGTTGTCGCGAAATCACCACCTGAGCCAGCTCAGGTAAAATTGAGAGAGTCAAAAAAGGTTTGGAATAAACAAGTTTCCGAATTTGCCGATAATCTTTTTCGTTTAAAAGACATGATGAATGGAAAGCCTTCCAAATTTCATGCTGAAAAATCTTCCATTAAAGATCCTATTCCAGGTGATCCGGTGACAATCATTGGTGTTTTAGCTAATGATTTTCAAGAAATTTCTCAAAAAGGCAATTCAATTGTACAGCAACAATTAGAATATTCTAAAAATAGAAGAAAAAAACAACCGAAACAAACTCTAGCTCCTTTGCCACCACAGGCTCAGTCACCTACTGATTTGACAAATCAACTAGCAAATCATTTTGATGATAAGTTAATAGTTTTAGGTTCAAATCCACTTACTAGATGGTTTACAAGATTTTTAACTCCTACCATGGGAAGTAGTCCAAAAGCAAGAGTTAGGAAATATAGAATGTCATTGTTAAAAGCGGCAGTTGATATCTATGATGATATTGTAGAATTACAGTCTACAATTGTAAAATCTAGTCCTGAAAGTATTTTTCTTTCCACACGCTTATTAAATAAAATAATTCATAATTGGGATTTTTTTAAAACTGGTATTACTACTTTTGATTCAAATGCTGATGTTCCGGAAAAAGAAACAAAAAATAGTAAAGACCCTATTTCCTCAGAAGAAGTAGGAAGAACTGGTCCTTCCGAAAATAAAGATAAAAAATCTCCTGAAGTGGTTAAACCAACAATAAAAAAAACTATTGCTCCTAGTGAAATAGCAAAAGAATATTTGAGTCATACTAACGATGATAACTCTCCTATTGTAATAATAAATGATTACATGAAATATTCTGCTAATTTTACTGATGTCAATTTAAAAACATTAACCGGATTAATTACAGAATATCGTTTGGCTCCACAGAACGAAAACACAGTTCTTAATTTACATCCAGAACTAGCTGTGAAAATTAATAGAGAATATAAAAGAATATTAGCTGAGCTTAACGGTAAATATGGCACTTCTGGATCATCATTTAAAGAGATACTTGAAGCGAAACTTAAAAAAGATGGTAGTGCTAATTATGAATTAGAAGTTCACAGTCAAAAATTAGTGCAAAAATGGTTGGGAAGATTAAAACATGAATTCTTACCTGTTGATAAAACTTCTGCACATAGATTAGACATATATAAAATTGCTGATTCTTTGCGAAAAACTGTAGATAAAATGATGGATTCATTGGAGAAAACAATGGATACAGCCGTACTTACATCACTTCACGACGCAGGTACTGAAGAACTTAAAACTATAAAAGTTTTAGTAGATGGTTTAGAAAAAACGCTTGTAGGCAAAGGATTTAATCGTCCATTCATGGATATGTTAGATTCGGGATCAATAACCAATTTTGGTCCTCAACTTGATGATCAACAAAAAAAACGTCTACAAACTATGATTGATAGAAGACGTGTTAAAGAATTGGCTGACCTTTATCAAGGTAAACAGTTATGAAAGAAGGCTATATTTATATAGGATCTAATGTGTTTCCTACTTATTTTGCTGTTTCTAGCCAAGAGCAGCAACAAGGTCTTATGGATGTAAAATGGCCACCACCGGTAATGTCTTTTATATATGATACACCACAGCCAAATAAATTTTGGATGAAAAATACTCCCAGTCCTTTAGATATTGTTTTTTGTAGAAAAGGCGAGATAATTTCAATTCATAAAGGCGAACCATTTTCTACTTCTGTTATTGGTCCTAATGAATTTTCAGACTTAGTAATTGAATTCCCGCATGGAACAATAGCCTCGCTTGGCGTTAAACTTAATAATAAGGTTGGGATCATATCTCCTTCTTTACAAGATTTATACAAATTTAAAAAATAACGGCGCTCCCATCGCTTTGCACAAGTAAGAATATTTATATGAGCGACCTAGATATCAATAATTTTAACAAAATATTGCGCACTTTTGATATAAGCGCAAACTGTGTAAACTATAAAGCTATAGATAATTATTTTTTCTATGATTTGGAATTGCGACCACAAGCCAAAGTTAAAGATATACAAAGATTTGCCGATGAGATTTCTCTTTCACTGAAATCTTGTAGTAAACCAAATATAAGAATTCTCCATCAAGAAGGAATAGTTAGATTAGAATTTGCAACGAGCCGCCAGAAGCGGCTCGATTTGTTTGATTACTTTATCAATGATAATATTCCTAAAGGTGAATTACCTTGTTTGTTGGGTCAGGCATTAAATGGCGAACGAGTTTGGATGGATTTATCTCAAAATCCTCATATGATTATCTCTGGTACAACTGGTTCTGGTAAAAGCACGTTGCTACACACTATAATAGCTAATCTGTTCAATTATAATAAAGTAAAGTTATTTCTGATAGATCCTAAAAATGTGGAATTTTTAGAATATGATAAAAAGATTAATAATGATGTACAGGTATCATATTCATATCATGATTCTTTAGTTTTGCTGGATCAGCTAATAGATACTATGGAAACTAGATATTCTTTATTGAGAGAGTCAAATATAAAGAGCCTTCCTTATATAGTTTTGATAATTGATGAATTTGGAGACTTGATTTTACAGGATTCTAATAAAGAATTTTATACTAAACTATGTAAATTAGCTCAAAAATGTCGAGCTGCAAAAATGAATATAATCATTTCTACACAAAGACCTTCAGTGAACATTATCAATGGCGCTATTAAAGCAAATTTTCCAGCTAGAATTTCTTGTAAAGTAGCGAGTCATATTGATTCTAAAATCATCTTGGATGCTACTGGTGCGGAAAACCTTATGGGTCATGGCGATGCTTTGTTAAAAGATAACTCTAGGTCCATGGAGAGGTTCCAGATAGCATATACGAATCCAGAACAAGTTTGTTCATATTTTGGTGATGTTAATGAGTAAGATACAGTATCTGTGTCCTGGTTGTTTGTTTTTTGGAAAAGAATCATTTTTGGAAAATGATTCTTTTCTGCATTGCACACAATGCTCTTCATCTTGTGAAGATGAAAAAATAAATACTTTACGAAAAGTATTTGCGAAACATAGTAAACAAGGTTATCGTTGCTCTGATTGTGATAGATTTATACCTGATAATAACTCAGATAAATTATTTTGTCCTTATTTAGATTGTTGTTTTGTAGGTAGCAAATCTCTATGTCATAGGATGAGGCACCCTGCCACAAGAAATAATCTAATTATAGATAATGTTGAATTACAAAAAAATGTTTGTGATAAGAACATATTTTTTGATAAAAGGGTATCTTTGTTAAAAGATGTTATAAATTCACAATTAAACAATGTGTTTTATAATAGTTCAGATTTTACTATCAAGCAAAAAACTGCTTGTTATCAAGCATTTATTAATGTAATAGATAGGTTTCCAAATGAAATGATAGATTATATGCTGGAGTCTTCCCGATCGGGAGGGTTTCAGCATATAATATTTCAAGAATATATTAGAGTATTTGAAAAAAATCTTCCTTATTCATTTAAGAAAAATGGTAAAACTTATAAAGTAGAATCATTACTAGATGATCAGCTTTCTTTATTTGACGGAGTTTCTGTTTTTGAAGAAAAAATAGATTCGAATTTGGAAATTAAAAACTCTACTAATGAATTTTATATCGGAGGTAGAAAGGCTTCTTATGTAAAACCATTTTATATAGGTAAACTTTTAGAGATTTTTGATAAAAATTCAAAAATTAATTTAATGGACAAAGTAGATGAATATTCTTTCTCTAAAATTAAAATGAAAAATATAGATCCTGGCAGATGTGTTATCGTTACACATTTACGAATTCCACCTCATTATCAAATGGGAGGAATGGTATATGTTAACAGATTGCGTAAAATGATAGTTGATCAAACTCGCGATCTCCTGGAGAATAATAAATGAAGAGTGGCAAACAAAAATTTCTGAAGATGAATATTTCAGAATCATTTTTACATAGAACTATTTGCAAAAAATGTAAAGGTAATCCAAATTATTACTTCTATTCCAGAAATCCAATTTTGTGGTATGATCCGCGTAGAGTGATTAATAATCTTGAATACATTAAGAAAAATAATAAAAGATTTTCTCCCGAAGAATATTCTTCAGCTTTAGACGATTTTAGATTTTCTACAAAATTAAATTTCTATAATCATCCTGTCAACTATAAGTCATATCGCCCTAAACTACATAGAGTGCGTGGACAACATCCTATTTTGGATATCACAGAATATTTAACTTGTGAGTGTGGACAGACTGCTTGGGCATTCTCTGATGTAAATGTAGATCTTAGAAATGATATTAAGCATAAAAAGTCTAGAATTTACATTTCTAAAAAATTCATGTATTAATTAGTTGTAATTTTTTTTCAACTTGATGTTCTAATTTAATAAAATCATCAGCTAATTCTTCAAACAATTTCCATTTTTTATTTATTAATTTATAGCAAGAGTAATATGATAATCTTCCAATTGTATCGTAATATTCTTTGCTTGCAAATTTTAAATGTTTTGGTGCCCAAGTATTAGCAAAAAATATCCAATCTCCAATATTTTGGTAGATGGAAAAATCTTGTTTTTGACGGGCTTGCGAAAACAGCAAAGTGATGCTATCTTTAGATAGATCAAAATTGGTATGTTGGTATTTTCCGTAAATACCAACAATATATGCACGAGTGTCAGAGTGACATTCTAAATCATTGAAAATTTCTTGAAAAAAATCTGTGATATTGTGATATGTCGTATCCATTTTAGATATACCAAAATATTGAAAGACTGTATGGTGATACATTAATGAAAACATTAATAATAGTTGAATCGGGAACAAAAGCAAAAAGTATCCAAGATATTCTTGGATCAGACTATATAGTAAAAGCTAGCGTGGGTCACATAACAGAATTAGCCAGTGGTGGTTTTCATGGTATGGGAGTAGATGTTGATAAAGATTTTAAGCCTCATTATGTTTTATCTGATGATAAAGTATCAGTACTAGAAAATTTAATGAATTCTTCTAAAGAATGTGACTCTATTATTATAGCAAGCGATCCGGATAGAGAAGGCGAAGCTATTGCTTGGCATCTTTCTAAAAGATTAGAAGATATGGGTAAACCGATCAAGAGGATGACCTATGGTAAAATAACTAAGCCTGCACTTTTAAAATCTTTGAATGAACTTAGAGATGTTGATTTGAATATTTTTCATGCTCAAGAAGCCCGTCGTATTCTGGATCGTTTAGTTGGATTTAGTGCTTCCCCATTTTTGATGAATTTTTTCGGACCTAAATTGTCGGCTGGTCGTGTTCAATCAGTTGTAACACGAATGATTATTGATCGTGAGTTAGAAATAGAAGCGTTTATACCAGAAGAGTTTTATACTATTCAAGTTAATCTCGATAAAAACGGACAAGATCCTTTTACTACAAAATATTCTGGAAGATTAACTAATGTTAAAACTGCGAAATCTATATATGACAGATTATCAGCAAACGATAAGTATATAGTTACAGATGTGCGGGCTGAGGAAGAAAAAAAAGCAGCGCCTGCACCATTAATTACTGCTACATTATTACAGGCAATGAGTTCTCTTTATAATCTTGATCCTGAAGAAACCATGAAAGCAGCTCAGTCATTATTTGAAAGTAAATACATTTCGTATCATAGAACAGATTCGGTAAGAATCGAAAATGAAACGGCAAAAATGGCTCATGATTGGCTGGATGAAAATAAGATTGATAGACCTAGCAAACCTAATATTTTTAAAAATGAAAATGAATCACAAGATGCACATGAATGCATTCATCCTTGTGATGTCAATTTTATAGTCGATGATAATAATTACGAAATTATAAATAAAAATGAGAGACTAGTTTATAAGACTATATGGCAGTATTTTGTTGCTAGCCAGATGTTGCCAGTAGTATATAATACATTAAAAGTGACCGCTCATGTGTTGGGTGACAAATCAGCAGAAGTGAAAGCTTCAGGAAAAGCCTTAAAAACTAAAGGTTTTCTTGATATTTTAGGAATCGAAGATAAGAACAAAATTGAAATACCTAATTTAGAAGTTGGAGATTTACTTTCTTTATCTGGAAAAATACCAGTTTGTATGGAAAAAAAGCAAACTCAGCCTCCGCCACGCTATTCAATTAATAAAGTGATGAGTGAGCTTAAGAAAAGAGGTATTGGTAGACCGGCAACATATGCAGATTTATTAAGTAAAATTTCTGCAAGAAATTATGTGGAAAAGAAAGGTAATGTTTTTCATGCCACAGATTTGGGTAAAAAAATAACTCGTGTTTTATCAGATTATTTTTCATTCATGAATTATGATTATACTGCCAAAATGGAGAAATCTTTGGATGAAATTGAGAATGGAAAAGTAAATCATATTGATATGTTAAAAAAGTTTTATCCAGAATTCAAATCTGAATTAGATCGGGCATATCTAAATCATGGAGGCACACTTTGTGATAAGTGTAGTAGTCCAATGACACTAAGAACAACTAAAAATTCAGGAGAAAAATTTTTAGCTTGTAGCGCGTATCCGAAATGTAAAAATATTAAATCCATATGAAAGATTCGGTTTTGTAATTAATGAAAATTAAAGAATATAAAGAATTTTTAACGCCAACGTTATTAGAAGCGCAAGAAACCCTTTCAAAAGAAATTTTGGATTCGTTAACAGAAATATCTGTTCAAGCATTAGGTATTGAGGACCCTAGACCAACTGCCAATTTTATTGATTTAATGAAATGGACCGAAGCAAATTTCAAAAAATTCTTAAAAGATCAAGATCATATAAATAGATATGTTCACAATAGAATTATTATTGATGGACAGTTTTTGAAATTTTGTAATGAAAATTCTGTTACTGTAAAATGTTTGTATAAAGATTCTATTATCTCTTGGAAAACAGACCATGATTTTGAGAAATTTTTTGTACAAGGAGTATTTCTTGTCAAAACTAAAAACGTAGAATTTCTTCAGGCAGCCCTTTTTCATAAGGGAAATCAAAATGAAGATGAAGTTAGTTTTTTTACAGTTGTATCTAATAGTAATTATGAAGAATATCTTAAATTAAGAAATTCATTTGATGAATGGATACAAAAAAGAGATAGAAGTAATTTACATATTAGAGTTGTAGACGGAGAAGATATTCCGTATACTAAAGATCATACATGGGGCGATCTGTTTTTACCTACAGAAATTAAAACGGAATTACAGGCACTAGTTGAGAATTTCTTAGCTTCAAAAGAATTCTATAATTCTAATAGAATACCTTGGAAAAGAGGAGTATTATTATACGGTCATCCTGGTAACGGCAAGACATCTATTATTAAAACTGTTATGTCGATGTATAATTTTAAACCAGTGACTGTCGTACCCGGAGCACCGGATGAAGCCATTAGAGAAGCTTTTACATACGCTGAAGAACAAAGTCCTTCCTTACTGTATTTTGAAGATTTAGATTCCATTCTAGAAAAGAATGATGCTTCTTCATTCTTGAATTTAATGGACGGCATTTCTGCGAAGAATGGACTGTTAGTCATTGCTACGGCTAATGATGTGCGCAAACTAAAATCTAACATTACAGACAGACCATCAAGATTTGATAGAAAATTTGAAATTCCCCAACCAAATCCAGATATGGCTCATATATACATTAAGAGGTGGTTTGGAAACATGATTACCGCGAGAAAATGTAGAGAGCTTGCAAAAATATCCGTTAAGTCGGGATTTTCGTATGTTCATTTGAAGGACTTATATATTTCTGCAATGTTTGCTGCTTTATCACAAAACCGTAAAGTTCCAACAGAGAGAGATATAGATAGTGCATTGAATCGTTTAATCAAGGAAAAAACCCCGTTAACTGGTTCGAAGATTGTAGACACTGACAGATATTTCAAGTAAAAGGTTAAACATAGGTTAGTTGATAGTTATGTCGAAAGATATTTCAAAGAAATTCAAGAAAAATTCATTTAAAAAGGCGTCGAAAGGGGGTGAATCCGTAAGCCAGGACTCTCATTCCAATGAAGCTGTATTAGCACAACCATTGGAGGTCAAAGTCTATAACAATAACTTTGATAAAGCTCTTAGAGCTTTTAGAGCTTTAGTACAAAAAGAAAGAATCTTATCTGTATATAAAGAAAAACAGGCATACGAAAAACCTTCACAAAGAAGACGTCGTAAGAAGAATGAAGCGAAACGAAAAATTTTAGAACTACAGTCCGATAGGTCTAAAGTTAAGAGGTCAGAATCCTCTGAAAAATAAATAAGGTTCACATGTCTAATAGAAATGTTAAGTTGTATAAAAATCCGGATAGAGAAAAACCAGAAACTATGAAACGATACGTTCCACAGTACCAGTTAATGGGTGTGGAGCCTGAAGAATATCATAGTTCTGCAGTACCTTCTGGTACTCAAATATCAAAGAATGCTTCTCAACTACCACCGACAAATCCGCGGGCGCCACGCTTGCCAGTTAGACAACCTTATGCGGTCACGGTCTCTTCCCCTGTCGGTAGGGGAAGAGGTCCAGTTCCTAATATAGGGAACAGTTTAGAACATACTTGGTCGTCTGTTGATGGAGAAATTATTGATGATGTTTCTAATCAATTTGATGAACAAGATATGATCGATAATAATGATTTTGTAACTGAATCGGCATTAGGTCTTGATATGGAAGACAATGTTGACTTGTCTCTGGGACAAGGGCAGTCTTTTATGACTGAAAAAGAATTAAAAAATGCTCTTAATCAAGAGCACGTTTCCAATGTAGAAACAGCATTGTCAGGATATAAATTCTCAGATGATGAAGTTATTTTGATGATTAAAAATGTTGTTTTTGCAATTGGTGACATGACTATTATAGAAAAAACTGTTAGAGAATTAATTTTTGGCGAGCACCCAATGTGTGCTGGTACTCCAATATTAGTGGAAGATCTATTAGTTTTTAAAAACGTACCAATCAAAATTGGCGTCTTTTTAGGATAAGGAATTCTGCATGGAAAATGGACCAAGAAAAGCAACAGATGTAATTTTGGATATGGAGTCTAAAATTGATATTCTAATAAATCTTGTTAGAACACAAGATTTGAATATTAAAATATTAACTAATAAGTTAAACGTTTTAAATGAGAAGTTAGATAAACCAATTTCCGCTCCTCAATCTATTAGAATAGAAGCTGTTGATACGACGCCCATCGCTGTAGAAAATAAACAAGTCCAGGTTTCTCCGGAAAATGCTATTTCTATGGAGAAGGAGCCTAAAGGATTTAGACGTACCTCTCGTCCTGAAACATATGCAGGAGATAATTCGTATTTAAAACCTCCCGCAAAAAATCAAGAGAATACAAATTCTGCCAAATACCCGATGCAGATGCCAAAACATTTTGAACCAGAAGTAATTGTTCCGCAACAAGCATTAAAGCCAATAGAAATTAACACTAACAATTCTGTGAAAGAAACACAGAAAATGTCGGGAGCTAATAATATTTCGGTAATACAAAGAATTGTTGATAAAAATGGAAAATCCGTATTCCTTGCAGATGTAGAAATCTTAACTTTAGAAGACAAACAAACAGTAACTAAAACTAGAACTAATGGTGCTGGTAAATGGATGGCTTCTTTGCCAATGGGCGAGTATAAAGTTTTCATTAGAAAAAAAGAAGCAGTTAATAAAGATAAAATGGAAGTCATTCAAGAAATTAAAGTTGATGGAACTAAATCTCAAGTAGAATTACCGACCGCTATTATTAAAACTTAATAAAATAAATATTCAAAATGAAAAAATTTCAGGTTATTGTTGCAGACCCGCCTTGGGTTTTTTTTGATAAAATAGATATGATTACTACTCCAAGAGGAGCGGCGGCTAATTATAAGACTATGTCTATTTCAGATATTAAAAATTTATCCATATCTGAAATAACAGATCCAAATGGAACTGTGTTAGCTCTTTGGGTCCCATCCTCCCTATTACAAGAAGGTTTAGACACCATGTCATCGTGGGGTTTTAAACATAAACAAACTTATGTTTGGGTAAAAACAAAAAAAGATCCTTTTGTTAAACTTGTAAGCTCTTTTGGTAAAAACGTATTACAATATTGTAAAGACAATGGTTGGAATGCTTTTTTGAAACATAAAACTCCAGGAAATATAAGAAAAATTCTGTCGGACACTGCAAAATCATTTACTCTGAATGATTCATTGGCATTTGGTATGGGAAGATTATTTCGGCAAACACATGAGATTTGTTTGATTGGAACAAGTAATAATAAAATTTATAAAAAAATAAATAATAAATCTCAAAGATCTGTTTCATTTGCCGAAAACTTAAAACACTCAGCTAAACCTGAATTTTTACAAAATTCTTTAGATTTGATGTTTCCTAATGAAAATAGATTAGAAATTTTTGCTCGTAGACAACGTCCAGGTTGGATTTGTTTAGGCAACGAAGTATGTGATGGAGAAGATATTCGTGACTCCATTAAAAGAATTCAATTATTATAAAGGCTGAAAACATGTCGTAGATAAAATCTTCACATTTTTTCTTACATTTGGAGGATATGTGACTTATGTCAAAGAAAACATTATTATTGAGTGCCAGATATGAAGTAATTTCATTTATTCCAGAAAGAAAAGTTTACAAATTACTTTTTAGTCCAAAAGACAAAGTAGAGGTAATTTCTTCCTGGGATGATGATATCATTTGGACAAATGGCATGATAAAGCATCCCTCTATTTTAAGATTAAAGAATCATGTTAAGAGAAATTTTTTCAATTCTAATTTTAGTAGAAAAGCTTTAGTTAAAAGAGATAAAAGTACTTGTCAATATTGTAGTAGAAAATTGTCCGCATCTCAAATTACTATTGATCATGTTGTTCCAAAAGCACAAAGAGGTGGAACTACTTTTACAAATTGTGTAATTTCATGTCAAATTTGTAACGGAAAAAAAGCGGATAGGACTCCTGATCAGGCGGGAATGATTTTGTTGAAAAAACCAACACATCCATCTTTTGCGGCACAACATTACTTAGCAGACCCTCAAGAATACTGGCATAATGATTGGGACGATTATCTAAGAAATTATTGAAATTGAGAAGATGACAAAATCATATGATTTTGTCATCTTTTTATCATGGTATATTTAGGAATAGACTATATAATGTCTTTAGACATATAGGTGGTACCATGATCCAACAAGCAAGTTACAATTGTATAGTTTGTGCTAACGAATTTGATGAAAGCTCGGATGAATTGCATTCTGTTGCAAATGCCAAGCTTAATGTAAGCAAATTTAGAATTTGCCAGGCTTGTTTGGATAATTCTGACCCAGCCGACGATTATCGTGAAGCACGTAGTATTATAAATTCTTATTTAAAAATTTCAGAAGCTAAAATAGCTTTTTCAGAAGTTAAAAACATTTTGTCAGGAATAAAAAAGTAAGATTATAAAATATCAAGTATTGCTACTCGTTCTTCCTCTTCCTCATCTTTTTTCTTGTAAGTTTTATTTGGCATATCTTCAATATACAAACTGATTTGTTCAAAAACTTCTGATTTGGGTTGTTGATAAATGAACGGAAAAAATAAATCATCCATATAGATGTGTGATATTATTGGCATATAAATATGATTTGTAATAATTGTTCTAATTTAGTCTTTTTAAATACGAGTAAAGCGTGCGTTAAATGTCGAGGCGAGGTACTTAATAATTTATCAGTGATATGTGATGGCTGTTCAAATAGCGCAAAACAATGCGCAGTATGTCTAAAGAAAATTTTACCACTCAAACAATCCAAAGGCTGCAATTGCGGCAATAAATAATCATGATCATAAAAAATAATGAAGAGCTTTTAAGGGTCAAATGTGAAGACGTTCTTCCCGAAGAAGTTGGAGAATTAGTATTGGTTTTAGAAAAAGAACTAGAACAATCTGGAAAATTAGGCGTCCCTGGAATAGGTCTGGCAGCACCACAAATAGGAATAGCTAAAAATATTGCCATAGTGAGATTAGGTAATATTAATTTTGATTTAGTAAATGCGAAGATATATAAAGGATATGACCAAACAATTTTTAGACAAGAAGGCTGTTTATCATTTCCCGGAAGAATTGAAGATACATTAAGATATCAAGAAGTACATATAACTAATAATTTAGTTTATCCTCACAGTATGATTGCAGCTGGATTAGTAGCTGTATGTTGCCAACATGAAATTGATCATTTGAATAGTTCATTATTTATGGATCATGCTGTACCCAAACCTCCAATCAAGAAAAACAAAATTGGACCGAATGATCCATGTGTATGTGGATCAAATAAAAAATACAAAAAATGTTGCCAAAAATGAATTGTAATCACGATAATAGATTTATTAGTAATACTGAGAATTATTATCCAGTAGGATTTATTAAAGATATCTGCTGTACACAATGTTTTAAAATAGTTGGAACTCAGTACTATGATAATGAAATGAAATTAATTCATGAGGAAGGGTTAGATTGCAATTACATTGTTAAACCTGTTAATAAAATAATATTTCCAAAATTTCTTTAAGATATATAGGGTTCTATGAATAAAGAACAAGCCGAAAAAATAACTAATGATGTATTGATCGCTGACGCTTTAATTAGAATTAAAGCATTAGAAACCCTTTTGATTTCTAAAGGTATATTAACAGCTGCTGAATTTGAAGCTCAATGTAAAGATATCACTGAAATATTATCTTTATCTATTTTAGAAAAAGCCGGAATAACAGGCAGTTAAAATGATTTTTTTGAGTCGAGAAAACGAATTAATTTTATCAGGATCCCAGTCTTTATATTTTTATGCTTCTTGGATGCCTTATCATAAGAGAATGATCTCTATGATAGGTAAAATGGAGCAAAAATATAAAGATCTGGGATTTTTTGCTATTGATACTGATTATTTTAAGACTTTTTGTAAAAGATTCGATATTACTTCTATCCCAACAATTATAATTTTTAAGGATGGAAAAGAATTAAAAAGAATTGAAGGGTTGATTTTAACCAGTGCCCTGAAGGTCGCATTTGCTGATATATGTGATTCTATAGGAGAACCCAAATGAGTAAAAATAAACCTATCGTTCCAGTATCTGCCCGTGAAGAACTTGCCTCTGTGACATCAGAGATTCAAGATGCAAAAGAAAAAACATTGACCCAAAAAATATGGGATGACATACGTAATGTAAAATTAAATATGTTCTCATTAAACAATCAATTTGTACACGGCTATTACAAGCCTTTATTCGTAGAACCTAATAGATTATACTTAGTTGGTGCAACTACTGCTACAGCTGCCCTGCCAGCTTTGGAAGAAGCGATATCTCCAAGGTATCAGGTAGAACAAGCTGAAAGATTTGTAATTGTTTCACTAGCTCCAGTTAAATAAGGAGATCATATGCCATTTGAAGATGAATATGATGATTTACCAGAAAAGCCAAAAGCTAGTCTTAAAACTATAAGTTCTCAAAAATCTATTTTTGAGAACACACCTAAGAAACCTTCTCAAGAAGAGATTGATAAGAAGGCTCATGCGATTCATGATAGAGGTAGTTCGTATAAAATGCGAGCAGCGGAATTAGCTTTACAATTTAATAAGGCGATAGCTGATAAAACTTTGAAAGCTAATAAAACAATTTTTTCTGCAGAAATTGAGCAAGAGCTTTTAACTAAAATGATTGGATTGGCTATTGAGATAAATGCAGATCCTCTTGAACAAGAGGATATGGGATCATTAAGCTGGATAACCCTTTTATTGAGAACTTGTTTTTCACAAAGAGATAAAATAAATTATTTAGAATATGCTATTTCGCAAATAGATAAAAAAATAGAATCTGCTGTATCTTTGGAAATTAATAGGTCTCTTGACAAATTAAAGCCTCGTGAGTAAAGTATGATTACTCGGGAAACATTACTTTCTCTAATCTCCGAAGAAAAAGAGAAATTTAGCCAGTACTCACAACTATGTACAAATTATCAGATAGCCTTGGATCCGTTGGCGATAGCGAAGTATCAAGGTATTATGGAGACTCTACAGAAGTTACTACAGGAAAAAAATATTACCAAGATTTAATCAGGAAAGCTGATTCTATTCCTATTGTTAAATTGTTTCGTCATTATCGTTTAAGATTAGACGATAATAATAGAAAAATAATTTGTCCATTCTCTAGCCATCAAGGAGGGAGGGAGAGCTCTCCCTCCTTTTACTATTATCCTAACACAAATAGTTTTTGGTGTTTTGGATGTAAAACAGGGGTGCGTTGTTGTGATTTTGTTTCAAATGTAGATAAAATTTCAAGAGTGAAAGCTGCTTTTAAGATTCTTGAACTATTCAAGAGTGATGTTGATGAAGATGCAATATTAATTGATCGTGAAAATTTCTCTGAAAAACTAGAAATAATGTTGATGTTTTCTAGTAAAGTTAGAGAATTTCGTAGAAATTCTGCAGATGAAAAATCACTTCAATTTATTGAAGAATTGTGCGCAGTATATGATGCTATAAATGTAAAACATTCATTAAATAATGAGGCGTTACGCTCAGTTGTTGATCAGTTAATTGAAAAAATAAATTCGTATAAACTATGAAAAAAATATATTGTCCAATATGTAATATGAAATTAAAAGTTGATCCTGCTGACGGCGTGACAATTTGCTCTTCTAATATAAATCATTATTTTTTCAGAAAATATATACGAGGTTGTTAACCTGGAAAATTATTCTGTGAGAATGGCTAATAACATTGTTTATCTATATAAAGATGAAATATGTGTTATGGAGTTTCCAGGAAAATTAGATTTAACTTCAAAAAATTTGATAGATAAAATTAAAATATCCAAATCACATATTGGAAACAAATTATCAAAAGAGACCAAATTAAAATTATCAGCAGCCCATGTTGGAAAAAACATAGTTTGGAAACTAAAAATAAAATGTTAAAAATTAATAAGAAGATAAAGAAAAAATATACAGTTATTTATCCTAGTTTGACTGGTAAAAAAAATAAGTGAAGAAACAAGACGTAACTTACGTGAAGTTAATCTGGGTAAGAAAGCCAGTCAAGAAACTAAAGAAAAAATGTCCCAATCTATGATTGGTGAAAATAATGGGATGTTTGGTACTTCAAGCGAAAAAGCTTCATGTGCCAAATTAACTCAAATACAGGCTGATGAGATCCGAAAAAGGTATTCGGAAGAAAAAATATCTTCAATTCAATTAGCTAAAGAGTATAATGTTAGCAAGAAAACTATACTAAATAACAAAACTTATAAGGATGTTCTATGGGTAAAGTAATTTTGCTTGGGGACCCACATTTGGGGAAGGGCACCGGAATTGGCAAAACGGGCATCGGTTCAAATCTCAATAGCAGAATTGCCGATCAATTAAATCTTCTAGATTGGACTTTAGAACAGGCTGTTGAACAATCAGCTGACAATATTATTATTACTGGAGATGTATTTGAGGATCCTAGACCTCACTCATCATTGATAACGATGTTTATTTCATGGTTAAAAAAATGCCAAGCCTATTCAGTGCATGTTCATGTGATTCTCGGAAATCATGATATGCTACGAAATGGTTTTGTTTATTCATCACCATTAGATATTATCAGTGAAGTAGAAATGGACGGAGTAGATATTTATAAAAATATAGATTCTATCTTTATAGATACTACTGCTTTTACTTTTATTCCATTTCGTGATAGAAAATCTTTGGGAGCCTCAACACAGCAAGAGGGTTTAAATATTATGCAAGAGACTCTTGCATATGAGTTAGCAAGTTTACCATTAACTTATAAGAAAGTTATAGTTGGACATTTGGTAATAGAAGGATCAATACCAGTCGGTGATGAAATTGATGATATTACAAATGAACTTTTTTGTCCAATAAAAATGTTCGAAGGTTATGATTATGTTTGGATGGGGCATGTTCATAAGCCGCAGATAATGAATAAAAAGAATCCTTATGTAGCGCATATAGGTAGCATGGATATTTCTAATTTTGGAGAAACAGATCAGAAAAAATACATTGTAATTCTAGACACTGATGCAAATAAAGGGTTTGAAATAAAATATCTTCCTACACGTGCTTTAAAGAAAATATCAATTACTGTTCCTAAAGAAATTACTGATACGACCAAATACGTTTTATCGCAATTGAAAGATTTAAATTTAGACAAATCTATAGTTAAGGTAGAGATATCTTTGGATGCCCCTGAATTAAAATCAGTTAACAAAAATACTATAGAAAAGTTTTTGACAGATAACGGAGTGTTTAATATCTCTGGCATTTCTGAATCAAAAAAAGTAGTTTTAGTAAAAAAAGATAATACTAATGTATTAAATACTAAAATGGATATGGTCTCAGCAATTAATAAATATAGTGAACTGTATATAGACAAGGCACACCAAATAGAATTTTCCAAATTAGCAATGGAAATATATAATTCTTTTAAATCTGAGGCTAAAGAATGAATCCTTTAAAATTATATATTGAGAATTTTCAGTGTCACGCTCAAAGCTACATAGATTTTACAGAATTTAATTCGGCATTAGTCATTGGTAAAATAGAAAATAACGACTCCTATTCTAATGGGGTTGGTAAAACTACTATATTTAAAGCTATTGAGTATGTTTTATTTAATCAAGCAGATATAAATCTTGAAAAGATCATTCGTGATGATACGAATCATTGTGCGATTGTCATAGATTTCTTAGTTGGAGATCAGGAATATCGTGTTTCTAGAAAAAGAACAAAAAAAGGGGCAACTGATTTAACTCTTTTACAGAGAAACTCTGTAGAAGGAAGTGATACAGAAGTGTACCATGATATTTCTTTTACCCCAATATTTGATGATAAATTTTGGAAAGATATTTCCGGGCGACGCGCCGCAGATACTGAAAAAGAATTAGAAAAATTGATTAAGATCAATTTTAAAACATTTAGAAGTATTGTTCATTTTGTGCAAAATGATTTTAGTGGTTTAACAACCTCTACTCCTGAAAAAAGAAAAGCTTTATTTAAAGATGCTTTAAACCTTATAGTTTATTCTAAATTAGAAAAAATTGCCAAAGACAGAGCAAATGTTTTAACAAAAGAAATTGATAGACATAAGATTTTAATTGAGTCCCTTTTGTCCGCACAAGATAATCTATGTGAATTAAATTCTCAATTGATAGATTGTGATGAAAAGATATTTTATTTAGATAAAAAGATTTGCCCTCTTAATGAAGATGTAATGAAACATCATTCAATTTTGAATGATTTGATGGCGTCTTACAAAGATCAAGAAAATAAAAACGTATCTTTACTTGAAAAAGAAAAGGTACTTCTTTTACAGAAAGCCAAGATTGAATCTTCAATAAAAGAGTATTCAGCTAAAAAATCCGTAATGATTAAATTCGCTAAAGAATTAGTTGAAGAAATAAAAACATACAAAGAAGAATTGGAAACTTTATCCAAACACGATTTATCTCAAATAGACGATATTAATAATCAAATAAATGATTTGAAGCAAAAAATAACGTATTCAAATATTGTAATAACAAATAATGTTACAGATTACGAAGAGTTGAAAATTCCAGTTCCTGATGATGATTTTTGCAAACACTGTCGTCAAAAAATGACTGCAGAACATAAGCAAGAGTGTAAAAATAAAATAGCTAGAGATATGGAAAAATGTCAAGCCGTAATAGCTTCTTCAAAAAAAGAAATATCTCAATTAAATTCTGAAAATAATATTTTGCAGTTAAAATTAAATGTTTTAACTCGTGCAAAATCTCAATTGGATATTATTAATAGTAAAATAATATCAAAAAATAGTGAGCTACAAGATAAGAAAAACATTCATGTAGAGTATTCTTCTATCATAGATAATTTCAATCATGATTTGTCATTAAAAAATGATGAATTACTATTAGTCAAACAGGCTATGGATGCAGCTACGCCAGTTGAAGTTTCTTTAATAAAAGATAAAGTAGAATTAAAAAAGAAAGAGATTTCAGATGTTAATTCGTCTATCATTTCTTTGAATAAAGAAATTGCTCATTTTACTAGTACTAAAGCTGTTATCAAACATAATATCGATCAAAAAATCAAAGAGGTATCTAGATCGGAATCTCTTAAAGATAAATTGAATGAATTAGAAAGTCATTATTTACCATACCCACAAGTTATCCAAGCATTTTCATCAACTGGTATACCTAATTTAATCATTCAAAATGTTTTAGACGATTTACAAATTAAATCTAACGAATTGCTTAGTCAATTAAAACCTGGATTGCAATTATCTTTTTTGGTTGAAAAAACTAAAGGTGATGGAACAGAGTCAGATACTCTTGATATTCATTATCACGTAAATGGTAAAGAAAGATATTATGAACAACTGTCTGGAGCGATGAAATTGGCAGTAACTTTTAGTTTAAAAATAGGTTTAAACTCATTACTTCAAAACATGGTTGGGACAAACATTAAGTTTTTATTGTTAGATGAAATTGATCAATCTTTAGATAAAGCAAGCGTAGATGCATTTGCAAATATCGTTAAACATTTTCAAAACGATTTTACAATACTAGTGATAACTCATAATGATAGATTAAAAGATAAATTTAACCATGCAATCTTGGTAGAACAAGATTTAAACATGGTTTCCAAGGCGAAAGTAGTAAGTGAGTGGTGATATGTATAAAATAGCTATTTCAGGTAAAGCTAATTCTGGTAAAGATACTGCTAGTCGTTATTTTGAAGATTGTTTTAATCCTGGATGGAAAGGAAGATGTTTTACGCCACGTAAAACAATCAGTATAGCTTTTGCCGATCCCATTAAAGAAATGATACTTCAAATGTATCCAGGTTTGAAAAGAGAATATTTATTTGGAGATTCAAAATATAGAAAAGAAATAATTCCAGGATCTTATCATAATGGGGAGCCTTTAACTATTCGTGTTTTATTACAAGAATTTGGAGAGGGTTGTAAGAAATATAATCCCAAAATTTGGATTAATGCTTTTGATGCTAAATCAAAAATGGCAGAAGAACGTGGTGATAATTTGGTTATTGCTTCTGATTTAAGATTCATTGATGAATTCAATTATCTAAAAGAAAATGGCTTCTATTTGATTCGTATTATACGTGGAGAAGATGAAGGCATGAATCACATATCGGAAACTCAACAAAAACAAATTAAAAATAGTGATTTCGATAAGATCATTGATAATAATGGCAGTTTAATGGATTTGAAAACTCAATTTGATGAAATCACAAAATCTTTAAAAGAGTAACGGCTAATAGGACATTTATGAATGAACGTCGAGCTATTCAAAAAGGAATTCCTCCCCAGATTTAAAAATAGTGGAGAAGATAAGTTTTATAAATCGTTATTATTGATAAGTCTGAATAAATTAGTAATGGTAGAAAAGGGAGATTATAAAGGAATATTGCCTCATATTGAATTATTAGATTATTACGAACAACTCATAATTTTATATAGAAGAGAGGGCGAGGAAATTTATTTAAAGGTTGCTAAGACTTTTAGAAAAGCGGCTCATAAAGTTTACCGCATCATGTTAAAAAAGAAAATGAGCCCAGTAAACTCAAAATTTCTAAATGTAGTATAATATGGCTGTTATTAATTTAACCATCGTTGAATCTGAAGAACAAATTGTAGCAGGTATTCCTTTAACGATTACCATGTCTACAAACATACCTTCTTCCATTTTTTATACTTTAGATGGAAGTATTCCTACTTTATTTTCTAACATTTATATTTCTCCAATACTTTTACCTTATGATGTTTTAACTGTTACGTTAAATATATTTGCTACCAATGGAGTTGATTCTTCTCCCGTTGTTACTGAAGTGTACGGTACAAATATATTAAATAACGCTAGATTGTCACATTCTGCCACTACTGCACAGCCAAATTCTTCTAGACCTGATTTATATCCTTTTGGTACTAATGCTCCTCAGCCCGATAGCACCTTTTTGAATCCTGGAGATGCGGGTATAAATGTTGATGATCCATCTTTACCTATAATTTCATCGGGATATGATGCGGATGGATATCAATCATTATTAAGCAATCAAGAATACACGCAGGATAACTATCAGATAATTTATGGGGCGAGAGACGCTCAAGGGCTTCCTCAAATTGGAATATTACCTCCTGTAAATTCAATCATTGAGCCCGAGGTCCCTGCCCCTGAGTATACTAGTCAATTCACGCAAGTTTTCGATCCTCGCGCTTTTGTAATTTTCCAAGATTTTACAAATGCTGATCCTGAAGATTTATCAGCAGTGAATAGACAATTTTTTAGTTTAGAAGATCCTGATCGCGCAAGAGATGGAAATGCGTATTATACTAGTGGATTAGATGCGCCATCTGTTAGTGGATCATTTTTAAGATCTCATTATAATCCAAGGGATAACACTGTTACATATTATTATTTGGACACTTGGACTAATCGCTGGATTATTTCTAAAACCAAACATGATCCAAAAGGACCATATGATGGTAATCTTTCTGGAAAAATTGTAGCTGGAAAAGGCGGAGCAGGTGCTCGTAATGTTTACGAGTGGATCCCGTACGCAAGAAGAACACTTTTTTGATTGGTCATATAAACTTATCAAAAAATATAAGAGATATTATTGAAAATAGCTATAATAATGGTTTTTATCCTCCACTAAATAATTTTATTATTACATAATTTTGGTATTTTGCGAATGAGTTATATTCATTCATACACAATATCACTAAAAGATCGAATTAAAATGTCACAACAATTAAGATTGAGCGTTTCTAAAACAAAAACGTTCTTGGATTGCCGCGCCAAATTCAAATTTTCATATATTGAAAAGCTTCCTAAGAAGGATTGGGAACATCACACATTGGGTAAATTTTGTCACAAGGTATTAGAAGATTTTCATATTGCTTATCTTGAAGGTTCTCAGGAACCTTACAATGTAGAAATGCAAAAAGCATTTAAAGCTGCCACGGCAGAGTACAAAGCTGCTATGACTCCCGAAATGAAAAAAGAATGCTGGGTCATGATTGACAAATATTTAAAAATTGTCACTGACGATAAAAAAAATAATACGGGAGCCAACGTTATTGCTTGTGAAAAGAAATTCGAGCTTTTGGTCGAAGATAAAGTTCTTTTAAACGGCATGATTGACAGGATCCAAATTGATGGTGATGGTGTACTGCACGTGGCAGACTACAAGACCACCAAAGAAAAAAAATATTTGAAGGATGATTGGTTTCAACTTTTAACATATTGTTTTATCATGATAAATGAGAATCCAGAATTAACAAAAGTTAGAGCTTCATATATTTTATTGAGACATAATTTTGAGTATATTACAAAAGAATTTTCTGTACCAGAAATTATGGTTGTGCAAGATCAGTACATAAAGTATGCTGATCAAATTCTAACAGAAAAAGAATATTTACCTAATCCAAATAATTTGTGTCGCTTCTGTGATTATTTAAACATATGTGTAGAGGGTAAAAAACGGGTTCATCCGGCAGCCGTCTATGGAGAAGTAAGCTATTAACATATGTTAGAATTTAAAATTTGTAATAAGTGTGGTGATGAGAAATCATTAAATGAATTTGTAGCAAAAAGAAATAATTGTAAATTATGCAGAAATAAGTCTCTCAAAGCTAAAAAAAGTTTGAAACCTAAGAAAGAAAAAGTCACCAAAGAGCATAAATTACAAAAAATCAAGGAGTGGCAAAAGAATAATCCTGACAAAAGAGCATCATCTGTAAAAAAATATAATTATAATCATAAATCTGAGGCAAGAAATTATTATTATGATAATAGAGAAACGATAATATATCGTGTAAAACAATATAAAATATATAATCGTGAAAAAGTCAATCAAGCATTAAGAAATAAAAGAAAAAATATTACAATTAAATTAAGGCATTATACTTCTGTTTTAATTAGAAGAAGTTTACGTGGAGAAAAATATTCTATTATGAAATTTTTACCATATTCAATTGAAGAATTAAAACAAAATATAGAATTATTATTTGAGCCATGGATGAATTGGCAAAATTGGGGCATGTATAATCCTAATGTTTGGAATGATAATGATCAATCCACCTGGACATGGAATATTGATCATATCATACCGCAAAGCAAATTGCCATATGCTTCTATGGAAGATGATAATTTTAAGAAGTGTTGGTCTTTAAATAATTTAAGACCTTTAAGTTCAAAAGAAAATATATTAAAAGGTAATAAATGAAAGTTACAATAAAAAAAATTGAATGTTGATGCAGATATCGATCCTCTTGACAATATGATTACTACAGATTTTTCCATAGTTTGGATCGCACCAAATCCAGGAGTGATTGAAAATCAAAAATTAGATGGAAGATTTATTGACAGCAATAAAATTACTTATGATTTTCAATCATCTAAACAATGGCAAGATTCATTCGCAAAACATTTAACTATAAAATTAGATTTTTATAATGTTGTGCTTGGAGCAAATGCCAATAAATTGTACAACGATCTTGATTTTCAAATGTCAAAAAATTTAAATGAAGCGTTCCCAATGAATCAACAAAATGCTGATAGATTTTCAATTTCATTGATTGAATTGTGGCAAGCGTTTCAAGAATTAAAAGCAGACGGTAAAGCTGATATAAATACCAATTATACTGTAAAATGTTTATAAAGAGGAAAAATGGAAATAGAGATTAAAGAATTAGAGTCCTGTAAACTTAACATTGTTTATGTAGCTGATGCGGGTGAGATTTTAGAAAAGCGTGGCGTTGTTATTCAAGCTTTTAAGAAAGCTCCAGTTCCAGGTTTCAGACCAGGAAAAGGATCAATTGATGCTATTAAATTTCATTATAAAAATCAAATTGAAGAGTCATTAAAACGTGGTTTGGCAGAAGACGCTTATCATAACACTCTTTTTGAAAAGAAATTAAAGCCACACGGAGCACCGACTTTCAAAAGCCTTCTTATGGGAGATGGTAAATTCACTTGTGAATTTGATTTATTCGTAAAACCAGATTTTGAACTAGCTGATTTTAAGAGTTTAAATATCCCAAAACCACATGAAGATATAAGTATCTTAGAATTTTCAGAAAAGCTTTTACAAGATTTAAGACACAAATTCGGAGAGACTGCTCCTTATACGGAAAATGATTTTGTACAACAGGGAGATAATGTAATTATAGATTATGTTGGAACTGTTGATGGAACAAGAGTTGATTCTTTGTGTACCGAAGGTGAAATGTTAACTGTTGGTCAAAGTCAACTGCCTAATTTTGATTCAAGCTTATTGGGCATGACGTTGTCAGAAACTAGAGAATTCGATTTAGTTGTTCCTGAAAATGGAATGCCATCTTTAGCTGGTAAAACAGTTCATTTTAATGTGACATTGAATATGGGTTCAAAAACTGAATTATGTCCATTAGATGATTCATTAGCTGAAAAAATGGGAAAGAAAACTATTCTAGAATTAAGAGAATTAGTTAATGCTGCGGCAAGCGGTAGAGTGTCTAATATGCTTAAATTGAAAATAAATGAATCAGTTGCTGCTCATTTAGTTAACGATAATTCTTTCGAAGTTCCTAATTGGTTAAGTTTATCAGAAGCTCAATATTTAGCACACAGTGCTAAATTAGATTGGGTAACTATGAGTGAGTCGGATAAAGAAAAATATCTAGAAATGGCAATTAGAAATGTTAAATTGTCATTGGTATTAGATAAAATTAGAGAAACAGAACCAGAAGCCCAATTATCAGATCAAGAAGTATTCAACATAATTAAAGGTAATTTAGTTAAAACACAAAATAGTAAAGAATCAGTAGATGATATTATTAAAGAGATGAATAGGACCGGCTATTTACAAATAATGTTTTCTAGAATCAAAGACGAATATACGCTAGATTTTGTATCGAAAAAAATCAATATCATTGAGTAATTATTTTTAGGTAAGGCAATATTACACCATTACAAGTATGGACTTAAATAACATTTTGTTTCGGTGTAATATTTGCGGAGAACATAAAAAATATGATTTATTCAAAAAAGTAAGATATCCTAAAAAATGTCTAGAATGCATTATAAAAATAAGAAAAGAATATGATAAAAATAGATATAATCCTGAAAAAGATAAACTATATAGAGAAAAAAATAAAGAGATAATAAAAAAACGTAAAAATAGATATTATCTCGAAAATAAAGAAGAAATTGATACGAAAAATAAGAATTATAATAATTTGCACAAGGCGAAATTAAAAGAATATCAAAATATTTGGATTAAAGATAAAAGAGATAATGATCCTGCTTTTAAATTAAGAAATAATTTTTCAAAAATGATTGGATATTATTTAATAAAAAATAATTCTAATAAAAACAGAAATAGTATATTAAAATACTTGCCGTATACACCGGATGATTTGAAATTATATATTGAAAATCAATTTGAGTCATGGATGACTTGGGACAATTACGGAAAGTATAATTACAAAACTTGGAATGACGATGATTCCTCAACATGGGTATGGAATATTGACCATATCATACCACAATCAAGCCTTCCATATACCTCTATGGAAGATGAAAATTTTAAAAAATGCTGGGCATTAGAAAATTTAAGACCCTATTCAGCCAAACAAAATTTATTAGATGGAGATAGAAAATGAAAGAATCAAATAAAGAAGATACATTGTTTCCCGAAAAATATGCCAAAGTATTAAAGGATCTTCCTGAATTTAAAGAAGCGGCAGATGGATCTAGCAAAGAAGATTTGAATAAAATAATAATTTCATGTGAAGGAAATTTATATATTATTGAAAAAGAAAAAGCATCGGATGTTAAATTGAATGCCGCAAAAGAAATAATGAAAGATATTTCAGCGCCATACAGGGATGCCGCAAAGGTTCAAACAGCGAAGATTAAATATGCTTTGTTTTTACTTGAGGGCAAGGGTGTTGAAGTAGGAGATAAAGAATAATTATGAGTATACCAAAAGCAAAAGAAATGAAAGATTTGGCGGATAAGATATTATCTGAACGTAGCCCAGAAGGACAATTTGAAGAGCTAATAGCGGAAAGAATTTTAAAGGAAGCTTCAGATGGTAAAAAATTATTAGAAATCGATTGGCCAAAAGACATAACTAATGTTCCTTATTCTGATACTGCACCAATAGTAGAGATCCCCCAAAAACTAAGAAATTTAGGATATGAGGTTTTTCCTAACCCGTCATATGAAATTAATAAATTAACAATAAAATGGCGGCAGTGAAAATATAAAGATTTATTGTTCAGGCATATGCATAAATTTTCATTATGTTTATGAAAATTTCTAATGAAAAATTTATGCAAAAAGCAAATATTATTCATGATAATAAATATCATTATAGTTTTAACGAATTAGGAAAATTACAAATAGTATGCAAAATACATGGTGCATTTAAGCAACGAAAAGACTATCATTTAAAAGGTGGTGGTTGTAAAAAATGCGCCTGTATTTTGAATGCTAAGAATAAGATAAAAATAGCAAAAGAATCATTATCTATTGTAGGTAACAAATTACATAATAATAAATATGATTATTCAAAATCAATTTATATAAATAATAAAACAAAAATTATTATTAGTTGTCCAATACATGGTCATTTTGAACAAACTCCATTGAGGCATTTGATATTAAAACAAGGTTGCCCTCAATGTGGTATTCATAAAATGAAATGTTCAAAAACAAAAAGTAATGAGGAATTTATTTGTTTAGCAAAAATGATTCATAGTAATAAATATGATTATAGCAAGGTTTCTTATAAAAAAAATAATATTAAAGTAATCATTATATGTTCAATTCATGGGGAATTTTTACAAAACCCAGAACATCATTTGAAAGGTAGTAATTGTCCAAGATGCGCAAGGAAATCATCTTCAAAATTAGAAGATGAATGGATATCTTCATTTAATATAAATAATGAATATAGACAATATAAAATAAATATAGATGATAAAAAATATAAAGTAGATGGTTATGATCCAATTACCAATACTGTGTATGAATTTTATGGCGATTACTGGCATGGTAATCCTAAAAAATATCATCATGATGATATCAATGTCATTGCTCATAAAACATATGGAGAGTTACATAGTCAAACAATTGAAAAAGAATTACATTTAAAATCACATGGTTATAAGTTGATAACTATTTGGGAATCTGATTTTTTATCACAAAGAAATAAATTATGAATATTACTAAGTTTACAGTACAGGCTTGTTGTGGTAGACAATCAATTATTTTTAAAACTGATCAATCTATTTCACAAAAGGTTTTGGAAGACTTATTAAAGTCCGGATTCAATGAACATACTCACTTTACGAAGGCGGGTATTCTATATGTGGATAATTCGGACTTTATAATAACGGGTCCAATAGGATCTGACCGCCTCCAGGTTAAGTGCAAAGCTGCTGAATGCAGTCAAAAACTTAATGATTTAGAGGAACTACTCAAAAAAATAGGATAAATATGCATGGAACTCCTGTAAAAATCTATATAATATCAATTATTGAATCAGATGGCTACAGGAGTTCCGATGGATCAATATAAATTTTTTAAAAACCACGATTTAGTTATGTGCTGTTTTCATGAAGCTGGACATACAGTTTACGCTTTATTACATTTCATGAAAGTCAAAATGACACGTGTATTTGAAGATAAGAAAAATAAATATATATGTGGCATAACTCATTTTGACCATCCAGCAGTTCCAGAAGAAGTAACTGATTTGGAATTATCTAAGGAATTAATGAAATCAGAGATTTGCGTAAGTTACGCAGGTCTCGCAGCCGAAAAGTATCATTTTAAATCAATTTCTGGATCGGATAAATTTCCTGGTTCTTGGAAAAATGGTTCTAGTAGTGATACTTTGGCTGCCGCGGCATTGATTAAAAATTACAATTTAGCAGTGCCAGGCAGAAAAAGATATGTATACAAAAATAAACTAATAAAGAACACTCAAAAAGAATTGCAAATACATTGGGATGCTGTTATTCAAATATCCCACGCTTTGTTTCAAAAGAAAAGATTGTATTACACAGACTTTAAAGACATATTAACCAAAAAAACTGAAGATAAAGAATTTTGGAAAGAAAAGTTTAAAAATATTGACGATATTTTTGACGCGGATTATGATCTTGATGAGCAGACTTTAAAGTCTATTTTATGTGCATGATATAGTGGTTTAGAACTTGTATTCCCTGACAGACATACGACTTCTACTTTATTAGAAGGAAGTGCTTTTTTATAAGCCTGATATGTTGTGTTAAAATACTTTAACAATATAAGGTTACCTATGACTGATTTTGTGTCTTTACATAATCAAACGTATTTCTCTATTTTGGATTCATTAGTTTCACCTAAAGAATTATTTCTTCGAGCCAAAGAATTAGGACAAACGGCAATTGCAATTACAGACCATGGAACATTAGCCTCTGCATGGGATGCTTTAAAAGCTTCCAGAGAAACAGGGGTTAAGTTAATTATGGGCTGCGAATGTTATTTCAAAAATTCAGCAGCATCAGTTGATGAAGAAAAATTTCGACATTTAATACTTTTAGCTAAAAATGCCGTTGGGTATCGTAATCTTTTAACTATTAATAAAAAAGGATTTGATCAAGGATTAAATACTGGTAAAAGAGTTTACCCAACTGTTGATTGGGCTTTATTAGAGAAACATTCTGAAGGTTTAATTTGTCTTACTGCATGCGGTAATGGTATTATATCTCAATTACTTACTCATGGTAAGTTTGACGAAGCTGAAAAAACCCTTTTAAAACTAAAAAGTATTTTTCAAGATAATTTAGGCATTGAAATTCAACCTAATAATATGGATCGTGGATCGACTTTCTTTAGTGATAAGATTGATCAAAGATTTTTGAATAGAAGATTAATTGAGTTGGGTAGCAAACATGATGTTAAAGTTATCGCTGCATGCAATACTCATTATTTGAAAAAAGAACATCATGATATTCATGATGTTTTCTTAGCGATTGGATCGCATCAACCAAAATATTCTAATTTTAGATTGAAATATAATGTTCCTGATTTTTACCTTAAATCAGGAGAAGAAGTAAAAAATTTCTTTGCAAGGAATTTTGGAGAAGAGTTTTCTGAACAAATATGCGCGAATACTTTATATTTCTCTTCACTATGTGAAATTCCAGATTGGATTGATCCGAAATTTTCAAATCCATCAGGAAAAGAATTGCCAATATTTCCAGTTAAATCCGAAGGAGATTATCAGACTTTTTTAAAATGGACAGAGACATTATCTGATGATTTGAAAAAATTGGAAGAAGATAAATTGTATCTTCGATACAAGTGTGTTATGAAATTTGATTCTAGAGTTAAAAACTTAACTGACGAACAATTAGTAACTTATCAGTTACGTATTGAAGAAGAGTTGGACGTATTAGAATATCACGGTTTTTCCAGTTACATGTTAATTGTTGCTGATTATATTGATTGGGCAAGAAGTAATGATATTGCTGTTGGTGAAGGTAGAGGTTCAGTAGGCGGTTCTTTGATAGCTTTCTTATTAGGCATTCATCAGGCAGATCCTATTAAATATAGTTTGATTTTCGCTAGATTTCATAATAAAGAAAAGTCAAGTTTCCCAGATATTGATACTGATTTCGCACCATCGGGTCGGGCATTAGTTCAAAATTATTTAAGAAATAAATATGGAGAAGATAATGTTGCTCACGTATCTAACGTAAATACAATTACACCAAAAGTTTATGTAAGAGATATTGCTCGTTCTTGTGAACTAGGTGGATCCAAAGAAGAAGCGATTAAGATAGGAAATGATGTAGCCGATTGTATTCCAGCAGATGTCCATTCTATTGATGATGCTTTTAATAGGGTTCCTCTTTTTGCGGAGTATTGCAAAAAATATCCAGAGTTCATTAAATACAAAGATATTTGCGGTAAGTTTCGTGCATGGAGCACTCATGCAGGAGGTATTATCATTTCAGCCAGACCATTAACTGGTTTAGTTCCATTACGTCGAGATAAAGATGGTGCCTTAGCTATTGAATACGATAAAGATAAAGCTGAAGAAAATGGTCTAGTTAAAATGGATACATTAGGCTTATCTACTTTGGATATCATTGGTCAAATAATGCAGTTAATTAAAGAGTCAGGCAAGGAAATGCCTCCTGATATTTTTGATTATGAATCATACGATCAAGAAACTTACAAAGTAATTACATCTGGTGATACTTTTGGTGTATTTCAGTTGGGCACAAGCGGTGGTACTATTGATTTATGTCGTCGGATTAAACCAAAATCAATCAATGATATTAGTTACATAAATTCATTAGCTAGACCATCAGCCAGAGATATGCGTGATGATTTTATTTCCACCAAAGATGGTAAAAAACCATTTGCTTTATTACATCCTACATTAGGAAGAGCTTTTAATAATACATATGGTTTCGGGTTGTATGAAGAATCATTAATGTATCTTGCTCAAGATGTAGCGGGTTGGAGTTTGCATTCTGCAGATCGTCTTAGAAAATTAACGAAAGAAAAAGGTAAAAATCCTAAAAAGGCTCAACAGTGGAGAAGTGAATTTATTGCTGATGGAATTAAAAATGATGTTCCTGAAGAAACTGTTAAGAGAATTTGGGATGAAGTTATCGATTTATTTCAGGGCTATGGTTTTAATCAGTCTCATAGTATTTTATACTCTATGACTAGTTATAAAACTGCTTATCTCAAAGCTCATTATCCTGTCGAATTTCTCATGGCTAATTTGATGGCAGAAGTAAAATCAAATACTCCTGATGCCAAACCAAACATTGAGAAAATCAAGAAAGAATTAAGAGATCGTAAGGTCAAGTTATTACCACCTGATATTAACAAGTCACAATTATCTTATACTTTATTAGATGACAATCAATTATTAACAGGATTAGATTCTCTTAGAGATGTAGGTGATGATGCGATCAAAGATATTATTTCCAAACGACCATTCAATAACTTTTTTGATTTCATGGTTAGAGTAGATTCCAGAAAAACTAGAGCTAATGCTATCGCGGCATTAGCTGCGGCGGGAAGTATGGATCATTTTGGGATACCCAGAAAATTGATTTTTCTATATTGCTCAGATTATAGAAAAAAATTACAGGTTTGGTTGAAGAAACACGATCCAAAAGTAGAAGAATTTCAATATCCTTGGCCAAAAGAATCGGAATGGAAAATTCACGAGTTATATGCTCTAGAACAACATTATCTTGGAGAATCATTTGTATGTAAGTCAGCCGATGCTTATGGCAAATTCTTCAAAGAAGAACACGTGAATATTGCTACACTCAAAAAAGTAAAAGATAGATCTAGATTATTTCCAATTAGATGTATTGTTAGAAGCGTATTTGAATTAAGAGTAAAGAAAGAGACTAGCAAATTTTATGGTCAAACTATGGCAAAAGTTACATTAGAAGATGCTAACGGTGAACAATGTTCTTGTACTATTTTTCCGGACAGATGGAAAAGGGTTAATGATCGTTTGAAAGACATTCATAGTAAAGCGATATTTGAACCAGGATTAGCTATTAGTTTTTGTGGAACAACAAATAAATATGAAGATGAAATTGGTGTAATTTTGGAGGATTTATTCAATGTGGCACTAAGTCCATCGGTACCAGATGATTTAAAAGCTAAAAAAGTAACATTAAAAACAATCAAATCAAAAACATCAGAAGTAATAGATAAAAAATCCGACAGCAAAGAAACAATTTTAGAAGAAATTGAAGACTCACTAATCAATAACGGTTTTCTAGATTTAGATGTCGAATTTGAAAGTGATTGATAAGTTTTGTATATCGTTTTGAAATAAATGATAAGTATTTTGATTAAATGATATAAAAAATATGCATAACGCGTTATATCCATTATTAGGATGTAGCGCGTTATTCTTTTTAAGAAAGTATTTCAAAATGGCAAGAGTAAAATTAAGTGAGTACTGTAAAAATAACGGAATCTCATACATTACTGGGTATCGATGGTTTAAAGAAGGAAGATTACCAGTATCATCTTTCCAGGCAGATTCTGGAACAATAATTGTTGAGGACGACACGATGGAAAATGTAGTATCATCGACCAACCAATCTAATGATTCAATGGCATTGTTCATTAAAAAAACAGTAGAGTTTAGTAAGAGCAATTCATCTATTGAAGATTTTGCAGCATATTTGTTATCTAATTTTCAATTGAAATTGAATTCAAATACAAACTCAAATATTGAGAATCCTAAATATTCAAAAAACAAACCGAAATCTGAAGATATTCAGAAGCATTTTCAACAGTTTTTGAAACCTAAAGGTGAGAAGCCTAAGCCAAATATGTTAATTGCTAGTCCTGAAGAGTTTGATAAGTTAGCTGACGAATCTGATAGTGTAGTTCACAGATCATTGTCAGAAATTAGTGTTATTCAAAAATACGTGCCAACTGTAGGCGCGCAAGATTTATTAAAAAATTTGGCTGTTGCATTTTCTGAAGAAGATATTTCTTCAGATAGTAATGGCACGGGTCCTGACAGTATGATTAATAGAGTCGATTCAACTCCGCAATCCACAAACTATACCAACTCTACTTTTATTAATCATACTGTCAACGATCTGTTATCTTTAAGCGCCGCCGAATCTTCTGATAGATTATCGGCGTCTATTATCCCTTCTGATATAATTGCTAGTGCCGGAACAACTAGTACTTTTAAACCTACGCAAAAAGAAATTGATTCAGTAACCAAAGCCATGGAAAAAGTAGCAAATGAATTGTACACTCAAGCAGTTTCTTCTAGAAGAAGAGGAAGAAAACCAACTAAAAAAAATGTTTAAGGTGAAATATGAAATTTAATGATTTAGATGAAGAATTGACTGACAGTGACGTGCATTTAACTGTAGATAACGAGGGTTTTGCGGAATTAACAGAAGTCTATAATAAATTAGATTCATCTGAGCATGAATTCACTCCCGGAATACCCAATGAATCTGCGTTAAAAGATCAATTATTATTGTTAACGAAAATGCATGAACAATTAGATATACCAGGTGATGTTGAATTATCAGAGATATCTAAATCAATCATGGATATAGTAGAAAAAACAAAAACTGTTTTGGATGAACAAGAAGTTGTTCCTGTCAGTGAATTGGTGGAAAATTCAGGCTACTTGAAAGAAAAAAGAGATTATGCTCGCACTTATGTAAATAATGTTACTGGTAAATTACACCCAAATACTAAAAATCATATAGATAACTATCTTAAAAAACATACTGGAAATTGTTCTGATAATTTTGTCACCGTTACCAGAATTGGTCGCGCCCCTATTACTCCAGAACAAAAGAAAAATAATGATGAAGCTGCATTGCAAGCTCTTAGAGCAGATGCCGTTTATCAAATTGTAAAAATTAGTAAATTCCTATTAGAGCAAGCCGAAGGTGGAAAGATAAATTTTGCCTCGCCTCAACCAGTGGTAATAACCCCTCCTACTGTAAAGGAAAAAGTGTTGAATAAATTAGATAGCCTCAAATCCAAGTTTAATAAAACTAAGAGAGAGTTATTTTATTCGGCTCTGAATCGTGTTCAAAAAATATTAAATGTTGAGTGAGGATTTATGAAGTGTTTATCATGTGAAATGGAAATCAATCCCAAATGGAAACATGCTATTGATGCGAATATGTGTCCATTTTGTGGAGAGAGTATTATGGAAGAGCAGTTGAAAAATCTTTTTTCTGTTCTTGGTGATGCTATGGAGCAACTGGCAGATTATCCGGAGCCTCTAGATGATTGGATGTTATCTCATAATTATATTAAGACTGATTCTGATAAGTTGGTTTCTTTTATCCCTGAGGAGTATTTAAATAAATTACACGAAGAATTTCTAGAAAAAAACAAACGTCACGGCAGAGATATAGAGCCAGGTAACAAGAAGTTTTCAGTCAAGGTCACTACTGATCAGGGAGAACAAGAAGTAATTGCTGAAAAGATTCAATCTGAAGAAAGAACCTCAGAATTCCATAAAAGAGCTGAAGCAGTTAAACCTAATCTTGATGGATTTAAAAATGTTTCAGAAAAGACCCAGCATCTTAAAGCGATGGCACAACAAATTAGACGTGAAGGCACGTCAGTGAATAATCAATCAGGTTTAGCAGGGTTGATTTCTTCTGAAATGATGGAGACAGCAGATCCTGAAGCAGTTGCTGAATTACGAGCGGCGATCTCAGGAGGAGATATGGTTAGTTCATCTTTGCCTGAATCAGAGTTTGATGGAGAAGATGAAATACCATCATCTGTTTTAAGAATGGCTAATTCTGCGCAAAAAGGTGGGAAATCTGCTCAGGCTGATTTAGCAAAATTAAACGAATTACAAAATAGAGTTTCAGGCTCAAGGAAGAGTTTCTTATCAGGTGGGGGCGGATTCTCAAGAGCATAAGGTAAGTTATGGCTTTCAGAATAGTTGATAGTAAAAAAGTTGAAATGACCGATGATGAATGGGTTATGTATGAGCAGATTGTAAAGTCATATTCCATTGGAAATAATAACGGAGAGGATTTATTTATAGATCTTTTTGAAGTTGATTCCAATGGAATAATCATTTTCCTTCGCCCGCCATCTAAAAGGCAAACTTCTTTTGAAGTTTTCTTATTCTGCATGGCGCTTCAACAGCAGCAACATCTTCGATGCCTTTACAAAAACGCAGATGACCTAGCAACACAGTTGAAGAATAAAATAAAAGAGATTGATGAAAAATTGCGAGATATAGGTAAAAAATGACACAACGGATAAGACTGATTGATTTTGTTGGAACAGAATTGGAAGATGATTTTTTAGATTTTGATTTAACAGAAATACAACAGGTGTTGGTTAAATTACAGGATATGGATGCAATAGATTTGGCTCACGCAGAAATATTGCAACAACAAGCTTTACGAGGGGCAGATATTCTTACAGAGTATTTAGGTAAAATAGTTAAAACAGTAGGCTATTTAGAAACCAAAGTAAACAGTACGAAAAATAGAGCTGCATTTGGATACCAGGCTCCTGATGGTGCAAGAACGACTTCAGATATGAAAAAATGGTACTCTGAATCTGCACCAGATGTAGAAGCAGTGCAAATAGCTTTAGCTAAAGCTAAGGGAAGTAAAATGGTTCTTGAGAAAAAATATGATATACTAATAAGAGCGCATCATCATTGGAAGGATATAGCTTCCGGACTTAGAAAATCCATTTTAGGATATAATCATAACCCCGGTAAGATTCCAGAAGGATATGAATGATCGTATATGCAAAAAATGTAATTTACAAAAAGATATTTCTCTCTTTGTAAAGAAGAAAAAGAAAGATGGTACTATTTTTTACCTTTACAATTGTTTAGAATGTACAAAAAAATACAATAAACAATACCGTAAACAATATTATCAAGATAATAAAAAAATTTTGATAAATGATAGTAAAGAATGGTACCAATCTAATTTAGATAAGAAGAAAGCGTATGACAAAATACGTGGTTCAAAAAATAAAAACAATAAAAAAGAATACGATAAAAATTATAGGGAAATCAATAAAGATAAAATAAGTAAAAGAATTTCTACATATCGTAAATTACGCAGATCTAAAGACCCTCAATATAAACTTAGAAAAAGTATTTCTTTTAGCATATGGTATTATTTAAATTTGAATGGTTCAAGTAAAGGAAATAATTCAATTATGAAATATTTGCCATATTCAATTAAAGAATTAAAACAATATTTAGAATTATTATTCGAACCTTGGATGACTTGGAATAATTATGGAATGTATCATGTTCAATCTTGGAAAGATGAGGATCAATTAACGTGGACATGGAATATAGACCATGTCATTCCTCAAAGTAAATTACCATATACTTCTATGGAAGATGAAAATTTTAAAAATTGTTGGTCTTTGAAAAATCTAAGACCTTTGAGTTCAAAACAAAATTTGTTAAAAAGTAATATGTATGAAGAAGAAGTTAAATGATTGGTTAATTAAAAATAATAAAACGGAAATTGGTGCGCCATTTGATAAAAATGGAAATTACAATATAAATGGAAAATATAATTGGACATATCGTCTTCGTGATGAAAAAGATGATGGAGATATAGTACCACCAGTATTGTCAGGTGACATATATTATCCTGATTATAGGGATTCCGGAGCTGAAAATATAATAAAAGGTATAATCAAACATCATAATATAGTTTTTTAAATAAAATACCAAAAGAATAAATAAGGATAAAAATGTCGAACAAATTAGATGCTTTTTTTAAGAGTTTTGCAGACTCAGAAGAACAATTAGATTTCAGAATGGCTCATGAGACAGTTGGACAAAAGGTCCCTGCTATTTCTTCAGGATCATTACTATTAGATAACGCGCTGTCATCTGGCGGTCTACCCAAAGGCAGATTGATACAGTTTTACGGCGCTCCTGGTAGCGGTAAAACCTTGATGGCTATGATTGCCATCAAAGAGGCACAGACTGATGATCCAAGCGCTCAACAGGTGTTTATTGACGCGGAACAGACATTCGATCCTACTTGGGCAGAGACCTTAGGTTTGGATACTTCCAAAATTATTATCATTGAAGGCGATACGGCAGTAAATGGTCGTAAATGTTTTGAAATGGTATTAGGTGTGCCTAAAGAAGATGCTAAGACTCATATATTAAAAGGTAAATCCAAAGAAGGCTTATTAGATAAGGTAGCTTCTGGAGAATTCAATATTAATTTGGTTGTTTTAGATTCTTTAGGATCTATTATTCCACCAGGTGAAGATGTTTCTGCAATTGGTAAAATGAATATGGCTCTGTTAGCTAGATTCTTAACTACTACTTTCCGTAAACTTTCATTAGATGTTAATAAAGCGAAAGTTCCCTTTATCATTATAAATCATAAGAAAGCTAATATGGATCCGTATGCTTCAGATCATACGTATTCTGGTGGAAATACCTACGCACATTTCTTGAGCGCAAATGTGTATTTTGAACCTGTTAATCGTGCTGATGCAAAAATTTTGGATGAAAAAGAAAATAAGATTGGTCAGACCATTAGGGCTACCGTCGAAAAATCAAAATTTGGACCTTGGCCAAGAAAATGTGAATTTAAGATTGACTTCGGTATCGGCGTTATAGACAGACATCTAGAGATTGCTCAATTAGCTTTAGATTATGAAGTAGTTACTAAACCATCTTCGGTTACTCATGAATATGGTGATAAAAAATGGGTTGGATTTACTAAATTTTGCGACGCTATCAAAGATAGCCCTGAATTAGCACTAGAGTTAGAAACTAAAATTACCGAAGCTCGTGATACGAAATGGGAAAAGAAGCGCGCAGAGCAAGAAGCAGTAAAAAATAAATCAAAAGAAAAAGAAGAAGTTGAAGAGTCTGAAGAATCAGATGAATCAGAACCTAAGAAACGTGGTAGAAAGGCTAAAGCGTAATGTCTAATGATTTGCTAGTACAAGTAACTGGTCTACCAGGAACGGTATCAATTTCTAAAAAACCTCCATACCTTATTGTGTTAGAAGAGACGTCTGGTAAGAGTAAGGTCATTAAAAAATTCATTACTTTAGATAAGCCGGAACTTATGGAGGGCTTCGTGCAGGTGAAGGGTATTTTCTCAGATTTGCCCGAGGATGAGATAATTAAAAGTTTTTTTGACATCTTGACGACGGCAAATAAGGGATTATTCTTAGAAGTGTTGATACCGTGGCACAAAATCTCGTACATAAGAAGTTTAATTTTTAAACAAAAATAAAGAATAATGTTAATAGGAAATAAAGTAAGACATAAGTCAGGTGGACCCGAAATGTGCATTTCGGATTGTCAAAACGGGTGGACAGACGTTGGTGGAAATAAAATTCCACCATGGAAATGTAAATTCTGGAATGAACCAGAAAATCGGTTTATAACAGAAGAATTTTTTGAGCACGAATTAGTTCAAATAGATTAAAAACATAGGAAAATGAGATAATAAAATGACATTAAATAGTAAGATAATTTCAGTTGATAATTTGGTTCTGAATGGTATTTTAAAGGCTATGGAAAGCGCTCCTCAATGGAGTGGTACTATGACTGATTTAGATGCCAGTTTGGTTAAGACTTACAACAGAAATGTAACGAAGTTATCTGCCCTTCCTGGTTCACCAAGTGCTCTGAGAGTGGTAGTAAACAGAATAACAAATCGATTGCGTTCAAGAGGAATCTCTGTGAGATTCAATAGAAGTACTGATCGTACTCGCACTCGTTATGTTAAATTAGTTAAGTAAATAGATACAAGTCCGATAAATGATTTAAAGTTCGTTAATAGAAAAGCACATTGATAGTGCAAAAGATAAATAACGTAGGAGAATAAAAAATGACAACTTTCGGTGAAATTTCATACAGTGACGAAATCCCTTCAGATAAAAAATCCTCATCTTCAAAAGACCTCTTTTTAAGAACGGATGAAGGTGATAACGAAATTAGATTATTAACTAACCCATTCCAGTATTCAGTTCACAAGGTGAAGAAAGATCCTAACAATCCAAAAGATTTTGGTCGTAAGGTTCCATGTTCAGCAGTAAATGGTAGCTGTCCTGCTTGTGATCATGATAAAGCTAAACTACGTTGGTTATACGGCGTTGTTGATCGCAAAACTGGTCAATTCAGAATTTTGGATGTGTCTTTCTCAGTATTTTCTCAGATTAGAAATTATGCCAGAAACACTAAGAGCTGGGGTGATCCAACCAAGTATGACATAAACATTTTTGTCAACAAAAAAGGTGGAGCAACCGGATACTACTCAGTACAACCTCTTCCAAAAGAGCCATTGTCTGCTGAAGATCAAAAAATCAAAGATAATGTAGATTTTGATGATTTGAAACGTAGATCAACTCCTCCATCAGCAGAAGTAGTTCAAAAAATACTGAATAGTGTTTTAGGCGATTCTGATGCTAGTCCTGCCGCAGCTTCTTCTAAGAAAAACGCGGTAGCTGCTCCTAAGAAAGTAGCTCCAGTATCAATGGATGATGATGAGTCAGCCGATGAGTTTCCAGATTATAATGCTAAGTAAGAAATAATCTTCTAACTAAAAGGGAGTCTTGGATATCCAAGACTCCCTTTTGTTGTTTGATATATGATTATTCATGATCAAAAAAATTTTAGGTTTCGATGTATCTTCTTCTTGTATAGGTTGGGGTCTTTTAGAAATAGACGAATCAAATAAAAATATTAAATATATAGATTCAGGTTTAATTGAGCCCACCAAAGATGGCGATATAATTGAAAGATTGTTTCAAACAAAAAATGAAGTATCTTCTATTATGAATAAATGTGCTCCTGATTATATTGGTATCGAAAATATAATTAATTTTATTAGAAATAAGAGTTCTGCTAATACTATCATTACTTTGGCAGTGTTTAATCGTATGGTTGGATTGTTGTCTCGCGAATTTTTAAAGAAAAGCCCAGAATTATTTGGAGTTTTAGATATTAGGCATGGCTTAAAAACAAATAAAATTCTCCCAAAGAAAGAAGATATGCCTGAGCTTGTAGCACAACATCTTGGAATTACATTTCCATATAAATACATTACTCGTGGCAAGAGTAAAGGTAAGGTCCATGTTACTAATTATGATCGTGCTGACGGACTGGCGGTAGCTCTTTATTATGCTTTTAAGTTAACTGGAAGATTGAAAAAAGGTAAGAAATGAATCTTAATGAAGCTAATTCTATTTTAGGAGTATCTCCTGGTATTTCTCCAGAAGATGCTAAGAAAAAATATCGAGAATTGACGAGGAAATACCATCCAGATATTAACAAAGAAGACGGCGCCGAGGATAGGTTCAAAAAAATTAATGAAGCGTACCAATGTATAATAAATGGCAAGGGTAGCGACCCTGAGCCACCTGCTAGGTCCCCATTCAATCCCTTCCAGGGAATTTCTGGATTTCCTGGGGTACATAATCCATTTGGTGGAAGACAAGGGACTCGACCTCCCGAAAATATTTCTTTAAATATTAATGTTTCTTTTAAAGAGTCGGTGTTGGGCTGTCAAAAAGATATTTCTTTTTCTAGACAAGGTAAGTGTCAATCTTGTGAAGGAGAAGGATCTATTAAATCACATAATAATTGTGATAAATGTGGCGGTAAAGGATTAATTGTTGGTCGACAAGGTAATATGATATTTACTAGGACCTGTGATAAATGTATGGGTCAAAATGCAACGACTTCTTGTGACATTTGCTCTGGTGTTGGAAGTATAAATACCCAGGTATCAGGTAATGTACAAATTCCCGGCGGAGTAATAAATGGAAGTATACTTAGATTAAATGGATTTGGAAATTATATTGGTTCTTTTTTAGGTGCTGATCAATATTCTGAAGCACACTTACATATTCGTGTCGAATCAATTGAAGGTCTTCGTTTAGAAAATCAGGATGTAGTTTCAGAATTAAACATTTCTTTATTAGAAGCTTTGACTGGTAAAAAAGAAAAAGTAAATACGATTTCTGGAGAAGTTGAAATTGGTATACCACAAATGACAAGACATAAAGATGAAATGAAAATTTCAAACCTTGGAGTGAATGGTATTGGATTTCATAGAATAATTGTAAATGTCAATTATCCAGATGATCAAGAACAAATAGATAATTTAATAAATGTATTAAATGGTAATGGAACATTTGATCCAAATGACAGAGATCATTTGAGAGAAGACGCTTAAATCATAAGGAAAACATTATGCCGTTTGCAATGAGTTGTACGAATAAAGGTTGTTATAAAACCCAGGAACCATATCTTGATCCAAAAGATGATAAAGTCTATTGTTCAGTCTGCGATAAAGAGATAGCTAATATCAGTTATTTTGCTAAAGTTCAAATGAAAGGTATGAAACAATTTAGGCAAAAAAAATCAACATCTTTTGCGGTAAAGTGCGGTAAATGTGATAAAACAGAACGTCCCAAAGTAGTAAATGATGATGTAGTTTGTGGCGTATGCTCTAAGCCACTAGATAATTTATCATTACCATTCAAAAATATGTTAAAAGAAAAGTTAAAAACAGCAGATAAAGAAATTTAAGAGAATATGTTGAGTAAGATTACAGAAGCCTGCCAATTCTTATTGCAAAATTATCCAGATGCTCAAGATTGCAAATCTTATTTGGATTCCCGGCTCTCGGAAGAGAGCCAGAACAAATTTCAATTTGGATATTTCCCTAATACATTTAATATAAAAGTGTTAACATCTATGATTGGAGAGGATGCTCTTAAGGAGAATAAATTATTTTATTCTCGTGATATCTCGGATTCTTTATCTTCTAGAATTGTTAACTTTTCATATTTTGAAGATTATCCATTAATAATGCCATTTAAGAATTCTTATGGGAAAACCGTGGCTTTAATAGGAAGATCTTTATTATCTGATCAAGATAGAAAAATTAAAAACGTATCTAAATATAAAAACACTGTATTTACTAAAGGCAATTATCTGTTTGGTTTGTATGAATCAAAAGACTCAATTATAGAGAATAACATGGTTTATATAGTTGAAGGACAATTTGATGTTATTAAAGCAAATGAAAAAGGTTTGAAAAATGTGGTAGGATTAGGAAGTTCTAATATGACTGCCTATCAATTTTCTCTCATTAGCAGATACACAGATAACCTTATTCTATTATTAGATAATGATGAGGCGGGGAAAAAAGGCAGAAGTCGTATTGTAGATAAATTTGGCAAATTTGCCAATATTCAGAATTTTTACTTACCTGATGGATATAAAGACATCGATGAGTTCCTTTCTAACAACTCATTAGATGATCATGCCTTTGTCCTTAAAATATAATAAAAATAGTTCAGACACATACCAATGCATAAGTCTATGTATAAAATAGTATGAAAACTATGCATTATATCTATAAAATTACTAACAAAATAAATAGCAAAATCTATATAGGTCAAACAAACAATACATCATTAAGATGGTCACAGCATAAATCAAATGCTAAACATAATCGTGGTCAACAAATTATTACACGCGCTATATCTAAATATGGTGTAGATAATTTTGATTTTGACGTGATCGCATCTTGCAAAACACAAGAAGATACTAATTTAACCGAAGAACAAATTATATTTCAATATGATTCCAGAAATTTGGAAAAAGGATATAATGTTGATGCAGGTGGTAATACCACTCCTAGAACACCTGAAGTTTCAGAAAAGATTTCTAAAAGTTTACAACAACATTATAAAATTCATAGTGGTTGGAATAAAGGTGGAACTTTAACTGAAGAATGGAAAAACAAAATATCTGAATCTCATAAAGGATTACCCGGCACTAATACTGGTAAAACATTTTCCGACGAATGGAAAATGAAAATTTCTAAATCTCAAATTGGCAAAGAAAGAAAAAATATCAGAAGGTTTTCCGAAGATATTGAAAAAGAAATATGTAGATTATATGTAGAAGAAGAAAAATCTATGTATGCTTTGGGTAAACAATTCAATTGTTATCGTACATTAATTGATGATATTTTAAATAGATACGGCACCTATAAGCGGGAGCGTAAAATTATCAAAAATGGTAGGAATCTTTTTACTCAAGAGCGAGAAATAGAGATTTGTGATTTGTTTGTGAAGCAATTTGTTAACATGGTTGAGTTGGCAAAAAAATTTGATTGTGGTAAAACCACAATCAGGGGGATCTTGCTTAGAAATAATGTCAACTTAAAAAGGACTATATGAATAATAAGTTTGAAAAGAGAAAGACAAGGTCCGACAGTTACCAGCACATTTTGCTCGAAACAGTTTGTTCGAACGATATGATGGAAGCATTTAGAAATGAAGATTCAATTTATCATAGATTGAATCCTTTTGAATATAATGAGGATTTGATGGATTTAGAGGATCAATTAAAAAAAGAATTCTGGAGAGTAGTGGATACTCTTTTAACTCCTCGTCAAAAAGAAGTTATTAAGCTTTATGCTGATGGATACACTCAAATGGAAATTGCTAAAATGCTTAACGTAAACCAAAGCTCTATTACCAAATCATTAAATGGTAATGTGGATTATAAAAATGGTAAAAGAGTTTATGGCGGGGCGCGTAAGAAAATCCGTAAAATTATTGAGAATGATGAAAGAATCAAGGACATTCTTAAAAAGATGGATGAATGTCGTAGCGAAAAATGGTAACCACTCGTAAGTCTTGATAATAAAATACAGATATTATCAATATTTCTTTATCTATGGTAGGCATATTATAATTTGGGAGACGAAATGTCCAAGAGTTTTTCGGTAGATTATTCAAAATTAGATACTAAGCTTTATAAAAAAGCTTATCGTTTGCAAGATGTTAAAAATCGTCTTGAAACCGTTGCTTTTGATATTGTTAGATTTAAAGATGGCGACCAAGGTGCCGATCTTTGGCAAGTTCAAAGTGCTGATGATGGTGAGTACATCGTTGCGTTATACCAACCAGATGAAGAAAAAACAGCTGCTACATGGGAAGTCTCCATCAGTAAAACTGCTGGAGATTTACATATTTCTTATAAAGGAGACCCACTAGTTAAGGTGGCAGCTTCCAAATTAGGAATTCCAAGCAAAGAATTACATAAGGTTCCCGAGTATCTGCCTGCTAAGTTGGCGGAAAATAAAAAGTTGGTGAAAGCATTGCTAAATGAACTATCACCTTCTGCCAAAGAAGCTGTATTAAGCAAATACCCAGAATTGGTTTAACCCCACCCCTAATAGGATGCTAAATGAGTGTCGATAAAATCCAGCAATTAATAGGTTCATTAGCTAAGTCAATAGACGATAATGAAAAATTAGCCGTTCCAATTTTGGCAGCTAAATTAGCTAAATATGTGGCGGCTTATCCGCAAGACCAAACTCTTGGGACTATGTCTAGAGTTATAGAAAAAATGTCTTCAAATAACACTTTATTTATCAAAAGAGCTGAATTTAAATCTCTTTATAATAAATTGTATTCTAGAGGCACTAAGGTTGCAGAAATTTTTCAAGATGAACTTGGAACTGTAGTAGAGCCTAGTGGTGTATCTGTTTATCAAAGAGATAACGCGGAAAATCAACTAGATTTATATCATAGTTCAGCAGATCCTATTTTAGCTAATGCTTTAAATAGTGTATTTGATGGTTCTCCTGTAAAAATGTATTCTCAAGAATTATCCAAACAAGCTATTAAAACAGTATCATCCACATTAGATGCTTGGAGCTTAAGACCATCATCTTTAACAGTTGATGATGGAAATGATAAGTTTTTGATGATAAAAGCTAATTATGAAACTCCTAAAGGTGTAACTGGTTTTTATATTCCAATTGAAATACACAATAATAAGATTTCAGAAGCATCTGTATTTATGGGCAATGGTGGTCCAGAAGATTTGAATAATACAAATATCAAATCTTATTTAAGAACAAATGCTGGTTCTAAATTAAAAGCTAATGGCTCTGCCATATTAGGTCTATTAACTACTGCGGCTACAGAGAAGAGAGAGATTAGTGGCGCCGAATTAGCTCTCACTAAATTACATGCTACAAGACAAGGAAAAGCAGAGTTCTTTCAAAATCAAATTGTTGGGCAAAAGGTCGCCGAGGCTGCGGTCAAAGATGTTGCTCTTCCTAAGTCAGATGAATTTAAATCATTCGAGGAAAAATTCGCTTCACCTCAGGGTATAGCGACGTTTCAATTTGGTGAAGAAACTGTTAAATTAGCTCGTGAGTGTATCGCTAGAGAATTAGTTGGTTTTGGTCATAAAAATCCTCAGGTAGTCGTTTCAGGCGCTGAACAAAATACAATTTATATGGGTGTAGCCCTAAATCACGGTCGCCTCGGATTTACAGTTCCAATTAGAATAGCTAATGGAAAAATCTCACCACCATCAGTTATACTTTGTAATGGAACTATTGGATCTTTCAGTCAAGAAACCATTAGTGCATTAACTGTTGATAATAAATCAGATTATAAAGCAGCATCTGTTGCATCTCCATTATATGGTCTTAAACCAAGTGAATTAATAACAAATATTAAACATGCTTTAGGTGAAGGAAATCATGATAAAGCTATGGACGCTTTGGATGTATTAAGAAGTGAAGGTGATGCTAAAGCTTATGCATTTGGTTTACAAGCTTTTATGCAAGGATTATCTGGAAAAACTGCAACTGCCGAATCAGAACATAAATGTAGCATGATGATTAAGAGTGCTTCAAGTGAACAACCAGTATGTGGTCATACGGGTTTACCAGTTCATAAAACCTATCTTGATAAAGAGGGTAACTGTAGACCATTATATAGAAAAGGCATGGATGAGGGTTACGAAGCCGTGACTTTTAACAATCACAAAATTTTTGGATAAAAATGCAAGATACCGTAATCAATTTAGCTGAAATTATAAAAAAGAAATATTCTTTATATGCTGAAGCTGCCAGTTCTCCAAAAGAATTGGTAGAAGAAGCTAAGAAAGAAATAATCTTAGCTTATAAATATCATATTAGCGAAAATGCTAAAGACCCTGTGTTGCAGATTGTTGCAACGCAATACGATGAACCATGGTCTAAAAAATTCGTGAAATTGATTACTGAATTAGTTTCTCAAATTGATGAATTATCACCTGCTGAAATATTCAAAACAACTAATCATTTATTGGGCATGATTTCAGATTATAAATCAGATCCTGAGAAAAAGGTCAGAAATTTCATTCATGACTCAGTAAAGATTACTAGACAACCAGATAAAGAGTATCGTGAACGTATTAAATCTAAATTTGAAACAGCGATAAAAGGTTTATCAGGTCTTTTAGAAAAAGCGGCACGTAAATTAAAAGCTTTTTCTCCTGGAACTCCATTGGCTGGTGGCACAGTTGATCCACAAAGAAAAGAATTAAGTAAAAATCAAATACGTATGTTTATGTACACTCCAATTGCTGCATCTTACGGTTTAGATAATATGGATATGATGACTAAGATCTTAGAAGATCTCAGCTTAAAACAAAAATTAACAACCATAATTAATGCTATAGAACGTGGGCATTGTCCTGCTGATGGTCCTGAAATGAGAGAAGCTGTTGCTGAATTGGCAGAATTAGCTAAACAAAAATTTTCTACCAATACAAGTTTTTTTGAACATGATATTGAGCCAGAATCAGAACAGGATCCAGAAGAACTACAAAGAGCCGATCTATTTAGAGTAAAAAGAGAGCAAGCCGCTGAATTAGCTTCAGAAGAAGAAAGAAAAAGACTACAATCTCTAATTAGAAAAAGAGATGAAGAAGCTCATCAAAACAGTATAGAAAAAGATCGTGATCGCCTTATTCGCAGCGATGGCGTATTGAAACTTCTTAATAAACTTATATTAAAGGGAACCTATGAGAATCGCTGAATTATTAAATGCTATAGCATCTTGGTTAGAGAGTCCTAATAATGAAGCTCTCATGTTGGCAGAAGCTGATAACAATTGCGCGACAATTGTTGCAGAGTCATGTGTATTAGCTGCGCAATTATTAAAAACAGCTGCTGATCAGGTAGATGAATTAGAGCCTGCTGCTGAATCTTTAATTACTCCAGATTCCATAGATGGAGTCGCCGCATTGGCTGGTGTTTTTGATAGATCTGGAGATCCTGAATTGAAAAAACAAGCTTCAGTTATTGATGAACTTCTATTAACTATTGCCGCACCTCCTAATGTATTGGCAGAAAGAAAAGATTTAGAAGATAATAGAATTGAAGAGCTGAAAAAAAAATATGAAAATCCACGCAAAGAATTAGATAAAACTAATAAGATAGCTGATTCTAATAAAGCTCTTGATAAGAGTCAATATATTAAAGAGTATAAGATAATGGAAGCTCCATTATCTTCTCGTTATTGTCCTGATCATCCCGGTGCACAAATTGCCCGAATTGGTGAGCATATGTGGCAATGTGATTTAGATAAAAAAACATATAATTTTGAATCTGGATTTACATTAAATAATGGGTCAAAAGTTCCTGGGGGCGATGTTTCACAACAAACTCAAGGATTAGGAGTGCCAACACATTCTATATTTGATACACGTGAAGGGCGCTTGAATAGCAACTAATTATAATTTTATGTTATAGCTCATATGTTATGCTATTTAACGAACTCGTACAAATTGTAAACATATGAGGATACGCTATGAATAAAAATGCTTTACGTAAGATACTCGATCATCCCGATAAAGATGAAATAATTTCTAAATTAGTATTAGGAATACCATTAAGAGATGTACATGAATGGTTGAAAGGTAAATACACAAATGTTAGCGAGGCTAAATTTGTCATTCCTGAAAAGAGTATTAAGTCTTTTCAAGAAAATTATCTTGATCTTTATAGTATGATTCAAGAAGATTTGATTAAATCACGTACAGCTGTAGCTACATCTACGGAAGATGATTTGCAATTAACTATTAAAAACTTACCTGCTTATAAAGCAGTAATGTTAAAATCAGCAGAAGAAGAATTAGACATTAGACAAATAATCAAAAGAATGGTAATGGGTTTAGAAACTCGTTTTTCTCAAGTATTTGATGAAATTCAAGAAGATCCTAGAAATATAAATACTAGAATAGATCGTTTAATGATTGAGTATGCCGAAGTTCTTGGCGGCTTATTAGAAAAATGTTATAAATTCACTGAAGTTCCTGCGGCTAATCAGGTCATTCAACACAATGTAACTTTGCAGGTGGTAGACCAGCATATTACTGTATTTTATGATGTAATCAAAGAAGTACTTTCTCAAATGGATCTGGAAACATCTTTATACTTCATGGAAGTATTTAATGAAAAAATGTCCAAATTAAAAGCCCCAGAAAAGGAAGCTGGACCTAGTTCAGAGATGAGATTAGTAGAAGCTAAGTTACTTAATGAAACCATCAATAAAAAAATTAATTAAAGAGAGTATATCTTATGACTGAAATGAAAGGTAAATTTCTTCCTGAACAATCATGGTTTGATTTAGTTCATTCCACTCGTAAACCTGTGGAAGATGAAGTGAATCAAAATCCTGTTGCATCGCAACATAAGATAGAAGACCTATTGAAATTTTTTCAAAAAAATAAGATTAGATATGATGATATTGATCCAGAAGAAGATTTCTTAAAAAATTTGAAGCATGAAGATGCTTATGAGAAAAAGAAAAAAGCTTATCCAAATAACGAAGTTTATAGAAACATTCCTGGCGAAAGAGATCAGTCAAAATGGTTACAAACTGTTAAAGAAATTTATTATAAAGAAAAAGACGGAATAGATCGTATAGCTGCAATTAAACAGGCTACCAATAATTGGAATGTTAATGAAACATATGATTTTTTGAATTGGTTAAAGTTTTATGAATCTGGTTCACATATGAAATACAAAATGGCGCAGTCATGGTATGAAAATGGCGCTCCAGGATATTTTCTTCATATAAAACCAGATGCTAAAAAAGAAGAAACCAATATAAATGGTAATGATGTAGATAAAGCGCATGATGCAATATCAAATGAATTACCAGCTAATGAAAGAAAAAGAATCATAGAAAAACAAAGAAGTAAAATTATTGGAAGATTAGATTCTGCTGAAAAGTTACTTCGAACACATGAAGGACAAATATTTGCAGGAAGAGAATTTGAATCTTTGCTGGAAACTATTTATCAATTAAAGAAAAAAGTACAGTTAGTTAATAAAATCAGTACTTCTACTAGATTGTACGAAGATATGATTATTCGTGAAGCTAATATCATGAATAAAAAGGGATTCGTTAAAGCTGCTAATTTATTGTTTTCTATTTCTCAAGCCAATAATCCTCCTCCTGATGGTACTGGTACTCCAGGCACAGCTCCAGCTATTACTCCGCCATCTCCTGCGCCTCCAGCACAGAGTAGCGGGGCTGTTGGAGGATTACCATCTATGGGTCCAGGAATGCCTCAAACTCCACCAGAGAGTGCTCCTAATGAAAATCCTGTACCTAAAGGTATTGCCGAATTTTTACAAAACTTAGATCCTGCAAAAAAAGAAAAAGACAAATCATTGTCTGACGATGTATTAGAAGTCAGTGATACTCTTGATGTTAATGATTCTGAAAGTGAAATTTTAGTAACCGAAGCTCAAGAAGTTCCTGCTCCTTCTCAGCCCGCTCCGCCTAAGTCAAAGGCTCCACCAAAACCTAAAGCTCCGTTAGGCATTGAGACTGAGAGTCCATTGGAAGTCACTGATAATGTCGCAGAAATTAATCAAGATCGAGTCGCTCCACAAGTTAGAGATTTCGATCGTATGATAGATTCTGCTTTTGCTAATTTAAAAGTATCAGATGTAGTAGCCAAACTTGAGGATTTAGCTAAAATCTTCAAAACTAGAGAAATACCAAGACAATTATCTATTGTTGATATGATGTTGGATAGTTTAGGATTAGCCGCATACTTCCCCTCATTATCAGAAGCTACAAATAAAGCATTAGAATCAAACAATTATATCTCCACTCGTGTCGATGATATTTTGGCTAAACTACATGGTAGTATTGCTACAAACGAAGTTGATTTAAGAGGAGAGTCTAAACCACTATCAAGTTCGCCTGAAATCGATTCATTAAAAAATAAATTGAGACAAGAAGAAGATAAAGATAAAGCTAGAAAGAAACTTAGAAAAGATCAAGCCAATCAAGAATTAATGGATGCGGCTCAGCCAAAAGAAACTCCTGACATAGAAATTGAAGAAGATTTAAGTAAACCTACTGCAGAAGAAGCCGCGCCGCCAGTACCAAAACCAGCTCCTGTAGCACCACCACGTCCAGTCACTAGGTAATATAAATTATGAAATTGCGTGAGCTACTTTCTATAATGAAATCAGTACAAGAACGTGCTGGCACATCTGTACCATACATTTGTGGCGGCACGCCACGCGATAAATATATGAAAAATCTGGATAATATTTCAGATTTAGATATTACCACAGGTGATAAGACAGTTGATCAGCTATCCCAACTGTTTGCAGAAGAATTAAAAAACAAATATAATGTTACTCGTAAATCCATGGATGATGGTCATAGTACCATTTTTGTAGGTAGTTTGAAAGTAGATTTTTCTTCTAATTTTAGTGTGCCAAATATAATAAGCATTTTAAATAAAATTGGAATAAAAAATCCTTCAGAAATGCAAAAAGAAATGTTTAGCAGAGATTTCACTTGTAACGCGCTGTTATTATCTTTAGATTTAAAAAATATTATTGATCCTACACATAAAGGATTCCAGGACATTAAAGAAAAGAAAATAAAAACTTGTTTAAGCCCTGAAATTACTTTGACCTCAAATAGAAATAGAGTTATTAGATCTATTTATCTAGCTTCAAAATTAGGTTTTGATATAGATCAATCTATTATCGATTTTGTAAAGAAAAATCCTAATTCTGTAAGAATTGCTACTGAAAAATCAATAACTGAAAAATTGAATGAAGCATTCAGTAAAGATGCCGATCGGGCAAGTTGGTTTTTGACAAAAATGGATCTTTGGAACTATGTGCCTATTTCTGAAAAAATGTATCCATATTATCAGACACATGTGAAAGGCAGCATCAATGCCCCTAAATAAATTCATTTTGTGGCACACCAATAACATTGGAAAAAAGGTAAATGAGTTTACCGTTGGGGAGTTTAGAGAAAAAAGAGGAAATTTTTTCTACGTATTATGTAAGTGTTCATGTGGTAAAGACAAGTTCGTAAAACTGTATAATTTAGCAAATAATAGCGCTATGACATGTGGACATACCAGATATACTTCTGAAATACAAGCTAAGAAGAGTAGAAAACAAAATCCACAATTAACCTCTATTAAGCGCGTATACAAAAACTATAAAAGAAATGCGGACGATACTTTGACATTAGAACAATTTATGTTCTTGTCTCAAAAAGATTGTGTGTACTGTGGATTGCCACCACTTAAAACATATAATTATTTCACAGATATTTCATATGGAAAGAAATCTACACAATATTCTATAGATAATGGTAATTATGTATGGAATGGTATTGATCGTATAGATTCATCTAAGCCTCATACTATAGACAATTGTGTAACGTGCTGTTACATTTGTAATAGGGCAAAATCAGATATGTCTATAGAAGAGTTTTACAAATGGGTTGATAAAATATCAGCTTACAAAGTGGGCTCAAATGTATAAAAAATCTTATTTTCAAGGTACGGAAGAGCCTACTCCTAAGAAAAAGAAGTATAAAACAGAAAAAGCTATTTTAGTACAACCTAGATTTAAAGAACCATTTTACCGAAATTATGATTTATATGAAACAGAAGGCGTTAACGGTAAACCTAAATCAGGTCCCGGTGCCGGCTGGCATAACATGCATAAATATAAAAGCATTAAAGAATTCAGAGATGTAAAACGTAAACATCTAGAAGATAAATACAAGGCTGATGATTTTTATATTGAAGATACAGATTCTAATAGAAAAAAACGTATTCAAAAAATGAAAATAAGAGCAAAGTTAATTAGTAAGATTATAAAATCTGCTATTGATTTTGCTATTGATGATCAAATTAATGATCCAATAGCTTGGGATTCCGGATCATATATTGATGGTGCTCAAATAGGAGGGCATCTTGATCACGCGTTGCCCTTAGATGATTTTGAAGGTAAAAAACCTGAAGAATTAGATTTTGGAAGAGATTATGTTGATGAGCCTAAACCCAATGTAGATAAATTAATAAATAAATATCTTTCACCTAAAGAACCACCAATGTATGGATTACCTGATGGTATAGAGCCTATAGAAGATTTAGATTCTCCAAGCGATGAACAGCCGCAGTATGGTACTACGGATTCTGGAAACTCATCATATAATAAAATGTGGATTTAATTTGGTTATTATTACACATATAAATGATCATATAGAAGATTTAAAGGAACCCATATGTCACTGTTTGAATCAAATGCGCAACAACTAATCATAGTGGATCCTAGCGAATTCTCAGAAGGAGACGCTGGAATTCCAATGATACCAATGGATCATCCATTAGAGGTGACAGATAGTTTTCATGATGATCATGAAGGATTATCAGTTGCAGAAGAACATAGCCCCGCAGAAGTAGTCATTGAATTAGGCTCATTACCTGGTGCCCCAGAAGGCACAGAAGATCCTCAAGAACCTCAACTAGAAGTTGTTGATGAAGAGCCCGAGCTAGATGAAAATGATGCTAAGAAACCTAAGAAAAATGAAAAGTGGGATTGGGAATCTCATGGACCCCATGGTTTCGTTGCCTGGATTAAAACCAGAATTGATGACGTGCCAAAACATTCAGGATATGACTCATCCGGTCTAGAAAGAGCTGTTTCATATCTGGACAAACTAGATAGTGAAATCTCCAAAGCTATGCGTTTAGATTTAGATGGAGAATTAGACGCCAATAAAATTGAAGAAGTAAGATCAAAAATTGATGATGGTATCTCTAAATTACATGACAGATTAGATAAAGTTAGAAAAAATACCAAGGGTCGTAGAAAAAAGAAATCAGAAGCCGAACACTCCTTAGTTAAAGAAGGTCAAAAAATTACCGGAGTTCAAGGAGTGTATATCACTGTACCATTATTAATCTCTGGTATTGGCAGAGTATGTATTAATGGAATGATTTCAGCCGGACATGATATCGAATCTACCTACGCCGACCAAGTTAAAAAATGGGCTCTTAATGAAAGAGAAAAAGCAGAAGTGAGATGGTTCTTATATGATATGGGTTATCCAATGCGCGGCGACCGCGGATACATGCCTGACGAAGAAGTAGATCCCGCATCTTCCGATAATTTTGATTGGCAAGCTAACTACAAAGGATAACAAATGTCAAAATACATGAGACATCAACCTATCATATCTAGAAACTCTGAATCCGAACTAGATGAAGATAATTGGTTAAATCGTATCGAAAAAACTTTACAAAAAGAAGCCGTTCAACCCAAAAGAATAGACCAATCTTTATTTGAACAAATAAATACCATCATGAACGGTAAGTCTAAACACACTTCAGTTCAAGCTGCCGTAGATGATATGATGAACAGAAGCGGGGTTAAAGCTTATATGGATAAATTAAACAAAACATCCAAAGAAAATGCTTCTCCCAGAAAAACTGCCTCAGATACAAATCAAGTAATAGATAAAAAAATACCAATCGAACCAGTTGTATTTCAAAAATGCCCCTCAGCTAAAAATACATTAGCAAATATCATTACGTCCAGTCATGGTCACTTACCAGTACCAGCTATCATTGCTAGAATAAAAGCAATTCATGATAAAGATGTATCAGATGCTAAAGATTGGGACGGCGATGATTTGATTAGAGCCGTCAGTAGAATGAATCTACAAGAAAAAAGCAAAAGTTACAATAGCGAATCAAATACTAGTACCTTAGGTCTACAAGATGATTTAAGCGATAAAGATATCGATCCATCAAATAATGATGCGTTTCACGGATTAAACCCCGTCAAGTTTTAATTCTCTCTTGTTCTTCGATAACTTACTACAATTGCAATTAAAACACAATATCTGTAACCCCAAATCCGATGGATAATCATTCTTGATTATCCATCGATACATTCTAGAACCAGTATGACATTTCAATTGACGGCGCTGCTCAGCACCGTCATTTTCTTTATGATCTATCGTTAATCTCTCTATCCTATCTTCATTGCATTCCAAACATATCCCACCATAATTATCTATTACTTTAATCTTATCACGTAAAGCATATTTATCCTTGTATTCTACATTTTTACTACAATTATAGCACAACACTTGGTAACCATCCTTCATCACTGGCTGATTAAATAACCATTCATAAACATTTCCAACTTCTTTTCTATGTTTACCGCCATTGTTATTGATATGATCAATTGTTAACTTATCATAATCATCTTCCATACATAATTCACACTTGTTTCCATAAGCGAAAATTACAGCACTTTTTCTTTCTCTAGTGCGGGCAAGTTGTTTATCATTGTATAAAGAATCTTTACTGTGAGTTCGTTTATCCTGTATTTTTCTACAGGGCTTACAGATATAATGAGAAACTTTTTTGTCATATGATGCCCAATTTTCGTCACTAAGCATAATGGCACATTTGATACATGATCTTGGACTGCTATTTTTCGTTGAGTTCATAATTGTACATATATCTTCATTTTATGTATGATTGATATTAATGGAAATCTAATAGATAGTAAAGCAATGTTCGATAAGCTGAAGAAACAGCTGTTAAAACTTGATCCAGTTTCGTTTTGCGAGAACTACTTAACCCTTGAAGGGGAGCCTTTCCGGCTTAGTGGAAACGGTTATAAACCCTTTGCAGATATCTATCGGTACATTGGTATTAAAGCATTAGAACCGGGAGCCAAGCCAGTTATTATTGTAAAGGGTCGTCAGGTAGGAGGGACTACTATGGCTGGTGCTCTTGAAATGTATTTCATGGGTTCTGGACTTTTTGGTAATGGAGAAAATCCGCCTATTAGAATCATTCATGCATTCCCGCAGTTAGAGCTAGCTGCTGCTTATTCAAAAACTAAATTGAATCAAATGATTTTCCAATCATTACCAGTTGAAGGCGAAGTTAAAAAGCCGGGAGCTAAAGTCAAGTCATACATGCAATCATTGTTGGATCAGACTAGTGCGACGAACGATTCTTTACATTTCAAACAGTTCTTGGGTGGAAACCATCTTTGGATTGAATCTGTAGGGCTGGATGGAGATCGTATCATGGGTCGTACGGCTGACGTGATATTTTTTGATGAAGTTCAGAAGACTACGAGTATGGCTATTGGAAATTCATTGAAAGTTTTAACGGCTTCTAAATATGGAGCACCTACTAAGGGAGTTCAAGTATATTTCGGAACTCCTCGTAGGAAGGGATCTGATTATCATAAGATGTGGCAGAGCAGTACTCAGCAATATTATTATTTAGGATGTGAGAAGTGTGAGAAACATTTCCCTCTTTATACTCCTGGTAGTGATGATTGGGAGAAGATTTGGTTATACGGATACATTGTTAAATGTGTTCATTGTGGTCATGAGCAAGATAAGAGACATGCTGCTGATAGGGGTAAATGGGTTTCTACTAAACCGGAGAATGATTCAGATTGTAAAATGATTGGATTTCATATTAATCAAATTTACATGCCTAGATTTACTAAAGAAGATTTGATGAATGAAAAGCCAGGTAATCATCCTATTAATACTGAGCGTGTTTATCAAAATGAAGTTCTTGGAGAGTTCTATCAAGGAGATGCTTCGCCTATTACTGTAGAAGAGATAAGAGAGATTTGTGGAGATGTTGGTAGAAAATACAGAGGTAGAATAGAGCCTGCACAAGACCAAATGGTTATTCTGGGGATAGATTATGGTGCTAGAGCAGACTTAGAGCAAATGGCAAATCCGGAGAAAGTTAATCTTACGGGGCAGTCTTATAGTACGGCTGTTGTGCTTTTGGCGAAGGGTCCTAATTTACTATCTATTGAATTTGCCACAAAGTTTAAAAGAAATGATTTTGAAAGTAAAAAGGGGTTGATTGATCAAATTATGAGACAGTATAGTGTGCAGTTAGCTATTGGAGATATTGGATTCTCTCAAGATTTTTCAACTATGATGCATACTGCTTATGGTGACAGATATTTAGTATCACGGGCACATAATAAAGTAAACAATCATGTTAAGTATTCTACTGATGCATTTCCAAAAGAAATAGTATTCGAGAGAGATTATTATATTTCTGAGATGTATGAATGGATGAAGAAGGGAAACATTAGATTTCCTTTGGGTAGTCATGAGCAATTAGGCTGGTTAATTGATCACTGTGCTAGTATGGAGATAAAGCCATCTATTTCTAAATTTGGTGATCATAGTATTCATTATGTTAAAGGTGGTACGCCAAACGATGGTTTCATGGCGTTATTAAATGCTTATATAGCTTATAAATTTATTGTAACTAAAGGGTTTTCTACCAATAATCCTTTACTGCAACTTTCCTTTCAAGAATCTAAAAAGCCTTTAGCTCTGGCTGCAAGGATCCCGCGTCGATTTTAAGGGGCTGATATATTTAGTAATATAAGGTATAGAATGGATAGTATATGAGGTATCATGCCTATTGATAAAGTTTCTAAAAAGTGGGTTGGACCTTCCAATTCTGAACAATTTTTGCAACAACGATCTTCGGTGCCGCCAGTTAGTTCATTGATGGCGCAGGGCGTTTCTGGATTTCGCAGAGATGTTTTGGCTGAAGAGGTAGAGCAAGGATTATTTAGAGATGGATCTGCTCCAGCTAATAAGAAAAATGAGCCAACCTATAATTCTCATGTTGTATCCTCAGTTGGTAGAAATAAATTTGCTCAAGTAATTAGTGGTGGAGGTAATTTTCGTGGAGGTATTGGAGATACTGTAAAGCAGGCTCCTGAAGTTTACTCACCATTATGGCTGAGTAGTAATCTTAATCTTCCAAGAGATCGTCCTACTATAAATGCATGGTGTCGTAGTTTTTATGCTCTTAATCCATTCGTGCATAATGCTATTAATTTACACAGTACTTATCCTATTAGTAAATTAAGTATTAAGTGTCCTAACAAAGATATAGAAAAATTCTTCAATGATATGATTGAAGAAATTGACCTGATGAATATTTGTGTGCAGATTGCACAAGAATATTGGTTATTGGGTGAGGCTTTTGTTTACGCAGAATTAGATGAAGGTCGTGGAAAATGGGGAAGGTTAGTAATACAAAACCCAGATTACATGTTAGTTAAACGCACAGTAATTGCTAACGAACCAATGATAATGCTTCGTCCTGATGAAAATTTAAAAAAGATTGTATTTGGTACTAAGCCAACAGATATTGAACAGAGAAAACAATTGAATCAGTATATGATTGATTCAATTAAACGTGGGGAAAATATTCCTTTAGATAATTTCAATGTTTCACATTTGGCAAGAAGAATTAGTCCGTACGAAATACGTGGCACTGGATTGCCAGTATGTATTTTCCGTCAGCTTATGTTGTTTGATAAGATGAGAGAATCAAAATATGCACAGGCTGATAATATGATTAATCCTTTGACTTTGGTCAAAGTTGGTGGTGAAGGCAATGATGCACTTCATCCTTCTTTTGTAGATTTAGAGGCGTGGAGAGAAGTATTTGAAGCGGCACAACATGATAAAGATTTTAAGATCTTTACACATGCAGGGGTAACTGTTGAAAGAGTTGGTTATGGACAGGGTATTTTTGATATTTCTGGAGATATAACACAATTAATTAAAGAAATATATATTGGATTGCAAGTACCCCCTGTTTTAATGGATGGTGGAGCTGATACGACCTATGCAAACGGTGGTGTGGCGTTAGATGTATTAAGACAGCGTTACATGCAATTCCGTAATATGTTGTCAGCGTGGTTAAAGACTAAGATTTTTGCACCAATTTCTAAAATTCAAGGATTTTATGATTATTCTGGTGGAGAGAAACAATTAATTATACCAGAAGTTGATTGGAATCACATGTCATTATTTGACGCTGGTGATTACATTAACACACTTATTACTTTGACACAGGGACAAGACGATCAAAAAAGAGCATCTTTACATACTTTGTATAGATCAATGGGTCTTGAATTTGAAGATGAAGTATTAAAAATTCGTAAAGAAGCTATTCAAAATGCTATTGCCAAAAAAGAAAAAATGGCATTAGAAATGATGGATCTGAATTCATTACGTTCGTTAGATGATCAAGATGAAATTCCACAACCACAGGGTATGCCTCAACCTAGTGCAGATGGTGCAGTGCCAGGTCAAATGGGTGCTCCACCTATGGGTATGCCGGGAATGGATATGATGCCACCTGGTGGTATGAGTCCTCCTGCAACGCCTCCTCCTGGTGGAGAATCATTACCACCACCAGCGCCTGGTGGTGGACCGCCGCCCGCGTTATAACTTAACAGTATAAAGACCTCGGGTCTTATGTATAATCTTGTATTGTTTTTACAGATTCCATAAGACCCGAGGTTTTTATTATGCAAAGAACTGCCCAAAAAAGAAGTATTCTTAATAAGCTTAGAGAAATGACTGATGTTGGTCGCATTGCCACAGAGAAATATTTCAATCCTGAATTCAAAGAACTAATAGATCAGTTGAGAGGTATTGATGATGGCGCGCGAGCAATAGCTGCGGGTGAGCAGGTTGGAGAAGCATCGGCGCCATCAGATGCAACAAGCTTAAAAGATTTGCTTAAATCTGCCAAATCAAATATTAACAGACGCGAATACATGAAAGCTATTTCCGATTTGGGAAGATTTCATAAAAAAGTTTTCGACATGGTACAATTGTTGGGCGTATTCAAAAGTAACATCGAAAAAATTCATGAGAGATTTTTATTTCAAGATATCGACGATGATACTAAAAAGCACTTATCATCTTTCAAAGATAGGTGGAAAGGGGCTTCCGCAAAACCAGGTTATTTTATTAAAGAAGCTAATATATTAGATTTCTTTACTAACATTGCGACTGAAAGAGGAAGAGCATTATCTACTTGGGAAAAAAGATACCCACATAGAGTTAAGCAAATGAAGACTGATGTAGCTTCATTACTAACAGCTTCCGAAAAGCTATTAAGTGTCATTTTGGGCACATTGAAAGATTTGGCAAAAGCCAGAGCTACTAGAAACCCGGACAATTACATTACCATTTCCAATAAAATAGGTGGTGCTTTTAAAATTTATGATGACGGAGATCATGGATTCAAAAAGTTCTATGAAACTCATGTTAAAGGATTTTTGGAGAAACAAGAATTTTTTGCCCCAACAAAAATAGATGATACTTCTAAACCTAAAGAATTGGGACAAAAAGATATTGGAACTCCTTTAGCGCCTACTATTCCTCCATTGTCAGGACCTGGATTGGATTTTGATCAAACTCAAACTTTGGTTAAATATCCTGGGCAACCTACACCGGGTTCGCCTCCAGTACCACCATTAGGTAAAATTCCTACATTACCACCTGTGCCTAGAATACACCCTAGAGTGCAACTGGATCCAGAAGCTCCAAAGAGTATGGCTGATAGAGTCAAATTAGTTAATCCTATGAATCAAATCGATACAGGAGCCACTTCTGTTGATTTGACAATGCCAACTATACAACTAGATAATCCAGTAATTGAAGATATAAATCCTGAAACTGGAGAAATAACTCATAAAACTTCACATTTATTAAATAATTTTAAAATAGCTGCTCATCACAAACAATTTTTTGCTTCTTTATCCTCATTGAATGAAGAGTCTCCTATTTTAATTGGAGCGCATATATCTAAATATGCTAGATCTATTATGGGGACAGACCCTGAAACAGCTATCAAGCTATTACAAATTGCTAAATCTGTTAAAGGATAATCATGGGAACCAGGGTTAAACGCGTCAGAACAAACATTTCTGCCGAGCAGATGGCTAATGCCATAACTGTTGGTTGGAAAGAGCTATTTGGCGTTACCCCTTCTAAGCAACAAGTGGCAATGGTATTAGCTCAAAATGCATTAGAAACGGGTCACAGAAAAAGCATGTGGAATTATAATGTTGGTAACATTATCACCAACGGTAATGATTCCTATGATTATTTCGACGACTTAACAACAGATGAGCAAATAAAACCTGGAACTTGGAAAAAGATGAATCTTAAGTACAGAGCTTATCCATCATTGGATGCTGGAGTTAAGGACTATTTAAAATTCATTAGTGGTAAAAAATACAGTGGTGCTTGGAAACATATTTTGAATCCTGATCCTGTAGCTTTTTCTAAAGCTCTTAAATCAGCCGGATATTATACTGTTAATGAAGCAGCATATACAAAGACTTTATCAAAACTATATGACCAATATTCAGGATCAACCGTGAAATCTAAAATCCCTTTATCTAACATACCACAAAATGACAATAATTTATCTAATATAATAGATAACTATTTGCAAATGGTAGCCGCTTCAGAAAAGAGCAATAAAAAATTGTATAAACAATTTTTGCCTTATCATAAATTTTTAATTAAGATAGAATCTCAAAATTATACAGATTCTATTGAGTTTGCTCGTATAGCTTGTACAGCGTTAGAGGAAGAATTATTAGCAAAAGCTTATACCCACACAAACGGACAATGTGTAGAAATTGAGTGTGAAATACCTGGACCACAAAAAGAATGTATAAATTTGACCAGGGAAATTTTATCATCTGTTGAAGATGCTTTTTGTGCAGCTACTAAAAAAATCGGCGGTATAGTTATAGCCACAGATTGTATTACTAATACAATTTCATCATATCAACAAATCAGTTTTAAACAGGCTGATTTTCAACGTGAACAATTTTTGCTGAAATTTAATAAGGGACAATAATGGCAACAGAATCTGAAGTTCAAAAAATGGCTAGCGAATTAGTTGGCTCTGGCAAAACTTTCGCCGAATTTTTGGCAGAATTGTTTAAAGATAGGTTTATAGAAATTTACTTAGGAGATTCTTACGAAGAAGTTAGTATGGAACAAACCTCTACCTCTTACCCTGCAGTTTTGTGTGGTAAAGTTGTAACAGCATATAGAGAATGTTTGGTTATTAATGCGGCTTATGTAAGTGGCGTTCCTAAGCCAGGTAAACCACAGCAATTGCAACTAGGCAACTTATTATTTGTTAATGAGAGATCAATTCGTGCTTTAACTGAAATTGATGGTAAAGGAATTTTGGAAGATATGTTATTAAGAAGCAGGCACTCTTTAGATATTAAAAAACACTTTATAAAATAAAACCCTATGTACAATATAGATTATATTACCAAATTAGCTGATAATTATGAACAACAATGTTCGTTAATTATAAAAGAAGGGCGTATTGAAAAATTGCCCAATGGTAAGTATCGTGTATTGTCAGAAAAAGGCAAAAATCTTGGAACGTCTGATTCTCATTCAGGTGCTGAGAAATGTTTACAGCAAGTCGAATATTTCAAACATAAAGATCAGCATCAAGCAGAAGATAAAAAAATAATTGATTTAACTAAAGCAGATGAATTTGCATATTCTGCCATAATGAGATGTTTAAATCAGCAAGCATCTAGAGAACAGGTACTTGATTTTTTAAGATTTTTCAAAAAGGAATTTGATAAAGCTCTTAAGAAAAAATTACAAAAACCCGAAAAAATAGCATTACAAAATTCTTTAATAAGTTTTAATAAAATACATCCAATTAAATTAAAAAGAAAATTAGTTAAAACTGCCGCAACTAGTGAATTAGGAGATCCTATTTTAGTAGGTAAATATTTGGCTGATATTATCAAATTTACATTAAACAGAATTTCTCCTGAAAGACGACCTGCATCTTTAGCTAAATTAAGAACTAAGATTTATCATCTTAATGAGCAACAGCTGGCTAGTAAAGTAATGCCGCCATCTTCCTCTATGGGACAATCTATTACATTTTTAAAACATGTATTGTTCAATCATGATGCCCAATATATTAGAGAGGTATTAAATAACGTTACAAGGAATTTGATATGATTCATAAGTTAAAAAAAATAACTAATGGTTTGTATCGTGGATCAGCACCTTCCCCTAAAGATGTAGAGTGGTTAAAAAATACTTTAGGTATCAAAAAAATTGTTAGTTTAGATCAAATATCTGGAGATAGAATTGATCGTATTTGTCAAGCTTTAGGCATTGAACATTTGAATGTGCCTATTGATCATACTAAAGCGTCTTTGGTAAGACTATTATCTAATAATTTAAAAAAACTACTATTGGATGGTGGTCCAACTTATTTACATTGTTTGCACGGTAAAGATCGTACGGGTTTAATATCAGCATTATTTAAATGTAAATATATGGGAGTTAATCCAGAAAAAGCTATCAGGGAAGCGGAGTCTTTAGGTTTTGGTATCGGTGTACATCCGGCTTCTGTAAATTTATGGAAAAAATTAATTAGAACCTGTAAGCCTTCAAAAGATGTTAATAATTCAGATATAGTTTCAAATCAAAGAGAATTTTCCGGAGATAATCGTGATTCATTTCTGGACGAAGGTCATCAAGGATCTTTCTCTCCGTATTTAAGTGTTACTAGGCAAAACCCTATAGATGCTGTATATACATATATGAGCGACCAATATCCTACTAGAGAAAATTATAAACCTCGTGAATCAATAGAAGAATCTGCTGAAGTTAAAAATGATGTTATTCCACAAGTGGGTGTTTTTAATAATGATGCGGGTGGGCGTGGATTTGGACCTACAGAAAACTATTCCGGATTTTTCTACGATTAAATAGAGATAAGAGCATGAATATGATTAAAAAAGCTTACTCAGTACAAATGTCATATGAAGTTTCAGACGAAGAAAAAAAACAAGCTGAACGTGCTTTATTATGTTTTAATCATACTGCTAAACTTTTAGATAAAGCAGCAAATCATTTAGATATCATGAAAACTCCCTTTAAAGATAATCCTGAAATGTCTGTTGATGAAATTATGAAAGCTAGGGCGGCTATTAGAAGATTTAGAGATAAAGCTATTGAAAATTTCAACGAATTTAAAATCACCGCATTTAAATGCGTACACATTATGCAAACATTTGCCTCAGATACGCAGACATTGAAATTGATGAAATCTTTCATTTCATCAATTGATTCATTAGAGAATAATGTAAATACTTTCGCTGATACTTTTAATGATTTAGAATCTAAAGAATTTCCAAAAGACATAGTGACTGCTATCGAAAATATCCAGAAGCAATGTAAAGAAGTGGATGAAATTATTGATGAAAGAATAAAATCTCACATTCAATCGGACATTTTAGCAAAAAGCTGGGTAGATACTGTTTCTGATGATTTGCAAATGAGAATTGAAAAGAAGACACCGTTGATCGTAGATTTATTTAATAAACGACAAGATCAATTAAATGATATAATTAAAGAGAGAAGCACAGTAGGTAATTAAATTATAATGAAATATCAATATTGACATATACTCATGAGTATAAATAAATTCTACGTAATTTAAAAGATTCCGTATAGTAATAATTCATTATAATAACGATATACTTACTGAGATCTCTCAAACATGGAGAGTTGTGTATGAGTTTTATTAAGCATGGCGATGGAAAAATAATGACTGTTTTAGATGAAGAAGAATTAACTGATGTACAAAAAAAATCAGTCAATGACGTATCTAAAAAAAGGATCAAGCAATCTGCTGAAGAGACTGATGCTTCAATTGAGAAGAAATCAGGGAGATAAATAATGTCATTTATAAAATTAGGTGAATTGATTGAAATCAACGGGATTGAAAATCCAGAATCCTGTATTCCTGCTGTCAGCGCTGAAGTATTAGAAAATTTTAGAAAAACTGCTGCTAGTTTGAAAAAAATAGCTCCTAAGGCAGAAGACTTTTTATATTTTTCCGCTGTCATGATGCATGCTGCAGAAGCTGCTGGATTAAATGATGATGGAACTCCAAAACTGAATGCTCGTGGTGAGCAAGTTCAAGTTGGTTGGGACAAACGTGGTGGAACTTGGCGTTGGACTTCAAATGATCCAAGTATTAAACCATATAAAAATTCTAATGGCGATATCTTCCCCGAAGAAGAACTAGTTAAAGCTTATAAAAAATGGGTACATAAACCTCTTTGTATTGATCATAAATCAAGTTCTGTAGATCATACAAGAGGTTTTATTGTTGATACTTATTATGATCGTAGTTTAAAACGTGTAATTGCTTTGTGCGCTTTAGATAAAGCCAATTATCCAGAACTAGCACGTAAAGTGTCGACCGGAATGCAAACTGCCGTATCAATGGGTACAGCGGTGGGCAGAGCAATTTGTTCAGACTGTGCTACTGTTGCCCGCGCCGAAGCAGATTTTTGTGATCATATGAGACGCAAGAGTTGTTACGGTGAAATTAACGTTGATTTAAATCCAATTGAATTATCAATTGTTGTTAATGGTGCTGATCCAAGAGCAAATATTAAACACATTATTGCTTCAGCTACTACATTAAATTCTTATGTTGATACTAAAGTACAAGAATTGAAAAAAATAGCTGATTTACAATTTTCGGCAACGTTCTCTGTAACAGACCCCATGGGTAATGAAGGTAAACAATCAGCAGCTCATTTTGAAGTAGATGGTCATGATCTAGAAACTTTCAAAAAAGAGGTCGATGGTGCCTTTGCAAGATTAGCAGAAATCGCTGAGCAAGCAAAAAAAACCGAACAAGATACTAATGATTCCGCATTTAATCAATCGTCTGGTTCAATTTCCATGGATGAAGGCACTTCACCTAACACTGATTCTGGATTAGCTCCGCCACATGCAAGATACGCGTCTGTTGATTTAAACAAAATTTCTGTAGGCGAGTTACTTAAACTAACTGCTACAATAGAAACTAAATTAAATCACATGAAACAAAATTTAGATAAGTTAGCAAAATCAAATGTACATGAGGAAAATATGTCAATGAATAAAAAGAGTTACTACCAGGGTACTGAAGAGCCAACGCCTGGTCAAGCCAAGTATCCAAAGGACCCCGGTCATATGGCTTATGAAGACGATAAGCACATGCACGGTCAATCTCCTTTCCCTGGTGTAGGTCCCGTTGATGGTCTTCATCCAAGTCCAGATTCAGCAGAACAAAGCAATGAGTTAGAACGTAAAAAAATGTTAGCTCGTGCTGAAGCTGAAGAGAGAGCTATGAAACGCCAATCAATTGTTAATTTGGCAAAACAAGCTCTAGAAGATAAAAAAGCTTATTTCAACAATGGTGAAGGACCAAATAATCCTAATACACCAACCCCAGGTAAAACCAAATATCCAGTTGACAAAGGTCATATGGCTTATGAAGATGATAAGCACATGCATGGTCAAAAACCATTCCCTGGTGTAGGTTCAGTAGATGGTCTTCACCCAAGCCCAGATTCAGCAGAGATTTCTGATGAATTAAAACGTAAAGAATTGTTACGTAGAGCTAATACTTTACATGGCAGATTTGTTACGGCTTCTAAATTCGATGGTACTAGAGATATAAATAATAGTGCTTGGGAAATTCGTCTAGGTGACAGATTATTGTTAACAGCTTCTGTTAAAGATCTTTCTGGTGGTCGTTCCGAAATGATGTATGATACCATCAATACAGCTGAATTTGGTAAAAGACTATTAGAAAAAGTAAAAGTTTTTGGTGCTGATAAAGTTAGTACATTATTTAAGAATGCTCAAGATCCAAATGCTGCTGCTCCTGTTGCAGCACCTGCTAGTGGTCCTGCTGATGCTGGTCCCCTAGGCAATTCGCCTGCAGAAGATACTGGTAAATCTGGTGATCCAAAAGAATCGGCTCTTGAAATGGCTGAAAAAGTTAGAGACATGTCTTCTGATTTAGTTGAAGCTGTCAGGGCTTTAACTGGTGAACAAGCTGAAATGGGCGCTGATATGGCTGCACCAGGAATGGCTGCTACTGCTTCTGATTTTAGTAGCGTTCATATGCATGCGCTAAGAGGCGAAATTAATGGATCATTAAATCATGCTATGAGAGAAGTCGTAGCTGAATTAGAAGAGCATCAAGAAGAACTAGATACAATTGTTGGGTTATATGATAAGGGTGCAGTTACTGCTTCTAATGAAGAATTAATTGAATCACTTTTAGATGACGCAACTGTTGCTGCCAAATCTGCCGTTGCAGATGGCTTTAGATTAATGACCGCTTTTGTTAAGTATGCTCGTGGCACTAAGGCTATTATTAAACGTGCTGAAATAGAGGCAGAACTTAATGCTTTAAGTGATAACGAAGGAGATACAACAATGAGTGGTGGTGATGATAGTTTAATGGCTCTGATCGACAGCACTAATTCAGATCTGAATTCTGTTAGAGAAATGATGGATGAAAACGGTGAACCTGGTCTTGGCACAGATGGTGATGGCGAAGGGTTTGACGGACTTGAAGAACAAGTTAGCGAAAATGACGGATTAAGCGGTGATGGCTTATCAGATCTTGAATCTGACCCTCTTGCAGAAGAAGGTGATGATCTATTAGCTGATGATGATAATGATCTTATGGCTAAAAAAGAAGAATTGAAAGATCTTGATTTAAAGCCAGGAACTACTGTTCAAGTTACTGCTGGTTTCAATTCTAGAGCCAGCCGCGCCGCTCTTCGTGCTAAACTTGCAGCTGACGCACTTGGTTCATATGGATCTGATCCAACTGGAAAACAAGATGATGGTCAATTACAAGATGCATCAAAAATTAAATTCTACGATATGTTAGATACTGCTGATAGTCAAGCAACTACTAGTAGGGTCCCAAATGTAGATAATAAATCTTCTGATAATCTTGATGTAATTGAGACTCTTCCAGAAATTAATAAAGCTATGTTGGATCTTGCCAAAGCTCCACCTAAGGTTCGTAAAGAAGCTGAAGCTATTCATAAATTAGTTAGTGAAGGTAAATTAGATCGTTCTGATCTTGATGCCCTAGTAGCTGAAGGTTTGGATAAGGATGCGGTTTCTTATTACAAAAAATACTACGGTCAAACAGACGGCGGTGGTGAATTTGCCAGTGAATTGGTAAAAGAACATGTTAAGGCTCAATTAGAAGAAGAGCTTAATAGATACAAAGTCAAAATGGCTAGAGCTTATGAAGTAGCATATGATATGGTTGACCGTGGATTATGCCATAACGATAAAATCGCCGTCGCTTCACAAGTTGAAGAAATTATGAAATTCAATGACGACAGTTTCGATACTTTGAAAAGAGTAGTTGCTAAACACTCTCCAGTAATGCGTAAAGAAGCTGGTCGCATGCCACAGGTTGGTTTATTCGGTTCCGGTGAAAACACTGTAGCCTCTCCAGCCGAAGATGATTGGTCTTTATTGTCTGCAGCATTTGCTAAGACTTCTAAGAGAATGTTTTAAGTTTTAGAGAAAAGGATAACAAAAATGAGAAATAAAAGTGTATCAGATTTTGTTGCTGCAACAATGGATGCAGTACTAAAAAGCGAAAATCATCAATCATTATTTGGTGGTGTCTATAAATATGCCTCGGAACAATGTGATAAATGTCATCACCCTAAAGAAGAATGTAGTTGTGACTCTTCCATGGCATGGGATGAATTTAACGCTGATGACAGTAGTGCAGAGTCTGAAGAATCTGATTCTAATGAAGTTTCAGATTCTTCAGAAGAAGATAAAGAAGCGACAGCATTTGATGTAGCGATTGATAGTTTATTAACTGCTTCTGCTGCATTAGATAGTGTTGGACTTGATAGAGGATCCTCTTTAAGCTTGAAACTTGCCTCTTTAGTTGTTGAAGCTAAAAAGAAAGAAGAAAAGAAAAAGAGTGATGTTAAAAAGAGCAAGGAATCTAAACATAGTTCCGACTCTAATGATGCTAGAGCGAAAAAGAAAAAGAAAGATGAAGAAGATAAGAAAAAGAGCGATGCTAAAAAGAAGAGTGATGCTAAAAAGAAAAGTGATTCTAATGATGCTAGGGCGAAAAAGCCAGCCTCTAGTTCTAGCTCCAGTTCCAGCTCTTCAAAAAAACCAGCTTCATCTTCTAGCTCCAGTTCAGGTTCTAAAAAACCAAATCCATTCGCTAAAAAGAAGTAATTAAAAAGCGAATATAGAATTATAACTTTTAGCCGCTTAAATTATTGAAATATGTAATTTAAGCGGCTAAGTTATTAAAATCTTTATTAAGGAATAAATAATGTTTAAAATAGATTTTGAAAATGAAATTTATAATGATATGAAGAAAAAATTAATCTCTAATAAAACGGAGGTTACACATAATTTTGATAAACTTGCCAAAGCTATTGATTATTTAAACAATGCGGCAGTTATTTTTGAAAAAGCTGGAATGTTTAAAGAGGCTGAAGAAATAACTAAATTATTAAAACAATCTAGCTTTAGTATTAAATAAGGTTAATATAAAATCATGATAAAAAAAAGTATTTTTGAACAAGAATTAATTGCTGGAATGCAAAAACAATTAATCAAACAAGCTAAACAAGAGAATTATGATCATCTTGAAAAAGCAGCTGATTATTTAAATTCTGCTGCTGAAATTTTTCAAGATATGGGTATGATTAAAAATGCTGATAAGATATTATCTATTTTATCTAAAATAGCCGAAACCCATAAACCACATGATCCTAGAAAAGTACCAGACCATCACACTAAAGGATTAACTAATGAAAAAATGGTTAAAAATTTGGAACACCATGGTCATCCTATGAACATGGCTGATGATGGTAATTTAGCAGATCAAGAAATAGAGGATGTATTAGAAGTTTCCGATAATTTTCAGGAACTTCACGATTTTGAAGATGAAATATAAATCTTAATATTGCTTAATATTGTTATATTAAGTATGAGAGTTGTATAGTGATTATAAAGGACGCTCATGCTTAGACTTGTTCATTATGGTAATGCTTTACCTGCTAGTTTTATAGTTGATTCTAGCGCAGAATTTCAACCAGGGATGGTTGGAGAGCTAGTTGTTATTGGAAATCAAGTGATGGTGACCGTTAGTAATGGAACCGCACCGCTGGGAATTATTGATGATATCAAAACCAGAGCTTTTACTAATATTTCATGGAATGAAGAAGTAATAGTTCCCGCTGTGGGTGTAGTTGGTCCTGGCGGGCAATTAGTAACTCCTATTGATATTAAAGCTGAATTAAGAAAATCTAATATTATTAAAGCCAGCTTTACATCTACTATCAAAGTATCTTTAAATGTCATTAACGGTGTTATTACATTTTTGGCAGGCACTCCATTAAATATAGATATTTTGGGTACAGGTCAACCTAGCGGTATTAAAACAACTGTTAATTATACTTATCAAGTTCCTAACATTCCTGGTGATGATAGTACTCAAGGATCTGGTAGAGTAACTGTCTGGTATAATAGAATGTTCTTCCAAACAGATCAATATGAAACAAATCAACAGTATCCAGTAAGAGCTAATTTGTATGTTAGTGAATATGGATTATTCACTACTCGTAGACCAAGTAATATTCATCCTGCCGTTGGTATGGTAACAGCACCTCCAACAACAATGTCGCCTTATTTGGAAATCCTTTTTTTCTAGGGTAAAATATTGAAAGTATTGATATATGTGTTTGTGCGGAGGTGCTAAATGCATTTTATATACAAAATAACAAATCAACTAGATGGAAAAAATTATATTGGTCAAACCATTAATCCAAATTATAGATGGTATCAACATCGCTCTTATGCCGGTGTCACCAATAAACATAAACAATATATTCATTACGCCATGTCAAAACATGGTATTGAAAATTTCATTTTCGAGGTGATTGCTACATGTTTAACGCAAGATGATGCTAATGAAACTGAAACTGCCGTAATTAAACAATATGACAGTATGAATAATAATCATGGCTACAATTTAAAATGCGGTGGAGTAAACGGTTCCTTTTCTGAAGAAACTCGCCAAAAACTAAGTAAATCATATTCAAAATATATTGCTGAACATGGGCACCCAGCTTTAGGAACTAAAAGAACTCCAGAACAAATACAAAATTTAATACAAGCCCGTAAAGACCATCCAGTTGAATATACTGATGAAATACGACAACGAATATCTGATGCTCATAGAGGTAAACCATTATCTGAAGAGCATAGAAATAATATGGTGGAGGCTATCAAGAAGGCGAAAACAGAAAAAGCTGAAGCAAGATACATTTCTGAAGATATTAAATGCTCAGTTGATGGTTGTAAAATTAAAGGAAAAGCAAAATATCGTCTTATAGATGATATTAGATATTGTGCAAAACATGGATTAAAAATGCAACGAAATGGAAATTTGGATCCAAAGCCTAAATCAAAATATAATAAAGATAATCCAATGCCAGAAGAACAACGTAAAAAATGTGGCGTTGGTAACATTGGAAGAGTTGCTCATAATAGAATTGTATTTTCTGATGAACAAATAAAAACAATATTAGTTGACTCACGATCTGCCAGAAAGATAGCTAAAGCTTTTGGAGTAACTGAAAAGGTTATTTTAAGGATCTGGGCTGGCAAATACTAACTGCATATCTCTTCATATAAGAAGATATTGTGTATATTTTTATACCTTAATCAGGTTTGAGGCTCTAAATGACTTTTAAGCACATAAAATTCGATGATTCTTTCACTATGCGTTCACTTGAAAAAGTGGCTAGAGATAAAGGATGGATTCACGAAACTCCAGCAACTAAGATTGCTGTTTTACAAGAAACTGATTTTTCTATTTCTAACAATTTAACAGAAAATGTTATGAAATTGTGTGTAGGGCTGCGTGCTTCAGGCATGTATAAATATGCTGATGAAGTTGAGCAGAAATTTATGCATTATAAGCAAGCTCAAACACTATATGAAACTTCTAAAGAAAAAGGAGAGGACTTAGTAGATGAGGCTCATCCTAAAGGATCTCATAAATTAAGTGGTATTGAAGGTGATAGTTTAATAGAAACCATTGTAGATCAACATTTAGCTGGAATTAAACTAACAGAGAAAAAACCTACTGGAAAATTAGCTGCTCTTAATACATTAAGAGCAGTTAAAAACGTTTTATCACAAGCTGCAAATCCTACAACCGCACAATATCTTAATATTGTGCTGAAAAATGTACAAAATATTTTTGGTTTACATGAAGAGACTCCTTGGATTTTTAGAACAGATAATTATGGTAAAGATAATTTGATTGAATTAATTCAACAAGCCATTAGTAATACGAATAATGTTGAAATGTTAGATCAATTACTTCCAAGAATTAAATTAGGAATTGATAAGTTTTATAAAACATTCAAACCAGGTATAGTAGGTGGTGTTTCGGATGAAACTTGGGCAGGTATGACGCCTTTATTTAGTAAAGCTTATGGGGCATTTGCTGTTGCAAAAAAATCTGTAGATGAAAAACCAGTAGTATCAGCGGCAGTTCCTGCCGAAGTATCGGCACTTATTAAATGGATCGCTAACGCTAAATCTATGTTAAAAAAATGGGAAATGATTATTAGTTCTGATCCTGAAAGAGAAACTGACGATAAAGAAAAAGCTTTATCTTGGATTTCTCAAAAAATGGCACAAGTAGCAAATATAGATAGTAGATTTCAATCTTTAAATGATGAAGAAAAAATTTCTAGTGCAATGGCATTATTAAATAATCTGAAAAAAATTACCACTCCTAGTTTTAGTCAATTTAAAACTAATTGGGAACTTTAAGAGGAGTATATGTCTGAAAAATTAGATTTGATTAGAAAGTATGCTCAGGAAGCTGAAGCACCTGTTCCTGTACCTTCCAAGAAAAAAAATAAACCAGCAGAACCAGCAACGGCTGCCGCCGCTGCTCCAGTAGTACCAAATAGTGATGTTCCTGTACCATTAGCAAAGAAATTTTCTCCAGAATTAAAAAACAGATTACAAGGTAAACCTAAAGTACAACCAGGTAATTCTCCACAACAAATTGCGGCAGCCAGAGAAGCTGTTAAAGAAATGCAAATTGCTATGCAAGAATTAGCAGGAGCAGTAATTACTGATTCTGAATCTGGAACTATGGCTTATAAACCTCATGACGCCCAACAACCTGGTGCTGCGCCAACAGTTAAAAGTTCTAAAAAAAGTTTTAATGATTTTATAACTGAACAATATTTGGGTGGATTGGATGAAGATAAAAAAGGTGTAGAGTGGAATACTGATCAAAAAGTCACTTCTTTGCAAGGAAAAAAACAAACACAAACTGATTTATATGAATTAGATGTTGTAATGAATACGCTTCGTAGAATTGGAGCGTCCAGTAAAGAATTTATTGCCGACGGTAAATGGGATTTTAGAACTGATAATGCATTAAGAAACATTATGGGTTTTTCTTATGCCTTATTACAATTAGAAGGAGATTTTGGGTTAGAAAATAATTTTTATAGTTTTGATCACTGGAAAAATTTTAATAAAGCACTTACAGGTTATAAAATAAGTAACGGTATTGTTCAATTAAATGCAGCACAAAAAGTTGCAAGAGCAAATGCTATTAATAAACATTTAAAAGCTATTACTAAACTTTATTCTCATTTTAGACAACAAGTTCTGGCTAGACCAGAATTCAGACCTACTATTGAAGGTAAAAGATTAATTGATAGATATTCTGCTCAAGGATCAAATAAAGATGTTTTAACTTCCCAAGAAGATCAAATGTCTAAATCTGATGCGATCAAAATACCAGTTACTTATCCGGCACCTAAATTACCCGGTGGTAATTTAGATTATATTCCATTAAAAGCTTTAAGAGATAAAGGTGAATATATAAAATGGATGGTCGGTTATGCTGGTAATTCTGAGCAAGCAGCAACTGATATTTTTAATAAAACTATCAAACCTAAAATCGAAACAACCTAAGGTGAAACATGTCTTTTTTATACGAAATATTTGATGAAGCTATGAGCCAGGCGGCTCTTGATAAAATTCTAAAAAAAACGGCACAGGTAGCTCAAACGCCTTTATCTCCAAATGATGTTGCTAAAAAATTAGTTAATCGTTTGTCAAGAGAAATGTCTGCCGCACCGGAACCATTAAATATTGCTTCAGAAACAGCTACGCCCATTGATTTAAATATCAATGATTTGCAATCATTAGGCAAACTATTACAATTTATGTCTAATAATAAAATAAAATTGGACGGTTCTAGAATTGTTTATTCTGAAGCTGATGTAAATTCTTTGCCCGAAGAAGAACGAAATCAATTAGCTCCTATAACTGTTAATTTATCTCGTGATGCTGCTAGTAGAAAATGGAATACTGCAGATTATTATTCTAAACTACCACTGTTAATTAAATATGTGTCTTATCTTCAAGAAAAAGCACAATCACTTAAAAAAAGTGGAGATGCTCAAGGCAAAATTTTAGAAGTCATGGTTGGTAAATTAATAGATTCAATAAATAATGTTAAACCTGATTCAGGATTGTCACGTGTACCAAAATCTCAACCTGATAAGCCAAATGAATTACCAGACAATACAGTTATAGATACTTTTGGGTCAAAAGTATTTAATATAGCTGACCCTTATGCAGATAAGGGTGATATGCCATTAAGTAGCAAAGATTTATCTTCTAAAGAATCATTAAATGCTTGGTTAAAACAAGCGCCTGAAGCTACAATTCTATATGGACAAACCCTTAATAAATTTACTGATCCGGCTGCTAATCATTGTAATATAATAAATGTTTTATACAAGCGAGCTTATAATTTAAAAAATACGGCATCTCCAGCTGATTCTAAAAAATATAATTTTTATTTAAACAAAATCATTCAACTAGGACAATTATTTACTGATCCTTCTGGAAGTGCATGTACTATTGGCGGTACAGGTAGTAGTGGAGTTCATAATAGACATAATTTTTATGGTCCTTCTGGACAGGGAGATGATGGATCCGGTGGTAAAACTGGGGTATCAAGCCAAATACTAGAACAAATAATACAGACTTTACCATTTGATACTCAAGATATAGATTTCATTAGAATTAAGAATTTCTTTTCATTGTATACTAAAGTTACATCCAGTAATTATGTTCAATCAGCTATTACGTCTATGGGCGAGGCTTTAAAAGCTATGGCTACGGCAAGTGAGTCTACTTTAACTGGTAATCAAGAGAAATTTAGAATTACTAGAAATGTTCAAGAGATGGCAACTTGGTTAAAACAACCTGCTGGCAATCATGCTTTACCTTTCCTGTATGCTCTTCAACAAGTTCTTACAGAAACAGAAAAAGTATTAGGAATGTTTTATAGCGAATATGCTAGAACATTATATTCAGGTGATGCAGTAAGATTAACTAATGAGCAAAAAGCTTTGGTGGAAGCTCAATATCTTGGGGGGAATTCTATCTTCTCTCAAAATTTAAGAGATGTTCAATCATTGATGGCAAATACTCAACAAGTTTTAGGTAAAAAATGAGTCACAGTAACAGTGAAATAAGGTTCTATGTAGATAGTTTAATTGTAGAAACTATTTTAAAAAATAAAAACCTATATAAACAAGCTGATGCTGGCGGGATGGTTGCGTCTTTAATAGATAAAGTAAAAGAATATGTTGGAAATCATATTGATCCAAATGATAAATCCGGAAGTTTAATTAACATTTTAGGTCCTGGTGCTATTTCAGTTGCGTTTGCATCTATGAGTCTTGGATGGCTTGGAATTTTAATTGGTTTGTCCATGAGAGTTTTTAATATTGATGTCAAGGGCATTATTAGTTCTATTTGGGGTAAGTTAAAACCAGCTATTTCTGGGGACAAACAAATTTCTTCTAAAACAGTTGATTCATTTGTTGAATCATCAGTGCAAGAAAATTATCAACCCGCAACTCCAGAAGAAGCCGAAAAAGCTGCTAACTTAATAAAAGCTAAATCTAGTGCCATATTAAATGATGCAAAATTTGTCAAGATAGCTATGATAAATTTTAATAACGGAACTTTAACTAAAGAAGCCGGCTTTTTTGATATGTTTAATTCTCATAAAACTAATATAGTTAATATATTAACTAGAGTTCTAAGCTGGGTGTTTAAAGTAGCTTTAGCATCAGCTGGTCTAATGGTAGCCGGAGATGTTGTTAATAAGTTTTTGAATAGACCAAACGCCATAGATGGTACTATACAGAAAGGTCACCCAACAGAAACGGTTTCCGCAGCGCCGATTAATGTCTCTAAACAGAAAAAATTTCCAGTAAAATCTGGATATGTTTCAGAAAAATACAATATTGGTGAATCTATTTGGTCAGAAGATATTAGTAATGATCCTGGATCAATAGAAAATATGTTGATTGATTTTGCTAAAGATGTATATGATGGTTTAAATGGAAAAGAAAATATCATAAGAACTTCTCCGGCATTTCAAGTAGTTAAAGATAGAATTGTTTGGTACAATCATACCAGCCCACGAGCACCTATGGTTTGGTTGCCTAGATATTTTTCCTCAAAAAAACAAATAGTAGACTATTTCATTGATGATGTTGCTGACAGAACCACTACATAAGCCAGTATATTTTTACCAAATAAATTTAACATGAGAGAAACGAATGAGCAATAGTGACGTTTTAAATAATTTTATCAAAATAGCGCAAGAGAAGGGCTTAATTTCAGATAAAGCTCCAGAGAAAGCAAAACAAATTCTGGAAAAAACACGTCGTGCCGATTCATTAAGTGTTGCTGATATAGAAAAACTATATGGCATTAAACCTGATATGGCAAAAGACAATAAATATGATAGAAATATTGTTGAAGATGCACATCCAGAATCATACGTTGCTTCAAATGCTCATGATAAATTAAACGGTTTAGTAGAGAATATTAATCAAAGACAAAATATTATCTTGCATATTCTTGATAAAACTCCTAATGGACATTTAACTCAACACAAATATGCTGAAAAAGATTTAATCTTATCTTTGGTTAGAATTGGAAATGATTTAGATAATAAAAATAAAGAAAATTTAAGAGTTTTAGCTGATGCTTGTTTAATGCAAGTTAGTAAGCCTATGAAAAAAGAAGGTGCGTGGGGATTATTAGCAATTCCTGTTTTACTAGGGGCATTATATTTACAACAACATATGAATTTTACAAATGAAGGTTTTGAAAAAAATCATCAAAAACTTTCTGCAGAGATCGATGATTTATTACAATCTAGTTCTTCATGGGGAGTTGGATATGATTATAAATCTGATTTCAAAACTATGTTACAAGATTTTAAATTAAAATTGGATGGTTTTTATGAGTTATACTCAAAAACAACTTCTGTAATATCAGATTTGGAAAAACCAAGAACTGCACAAGATTTGATAGAGTTATCAAAACATCCTCAAACAGATTCTGTGGTTAAAGCTTATGGTGCGTTAAAAGCGGCAGCAGATAATATGTTACCATACATAAATACTATTGAAAAAAACTTTTCATCTGAAGCTTATAAAGCCCGCCAAATAGAAGATAAAGGATTTATGTCTTCCTTAGTTGATCGTGTTCATGTTTTACATGGTGGTAAAGGAATGGTTGCAGATGATTTTGATGATGTTGTAAGAGTTATAAGTCCTTACAAGCAATCTATTAAAGAATTACTTGATTTATTAAAAAATGCTGAATCAATAGAACAATCTGCTCAAACAAAAATACAGGAAGCCTCTTCAGGAATTCCAAATGAAAAACCTGTTCCAAGTGCTGCTCCTCAAAATAAATCTAAAAAACCTCACAGCATGGATGCTGAAGTTGAACAATTAGAAAAAGATTTAACTGGCGGATTACTTTAATTCATAAAATTTCAAATATTTTTACAAAAGTATCAATAACAAAATATGTTTAATGTATTAGTAAGTTTAAGGTGTAAGTTGCTTGCCAAATAAGGCATAGAAGATTTCTAGGATATACAATGTTAAAACTTTTACAACCAGGCACACAGCCTTTAGGTCAATATGACGGTCTTGATTCAGAATACTTAACTTTGAAGGGTGGCGAGATTGTTAGTTTCGCATCCGTTGTAGCAACATCTGCTACTGACAAAGGTGCAAAAGATGTATTTGATGGTTATTTAAATCCTTCTTCAGTTCAAAAAAGAGTTGTTGTTACCAGAAACGTAGCTACAACCAAAAGACCATTGATGTTATCAGATGATGGTATTTCTGGTTATGGAACTTTGTTTGGTTCTGTAGTTGGTGGAGTAGTTGGTCAACAAGTAATTAATGGTGTGGTTCTTGGACCTCACACTGCTTTAGGTTCTGGCAAAGTTACTTGCTGGGATAAACAAGGTCTTTATGCCGTGTCATTAGACGCTTGTGATACAGCAACTGTGGACGGTCTACAACCAACCAATACTACTTTGGATACCGGCGCTTCATTAACTTGGGTACCAGCTAGCACAACTGGCGGTCAATTAACTCCAGTTGGTAGCACTGCTGCTGCTGGTAATACAGTAGTTGTTGGTCACTTTGTTGACTTCGAGACCAATGGTTCTCTTGTCACTACACCAAATAATTTGGTTGCTGCTCTTAATCCACCTAACGGTACATTAGGAACAGTTGCTGGAAGCTTCAGCTTCGCTGTATTTCACTTCAATCCACAATACTAATCTGAATTAAAAAAGTATATTGACGAAAAGAGCCAGAATATTCTGGCTCTTTTCATTTTAATGTCGATTTTTATTTAGAATCTGTCAATAATAAAATATACTTTTCGACATGTCTATTCGATAGGCATCACAAGTTCACTTAATTTATATTAAAGCTGGGTTATCCGGCAAATATTCCATTTAGGAGTTTTTTCATGAATATGTTTAGTAATCAAGGGCAAATGAATGCTTCTTCAATGAAAGATGTTTTACTTCAATTAGTAAAATACGCTTCAATTCTTGAAGAGAATCAACCAGCCAACATGGGTCTAGCTGGTCAGGTATCCTTGAGCGATGATAAACGCGACGAATTGATTTCTCGTGCTATCATGACTCAAGATGGTAAAATTGCTTTAGCCCAAGCAATGGCAAATCCAATTCGTAGAAACTTAGATTACCACGGTATTTCACGTCGTGCATTAGTTGTTGATCCTCTTCCACAAGGTGCTCAACCAACTTACGATAGAGATATCGATGTATCTGCTGTAGTTATTTCTTCTAACGGTACTGGACCAGAGTCTAGAGTTTTCGGTGATAGAGTAGTAGTACCTACCTTCGAAATCTATGCTAACCCAACTGTTAGAATTTCCGAAGTTAGACGTCGTAGATTCAACGTTATTGACCGTGCCGTTCAAAAAGCTCGTCAAGAAATAATGGCTCAAGAAGATGCGAACGTTTTCGCAGCTCTTGATGCTGCTGCTTCAGTAGAAAATACTCTTACTGATATTTCTGATGCTGGTCTTTTGAAGAGAGATCTTGTTGAAATCAAGGCTCAAATTGATCGTTGGGACTTAGTGACTACTAAATACTTTATGAATATCAATGAATTTACCGATATTCTTAAATGGGGTAGCGGTGGTGGACAAGGTGTTGGTGGTGGTGATTTCGATCCTGTCACAATGAGAGAAGTTCTACAAACCGGTCTTTACGCCCATATCTGGGGTACTGATATTATGGTAAGCAAGATCGTTCCACCAGGAACCATCTATGGCTGTGCCGATCCTGAATTCGTTGGTGTTATGCCAATTAGACAAGACATCGAAGTTCTTCCTGCTGATGAACCAAAACAATTAAAACTTGGTTGGGTTGTAAGCGAAGAAATCGGTATCGCGATCGTCAATCCTCGTGGTGTTTCTGCTGGTCGTAAATCTGTAACCATCGGTTCCTAATACAAATATCTAACACTAACTTAGTGTTATCGTGAATAAGAGTCACTTGCAAGGTGACTCTTATTTTATTGTTTACTTAAATCATTACTCGGACAGTTTAATGATTTTTGAGTGTAATATTGTTGTATTATTACATAATCTACTACCGAGATAAATAATGAATATTGACGAGATTTTAGATATATACACTTTAATTTCTGACGGAATCTCTGATATCCCCAGCAGGAAACAGGATTTTCTAGTTAGAAAAAGAGCATTTGATGCTGCTCAAAAACCAGCTATGGTTAAAAATGCTTTTGATACTCGTCGTATCGACCAAGAAGTAGAATATAATCCTAGACGTGGATTGCAAAACTATAATAGAAGCGAACAATTTGTTTCGGAAGGTTTAGAGAAAAAAATAAGAAGTTTCTCTAAACTTAGAGACGTTTTGGTTGATTTAAAATTACAATTTGGTAAAGATCAGAACTGGCAAGACAGTAATGCCCGCGTATTATTATCAACTTTGGACAAGGGTTTGAGAATTGGAATTAATGATGGAGATTTTTCAGAAAATCAACCGTCAATGGGAAGCTTAGATTATATCGAAGAATTATTGCATGTTAGATATAGGCTAGGATTTGATGATTTGACTAAATTAGGAGCAACAGATCTGAAAAAGATTATTCTTTCTAAAGATGAAGAATTAACTCACGGAGATATGAATAAAGATTTGCACATCAGTAAAAATGATATCAGTACACAAACATATGATACTCTTCTAGAAAAATTATTCGGAGGCATCAGAGCAACGAAAGATAATCCTGAAGTAGAAAGAACGATCACTATAACTATTAAAGACAAATTTGTAGAGTAAGAATCATATGAATGAATTTGCGCCATATTTAAAATTGAACGGTTGTTTTATTGTCAGAAATGTCACCCCTGACAGACAAAAAACTATCAAAATATTCAATTATCCGATCAATTTCAATACGACAAGAGATTTGTTACAAATTCCAGGAGTATCAGAGTCAGATATTAGAGCGTCACTTTTGAAGGGCGAGCTAAATCATAAAATAAGGGCTGGTGACATTTTGATTGAGTGTAGTGATATTGATTTGATTCAATTTAATAATGCTCAAAAAACATTTTTGCAAAATGCCGGTGTAAATATTGGATTAGATGCAACAGCAGTTGGCGCAGGTTTAACTGCTGATCAACATAAAACTCTAAAACAACTTATACATTTAGCCGATGGTGTTGGTGGTCCCATGGAAGGATTTACTTCTGGGGCATATCGTGAAACTATACCAAATGGCTCTCCATTTCCTACATCGATTACTTGGTGGACATCATCAAGTAAGTTGAAGAAAATAGTTGAAAAAAATATTGTGTGGGACATTTACAATAATCCAATAGTTATTTCTTGGAAAATGTACGATAATGATGGAGTTACTCTATTAGCTATCGTTACAGACTCTATTATTTACAATGGACCTTTCGAGGTTTCTAGAAATAGGATAATAACCTGATGTCAAACGAATCGCCAGCAGCAATTATATATGACGCCCTAGGTCACCCTGTAGGAGTGATATTAGATGGCTCTGTTTATCGTTTACAGGTAGATGCTAAATTAACAGATGGTTATGCTACATTAGGTACACCCACGAACCCATTAATTAGTCAATCCTCATCAATTCAAAAGAAAGTATTATATGATATAGGTGATCCTATTATTTATATTGGAACTGCCATTATGGGAACGGCGCCAACTGCATCTGCCTGGTTAATAAAAAAAGTAACTTTATCCGGTGGTAATCCTATATCTACTCAGTGGTCTAGTACTACTGCTATATGGAATAATAGGTCTACAGAGACATATAGTTAAAGGTAATTTATGGCAACTTTTACAGTATCATCAAATGCTAATTGGCAGGATTCTACTTTCAGTACTAGAGCTGGTAATGATACATACAATATCAATGGAGCGACATTAACTATAAATACTGATACCAGATATTGTACTAACGCCACTGCAACTACAGGAAATATTGGTAATGCTACCATCTCCAGCACTTTGGGCGGACATTTAACTATCGATTCTACCGGCGTAAGACTAATAGCTTACATTTCTGGTACAGGCACGGTGCCCGCTATAGGTACTACTATAACAAATGTTTCTGGAGGTATTACTGGATATTTACTTGGAGTTTGGTCAGCCATAAATACAACACCAACAGCAGCTGGTGCGGCTATGCCTGCTTCAGGATTTATAAAAGTAAAGAACACTACAGGTTCTTTTACTTCTGGGGCTTTAAGCGGCATAGGAGCAATTTCTTCCGGAGCTGATGTACAAGGATGGATTGAGGTAGTCGGTGTTGATGGAGGGGCTTTAGCTTGTCCTAGATTAGGGTCTATTACAATAAACGGGGCTTGGTTTCTAGCTGGTACAACTAACGGATCGACAAATCAAACTATTCAATTACCTGCTAGTTTAACAAATACTTATTATTCTGGTGTTTGGATTGAAACTGCGGTAGGCTCTAATGCTTATGAATTTTATGGAAACGCTGGATCAGCGCCAACAGTATTCGCTACCGACGCGGTTAGAGGTAAAGTTGTGTGGATTTCTGCTCAAGGAACTTGCGTAATTGCTAAAACTAGTTTTGGTGGGTATACTCCAGTTACAGGATTGAGAGTGCGTGTACCTAATATTTTATTAGTAACATGCACTTCTGGCGCTCCAACAGCTAATAGCTATAATACTACTCAAAGTTCACGTTTTAAGTTTGATACCTCGTCTGGAGGAGCTATTAGTATTACATCTGCCATGACCACTTGGTACAATAATATTGTATCTCCATATTCATTGACAATATCTAACTCTGGATTTTTAGATAGCTTATTAATCAGTAGCGTAGCCACATCTTTTACAATTGATGGTTGTGGTATTGGATTAGGCACCAATATTAATGCAGCTAACAGTATAATTACAATTTCCACATGTTTTGCCGGCGGGACTGTATCAAATAGTGTTTTTGTGAGATATCAATTTGGAACAGCCAATCAGGGTTTAAACGTCAGCACTGTATTTAATATGACAGTTTCTAACTGTAAGTTTTATAATTTAGTTGACAGAACTTCAGTAATTGCTCAGGGTTATACCCAACAATCTGGAGGAAATTTAACAATATCTAACTGCACAGTTATTGGTGGAAACGTTGGTTTTACATCAGTATCTAATGTTACTATAAATAATCTAACATATTGTGATTTGATTACTGGCACAACAACATCCTCTAATGCATTATCTGCAATAAGTTATTCCAGATGTGTAACAGGTTTAATAAACGGAGTAAGTTTTGGCGGTATTTCAAATGTTCATCCGTACGATGGTATAGTAGGCTCTAGAGACACCGATCATTTAACAATTAGAAATATTGGAACACCCGGAAGTCCTTTAAACTTAGGAACTTCTAATGCTTGTAGTGCTGTATTCGGTTCTTCCTCGACAGGATTACAAGCCGGTATGACTAATCTTAGATTACAAAATATATATGTAACCAATCTTAGGTTAGGTAAATTTTGTAATTTTGTGGTAGGTGACTCTGGAATTACTTTGGAAAATTGTTTTGGTCAAGTTGGAGATACTATCTCTGGGGGCTCGCAAAATGTTGTTTCCAAAGCTTTATTTGCTGGAACTGTTCCTACTATTTTTACGGCAGTATATGGCTCTCATTTTTTTGATTCATATATTTCTACTACGGCTGGCAATATAGGTTTATTTATGAATGAAGCTAGCTCCGCCTCCGCAGCTTATGTATCTACTAGTTTAGCATCAGGTTCAGGATTCACGGCTACGGGTTCTTTAGTTATGGCTACCGCTAATGATACTGTAACTTGGACCTGGCCACATTATATTCTTGGATATACGGCGTTCACTGCTACCGCCCCAACAGTTACCGGTACTAATGCTGCTGCTAATAATAAATATGAATATCAAATAGACAAGAATGACACCAACGGATTTAATGGATCTTGGAAGAATTTCTATCTTCAAAAAACTGGAGGAGCTACCACCAATACTTTAGCTACAGTAACCATGACATCTACTACTGGGATAGCTGTAGGTGATATAATTTATGGAACGAATATTACGGCTGGAACTAGAGTTTTATCAGTAGATAGTTCTACACAAGTAACTATGTCAGCTAACTCTACCGGAACTGGTAGCGGTTTAACATTTATTGTTAGTGCTTTAAATGGAGAAACCAGTATTAGTGCAACGAATGGTTTTAAATTAATGATTCGTGCTACTTGCACTACTGGAAGTACAAGCAATACCATAACTGGTTGTTATTGTGTGGGCACTACAGATGCTAGCTCTCAATTAACAACGTATCCATTGGATACAGTCAACGCCACTGTAACAGTATTAAATTATCTTGGAAATCCAATTCAAAACGCTAGAGTAGCAATATATAAAACAAGCGATAATAGCCAATTAATGAATACTTTGACTGATGCAAGTGGTATGGCAACTGCCACTATATCATATACTAGTAATATTCCAATTGATATAAGAGTTAGAAAATCTAGCACTGGTACTACTAGATATGTTAATAATGATTCAGTAGGAACTATTACTAGTCTCGGATTTACTTCTATAGTAATATTATTAACTGATACAATAGCCTCTCCATAACAACTACTTTTAAAGCATACATGTGTAACATTAGGAGAACAAATGTCTGATACAATTTTATCTGGAGATTTCACAGTATATTATTTGGCGGAAAATCGTCAAAAACGTATAGTATGGACTGGCAGTGCAACTGGTACTAGAACAGTAAATGAATTGTATTCTGCATTAGCTGATTTACTTGATGAATTAAATCAGATGGATGATGGCAGCGTAATGAGCGCCCAGACTCCTACCGAGTATACAATTGGTATTATTGATCCTTCTGATAAAGATCCTTGGTTTATTGATCGTACCTCTGTAGAACATTTAAAAGGTGGTGCGTTAAAAACTAATGGGTGGGCGAGAGTCACTACTACTAATACTGGAATTGTAAGAATCCCTTATTTGGTCGGAGCTGGAGCTAATTTTATTACTTCAGATATTGGTAAAACTGTTACAAATGCCGGAAACAGCGCCACAGGTACATTATTAGATTTTGCCACATCTGGTGGAGCATCCTATGCCTGGATTAGACCAACATCATCTGCTTCAGGACATGATTGGGGTGTATCTGGAGTAAATGGTGCTGTTACTGTTACAAGTGGAACTGGTAACGTTACTCAGTCTGCCACATCAGTAAGTGGAGAGATGTTGTGGGCTAATATTTATAACACTGGTATCGCAACACTAGCATCTAATACTACACTTTATGTTTATCAAAACAGCACAAAATTAACATCTTATAAGGGCACGTTTTCATGGTGGCCAACAGGTACATTTGATGTTTTAATTCCAGTTAAAGACATGGGAACATTGATAGATGGTGGGTATGTAACAGTTTTTGCTAGACAAGCGGATACTACTTACGCTCACTTTATTACAGCTTTAAGTTCTGGTGGTAGAAATCCTATTCCTCTTCAAACAGCATTAGATTTAAATAATAGTAATATTGGATATCGTACTTTTACTAGTACTTCTGGTACTGGTACTTTTGTTGTTGGAGAAATTATTTTCGCCCCCGCCGCTGGAGGTTTAACTGCTGCTACTAAAAAAGCAGTATTAACTGCGGTTTCGGGATCTCCTGGAACAACGCCAACTTTAACTTATTATTTAATTGGTGATTTAACAGATTTTGTTAATACAGATACTGTTAAGGGCAATACTTCTTCCGCAACATGCACGTCGGCGGCGCCAAGTAATACTTCAATTGTAAGTTATACGTCTACAATTACGCATGGAAATACCACTGCGGATATTAATGAAGACGGAACTAGTGAATATTATTCAATAGCAATTGATTTAACAAATACATATTCTGTATTACAAGGCTATCAGTGGACCCAGTTTTTAACTAGACGTGGTGGATTAACTACGACTAATACTAATGGTATTGAGGGAGAACAATATATAGGAAGTGATTATAGAATAAGCTATACTACATTAACTGGAAGTATAGCTGAAGGAACTATAGTTACCGGGGTTACTAGTGGAGCTACAGGAACTGTGGTTTCACACAATACTACAGCTAAAATATTAGTATTGCGCAATTCTAGAGGAACTTTTTCATCAGGTGAAATTGTACGTAGGGCAGCAAGCAACGAAGTATCGGCTGCTGTGCCAACTCAGATTACTCCTATCAGCGGAGCCCCATTTGGTTTATTTGCTGGAGGAACTTGGTTTACTGCGCCTGGCGTTGTATTGGTTAACTTTTTGACGGCAGACGTAAACAAGTTTCAGCTAATAGACGATACTGGTGCTACAGTTGTAGCTCCTACTAAAGTTAATATTTCAGTGGATAATACAAGAGTAGGAGATAGGGTTGCTGTATTTAGATTGACCGCTGCCGGTGGTATAATTAATAAAACAGAATATGTTGGAACAACGCAATCAGCTGGAGCAACTACCTTAGTTACTGGATCATCTATTACTAATGACACTCCTGGTAAGAGTACTGGCGGTATTGTACGTATAATTAAAACATCTACTCAAGCAGAATATAGATTGCGTTATAATTCATATGCCGGATCTACTTTTACATTATCATCTAGAACTGGATTAACAGCAGACTCAGGATCTACTAGTACTGTTTTATTTGACGCCGCTGCTACTTTCGTAACTTGGGGTATTAAAGTTGGAGATTTAATCAGAAATACTACAGAATCAGTTGTTGCCTATGTAACGGCTGTTACAGATGAAACACATCTCACAACTACTGCTGTAACTGATTGGACTGGTGATTCATATGAAATAAATACATTACCAGTGGCTATGACAAGCTCTGATAATATCTACGTTCCAATAATAGATAGTTATGAAACTACTGGTAGTAGTGGGTCTCCTGGTAATGAAAGCACTAATGCTACTTACATATCAAACGTCGCAGTACTCGTAAGAGCTAGACAAGCCGGACAAATCTTACCATTTGAAACCGAATCAACAATTACTTCTGGTGGTATGACAGTTAGCGTAATTCGCACATCTGATACAATCTTCACCTAAAAAATAATATGAGCTTATCATTAGAAAAAGAAGCGCTACAATATAATTTATCGTCTCTTATTGATTTACAAAATAAGAGACGAAACAATATTGTTTTGTTTGAGCAATCAATTAAAAAAGAAAGAGACATGTCTAATCAAGAAGAAACAATTCAGTTTTCATTAGAAAATAAAATTATGTTACATGATAAAGGTATTAATAAATTAAGTGATACTGAATATCATTGGATTTTATCAGATCTACCTAAATTAAAAACTACTCGCGAAAAAAGAAATCAAACAATAATGCTTTTAAAAACAGCTATTATTGAAGAGCAAACATCTATGGATCGTGAGGAGCGTATGATCGCATTCTTGGAGTCCAATGACGGTAAGAAATGATTTATCATTTGATTGGATAAGTTCCCCTCGTATCATAACTGTGTTATCTCCTTCAACGGATATAACTGTACAAGATTTAGTGGATACTTGTCGTGTTGAAGAAGAGCAACTTTACAATTTACAATATGCAAAAATAATTAATGCAAATGGTAAAGATAGTTTAGGTGGCGGAGTATTCGTTGGTATTACGGCTACATTACAAAATGCTTTATTAGCTTTTGAGGCACGTCCGGGACCTACTTTTGTGCAATGCAATGTGCAGGGCGGAAATTTAGTGGCTGAAGATATAAATGGCAATAATATAGATCCTATTTTAACTACTGCATATACTCAAGTTGTTAGAACGTCATCTTCTAGTTCTACATTACAAGAATTAGCAGATATTCAATATAGCAGCTTTAGTAATGGGGTTACGGTTAATTTTTTATCACCATATTCTGGGACTGTATATCCAATAGGGACCCCACGACAACCTGTTAATAATTTTTTAGATGCATTGGATATTGCCAATTCTAGAGGATTTTCTAAATTATTTATTATTGGAAACGCATTAGTAGATAGCGGATTAAATTATAGTGGAAAAGTATTTTACGGTGAAAGCATAACAAAATCAACATTAACTATAGATCCATTGGCTCAAGTTAATGGCTGCGAATTTCATGATGCTACAATTACTGGAACATTAGATGGTGGATCTACCATTAAAGATTGTAGGGTATTGAATTTGAATTATGTGGATGGTATTATTGAATCTTCAGTACTTACTGGTATCATAACTTTGGATGGAGACGCTTTGATTTTAGATTGTTGGAGTGACACACCCAACAATCATCCAGTTATAGATTTTAATAATAGTGCATCCGCATTTGCTATGAGAAATTATGATGGCTCAATTATTATTGAGAATAAGTCTCGATCCGAGCCGGCTACAATTGATTTGTCAAGTGGTCAGATAACCCTTGACACGACTGTGACAGCAGGAAATATTATTGTTCGTGGTATCGGACAATTAATAAATAATAGCAGTGGTACTGCGGTGGTTAACTCTTCATTTTTATTAAGCCCCATATCCATTACTAATGCTGTTTTAGATGAACCTAATTCTAATCATTTAATCTCTGGTAGCATTGGCGAAGCAATTGCAAATTCTGGATTAACTCCCGAACAAGCAAAACAGTTATTACTTATATTTGTTAACTCATTATAATGATCCGCACATAAAATAGTATTACGAAAGAGGATGATATGCCAACTAATAATTTTCCAAATATAGGAAAGATAACATATGGAAGAGATTTTAATTTCTTCAACAAGTTAACAGTAACAGCCACAAATTTTGGCGATCAATCAGTAGATGGATATCAGCCAGATGTTATCATAACTTTTCCTACTTACACTGTTACTTTCCAATTGGAAAGCGGCGGTCCAGTACAATACAGTTTTAATGGAAATACTGTTCATGGGGATATGACATCAGGTAAAGCTAGTGCAAGTTTAACATTTGAAAATAGAGTTATCTCTAAGATTTGGTTTAAAGGCTCAGGAGTAGTTCGAATTGAAGCCTGGGCAATAAGATGATATAGAATAGATTCATGAAACGTTCTCGAAAGATCATCAAAGATAAATGCGAAATTGAAGGGTGTGACGTGACTGAGTCAGGTGCACTTCATTTGCATCATATTATAGAAAGAACTGAAGTAAACACAACTAATAACAGTTTTAATTTGGCAATTTTGTGCGCGACACATCATGCCTTTGTTCACTGTAACAGATTAAAAATAATTGGTGTTTATCCGGCAACCAAGCCACCTAATAATAGAATTTTGGTATATGAATTAGATGGAAGAAAGAATATAGATCTTGATATTCCTTACATCCAATTCAAAAATAAATCATTTAAGATATGAAAGAGAAAGCGTATGAGCTTTAAAATTGATGCGACAGACCCGGCTAATCTCAAGAGTACTGCCCTCTCAGAGAGAGAAACTAGAAAACGTCTTTTAACTCATGCCCGGTTATTGGGATTTGAGAAAGATATGTTATTATTATTTGCTAAAGCAGATAAGCAAATACGTAATTGTACTAATGAAAAAGAAAAACAAGATATTGGTAAAATGTATAGTATATTGATATATAAATTATTAGGAGGAGGTGGTCAATTATATATTGATGGAAATTTAGTATGTGATGATGAACCAAAAAATAATGAGAATAATTTATATATACCACAATCGAGTAAATAATAAAATTTATGTTGGACAAACTTTTGATTTAAATAAAAGAATAAATGGTCATAAAAGCGAAACTTTTAGTAGATTACGAAATCATCCTTTTTACAATGCTATAAGAAAATATAATTTGAATAATTTTGATATTGTAGAACTAGAAAATATTGAAGATAATTGCGCTGATGATCGTGAAGCATTTTATATTCAATATTTTAAGAGTTATGACAGAAATTACGGCTACAATATAGAATTGGGTGGGTGTAAAAATAAGATAATTTCTGAAGAAACTAAGAAAAAAATTTCTGATGCCAATGTTGGAAAATGTTATAATACATTAGAGCATATGGAAAAATTACATAAAATGACTGGTGATAGATTGCGCGGCACACATTTGTCACAAAAAATTAAAAAGAAAATTTCTGAATCACGTATGGGTTTTAAACATACTGAAAAAACAAAACAAAAAATGTCAGAAACTAGAGTCAAAGGGGGTACGTTTGCCGGAAACAAAAATCCTAATTTTGGAAAAACTGGAAATTTAAATCCGGCAACCAAATTAAATTGGGAAATTATTAATAACATTAGGCTAGATTATTCTTTAGGTCTCAAAGGTAAAAAACTAATGAAAAAATACAATATTAGTGAAACTAATATGTATAGAATACTTAAAAATGAAATTTGGAAAGTATAATTTATGAGTGACAAGTTTTATGGTGAAGTTATTTGGTTTGATCCAAAACGTGGGTATGGTTTTGTAGGTTGGTCAAAAGATGAGGTTGCTCAAAAAGATTTGTTTGTGCATTTCTCTGATGTATCATGTGACGGATTCAAAACCTTATACAAAGGTCAAAAAATAACTTTTAGTTTAGGTTTTAATAATCATGGTGATTTAAAAGCAGTAGATGTAGTTGTATTGAAACATTAAGGTATGGATACTATTGATCATCTTGTTAAGATAGCGGATAAGTTTGAAAAAAATCAACTCAATATGTGTACCACATAAAAAGCAATGATTTTCGTGGTAAATACATTTATCCGCTATCTGAATTATAAGATGTTTATTCGGACCTATATAAAAAAGAAATTAAAAAATATAAGGGGAGAGAAAAACATCCCGAAACAAAAATTGATATCTTAGGTGCAAGGTGGAAGGATTGCACAATTCTTTCCACTTTAAATCCTATTAAGATATTTCAAATGGAAGAACTGTTAGGTGTCCCTGGATATAAAAACAGTAAAGATACTGAAGTTTTTAGATTTGATATTAAAGATCTAGTAGATTCAATAATGTGCTTATATGATGATAACAAGTCGCCAAGAAGCAAAGATGCTTATAAAAAGGTAACTAGTAAATCATATAAAGAAACACAATTTGTCCCTCCAGAAACAACTAAGTATTTTGCAGAATGCAGAATGCAAAATGAGTACCCATTACTTTTTGGTAATGTTACTCATTTATTAGTATTAGGAAAAATTCCCACTAGTAAAGCTAAGATATTAAAATTTAAAGCAACCTTATGAATTATAAATTTGTTATAGTTTTATTTTCTAATTCTATCAAAACATTTACCATAGCTATGGTTTGTATTTGAGAGTAAACGTCACTTTTAAGATAATTACAATGAGAACAACAAGATACTATATTTTCTACAACATAACCTATTTTATTATTTAATCGGTCTAACCCACAGCCAGTCCCTATTTCATTTTTTCTAAAATGATCATTGCAATAAAAACAAGGTTTAATGACTTCCTGTGAAAATTGTTCAAATGTTAAATTAAATTCTCTATTTCGTTTTTTCGCAGCGCCCTTAGCAGTTCTAAATCTACCTTTTAATGTTTTATTTTGAGCCCTATGATATTCTTTTAATTTTTCTTGGTTTATTATAGAATATTGTTTATTATATTTAGATTTTTCTTTTTTATGTTCATCTTTGTATTTTTTTATTGATTCTTCTTTATTATCATAATAATAGTCAATGGACTTTTGTTTAATGTCTTCTTCATTATTTTTATAATACTCTTTTCGTTTTTCTGAATTTTCTTCTTTATTTTCTTGATACCATTTTTCTTGATACTCTTTTCGTTCATTTTTATGTGATTCTCTATATTCTTTTTGTTCTCTTTTAATTTTATCTCTATTGGCATCTCTGTATTTTTTTGCCGCCACCCGAGCACGTATCTTTTTTTCTTCATCTGTCAATTGGGTCATATCAATTACCTCCTCAACATTATATCAGAATATACATAGATATTTTTTAGGGCGTCATTTTTTAACAAAAATTTGTATGATCTGGATAACTAGGCTTAGTAATCCAGTGACGAAAAGAACCTGAATTTTAAATAGATCTTTGCTTATTTCTTCAGTTTGTTTAATCAATTTATCGATTTTTGCATCAGTGTCGCCATTTTGAGATTCCACATCATCGAATCTGGAATCTAAAACATCTTGTTGTTTTTTGCCGGCATTTAATAATGAAATTATTTCTTCATTTTGCTCAACCATTTCGGCTTCTATTTCTATGGCTTTTTTGTTTACTTCTAAGAATACTTCTAAGTCTTTTTTATTTATTTGTTCATTTGTATTGCCAGCCACAAAAGTCTCCTTTTAAATTTGTTTCTTTTCACCTTTTCTTTCTTTTATTTTTTCGATAGCACGTTCACACTTATCTTTTAATTCTTCATAACTATGAACCATTTCATCAACCGAATCGGTATCGCCATTTGCCCAATCTGTTGTTATTATTTTTGAAACTATATTATTAATCTGTCCGCGGGTCGTCATAATCATCCTTTTTTGATAAGCGGTTGGGCATCCATCTCTGCCAATTCAGCATTTTGATTTGCATATTCAGCATCACTTAGATTTAGCTCTTCATAATTTTCTTCTTTAATAGATAATATTGATCTATCTCTTGAAGGAAATGTTTCGTCTCTTTTAAAGAGTAGATTTTTATTTTCTATTTCTGGAGCAACCCGCCTAACACAAATTTTGTTTCTTTTCTTGAATAAAGACCCGGATTCAAATGATTTGAATAATTGTTCTTTAGAAAAAGAGAAATGTTTCTTATTTAACAGATCGACTGAAGACATTGCTTTTATCGTTACATTTAAGTCTGCTAAGCTAACATTCATTGTGGAAACATTAGTTACCCAGAAAGACTCGCTATTTTTCATTTATCATAATGATAGGTTATTCATAAGTTTTTAGTTATATTAAGATATTAATTGTAGCGAGGATTTTGTGCAAACACTTAACTATTTTCCGGGACAAAGAGTAACAATTTTTTTGGAAACAGTCGACGGCTATGGAGCTAGATCTGATAGTTTATCCATGCCTTTAGTTAATAGAGTAATTTTTCCTAGTCTTACTTTAGCTTCTGCTTATCCACAACCAATGACTCAATTAGATATTGGTTTATATTATTACCAATTCATTTTACCTACAGGAGCTATTTCGATAGGAAATTATTTAGTAGATGTAGTCTTTACTAATCCTGCAAATAATACAATTACTACCACTGGTTATCAAATTGTTGTTTCCGCACCTTTTGGTAATTTTTCTACAACAATAGGATAAACCAATGTCAATTAAAGCTCGTGGGGAAGTTATTGATGTTACAGATCAAGTTAATTTAACTGTTCAATTCAAAGACACAGTAGGTAATCCTATAGATACTGATTCATTTCCTCAAGTGTCCATAGTCCAGCCTAGCGGTTTACTTGCGCTTGCACCTACCTCAGCCGGGGTCGCTAAAGTTGGCGCAGGTAAATACTCATTTATTTATACAATCCCTATTAATGGACCCTATGGAGTGTTTAACGATATTTGGAGTGGTTTTATAAATGGTTTCCATATAGAAACTACTTTTTCTTTTATCGTAATACATACTCAGACTCCTGCTATAAACACTGACGGATATATGCATTTAGGAGATGATGTACCTTTTAATTATTCTCAATGTGCGACTTTAAATATTAATAAATTAATCAAGTCTCTTAAAGCTAGATTAAATAGTTCTGGCAAAGCTAAATCAACAGATTCATATGGAAACGTTGTCTATGTAGATTGTGATATTTTTTCTATTGATATGTTGACTACATTTTTAGCTACTGCATTGTGGGATTTTAATCAAGTTCCATATTTTACAGGGTTCACATTTGATGATGATGGTTTCGTTGATCAGTTTGGGGAAATTTTAGTTGAATATGCTACACTACAAGCTTTAGCATCTAAAGCTTTAATAGAAAGAGGTCGTGAATTTCAATTCACAGATAATGGATTGAATTTTAATCCACCTACAGTAAGCGAATTAATGACTACACAGTATAGTACGTTACTGAGTCACTACTTCGAAAAACTCAAGATGATCAAAGCGTCACTTCGTCCTAGCCCGAAAGGATTAGGTATATGGGGTATGACAAATGGAGCTAATCCGGCATTCAGAAGATTACGTCACTTGAGACAAAGACAGATAATTTAATGTCGAACTCTAGTTACGCCATCCAAGAAATTTTGTTTAGAGGAATAAGGTCTCAAATTATCTAAAGCCCAACATTTCTTAAAATTATCATCTTCCATAGAGATATATTTAAATGTTGATTTTGGAATGATATGATCTATCTGCCATGTCCATGTAGATTGATCATCATCATTCCATTTTTTTGCATTATATGCTCCATGATTTTTCCATGTCATCCACGGCTCAAATAATGATTCTAAATGTAATTTTAATATTAATATTGAATACTGCAGATAATCTAAACAAGAATTTCCGCCTTTAGATGATCCATTAGATTTCAAATGGAAATTTATATTAGCTGATACTGTAGTTCTAATTTTGAAATTTGTATTTGTTAATCTTTTATTTTTATTGTAGAAATTACTATATATTCTAATACTGTTTTTATTTTGTATATAATATTTTTTTGCGCCACATATAAGTGTTTCTTTATTATTTTGATAATATAGTTTATTATAATCCTGTTTTTCTTCTTTATGTTCTTGATAGTATTCTTTTCTATCTTCGATTATCTCTTTTTTGTTTTCCTGATAGTATTCTTTTTTATCTTGTAATATTTTTTCTTTATTTTCTTTATAATAGGACGCATCATAGTCTGACTGATATTGTTTCATTTTTTCTAAATTTTTACTTTTAAATTCACGCATGTAGTTAGTGTTGCATTCTCTGCACCAACCGCCGCTCTTTTTGTAGTGAGATTCTGAAAAATCTTTTTTGTTTTTGAAATCTTTGCATTTGCCGCATTTTTTATTATTCATACAATGAATATAACATTATTGGTAGAAGTTGAAAATTAATCTTATTATATGCGATTATTTTATCATTAGGTAATGACTTCAAAAAAAAATAAGTTATCATTAAAAGAAGTGAAAAATTTACCAATTGTTTCTTTAAATAGATTGATAAACAAAGCTAAAAAATATTTGAAAAATGATGAAGTCTGGCATCGTATCTGTAAAGAAAATGAAATGGAGCCGAACATTATAGATTATATTCCAACTAAATTTGGAAACTTAGATGTTAGTGCAAAAACTGATCATGGTATTGTAATTTTGAATTACAAACTTTTATGTGAAGGTGATTTTGAGCAAAATTATTCTTATTTGATTCATGAATATAGTCATTGGTTTCAGCAATGTTTCGGAAAAAAAGCTACTCAAGGCGCCGACGACGGAAATTATTTAGATAATCCTGCCGAAGAAGAAGGGTTTACAAATCAAGTAGAATATATTGCTAATAATGAGGGCGAAGGTGAAGCTGAAGAATATGTAGACGATCTTTTAGAATATCATGACGTCGATGACAAAGAAGATAAAAAAGAAACCTTAATGGCTAAAGTTTAAATTACCAACCATGGTAAGATGAGTCTTACCCCGCAACTTCAATGTAAGTTATTTTATAAATAGTTCTATCAATTTTATGAGCGTATTTAAAGGTAGTGACGAGTGACCTTATTCATAGACATAGTGTTAGATTATTTTTGTAATACGATCTCTATGTAAGATCTACTTCCCCTATAATATGTCCCCAAGTTTTTGTCGAGAGAAGTTTAATTTACCGTAATAAATATGAATATATATTATGCCATACTATACAAATCCAGTTAGAGCGGGATTGGACCATGTTCAATCCTTAGGTGATGGAACCACTATTAATATGAAATGGTTTCAAGCCTATCCTGTAATTAAAACAAATAAAATAGCGTACAATATTTATTATTCTACAATTAAAGAAAATGTTTTTACGGAAGGTGTAAAATATATTTCCATTGATAGTTCGCTTGAAGCTAATATTATTGATTTGACCCCAGGGCAAGAATATTTTTTTAGTGTTAGACCAATAGAATATAATTTAAATAATATTGATTTAAATCAATTACCAGATGCTTATGATACTTTAAAAGTATATCCATTTACTATTTTAAAACAAGACATATCTGATACAGATATGTTAATTTCAGTTGTGGACACAACTGGATTTCCTGCAAATGGTATTATAAAAATTGGAATAGAATTAATATCTTATTCATCTATTGATCAAATCAATTTAGATTTTATTGTTTCTGAAAGAGGTTATGGTAATACATTTGCTCGGATGCACTCTACTACTGGGTTTGATGGATATTTTACATGGGATCCTATTATAAATTTTTATGTTGAAGGAGAATCAAATCAATTTGATAGAATTTTTGTTTGTCAATCTAGATTTGAGTATCCCAATTTTCCAGTAACTTTAATTGATGGTTACCATCAAGTTACAAAAGATTTGTTAACATCTGATTTAGAAGCATCAGATGCTGATAATGTAAAATTTCCTATGTATGATTATGCGGGGTATCACCGCACCGATCCGGTACAACTATTAAATGGAACTTGTGTTGGTAGTTATATTGGTGGCGAAATGGGGTGTATAGACGGTTATGGTAATTACAATATTTTTAGAGGTTTGAATTTACAAGATCAAAATGATCAAAGACAAGAAGTTGAATTATCAGTTACAGGTAGGGTAGCAGTTTTAATACAAAGGATGCGAACTGGTATTACATGTTCTTGTTATTTGGCTTCATCAGAATATCCAGATGACCGTTGTCCATTTTGTTTGGGAACTAAATTTGTACACGGATATCAACAATATTTTAATCCAAGAAGATCTGATGGTCGAATCTTAATAAGATTAAGTCCAACGGATGAGCAAGTAAAAATGTATGAAGCAGGATTAGAATCAGAATTTCCAATAACATTTTGGACCTTAACTGTTCCGACAATTAAACCAAGAGATGTACTTGTATTATTTGATATCGCTGGAAATGAAGAATTTAGATATGAAGTTTTATCAATTACAAGAAATAATACTTTACTTGGTCAACAGGGAGGTCAAATTGGTAAGGCAGCTAGAATTAGAAAATTTGATCCAGCGTACCAAATAAGAATTTTCAGAGATACATCTATGTTTCCAAGTAAATTAAATACCACGATTAGTTTTGTTCCAGGTATTCCTCCACATATCCATACTATTACTAGAAATGAGTCGGATCCTTCCAATTGGTCTCAAACCACATCGGTATCACAAGGTCACAATCACCCCGTTATAATCCAAAACGGATTACCTGTATTAATAGAGGAGTTGGGTCACACGCATGATGTTATAATAACTTGACCTATGGTTTTTTGAGCATATATTTTGAACAAATAGAGAGTAATAATGTCAAATACCCCACTTTCCCCAAATTACAAAAAAGATGTCGGTAGACTAGTAACGGATCGATATGATTTTCAAGAACATATCGAAGGTATTGCTTTTCGGCACAAAGCTAATCAAATAGATTTAGAACCTATTTTAACAATTGGATCTATAGTTTGTGAAAATGTTCAAGATGCTATTGATCAATTAACTATAATTGTAACTCCTCCTGTAATAGCCGACGCTACTACTAGTAGTAAAGGTATAATTCAGTTAACTGGAGATATTGCTGGCACTGCAACTCATATAGTAGTTACTAAAATACAGGGTAGATCTATTAGCACACTGCCACCCAATAGTGGTGACGTATTAACATGGGATGGTGGTACTTCATCTTGGATGGCATCAGCTGCCGTAAATGCATTTAGTGCTGGTGGTGATTTGTCTGGAACTAATTCTTTACAGCAAGTAATAGGTTTAACTGGAACAGCTGGTTCAACAAGAATATCTTCAAATGCTTTGACTTGGACATCTGGCTCCACCCCCGTGGTTACTCAAACCACGACTGCTTTAACTGATGGCGCAGATTTGACTATCAGGGCTCAAAATAGTACGGGTGCATCTAAAAATGGTGGTGATGTAATTGTTACTGGTGGTAGTCCTGGCGCTAGCGGATTAAAAGGAGGCGTTTCATTAAAATTAGACGCCGGTAATTCTACTATGTTGGAAGTGACAGAAATAGCTTCTAGTAGAAGAGTGCTCTCATTATTACATAATGGACCATTAACTACTATAGATATGCCCGCTAATACTGGTGATCTTGTAATGTATGTTAGAGATGCTTCTACTCCACCAACAATTGGAAATCCTTCCAATGGAACAATAGTATATTCTTCTGGTGGAGAATTATGGATTAAACAACAGGATGGAAATAATTTTCCTGTTGGCTCTATCCCTAATCCTAGTATTTGGGGATCTACAGGGCAACAATCATATACTTATCGTTCATATGTGACATCTAGTGTTGGTGCCGCTGCATTGGCTTTTTCTTTACCATTACCTAGTAATACCTCAATTAAAATTGATGCTACATTTACAGCTAAAGCCACAAGCGCTACAGATGGCGCTGGATTTAATTTAAGTATGGGTTATTTGAGAGGCGTTGGTTCGCCTGTAGCTATAGGTACTGTTACTAATGCTGATCCTAGAACTACAACGGGTGCCGCGGCAACATGGACAATTCCAAATATAATCACATCGGGAGATACTCTCCAAGTTCTTACAGGGTACTCATCAACTAATACTATTAATTGGTTAGTAATAATACAATTAACAATATCTCAAGGATAACATGCCACTAGGTAGAGGTTTAATGAATGTCGGTAGATTTACTATCTATCAAACTAACACTACAATTAATAGTATCTCTCCCGGATCAGCTATTTGCGGCGATACAGTTACTTTTAATATAACTGTTGGAAATAATACTTTGGATGGTCCTATTCCTACAGGAACGGTATCAATTGTAAATATTAATAGTGGTACAGTATTAGCAACAAATTCTTTGATTTCTGGAATTGTTGCGATAGCGGTATCACCGACCATATCTATGGGAAAATACGTCGCCATTTATAATGGAGTACATAATTCTTTTGAAGATAGCATTAGTAGTGTGGTAAATTACAACGTCAGCGCAAATAATACTATTACTACTGTTTTAACACCAGATGATCTTTATTTTTGTTATAGTGATTTAGTTAATATATCAGCTAATGTTTCGCCGACGACAGGACCATTCCCATTAGGTTCAGTGAGATTTAGATTATATAGTGATAATATTTATTTTATAGAATTGTCACCTGGAGCATTAGATGGTTATGGAAATGCTACGAGTATAATTCCATCTAATACAACTACAGATGGATACGATTATTGGTTGCAGGCATTATATGATGGTTATCACTGCTGGAATTCAAGTGAAAGTCCGTTTGGTATGTTTGGAACAACTTTACATTCTACCACATTTAATACTACTACTACGATAAGTGGTGCGAATAGTTTTTGTATAAATTCTGATGCAATATTTAATGTTGTAGTCGCATCAACAAGTATAGGCACAATTACTGGAAGTATAATATTTAAAGTTTTGAATTTTGATGAAACAGGACCTACATTGGGACCTTTTGATGTAGATGGTCCAAATACAGGTGTTACAATTCCAGTGACAATTCCACATAATAGTTTAGGAGTTCGTATAGGAGAAGATCATTTAATAAGTACCTTTACTCCTAAAGATGGATCTTGTTATAATGGTAGTGTGTCAAATAAATTTGATGTTACCGTATTAGAATGTTAAATTTATTTAATAAAGCTATACATATTAATTACTTTGCATATCCATAAGGAGTTTTTATGGATAATATACTGCAAGTATTGTTAAGTTGGCAATTTATCATTTTTAGTTTAAGTATCGTCGCGGTCACCACAGTATTTAAAACCATTATTGAATATTTATTGAAAAATGTTCAAATCATGGCAAAAGAATCTAAACTATGGGAAGAATTAATACTACCTATCTCTCCAGTTATAGTAGGACTTGTTGGAGCTATACTAATTAAAGAGTATCCTTATCCTGAAGGTATTTCAACTACTGGTGCTAAAGTTGCGTTTGGATTAGTTGCCGGTTTGTTGTCCGGACTATTGTATCGAATTGTTAAAGCACTTTTTAATCAAAAATTAGTTTCGGCATTGCCCGCGGGAACTGTTGTTCCACCTGAAGATGCAGATCCAACTGCTGATGCACTGATTAAAAAAGTATCAGAGACCATCAATAAAGAACAAGTTTAATAACAAAAATGATATGGTGATCTAAAATGAGTGATTTTCCAATTAAATTAGATGATGATGCTACATTACCGCCAGTAAATGATAATATTCAAGATATTGGAGCAGAAGCTATAAATGCTTTAAGAGATGCTGTTTTTAATATTGAACAATATCTAGGTTTAGATGGACCAGGAACTACAGATTCTTTGGCGGCTAGAATAGGCGTATCATTAGATCTAAGCGGCAGTATTAAGCCTTCAGCTATTACTAGTTTAGGGTTAGTTACTTTACCTATCACTAATGATCAAATTGCTGATTCTGCAGAAATTCCAGAATACAAATTAAAACTAGATCACAGAACACAAGATTTATTTAATTATATTTTAGATTTATCTAAAAATGTTAATACTGCTTTAGGATGGATCTCTTTAACAGGGGTTAAACTAGAGCCTCATTTAAATGGTTTTATTTATAGGCACACATTAAATCAAATAGACGTTAGCATATCTTCTACAGATTTTTTGAAAAACAGATTTAACAATTTAAGAAATAATCATGATTCATACACTGTGATTGATGATTTGAATGATGAAGTTTTAAATCATCAATTTGCAGATGGTACAGGTAATTCTACCCAATTAATTTCTACTATTGGTGGTTCAAATTATCCATCAAATTATGCTCATACTTCTAGTGGCATCTGGTTAAACACTAGTCGTTTTTCTGTTATCCCACAAACTGCTACCGATCTACAGCAGTTTGCAGATTTTATTGATAGCTCTAGTATTTTTCTATATGGAACTAGAATTCAAAATTTATATACAAATGGAATTTCTCGTTCATCTAGATCTTCAAGTTTAACTGCTGATGGATATGGAATAGCTGTTATTCCAAGCACTATAGCTATTGCTTATTTATTGAATACTGGCTCTAGTAGTTTTCCAATAGATGATATCGATATAGGCGATGATATCATTGAATTGAAACCTACTGCAAGTGAAATGTCATCAAATTCATTTGATGAAAAATTCTCACTCGTTAAAATTGGTGATGTAATAAAAATAAATTATGGTACCGTAGAAGTAAGTTTTATTATAAAAGAAAAAAAATATATACAAAATGGCGGAAATAAAAAATACGTTGTTAGAATTAATGGAAAGAATTTATTTTACACTACAAACGCTTTAATAAGAATAGATAGACCACTATTTAATAATAACAAGCATGGTGTTCTAGCTATTTCTCCAGTTAACAATGTTTTTTCAGAGATTCCAAGTTTAATTATTGGTAGCCCATACGGTGCTCAAGTTCTAGGTATTGGTTTTAATCCAGATCAATTAAATACTACTCATTATTTGATGTATCTTGCACTATATACAACTGGTAATCCACAAGATGGTTTCACCATTTTACCAGCAATTGATGTTACCGGAAATCGCGGAGTCACGCCCGGATCATATACTTTGGATTCTGTTGTAGAAGCTACAAATAATGCTTTTAGACAAGCTGGATTCAATTATAGATTTATAGCATTTTCTCATCAAGGTGAATTTGGAATAATGCTGGCTGATTCTTACGGAAATGCTGGGTTTTCTATATTGAGTGCAGTTGTTGCAGACGATGGTACATATGATTCATCGGCTACAGGAGTTAGTTTTCCAAATAATGTTATTGATGTTTTTCCTACGGCTGGCATGGGAACTATTGATCCACTAGGATTTGGAATCAATGGTGCTAATTTTGCAAGTCCAGAATATAAAACGTCATATGGATCTGCAGAAGCCGCATTAATTCCAACCAAGATATTTTTACCTCTTAAAAGAAATAATTTTTATGTTAACGGTATTGAGAAAGATAAATTAGCTTTAGACATAGATCAATTAATAGATGGTTATGGTGATGGATATTGGAATGCTGCAGTTCAAGCTATTAATATATTTCCTGGTCCAAATGGTAGAGTACAAGTTACTTATCGTATACATTTAGATTTGTCAACTTCTGGATTAAAAGTTGGAAAAACCCTTGTCGTTCAGCCTACCAATCAAACGGGATTGGTAGATTTTGGCAGATATATAATTCAAGATATTACATTTAATATCCCGGACTGTGCAGATTGTTCTCCAGTAATTCCAAACAATATTTACACAGATATTACCGTTTACGATGCGGTACATGCTACTGGAGTTTCTCCAACGGCTACATTGGCAATTGATAGTTTAGTAAGAATTTATTTTAATGCAGGTTCAGTTTCTTTTAATAGAGAAAGTGCTACAGATTTTAATAGCGTACAACCATTTAAAAGACATTTTGAAGTTTACGTTGATCAAAACGGAAATACTTTCACTCATGAAAGAGCAAGAATAAATGCTGGTGGATCAACATTTAATGTCAATGGTATACCACTACGTACATTCTCAGAATTATCAAAATTAAACATCATAAAAGTAAGTTCAAAATTAAGAGGATATCAATTTGGTTCAGTAAATAAAATTACTTTACATGTTACAGATTTTAATGATATAACTGGTACATTTATAGCCAATTTAGTGTCTTATGATGGTTCAACATCTACACACAATGGACCAACTACTTTAGGTAAAGTTGGACAAACTACTAGATTTTATGATGAAACAAATATAGATTATATTGATATTATATTTGATAATAATGTCGCTATTGCTGGATTTTCGGATCAATATATTGATTTTCAATTGTTTCCAACATTATCTTTAGATGAAGAAATAATGTTATTGGGAACTTGTCAAGTTAATGATGTAACGAATGTTGTTAATCTTATAAAAGATGAAAGACAATTTGGAAATACTAGTGAAAAAGATTTTAGTACATCTGCACTTGGATTTATTTCTCTTCCAGAAAAATTATTACATTCCAATGGTGTAATTAGAGGATTTGATTTACAAGATCCAGATATTTTAACAAATCCAAATAGTAATCAAATATATTTGAATGGTGGATTGGTATTAGTTAATGGGAAATTCATATCTGTTAATAGTGAAACAGTAATAATTCCAATTGTTAAAGAAAATTTCGGAACACTTAATGATATTAATTGGTTAGTTTGTATTAACGATAAGGGCGAATATCAGCCAATACCATTATTAGATTTTGATCAGTGGTTAAGTACACCTACTGATTCTAATAGGCGTTTTCAGGCAATCAATGTAGTTAATGGATTGAATTATTATATTGATGCATCAACTTTTTCTGATGTAGTAAACAAAAGAAAAGATTTAACACCTCTTTATATTGTCGCTTCAACTGTTACAGTTTCTGTTACTCCTGTTGTTAGTATGACAATAACAGATGCTAGAAAATATGTAAATGATGCGGATAGTAGTTTGCCGTTAACATTAACATCTGCAGAAGCACAAGGTAATTTTAAAAAGCCGGAGTCTATTTTAAATTGGATCAAATACAATAACCAATTTAACGGAACTGCTTTTATAAAAGGCGCGAACGCCGGCAATGCTACTATTGACGCAACTATGTATTTAGATTTTGCAAACAGTGTAGTAATTGATGGTAAAAATGATGCGTTATTAACAATGAATGGTACGGTTATTTTAGGATCAAATCTTACATTTAAAAATTTAGATATTGTTTTTAATGGCTCTACTGTTATTCTAGATGGTGTTAAGAATTTAATATTTGATAATTGTAATATCACTGTTAATGTACCATCAACATCTCCTCCTAATAATATAATTTTCAGTATAATTAATGGAGATAACGTTGTAATTAAAGATAGTTCATTAATTGTGCAATATGCTTCATTATATGATTCATCGCAAACTTTTAGAGGTTCAGTATTTTATTTAAACAATACTATTAATTTTAAACTTACCAATACTATAGTTACAGCTAATTACGTTATTTCAGCAGGAGTTGTTACTCCTGGAGATGTATTTACTTTGGTAAATTCACCAATCTGTTATATTACAGATTCTATAATAAGTGGAAATTTTAACAAATTAGTAGATATTACTAATTCCAATTTTTTCAAATTAACAAATGCTATTGTAACTTCAATTTACAATCCTAACGCTGGAGGTACAGCTGACTCGTATAATGGTGTATCATATGATCCCCTTGATTTAGTTAATAGTGGACAAGGATATATTCATGGAAATGTTACTACAGTATTAGATAGCATTATAATTGATAATGTAGTATTTAATTATACGCCATCGATCAATTCAAATGATAGATATAGTTTTATCAATTTTGAATTATCTACAATATTTTCAGTATTAAGTGAATTGCAAGTTACAAATTGTAAATTCAACAACTTAAATGTTAGTGGTGTTAAAGATGATACTAGGGCAGCAATTTCAATTATAAATAACGCTTCCCCTGTAGCTGCGCCTGCGATACAACCTACATTATTAAATGCAGTTATTAGTGGAAATTATTGTAACAAAAATCAAGCAATAGTTGTAACTTCTGTATCTAGATTTGGAGTTATGTTATTCCCAGGAATAACAACACAAAACTGTTTAATTTCTAACAATGTTTGTGGAACCATTGGGTATTTAGTTGGATCTGAAACAAAGATTATATCTCTGTCACCGGTCGTTAATGCATTCAATGATAAAATAACAGGCTTAACTATTAGCAATAATAGCTGTCACTATATTGCTAATTTAGATAGTACTGGTAAATATTTCTTGATGTCTAAAGTTTCTACAACTTCTCCATTTACTGGAACTACTGTTAATCAAGTTAATTATTCTACAGGTAATGTAGATATTGTAAATAACAAATGTAGTTGGATTCATACTGGTTTAGCATACGAAGAAAATTCTACGTTAAGAATTTTGAATAACACGCTGAGCGCTTATGATGGAGTTTATTTGGTAAATTATAACGATGCCTTACCAAATGCCATTTATAATCCATCGGCATCAGGGGTTAATGTCTCATCTAATTATGCAATCTTTGTAAGTACTAATAAACATGTACTTACAAATTCTCAGGCTCCTGGAGAAGGTCTTGATTCTTGTTGTATAATTTCAGGAAACATAACTAATACTGGATATTGGAATGCTATTAATTTTGCCCCTGTTCCAATTAAATATGGTTTAGGATATATTTATTGCCAATCATCTTGTACTGTAACTAATAATACTTTGAAAGGTGTAGGAGAGACTTTTGGTTTTGGATCTTTGATTTTAGTTGGTGGTAAAAATTCAATAATAGAAAATAATAAAATCTATAGAAGTTCTCATTCAATTTTTGCTTATGTTGCGTTTGTTAATTTTGAAACTCCTACAGCTTGGAATGGCGCAGAATCAACTGGAATTGTAGTTAATAACTTTTTTGATTCGCCATATATTAATGATGTTATACCACAAACTGTGGATACTATTAAAACAATAAGGCTAGACGCAACAAGTGCAAATGCTACTAATTGGATTTTAGAAAGAAATATTAATCAAACAGTTACTATGGCTTTTAACTCTTCATCGGGTCAACATACTGGTGGTTCAGTACATAGAATTTTCCCAGGAACTTTACCATCTGGTATTGATGCTTGGTCACAAGATGACCCTGCATCAACTGTTAAGATAATTTACATAAGCGGTAGCGGTCTTTTAGATAATTATCAATGGACGATACCTGCTTACGCACTAATTCCAAAAAGAACTAAAATAGTAAGAGCTTATGTAACAGTTACAAATACTTCTTTAACTACTATAAGTAGCCCTTATTCTTTAACAATCATAGATCCGATCGCCGCGACGTCAGATTCAGATTCAGGAAATTTACAATTTTCTTTATCTGATAGCGCAATTGTTACGCCAACTAGTGTCTATCAAAATACTGAAGATGGTGTAGTAATGGTAAGATTTAATTTAAGTATGCAAAGTGGAAATAGCTTAACAGTCAATATAAGTAATATCCATATTCAGTATCGTTGGTAAAGGATTTTTATGAGTTTAGGAAATTTTTTCAAAAGTGATCTATTTCCGGTTCATAACATTGTGCAAGCCTCAATGTTAGTGTATCCAAAAGAAATAATTATTTCTACGTTAAAAGATTTCTTTTCTAAGGATAGTTATTATCATTACTCCAAAGATCAATGGGGTTTTGCTAATACTGTTGATCATACAGATTTGCCTGCAGGGGCAGATATGCCTAGAGGCACGGGCTCTCATCCAGAATTAAATCCATTTTTAAATTTGAGTACTAGGGTTTTTATTGGAGAAAATTATAGATATGATGGAATTCATTATCCAGCTATTTTAGTTAAAAATGGTGGGAGTAGATATGTCCCGATCTCTATTAATAGAGACCAGGGAGGTATTCAATATGAAAATATTATATATGAAGATGGTTATGGTACTCAAAGTATAATTCATTCTCCTAAAGCTTTTATTACAGCAGGTGCCTGGGAAGGATCTATAATTGTAGATGTTTTTTCCAGAAGTTTAAGAGCTAGAGATGATTTAGCAGAATTAATAGCTATGTGTTTTACTGAAGTTCATTTTGATACTTTGGTAGATGTTGGTGTAGTGGTCAAACCGCCAGTCATTGGGGCACCCTCAGAATCAGATGATAGAAACGACAAGTTATTCAGATTAAGTATAACTTTAGATATTAGAACTGAATGGAGAAGAGAAATTCCAGTCAATAATTTAATAAATACTATTCTTTTCACTGTTAATTTTGCAAATATTTCTAATCCAGAGGCGATACCTGCGCCAAATTTGACCATTAATACGGAAGTAAGTATCACTGATCTACTACTAAATCTGTAAGTACTTGATATTGAGAAAAACAAAATGAATCAATATATCAACCCCAATAGTAATATTAATACATTTTAATGATACAACCTATCCAAAAATTAAACATAATTTAAGGACCGATTATGTTAACAAGTTTTATAAAAGTGATATTTCAAATCTTTAGAGGAGAACAATAATGGCAAATCAACCTGGAGGCGCTGGTATTTTACCAGGAGTTACGACTGATCTTATCACACAATCACGTGGAACATCCATTCCAGGCGGATCGCGTGTTGCAGCCATGATCGGAGAAGGGTCAACAACTGAGACTGTTGTCATACAAGCCGTTGGTAGTGGTGCTGATGGTCTTAATCCATCTTATAGCTCTACTTCTGGAGCTGATGGTAGACATTTTCAGTTATCAAATGCAAATGTTATTTCTAACAGAACAACTGTTTTTAAAAATGGTATACCATTAGTAGGATTAGAATCACTTATTGATTCTAATGCATTCAATAATAAATATGATTATAGAGTTGATATCACAACTGGTCGCCTTGAATTGCAGAGAGCTCATTTAGTTGATCAGGGTGGTGCTTTTTACATTCCTCTTACTACTAACGTTGGATTAGGTACAGTAAATACTTTAACTCTACAAGATGCTAATGCTCCGCCAGAAACATGGACTATTAGATGTGTTGGCGTTCAAAGAAATGCATTGAATCAACCTATTGCTGGAACAGCTAAATTTTTAGCTTACGGTTCTATTTCTGGTTCTAAATTAGATGCAAATGGAAATCCAATTGTTTGGGTAGCCAACAATAATTTAGTCACTAACGGTATTTTGAGTTTTTCTCTTCAAGAAACTCAAGTAATGTCAGTTGTTGTTTCTGCATTTAGAGAAGGCGATGCTTTTACAATTAAAATTGCTAGTGGCGTTCTTGTTAGAGACGATTCATTAACAGCAAATTATATTCCAACCAGTTTCTTGAATGATCCAATTTTAACTCAAGGAATGGGTGATGTAGTTAGAAGACATGGTTTTCCTAGTTTAGATAATAATTTATCTTTGGGCGCTCAGTTGGCTTATGCTAATATTGCTCCAAGTTTAATTACTTGTCAGGCTGCACCTCCAATGCCCAGAAGAAGATCATTCATTTTAGAAGATGCTGTTAATTCTATTTCTGAAAATGTTGATGATTTTATCTTCCCACTTCCATTAGGAGTAACACCTGATTTTAATACTGAAATTCATTTCTTTGTTAATAACAATTCAACAAATGTAGAGTCACAAATTCTACCTAACAAATTAGAATTCTATTCTTTAGATACTTCTGGATTCCCAACCACTGATCAATTTGTATTTGATGATACTTCTGCACCAGCTGGATTCTCATACTTCTATACTGTTACTCAAAGTTTAGCTACCATAGCAACTGGAGAAGATGGTTATATTGGTAGAAATCCATCATTTTTTAATAAAGGTGTTTTTGCTTCTTCAATATCTTTTGATTCTTCTTATGTTGGAAAAACTCTTAAAATTATAGATGCGAATAACGTTGCTAATATTGGAACGTATGTTGTTGATGCTGTTAGTGGTGGTAAATTGTATGTTACGCATGATGTATTTCCAGATTTCGTTACTGAAAATCCAGTAACATTTGAAGTAATTAACGTGGCTACAGGATTACCAATTGCTGGTGGTTCGGGTACAGATGGTGCATTGATTGCGTTAGTGTCAACAACTACAGCAACATTTAGTAGCGATGTATCTACTGGCGTTGACTTCAGTTTAATTTCTAATATATTGACACGTAGATTACAAATCAATGGTTCAATTGATAACAATGGACTGTATGATATCATAGGATATGACAGTTTTACAAACTCTATTACAATACAAAAAGCTCTTGTCAATGAAAATGATATGAGATATGAAATATTGGATTCTTCTGATGTTAGTAATTATGTTGTTATTAATAAAAACGTTGTTCCAGTTGGTTACGGTTTAAGAGTAACAATAGTTGACACTAAAGAAGCTTCTTTTTATGATGCCGGATGGATCAATGCATTAGAATCATTAGAAAAAGTTGAGTGTGATATCTTAGTTCCTCTTCCAAAACAAACTATTTCTGTTATTTTTCAAACATCACTTGCTCACTGTAAATCTATGAGTAATATTAGAAACAAAAAAGAAAGAGTTTTGTTTATAGGAGCTATCAATGGTTTGACTCCTGAAAATGTAATTGGAACTCAACCTGCTGCCGTCGAAAATATTGGTATACTAGAAGGTATTCAAGGCGAAACTATTACTGATGTTTTGGCTGGAAACGTAGAAGATTTGGCAGATTATTCTGTACCAAGTGCTTTTGGAAATACTTATAGATGTGTATATTTCTATCCTGATCAAATTGTAGTACAAGCGGGTGCAGACAATGTATTAATTGATGGATTTTATCAAGCTGCTGCTGCCGCTGGATATGAGTCAGCGGATATCAGAATTGAAAATCCATTAACAAATAAAGTATTAAGTGGTTTTACAATTAACAGAAATAAAACCTATTCTACTTCTACCTTAGAAAGATTAGCTGCAGCTGGTATTACTACTTTACAGCCAGTTCAAGGTGGAGGCGTAGTTAAATGGGGATTGACAACATCACAAAGTGGATTCGTAGAAGAACAAGAAATATCTATCATATTTATTAGAGATAGAGTTGCTAAGACTTTAAGAGCCGGATTTGCTGGATATGTTGGTCAACCACAAGATAAAAATACGGGAGCAATCTTAAATACCCGCGCCGTTATTTTGTTAAATTCCCTTGTGTCTCAAGGATTAATAACAAATTATGCAAACTTAAGTGTTGTTCAAGATGGTGTAGATCCAACACAATGGAATATTTCCGTTAGTGTTCAGCCTGCATACCCACTTAACTTTATCTATATAAAAGTTAGTGTTGGTCAAATATAATTGATCAGGTATAACCTCTTATATAATTAAGAGGTTATACTTAAATTATGCATAAATAAGAATATCAATATCAAATAACTTTTGGAGTATAAATGGCTACCGCACCTAATACCAATTCCACATTAACATTACCTAATGGTGTTAATAAAACCAGTACATCGTTGTCGACCAATATGATTATATTGGTTAATAATACAGCTGTGGGCGCTATACAACAAATGGTAATTTCTGAAAAAAGACAGATAAAAATGATAGATGAAGTGGGAAATGATGGTCATATTGATTCTGTTCCCGTATCATCTACTAATATTACTGGTTCTTGTCAAAGAATTAGATTTGATAGATTAAGAATCACAGAAGCTTTTAGTAGAGGATTTTTACACGCCGCTTCACAGGTTTACCCATTTGATATTGTTATTCTTGATAAACAAAAAAGAGATCAAGGCAGTCAAATTTCCACAGTAATTAAAAATGTTTGGATTTCTGGTTTAGACTATACTTATGCCGCTAATGATTGGATCATTACTGATACTATGCAGTGGGAAGCAGAAACAATTTTCAGTATTTTAAATGGTGGTTCTTCACCAATTCCTGGTGGTATGCCTGCTGCTGTTGGTGGTGAAAGAGGAATTCAACACATGGGTGGTGGTCCAAATGGTGTTCTTAATATTGTTAGCGGTGACGGTATTGTTAATATCGAACAACTTACAGATACTGGTTCTAATGGCAGAAGAGGCTCGCTCGACGCTGCTGGATTGATAGATATTGGATCATCTGGTCTATTATTTTAATTAGTCTAATTATAACAGTTTGTGTAATTAACTAAAATTATCCTGTAATTGATATATTCAGTTACAGGATAATTTAATTTTGTGGAGTATAAATGCCTAGTTTTGACAGTCCCTTAGGAAGTAAGAAGCTCGCCGCGCAGTCTTTAAAAGAATTTGATATTCCAGATGAAAGTGGATTAACACAAGAACAAGTTGTTAATCCAGTTTTTAGAAGAAAAGCTGCGATGCCATCATTGGATGAAGCTGCTCTTCAAAATTTTCAACATAGAATAGATCATGAATTTGATCATAGTCCAGATCCTATAGAAATTGAAAGAGAATTTAAGGGTGCGAGAGAGGCGAAAAGGGCTAAAATTTCTGGTAGAGAAAGATTAAATGATGGCGCGAAAAAAAGATTAGAAATGCTATTAGATATGACTCGTACTACTCACGAAGTTAATATCGACGGCACTATTTTTATTTTACAAACTTTGGCAGGCAAATCAATGAGAGAAGCTATTATGGAAGCTTCAGAATTTGATGGAACTGTTCAGTCACCTTTTGAAGTTAGAAAACAATTTTTAGCTCGTTCTTTAATAAGTATTGGTGGAGCTACTTTTTCACAATTTGTAGGTTCAGATAGTTTAGAAGTAAAATTGGCATTCATAGATGAGTTACATGAGCCTTTATTAAATAAACTTTATGACACATATTTGAAAATGACAGAAATTGCTAAAGACAAATATTCAATAAAAAATGAAAATGATGCTAGGGAGATAATTGAAGACCTAAAAAAATAATATATGAATCGGATCATCGTTTTGCCTGGTTTTTATGTAAAGAGATTTACAAAACCACGCCAGACGATGTTAGAATAACGGATATGGATCCGATTCAAAAAATGTGGATGTACGAAAATTGGATAGCTGATCAAAATGAACAGGCTGAATTAGCTAAAAATCACGCATATCTATTAGCATCATTCTCAAATCCTGAAGCTGTTAAGCAAATTTTGGGAGAAGGAAATACTCATACTTCTACTGATGAAGAATTTGAAGAATCAACAAGAATGATTAAAACAATTAATGATACGGTAGAGCGTCAAAAAGTTATTCCTAAGAAAAAACGTCGTCGTATAGCGCAAGGATAATAAATGGAAATCTCTTCAAATACTACTGATACACAGATTTTAGAACAATCTTATGAACGATCGTCAGCAGAATTAGAAAAATATTCTAATTTAACATCTGCAGCAAAAGATCTTTCAGAAGGATTTTCAAATGTGTTACATGGTGTTAAAGATTCTTTAATATCAATAGGCGATGCTTCTAAAAAAAGTACTGCTGAAATAGCTTTATATAATACAGCTATATTGGGAACAAGAAAAATGTTCGAAGGATTAAGTAATATTGATTCGAAAGGGTTAAATCTATTTCGTAATCAATATGAAGATTTAATTAATTTTATTAAAGAAAGTCCTATCGGTAGTGTTGCTGCAGAAAAAGCCAGATCTGCGATGGCGCTTTTATTGACACAATCAGGAGCATCAAAAGATATTGTTGCTAAAACAATATCAGCTCCAATAGAGATTTTATCTAAATTAGGAAAATCTTTTATAGATAGTGCTGATAATGGTTTAAAATTTACCAATGTAATGGTCCAATTAGCTGGTAAAAGTGGTGATTTGGGTAAAATATATGGGGCTGCCGGACCCAATCTTGAAAATTTTAATTTATTACTAAAACAACAAAGTTTACTTTTAAGTGATGTTGCTGAAGCAAATCATTTACCAATACAAACAATACATGAATATTATGCTCAATTAGGCACTATACCTGGAGCTATGAATGCTGTTGTAAAAAGTAGTGAGGCGGCTTCTGATAGTTTTAATATGCTCACTGGAGCTGTTAAATTAGCTAGAGGATCTGGTAGAACAGTAGAAGAAATAACAGAAGATATGAGGATGGCTTTTAAGAATTATAATATGACAACGGGAGATGATTTTCTTCAATTTTCCGCAAGAATGACGGAATTAAATACCAAATTTGGAGCTAGTTTTGATGTTGTTAGAGATTCATTAAGAAGTATTTCTTCAGATTTTGTTATGTTTGGAAATAATGCTGAAAGCGCAACTAAAATATTAAATAATTATATTGGCGGGTTAAAAGCTACAGGGCTAAGTGGTGATGCCGCAACTCAAGTTGTAACTGGCATGGCTAAAGCTATATCAGGATTAAATTTGGCTCAAAGATCATTTTTATCTGTACAAAGTGGCATGAGCGGCGGATTAATGGGCGGATATAAAATTGAAGATATGATGAGAAAAGGTCAAACATCAGAAGTAATGGATTTGTATATTAAGCAAATCCAAAAATTATCTGGTGGTGGCAAAATGGTAACTGTTGAGGAAGCATCTAAAAGCCAAAAGGACGCAGCGATATTAACGAAACAAACACTGTTGTTACAGTCATTTGGTCTTGGTAAAGGTAGCGAGGGTGAAGCTCATAGAATAATAGAAGGTTTAAGACAAAAGCAAGACGGCAACGGAGTAGAAGAATTAAAAAAGAATATTACACAAGAATTAATGGGCAAAGGAACGCAATTACAACAAATGTCTGCGACTGATTTTAGTCAATTAAGATCAGAATTAGAGGGAGTTAGAGTACTAGCGGATATTACTAATTTTGACACTATGAAAAGTATGTTAAGTGCACATGTGGGCAGACAGGGTGAAATTACAACTGCCGCTCAAGTATCTCATAGGCAATCATTAAAATCAGCTCAAGAATCTGCAGCTGTAAGTAGTGGGGCTAGAAAAAATTATTTAGATAAACCATTATCAGGTGTAACTGGCGATGAAAATTTCATATCTGGTCAATTAACAAAAGCAAAAGATCATGTTATGGGAATTGATATTAAATCTTATACAGATAGTTTACCGTCATCACGTCCAAAACAATCTAATTTAAATCAAGAAAGATTTTTAAAATCTGATATTGATTATAGATTATCTATGGAAAAAACAAATGTTGTAAAATCAGCTGCCGTTAGATCAGTTGATGTAAATTCATCTGCACGTAAGCAAGAAGCATTGAATACTAGAGGAGCAGGTGCTCATGGAGTAGTTAATATGGGTTCGGCAACACCTAAATTAGGGGAGTTAACTGTTAATATTACTGGTTATTGTATAAAGTGTAAAAGAGAAATTGAGGGTGGGCAACAAGCTGCTGCAGTTAATCCTGCAAGCATGGGAACATAAGGATTTATTATGACGCTTAGTGATGTAATCAATGGTATAAATTCTGTTCAAAATGCTTTGAATGGCAATTCTCTCTCAGGAAATACTAATCAATTTAAATCTGACGGTTTTCTTTTACCTGCTACTTATTCGTCAGATGGTAATGGTTTGCCTTCTAATAAGGTTGGCACATACCGTGACGCTCAGTCAAAAAGAAATATTATAACTTGGTTTGTTCCACAAATTGGAATAGTTAGAATGTACGTGAACCCTTCTGCAATATCTTACTCACATAGAAAATTGATTTCTAAAGATAGGACAAAGGGCGGATATACTTTACAATACTGGGGCGAAGAATTAGACAGTATCAACATTTCAGGAACCACTGGCAGCGCAGGCATCGAAGGAATTAATGTTTTGTATGAGATTTATAGATCAGAACAATATTCGTTTGATGGCACCGCTTTAACCATGGCGTCTAATAATACACAAACTGCCCTTGGCAGCGCTTTCTCTGGTATTGGTGGGGCATTGGGCGGAGAAGTCGGAAGTGCCGTTGGAGGCGCTATTGGAGGAATATTAGGAACAAGCGCGCCCAATGGTAATTTAGCTGCACAAAACATACCTTCTTTAGCTCAATTAGCATTCACTGTCGAAATGTATTATAATGGTTGGGCGTATCGTGGATTTTTTGAAAACATGACAGTTAATGAAAGGGCAGATAATTTTTTAATGGAATATCAAATGACTTTTATAGCAACGCAACGTCGTGGTTATAGACTTAATTACTTTCCATGGGCAAAATCAGCTACCAATGGACCAAGTCAATATACTTCTCCACAATCTTTTTCTGGTAATGTTAAGACAGGATTTTAAATATGAGTTTTTTGGGCGATCTTGCAGGTCAAATAGATAGTCAATTTTCCACAGGAGAAAATAATAATCGTAACTTGGATGCCGTTGTTGATGGTCAAAATGTCAAATACGGTACGCTTGGTGATTTTTCATCTCAATTTGATCAATCAGCTCAAAGAAAATATGTTGAAGAAGGATATTTAAGAAGAGATCCTTTTAATTTAGATCCTAAACAATTAGAAGTTCTTTTTCAAGAACCCAATGCAACGGTCCTTGTTAAGAAACGTATGTTTTCTTCAATAGCAGAAAATTTTCGTTCGGACTTCATGGACCAAGATGAAAAGCTTTATTACAGGGCTATGAAGTTTTTATTTCAAAACAAATGCAGAATTATTTCTGCATATGAAAAGTTATCTAAAATTCAAAGAATAACATCTGCTGCAGGAACTATAAGCGATCAATTAGTTCCTATCATTTCAACTCTATCAGATATTATCAACACTGGTGGTAGTGGTGGATTATTTAGTGCTATTAGCGGTGGTGGTTTCGGAGGAACTTCTGATAATGGTGGGAAAACTCCTACTGATGCTAGTCATCTATCTCAAGTGATGGATAAAGTTAGAAGAATCTACGGATTCAATACTACTAATTCTACTACTAATTGGATTACTGATAGTACTAATTTATTTCAATCACAATTTGGACAAGGCACAGGCGTAATTGAAATAACTAATTTTACAAACCTAAGTACAAATACAACTGTAGAGCTTAAGAATCCTGGAAATTTTAATTTAACTATTTCCGATCCTTATCAAGCAATGTTAGTAACTGATTGGGATATTGAAAAAGCTATTAGTGATGCTACTAATATGTTTTTCAATCATGGTATTTTTGGATTTGGTAGGCAAGAAGCTGATCAAAATATTGCTGATGCTCAAAATCGTTTAAATAAATTACGATCCGCTAGGGGCGTCAGTCCAATTACATTACAAGTTAATCCTGATACTTTATTTGGTAGAAGAGTAATTGCGGTTTTTGATAGATTAGGTGTAGAATTAGTTTTTACATATAATTCGGGATTTGGTGGAATTGGTGGTAGTGTTGATGTCTCACCTGAATATTTGCAAAATGGAACTATTGCAGGAGTAGATGGATTAGCAACCAAACGTGGAATAGGTATTGGGACGAATGGAAATATTAGACAATTAGTTCCAGACAATGAGTTGTCAATTTTTCAGAACTTAGTTAAATCTGTTTATAATAAAATACAATTAGATGCAAATTCAAAAAACTCTTCGCAAGTTGGGAATAAGCAAACTAATTATGCTCGTAGAAAATTAAGATTTAATTTTGGTGGGCAACTTATTATTCAAAACATGGATGTTGTCCATATTTACATGAATAGTAAAAGCCGTTTTGATAATAAATTATTATCAGGTCTTCAGCAGATGTTTACCGGAGTAGGCTTGTTACAAAATGTTGATAATTCTGTTAATGCGTTATTTAATCCTGGCAGCAGTATTACTTTGCAAGCCGAAAAAGCAGCTTTTGTGGGGGCAGATTTTCCTAATTATTTATGGAGTAGTTTACGTGGTCAATTTATTAATGAAAAAGAAGGGGCTCATGTTTTTGCAGGAGTCGTAGATAATGTAAATGATAGTTGGTCAGATGGTAAATTTAGCGTAAACGTTTCTGGTAGAGATAATACAGCTTATTTTGATCAAGGTAAAGTTAATTTTAAACCTGGAGTTGATTCTTTCAATGGAGCTATTTTTGACACATTAACTCCTTTCAAATCTAATTTTGATACTATCACTAGTAACGCTAAAGACGAATCTCCACAGTTATTAGATGAGAATGTAATTATTTTAGGAACATCACAAGATAAAAAGGGGTTATTAAAAGCAAAAGCTGGACCCAAAGCTGGGCAAAAAATAACTAGTGATACTTTGTTTCAACATGTTAATATCGATCCTACGACAGGAAAAACAAGTAGAGAAATATTTGCACCAGATGGATTAGTATATAGATGGAAAGAGGGTATTGGAGTTTTTGTACAATTTGGAAATTCATTAGAACTCAATGATCCAAATAAGGTAGGAAATCCTAGTATTTCAAAAGAGCCATTCGCTGGTCAAGATGTAATGAATGTGGTATCATTGTTGGTAACAGGTCAGCCATATAATTATGCTAATTTTTGGAAAGCCTCTGCAAACATAGACGGTTTTGGAAGAGATCCTCAAAGTCAACAAGATGCTGCATATTCTTATGTTGCATCATTAAAAAATGATTTGATTAAAAATAATATGTTATGGGGTAATTTTATTCCATTCAAAAATTTAACTATAGATGAGCAATCTTTTGCTCAAGCTATGCAGGCGCAATTTAGATGCATTCAAAAAAATCAAGATCTTGACGCAAAAATACAAAAATTAGCTGATTTGAATAGAACTGCCAATTTGTTTGGAGCAGCCACTGTATTAGGGGATGTTGCTAGTAATTTTAAACCTCAATTTTTAGAGGTTAAAGCGCAATTGACTAATTTACAAGAATCAATACAAAATGATATTGATGCAATTCAGGAACAAGATTATGATTTTAATAAACTAGTAGTAGCCTCCGGACCAGATGCTTCTTTTGATTATTCGCCAACTAATACTTCTAATAAGTTAACGCCATCTAATCCAAATGTCAGAAGAGAATTAAGAAGGAAATTAAATTTCTTAACTCGTCGTATGTCATATAATGTTCGGGCAAATGAAGATAAAAATTTATTCATTGTTGATGATTTTTATGATAAAGATTATGACATCTTAGCGTATGAAAAATCATTGACAGATGGTATTAAGTTATACAATAATGAATTTACCTCTACAAGAGAAAAGATTATCAATACTGCCGAACTTCTTAATTTAGAAGTATTTGCAGATACGCAAGGTCATATTAGAGTTAGACCGCCACAGTATAATAGAATGCCAAGTTCTGTTTTTTATAGAATGATGTATTTAAAAAAAGCTTATGGTATTCAAATATTTCCACAATTTTTATCAGATATTTTTGGAAATCAACTTGATACTTTAAGAAAAAGAATAGAAATTGTAGAAGATATGATTAGGTTAGATTGTGCTGTATTAAATTATACATCTGATGATGCTGCTACTAAATTTTTAATCTCTAGTAGTGCGACAAATGGTACAGGCGATCCATTTAATTTTATTTCTGACACCACAGGGGCTATTTCAGATATCAGTCAATTAATAGCCTCTTCGAGCGGGAAACTTCTTGATGATTCAATACAAAATTTATCTTCTTTATTAAATAAACAAGCTAAATCAACTAAAAGTGTATTTTCTAATTCTCAAAGATACTCTGAAATTGTTAAACAATTATTAGCTCAAAATCTGGGTTTACAAGGATATTCAGTACAAGATGTTTTCTCTCCAAGTAACAATACATATATTCAAACTCTTATCAATAGAATTCAAACTAAATCAGGACAAAGAATAGATAAAAAAGATTATATTGCTAACAATGATGATGGTCAAAAAGATGTTGTATTACCTTTAGCACAATCTATTGACGTATTTAAAGTAACTAAAGAGTTACAAGAAAAATTGCAAGAAAGACAACAGGTAACAAAAGTATTTTACTTAGCAATAAAAAATGCTACAGAATTTAAATCTCTAGATGATCAAAGTAATTCAACTAGTAGCGAATTATTAGCTCCAGGTATATTTAATAATTCTAATGTTCCAGAAGTTTATGAACATATGATTGAAGATGAGACCTTTGATGATTATGGACCTGGTTCCGGTTCTAGATTCATCATTAAAAGAGCACAGATTAGAAGTATACAAACATCTTTTAATCCTCCAGATTTTACTATGGTAGAAGTTCAAGGAGTATTAAATCCATTTGCGCCTAATGCTTTACCTGAAGGATTAAATTCATTTCCTAATAATGGTAATGGTTTAGTCACAGCTATTGCAGTTGATTATGATGCGTGGAGAGATTATGGTTTCAAAAACGTTGCAACAGTTAAGGTACCATTTTTAAGTGATCCCAATTCGCAATGTGCGCCATATGCCAGTATGATTTTAAGTAGAAATCGTAAAAATATTAAACGTGCAACTGTTACTATTTCTGGAAATGAATTTATGCAACCAGGAGAAGTAGTATTCTTGGAAGATAGACAAATGTTATACTATGTAAATTCTGTTAGACACAATTTTAATTTTGGTAGCAGTTTTACTACAACATTAGATTTATCATACGGTCATACTCCTGGAGAATATATTCCAACCACTCTAGATATGATTGGTAAAATGATTTATAATAATCGTGATATTGCCGGATATACTGTTCAAAGACAAGCTAATTCTGGAAATGAAACTAATCTAGGAGTTGTTATAAAAGATGCCACTAACGTGGCTAACACTCCAGCCTTATCTTCTCAAAAAACTCCGCCTAATTCATATAGTGCATTTAATAGTAAAACATTAAATAATATTTTATACACGGCTGCCTATACAATTAATGCTAATAATACAAAAGGTAACAACATTACAGCAGAGGTAGAATTAAGATTATACTATGATAATGATCACCCAATAGATGTTAATTTAATTGCGTTTGCAAATAGTGCACAGGATATTTTAACAGGTAAAAATAATGCTCCAAATGATCCAGTAAATAATCAAGCTTTTCAAGGACAAAATGTTAGAGTTGTTGCCATAAATATGGATGATGAATCAGATAGAAGATCTCCATCACAAAAAGCAATTGATTCTGCTAGGAATCAAATAAATAGCGGCAACACTTCAGTTGGTAGTCCACCAGCACCAGTAGATAAAATTAGGCTAGCATTGTTTAGTTATATAGTTGACTGTTGGTTAATCTTTAAACAAAATGGCAATATATAATGACAAACAATCATGTTTTTGATGAACAAGTAGGTCTTTTAAGTACTGGAGCCATTACAGGTTATGATTCTGAAAAAGGAATACTTAAAGTAAAATTGAATGATTCATCGTCGATTCGTGGTCAAGCACAATCAATAGATGTTCCCGCGCCGCATGCTCTGTTTTATAACAATGGTTTATTCATTGGTACGCGCCCGGTGCCCGGAACTCCTGTAGTAATAAGTCGAGGCAGTGGCGGTCAATATTATTTCGTTTCTTTTTTAGCAGAAAATTTACCAATGGTTCCAGAATTAACTACTGGAGAATTATTGATCAGTTCTGCTGAAGAATCAAAAATATCATTAAATATTAATAATGATATTAATATAGGTGGTTCCAATAATAAAATTCATATTAATAGTAAATCTAATTTGATTACTACTAATTTTTTCAATGAAAATCATTTTACTCAAGCCTCTCGTAGAATAGAAGGTTTAGTAAAAAGAGATTTAAAAATCAATACTAATTTTGATCAGGATTCAAAATTAGAAAATGATGCCTATGATAATAAATATTATGTAATTGGATTAGACCCAACTGTTAGTCCAAATTCAATTATTGCAGATTCAAATAAAAACCCACCACTTGTTGAGCAAAGAGAGTTGGTTTATGAATTTCAATATTCTTCAGAGGTGAATGATGATTTATACGAATCATCATTATATGGAACTACCGAAACTCCAGCTACTGCATTTACTTTTCCAAATCGTAGAAAAAGCAGAGCGGATACACTAAGTTTGACTTTGGCAGCTCCTAATTATTTAATGGAAACTGTTAAAGGCACAGTAGTTGATATTTTTGGAAATCTATTAGATTTAAATAGAGTTCCTATATCTATTGGAAAAGATCAAAACACTATAAAAACAACTATTAGTACAGATAAAGTAAAATCCTTTCAATTAATTAAAGAATTAGAAAGAAAAACTCTTGCTTATCATTTTGAATTAAATGCTCGTAAAGATTTAGCCGGAGAAAATGGACAAATAGTATTACCTGATGTAACATCAAATGATGATTATGCTAGAAATAGAAGTAGATTTTTTGTAGATATTGATAAAGAAGGAATGTTTAAAATAAACATTCCAGCCTCAAGTGAAAAGGGCAACGTGCCTCTTTTGACTAGGTATGAAAATTATTCTACTTTTGGACCAGAGGATAATAGTAATCCTAATAAATTAATTTATCGAGATGATAATTTGGATATTTTTCAAGACTCTTTTGCGGCACCTCAATTCAATATTAATGATGGTTCATTTAGTAGCGACCGCGGTTCAATTAGTTTGAATAATGATGGAACGGATGGAGCACCACTAGATAGAATTACAGAGTCTCATATCAGACATGGTACTGCTTACCATGACATTTTGTCGACTTGTTATGTACATCAAAAATCAGATTTTATACAGTATGTAGCAGATGATGAGAATCCAGTTTTTAGTAAAGCTGCTGTTGCAAATATACCCAAAATAGATTCTATTGCAAGTAATTCTATTACTACAGGCGGGAAAAATGCTAATGCCGGCGGTAGAAGTGGTTCTGTTAATTTTGATGGTTCGTTAGATTTAAATATAGGCGCTAATACTTCGGATAGACAATCTCTTTGGGCAGATCTAGCCGGAGCTATGGTTTTAAATGTAGGTCGCGACTTAAATAATATGAGTGGAGCTCTTTCTATGAATGGAGATGTATTTATACAGATTGGTGGTATGGGAGTATCTACTGATAGCCGATTCATTAAACAAAATAATGGTCATATAGGTGCAGCATTGGATATTAGAGTATTTAATTCGGGATTGCGTGCCACGATGATTAGAATTGATGATGAAGGAGTAAAAATATTAACTCCAAGCAATTTGTCTATTCATGCAGGTCAAAATATGAGAATATCAGCTGACGCTGATATTGAAATAGAATGCGAAACTTTAACATTACAAGGTCGTATGGTTATGAAGGAATTTGGTGGTTCAATATGAAATCAATTAAAGATAAATTATCTATTCAGGCTCAAGAGGCTAAATTTCAAGGGATGACTAAATTAGCTGCTGCACTTGAAAATATGATTGAAGATCAAGAACTGGTTGAAAGAGGGAAAATATATACTCAAACACAATTAGATGAAGATATTTATCATGATTTATGGCGTGTTGCCACAAGATTATTAGTATATTATGGTGTTAATACTAGCGCAGAAAAATTAGATAAATCCATAATAACATTAGCGTCTTTCGTTACTGAAGATTTAGAAAAAACCTTAGAAGTTACTAATGTTATTAAAGGACCTTTAGAGCCCAAATTGCTTGGCGAAAAATAACTGATATATATAAAATCAAATGCCTTGTAGTCCTAATGATGTTAGTATAGCTATTCCTGATGGTCCAAGTGGTCCTTCCATTCCTGGATTTGGAGTCCCCTTTGCTTTAAATATTCCAAATATCAATCCTTTTCCTACAGGATTTCCGGAAGATCTTTTAAATATTCTCAATACGTTGCAGCTATTAATACCTCCAGGTGCACTAAAACCATCATTAAATTTGAATTTCGGAAAAGATATTTTTGACGGAATAATGAAATTGTTGGATCAATTTCTTCCATTCTTAATGATATATAAATTTTTCTTGCCCATTCTTAATATAATAGTTTGTATTATTGAAGTTATTTGTGCAATTGCAAATCCCTTTAAATTAATACCAGCAATAGTAAAATTATTTACTGAATGTATTCCAGCATTTTTATTATTGTTTCCTATTTTCGCAATCATAATTATGATAATTTCTTTGTTATTATTATTGATAGCTCTAATAGAATACATTATAAATCAAATTTTGAAATTCATTCAAGCTATTTTACGTAACGTTTCGATGTTAGTAAGTGCATTTCAGGAAGCGAATGTTAATTCTGTTTTGTCAATTGCTAAAAAATTGGGAGCACTACTATGTGTATTCCAAAATTTGTTTGTGCTATTAGCTATTTTTAATATCATTATTCAAATAATAAAAGATATTTTAGGCATGGCATTTGCTATTCCGCCTTGTGATGATAGCGATTGTTGTACATCAGATGTTTGTCCTTCATTTATTAAAAATGCTCCATATACAAATACTACAGGTAAATTACAGTATCTTCGTGGATTTGGTGTTAAAACAAATGTAGAGGTTCCTTTACCTCCACCAGCAGATCCTATTTTCTTAAGTTATCAGATAAGAAATGAAGCCTGGCAGATCTATGATCCTAGTCAAACTGTTATCCAACAGTTTATGAACATTGTAAATGCTTATGACATAGTTCCTTCCAGTGATAATCCAGAACCATTTTTTAAACCTATTTTCTTCCCTACTGATGCGTTTTATTCTGAGAAGACGTCCCCTAAGCACGCCGCGTATACGATCGATTTAAGAATTCTTTACAATCCCGCAAATTGGGGACGAGTCGGGCTGACTAGATACATTTTATTTAAAGATTGTGTTGTTACGGCTATACCGCAACAAATTGTCACAGCTTATAATGGTTTACCTCAAGTAGTGCCTAGTGGAGTATTAAATATTACTGGTGGAAAAGGTTATGAAGATGATGGCAAAACCAAGATTACAGGTTTTGCTGCCAATGGTATAACTCCAATAGCAGCTCAGGCAACTTTAAATAATTTCTTACATTTAGAAGATAATATTTCAACCACGCCTTCATATTCATTAAGCGACGGATATCTTTATCAAGATATGGAGTATACTTTTAAACCTAACATGGCAACATTACTATCCAAAGAAATGGTAACAGCTGGATGTATGCCAGAATTATCTTTAGCAAAAGGATTTGTTAATAATGCATTGGCTGGAGATGTAGCTCTCAAAACACAAATGTTGAAAGATATTTTTAACGGATCTAATTTCCCAAATCCCGACGCTGCTCAACAATGTTTATCAACAGCACTTTCGGCTCTGCGATCCAATTTAACTCCTCAAGGAGTAGCTGAATTTCAAACGACATCAATTTTATGTTTGCAAAAATTAAGAAATGATACTGTTGGTGGATTATCATCAATTATTGGTATAGGATTTGATCCGTGTAAATCAACGTTTACGGTAGAGCCACAAACACAATTTACCACTAAGCCAATAATTGTAAAAGTAGATATTAATGAGAATAATGGTCTTCCATTGACAACTGGTATTCCTGCTGATATTGCAGGTAACTTGGCATCAAGAATCAAAGGTCACACTACATTTGGTGAATTAGGTAATTTCACATATGATGGTTATCAATCTTTTACTGCCCAGTTAACTAGTAAAGAATCGGGATCAGGACAAATAATGATATCGTTTGATAATAATACCTATTGTAAAAATGATGTGCCAAATTTATCACACACTTTACAGGCTTTAGATTATCAATTCGTTTATGTTCCTGGTCAAATTTCTACTCCAATTGGTGACAAGTCTGATGGTACACAACCTTTCCGAGATGCCGGTGATTTATCTAACATGGGTGATGTGGGCGGCAAGGATGGTTCTTAATGGTTGATAAAATACCTAATCAAGCTAATTATCAAGATGCTCAAAAATTTGAGATTGATATTAATAAAGTATATTCTGATTTTATTGTTGTTATCGATAAAGTCAGAAGTAATACTAATTGTGCAGTGATAAGTGCGCAGGCATCTTCATCAATTTTTCAAAGTGGAGATACTACTTTGGCTAAATTAAAATCACAAACAAGTATTAGCTCTACTCCTCAAGAAAGTAGATGTCATGCATTTTTTAGAATTATTGGGTTTCCAGTAATATCAAGTGCATATAAAATATACAATCCAGGACATGATATTGTTTATGATAGTTCTAGAACTATTGGTGCTGCTGTTAGTTCGGCAAAATTAGCTATCGCCGCTAGTCCTATTTCTAAGTTTAGAGAACTATCTTTACAAAGAGAAAATTATGTAACTGGAATAATTGATATTTTTAGCATTCCTAATTCTATCGATGCATCGACATTAGCTTTGTCCTCTGGTGCGAAAATAAGACAGTTCGCTGCACCAGTGATTAATAGCTCCGATCCATTCGATATGGATTTTAAAAATCAACAATATAAAATAGATTTTAATAGTAATGTGGGTGGTAAGAAAAAAAAACTTACAGAATATGTAGATATTAACGGAAACACTCCTACTAAATTACAATCACAAAGAGTTCATATTATAAAATCTTTTATGGTAGATCCTGTTATTGATTTTACTGTTAATGATGTTTCTAAATTAATAGCCGTGCCTTTCGTTCCTGCGAAAACTTATCTAATGGTTAAAGAAAATGTTTTCGCAAGTCGTCCAATTATAGAACAAGTTATTAGAAATAGGTTTACGATTATAGATCAAACAAATTCAGTTGGAACTGCTGATCAATCAGTTATTGATTACATGGAAAGTATTCCATCTATTCAAGACGAAGCAATCATTGCTAGTATTAATAAAGGTGATGTTTATAAATTATCAAAACAAGCGCAATTTGTTAAGTATATAAATATAATTCGAGCAATGATTAATAAATTGGTAGAATCTCAATTGATAATATCAAGAGTTTGTTCTCAATATTATTGGCTACCAGTTCCATCTACTATTGGTCCAGAAGGAGGGTCATCGGTACAAGGGGTATTTGTTTCAACTAATGTTCCTAGTGATTTTACTCCTGCCAAGGATAAATCAATAATAAATATTAAAATAAAAACAACAATCAATCAAATAAATTCCCAAACTGCCAACGTTCAAGGTATTCCTGATGTTGGAGGATTTGCTTTTGATAATTTTAAAAATACATTTGGACCAGATACTAGCGAGTCTTTAGGCGATGCAAGTTCTTCTTCTTTACAAGAATTAACAAGTCAAAGAAATACTAATTTAAAAAAAGCAAATAACGCATTAAGAACTATTGAAATTATTATGGGTGAATTTAGTGGTTTAGGATTGTGTGATATTATCGCCGTCATGGGAGCACTTTATATTATGCCTAAAAATGATCTGTTGGGATTTTTAGATGATGACGCGCTTAAGAGAATGAATACTATTTTGAATTTAAACGAGTCAAGTCCTGGTATTCAGTCAGCAATGAAATCTTTTGTATCTTCCGTAAAAGATTTTTACAATTTGATGGATAAAATCTATCAAGATCAATCTCAAAATAATGGATTAACTTAAAATTTGATGTTTTTCAATTTGTCTATAATTGAGCATTACTCTGTATAGGTAATGTGGAGAATTATAGATGTCGTTTGATCTAAAAATACAAAATAGAAATTTAATATTAGTTAATGGGCAATTAAAAACTGTTGTAGATAGTGAAAAGCTTATTCAAGATGTATTAAAAATTTGTTTAACTACCGCTGGATCTAATCCATATCAGCCATGGTATGGATCATATTTATCCAGAACTATCATTGGAAATCCAATTTATACTTCCGTTTTGGTTCAGGTTGCCAAATCACAATTAAATACAGCGTTAGAAAATCTCAAGAATTTACAAAATGCTCAGACTCAATCTTTTCAAAGGGTTAGTGCAGATGAGCAAATTAATTCTATTTTGGATATATCTGTAGTAAGAAATCAAATTGATCCAAGACTTTTTGATGTAAGAATTGGTATTTCTAGTAAAGGGTTAAAACCAATAACCACAGAATTTAGTGTATCCACAATATAATCTACTAAAGGATAAACCATGGTAACCGTTCGTAGTGCTAATGAAATTATACAAAGTTTAGTAGATTTTTTCAGACTTGCCCAGCCTGATTTAGATACAAAGCCAGGTACAGTTGCTAGAGATTTGTTTATAGAAGGACCCTCTAGTCAAATATCTCTTTTGTATGACCAAATTGGAAGTATTTCTAATTTACAATCCATTCGTTTAGTTGTAGGGTCTGATTTAGATAAATTATCTAAAAATTTTGGTATTGTTAGAAAACAAACGACCCCAGCAACTGGTACTGCTCTTTTAACTTTTTCAGCGATTGTAGCACCGATCAATATCAATAAAGGAGATACGGTAATTGCGAATAATGGAATTTCTTATTCAGTAGCCGCCGGAGTAGCTGTAATTCCATCTAATTCAAATTTTTATAAATCAGTTGCTAGTAAATTTAGAGACCAATTAGACACTGCGGGCATATCGGATCAATATGCTGTTCAAGTAACATTAATAGCTTCATCTGCGGGATCTGCTGGTAATATCGGAGCTTATTCTCTTTCTAGAACTACCATACCTGGCGTGTCTAATGTCACAAATGTTAATTCTTTTAATGGAGGAACTGATCAAGAGGATGATGCTTCATTCAGAAACCGTGTATTAGCGGCTTTTAGTGGATCTAGTGTGGGCACTGCGTTAGGATACCTTAACGTAGCTATGAGTACAACAGGAGTCTCTGACGCTTATGTTGTAGAGCCTGGTGACCCTCTTATGATTAGAGATGGCACGATAGTTAAAATAAATAGTGATGGATCTAGAACTATTGTTTCTGAAGGTTCGGGTGGAAAAGTAGATATTATAGTTTTGGGTAGTAATTTAATTGAAAATAAAAACACTTTTATTTTCAATGATAAAAGCAATACTAATGATCCTACTAGCCCTAAAAACGATGTAGTATTAGGTCAAATTATAGGCGATGAAAATAAAACTATCAATAGAAAAAGAATTGATGATATCGCAAATGGAACTGTTCCGTCACAGCCAGTATCTGATATTTTAGAAGTGACTGGATCAGAGAGTGGATCAAATTTCTTACCTAAAACTGTTGATGAATTTGGTAGAGTATCCGGTAATTATGAATTGATCAAAGATACTGGTGTATACGGTGGAAGTCCATGGGGATTTGATACTTTTCATATTATATCTAATAAAATATCATTATTTAATGAAGATGTAATTAAGGGTCAATTTAACGGGCAAGATGCTGTTACGTTTACTGATGTATTAGAAGTGCCGCAGATACAACAGAATATTTCAATTACTAATGAAAATAGTATCGTAACTAGTGATCGATCTATTATTCAATTATTACACACTCCTGCAACAAATGTTACGAGAGTATTTAATGTTCATACAGGAGAAAGATATATTGTAGTTAATCAAAACTTTGATGTCACTGGTACTTTTAATTCTACTGGTAGAATAAAAATATCTGGAAACACTTTACCTTCCCCTAGTGATCAATTACAAGTTGATTATAGTTGGATTGTTAATTATGATCAATATTCTGATTATGATGGTTTAGTAAAAACATCTAATATTAGACCTGTTACTGATAGCATTGATTGGGGATATGCATCTATTGTTAATAACGAAAAAATAATTTTCGTTAAAGATGTTTCTAATGGATTTTTTACGGGCACTGCTAATCATCCTGTTAGTACAGTTTTATCAGCAAAATCTTTTTCTGAAATTACAGGAACAGTAGTTAAAGTTACTTCTGGAATTTTTGTAGATAGATTATCTATTACTATTGGTAATTTACCAATTCAAACACAAACAGTTGATAGTATTACGTTTAAAAATAGCAATACTGAATTGTACAATACTCCGCAAGGAAACGGTATTTTTTCTAATGTCGCTACGATAGTAGGAATTAATGTAGTTTATAACACTGTTATTATATTACCAATAGATACGCCTGCTAAAAATGGAGACATAGTATCTACATTTATAAATAATATAGAAGTATTTAATGGAACAAATATAAATGGTAGTGCTACAGGAACACAAATTACTATTCCAGCAGAATTATTAACTACATCAGCGAATAGTATTGTTTTGAAAGTTAATTATATTTCTAGTATTTCAGATTTATTTTCTGTTGGTACAACAGCATTACCTATCAGTAGAGTAAGTAATGGATTTTTAACTAATGCAAGTAATGGTTTTAATAATTTTAGTATAGTTAATCTTTCTAGAAGAGAAAATCAAACTGTTCAAAAAAATACTAGCAATCAATTTTATGTAAACTTAAATGCATTCGCAATTGATTTTTCAATATCTCCGTCGCAGGTTTTATCTATAATTAGACTTTCTGACAATTTAGAATTATGGAATTCTGATAATTTAGGTAGCATTATTGTGGGTAATACTGGTAATTATCAATTAATTTTGAACGGAGTAAATGCTCCTGCAGTAGGAGATAAAATTTTAGTTATCTATTATGTGGGAGATTTGAGAAAATTTCAACCATTTAGTTTTGCAAACCAAAATATTTCAAATAGAATAGAAATATTACAAACGGATGCTAGTACCGGGAAATTATATATTCCTATAAGTGGATTGACAAATCAAACGAACGTACAGTTCTCCATTATAGAACCAAATACTGATATTGTAATATTTTCTGGAACAGATGGAGTTTTAATTTCAAATTCTTTATCTGCAACATTGAATAGCGTTGCAGTTGATTTCAGTTCTTCAATTGATTTAACAAACAAAAAAATTAAGATTGTTGGAAGTATCAACAATGGTACATACGATATTTCATCATATGATGTTAATACAAATACATTAACATTTATCAATAACATTAACAAATTAACAAACGACCAAATATGTGTTATTAGAATAGCAGACGGCAAAGAAATATGGAATTACAATGGAATAATAGATATTGCTAATAATAAATTATTATTTGCAAACAATAATTTTACTCATGTTAACGATAAAGTATATGTTATTTTGTTCAATTTTCAAAATTTAAGAAAATCTCCTACTAAAATTACAGGCACTATAGTCGATCAAGTAATTAACGCCGGTGTAATTACAATTTCTGGAATGACATTATTTAAAATTCAGGATGTAATTTTCACAGCTACTAGTACAGGATTAAAATTGGATATATCTGAAGCTATTAGAAAAGGATTAGGTTTATCTAGCTCTGTCAGTATACCAAGTAATATAAAATTAGTTAAAGTAATTAAATTAGAAAAAGTAATTACTGTTAGTGCGGGCAGCGATGAAGTAGCGCAAGTATCAGCATCATATGATACAGAAAATTCAACTATAAAAAATAATCTTTTATATAGTGACGAAATGTTAAGTGATACAGGATTGAATAATTTGGAATTAATATTACCAAATACTAACAATAACACATTGAATACTAGTATAAAAAATTTACCAACTTTAGGTGATAAATTAAGAATAACCTTTTATTATACGGTAGATAATGATTCAGAAAATCTTTCTTATTCTAGAAATGGGATATTGTATACTAACAAAAAATTTGCACTTGTAGATAAAGTGTTTATCTCTAGTGGTTTTAAAACTTCACAGTCTACTAAATTAACAGGAACTTCTTTTACTCAACCAGGATTAGGATCCAGATATAAAGTTTATTACGATTATCTAGCTCCTAAAGCTAATGAAAGAATTGTAGTAAGATATAATTATAATAGATTAATTTCAGATGTTACTTTCAGTGTTGAAAATACCAGACCGATAAATGCAGATGTTTTGGTTCGTGGTGCAAAACAAGTGTTTTTAGATTTGATTTTAAATGTAGTAATAGCAGACGGATTTGCGTCATCACAAAATACTGTTTTACAAAATTTAAGAGATCAAATCAATGCCGCAATGACAACTACTAAATTAGGAGATATAGTAGATACTATTGATCTTATCAATGTTGCGCAAGCAGTTGAAGGAATTGCAAGGGCTAGAATTGTTTATTTTAACAAAACTGGAAGCCAAGGACAAGTGTTAAAAGTTCAAGCACAACAGGATGAATATTTGACACCAAACGATGTACAGATAAACAAAGAAACAAGATAATATGCAAATTCTTAGAATACTCAGTGTAACTATAAATAATAATTCAAGCATTGATGTTTCATTTACTGAAAATTTAACATCAAATCTTGTACCGTCAAATATTTCTATTATTTCTGATACACCTAATGTACCTTCATCTGAAGTATTGTTTATAAGAATAACTGGTAATGTATTAAGTTTTGTATGTCAACCTTTAACACCTTTAGCTTCCTATTTTATTAAACTGTCAAATACACCTACTAATCCATTTATTTCATTAAATGGAGATGCTAAAATATCAGAAGATGGCGTATCAAATATGTATTTGATAACAGGACCATTGTCTTCTGATAATCCAGTTAAAAATTTCTTTTTATCTTATTTTAAAGATAATATTTATGATTTAGAAGATTCTAATGGTCTTGTCGCCAAATATATTGATTCTCTTAGTGTATCATTAGCAAGAGCCTTATATGATATAGGTCAAACTAAAAATGAAAATTATCTTAGTTTTACTGTTACAGATGAGCAAAAAACTAGAGGTCCTGGACCTTTTGATAGATTAAATGAAGAGAGTGCTTATGAAATTTTCAGAGTAGGAAGAGGGGCTACTACAGCAAATGCTAGTACGGCATTTGTTATTTCTGATTTTCCAGCATACCCAATTACATTACAGAAACAAGATAATATTGAGGTTGTAAAGCCTAATACAATAAATCAATCGGGATATTTTAACATCAATAGTTTGATTTTTAATTTATCAACATTACCTATTACCAAAGTAAATAGCATTGTATTTACACAGTTGACCGCAAATCCAATCTATGTTTACGATATAGAAAATTTTGGATATCAAATTAAAAATTCTAGATATGATCAAGATTTTGCTTTTGATTATTTAGTATTAGAAGAAAATCAAATTAAAATAAGCGATAAAATTTTAGAAGACTCCTTATTTTCTTTAGATAATATCTTAAGCGTTGAAGTTAAATATGAATCTAAAGATTTAGGTAGAGTCGTTGATTCTAATACGGTAATTGTCACTACCGTAAAAAAATCTATAAGAGAAGTTTTACCACCTATTATAAATATTTTTAATTTAAAACATGCGCCTATTACTGATACATCAGGTATAATTATTAATTTGGGCGGGGTAATATTTACTGATCCAAATACTACGACCGGGCTACAACACCCTGCTTTTATTACTGAATTGCCTTTCAGATTAAATGGTTTGCCATTTTTGCCAGGGCAATACAGCATAGATTATACAACAGGAAATGTATATGTATATGGTGCGGACTTAACTAATGATGGTACGGGGGCATTTCCTCCATTAGCTACTTATAATTATTTATTGACTTACAAGCATAATCAAGATTATACTTATGATCCCGATCTATTGGATGTAGTTTCTTTGCCTCATGGAAATTTGCGAAATTCTAGTGGTACTGTAAAATTTAATTATGAACAAGTATTGATACCAGGAATAGATTACGTAGCTAACTTACATCAAGAAGTTTTGACAGAAAGAATAAATAATAATTTATTGGCTGCTAATTTGATTAAAACTCAATCATCTCCAATTACAAATGTATATAGAATATACAATGAAACTTCTGGAGAAATTTATACTTTAGATAGATGGTCAGATAATAAAATTTATTTTAGATACAATACTCCGCCACGCATAGATCAAAAACTAAATGAAAGAGTTTCATTCAATACTGTGACAAATGAATTATTATTTGTGAATAGTTCACAGTTGAATAATTCTTTTTTAAATATTGTTAAGATTTTTTTAAATAACAACACTATTATTTCTGGAACAGAAGACAGTGTTGCTACTTCTTTTAATACTAGTTTAACATTTTCTGATAATAATATCTTTATCAAAGAAAAATGGTTCAATAGACAATTAGATGAATCAATTAATATAGATCGATTGGAATCGATCGGTGAATATATGATTGATTATTTTAATGGTGTTGTATATTGCGTTGTTGTTGATCCACAGAATTTTAATATAGGTACAGTATCTTATAAGAATAATACGATTTCTCCACAATTTCCACATTTGATAAGTGTAGATGATTTGTATTATCAAATTAATATTTTGGATTCTAAAACTAAAACATTCACATACACTTCTTTTGGTGATGGTTTTGTTATTCCAGAATCTTTAGATTATGCTGATGAATTAACTTTAAACAATTCTGATGCGATATACCAAATTCATGATGATCAAATTGGTATATTTATGGATGGTATTTTTATTCCTGGAGTAACGAACCAGATTAAATATGTCAGATCATTAATTGAGTATGAAGATTTATTAAACAGTACGAATCCTTTGAATTTCGCATCATTCGTTAATAGTGGGGATTTTGATGTTCAAATTGAGCCAATTATCGGTCAGTCTTTTGAAAATGTTCAATTTGATGGAAATTATTATGTAGTTATTAATCAAAATATTCCATATTTATCAAATAATATTACATACGCTTTCACTGTAACTCGTGTATCTGATTCTGCCACATTATGGAATGGTTCTGGTACTGTAATTCCTGGTGACGTAGTTAAATTAGTATTGCCAGGTATAAATGCGCCAAATGAAGGTGATCTAGTGAATGTAACTTTCACTTTCACCATTAATGATTTATCAAGAATAGTGATTGATTATAATAAAGGTGAATATTACATTGATTATGTTTATGTTGCTGATGAGATAATAGTTAGTTACGAACATGGTGATAATGTTTTGGATTTCAGAAAAAGTAAAAATTTACCTACGGGTTCCGTTTATTACGTAACTTATAAGGTTGGAGCATTGCGAGATGCTTTATTGAAAAATTTTGGTACGCTCGTAAATATTCCTGAATTAGCAAATTTTGATATTAATTTTGATAGAGAAAGATACCGAGATGCATTGATTGCTGCTCTTAGTTCTTTTATTCAAGGACCTACAATTACAGCTATTAAAAATATTGGTCAAACCATTTCTCATATTGAACCGGAAGTAATTGAATCAGTATTTCAAGAATGGTCATTAGGAAGTAGTTTGTTAAATCCAACATCTATTAAAACAAAAGGTGATTTTCAATTATTACCAGCCAAATTCGATAATGGTGTATTAATAGATTCCACAAATCAAACAATTAATTTCCCTTTTAACTCAAATATAAGATTAGAAGAAGGGACATTTGAAACATGGATTTCATCACAATGGAATGGTTTAGATAATGACGCCCTGTTAACGTTTAATATTTTAAAAGACGGCTATGCTATTGATCCATCAAATGTATTTATAGGTACGGCTGAGGCTCATCCAGAAATAATTAATGGTTCATTTTCTATTTCTAAATTAACAAATATGATTGGTTCTCCAAATAAAAATAAAGATGGAGTATTCATTTATTATGATACTGATTTATCAGGAACATATTTAAGATGGTATGTTGAAATAATAGATGGATATGTTAGCCCAATTAGTTCTAATTATAAATTCAAAATCACAGCCACTGGCTCATTTTATGATACGAAAAGTATTGTAATTCCTAAACCATCTAATTTAACTATTTTTACTGGAACTAGTACTGTTAATTTCAATATCATTGGCGGTGGACAAATAGATGAAGGTATTACATTTGTATCAGATGTTGATCATTACATTTTAGATGTTGGAGAAGATAAAACAAAAAATCGTATTTCTTTATTCAAAGACATTAGTGGATATTTGAATTTTAGGGTATACGATAAAAATAAAACACCATATACAATTAGTTCTGACGTTTCTAATTGGAAATCTGGCGATCTACATCATATTGCAGTTTCTTGGAAATTAAATACTAGAAATGGACGTGATGAAATGCATTTATTTGTGGATGGTTTTGAAATACCTAACATTATTAAATATGGTCAAAAGTTAAGACCATATTTACATGAAAAATTCAGAACAATAAATCCAGAAGAAATTATAGGATCGACTAATATAGATATAGTTTCATCAACAGATTTATTAATTACAGCTGGTAATGATACGGTTTCTTCTAGTGTTAATTTTAGTGCTTACAATATTTTCGCCGGAGATACTATTTACATTGATGAATTGGGTTTTTCGGATTCTGGGTATACTATCATTTCAATAAATGGTCAGAATTTAGTTTTATCTCAATTAATGCCAGTAACATTATCAAATGGAAGATTTTCTGTAAATAGAACGAAATACGAAGTAGTTTCAGATATTGATGTTTCTCCCAATATTACAGTTTCTACAATTCATGCAATGTTATCTGGTACAGATTTGATTGGTAATTCTGGAAATGATACTGTCATGTCTCCTAGCATCAATTTTACTAATGATAATATTGTGCAAGGATATCTGTTAAAAATAGATGATACGCTTATTACAAATATATATACTATTGTCGCAGTAAACGGCAATACATTGACTATCAATGATAATTTACCAACTAGTATCTCTAGTACTACATTTAGAATTTATTCAAATGTTGAAAATGAATTGCCTGGAGTAAGAGCATTAGAACCAGCATACAGTATATCTAAAGATAATAATTTTAATAATGTCTTAACATTATCTAGCCAGGTGTTTGCCGGAGATTTAATTCTAATTAAAACGTTAGGTTTAAATCACAGAAAAATAAAACAAAACTATTATGTATGGAGTGATGGTGTAGAAAATATTTTAATGACAAATTTGCCACCACCTATTTCATTGGATGAGGCAAATATTACTAGAATAATTACACCAACAACTGTTATCAATTCTTCTAATTCGACTTTATCTGGTGGAGTATTGCATTCCAATAATTTAGATACCGCTAAGCCATCAAATTCTCAAAATGGCAGAACCATAAGCGTTACTATAAGTGGAACAAATATAGATTTTACAATACCAGTCCAAGTAACCATAAATGGAGTAAGTGGAATTAATACTATTAGTGAAACTATCATTTTTAATGATTATGGCACTTTAGATTTCACTAATCTTTATTTGTCTTTAAATTATGTGAATATAAATGTAAAACCAACAAACACTTCAAAATCAGCATGTACAATAACAGTTAAAGAAAAATATTCTATCACACATGCGGAAAGCAGTGGATACGCTCCAGTAGTAAAATTCAGCTATCAAATAGGTTATGGATATACTTTATACAATAGCGGTATTAACTCTGTTACTGATGATAGTAAATTATTTAGCGCACTTGATGTTAATAATTATTTAGTAATTAGTTCGCCAGTACAAGCAGCAGGCTTCTATAAAATTACTAGTGTCTCACAAGATCGTAAAACATTGTTCATTGATCCGACTAGTGCGGCTCCAGTGTTACCTATACCTTCATTTGATAATGGAGTATATCAAATTTTACAGGTTAATTCATATCGAAGTGGATTGCAAAATGGCTTCTTCACATTTGAAGTTAATGTATTGCCAAGCCAAGCGTATTATCTTGATAAAGGTTTTTACGAATTAGAGTATTTTACCTATACTAGAATTGGATTAGACCCAATTAATAATCAAGTATTTTTGGGCAGTGATTATACTGGGCACTTACAATTACATGGATTAATCGATCAAGTTAAAATTTACTCGACTATGTTGACAGACACTAGAATTGGCGAAAGTATTCCTGAAAATCAGCGTTCAATCACTAAGGATTTCAATTCATTAAAATCCTTATCATCAGATGCAACGACATTAATGTTAATAGATTTTAATACTTTTCCTTTTAAGAATGTTGCGGATTTTTATGTTTCACCAAGTCCCATAAAAAAACATTTCTATTCTTCATTAGTTGTAAATGAAAATTTTGGAAATAGTCTGGTAATGTTGGAAGAACCATTAATTATTTCAAATGATGGTGTTTTGAATACTAGAAAAGAAGGTACATTAGAATTTTGGGTTAATCCATTGTTTGATACTTGTAATGATCCTCATAAAAGATTTTATTTTGATGCTTACGGCGCAATAACAGAAGAAATAGTTAGCGTTAATAATGTGTCATTGAAATTATCTAGTCCTGCATCACAAATATTAAGTGTAAAGATCAAGAATGGTGATTCAAAATTAGATTATTTTGCTGGTGGTAAAATAGAAATAGATACTCAAAATGCTATTCAAGAACAAAAAAATAGTATAGGTAATAGTGCCGTGTTAGTTTCCAAACCAATATTACAAGTCATAACTATAAAAATTATTGGGGATCTTACTGATACTGATTATTTTGCAAATGGTGCTATTAGTTCTGATATGCAAATTATTTATCTTGGAAAGATTTTACCAAGTAGTAATTTGCCATTATTAATAACATATCAAACTGCAGAGAATGAAAACAAAATTATTAATACTCAAATAATAAGATTGAATAAAAAACTTCCTTACCAAAAATCTCATGTTGTAGTTAATTATATTCCTAAAGGTTTACAAGGAGATCGTATTGCAATTTTTAAAGATGAAATAGGTTATTTAAATTTTGCAATTACTGCTTCTGGAAAAGATTACGTTATAGGCGCACCAACCTATTGGGCTAGAGATACATGGCATAAAGTGAAAGCTAGTTTCATTATCAACAGTGGTATTAATAAAGATGAAATGAGATTGTTTATTGATGGCTATATATATAATAATGTTGTTTTTGGTTCTGATTTGATTGCTGGAACTTTGCCCGCTATAACAGGATCGGTAACCATTGGTGATGGCTATGGTAGTTTGGGAAGCATAAAATTTAAAGACTCAATTAATGAAGTGTTCATTGGAGCACAATACGATAAACAATATCCAATATTTAGTTTGTTAGATAATTTCAGAATTAGCAGTGTCTCAAGACCTATTTATGCACCATACGGTGAGCCTTTAGATGTAGGATACAGTTCCAATTTAGACATGGTCTTTCCAGTAACAGAAGATTTGTACACCACCTATCTATTAAATTCTGATGCAATTTCATTTATAAATGATGATTTTGCCACCATCAGGAATAGACGATCTGGTTTATTTGATTTTTCTGTTAATATAATAGATAGTCTCGGTATAGTAAATAGTAGCATAAAATCCAAAGAAGCCTTAGAAAAATTGATTAAAGTCCTTAAGCCGGCTAATTCCAGGGCATTTATTCAATATATTAAATGAGAACAAAATGACAAAAAGAAGCCCTATTTCTGCTCAACAAAATATATGGTTTGATGCTCAACAAGTAGATAATACTGACTTGACATTGGAACAAGATTTTAACAATACTATAAATTCTGCAGTAATTGGTAATCATATAGGTTCAGGAACCTTGCCTGAAGTACTAGAACAGATTGTTCTATTTGACTCTTCTCTAGCCTCTGGTTTTTTGGATGGCACAATTGTACAAATCCAAAATCAACCTTCAGATAATAATTTAGGTAATCAATTAGAAATAGAATTAACCGGTTCTAATGTCGCAGGAAAAAAAGCAATTAAATTTTGCGTAATTGGGTTAGACTTTCAAAGTAATTTAATTTATGAAACTTTCTATTTCAGAACAAATGAAATACAAGTTACTCGTCAACATTTTGCTCAAATTTTATTATTGTTATTCAATGATTTTATTGGAGATTCTACTCTTTCTCTTAATTTGGTAGGCAAATTAATAGTTAGAGAGGCTAGACCTTTAACTATTTCTAGAGATCCAATTATGGTCTCTCAGGCGGTAGAGCCTAATTTATTTTTCAGAGATTTTTATGTTGCTGGATTTAGTTCATTATTAAGTTTATTACAAACAGCTTTACCATTATACAATATCGATACTCTTAATATTTATACTGCTCCACTAGATAATAAAATTTTAGGAGTTGGAGACGTTACTACTCAAATTGGACAAAAATTTGTTACAAAAACTAGTAATATTCAAAAGGTCACATTATTATTATCAGTACAAAATACAGAAGTAGGTAATGAAGATGATTTAGCCTGGAATGGTGATATCGTTGTTAGTTTGTATCCATTACAATCAACTATAGAATGTATTTCTGATATCGCTCCTAATTCTCCTATAGACTTTTCTCCTTCAAACATACCTTTAGCGCAATTAAGTTTTAATTACAACACTTTACAAGCTTCAGGAACAGTTTTAGATACGGTCCCTCAACCAGTTGATTTTATTTTTAGCAATGGTTCAGTTGCTAATGGAAACCAATTAGTTATTGGTAATTATTATACAGTTACTATTAAGAGATCGGGCTCAGCTGATAAATGTGATATTTTAATAGCAGCAGGTTCAAATCATACTTTCAATTCAAGAATAACTACATTCACCGGAACGTTGTGGATAGATATTCCTGAACAAGATTTGTGGTTTAAAATATGGACAGATGCCGCAAAAGTTTCAGATGGTCAAGTATACGAAAATGGTTATGGAAGCATTCTTCCAAAAATCATCGAAGATTCTGACACGCTTGCCACAGTTGATTATTCATTTGGTAATATTCAATTTAAAGGTAACGATATATACAGGGCGGTTGTCGCAGCAATCACGGAAGAAACTACACCAATTCCTGATCAAAGAACTGGTAATCCAGTTCTTTCTAGACAACAATTTATTCCAAAAATAAATTTATTAAATACGATTGACTTAACGAATTTAGAAAAAGCTTCTGATCCATTAATTATTGGTGCTATCTCTGATAAAAATATCAAGTTTTTTGATTCATTATCAGCAGTAATTAATTCAAAATTGTATAGCGCCACTATAGTACACGATGAATTAATTGTTAAAATAGTAGATGATTCTACTGATACTGTTAGATTTGATAGCTCTGTCTCTGGTTTGATCTCTAGTCTTTTGAATGGAGATTTTGTTGGAGCTAAAATTTTTCCAAATGCTGGCGCTATTAATATCTATTATAGAATAGCTTCCTCAAAATTAATATCTTGTATACTTGGAGATGTAAATGGAGATGGAATTATAGATGAAAAGGATTTGGAATTATTAAATAGTTATATTGATTATGATTTAAATGTTGGCTTACCAGTTGATACTGTAGTTGTTACTGATGGTACTACCACCACATTTACCAATAGTTATAATACATATACAAACAATTTTAGTAATTTATTCGGAATCACTTTTCAAGTTGTAAATTCAATTACTAATGCGGTAATTGCTTCAGGTACTGATGGCGTATTGGTCGCTCATCCCACAAATAATAGATTAGCTCAATTTACAAGTTCTAGTATAATATTTGGAGATATTGTTGGATTAGGAAGTCATAAATTAGTATTGATAACACCTAGTAATCAAGAAAATTACGGTGGGTTTGATATCGTATCAATTGATACGTTGACAGATGTATTGACTATTAGAAAAGTGATTTTAACAGGCGATGTAATTATGCAAATGTTAAGATCTGATATTGATGGTGATTTTCATGTTACTAATAATGATGGATATTTGTTATCAAATTATATTGAAAAAGCAGTATTATCATCATCTCTTACTAGCACATATCCTGGACCAACAACTAATCCATTTACCAAAATCGGAACCAAATTTAATACTATCAGATTTAAATTAGAACAATTTACAGATCGAGCAGATGATTATGCGACAGATCCAAATGATAGAGTAAATGTAGTACATCCTTCTCCTGATATCTTTCTGTCGGATGGATATTTTGAAAATCATGATTTTTATACAAGTCCATCTGTTTTATCTTTCCAAAAACAACTGACATGGGATGAATCTTTAATTGTAACTAATAGTCGCCCACGATTTGTGCCATGTGTGTTCCCAACTCTTTCGGGATTCATGGAAAATAAATGTTCTATTGAAGGAGTAAATGTTAATATTTACGAATCTAAACCGGATTTTGATTCGGGTAGAGTAGATGTATTTGTTCCTGATAATTTGATTATTGGCAGAGGTGGGGAAATACATAGACCAGATGGTAATTTTTATAAAGTAGATTTTGAAGTTGGTACTATTGTATTAGAGATTCCTGACGGAATATTTGGAGCAGAACGTACCATAAATGTTTTAGATGATTTTATTGCAGATTATACCGGAGATGGTAGAACTCGTTTAGGATTCCCTTCAATGAAATTTGCTGACTGTTCACTAGTTAATGCTGACGCTTTAATTAACGATCAAGTGAGATTCTCAGTTGCAGTTCAATCTTTTTCACCTAACACAAATGGACTGAGCACTGATGGTTATGAAGGTGCTATAGTAGATGGTAAAATTGGAGTAGCAATAGATTATCAGACCGGATTATTAACACTGAATTTTACCAATTTGTATCAAGATACAATTTTACAAACATTAAGTACTAAAATTCAAGTAAGCATTTTCTTGAAAAAAGGCGGGTTTAATAACCAACCACTGTTTGTAGATTCAGTAAAAATGCAAAATATGTTAAAACTAGTTAGCGTATTTAGTGGAGCTGTAGACGGAGGACCATCTGCATTAGTAGATTTACAATCAGACATTACTGGAATACTACCAATTATACATGGTGGTACAGGATTGAATGATGTTGGTGCTTTCGGAACCGTATTGATTAGTAACGGTAGCGGACTAAGTTATCAATTCATAGTCAGTGATTCTATAGTCTATATTCCTGCTAATATTACTGATTGGTCTGGTGTTGCACCGGCATCGGTGCAAGAGGCTCTAGACAGAATTGCAGCGGCGATAGGTCCGATCCCATAAAAATAATAATACATTCGTAAACTGTAACCCTTGACATATAGTTTTTTAAACTTACCTTGTCAAGGGTTATTTATGAGAAAAAAGAGCGAGAGAAGAATTCCTATTCCTGATATAGTGTAGAATAAAGTAGAAGAAAAATTTGGCACAAATTTAAGATATACAGAGCCAAATACTGGTTATCCAGTACCAGTGATCAAATCTACAGAGTGGTCAGTGGGATTGAATATTAATTTTGCCCCATGGCTTTTTGTTTTTGATCAAAATGATAATACATATTTATTTCGCAGATTTAAATATTCAGAAAAAGAATTTCTTAGAGTGCTAGATTTGTTAATTTTTGTATAGGAAAAAATCATTCCTGGTAATATTTGATCATATCTTAATATGGACAATTTAAAATGTATTAAGTGTGAAATAGAAAAAGAGCAAACTGAAGATAATTTTTATTATCGAAAAGACACTAATAAATGGAAGCCAGTTTGCAAAACTTGTTTGAGTGATAAAAACAAAAAAATATATGCAAACAATTCTGAAGATATAAAAACCAGATGTAATGTATATAGAGATAAAAATCGGAAAGTAATCAATACTAAAGCAAAAATTTACAATTCAAAACCCGATGTAAAATTAAGAAATAAAACTTATAGACAAGATAATAAAGTGGCTTTAAGAAAAAAAGAAAAAGCGTGGCGCCTCAAAAATCCAGAAAAACACAAAGAAATTGCAAGAAAAAAATCTCAGAAACAAAACAAAAAGCCAATGTCAAAAATAAAACATCACATTTCTTGGTGTGTCAGTAAGGCTCTGATAAAGCAAAATACTTCAAAAGCAAACAAGTCAATAATTAATTATTTAGGTTATTCAATTCAAGAATTGAAAGAACATCTTGAAAAACAATTTGAATCATGGATGACTTGGGATAATTATGGTGTTTATAAATTATCTTCTTGGAAAGATGATGATAAGTCTACATGGACTTGGCAAATAGATCACGTCATACCTCATTCGACGTTTAAGTATATTTCTATGAAAGATGGAGAATTTAAGAAGTGTTGGGCATTAGAAAACTTGAGACCATATTCCGCCAAACAGAATGTTTTGGATGGTGCAAATAAAACGAGACATTAAATGAAAATTCTTATAAGACAATTCCTTGGAAAATCTCATAGCTGGAGCATCGTTGGTTGGGGTATCGCTAATGCTTTAATAAAAAACCATGATGTTCATTTGTTTTCTACGGATGGTATTAAACATACTCCTCAAAATTTAAAACCCTATGTAATAGGTTATACTGAAGAAAATGATCCCAAAGTTGTGGGAAGAATTCCTGATGCAGAATATGATTGCCAAATCAGCTATACTTGCATGAAAAATTTTCAATGGACATTGAGTAATGGGAACAAAAATAGATTTGGCATTTGGTGCTATGAGTGGGCTGGTAAAAATGTATTACCAAATGGATTTGCAAAATCCTATCAATCTTGTGATCAAATCCTAGCTCCTAGCCAATTTGCAAAACAAGTTTTTATGGACTCAGGGGTTCCCGAATTTTCAATTAAAGTTATTTCTCATGGAATAAATTCTGAACAATATGTACAGAATACTACTATTAAACTTCCAACAAATAAAAAATACAAACTATTTGCAAACATAGCTCAACCTCATATTCGTAAAAATATTCCAGGGTTATTAAAAGCTTATGGTAAAGCTTTTAATAAACATGATGATGTTTGTTTAATTTTGAAATGTGGTAAAACACCCAAGAAAAGATTTGATTTCGAAGTAGCGTTTGATAAATGTTTACATGATTTTTACACGCAATTTCCAAATCATGCAGAAGTTAAAATTTTTGCCGATTTTGTTGAAGACATCTCGGCTCTTTATAGAAGTGTAGATACGGTAATCACATTGGCTCATTGTGAAGGATTTTATTTTCCGGGACTTGAAGCTCTTGCTTCTGGCAAATCAGTTATTGCTCCCAGGTGGGGAGGTCAATTAGATTTTCTGAATGATAATAATGCTTTGCTCATTAATGGTAAAGAGTCTAGAGCTAATCCACAAAGCATGTATTGGGATAGTAAAAATAATGCAATTTGGTTTGAACCAGACATTAATGATGCTGTTGATAAAATGAAATTTGCGTACCAAAATTACGAATCTTTGAATTCTAAATCAGAAGAGAATCGCCCCGCTATTTTAGAAAAATTTGATTGGTCTATAATAACAAATCAAATTTTAGATTTATGTAAATAAATAATATTAAGGGTGCTTGACACCACTCGGGCTCGTACCTATAATTGATAGACTAATGAAAATGTTAACAAAAGAGCAGCATTTATTATTGAAAAAATTAAATGCTCGAAAAAATAACTGTCAAAAATCGTCCATTTGGTTTAATTGTGAGTTGAAAATTATGATTGGTGATCACTGGGAATGTTTCATTTGCGGAGAAAAACCAGCTTTTAAATCAAGTTTACTTGAAATTGATGAACATGGACTTAATCATTTGAAAGAAAGTAATTTATTATCATTTATTTAATTATACATCGTATTTAACTTTCATTTGATACCCGTATTTGGAAAAACGATCGTCAAGATAGCGTGGCACATGAGTTAACTTATATGTTTGATATAAATTATATTTTCTATCTAAATAAATAGTTGCATTTTCATAAATCCATTCACAAAATTTTGATACTTGTCGACTACCTCCAAAATCTAACCGGCAAGTGTTACCTGTATATCTTTCCGGACAATATATTTGTGAATTAATATTTATTGTTTTAAATATATTTTGTAGATATATGTTGAATTCTTTTGTTGACACAATACTTATATTAAGTTGATCTTGATGTATATTAATACAGCCATCACCATCAAAATATCCTCTTATAAAATGTTTAACTAATTGATCATCTAGCCAACTTGGAAAAACTATATTAAAACTTTTTGCGCCGTGGCAGCCTTTTTCTTTTAAACTATTTGATAGTTTCCTACCATTTAGTTCTAATCTATAAGCTTTATATTTTCCCTTGTTTTTTAATTGTAAAAATGGTTCACGTGGTTTACCAAAAAAATTGGCGCACTTGAAAAGATGCTCTTTATCACGTTCTTGTAATTCGATGATGATTTGTCCGGTTTTTTCTTTGTTGTATGCATCGGCATAAAAGAAACCTAGCCAATATGCTTTTTCTTCAGTATCGATATTATCCATCAAAATTTGATTTGTACAATATTTTGTTTTAAATGTCATGAAAGAATATTAAACTATGCCTAAGATTACCGAAGTAAAATTTATTTTTAATTGTGAGGTGTACAGTGCCGGAAGGGGTTGAGGTGCGAATAAGCAGTGAATTAATTAAACCATTAGTGCAAAGCAAATATATAAGCAAAATTCGTTTTGATGATGATAGTAGATATGGTGGACCATATAAATCATCACCTGAAGGTTATGAAAAATTCGTGTCAACTTTTAGGAAATTGGAAAATATTGGATATGTCGTTGAGCCTTTAAAAATAATAGATGTAAAATGTAAAGGTAAATTCATGTACTGGCAATTTGATAATGGCTGGTATATGTACTGCACATTTGGTATGACAGGGCAATGGTCTCCAACAGCAGGCAAACATGTTTGTTTACATATGAAATTATACGACGATGAAGATAATTTTAGTAATGTGTATTTTAATGATCCTCGACATTTTGGAACAATCAAATTTATAGAAACTGAGGCTGAATTAAAAGCCAAATTAAATGAATTAGGTTGGGACCCTTTATCTGGTTCTGTAGATAAATGGGTGCCTTGGTTAAAATCAGAATTAACAAAATCTAAAAAACCCATTGGTCAAGTATTATTAGACCAAGCAATATTTGCTGGTGTTGGTAATTATATTAGAGCAGAAGCTCTTTATGCATCCCAGATCTCCCCGTGGAGAATCTCTAATACTCTCTCAGGGCAGGATACAGAGGTTTTGTGTAAAGCTATCGTCGATGTTATGGAAGAGTCTTATAAATGGCAAGGAGCTACCTTGCTGACTTACAAAGACGCTTATGGTAATGAAGGGAAATACGCTTCTTGTTTTAAAGTGTATGGTAAAAAAATCGATCCTTTTGGTAATCTGATAAAATCAGAGCCAACACCAGATGGCAGAACTATTCATTGGTGCCCTACAATTCAAAAATAATTTATAAATTGTTTTGTTTTTTAAATTCTGTAACGTGTAGATATAGAGGTAGCAAATCTTTTTATAAGAGAAAAATATGTCGTTATTAAATAAGATATTGATATTTTTAGGCGTTGCGGTTGTAATCTTTGGATTAGGCTTTATTATATACAAGCAAAACGAAATTTCTAACCGTCAGTTAGCAATTGAAGCTCAAATGGTTGGTCAAAAAGAATTGGCTGACAATATTATGAGGTCCCAAAACGGATATGCCACTAAAGATGATATTGAAAAGTTTATTAAAAACAATAATGTAAATTTACAAGCTATTCAAGATGATTTAGACAAGCTACATGCTAGTTTAATTGCTGCCAATACTATTACTGTCAATAGCCGTGAACAAACGATTACTAATCTACCTAGTAGTGGAACTGGTAGTGTTAATGTATCTCCAGTTACGACAGATGTATATGGATATTTGAAAAAAACCCAGCTATTAAATATACATGAAGATTTTAATGGAACCTCAGTACCAATTGGGCAAATTGGTTTTAGTGCTTGGCAACCTAAGCCTTGGGATATAAAAATTTCTCCCAGAGAATACAAAGTTACAAATATTATAGGAACAGACGATAATCAGCGCGTCTATGTTTATAATAAATTCAGCGTTAAAGTTGAAGGTAAAGATTATGATGTAAAAATATCTGCAGCGGAAACTAAACAAGAATTTCCAGAAGCCAAGTGGAGCTGGTGGAACCCTCGTTTATTTGTTGGTGTAGATGGCGGTGTGAATATTGGTACTACAGCACTGCCAACTAATGGCAGTCGTGTAAAAGGAGAATTTACTCCCAATCTTAGTCTTGGTATAATGAGCTATGGTAAATTCAAGAATCAACCAGATTTCTCGGTATTACAAATAGGTGTTGGTGTAGGAACAGTCTCCCAAAAACCACAACTTATAGTCACTCCGGTAGCGTATAATATTGGTAAACATATTCCATTTGTAAATAATACTTATCTAGCACCCTCATTAGCAGTAGGGGTAGATGGTTCTGTTTCCCTTATGGGCGGTGTAAGAGTAGGATTATAATGAGTAAAAAGAAAGTTTTAATTACAGGTTCGTGTGGTTTTGTAATTGGCAATTTAATTAGAAAAGCTATTTATGAAAAACAGCCATATCAATTTGTTAGTGTAGATAAAGTAAGCGTAAATGCTTTAAATTCTATGTACTGGAATAAAAATCATACTTTTCATATTGCTGACATAAGAGATCAACATGTAATTGATGTTATTTTTCAATTTGAAAAGCCGGATATTGTTATTCATGGTGCGGCGGCAACTTCTTTTGATGAAGACCCTAATAGCTTAGTAAGCTCCAATGTATTAGGCACACAAGTTATGATTAATGCGTGTATAAAACATAAAGTGGATAAATTAATTTACATTAGTACTGATGAGGTGTACGGTCAATTATCTAATGAATCAGATGATTCTTGGACCGAAGATTCTCCAATGAATCCTAGAAATTTTTATGCGGCTACAAAAGCGTCTGGAGAACTATTGATAAGGGCAGCTCATCAGTCACATGGATTAAAATACAATATTACTCGTAGCTCAAATAATTATGGTCCTCGTCAAACTCCAGACAAACTGGTGCCAAAAATAATTAAATGCGTATTACAAGATAGTAAAATTCCGGTATATGGTCAAGGCTTACAAATTAGAGATTGGACCCACGTTTTTGATAATTGTGGGGCTATATTGACTATTTTAAATAAAGGTGAAGATAATCAAATATATAATATCTCTTCAAATCAGGAGTTTACAAATATTGAAGTCGTACAACACGTTTGTAATGTTTTAAGTAAAGGTCATAATTTGATTGAACATATTGTTGATCCACGCGGAAATGGACATGATTTCAGATACGGTGTAAATTCTACTAAAATTCGTTCACTAGGCTGGGAGCCAAAATTTAAATTCAAAGATGGTATAGTAAGTACCACAGAATGGTTCCAGGTAAACCAGTGGTTTATTAAATAAAGAACAATAAATATGTCATTAAAAATTACTCTTGAACTGCTAAAATTAGCACATGATCATATAGAGATCAAGACTGGTCCTTACAGTAAAGGTAAGCACGCTTTAACGTTAGAAAAAAATGAATTAATGTTAGTAATCAATACTGGACATGAATTCAAAAATTTCTTATTAGATGAGGCGGACTTATTAAAAAATCCATACGATTTGATTATGGAAATTAAAAGGATAGTCGAAAAACCCTCCATTAACCTAAGTGAGTTAAATTAATATGCCAGTAGTGCATTCTATACAACACGATAACCCAGAAGAATTGGTTGACGATATGACAAACGAAAACGAAGAGAAAGAACAGCAAGATAAATTAGCCGCCCTAAAAGCGAAAAGCCAGGCAAAACAACAAGAAAAAGAAGGTAAGATGGCTTCAAAAATAGTAGCGAAGAAAGAAAGAAGTTTGAATTTAGGTATTCTTGGTTCAGGTCAAGCCGGATCAAGAATCGCAGAATCTTTCTATAAACTTGGATACGATTCAGTTGTAGTTAATACTGCTATGCAAGATCTTAAGTTTATTGACATTCCAGATTCTAATAAATTACTGCTTGAATATGGTTTAGGTGGAGCTGCAAAAGAAATAGAGATTGGTCGGGCGGCGGCAGAAGCACACCGTGGCTCCATATTAGATCTTGTTAATGACAAATTAGCAAATTCGCAGGTCAATTTACTATGTCTTAGTTTAGGCGGCGGATCCGGAGCAGGATCATGTGAAACATTAGTAGATCTACTATCTGAATTAGGCAAGCCATTAGTTGTTATTACTGTGCTTCCAATGGATACGGAAGATTCTCAAACCAAAAGCAATGCCCTAGAGACTTTATCAAAATTAGCTAAATTAACACAATCTAAAAAGGTTAACAATTTGATTGTAGTAGACAATGCAAAGATAGAAGCAATTTTGCATGATGTTAGTCAGGTAGATTTTTATGGTACGGCGAATAAAGCTATTGTTGATCCAATAGATGTTTTCAACACCTTATCTTCAATGGCTTCTTCTACTAAAGCATTAGATCCAATGGAATGGTCAAAACTTTTCATTGACGGAGAAGGTATAAGCGTCTATGGCGAATTCTCTGTAGATAATTATCAAGAAGATACTGCTATCGCAGAAGCTGTTATTAACAATTTGTCCGGCAATCTTCTTGCTGAAGGTTTTGATCTTAAGCAATCAAAATATGTAGGATTCATTATTGCTGCAAATAAGACGGTTTGGTCTAAAATCCCAGCATCAAGCGTCAATTATGCAAGTAGCATGATTAACGATCTTTGTGGAAATCCAAAAGGCGTGTTCAAGGGAATGTATATTGTTGATTCTCTTGAAGATACCGTAAAAGTATTCTCTATGTTTTCTGGTCTTGGACTTCCCGCAGGAAGAATTGAACAGTTAAAAAGCGAAACTAAAGAGCTACAATCAAAAGCTAAGAATAAAGATGATTCTAGAAATTTGACTTTACAGCTTGATACTGGAACTAGTGAGACTGTGTCAGCGGCTCAAAAAATCAAAGAGAAGATTGCTCAGAAATCTTCAGCTTTTGGCAAATTAATGGGCGGAGTTGTTGATCGTCGTAAATAAAACTGTAATTTAAATGAAAATCTCGGTCTTCTGATATATTTTGTCAGAAGACCGAGATATTTTTATGAATGAAATTGTCGTTTTAAATAACAAAAAATGCGTCATCAAATCAGAGGACACAGAACTATTAAAAAAAGTAAAGAATTTTCTGTCGTTTAAAATGGCAGGAGCAGAGTATTCACCGGCTTATCAAAATGGCTGGAATGGTATAACATATTTATTAACTAAAACTAATAAATTTGATTTGGGATTGTTATCCAAAGTAGAGAATTTTCTCACAGAAAAAGGTTTTGAATATCAAGTCACGGATACTCGTGCCCCCGTGCAATTTAATGAGCCTTTGGCTATTTCTGATAACTTAAAAAAACACGGATTCATACCACGTGACTATCAGTTAAAAATGCTAGACGTAGCAATGAAGAACAATAAAGGAATTGTTCGAGCTTGTACGGGTGCGGGCAAAACACTTACTATTGCAATGATTACGGCTCAACTAAATAAGCCGACTATGATTTATGTTATTGGATTGGATTTATTAGATCAATTTCACAAGTTATTCAGCAAACTATTTAATGAAAAAATAGGTTACATTGGAAACGGCACTGTAGATATTGCACGAATAAATATCGCATCTATATGGACCGTTGGTAAGGCTTTAAAAATAGACAATCCAATTACTGATGCTGAAGAATTAAATGATGGAGAAGTTTTTGTAGAAAGCAATAGAGATAAAATTGTAAATGCTCTCAAAGAATCTAAAGTTAGTTTTTTTGATGAGTCACACGTTTGTACAACCAATACTATTTCTACAATTTATAAAAACATTAACCCTGAACATATCTACGGATTTAGCGGAACGCCATTTAGAGATGACGGCTCTGATCTTTTAATAAACGGTATTCTTGGAGAGCAAATTATTAATGTATCAGCCTCTGAATTAATAGACAAAGGTGTTCTAGCTAGACCGCTGATTAAATTCGTATCTGTGCCTAAAATGAGTTGTTCGGGACAATATCTTTCTGTGTATAAAGATTACATAGTGGAAAATGAAATAAGAAATAATCTTATTGTAGAGAACACTAAATCTTTAATAGATAAAAAATATACTCCGCTAGTATTGTTTAAACAAATCAAACATGGAGAAATTATCTATCAAAAATTATTGGATGCAGGAATATTATGCGCCATTTTGCATGGCAATGACGATTTGGAAAGACGACAAGAAGTAAAAGATCAATTGGTTAATGGTGAAATTCAAGCTATTGTAGCAAGTACTATTTTTGATATTGGTTTAGATTTACCACAACTAAGCGGATTAGTATTATGTGGTGGTGGTAAAAGTACCATCAGATGTTTACAGAGAGTTGGACGTGTACTTAGAATGGTGCCAGGTAAAAAATTTGCCGCTGTTATAGATTTTTATGACCAAGCAAAATTTTTAAAAAAACATGCACAGCTTCGGCACGCCACCTATGCATCTGAGCCTGGCTTTAAAGTAATAAAATCCAAGGAAATGAAGTAAATTTGACGAACTGCTATTCGGCGTTACATTGTAAGTACGTAAATACATACCATGTCAAAACTTAATAATATTGGAATTATTCATAATGATTTTTATAAAGAACAATCAATTAATAATGTTATTAATGAAATAGAAATTTATATTATTCATCCTTTTCCAAAATTAGAAGTAATACAATTACCAAATATTTATATTAATCATAGCGCGTTAGCTGACGAGTTTTCAGAAAATGGCATTATGTATTTTTATGATCTTAAAATTTGTAAAACAGATTTAGAAGAGTTGGTAACTCTGCGTCAATTCAAAAATGTCATGTTACTTAAAATGGAACATGATTTTTTGTTTGCTGACATGACCATGTCTAAATTTTTAGAAGTAGCTAACAAAACTCGTCGGAAATCAAATCTGAAATTATTTTGGTGATCAATGCCTAAGAAAAAAGAAATAGATTTAACAGGAGGAATTTTAAATGAAGTTCCTAATGAATATTATAAGAAATTTTTCGATAAGTTCGAAGAGATAAAAATATTAGAAATTGAAAAATGGAAACCTGTACATATTTTTGTAATGATATATGGAAACAAAAATATGTACAATTTGTAATGACGAAAAAGATATTGAAGAATTTTTACTTAGAACTGATTCGGGAACTCGCCGAAAATCTTGCAAAAAATGCTACAATAGTAAAGTTACAAATTATAAGAAAATTAACAAAGATATTATTTCATTAAAAAATAAAAAATATCAAGAAATAAATAAAGACAGTAGAAGAACATACAGAAAAAAATATCACACAAATAATAAAGATCGTGAAAATACCCGTAGTATTAATTATGCAAATTCTAATCAAGAAAAAATAGCAAGTTATCAAAAATCGTATAGGAATGATCATGTCGAAAAAATTAGCACTTATGGTATAGAGTATCGTAAAAAAAATAAAGATAAATTAAATAAAAAACAAAGAATTTATTCAAAAACAAGAAAGAGCATTGACCCAGCATTCAAATTAAGATCTAGATTTTCAACTAGCATATGGATATCCTTAAATTCAAATAATAGTACTAAAAATGGAAATTCTATATTAAAATATCTTCCTTATTCTATACAAGAATTAAAAGAATATTTAGAAAAACAATTTGAGCACTGGATGAATTGGAATAATTGGGGAAGATTTTCTAAATCATGGGATGATAATAATTTAAAAACATGGAAATGGCAAATAGATCATATTATTCCTCAAAGTATTTTACCATATACATCTATGGAAGATAGTAATTTCAAGAAGTGTTGGGCATTAGAAAACTTAAGACCTTATTCTGCAAAATAAAATGTATTAGATGGAGTAACTAAAATAAGACATGAAAAATGATAATATCAATATAAAATTAGAAGGAGCGCCCAATGAAAAATACGAAAAATTTTTTAAAAAATTCGAAGAGGTATCTATCTTAGATCCATCTTCTTGGAGTGTAACTCATCTTTTAGGATATTTTTGTAAAAAATATAAAGAGCAATATCAAACAGATTATAAATTCAAATTCAATAGTCCCACACCATCCAAATGTTTTGAGGTTTTTCAAATCAAAAAACTAGCAATGAATTTAACAGCCGATCCATTTTTGTTAAAAGAATATATTGATTGGGTGTATGATAATAAAGTTGTTAAAGCCAAAAGAAAATTAACTTCTATTTCTTTCATGACTAATGAAGGTGTCGTGAATGAATATAAAATAAATGTTCTTTTATCGAATGATAGGGAATCAAGTATAGATCGATCTGCATTTTTGCCTGAAAAATACAAAAATGTATTTGAAGAAATAGGTATGACCATTAATACTTATGGTGAATTAGCATTCATTCATCAAATGGATGACGAAAAGGTAGCTGCGGCTTTTTCAAGAATAGAATTAATTGGTTTTGATAAGTCTAAATTAGAAAATATTGTATGATATTGGTTAATTGTAACTCTTCAGAATATTTAGATGAAGTGGGATATATTTTTCCAACTGATATTTTTGATATGATTCCATTATTGTATACTACAGAGTTTATTAAATGTAGTGATACTAATGTGAATTATTTACACACTGTTGTTAGAACCAAAATTGAAGAAAAATCGCAATGGGATTTAACTTGGGGCAGACCATTATCATGGTCTGGTCCATATGATAAATTGAAAAATTTGAATAAAGTAATTGTTTTCTATATGGAATCAGATGATTTGACAAAAAATGAAATGAAAGATATCGTTTTTTGTGTTGTATGTTCTGAACAATATACAAAAGAACAATTATTAACAATTATGAAGAGATATTCAAAATTGAAGGTGTTTTTATGATTCCACAAAAAGGAAGTCACGTTAAGTGTGTAATGCGTAATAATTTAGTTTTGGAGGGAGTTGTAGAGTCATGGTCAGATGATCAGTCTATATTACGATCTTTAGATGACTCATCTCTTTCTATTATACAGCACTCCTTGGAAGATATAGTGGTGATCAAGGTTATCCTTAAAAAGCCCCTTCAAACAAAAAAAGAATTAGAAATAAAATTTGAAGAAGAGGTTAAGAAGCCGAGCGATGATAATCTGAGATTGAAAAACATAGTAGAATTAAAAAATATGTTAAATAATCAAGAAAAGAAAATTATCGCAGAGAATTTGAAAAATCATCATATTGGAGAGATTAAGAAAATAAATTATGGACAACCTGGATTTTTCCCGAAGCCGAGCATTAAATAATATTCCAAAAAGAAAGCTGCATGAAAAACTCGCAGAAATTTCTAGTACTGACGAAGATATTAAGATAAAAAATGTCAAATTAATTGCGATAAATAGATATGCAGAAAGCAATATTCCAATTGAATATTGGGGGTTGAAGATGGAAAAAGATTTCACCGGAGACCAAAGATTATTAACAAAATACAACGAGTATTGTGCGGATTTAAAACAATCTTATCGAGATGGTGTTTCTATTTGTTTTGCTGGTGGACATGGAAGAGGCAAGCAATTATCATTAGATACAGAATTGCCTACCCCTAATGGTTTTATTAAACTTATGGATTTAAAAGAAGGTGATAAATTATTTGATGAGCAAGGTAACATATGTAATGTATTGCAGCTTCATCCCATTAATTTATCGCCTGAATCATATCAAATAGAATTTGATGATGGTACAAAAGTGGAGGCTTGCGCTGATCATTTATGGTTTACTTGGGATAGCGCTTCTCGCAAATCATATCAGCGTTCTAAAAATCCAACTATTCATCCTCAAGTACGAAATACCAAAGAAATTTTGAAAACTTTAATTTCTAAAGGTAAACGCGGAAAAAATCATTCAATACCATGTATTAAACCTGTTAATTATTCTGAAAAAAAACTATTAGTTGATCCCTATGTTTTAGGGTGTTGGTTAGGTGATGGAGAAACAAATTCTGGAGCTATCGAATGTGCTGATCAAGATATTTTAACAGAAATTCAAAATGTCGGATATTCTGTTAATTTAACAGAATCTTCGCAACTTCATAATTCTAAATCTCGTCGGTATAGAATTGGTGATTTAATAGATATTAAAATAAAAAATACGCCACATAAGATCGGCTTGCTATGTCAACAATTAAAACAGATTAATGTATTAAATAATAAACATGTTCCTGATGAATATTTATATTCATCATATGAACAAAGACTATCTTTAATTCAAGGATTAATGGATACTGATGGTTGTTGTTTGAATACTGGAGTAATGGAATATTGTACAGTACTACCAGAATTAGCAAAACAAATACAACAGCTAATTCATAGTATGGGAATAAAATGTTCTTTGCACAAAAATGAATCTTGGTTGTATGATAAACGATGCAAAGATCGATACAGAATAAAAATTATTACACAATTACCAATTTTTAGATTAAAAAGAAAGCTAAAAAACATTAGATTGAAAAAGAATCAATTAGCAAAAACTACGCATAGATATATTGTTAATATAATTCCCATTGATCCTAAACCAATGAGATGTATTACAGTAGATAGTCCTAATCATTTATTTTTAATCACAAGATCTTTTATTCCAACACATAACACTATGGCAGTTAGTTGTATTCTCAAGAAGGCTTGTGGTAAAAACTTTTCATGTCTTTATACTACACTGACAGATATTGTGAATACATTAACACAAGCATCAGGTGATGATAAATATCTGGCTCGCCGAGAATTATCTTTGATAGATTTTTTGGTCATTGATGAGTTTGATCCAAGATTTATGCCTTCTGAAAATGCAGCGGATTTATACGCTCGAAGTCTAGAAGGTATTTTCAGGGCTAGAAGCCAAAATAAACTTCCTACATTAATGTGTACTAATAGTCCTAACGTAGTTAAGTCATTTCATGGAGCATTGCAGGAAAGCATAGATTCTTTGATGAAAGGTTATTTAACAGTGTTTCCAGTATTCGGTGATGATTTTAGAAAGAAAGGCTTATGAACTACAATTTAGATTTGGTCATTTTAAAAATTCTGATTTCCAATAAAAAATACGCTTTAGATTTCGTAAGTGAAAATGATGCCAAATTATTTTCACCAGAAGTGTGGAATGCTGCAAACATATTTATTAATCATGTTAAAACTTATAAAGAATTGCCTACTCTACGCATTCTCACTGAGAAGCTAGAAAAAGGTAATAATGGTAAATTAATTGAGAATGTGACTAAAGTTTGGTCGCAGTTGGAATCTATTGATTACGATGATAAAGAATATAAACATGATCTAGAAAAGATTAAAAAGAGATTTGCTGAGAAGCAAATAGTTTTGATCAAAGAAAAATTAGAATCGATTGAGCCGGGCTCAATTGATGTTGCACGTTCAGTTGTTGAAATGCAAAAAACGGTTCAATCGATTAAAAACTTAAGCCAAACTAAAGCTTATGAAAGAAAAACCTTAAAAGAAGCTGTACCTATTTTTAGGGAAGAGTACAACGCCAAAATGGAAGACCCCCATTTTGATCGTGGTATAAAAACTGGATATTCATATTTCGATCATGTTACAGATGGTTTGCGACCTGGAGAATTAGTTCTTATCGGCGGTGAATCGGGTGGTGGTAAATCCATGTTACTTATGAACATGGCACTTCAGCTATGGATGCAGAACAATTCTATTTACTCTGAGGATATTAATTCTACAGGTGGAAACAGTGTTTTGTATTTTTCTCTGGAAATGCCTTTTAAACCGTGTTTGAATCGCGTACTATCCAGATTGTCAAGTGCCCCTTCAAAATTGATTAGAAATGCCAAGCTGAACCCAGAAGAAGCTGTTAGGTTGAAACGCGCGTTGAAGTTCATCAATAAATATAATCATCAATTTGAAATAGTAGACATTCCTAGAGGTGCTACTATGGAAAATTTGGAATTAATATATGAGGAAGCGAAGGCTCATTATGATCCCAAAATAATTGTAATTGATTATTTGGGTTTAATGGATTATGAAGGTGGAGATATGGATGATTGGCTGAAATTAGGAAAGATTTCAGAAAAAATACATGAATTCGCCAGAGTTCATAATGTAATTGTTTTAAGTGCCGTGCAGTTAAACAGATCTAAAGGCGGAAAAGAAATAGAAGATAAAATTGGATTACATAGGATAGGTCGCTCGGCTTTGATTATGCAGAATGCTAACATTGCAGTACAAATTGAAACCAGACCAAATGAAAAGCAATATCCAGATATGAAATATCATGTAATTAAGAATAGAGATGGAAGCCTCGGACATGGTTCTCTAATTAAAGATTTGGCTTGTGGCACATTGTTGGATCAATCAACAAATGAAGACGATACTGAATTTTATGATAGAGATCCTGACGATATTTCTGGAAAATTAGATTTACTTGATCTATGATTATTTAAGTATAAAGTAATGGTGAGCCAGGAAAAAATATTCATACAAAAATGCAAAATTGTACATGACAACATCTATGATTATAGTAAGACTGCATACAAAAATTCTACTTCAAAAATAATTATTACCTGTAACATTCATGGAGATTTTAGTCAACTTCCTCCCAAACATCTTTTTGGGCAAGGTTGTCCTAAATGTTCAAAATTTAGGAAGAAAACCCCATTGGAATTTGAAGAAAAAGCTAAAAAGATACATAGCAACAGATATGACTATTCCAAAACTGATTTTACACATATAAAAAACCGTTCTGTAATAATTTGCCCTATTCATGGCGAATTTTTACAGACAATAGATAAGCACATCAATTTTGGAAGAGGTTGCCAAATCTGTGGTGGATCCAAGAAGAAAACACAAGAAGAATGGTTGTCTGAAGCAAAATCTATTCATGGAGATCTATACGATTATTCATTATCCATCTATACGAATTTTGAATCTAAATTAACTATTCTATGTAAAAGACACGGCGCATTTGATCAGACCCCACATAACCATATAAAAGGTAAGCAGGGTTGTCCTCATTGTGTTCATAGAATTTCAAAAGGCGAGACTGAATGGTTAAATTATATAGGATTGCCGAATGACAGTAAACATAGAAATGTATACATCAAATTATCAAACCGTAGTATAAAAGCAGATGGATTTAATCCCATAACTAATACGGTGTATGAATACTATGGTGATTATTATCATGGCAATCCGGTATTTTTTGATGGTGAAAAGAATAATCCACATACCAAATGCACATTTGGTGAGCTTTACAATAAGACATTAGAAAAAGAAAGAATAATAATAGAAAATGGATACAAGTTGATCACCATATGGGAATCCAATTGGAGAAAACAAAATGAAAAATTATGAGAAAAAAATAGCCGAAGCCATTCGGTTGGAATATGAAGAAAAAACCGGAAGATTATTTATTGTATTTGAAGTGACTGACGAACAATATAAGAGAGATATAAAGAAGAATTGGGTTGAAGATATCGAATATCGAATAATCGATAAGAATTTAGTTTTGAATGAAGAGTAGAATTAGGGTTGATAAAATGAGTAGTATAAAATGTTTTATACATGATGACATAGTTAAATTATTTTTAGACATGAAAATTAATTCGCAGGGTAATATATTACCCTGCGACAACGCAGCAACCCAATCATTTGATTGGGTAGGCGAAGAAGATGAGATTTTTTGGTCTATAAAAATAAAAGATATTAATACATCTCTTCTTTCATCATCTTTACTGACGCCTGATGAAAAATATGAAATAATACAATATTTTTCTAAACCTCGAAAATCTGAAGACACATTAAAAATTCTTAATTTATCTATTTTTGATAGGTTAACTGAATTAAAAAGTTTTCTGTGAACTCATTCTACGAATATAAGTGTATTAATTTGATGACAATAATTAAATTAATAGAATATTCTAGTACTAGAAAATATAAAAAAAGAGATATTACATTGAAATGTGATGAATGTCATAAAATTTATGACTGTGAATCTAGATATAAAATAAGAGCCATAAAAAGTGAGCTTCATTTTTGTTCAAAAGATTGTTCTAAACAATCTTTTTCGTCCGGCAAGCTTAAACAAAAAGCTAATAAAAAATTAATTGAAAAATATGGTTCTTTTTATGTACAAACAAGAGAGTTTAAAAAACAACAAAAAGAGCAGTGTCTTCAACAATATGGTGTTGAAAGCCGACTTGAAGCAAAAGAAATTTTAGAAAAAATTAAACAAACTTGTTTAGAAAAATATGGTAAAGAAACTTTTGTAGGATCAGATGTTCATAAATCTAAATTAGATTATGATGCAATTGCACAAAAAGCATGGAAAACTAAAATAAAAAATGGGACCTGTTCTAAATCAAAAATTGAAGAAAGGATAGCCCAGATTTTAGATTCAAACAATATTAAATATGAAAGACAAGTTCCTAAGATAAAACAATGGATAGATTTTTATCTTATTTCTATGGATCTTTACATTCAAATAGATGGCGTCTATTGGCATGGTCTCAACAGACCAATAGAAATAATTGCTGAAGGCAATACATCGCAAGATAAAAAAATTTACAAACAAGTTTTACGAGATAATAAATTAAATCAGTATATGAAAAATAATGGTTTAAATTTATTACGAATTACTGATGAGCAAATAAACAAAATGTCAGATGATGATGTTTTAAATTACATAAAGGAATTATAATTATGCCTACTTATTTATATACTTGTCCTATTCATGGCAAATTTGAAGAAGAACATTCTATCAAAATTAAACTTGATTTTTGTTCTAAATGTACTGAAGAAGGAAAACTTGATGTACCAGTGGAAAGATTGATTAATTGTGTTACTAAAGGCGTAGTTGAATTGTCAGGACAAGAATTGATTGCCAGGGCTAAACAAGAAGGAAAACAATTAGCTAAAGATGCTGCTAAAAGTGAAAAAATATATAGCAATTTACTTGGCGAAGGTCGTTACAACGATCTTCAAACTCGTATGGATCGTCGCAAACGATAATTTAAAACAATTTTGCAGCGGATTGACATCGTAAAAACATAGATTATGTTAAGCGTACGATGTTTCGAGGAAATTTCGGAGATAAGAAATGCCAACGTATCTTTATTTATGTCCAGTTCATCACGAATTTGAATATGAACACTCTATTAAAGAAAAATTAGATGTTTGTCCAAAATGTGAAGAAGAAAAATTAGAAACTCAATCAGTAAAAAGATTGATTTCATCAGGTGGAAGTTTTATTTTAGTTGGGGGAAGCTGGGCTCGCGACAATTATAAATGAAATTAAATGACAAACAATAAGATTATTAAAAAGAGTAATATAAAAAGAGTAATAGAGCTACTTAAATTTGTTCTAACATTAGATGATCCAGAACTAACTAAATCAACTGTAGAATCAGTTATTGAATTATTAGAAGAGACCAAATAACAAATTAAATAGCTTTATCAATAATTAAGTATGTAACGTACGTTGTGTAGGTTTGCTGGGAAAATCGGAGATTATAATGTTGCAAGAGAAAGAAGCTCAAGAATTAATTGTAAAATTTATTGAGCTCAGAGAAAAATCCAATGAATCCAAGATGCCAGCAGATATTGTTGAATTTAAAAAACATGAGAAGTTGTGTATTGAGAAATTTAAGTATTTAGTTACTATGAAAACTGGTAGATACAAATCATTTAGTAATTATGAAGATCTTAATCAAGAAGGTTTAGAAGCCTTAGTGAAGTCTATGAAAAACTACAATCCTAAAAAGGGGATTTTCTTTTACTGGGCACACAAGTATATTGATACTCGTATTTCACGAAGTGCTAATTTACACACAACGATTAGATATCCTTTAAGAGTAGCTAAGAACACTCCTCCTCATAAAGAAGCTATAATGCCTACTATGATTGAAGAGAGACATTGCCCTGATAAAGAGTACGAAGAAGCTTTGACTGTTTCATCTATCGAATCAGCTATGGTTGCATTAACAAATGAACAAAAAGAAATTATTAGCCTAGCATATGGAATCGATGGAGATAAGCCGATGTCAATTAATAAGATATGTAAAAAATTAAACATATCTAGAGTTAGTTGTTTGAAAACAATTAACAATTCATTGTTGTCGATGAAAAGTAATATTGCTGTATAAGTAGTTACACCGTTTATCTTTATAGGTTTTTTATATATGTCTTTATTTACGCCGAGACCCACGTATGCGCCATTTGAATATCCAAAAGCCTATACATATTGGGAATTACAACAACAATCTCATTGGCTTCACCATGAGATATCATTAGCATCAGATATTAATGATTGGAAAATAAATCTTTCCGAAACAGAAAAAAATGTCATAGGTCATATCCTAAAAGGATTTACCCAATCAGAAGTTTTCATCCAAGAATATTGGGGACAGATGGTTGGTAAATGGTTTAAAAAACCAGAAATTCAAATGATGGCTGCAACATTTTCTTCTATGGAATCCATTCACGCAGTAGCTTATGCTTACTTAAATCAATCTCTTGGTCTTGAAGATTTCGAAGCATTTTTACATGAACCAACAGCAAAAGCAAAAATTGACAGATTAATTACTACAAAAGGCAAATCCAAGGAAGAGATTGCTAAATCTTTAGCAATCTTTTCTGCCTTCAATGAAGGTGTTAATCTCTTCTCATCATTTGCTGTTCTATTGAATTTTTCCAGATTCAATAAATTAAAAGGTGTCGGACAAATCATTGCATTTTCAATCAAGGATGAGTCTTTACATTCAGAAGCAGGATGTTGGCTGTTCAGAGTGTTAATAGAAGAGTTTCCTGAAATATTCACTGACACTTTAAAAAAAGAGATTTATGATGCCGCAAGATTAACCGTAGAGTTAGAGGATGCTTTTATTGACAAAGCATTTGAACTCGGCACAATTGAAGGTATCACGCCTCAAGATCTTAAAGCATTCATTAGATTTAGAGCTAATACAAAATTAAATGATTTGGGTTTGAAAAAAGTTTGGAAAAATTTGGATAAACAAGCCCTTGAAAGAATGGCATGGTTTGATGTAATGAGTGCTGGCGTATCACATGCCGACTTCTTTGCACAACGTGTCTCTGATTACGCAAAGGGGGCGATTGACTTCTCTAACATTTGGGACGACGAGAGTACACATGAGTAAATTAGATGAGCTAAAAAATAATAATGAAGCCCCTGAATGGATGAATGATGAAGGATTTCGAACACTGTCTGGAGGTTATTTATTACCAAATGAAACTCCAAAAGACATGTATCGTCGTGTAGCTAATGCAGCAGCCAGTTACTATAAAGATAGCAAATTTTACGAAGAGAAATTTTTTGATATTCTTTGGAAAAATTGGTTGTGCCCCGCATCACCAGTGTTAAGCAACATGGGTACTAATAGAGGATTACCAATAAGTTGTAATACAATTCATGTTGATGATAGTATTGAATCAATATTCATGAAGAATTATGAATTGGCTACATTGTCTAAAAATGGCGCCGGCGTTGGCATTTATTTCGGAGATATAAGAGGTCGTGGTACGCCAATTAAAGGTAATGGAGTATCTGAGGGTGTAGTTCCATGGGCTAAAGTCTATGATACAACTACAGTGTCAGTAAATCAAGGTTCTACTAGAAGAGGTGCCTCTGCTATTTATCTTCCGGTAGTTCATAAAGATGTTGAAGAATTCATTAACATTAGAAAACCAACTGGAGATATTAATCGTCGTTGTTTAAATATCAATCATGGGTTATGTATATTCAACGATTGGATGGAAGATCTAGTTGCTGGTAACAAAGATAATAGAAAAATTTGGGCAGAAATTTTAAAGACACGTGCTGAAACTGGTGAACCATACATTTTTTTCACTGACAATGTCAATGATAATAATCCAGAATGTTACACAAAAAACAATTTGGATGTTAAGAGTAGTAATATCTGTACTGAAATAACTTTATTCACTGACCCCGATCATAGTTTTGTATGTTGCTTATCTTCTTTGAATTTAGTTCGTTGGCACGAGTGGAAAGATACAGACACAGTTAATTTATCTGTTAGATTCTTAGATGCTGTTTTATCTGAATATATAGAAAAAACAGAAGGAATGACAGGAATGGAAGCATCTAGAAGATCAGCTATTAAAGGCAGAGCAATTGGTATTGGAGCATTAGGCTGGCACACTTTACTTCAAGAAGAAGGTATTCCTTTTGAAAGTTTTGATTCAATGAGAATGAATGCGGAAATTTTCAAGAGTATACATAAAAAAGCTAATGAAGAAACCGCAGTTCTCGCTAAAGAATTAGGAGAACCTGAATGGTGCAAAGGATTTAATAGAAGGAACACTCATTTAATTGCTATTGCTCCAACTGTAAGTAATTCTACTATTGCTGGGGGATATAGCGCTGGTATTGAACCAATTTCTGCAAATATGTTGGCAGCCAAATCTGCTAAAGGAACATTTATTCGCAAAAATATTACGTTAGAAAAGATATTAAGTAAAAAAGGATTTGATACCCCAGAAACTTGGAAATCTATTAACGAGCAAAATGGCAGCGTACAGCATCTTAAATGTTTGACAGCACAAGAAAAAGAAGTGTTCTTAACTGCGAGAGAGATTAATCAACATGCTATTGTTAAATTAGCTGTACAAAGGCAAAAATGGGTCGACCAAGCACAATCAGTTAATTTATTTTTCGCCACAAATTCTTCTCCAAAATATATACATGAAGTCCATATGCAAGCATGGAAAAGCGGATTGAAAACTCTTTATTATTTGCGTAGTGATGGAGTTATCAAGGGAGATTTGGCGTTTAGAAGTGAAGAAGATTGTAAAGCTTGTGAAGGTTAATTAAAAATAATTAGTGTTGGTAATTAAAAGGTATTTGAATACATGCAAGGCACTATTCTTTTGAACTATAATGAAAATGTTCATCATGTTGAGGAAGAGGAGAAAACCCGTTTTCTCAGGAATATACTTGAGCAAATGGGTCTTCCTATTCAAGAATTTTGGGCTGACGATTCCCTATTAAATATTGAACAAAAAATCAAATTGCGTAATTTGATGACAACATATTCAATTCAGGTTATAGATGACCGTGATGGACATCTAGCTATTTTAGTTGAGGGGGAATTGGTTGGAGAATGGCACAAGTGCACATATAAATTACGACGTGACCCCGGTCAACTCGATCGCCGTAAACAATTATATCTAGAGATGGAAGTAAATTGCTGGTCATTATTTGAGGAACAAACACAAGAATAAAATGAGAACAACCTACGTATTAGACACATCCGCCTTAGTACAAGACCCTGAAGCATACAAACGTTTTTCACACAGTGATGTGATTATTCCAATCACTGTTTTGGAGGAATTGGATAAGCTCAAAAAGCAATCAGATGGAGCTGGTAAAAATGCCAGAGTCGCATCACGTTTATTGGATGAAATTTGTAATCTTGGAGATATTAGCACAGGTATATTATTAGAGAATGATATTCTATTAAAAATAGATGTCACGTATCGAGACCTTACATTACCATCATTTGTTGGGCTTGGAGATCCATCTTATGGAGATACCAAAATTCTAGCATGTTTAATTGCTACTTGGAAAGAACATTCAGAACATGATGTTTGTTTAGTAAGCAATGATAACAATTTAAGAGTTAAATCAAAAGCATATGGTATCGATGCACAATCACATGATGATGCTAGATTATCATTAAGCGGATTATACCCAGGTGTTAAAGTTATTACAGATGAAGAAGTAGGTTATGATTTACAACAGTTTGGATTTATTGATCCACGTGTTCTAGACACTGAATTAAATCCACATGAATGTGTTTTATTTCAGAACGAACAATCTGACGGCATCGCCATGGGTCGAAAGGTCGCTCCGAACAAGATAAAACTTTTGAAGAAACATTTTCCATGGGGCATTTCTGGTAGAAACAAAGAACAGATTTTTGCTATTGATTTAATCATGGATAGATCTGTTGATTTAGTTACATTGATTGGTCGTGCAGGTAGTGGAAAAAGCTTAGTAGCTTTGGCATCAGCTCTGGAAATGGTTTTGCACAGAAAAGAATACGAACGTCTAGTAATTTACAGACCTATTCAGGCAGTCGGTAATGATATTGGTTTCTTGCCTGGTGAAATGCACGAAAAATTAGCCCCGTGGTTCCAAGCAATTATGGACAATTTCGAAGTTTTATTTTCTAGCAAATCTTCCTCTAAAGGATCGGGAAATGACTGGAAACGTGATTTAGAAATTTTCCAGAAAAAGGGTCAGATAGAAATGGAAGCTATTACTTACATCCGTGGTAGAAGTATCCCTAATTCTATTATCTTAATTGATGAATGTCAAAATTTGACAAAAGACGAGGTTAAAACTATCTTAACCCGTGCCGGTGAAGGAACAAAAATAGTTATGACCGGTGATATAGAGCAAATCGATAATTCATCATTGGATGCCACGAATAACGGCTTAACCTATGTAATTGAAAAGTTTAAAGATTCTGATTTATCAGGGCATGTAACTTTCATTCAGGGAGAAAGAAGCAAACTGGCGACCAAAGCAGCTGAAATTTTATGAGGATAAAATGAGTGAAGATAACAACGCACCTACTAGTAAATTAACAGACGCAGATCGTTTAGCATTAGAGCTAGCAAAAGCTAATAAAAAAACAGCAGTTGCTGTAGCTGAAAAAGCAATTGCTCAGAATGAAACTGCTGAACTAGCATATAAGTATTTGGTTTTACAAATCTATATGAAATATGGATTAAGTGAATTAGATGCAATCTCTGAAGTTGGAGAAATACTAAGAGGCGGCGCAGTTCCAAAGGCACAATAAGATGGAATTGAAAGAATTAACAGATCTTATAACTATCAGACAATATGTTGTTGGCGCCACCAACAACATGACTATAGATCGTGCTGCTGTTAAAGAATTGAATGGCATTTTGATATTGCTTGATAATAAAATTGTCAATATACTTAGAGGACCTTCGTTCAAAGAGTATATTGATTATCAAGATGTCAAAAAGGCTATTGAAGACGTAGTTCGTATCACGAATATCAAATCAGGTTTAAAGAAATAATTTTCATTTTTGAGGTAAGATTGTAGAATGAGAGTATCATCAAGCGGAACATTTGCTTCCAATGAATTCGTGACTTTAAAAGATCAGAATTGGCTTGATAAACAAAGGGTCGCCGGCAAAATCGCTGCCGGCGCTCTTTTGTTATTAGAGCAACAAATTAAAAATAATACAGATTTATCATTAATTGAATTAAATAATCTAGCTGAACAATATATCCAAGATCATCATTGTTCATTAACTTTTAAGGGATACAAGGGATTTCCTGCTGGAGTTTGTATTTCTGTTAATAAACAGTTAGTACATGGGATCCCAACTGATTATCATTTGAAAGATGGTGATTTAATTAGTTTTGATTTAGGAACCACATACCAAGGAGCTATTGCAGATACAGCAATCACTTGTATTTATGGCATGCCAAAATCAGAAAGACATCGCTTATTAGTTCAAGCTACCGAAGAATGTTTGATGGCAGGCATTAAAGCAATTGAAGTAGGCAAAAAATTAGGTGTCATTGGTAATGCTATTTCCAATGTTAATAAAAAATATGGGTTTGGATTAGTAACTAAATATGGAGGACACGGTCTCTGTACAACAAAAGATGGTGTAGGGATACCACACGCGCCTCCATTTATTGCCAACAAAGCATCCGTAAATGAAGGGATTAGAATTCAACCAGGATTAGTTATAGCTATAGAGCCAATGCTTATAATTGGAGATACATACACTTTTGTAGAAAAGGATGGTTGGACAGTATGTGGCATGGGCATATCTGCTCATTTTGAGCATAGTCTATATGTTCATGAAGATCATGTGGAAATAATAAGCCAAAGGTAAAGATATGCAAAAAATGATTAGTGAAGATGTAATTAAAAATGATCTGCTAAAATCTATTTCTGACAGATTTAATATAGAATATAATCATTTAATTGAAGAATTTGATAAACTTAATAAATTACGATCTGTGAATAGCAAATATTCTTGTGATCATCATTTTTTTTCAAGAGACAATGAGCAATCTTTTTATTGGGCTGGATTTTTGGCTGCTGATGGCTGCGTATATAAAAGAGGAGAAAATAAAACATTAACAGTTTCTTTGGCGGAAAAAGATATCGATCATTTACTGATGTTTAAAAGTCATATAAATTATGATGGAATTATTTATAGTTCAACATCAAAACATAGTTTGAAAAATCCAAAATGGAATGACTCTATCAAAAAATCATTAAGTATATCTTCCGATTCAATTTTTAATGATCTTGAAAGATTTAATCTTGAACCAAATAAAACTAAAATATATACATTTCCTCAATGGCTAAAATCTCATCCACTTGTAAATCATTATATGCGAGGATATGTAGATGGAGATGGCTCATGGTTTGAAGATAAAAAAAGAGGTCGCATATGTTTTGAGTTGCGCGGCACCAAAGAGTTTTTAAAAGATTATAAAGAAATTTTAGAATCAAATTTAGATATAGAATCAAGGACTTCAGTTACTACACCCGATAGTACTTCTAAAATAAAATATTATAGTAAACATTTAGTTCCACAAATTTCCGATTTTCTGTATAAAAACGCAACAATTTATTTGCAGAGAAAATATGATATTGCCATTAAAAGTAAAGATATAATAATTACCAGAAAAAGATATTTATATGATAAATAAAATAATTGAAGTTCATAACGATATTGATTATTTTGAAATTCAAAATATTTACAAAAATATTGGGTACGAAATTATTGAGTATAATAATAAAAATATGTCAAAAGAATTTATGGCAGCATCTTTAATTAACAAAAATGATTATATTTTTGTTAATTGTAATAAGTACGGTTCGTTAAAAATTGAAGAAATTAAACATAAAACATCGAGCAGTTATTATACTTATTTAAATGAGGCTTATAAAAATAATAAAATCATTACCAGATATGATGAGCCTAGATTTTTAAAAGTTGGATTTTGTATATTAGATAATGCTACTGCTAGATATCACTCTATTAAAAGTTTTAAACTAAATAATTATTATGATTATATCAATCATATTAAAATAATTAACAGATAGATCTGTATGAAATATATTAAAAATAAGCCACTTAAAAAGAAGAAAAAGAAAGATTATCTAATTGAAGATTGGTTTAGCGGCATAACTAAAGAAATTAAAAAACATTCTCAAGAAACAATGTTAGAATTTGATAGATTTATGCCGTGTAAAAAGAGGATAAATTATCGATAGGTCTAGATAATGATACAATCATAGTAAAATCAAGATCTGTAGGATTTACAACTTTTAATCGCACGACAAGTTATTTGCCTTTACGAAGATTAAATAAATATATTCTTTGTCATTCGGTAGAAGACTTCTGGTACAGGTGGAGCCGTTTTAAACGTTTGAAAGCATTTTTATGAAAATACAATTTGATGATGGTAGTTATGTTGATTGTAAAAAAGATAATGATAAAATCATACTGATAATTTCTGCAAGAGATTATGAAAATCCTCGAAAGAAAATTAATAATACAGTCGAATTAACAATAGAAGAGTTTAAACAATTTATTTCGGATATTGAATTGATATGAAAGTATATGTATGCGGCGCCCATAGCTCTGGTAAAACGACCTTGGCTCGTTATATTTCTCAAACTTATAATCTACCACTCTTACCAGAAGTAGCTCGGCAGATATTATCAGAACAAGAATTGCATCTTGATTCATTGAGAACTGATTTACACGTAGTTAATAACTATCAAACTTCTATTTTCTTCAGACAAATAGAACAAGAAGATAAATATAATGATTTTGTATCTGACAGAAGTTTTGATTGTTTAGCATATGCCGCTCAACATTCTAGTATCCTACCAATATTACTTAAATCTCCAGAATTATCAGAATATATCGATAAAATCAAAAAAACTAATTCTGTAGTTTTTTTTGTTAGACCATCACGAGCAACTATTAAACAAGATGGTATTAGAGAAACTGTTACTTGGGATGGTGTTGTAGCTATTGACGCTCAGGTCAAATTTTTGTGCGAGATGTTTGAAATCAAATATTTTCAAATAAGCACAGACAATATGCAGGAGCGAGTTAGATTAGTAGATGCCGTTTTATCTTTAAATAAATAATCTATGCTAAAATTCCCATATAGTAAAGGTTCTTATACTTTATTCATATGGAGAGTTTATGACAGTAGATGACGACATTTCTGAAATAGAACAAGAATTAGGTACGAACCCTAGCGGAGTATATGATACCGTCCGTGCTAGATTAGATATCCTCGAAGCTAGAATAAATAATCCATTAGCCCCGTCTCCAGATGTTGAGAATCCTTTTATTATTGGTGGCACAGGTGTGACCATTAGTACTGGAACAGGTTATCCTACAGAAGACAGGGTAGATGGATCTATTTATTTGAGACAGGATGGATATGGCATTTATTCTAGAATAAATGGTCAATGGGATTCTATTCAGAATTTGGGTAATATTGTATTTGATGACGTTGATACTATGTCAAATACTGATACCACCTATTTTAGTAATGGTTTTGAAGTAACTGTCAATTTTCCCAGACATATGTCCTGCGTTTTAGATAAAAATAGTATTATAACTCCAGATAATTTACGATATTTTACAGCATCTCCGACCGGCGTATGGATTAGAGACATTTCAATAGGATGCCCTGGAGCAAATGAAGTGGCTGAATGGTTTGTCTCACCATCAGGAGATGATAATAATGATGGATTAACTGATTTAACACCATTACAAACTATTGAAGAATTCCAATATAGAATTGGTCGACAATCTATAGATGGCAGTACTGTTGGGGTTGCTTTTGTTAATATTTTAGGTGATTATAGTGATGGAAGAGAATATTCATTTAACTTCAATTTTATTCACAGCGGCGCACTTGCGTTCTTAGGACAAAAAGTTTTACATGCAACATATACTGTCAGTGCTGTAACACCATGGAATGAAAATACTGGTGTCATAGGGGCTTATAGTTTAACTGGTGCCCCTAATTTATCTTCGTATGTTGGAATGTTTGCTAGAATTAGTGTGAGTACAAATCCGTCTGCAGTTGGTAGAAAAACATTGATCGTAAATACTCCGAGTACCGGAGTATTCAATGGTAATTTTATTGATCAAGGATCTTTGCAAATTGCTGAACCAATTGTTGGTGATACAATTCAAATTTATATGCCGACTAAAATAGGAGGGAATATAATTATTAATTCCAATCCAATTGTATTTAACAGTGGCGGCGGAGTATTTTTTCAAGATTTAGACTTGGGCATTATTGATTCAGACCATAGTACTACAATAGGATCAGGGGTAGCATCATTCATAGCATGTATTCTTAGAGGTTGTGATATTGAACCAGGCGTTAATATGTGTCAACTTTCTTTATGCGCGACATATGATTTAAGAGCATATGGATACTTGACCATGTACGGTACTATTATGCAAAGTGGAGGTGGATCTTTATTAGCCGTTCGTGGTGGTGCTGTAGCGAACTCATATACAAGATCATGGGTTTATGGTGGCGGAATATCTGTTGGTCATAATGTTGATGGAAATGGTACTCTTAATACTCAGGATACATTTGTTATAAGTAGTGCTGGAAATATTCCAGGAACTGATGTTGTTATGGTAACAAGTAATTCACTTTTATTAATTAGTGATAAATTTTTACAGATAAATAATGGTACGACTGCTATTGGATTTCATGTAAGACCTGGAGGAGGAGTATATTATCCAACAGTTACTTTACCTTTGTTTGCAGGTACAACTCCTACTATTAAATTCAAGATAGGTAGCACCGTGACGTCTTCTTTAGGATCTGGTATTCGAGATACAAATAGTCGTGCCGAAATGGTTCCAGTCGATCCGTAATGATTAAAAATATCATAAACAATGAAATTAATAACATTACACTATATAAGGTAATCAATGTCAAATTATCCCGCACAAATAGATACTTCTCAATCTTTACCAACTGTTGTTGACGGACAGACCCCTGTAAGAGGGGCTCTTTTTAACAAGTTAAGAGATGCTGTAATAGCAATCGAATCAGAATTAGGTGTTAAGCCTAGTTCTATTTATTCAACTGTTAAAAACAGATTAGATGTAATTGATACAAATATCACTACTATTTCTTCTATTAATTTAAATGGAGATGTTGTTGGTCCATTTAATAATACTCAAATAACTTCTTTAAGTGGAAGACCATTATCATCAGCTGCCCCGACTTTAAATCAAGTTCTGGGCTGGGACGGTCTTGCATGGTCTCCTTTTACCGCAACTTATACTGGTGTGGTTGGTGGAGATTTATCTGGAACTGTTAGTAATGCGCAGATAATTTCTATTCGTGGTCAAGCAGTTGGTAATGTTGGTCCTAATGATGGTGACGTTTTCACTTATATTGGTTCAACTTGGGACGCCGCGCCTCCTACTACTAATTTTGGTACTCAAACTATAACTGCTAATGGACTTACTTCTACTTCTATTACTGGTTTAACCATTTCATCTAATACTGGCGATGTAAATATCTTTTCATCAACGAATACATTCCTTGATGGTCAAACTATTTATGTAGATGCTAGCATAAATTTCAATTTACAATCTAATTCAAATACTGTTTTGAATTCAGATAACAATACTACAATCAGTGCTGGTGGAGTTTTAGCTGTTAGCACTGGACTTGACCTTAATATACAAGTTAATACCAATATTGATATCCAAACTGATACTATGGGTATCACTACTGGCGGGGCTTTTGTTTTAAGTGGCGGTAATGGTATTACTATTTCTAATCAAGGAGGAAATCCACTCTTACTTAATGATCCTGCTGGAGGTGGAATTACTATTGATTGCAGCGGCGGCGGTAATTTTCTTATTACTGCAGGTTCAGGAACAACACTTGATACCACAGTACTTGAATTAACTAATGGCGCAGCCAGTCCTATTGTTATAGTTGCTCAACAAACCACTGCTACAACTGGATATAATTTTAGTATTTTAGGATCTGATTCTTCTGCAGCCTTATCTACTGGTGGAACAATTAAACTTATTCCTGGAACGGGAACAAGTTTTTTTGGCAACATAGCTTTTAATAGCGGTCCATCTTCAGCGGCTGGAACCGCTGGCGGCTCTAAAATAATTTGGATTGGGGATCGTTCTACAGCTCCAGGAACAAATCCTGCTGGTGGATTTATTTTCTATTCTGAATCCGGAGTAGCTAAAATTCGTTCTGCAGGAAATACAGTGACATTGGGTGACAAACCATCTGTCACTGGCTCTAAAGTTTCGGGCGCGGCACTAGCAAGCTTATTAACAGTTCTTGCCGCGGCAGGTTTAATTACTGATAACACTGTAGCGTAAAATCCTACTAATAATGATATATGTAATGTAGAAGTTTTTCATGGAGAGAATACATTACATATATAAAATTACAAATCGAATAAACAATAAAGTTTACATAGGACAAACAGTTTCTGTGAAACATAGATGGCAAGATCATAAGAGAGCGATGAAAAAACCTATTCAAATAATACATCATGCATTTGTAAAGTATGGATTGGATGCTTTTATATTTGAAGTAATTGCTACCTGTATTGGACAAGATGCGGCTAATGATACAGAAACATCCTGTGTATCACAAGAAAATTCATTAGTGCCAAATGGGTATAATGTAACTAATGGCGGTTATAACGCTCCAAAAACTCCAGAATGGATATCCTCTATGACTGGACCTAATAATCCTAATTACGGTAAACCAATATCAGAAGAACAAAAAAAGAAATGCCAGAAAACCATTAGTAATAGAGTTCTTTCAGATGAAGATAGAAAAAAATTGGGCGCTGCAAACGTAGGTAATACTTATAGTTTGAGAAGAAAGGCTTCTGATGAAACCAAAAAGAAACTATCAGAATCTCACATGGGTCAAAAAGCTTGGAATAAAGGTATTCCAATGTCTGAAGAAGCTAAAGAAAAATCAAGATCTAAACCACGTCCTGGTTGGAATAAAGGTAAATCTATTTTTACCAAAGAGCAAATTGAAATAGCCATAAAAATGAGAGACGAAGGAAAATCATATAGTGAAATTGGTCTCATTATAGGTTGCAGCCGTCAACATATCACAACACTAATACTTAAAGGGAAACATAAATAATGAGACACATGGATATTTTAGCTGATCATTTCGAATATAGATTAAAAAAAGAAGCTCAAGCTGCTAAAGAAGTAGATAGTACTAGCGTTACTTTGGCTGTTAGACCAAACGTTAATGCAATTATTTCTCAAAATCCTACATTGGCAAATCTTGTACAAAATATTGCTAATAAAATTGTAGCAACTAATCCTAGTTTAAGAGGAGATTTGGCAATCAATTCTTTTATTGTTAATGCTAATTTAGTTGGCGGAAAATGGAAGATCAATCCAGCTACGAGCGGATTTAAAATTACCGGATCGTTAATGAAAGATAAAGCCGTACCAACGATTGTTAAAAATACGTTATCATCATTGAATGCAAAAATTTTCGCTAAATTGGAACAAGAATTTAATAGACAATCATCTATGGATAAAGAAGGTTGGGCTGGAACAACGATCACAAATCATGAATCAGAAATTAGTGGTAACGATTTTCAATTAAATTGAATAATCTTGTCAGCCCTACGATATAATATGGATGTAATATCTAATATATCGTAGGGTTTTTGTATGAGTAATTTTGATATCGGTATCATCGGCGCTGGAGTAGCTGGAGCATTTGCTACCTTAAAGATAGCTAAAGATTATAAAAATGCTAAAGCTATTGTTTTTGATTTAGGAAGACCGCCTATGAAAAGGCGTCGTCAACTAGAAGGTTGGCTTGGATGCCTACCCAATAGTGATGGCAAATTGTACCTTAGCAACCTCGATAAGGTTGCCGAAGTTACAGGATTAAGAAAAGCTAAATCAGCTAACACTTGGATAAACAATGTGTTATCAAATATTGGATCATTCAAAACTGTTATCGATAAATCTCCATTAGTTTCAATGGAGAAAAAGATTAAAAAAAATGGTTATGATCTTTTTTTGAATGATTACACGCAAATATATCCTAAAGATATACATGCTTTATCTAAACACATGGCTGAAACTATAGAGAATGCCGGTAACGTTACTTTTAATTTTGACAATGAAGTAAAAAAAGTCTACAAACAAAAAAATATGTTTGTAGTTGTAACAGATAGCGGCGAATTTAAATGCAAAAAACTTATCGTAGCAGTTGGTAGAAGCGGTTGGAGATGGTGTCAATCATTATATTCTGATTTTGGAATCATAGATAATAATGATGTTGCCAAATATGGTATTAGAATAGAATTAAACGCTTCTTACATGAAAGATTTTAATAAATCTAATTGCACACTTATAAAAAATGATATTGAGATAGGACCTTTAAGTTGGTTTGGAACAGTTATTCCAGAAGATCATATTGATATGGCAATTTCATCTTTTAGATCAAATGAAAATCGTTGGAAAACTGATAAAGTATCTTTTAATTTAATAGGTAGCAGAGTGTTTCCTAATAAAGGTTTTGAACAAACTGATAGGTTAGGAAAATTAACATTTATTCTATCTAACGATCGTATCATCAAAGAAAAAGTGTCATTGCTTTTATCTGATAAAAGCAAAATATCTATTATTCCCGAATACGATTGGTTAAAAGATCCTATTAAAGATTTTTCTACAGTTCTACCAGAAATCATGACAAAAGCTTATTTTCATGTACCAACAATTATCCCAATGATTCCTAAGATCAATATTGGCTCCGATTTATCTACTGAAATTGATGGTATGTTCGTTGCTGGAGAAAGCGCAGGAATTACTGGTATATTATCAGCAGCAACTACAGGCGCCATCGCCGTAGATAGTATCTGCAAATGAGGAATTATGACGGACACTTCTAAATATTGTAATACAACAGTCATCGTAGAACGACCACAAACAGCTGTTTTTGATGAATTTAAAGATCCACCAACAAAACATAATCTAAGTAAATTTGAATATGATTTATATCATGAAGAAGATGATAAAGTTGAAAAAATCATTAGGATCAAAAGAGTTTCCATGCCCAACAAAGGTGAAAAATGGAAAATTTTTGAAAACAATACAGTAATGTTTATAGTTGAAAGCGAAAAGTTAACTAATAAAGAAAAAGATTTTTTATACTCCGTTGAAGGTGTGAATTTTTTACTTTCACAGTATAAACTTGGAATTAAATCTCTTAGCTCTTTAAAAGCAGAAATTAAGAAAAAAATTAAATAATAGGCTGCTTGACTGTCGCAAAACTATGATTATATTGCTTGTCATTAAGGCAAACAACTATGGAATATGTCATATATTTAACCGACACGGAAACCACTGGATTAGATAGTCATACTCATGACATAATAGAATTATCTATGTATAGATTGAGCGATGATGTTCAAAAAACTTGGTTCCTTAAACCTTTAAATGCTGATGCCGCTGAACAAGGCGCTCTTAGAATAAATGGTCATAAAATAGAGGATTTAAAACTAGAAACCAAATATGGTAGAGATACGTATAAAGATCCTGCTAAAACTATTATTGAAATAGAAAATTGGATTGAAGAAGATGGCGTTCCGTCCGAACGTCGAATCATATGTGGACACAATATTCATTTTGATAAAATGATGTTGGAACAACTTTGGATTAAATGCAAATCATCTGATTCTTATCCATTGAGTCGTCGTAGAATGCTGGATACAATGCAAATTGAATTCTTTTTAGATATGTGCAAAGGATCTATGGCAGAAGGATATAGTTTGAGCAATTTAGTAAAAAAATATGGAGTTAAGAACGAAAAAGCTCACTCTGCATTTGCTGATACTAAAGCAACTAAAGAAGTATTTGTTAAACAAGTAGAAATTTTTAAAAAGATACTAGAGGCTAATAAATGAATAATTGCAACATTGATAATCTTCCTTGTGAGTGGACAAATGAAGAAGATGAATTTGGAAATTTATTTGTACTAGCAGAATCATGGAATTACACTTGTAAAAAATGTAAAAATCATATTGATTATTCTTCAGAGGAATATAAAAAACTTATAAATTGTTGAATAAAATAATATGGCTGATTTTAATAAAAGATTTACTTCAAAAAAACAAGAGTGGACAACTCCAAGTTGTATTTTTGATAAATTAAATGAGGAATTTAATTTTACGTTAGATTTGGCAGCAGATAAATTTAATACTAAATGTGTTAAATTTTATGATGAAGATTCAAATAGTTTGATTCAAAAATGGACTGGTGTATGTTGGTTAAATCCTCCATATGGTAATAGCAAATATAAATTATTAGATTTTATCAAAAAATCACATTTATCTTCTCAAGAAGATAAATGTGTTGTAGTAGCATTAATATCAGCTAGAACAAATACTAAATGGTGGCATGAATACTGCATGAAAGCTGCAGAAATAAGATTTATTTGCGGTAGACCAAAATTTGGAAACGCGGATTACGGATTACCATTACCATTAGCTATTGTAATTTTCAAAAAACATGATATTGATACTATTTTTTCTTCATTTTATGTGAAATAACAAAAATGCCAGGTTTGAAAATATTATATGCAGCTAGCAACAATGAAAATTCTAAGTTAACACTACAAAGATTTCTTCAAGTTGCTAAAAGCAAACCATATAATATCAAAATTGCTGCTTACAAAAAATCAAGCCCTAATGTTAACATTGATTGGACCTTAGATGCTTGTTTAAATTTGTATCGACCAGAAAACTGGTCAGTAGAACAGAATGATAATTTTTTAACATATTTCGAACAAATTAAATATTATGCTCCAGATCTCATTATTAGTGATCTGGAGTATTTTACTTCGTACGCCGGACATGTGTTAAACATTCCTGTTTGGCAATGTAGTTCTTCTTTAATCAATTACGCATTGGTTAAAGAAGAGAAATATGATTTAGGAATATTTAAAAACTATTCATTTGTTACAAATAAAAAATCCCCGTATAATCAAAAATTAATTAATATAATCGATAATTCTGAGAAGAATTACGTGTACTCCCATTTTGGAGATATGGCTTTTTCTCCCACTTTAAAAGATAATTTTGAATGGGTAAGACCTTATCATCAAGTTGGGAAATTTTCTATTCCATGCAAGCACAATATTGTTGCAAGCCTATTATCTAACAACAAAAAAATATTCTCTATTCTACAGAAATATTCTGATACGGTTGTATTTTCAGAATTTACGGATGAAACATACCGTAATATAAAAATGAAAAATATGATTTCCCAAGAAGAATATTATTGTAATTTATTTAACTCAAGATTGTTCGTTTGTGAAGGTCAAGCTAATTTACTTGCTGATGCCTTTTACAATCACAAATATTCTGTTGTCATTCCTAATTTTTCTACACCTGAGAGCGTGATCAATATGATCATTTCAGAGAAAAAAGGATACTGTTCTTGTGTATATGATGAAAGTATTGAATTAGAACAATATTCCGATTTTCATATCGATAGCCCTTATAATGATAAGGTTAATTTTCTACATGAAAAAATAGACGAATTTTATTCATGACCCGATATATCTATTTTCGTGGAGTTTATAATTAAGGATTAATATGACGACTCAGGAAACCGCAAATAGATTTCAACAACAAGGTAAAATGAAGGTTATTAAAGGCAGCATTCTGGCTCCTGAAAATGCCGGACTTAGATTCGTATTGTCAATTAACAATTTATCAGGTAAAACTGATAGCCCATTATTTGGTATATTTGATAGAAAATGGCGTCGAGTTAGAGAAGATGCTAAAGGATGGTTTAATACTCGTACTGGCGCCTATAAATTAGGAGCCGTTAACACGACTGCTGTCCAAAGTGACACCTGGGTAATCCATATGTTGTGTCAAGATGAAAAATTCTCTACAGATCTAAAAGGTCTTGAAGATTGTTTGAAAAAAGTTTGCCAAATGGCTAAATATGAAAAAAGCACAGTTCATGTTTCTGGCTTGCTAGTTGAGGCTATACCTGAACTAACAGAAATTCTCTCTAAGCAATTAGTAGAACAAGGTGTAAATGTTTATTTCTACGAGGAGCAATCTAGATAATATTTAAGCATCTTCTTTATGGCGAAACTAAACCCGGGCGATACGATCTTGTGTCGCTTAAAAGAAGATGCTGTTGTAAATCCATACAATTCTGATTTTGACAGTGTTAAATCTTTTGATATTATTGCTGTAGATAGCTTAGGTTATTATCTTTTTATTCCGCCTTATACTTTCATAAAAGGAAGTGTAACGGCGGATTTATTTTTTATTAAACAAGTAAAATTAGATAAAAAATTCCTGGGAGACAGTATTCTATATATTGGCGAAGGCTATGTATATAAAATCAAGAGTCAGATTGATGGTTGCGCCTGCGTGACCTGCAAAAATTTTTACCATCAAGCTGTACCAAATCAAGAAAATGGATCCCTTATTTGCTGGAGCTGCCGCTCTGATAAACATAGGTGATACCGATAAATAGATATTAAATTATGAAATCTTTTGCCTTTACCGATAACTTAGATCAATTGCTCGAAGGGGTTATACACAGCCTAACCGGCAACCAGCCCTCTTTGGACCCCAATGAATCTTATAAATTGCTGGAAGAGTCGCCCGGTGCTAGTACCAGTTCGTTCGGCAGCCAAGTTTTATCAAATGCTCAGGCGGATCTTGGGGTGCATGAGGATTTAGGCAAAAATGATGGTAAGAGAATTCGTGAATATTTCAAATATTTTAATATGGGCGGGGGACAAGATTGGTGCGCAGCCGCGGTATCGGCTTGGATGAAAGAAGCTGGTGGCGGACCAATACAAGGAGCAGTTGGCGCAAGAAATATAGCCGGACAATTTGACCAGGCTGGTAAGTGGATTCCCAAAAACAAAATTACTCCACAGGTAATGATCCCAGGGAACATCGTCGTGTGGAGTAGAGGTGGACCTGACTCTTGGAAAGGTCATATTGGAGTTTTAGAATCTTTTGATGGTCGCGGAGGATTCACTTCTATTGAAGCTAATTCTGGACCTAAATCAGATTCAGTAGTGAGGAATAGTCATTCTATTAGTGATGGTAATTTATTGGGAATAGGTATCTTATCAGGATATACTCCTACCTCCAAAATTGCAGCCGTCATTAGAATTGAAAATCTTACAAATATATATTACCAAAATGCTTTAAGATTCAAATAACGATCCAACAGTTTTTGTAATTTTTTGTTTTGGTAATTTGTATAAAGAGATTCTTTCGGTAACCAGGCACCGACCTCTAGCATATCCTCATTTGATATAACACTAATATCTCTTGTACAAATGATAACATTGAATTTTTTCAAAGCTTCAAATTCAATGTTATCATTTTCAATGGCAAAATTAATCATTGGTTCTACATTAAATCCAAACCATTTTTCAAAATCTTTTTTATATATTTGAACTCCGGGAAGAGTAACTTTATCAGTTGATAAAGCTGCTCTCTTGTATGATTTATTATTTGAATCCCATACACATCCAGTATTTAATATAGGGTGCTTATCATCATAAACAGAAAAGATTTTTTTATTCTTGATGTAGAACGTAAAACCATGTTTTACATTTATTTGAAATACTTTCATTATTCAGATAATTTTATCTTTAGTCCAACCAAATGCATTTAAAGATAAATCAAACTGTCCAGTTTCAGATACTGATTTTAACATCTTCTGAGCAATTTGACAAATTTCTAGTTGAGCATGAGCGGGATCATTTCTTAAACCTTGAAAGTGCATAAAAGATCTAAAATTAAACATAACGTCAGAAGTTATTTGATTTGCATATGGAAGATAAAATCTGGCACTTTCCTTGGCTCTTTTTTTATCCATACCATTTTCCACCAAACGTTTTAAACATTCATGGTATTTTTGTACAGATGTCTCACAGTGATCAATTAATAATTTCTGCTCCTCTGTGATCCAATCTTCTGGAATATAATATTTATCATCTTTAAGCTCTTTATAACGAGCTGATTCTGCATTTATAGATACGCCAACTCTGTGTTTTAATAAATGTACATGAGCGCTCATTTCTGTAGTTACTAGGAAATGTAAACTAGATTTTTCAAATGGAGTATGATGACCAGCAGTAGCTAATGAATTTAATAATTTATTCATTCGACTTCTTTTATCTTCAGTTAGGTCTCTACTTGTAGATGTCCATGCAGATAGAGCATGTGTTTCATCAGAGCCGTAAATTCCAACAAGTTCTATTTTATTCGCGTGTTCTTCCATTATAATTCCTTATTTTTCAATTATTACACAATTACATCATGTGCATGAGATTCTCTCAGTCCTGCGCCCGTCATTCTCAAGAATTGCGGATTTGATTTTAAATCATTCAGATTATCTACGCCTTGATATGAACAACCAGATTTAATACCATCAATAATCTTAGTTAAAATCAAATTAAAACTCTCTTTAGCTGGGACTATTGAGACTACTCCCTCTATATGAGAGGTTTTATGGGTAGAGCTGCCTGCGTATTCTTTAAATCTTTTTCCGTTAATGCTTTTAATTTCTCCAGGTGTCTCTTCGCAGCCAGCAAAAATATTGCCTATCATCATCAAATTAGCAAAACATAATCCTTTGACACAATCTCCAGCAGATTTTGCCCCACCGTCTGAAATTAATAATAAATCACGAGTAACACCTTCGTCAAGCAATCTACGACGACCTTTATCAGCCTCTACTATAGAAGTAAATTGTGGTACACCATTGCCGGTTTCAATCCTAGTAAGACAAATACTACCACCACCAATACCATTTTTAACTATGTCAGCTCCGGCTTTCCATAATTCATAAGATCCGATATCAGTAGCTGTATTACCAGCGATTAATAATATGTTAGGATAAGTTTTTGAAATCCATTCACACATTTCAATACACATAGCCGAATGACCATGTGCCACATCAATGCACAATATTCTAGCCCCAAATGAAACTAATGTATCTATTATTTCAATATCTTCTTTTTTTACACCAACAGAAAATCCAATATGATTCCAAACATTTGATCCAAATTCTTCTTCTAAAGATTTGACAATATTTATTTGATCTTCTAATGGCATGAATCTGTGGACTATGCATAGTCCGCCAGACAAATAAATAGTTTTAGCCATATCAAAACCGATCAAAGATTTCATATTTGAAACTATAATCGGGTGTTTAAGAACTGTATCGAGTTTAGGTAACTTAACTGTTGTTTTTACTAAACTCCTCGATGGTATTTTACTGTATTTTGGCACAAGTAAAACATCATCAAAACATAAACCGTCATTTATAATCATTTATTTGCTCCATGCTGCTAAGCAGGCATACTTATATCCGCACTAGCTTAAAACTTTTACTTTTTCTGTCAACACGTTTAAAATATAAATAATTATAAGTGGAGAAATATGGACGCCCAATCATGGTTAAATTCATTGCCTAATAATCCTGGACCAGCCCGTGATCAAGCTGTACTAGATGCTATTTCTGGAGGAATAGTTGTATGCAATTGGTCTCCAATAACTTCAACTATCGCTGGTCATACTGCTATTTTTCAAGTTTGTGAGGATGCAGCTTACATAGAGCTACCTGATTCTTCTAGATTTAGATTTCAGGTTTCTGCCACTCTTGCCCAAAAATGTGCAGATTTATTATCTGCCTCTTTCATCACATCAAAAATTAGTGATTTGGCTTATAAACAAGCACAAGTAGTTGTCGGTGTCTCTACATTATCTCCTGATCCAGACATGGTAACCACTGACAAATCTAAAAAATGGAATACAGCGGTTGAAAATAAACGTGCCAGTAGAACTGGATTATTTAGAGATTGTGGAAAGGCATGGATATTGAGCAATAGATTATCTACCCCTGTCAGTGCTGTCAATTATGGATTTTATGATAAATCTGCACCATATGTTAGCCAAGGCGGATTAAAAATGTGGCAAACAGTTGGTACAAGACATGATAGATCTCATACAGATTATTCACAAACTCTTATATTAATGAGTAGTTCCTGTGAAGTCGATGGTCAATCTGTTAATGTAATTGATGTAATGAAAGATCCTAAGCTATCTTCTCTATTAAGTTATGAGGGAGTTTTACGTTTCACGCGCCAACCCGGAGTATAACAAATGTCTTTTAAGGATGAATTTCTAAAAACACCTCCTGGACCTGCCAGAGAAGCATTAGTTTATAATGCTATTATCCAACAAGGTCCTCCAAAAAATTTAGTACCTGTTACTGTTCCTGGTCCTGGTGGAACTAAAATAACCTATCAAACTATGGCTGATTATATTACCATTGATGGAATTCGTGTGCCTATGACTCCAGTCACAGCTCAACGTGTAGCTAATCATTTTGGCATGATGTTGCCAACATCTAAAATGTCACAACAAATATATGAAGCTGCAAAAACTAAAGTACGAGCTAATCCTCTTTCTGGCACAGGATATGTAAGTCCATTAACAGGTAAGAGATATTCTGGCAAAGATGTTGTAAAATCCAGAATTGGAGAATCTGATGCGGCGGTTGCTTACAGTAATTTAACAAATCAAGAGTTATCTAAAATTAAAAATCCTGGTTTAATCAGCGGTCATGGTAAAGAGATCACTGAACCAACGCAAAGTGCTAGCATTAGTGATGTTAGTTTCGGTGGTTGGCAAGGTGCTGGCGGAAAAGCATTACAGCCATATACAAATGCTCATAAGGGACAAGCCGCATTTCATACAGAGTATGCATTAAATACACGTTTGATCGATGATGGCAATGTTATTATAACTACACCTGATGGTAAAACCATTTCAACAACAATGCAAAAATTAAGAGCTAATCCTAATTTTAGTAAAGCTATTGCAGATGCAACAGGCATCAAAAAATATGATGATAAATCACAAAAAGTATCTCCTACAAAAACAATTGAGCCGGCACCAGGTAAGGTACCAGCTCAAATTGCCGTTTCTCCACAAACAAAATCTGATCCAGGTAGAGTAGCTTTATTGCAAATAATAGACGATCTATTAAGTCAATTCACTAAAGGATAAATCTACCAAAAAGCCTTCATATTTATTCTTCTAATCATTTCATCTTCACTAAAATATATTTTAGTGAAGATGAAAGTAAAAAAAACATCAGGAATAGAATTATTATCACCAGTATAAAAGAACACTCTGATTTTTGGATACTTAAAATCATAAACAGTAATAACTCCCGCCTTATGAGTTTTATAATTATCTGATGATAAGTCTACTAGAAATTCTTTAATTTTTGGGTGTAGATCATCTAGATTCATTTATGCCTATAGGTGATTCTTCCACGTGACATATCGTATTCACTAACTTCACAGGTTACTTTATCACCTACTAAAATCTTTACGGAATTTACTCTAATTTTTCCGCTTAGAGTGCAAAGTACAATGACGGAGTCATTAACTTTTACTTTGAAATTGCCTTTGTTAGCATCTACAACAAAACCTTCAAACTCTAATCTATCTCTATTCGCCATCCTATATATAATCCTTTTATGTTAAAAACGAAAAATCTATATCGTATAATTTATTTAACGTGTCCACTAAGTCTTTAGATGGACCCATACAAGTTATCCACTCATTCGTCTCAGCGCAAGGTAAGACACAATTTTCTTTATTTTTGAATTGTAAAAAATATTTGATGTCCAAATTTTTCGCAATACGCCTCAAACGTTTTAAACCTATTGTTAATGGAGATACTTTTTCCCACGCATTATCATATAACATATATGATCTTAAATAATTGTCTAAACCCAACAATGTTAATACAATACAGTATTCAGAAGTATCTTCCACTTTACCAATTATTAAATAGCATAATTTACTTATCTTAATAAATTTATTTAAAGACAGACCGGCATACAAATCGGTTTGTATTAAATTTTTACGACACAATTTTAAATCGTTATATGTTATATTTAATCTTTTGTTTTTAACAATATTTAATGAGTTACCAAATTCATCAAACCAATGTTTGTATAACTGTAAACTGTATTTATCATTGTTGTAGAATATATTGTAAGGTTTTAATCTACATGATCTAATGATAAATGAGAGTTCCTCAATCTCTGTAAAAGAAGCTGCTAACAAGATTGCTTTGTTAATTTGAAAATAAAATCTATCTAAACTAGGGCTTTTCATTCTTCTAAGATGGACATATCTATATCATCATAATATTCAGAGCTAATTGCTGGACCTACTTCATGAACAACTGTTTTGATGAACGGTAAATAATTAATCCCTTTTTCTTCTGCTAATTTTCTATGTAACAGATAACAGTTTCTACTATCAACTTTAGCATTATGTGCATCTGCTAATTTTTTAATTCCTACTAGATCACAGGAAGACTGAAGATCAAAACGTTGTTTTTCAGATTTAACTATTCCTATTTTTTTTGCATACTCTTTGGTTAATGGAATGGTGTCTAACCACAAATTAGCAGGAAATGCCTGGCTTTCACTTTTCCATAAAGCATGTAGAAACCTACGATCGAAAGGTGAATTATGAGCAACGATTACACGATGAGCTGGTGTTCCACCATCTTCCGCGAAAAATCTATTACATTCTGCTACAACATCAGATTTATTATGACCACGGTCTAAGTCTGCCATAGTTTTTTTAGTAATTCTTAAAGCATCAAAACTCGCTCGTTCAGGATGTTCACATTTTATACATCTGTGAAGCTGTACTCGATCTACAGCTCTTATAATACCGATTTCGGTCATTTCATGATACCCACAGCTTAACCCGGTAGTCTCAGTATCAATAACGTAATAAAACAGTCCGCTCATTATTCACCAAAACGCTTTCATATTTAAAGATTTTTCTATTTTATTTACTATTATTTTCATTTCATCGACGTGTTTAATAATAGAAAGTTTCGCTTCTAGTTCATCAACTTTAGACAAATCATCTTTATGATCTGATAACTCAGATTTTAATTCCTCTGAAGCAGAAATCATTTCATTATAATCTCCAGCCATTTCTTTCATTTTTTCAGGATTACTGTAGATATTAACTTCCATGTAACGACGAAATTGTCTAACTGTCTTCTCTATTTTCGCATAAGTATTTGGCTTATCTTTTTTCATCGAAAAATACTTTCCCGCATAAATAAAGGTAACATTCCTTTATTTTTCATTTCTTCTTGTACTGTAGGAGATAAATAGTGAAAACCACTAATTAACTTCCTGCATTTTACAGAACCACAGTTACATCTCATTTGCCAAATATCTACTGTGTCCGTAGAGCTAGTTGAATAATCAAATGTTAATTCAGAATCAGGAGCAATATCATACAAAGAATATAATATCGCCCTATTACCAGCAATAGATAAATAACAATTAGGATCACAACTATGATTTACATAATCATCTTTACCACCAGATGGTCCTATAAAAATATCAGGACCTACTTGTAATGTGGTTGAACTATCTGGTAAATTACCACTGTTAAAAAAATCACCAGTCATCTCAATGATAGGTATATTTTTTTTAATCTTAACAGATGTAAAAACGCCCTGACCACCTAGTCGGCTAGGCTTTAATTTAAGATAATCTTTAGAAATCATATTAACCTAATAAATTCTTCATAAATCTAATCATGGTACTACCAGCCTCATAAACTATTAATTTTAATTCTCTTCTGCCTACTAATCTATGTTTCACGGACACTGGACTTTGATTTTTAATCAATCCAGCCGCTTGATGAGCATCCTCTGCTAATATTCGATATGTCAATGTTGCTGGTAACATACATTCGACTTTTACATCATAATAGTATTTTGGTTTTGGTAATTGTTGTTTTTCAGCCATAATATGTCTATATCATTTCCCAACTAATTCATAAAATCTATTCAAAAATAATACTTCAGCTTCTGCCGGACCTAATGGTTCTATCTTTAAAGGTATGGGCTTAATATTAGTTATCCAATCTTCTCTTAATGGTGACATTAAATCACGAGCTTCAGTAGCCAACATTAATCCATCTGCAATTTTAACTGATGGTGGTTCTGCCATAGGAAGATTAAACCTTTTACAGATAGCTTCTTGCATTATCTTTTCAAATTCAATGTAGGCTCCGAATTTACCTGACCTTTTAAGAGGGCTAGGAACATCTATTAAATAAGCTTCTGTAGCATCATGAAGCAAACCCCATAATCTATCAGAACTGTCACACAGGTAAGATACTAGCACGCTGTGCTGAGCTACACTATAGAATCTTTTTACATGTCCGCTAAACCGACACTGCATAGATAGCGCATGAGCTATATCCTGAATTACAATGGATTCATAATTAGGATTGGTTGGAGTAAATCTTACTCCGCTAAAAGTTTGAATCCAAGCCTCTTCTGGATTAAACTCTTCTGAACCAATATCATATCTAACCGCATATCCATTATCTGGATCTTTACTTAAATCCCTTGGAGGAATAGGCTCAGATTTTAATTGAGGATAATCAGTAAATAATTTATTAATTGCAATTTCATCTTCTTCAGTACAAATTGGAGGAAGAGTATTGCTTAAATATTCGGCATCTAATGGGTTTTTCATATTATTGACCTGTGCTACCAAATCCACCAGCACCTCTATCGGAAACTGATAGATCTTCAACTATTTCAAACTCTATTTTGACTACTGGACAAAGAACAATCTGTGCAATCCTATCTCCAACTTCAATATTAAAATCATCTTTTCCAGAATTCATTAAGATTACACCTAATTCTCCACGATAATCACTGTCAATAGTGCCAGGACTATTCAAAACAGTAATGCCTTGTTTAAGAGCTAAACCTGATCGCGGTCTTACTTGTATTTCATAATCTACAGGTATTTCAAATGAAAGACCCGTTGGAACAAGTGCCCGATCACCTGAATGAATTACTAAACTTTTTGTAGAAGTAATATCCATCCCCGCCGCACCCTTAGTTTGATATTGGGGTTGTTTGGATAGAACAGAATTCAATTTTAATTTTACTGGTTTAATCGTTGAGAAAGTTGTCATGTTTACCTCGGAATTTACTTCATTTTAATGATGAGAGAAAATAATGTCAAGTGCATATAATGTTATTTTTTATATGCAAATTCCTTCTATTATTTTTGTTAATTATGACTCTGGTTCAGTAGCGCAAAATACATTAAAAACTCAATTAAATATTGATGAGCTTATGAACGAGGATGAATTTGATGCGCGTGTCGCGGTTGATCCTAATTATCCAGTCATTGTTCATTTAACTAATCAAAGAATTTTAGTGACTCGCACAACTTTTCAAGATCATACGAACCGACAGTATGCGGACGTCGTGCTGTTTGTCAAGAACGGGCTCGCTACTGTTTTAGAAAATAATTACGGTCCCCCAGGACTCTCCTTTAGAGTAGAGCGCATAAATCTGTTTAATATGCTGGCAGATATTAAAAAACTTTCTTCCAGAACTTTATCATGTCACCGATGCCATTGTGGTTGTGGATGTAATTGTTTCAAGCATTTACCAGTAGCAATACAGAAGTTATTAATTAATCCTTATGATATTAGCGGAGTCCACAATGCTAATTGTGACAACATCTTTAATAATCCAGAATTTATTAACAGAAAATGATGGCATAATAGTGTATAAATTTTAATCCCCACTAGGAAGGTACCATGGTTGACACAAAAGCGATACTTAAAAAAGCCGAATTATTTGAAAAGCTAGCTCTTTATGGTGACAGAAAATCTTTTCTTCAAGCCCTAGCTCAATCTCAAGACGAGTATGGTTATGAATTAAATCCAATGGAGCCTGGATTTGCTGGAGAACTACCTTCTAGTCGTATAGTTGGCAATAAGCCGCTTTCATACCCAGAACAAGAATCAAAAGAGAAACATTCAACTAAAGTTTATAAATCAATTGCACATGGTTCACCAATTAATCCGCAATTACAAAAAGCTTTAATTCTATTATACCCAAATGCTATGAGTGGTAGTAGACCTGATGGTGTTTTTGGACCAAGAACCCAATCAGCTATGAATCAATGGAAAACTGAACGTCGTGATAACAGAGGTCTCGCAGATCCTTCACTACAAAAAGATATTATAACCTCCGCCGGGTTAGCACAAATAAAATAAATTTTATGGTCTGCAGTTAAGTAAGAGCGTTATCAGGTCTGTATAAGTTCGATAATTAAACCATCACAAACAAAAGAGACGCATTCGCGTCTCTTTTCATTTTCCTCTCTCGACAAAAACTTGGGGGATCTATAGGGGGAAGGTTATCTCTCTACCATCAGATAAAAGCAGTTAATTTCCGGATGCCCTGTAGCCAACGAACAATATCTAATACTGTGTCTATAGGTATTTTTTTACCAGTCTGAAATCCATTCCAGTGAATCACCCATTGACATTTAGAAAATCTATAATCTTTTATAGGATCTATTTTATTAAGCAATACCGCAGGGTTTCCTAAAGCAGTTTTATATTTTTCTTCATACAAAGTTAAATCCAACACTAAATCTTTCATTTGATTATCCGTGTATTCAGATTTAATTATCTTTGCCACAAATTGACCAACTCTGATTCCTCCAGACTTAACAATAAAATCTTTCATTTTGTTCTTTTTAACATTTGTTAAATCACAGAATCCTCCGGCTTCTTTTAGTTTCATTTTTTGTTTGATTTCAGATTCCGCCGGAATCCAACTACCAGAAAAACTATCTGGTAAACTTTCTTCCTCTTGGGTATATTGTTGATTAACAAGCCTTTGTATTAATTCAAAATATTCTTGGTTAGTCATTTTCATAATTAATTATATAACAATTTATAATAAATTCACATCATTCTATGAATATCAATAGAGTAGTTAAATTAATCGACGTTTTTTATTCTCTAGCTTCTGAGAAGTTGCCGCCTGATTCTTCTAATTTAAAAACTATATTAAAGAATATAGAAAACCTTGAAACTTATCAGGCACGTATTAAATACGCAGAAGATAATTTAGACCATCTGTCCTCTGGATCATCTCGTATTGTTTATCAAGCACCAGATAAAACTATTATTAAATTAGCCAAGAATGATAAAGGTATAGCTCAAAATAAAGCTGAAGCCAATCCTAAAATGAAATCTGATTTCCTAAACGAAATTATTTCTAAAGATCAAAAAGGATATTGGATACAAACATATTTTTTGGATAAAATAAATGAAAAAGAATTCGAAAACTTAACTAAAATTTCTTTTGAAGATTTTAGTGAGGCATTGTCATTCGGAACTGATAAAAGTTCCAGCAAACAGCCTAAGAATTTTGATAAAGTATCAAAAACTCCTGTTTATAAAGAAATGAAAAGGCTTTGTGAGGATTTTGATCTGGTATCAGGAGATGTGACTAGGATTTCTTCCTGGGGAACTAAAGGTAATAAACCTATATTAATCGATGCAGGATTAACAGGAAAGATCTTCGAAGAATTTTACGAAGATGAAGATTCTTCCTCATAATAATTTTAAATATCGATCCATTGACATGCCGATTCCATGTGTTATCTTTAGGTGAAGATTTTTATAAGATCCACCTAAAGATTATGATTTTTAAAACTATTAAGGATTTAATTGAACATAAATCAAATTGCACAATTTGCAATTCACCATTGCACGCTTTTCTCAAAGAAAAAGCTAGGAATAAAGAAAGTATTCCCCAAAAAAGAATATGTTTAATTAATTCTAAATTCAAAAACCAACAATTTGAATTTAAATTAGATTATTGTAGACATAATCTGGATATCCATTATCAAGCCATTCTTAATGATTCTAATCTATTAATTCTGGACCCACCTATTTTAGAAGAAAATGAAGTGGAATATGCTTTATCATTCCTAACAGATCTGTTTCTTAATATTGAATTACACTGTCTCAATAAAGAATGTAAACATAATTTTTATACCTTTACCTCAATATTAAAACCAAAATATAATTCAGATATTGGAGTATTTTTTCTTCCATTCTTTTTAGATTGGGAATGTTTTAACTTGAAACATTTATGGATTCAAAATGATAACGTATCCCAATTAACAAAAATTTATAATACTAACTCTATTACAACACTTCCAATTACTATGCCTTTATTGCAAATAAGTTCCGATAACAAAGAAAAGATATTCAACAGAATTAAAACTATTGTAAATTTTAGATAATAATATGTTAAAAGAATTTTTAAATTTTAATACTCATTGCCCATCTTGTAAAAACCCCCTTACTTTATTCATGAGATGGTCCGGAGATATCATTGATAATGATTATCGTTTATTCAGGTTTCATCACAAACCAAATGAAAATATCGCATTTCGAGAAATTAAACAAGATAATAAATATCCACAAAACTCTAAACACTCATTAGGTATAAACGGAATTATTTATCCAAATACTAATTCAATCACTTTCAATACTACCTCTGCAGAAAAGATAATTCAAAACCAAGATTCTATCTATTTCTTTTTTATATGTAATCCCAGCTCCATTGAATATCTTTCTAATGATTATGAAATCAATGTTTACGATTCTTGTTATTTTAGATCATCTTTTCCAGTAAAATTTGTAAAAAATGATAATCGTCTATGTCCGACATATATAGAACCACCAGGTAATCATATAGCTAATGAGCATTTTACTATCCTAGATAAAAAAGAAAATTCAGAAAAAGTATATGTTTTAACTGTATCTCATGAAGATAACAAAACATATTTAATGTATTACTCAGTTGACAACGAACAGACTTCAGACGAAGCTTTTACACCAAAAGTTTTTACCAAAGAACTTCCATTACTGAAAACTAGCCCTGACCCATCCGACAAAGACAAGTTACTGGAACGAATGAATTCCTGGATAATCATGAGTTGATTATACGCATTAGGCGCCGAAGTTGCAGACTTTTCTTTCTTAGGTAATGGCGTCAGAAACTATGTAGAAGCTGTTTGGATTCATTTTAGAGAAGAATTAGACAGAAGAAAAATAGATACAGAATTTTTCTGTGATCTAGAAATATAAATTTTATGAATATCCCGCAAATAATCGCCTCAAGCGATGATAAACTTTCATCGCTTTTTAATATGATTCCTATTCATATTCATGAAAATAGGGTAAAAGAAATAGATCATCAGGTCAGTTCCCCGGAACTCTGGAGAAATCCACAAAAAGCCGCCGTTCTTATGAAAGAAAGACAAAAACTTTCAGAACTAATATCTTTCTTATCAACCGCCAAATCTAAATTGGAATTCTATAAAGAATGTTTATCTTCCATTCCAGATGAATTAATAGGAATAGAAGACCAAATAATGAGTTTATACTCCGCTATCTCCAACTTGGAGTTTAAACAAATGTTATCCGATCCACTCGACGATTCTCCAGCAATAATTTCTATCAACGCTGGCGCTGGAGGATTAGAAGCCGCTAATTGGACTACCATGCTTTTTAGAATGTATTCCAGATATGCCGCCGCTAATGACTTAAAAATAGAACTCCTTGACATGAAACCCTCAGAAGAACACTCTTCTATCTGTACAGACTCCGTCTCTATTCGTATCGAAGGTCCCTATGCTTATGGCTTTCTTAAATCAGAAATAGGCGTTCATCGATTAATTCGTAACTCTCCATTTAACGCTAATGATGCCAGACATACCTCATTCGCCGCCGTGACTGTTCTCCCAGATATAGAAGATCAAATAGATATTCAAATAAATGAAAAGGATATCGAAATTACTACAATGCGATCCTCTGGCGCTGGTGGACAAAATGTTAATAAAGTAGAGTCAGCTGTTAGATTAAAACATATTCCAACCGGTCTAGTTATCAATTCTAGATCAGAACGAGACCAACATACCAATAGAAAAATTGCTCTCAAAATTTTAAAAGCTAAACTTTATGAATTAGAAGTGAATAAGAAAAATGCCGAAAAAGAGAAGTTCTTCAACTCTATGCAGGATAACTCCTTCGGACATCAAATAAGGTCATATATTCTATTCCCATCCCAAATGGTAAAAGATCATCGCTCCGAATATGAAACTAAATCTGCTACACAAGTTCTAGATGGCGATTTAACTCCATTTATTAACGCTTTTCTACATTCAAATGTTAACCGTTAAAGATTTCATTGGATACAACAATCCATGCTTCTTCTGCAAAACACCAATAGATCTGAAGATTAGATCTACTAATGCATCAAATGATCGATCTATCTCTATCAAACCGGACCTATCATCGGAAATATTAGATCTTGCTTTAAAAGTTACCTATGTGGGCACTCTTAATTTAAAAATAAATCACACCCACAACAGATTTAATTCAAATAATTTTAAAGACTTGACAGCATATTTAAAAGATTATAAGCTCTCTATGAGCCTTCGCTGCAATAAATGTGGCACTACCATAAAAAGCAAAAATTTACAATTTGATCTAGTTAACCAAATTATCAAACCACTAGAAATATCTAGCGAAGTTCTCAACGTTATAGGTAAAGGTACTTTTTATTCTTTAGTCTCCAATTTCCAAAAGAATATATCTATCCTGTCCGCAACTCCTATGCAACTAGGTAAAAATAATTATACCACTATACTAGATCTCCCACTGCAACCACTATCAAAATTCGATAGTCCAGAACATTTCATAAAGAAAATGAAAACCCTTCTTCTATTTATATGATATACGAAAATTGCCCAATCTGTTCAAAAACATTATCAAAACAATCAGAAACTTTAAACCCAGGTTTAATAAGCTGCGAGTCATTCTGCGAAAAAGAAAAAGACCACTCCTTCTTCTCAAGATGGTTTAATGAAGAACCCAATCAAACGCAAATAATTAAAATTGCTTTCAAAGGTGACTCCAAAATATTTTTGAAACTCAATTACCAATTACAAAAAAGTTTTATCTGGACAAAACCAAATGACGTACATCCCATTAAAGTATCATTGTTTGAACCAGATTTCTCTGATATCCCAAAACTTAAAAAGAAACTCAAAACCCTTCTTCTATTCATATAAATATGAAAATCCCATCCGATTGCCCTATCTGTCATCAATTCCTGTTAAATAAATACATACAAGATGCCAACCAAATCGATGTCCTAAAGAAGAAATGCTTCCGCTCTCCCACCCATAATATAGAATATACCTCCCTCCCAAATCAGGACGATTCCCTTAAATCTATCACTCTCACCACCTTCAATAAACTAGAAATCTCCCATTTCAAATGGGACTTCCAATTAAAAGAATTCACAATCCGTTTCCCCAAAGGAAACTTTACCCAAGAGATAAAACATCTCCCATTCTTTATTCCCAATTTATCTAATCTCCCAACCCTAATATCAAAAATTAAGAAATACTTAATTTTCTCATGACATATGATAATGCATGAAGCTACCCAAATTTTGCCCAATCTGTAATAATAGATTAAAAAAAGATGTCAACCCACAAATAAACTCTAGCAAAATCTGCTGCGCTAAATCCCCAGGACACTATCTCGGATACCTATTTGACGAAAAATCTCAGCTCACTCACGTCTTCCTTACCCTAGACAATTACTCAAGCATCGAACTACGAACAATCCATAACGAAACAATCTTCTATTATAACCCCAAATCTAACCTGGATTTTCTCGTCATACCCAAACTCCTAATTCCCGATTTCCCATCCCTCAGTAAACTAAAACAAAAACTATCCATCCTAAGGGTGTTTATCTAACCCACCCATCAAGAGGTCTACCCTTGAATTGCCCCTCCCTAAATTGCCCGTTCTGTAACAATCCACTGCAATTTAAACTCGATAATTATAAATTTGTAAGACAAAACTACTCCCAACCATATTCCTGTACAAAATGTCCAGGAAAACCTACCTTCGCCCTACTCTTCCAACAAGATAAAATCCCCCAAGCTATTGATATCTTCCTGCCCGCCAAATATAAAAAACAACGCTATTATATTCACCAAAATTATATAGCCAAATCTACCACCATCTTAAAAAATAACTACCCCAAATCTATCATCATAACCTCTCTCCCTATCCTAGATATCTCCCCTAATACATCCCAACATACCCTATATAGAATTCTAAGCAACAAAGCCTTCCTATGACTCCAAATTGCATTTTTTTTGCTCTTCTATCCTAGAAATTACCGAATTATCAAAAAACTCTTCCGTTGCACATTGCCCCCAATGTATGAAAATAGAAGAATATTATATTTCTTATTACCTAGAAACTAATAAAAAAATTGACACATGCATGGTTTATCACTCAGACAAAAGTATAAAATACTCTGTCGCCCTAGACCTAAAACTATACACTATCATCATCACTACCTGGGAAGCAAATGCCCTAGTCGATGCTATCTATTTCCCCTCCCACTATTCAATTCCCTATTCCACCTAATGGAAATCGCCGGACAATTTGCCCAGCGATTCAATAAAATTAAAGCTTTCCTTTAATTCATTATTCCCTCACCTCTCAAAAACTCCTGGATCTTATCCACATGTACAAAAAATACATGCCCAGGGGCATCTCTCATCAGAAAACTACAAATCCCCACCAATCTGCCCTCCATATCAAATACCCCACCACCACTGTTCCCATGCCAGCCACTCACGTCAACCGCCAAAAACTTATCTCCATCTTCTATCATATCCTCCCTTATACCAGCTACCATACCCTCTAAATAATTATACAACATACCTCCAGTATGCCCCATAACTATCACCTTCTCCCCAACTCCTACCCCATTTCCTATCTTAACCCCTTGCCCAACTCCCGATCCATCTATTGCTAACACTAACGCCAAATCAGTATCCTCAGATACCGCACTCACTATCCCCCACCTAGCCGGACTTAAACTAATCCCCATCTTAGATATATTTACCTCACTCCTTATCTTAAATCTAATCAATGATCCAGCTTTAGCCTCATCTTCCTCATCCGTTACACAATGACGAGCCGTTATAAACCTGTCCTTGTCTATCCAAACTCCACCACAAATCATCCTCCATCCATCCTTGCTCTCTTTCACTATCAACAATGTCTCCATCTGTAACTCAGGTATCTTATCCATCCCTCCTTCATGCTTGATTTTCACTTCCCCCCCACGGCAACAACTTACCAGCCCTATCACCATCAGAACTAACACCATTATCCGAAACCATAATACGTTCCTCATGATCTTATCCCGTTCTCTCCACCGCTCCCTATCAATTATATGTATTTATCAACTTATTAAAGTTTTAATTCAATTGCCCTATACATAATTTTAATAGATACTTTCAAAAATCCTTATTAGTAGTTTTTTTCATTTTGTTTGTTTTAATTCAAATTAACCGTTTTGAATTCGATATTTTCCATTTTAGGTCATATATTTGGTATTTTTTATTCTCTTTTAGTTACATTTAATTCTTCCTACCCCCTTTTGGGAGGCAAACCCCGTGCCAACACCTGACCCATCCCAGCCTTTTCCCGCCACCCCCATTGCCCATCAGTTGTTCCATCCCATCCCAAACAAAGGTCATACAATAGATTTATTAATCTATTCTTTCCGTTGACACTGTTTATTCTTTTCTTTTCCCATCCTATCAATGATTTTCTTTTCTATCTTCTTTTAGTACAGCCCATCCGTCAAACATCCCAAATCATACCATGATCACCATCCTCATCACGTTTTTCGGTGTTACCACCACGGAAACGGTGCCCGATCAGCCCATCCAGCGCCGTCGTGCTGCTGATCTGCTGATGAAGGTAGCTCTCGCGGACGGCAAAGGCGCCGGGCACCGCGACGGATGCGATCCCATCACGGTCGGTTGAGCTATCATGGCGCGACTCCTCGATAGGATGCTGGGTTACTGGAGCAAGCTGGATGACTGGAGCACTAAGGTAGAGACCTACCTGCTCTACACCCATCGCAAGTTCTGATCGGAGAAAGTCATGTCAATCATCGCTATGACCCTGGTCATCATCGCAATCTTCATCGCAATCTTCATCGGGCACAAGGCGGGTCTCACGATCTATGCCATCGGCACCGCGGTTCTGTGGAGCCTCGTCGGGCAGCCCCTCGCCTACCTCCTTACCGCGGTTCTGTGGAGCCTCGTCGGGCAGCCCCTCGCCTACCTCTTTCTCCCCCACGTTCTCCCCATCGTTGCCCTCTCTCTGCTGGTCGCCGTCGCGGCGCTCATGGTTTCACGATGGTGGGGGCTCCTGCTCTTCATCGTCGGAAACATTGCCATCACGACACTTTTCGGTCTCGGTCTCGGTCTCGGTCTCGGTCTCGGTCTCCTGTAAATGGTTCCAGTCGAGACCCATCCTCTTACGTAGTGGGTGAATGTCATGCTCGCAATCTACAACGCTCGCGCCTTCCTTGTCGCGAACCTCACAACCTCACGTGGTTGGGACGGCTGGAATCCTCGGGGCGGACCCTGATAATCCACATCGATTACACCATCAACGGAAAGCGGGCGACCTTCACCGACTACCGCTTCGAGCTGGTCAGCAAGTAGTGTACCAAGGGCGGAGCCTCCGGGCTGCCGCCCTTTCACTTTTCTTTCCCGGTAGTGGCACGCCGATTGCAATATACACTTCCTGTGCCAATCAAGATAGCATCATAGGTTATGGCATTAGGTTTGCATTAAGCAAGTTGCTTGCCATGCTCTGCTGGTCCCCAGCGAGCTCGATCCCATCCTCCCCTAGTGTTCTGCTATTAGCATGAACACCCTGCAAAACATCCTCTCGACCCTCGCCGCTCTTCACACCGCGGATGCCGCAGTGACCGCGCTCCCCGTTGATGCTTCCGACGGTGAGGAAGATTCTCTCATGGCGGAATTCACCGCCGCAGAAACTGCGCTGTGGCACATGGCTCCGGCGTGGTTCAAAGATGCCGCGAGCGTCGGCGGGCTTCATGGCACGGGTCTTGCCGGCGATCCGGTCTTCTGGGCTCTAGATGACGTGGCGGAGCTTTGCGCCATATTGGCAATCGCCGCGCTCTAGCAACAAGCATGCCAAGGAGAGCTCGCTCGGGCTCTCCTTCCGGTTCGCAGTGCAAGACTGCTACGTCGTTGGTGACGAGATCGTGCTTGACGTCGAGCACCTTGTGGGCGGTGAATGGCGCCCGATCTTCATCTTCAGCGTCAAGGAAGCGGAGGAGCGAATCTTTACGCTGCCCATCTAGAGTCCCATCCTGTATTGGCTGACGGGTATGGCATGAGCTACCTCGTCAAGCTGAATCAAGTTCTCGCGACCCTCGCAGCCGTTGACTCTTCCGTCTTCACTGGAACGGAGGATGAGATGGCTCTGTGGGACGCGGTGATCGAAGCAATCATCGAAATCGTCCGCCTTGATCCGACGGCGGCGAAGTTCACGGCTGGCATGGATCCTGCCGCCATCTGGCAATTCGCGCAGGAATCCGATTTTGATTCTTGGCGCGATGTCGCCGCCAGGATCGACGTATCAAGCAAGTAACGTGCCAAGGGTGGAGCCTCCGGGCTACCACCCTTTCGGTTTACCGTTCTACTGTGGTACGAGGTTTGCATAATGCAATTAGCTAGCCAACTCCGGAGTACAAGCTAGAGAGCTCGGTCCCATCCTCTAACAGATATCGGCAGTGACATGGCAACTCACCTGATGGTTCTCGGTAATCACGAAGCTGTCAACGCGTCTCTCTTCAACCCCAACCGTTACAGTTTCCGGTGGAATGCGGATCACACGGCGTTCGAGCCCATCCTCGCCCGGTACTGGGACGATGCCAGCTACATCGCGAAGCGCTCACGCGACACCGCCCCGGAATGGAAGAAGCCCATCGCCGAGCCGGATTTCCATGAGAGGAGCTGGCTCGCGTTCCAGGCTTTCATGCACGATCCCATCGATGATGTGCAGGAGCCCGAGTTCTTCCCGCGTGACGCGACGGAGACGATGCCTGCCGATCACATGTGGTTCTGAGAGATTCCCATCCTTCCACGAGGAGAGCCTGAATCATGCAAACGCCTTCCATCAAGCATCCCGAGAGCAACCACCTTTTCGCCCGGCGCGCCGCCGAGGATCAGATCCTCGTCGCTGGAGCCGGCACCTTCGCCACCGTCGAGGATGGCAAGCTGTTCACCACACCAATCGCCGCTCCCGATCAGTTCGCGAAGTGGCGCCCGGTCCAGTGAGGGGAGGGAGAGGATCGCCTCTCCCCTTCTCTTTTGCCGTTCTGTCATGGCACACTGTTTGCAAACTGCGAGAGTTATGCCATTCGCTATTCCCGAATCGCGAATCACGGCTAGCCGTTGGCATGGGTTGTGCAATATGCAATGTCGAAGCCAAGCCCGGATCGGACCCTCCGGGCGCACTAAGAGGAGACCGGCGACCCATCCTCTAACAGGATCCCCGAGGACTACCGGCAACGCTGCGAAAGCGAAGCTGGACTCGGGTGGAACGCTCCCCGGTCCCAAGCTGCAAGAGCAGGGTCCAAACGGTGCGGCACCGTCAACAACGCCGCGGCGATAGGGAATACCTACCGCACCCTAATCGGAGGAGAGAGAGACCCATCCCCGAAAGGGGTTCTCCAAAGGGGTCAGTCACTCTCCAACCAAAAAGGATTCACCGCCATGAACTCCCTCACGTCGCTCTCTTCCGCCGTCGCTCTCCCCGATAACTCCGCGTTCTTCGCGGATCTCCTCTCCGATGATCCCGAGATTCGGGCGCTGCTGGACGCGGCGTATGGTAAGGGTAGCACCAAAGTGCCCGGCGTCACCGTGACCCGCTCCGGTAGCCTCAACGCCCGTCCCCTCATCGGCGGGATCAAGCCCGGCGGACGCAAGTCCCGTGCCAACGGCGATAAGCCCGCTCGGGCTCCGAAGGCGGACAAGCCCGCCAAGGAAGCGAAGGTGGAGCCCATCCTCGTCGAGCTGACGTGGAAGTCCAACGGTTCGGGCGCTGCCCGCTTCCTGGAAGCTCTCTCAATGGCGGGGAAGCGGTTCCGCTGCTACGAGACGGATGGTGTTGACGTGGTTTCCGGCGAGTGTCACTCGGCGGGAGATCCCGTCCTCGCCTCCAACGGCGCCCCTCTCACGTACTTCGCTGGCGACATCGCCCAGCGGTCCGACGAGCGCGCCGCGATCGAAGCCTGCTTCGACGGCTCCTCGCGCTCCGAAGCGCTCGGGACGCAACTGGATCAAGCGCGCATGCTCGCCCAAACGGCGATACGGCGCGGCATGTCGGGCAAGGTCGAGCACCGCGCCTTTCACTACAGCGGGATCGACAATTCCCCGCGCACCGTGGTTCACGCGGTGTATCACACGGGCGTCGTCGCCTCGGCTCACCCCTGGCGTTCTCCGGATGCTCACTCGGCGATCTGGTCGGTCGAGGGTTACGTGAAGGGACTCCCCCGTCCCATCCAGAAGCTGCTCGGGGACATGTGTGCCCGTGAGCGTCTGGCGACCGACGAGGTGATCACGCTGGGCAAGCTCCGCGCCTTCGTGGTCGCGGAGGATCAGGAGAGCTTCGAGTCTCTCATGAACCGGGAGTACCCCTCGTCAAAGGAGATCGAGACCATCTTCGCCCTGGATGGCATCACGGTTCAGGACTACACGGTGGTCGAGAAGCTGCACCCGGTCGTGGTCGCTCTCAAGCGCGAGCGTGGCATGAGACTCCTCGACCGTCTCGCCAAGCTGGAAACGTTCGCGGCGATCCGTCTCGCTGAGGTTCAGCGCAAGATCGATGCCGTCGAGGGCGGCGATACCGCCAAGTCGATCGCCGACATGTACGCCGAAGCGGACGCATGCGGATCGATCGCGACGCTGGAGGAAAGTATCCTGTCCTGCTACGATCCGCAGGCGCGCATGTACTACACCCTGCCCGTGGGCACGGTGATCCCCGCCGGTCCCATCGAGCGCCTCGCGGCGCACCTCGCCGAGCACAGCCTGGATCTCACGAAGTGATCCCGCCGGGGAGGGTTCGCCCTCCCCATTCTCACCCGGACGGATAGGCGAGCGCCTATCCGTCCCCTCCCTGGGATCGATCCCATCGGAGAGGAGAGAGGCGGCTCACAAGCGCTGGCGGGCGGGCGTGAGTATCTTAACGCGCACGTCTCTCTTCTCTCCGCTGCGACCCATCCTTGGAGCACAGCACCGGCTAACCCATCCTCATTCACACGTGGAGAAGGTCATGCAACATCTCATCATCGGGTTTCTCATGGGCGGCGCCATCCTGGCGATCGAGCAGGCGGACCGGCAGATCGTCCCGATTCTCACCGGCGTCCCCATCACTTCCGAGACGCGCTGGATCAGCGCGGACGCCTACAACCGGGCGGGCGAGTTCCTCTCCGAGTGCGAAAGCCGCACCGGCTGCTTCACCTCCTGATCCCATCCCCAGCTACGTCGAGGTTCCTCATGAATGATCGAATGGGTACGTACGTCACCACGGTCGTGGGCGGACGCCTGTGCATCAACGACGGGGTCGGCTGGCATCCCATCAGCGCCGCCTGGCTCGCCCAGCACGGCTGCTTGTTCCGCAAGCGGTAACCAATCCCATCCTCTGAGGAGACTCCACATGTGGAGAGACGATGAGATCAACAGGCTGGATCATCCAGCCCCCGACGGATATGTCCGCGTGGCTGCGGAAGATCCTCCCATCGACAAGGATGACGACTACGCTCTCATCATCTGCCACGTCGTTTCCTGGCTCGGGAAAGGTTTCATGCCGGCGGTTCGATACTTCGATCGCTCCGGCACCTTTCGTCCCTGCCACAACGGCGACGCCCATCGCGGAGAGGATCGAGCTGCCTATGACTCCGCTGTCACGGAAGGGCGCAAGATCCTCGCCGACATGCAAGCGCTCACGAAGTCCCACACGTCTCCCATCTCCTGAGGACGCCATGAACCAGAACAGCAAGACCGCGCCCGTTCGCAACGCCACCCACGACGAGGCTCTTCTCGCCGACGAGGCGAAGTATGCCCCCGGCGGACGTGTCCCCGCCCATCTCCAGGTCGACGACTACGAACCCGCGGGCTTCACTCGCATCACTCGTGCTCGCCCGAGCAAGCGCGCCCAGAGCGCGGAGCGCGAGCGGTTCGACACGCGCCGGCAGCCGCGCGAAGGCAAGTACTGATCCCATCGGGGATGTAGGTCTCGGGTTGGTAAGGCTGGATCATAGGCACTTCGGTGCCCCCGCACCAATCTTTGCTCTCTCTATAGGAGAGGGGTAAGAAAGGTTTTGAACGGCGGTTGAGTCCAGCGCTCGAAACTGAACGCATGTTTCTGCGGGGTCTTCCCATCGATGGTTAGAGTCCTGCCGTCAAACGTAGGATGGTGCGGGTTCGACTCCCGCAAGACTCCACCAAGAAGATCACGTGAAGTATCTTCGTACATCCCATCAACGACGACGCGACCGCGGAGTCAAGGCTCGACACCGCGAACCGGGGATGCGTTGGAACCGTCGCAAGGACAATCCTTCACCAAAGCCCGCCACGGCTACGCCTGATGTTCAGGAACACACCTAAATCCCATCTCACCAACCTTCGGCACGAGGTCATGATGAATCAGATCAGCGAAAAGGCGAAAGCGTTCAAGGCGGCAATGGTGGCGAAGCGAGCCAAGGAGAAGCTCCAGACCGCCCATCGAGATGAGCAGCACGCCAAGCGTACCGAGGCGGGTTACGTCGACACCGCGCAGAGCGAGCGCGCCGACGACTTCGACTGCGCCCGAGCCTGGGACGCCATGGAGGCGTCCGCGGAGAAGACCTCCCATCGACACTCCGCGAAGCACGAGGCGCAGGTCGCCCGTCTCGCCGCCGCGCAGCAGGCACGGGTCGCCCGCGGGGAAGCGGACCCCGAGCCCATCCCGGTCAACGACCGCAGCCACAACGAGCCCTTCCCGGTCGTGGAGTACAGCCCGGTCCGCGTCGCGCCGGATTTCGACGAAGAGTGATCACCTGCCCCGGCGCCGAAAGGTTCCGGGGCTTCGCTCTTTTCTTTTCTGTCTTGGCACGGGCTTTGCAATATACACTTCTCATGCCAACCCAATGGCACATCTTTTGCAATCTGCAATGTCCGGTCCAAACCCCGGAGCACCCATCCTCTAGAAGCCCCCGGCTAACCCATGCACTACGCAATCGAGATCGTCGGTTCTTTCCTGGGTGTTGCCATTCCCGCGTGGTTGCGCGTGTTCGACTGCCGCAAGCCCATCGGGGAGGAGTTCTCCGCCAAGGCACCCTGGACGTATACCTACGAAGGCAAAACGTTCAGCCCGGCTTTGCTCGGCTCCGAAACCGCCGCGGTGGATCTCGGATTGCGAACCGAGAAGGAGAACAACGCAAGCTGCCCATCCTCCGGCTCGGGTTACGGCGACACTCGGACCAATGAGTCGGAAGCCCATCTGGCAGTGACTCGCATGATCGAGAGCGCCATCCAGCATCACGAGAAGTGGCTCTGGGCAAACGCTCAACCCAAGTCGACCGATGGCGGCGGGTGCTACTACCAGCCCATCGCGGTCGCCCTCTGCAACTTCGGCTGGTCGGTCATCGCTGACGGTCGGCACTACGTCGTCCCCCAGTACGTCTAACCCATCTCAATCTTCAGAAGAGGTACGTCATGCAAGTCATTCTGATGAGTGGTATCCCGGGAAGCGGTAAAGCGACCCTCGCCAAGGAATTGGGTGGTCCCCTGACCGTTGTCTGTTCTGCCGACGATTACTTCGTCGATCCCATCGAGGGCGCGTACAACTTCGATCCATCCAAGTTGTCGGAAGCGCACGGCGACTGCATGCGCAAGTTCGTTTCCCATCTGCTCCTCGACGAGGCGGATACCATCATCGTCGACAACACCAATCTGACGGCACTGGAGCTTGCTCCGTACGTCGCCGTGGCGGCAGCCCATCATGCCAGCGTGGAGATCGTTACCGTTAACTGCAACGTGGATGTTGCGGTGGAACGGAACACCCACAATGTTCCCATCGGTTCCATCCGTCGGATGGCAAGGACGCTCCTCGACCGGGCGCTCCCGCCTTACTGGAACGTCATTCAGACGGTGCGCTGACCCATCCGAGAGGTGTCATGAAGTTCATCGACTGCAATAGTCCGGGCTGCATCTTCGTCGGAGAACAGGTTCACTGTGACGGTCTCTCCTACCTGGGAGGTCATCCCTGTCCCATCTCCGACGAGCTGGCAACCAAGCTGATGACGGACCCGGGCGACGAGGAAGGTCCCTGGACTCTCCAGCCGGCGCCGGCGTTCTGGGCTGACAACAACGGCAAGCCTGACTGACCCATCTGAGGAGCACACATGATCGTTAAGGTAACGTTCAGCATTTCCGGGAACGGTCAAAACGGAATGGGATGTGTTCCCGAGCCTGGGAAGTTCGACACCGATCCCATCACCTGGGCGATCGGTTTGGAATACTTCTCCGCTTCCGAAGCGCTCGTGTGCTGGGATCCGTTCCAGGACGGTTCCCTCTACTGGAAGCCCAAGGGCGACTGACCCATCTTCTACCTTCCACGGTGATCGTCATGAATCGTAAACCTAGGACGAACGGACCGAACCTGCACATGTGCAATCCTTTGGCGGTGCCTACCCCATCGAAAAGTTACATGTTCGGCGTGGAGATCACCGATCAGAACCAAGCCGAGCTGTACGATGCCTATCGGTCGGGACAGTCTATCGGGGATGCGTTCTGGTTCGCCGAATGCATGTACGATAAAAAAGAGCGTCTTGCTCTGATCGACCGTCGCGTCGCCGGGGGCATGTCGTTCCACCCATCCTCTCACTCACTACGGTGATGATCATGATGATCGACTGCAAGTGTTCGGGCAACGTGGCGTGTTCCGGTTGCAAAGCGGCGGCAGCGCAGGAGCCCCGAGCGGAACGCCAGGCGCCTCCCGCTCCCGAGACCCATCGTCCCTGCACTCGCTGCAAAGGCGAGGGAACGATTCCCGATATCTTGAACAAGTCCAAGATGCGCGACTGCCTCTCGTGCGGCGGGACCGGCGAGTTCGCACCCATCAACCTGGATGATCTCCTGAATCGCATCCGGGCGAGCCAGGGCAAGAACAAGGGTCGGCTCCGCGCCAGCATGACGTCTCCCATCCGCAAGGACGGGATGAATGCGGCGCGAGCCTACTACGTCTGGCGCATGGCGCGCTTCCACGGCGGGCAGGATACCACCATGCCCATCACGGCTTCGTACTGCGTCCACGGTGATCCCTTCACCGACAAGCTCGACGCCATCGCGGATCACATCGCCAAGCAAGCCTTCGGCACGGATCTTGCCGGGGTCGCTCGCTGGGCTCGTGCCTTCGGGATGGTGTGACCCATCCGTTAACCGAAGTCGAGGTTGCTATGACGGATACACAACGGGCTCTTCGTGAGGCATTCTTCAAGCAGGAGGAGCGGCTCGCCCATCTGGTGGATGACAAGCCGGAGAACCCTTCCAATCTGGAGAAGGCAGCTTTCTGTGAAGCCATGTTCGATTTCCGTGCGGCGTGGTTGCATGCCGTCGGCTTCCGGGACGGTCTGCAAAAGGCGTGCCAGCTTGCGGGGATCCAGGGTTTCGAGGAAGCGGTCCCATCCACTACTCCGGCGGGGTGAGGATATGAATCTACCCCGCGGCTACGAAGTCGGTGTCGTTCGTGTCTCGCGTTGCGATGAAGCGCAGGAGCATGCCAGGCTCACCTCGACCCATCGTCAGGGTGACTGCTGTGTCATTCAAGATGCGCTGTTCGAGGATGGTGTGGAGGTCGAGGGCGCAGCCACGGTCTCCCGCTGGAACAGCGGCAAGCAAGTCTTCCCCGAACCCATCAGTTCTCCGAACTGTCTGTGGGACGAGGAGCTCGAAGCGGATTACCTGACCGAACTCTATCGGCAGGATCAGGACAGGGAGTAATCCCATCTACAGGAGTTCGACATGTGCATCAAGCTCGGTTCTTGCAAAGGCGAATGTCCTGGGTGCAACACGCGTCGAGCCCGGCTCGACGCGGACCGAACCGCCAAGCCGTTGAGCCGGATCGTTTCCCATCCTCCGCGAGCTTGGTGCTCTGGTCCGGGAACCATTCTGGTGGACCCGGAATACGAGCTGCCCGACGGGGTGCGACTGGCGCTGACCTGAGAGCTGGTTCCCATCCAGCAATGTAAGGAGAGGTAATCATGAATCACGATGCCCATTTCGACCGCATTGCTCGCGAGATTCGTGAAGATGATCTCGAAACCTTCACCTTCGCCGAAGCCCAGGGATGGGCAAAGGAGCTGGGCTTCTCCGTCGAGCGCCCATCCTCCGTCATCCAAGCTCTCGAAGCGCGGGGATTGAAGAAGGTCGAGAGGCAACCGCCTCGCAAGTTCCGCACGTTGGGGAGCAATCCTCACGATCGCTGGCAAGCCTGCCCGTCCCATGGCGGCGGCGCGGGCGACAGCATGATCGGGATGGCGGGACGAGCTGGATGATGGGCATCATTGGGCGCTGCCTCGGAAGGGGTCGCGCCCTTTTGCCGTTTCGTTTTTTGGTTGGCATACTGTTTGCACTCTGCACGATAGGTGCCATCTCGATTCCCATCCTCTAATTAGCTGTCCGGTGATTACCATGTCAAGCAAGGCGTCGAAGAATGCTGAGGGGATGACGTTCGCGGAATGGTTGGCTGCCGCCCATCTGCCGGAAGTAGATCCCCCGATCGACGCAGCGATTGCCTGGGCGCGGTGTGAAGATCCCGCCGACTGGCTCACGGGAACCTGACCCATCTTCCAACGACAGAGAGAATGAACATGAAGCAAGTTCTTCGTATCATCGGTGGTCTTTCGATGCTCGTGACTCTCTGTCCGCCGCGTGCGGCGCAAGGGGCTTTCGATTCCCGGCTCGAATCCTACGAGGATCGCAATCCCATCCTCGGCGGCAAGTCGACGGAGGAGTTCCTGGCTCTCCAGGAACGGCAGGGTCCGAGCGAGGACGACTGCGAGGTCACCGTCGCCAACATCCTCGATCCCATCGAGTCGGAGGGAGAGGACGAGAACGGCGGCGAGATCATGGGATTCGCCACGCAGCCCCGGAGGACCCGTTCCCATCGGAGCTACGACAACGCTGTCAGCAACGCCGGGTTCGAGGAGAGCGTGCTCTCTTCGCTGGTCGACGCTTGGATGAATCGCGGGAGGACCTGAAGTCCAACCCATCGACCTGATTCTTTCAGGTCGGAGACCAGGATAGAGGCGACGCAGAAGCGACCCTTGGCAAACCGCCAGCAGCCGCCTCCCGACTTCTCTATCCTGATCTCCGGTCCGAACCCATCAAGCAAGATATCGAGGCAAGGTCATGTATAAGAACACCAAGCACGGCGTCGCGGCATTCCACCAGAACATCGCGTTCACGGGACCGAGCTCCCGCGTGCTCGTCGGTGAGCAGGATGGTGATCCCATCATCACGATCTTCTCCTACGATCTCAAGGTCGGGGAGAAGCGGGGCGGACCGTTCGGGAAGATTCATCTTCTTCCCATGCCCATCAAGGGTACGCCGATCGAGCAGGGCGGGAGCAAAACGAGCCGCTCCTTGATCCGGGCGCTGTGGGCGCAGTATCCCACTGCTCAGAAGCTCGTCTGATCTTTCCCATCAACAAGATCGTCAGAGGTGATCATGTTCTCATCTTTCAAGCCGAACGACATGCTGTGGGTCGAAGGTGTCAAGCTGGAGTCCCGCCGCTACTTCTTCGCGCTCGGCGCCATGAGCGCCGCGCTGGTCATCTACGGCGGGTTCCTCTTCGCCACCGGGTCCTGACCCATCCTGGAGATGTCATGGAAAAGAAAACCTACGTCGTCAGGATCTCCGTCAACCCGGCGACGGGAAAAGAGATCATGATCAACAACGACACCAACGAACCCATCACGGGCAGGATCACCCTGGCTGGTATGGTCCTCGTCGGAACTCGCCTTAGCGGGTTCAGTAAGCTGCTCCTGGTTTTCGAGGAGCGGTAGAGTCCCATCGTTCACAACGAGAGGCACAAGTTCATGAGAGAAGTTCGTTTGATTGGTGGCGTTCCGTTCAACGTCATGGTCTGCCCGCCGCAGCCTACCCCGGATCCCATCCGGGAAGTGGAGATGTCGGTCGACATCGAGGCGGGCATGGCGAACCAGCTCGACGGCGTGTTCTTCCCGTTCACGGGTGAGCCCATCGTCGGCAACGCCACGGACATCAACGCGCATGTCGATGCGCGAGCCGGTGATGCCCGTCTGTTCGAGTCGCTCGGCTGATACGTTCAAGTCCCATCCAAGTCCATTCCGCCAACCGTTCAGACAAGGAGAGATACGATATGTCCAAGGAAGCGAAGAGCACCGTCGGAACCGTCCCCCCGACCAAGAATCAGCGGAACAAGGATCGCAACAATCGCAAGGGCAAGCTCGTCGAGCACGGCGGGGTCTGCTCCGCGTGCGGCTCCGAAGCGACCAGCTCGCGGACCGGGACGCAGCACGCGCCGTGCTCCGGCTTCTTCGAGGGAACCTTCGACTCGTCCCATCTCAACACGCTCGCCAAGACCAACTACCTGACCGCCGACGGCAAGGTCATCGACACCCGGCGGCAGCCCATCAACGGCTTCTGGATCTCCAAGGAGGAGCTGACGTCGCGGCTCGCCGAGGAGGATCGCCGCGCCAACCTGACGCTCGCGGATCAGAACCACTGCGTCGTCGACCTGGAGGCGGAGCAGGACTGTCTGAAGGTCCGGTTCGTCAACGGTCTCAACCAGCCCATCGTCTACACCGTGGGCTTCGGCTGGGTGACCGCTGCGGCGCGCGCGTCCCAGGCGCAGCTCAACGAGACCCCGGCGAATGCCCCCATCTCCGACGAGGCAATGGACACCTTCATCGAGGATGCGCTCGGCATCGGTGCGGAGGCGCACGAGCCCATCTCCGAGGAGCGCGAACTGGTCGCAGCGTGACAACGGCGGACGTGAAGGACGGCGATCTCAGCATCGAGGAGATGCTTGCCGTCCTGAGCCCCATCGTCGAACGGTTCAAAGAAGAGCTGGCGCTCGAGGCGGAGGGTCGCGAGATCTTTGGGGATAGCTTCCCCCCGCGGCGCAATGCGATGCGGTGCGCCGCGTACGGAGAGCCTGACAAGGACTTGATGGGCGGGGATGCGCGAGCGTCCCTGCCTATCCTTTTACGCGAACGAGGCTATCATGATCAAGGAGATACGGAAGCGTCCTGCTGGTTCGTTCTGGATCTGCCCGAAACGTGGGGCTTCCTCCTACCATCTGAAGTCCTGCAAGGGTCGCTGACCCATCGGAGCGGTTATCATGCGTAACTCCAACGGTCTCACGTTCAATGAGTGGCTCGCCGGTGCTGCGAACCCGAAAGATATCTCGTGGGACGTGCTGGAAAAGGCGTGGATCGACGGGGAAGATCCCAGCGAATACCAGCGTTCCTAGCCCATCGGACGAGGACCACTGATCATGGATATGAAAACGATTCGTTTCCTCGACGAGCTGATCGCTACTCCGGAGGGTCAAGCGCTCATCCGGTCGCGGTGGCTTCATGCTCAAGAATCTTCCAAAGCCAAGGCGGCGGCGGAATGCAAAGCTGCCGAAGAAGCACGCAAGGCGGGTCCTGGTCCCTTGACGGGATGGGATTGCTGGGCGTGTGGATGAGCGTGCGGAGCGGATCTCGCGGGAAGCGCTACGTTGCCCATCGTGCCACTGTCTGCACGGTCTTCGAGCGGCGCCGGGGGCGCCTGATACCGAGAGACGCTACTAGCCCATCCTCGATTGGGGATCAGGTGATGCCATGTCGAACCTCAGAGCCTTCCAAAAAGAGTACGCGAAGATCCGAGGTCGCTCGCATTGCGAGAACCGAAAAGAATTCAACCGGCTAGCTCTTGCGTGGCTGGAAAAGCGGGGCTTGGAAAAAACCCCGGCGAACTGGATTCGAGCAGCGAACGAGGTTCCCATCCCCTGTCGCCGATGTGCTCAGACCGGGCGATTCATAACGGGGACGATGAACGGTCAACCGACCGGACCTGGCGGTGATTGTTACCGCTGCTCTGGTAAGGGCTGGCAAAACGATGATGATGCTCGGCGCAACTACGGCGCGGACATTCATCAGATAGTCCGCCTCTAACCCATCGAGGAAGAACCATGGACGTCGATACGATTCTTCAAATCTGCTGTGGTACGGGAACCGGACCCTCCAAGCCCATCGTGGCGGAGGAAGGGAAACCCAAACCGCGGTCGCTGAAGTTCACCATGATGTATAATGCCCGATACACGGGTTATTACTACGTCAGCCCCGACAGCCCCAATCCCCATCAGGCTGCGCTCGATCACTGTCGTCACACCTCCAATGAGGCGTGGCACGGAACGCCTTCCGACAAGGCTCCTGGCACCTGGGAAAATTACCGGGGCTAACCCATCGTCTCGACCATCGGAGAATGTTTATCATGTGTGACAAGATCGGTTGCCCTGGTCCTGCATCATGCCCCTCCGTTGAAGACGAGAAGTTGGTTGCGATGACCGACCCATCGGCATTCCTTCTGCGTGAGGTTCAGCGGTTCGAGGGCATCACGATTCTGATTGGGGATTGCCGCGATGGCGATGCCTACTTCGCCCTGCCGCGGGTTCTCACATTCGAGGACAAGACCTTCGCTCTGACCGGCTGGAACAGCGATGCCCATCAAGCCTATTGGAAGGTCGGTGGTCTGATCGCCAAGCGCGGGGCGCGGATCGATCGCCCGATTGAAGGGTCAGAGCTAGGCTTCCCATCCGGGTCACCGGCGCGGGAGTATGCGCAACCCTGCGCGGAGGTAATCATGAAGTGGACGTGCTTCGGAGTTTGGAAAAACCGTTTCGTATTCCGAACGGACGACCCATCTGGATCGTGGGTATCGATGGTGTGGCACTGGCGCGTACGGGTGCGTCCGTGAAGCCGCAATTGAGAGCGGTGCTCAGCTACAACCAGCTACTACCCATCCTCAGCGATTATGAGCTGAAGATGGTCATCGCTCGGTTGAACACCGACTACTTCGCCGAGGCATACCATCGACGGGTGTACCTCGGGATCCTCGCCCAGAACGGCTGGACCGATGAAGGGTTCGATCAAGAGACGCTTCGTCGTATCGATGCTGGATGGGATATCAAGACGCCGCCGCCGCGGGGTGATCATCCGATGGCGAAGCCCGAGACTCGAAAGAGTTCCGGGCTTTTGCCCGTTCTGTTTTTTGGTGGCACGAGCCTTGCATATAGCACTTTACGTGCCCAGCAAGTGCGTTCCTAGTAAATTCCGGGCACCCATCCTCTAGCAGTCTGGTCGGTAAGAGCAAGTCGTTGCCTACCGATAACAAGGTGGGCGGCGCATTGGGAAGCAACGAATCCCATCTAAATTGTTAGGGTTGACTGTTCAGGGTCATACTGTTTAAGGTCTGGAATATCTGAGTCCCGGCACCCTTCGATCGATGTAGTTGCAGTCCCATCCGTTTGGTGGTATCGCATAAACCAGCCAGTACGTTTGTCGGTAGTCGAATAAACCGTCATCACGCGCCAATTGAGTTTCGGGGAAGCCGATCCGAATGTAGGTCCCGAGTAAAGGAACACAGCCCATCTACGGAAAATTTGGGCTAGCAATCTCAAGCAGCGCGACGCAGCAGAAGGGCGCCGTTTCGTTTTGGTCGGGAGTCTAAGATTGTCCCATCAGAAACGTGGCGGAACTGGAACTGGCACTCAACGAATGAAAGGTAGGTTCGGCTTATGCCACGAGACTCGCCGTGATAGTCGTTGGTTCGGGGGATACAGGGTGGAGCCCATCCCCAATTTGTGGGCAGTGTTTCCGGTTGTTGGTATCCGGTGAGGGGTTTGAACCGCCCTTCATAGTGGGTTCGATTCCCATCATTGCCTCCGCTAGTGATCCCGGTTAGGGGTGGATGAAAAGACACGGGTCTCTCATATATTAAAGACCACCGTCGTGATCACTGGCAACAACTTCTATCGACTCATCTTTTCATCGAAGGTGTCTATGGCAACGGAAACATTCGGTCGTTCGCCGTACTACGGCTGGGAGATTCTTTCCATCGACGAGGCACTTGCCAAGATTGGGATCGAATCCCATCTCGTCAATGGTTTGTCTGATCTCACCAGACAGCACAATCGTCTGTACTACAAGGAGGGCGAGCGGATCCACAAGCCCACGGAGTCGCAGCTCCGTCGGCGCTGGGCTTTTCCCATCCGAGGCAGCGAGTTCAAGTTCGTCGTCGTCCAGCGCAAGGAAGAGGGCGCCAGCGGTTACGAGTTCTGTATCGGGACCTGATCCCATCGGCGGAGGAACCATATTCTATCTCGAAGGTTTCTTGTTCTGCGAAGGGCTTACCGCCGCGGACCATGGCAATGCCATGATGGAGGCGGGGAAAGTAGCAGACGTCGCGACCCATCGGACTGTCATCCTGGTCTATCGTACCGTGGGGGACACCGAGATGATCTGCACCAAGATTCAATCTTTCGAGGATTGCCGGAGGGCTTGTCCCATCGATAAAAAAGATGCGGACGATCTGCTTCGCGATTACATGAAGTCGGCGTTCACGATGCTCTCTGACTTGCGAGGGTAGGAGACCCATCATGGAAATCGACAAGCTGGTCAAGGACCTGACGGAAAACGCCGGGCTCTATCCCGGATCACGGGTGGTTATTGGAACATCCTCTCAGGTTCTCAACAGGGAGATCCGGGGGATGGTCGCGGCGAAACGACTTCCCATCGCCGAAGGTTCCACGCTGGGCGACGAGGATGGCGAATGCAGCAGCCTATTCCTCGTGACGACGATACCTGTTTCGGCAGAGTAACCCATCAACGGAGATCGATCATGACCATTGCAAGTGCCGTTCTAGCTCAAGGTTCGTTAAAGAGCAGGCGCACCACCAAAATCTGATCCCATCGGAGATTGACATGTATAGTGTTCACCTCTTCTTCCTGATCGATCGTGACACTCTCAAGGTCGACCGCGCTGCGATCTGGAGCGATGGTACTCCGTGCATCGATCAGTCTCGATACATCCCGGTCAAGTGGACCTCATGGGATGGCAAGACCCATCAAGAAGCGCACGATCGAGCCACGAACTATCTCCGAACTCATGGCAACAGCGCCATCGGTGAAGCGCTCACGAAGATGGTACTCGGGGGATAACCCATCAGAATGGAGCGATCTTCATGGAAGAGCTGAGCCTCAAAGGTATTTCTCTGAAGGGAAGGAATCGTATCCGGGGGAAGGAATCGTATCCGGGAATTGGGATCCATCTGGATGGTTCTCCTTTACCGAAACACGGTTCGCTTCAGCCCCATCCGCCTCCCCGGCGGAGGATGGTTATGGTATGAAACACGATCATTTACGTGTCATCCTTCTCGCCGAATTCATGAGCGATGATACCGCTCTAGAAGATGCCGTGCTCGCAATCTATCGGAAGCAAACCGAAGATGAGAAACGGCAGGGAGCGACAACCCATCACAACAAGGTTGGCTTCAGCGGGTGTGATGCTCGTCAAGCCACCTACTGTGCCAAGTGGTTGCTCGACACGAACGGGAAACGGAATCCCCATCGACATCTGTCTGGCAGATTCTTGGATTGGGCACGACGGGCGATGCCGAAGTACGCCGGACAACTGGCGACGATCGTGGCAGCGAAGGAAGAATCTTATCTCGTCGGCGAGAGGATTGCGATTCAGCAGTTTTAATCCCATCTTTCGAGGACATCATTCCATGACTACCGACGAAGCAATCGAGGACATCTGGCGGCGGGTCGCGACCTCTGTTCGGGAGGACGTCGACCCATCGGTTCTCCAGTGGGTGTCTGACAGACTGTGCCGCGCTGATTGGTGGTACGGTGATGGCAAAACGACCGACAACAAGACTGTCGGTTGGGGAAACAAGCACCCATCTACAAAGGATTTTCCAGAACGATCATGATCGGTAACAAGGTGACGCCGGCGAAGCGATACTTTGTTGGTCATCTTCAGATACGGGCAGCCGATGCCAAGGTCTCCCTCCGGGAGATGCTCGGTACGAACACGTTCCCATCGTTACCGCTCGACGCCGAAGGCAATCGACTCTACCTCTAAACCATCTACGGAGGCTACATGAAACAAGCATACGACGTGGGCGACAACGTGGATGGTACGGTCACCAAGGTGGGCAGGACCCATCTGACCCTTACCATCGGAGATACCACGGGACGACTGCCGCTCTCGGATGTGCGTGCGGTTGCTCGACGTGCGATCCCCATCGTCGGAGCCGACATGAACGTGACGGTCGCAGGGACGAAACGCGGTAAGCTGGTTCTGAGTTTCAGCCCGGGCTGATCTCAATCGTTGCGCAGTCGAAAGATGAGAGATCATGCACAACGGATCAGGCGTGAGGATCAAAAAACCTACACCGAAGACCGCCCATCCGTTGGAGACTTCGCGCAACAACATCTGTAAGAGATAAGGAGAAAGGATGCGAATCCGAGATGGTCCGCTCTGAATGATGTTGACGGGTCGCGAGCTTGACATTCCATGAGGATCAAGCTCGCGACTTCCTTGTTCCCATCGGAGGATAAGATGTTCGGTACTCAAGAGACAACGCAAAAGTTTCAGAAGCTCGGCTTCTCTCTTCCCAAGCGGAGAGGCGGTGGTAACCCAGACTTCGGACCCATCCTGGCGTTCATCGAGCGTAGGATTGCCGGGGTGATGGAGTTCTATACCAACTGCCGTTCCGAGGCGGTGTTCTCTCGTGAGCTTCGGGAAACGATCAACCGAGAACTTGCACCCATCATCCCCGACACCGAGAAGACATTCAACCTGGAGCCGATGAACTTGGTTCTCATGGTTCGGACTACCAAGGACCCTGGTGTTCTTTTGGTCCGCGCGGAAAACCCCAATCTTTGCTGATAGCATCGAGGTGCCACGTGGGCATTCCCATCTTCATCGGATTCTCTGAAGCGAACGTCGCTTTCTTTAACCTTCATTCCAAAAAGGTTGGCGACGACTTCTCGGTCGATGCAAACTTCTGCGGCGATCCTTCTGATCCCATCAACAAGAAAAGGTGTTTCAGTGGCGAAGAAGACGACGAACGGAATCATCAGTGCCGCAACCGCGACGTGCGCCGCTCGCCGCGCGCTTGTCGGCGTTGCTCACCAAGCTGAACGTCCAGATCAGGGACGGAAGCCGGTCTTTCTACGCGGGAGTCCGGGAGAAGGATATTCCCGACGGGATGTTCCCCTTCGGCGCGCGCGCGTTCCAGAAGAAAGATCTGGGCTGGAAAGTGAAAGTCGGCGAGCGCGATGGTTCGATCAAGGTCCGTCTCCCTGGCGAGCCGGGAGACCCATCTGATGGAAAAGCAAGTCAATGCCGGGGGAGAGCAGCTCTTCGCTCTCGCCCTGAAGATCCCATCGGGACTCTCCGAAGCGGAAGTCACGAGGCGAGTTCATTCGATGCTGTTCGGTCTCAGCGCGGCGGCGAAGACCGCCGGAGTCGAGGTCGTCAAGGGTCCGGTTCTGGAGCGGTTCATTTCTGCTCATCTGACCGGCAAGTGAAACAAGAAAGTCGAGGAGGTCCCATCGTGCAGAAAAGTTCTTCGTGGTTCATGGTTGCCGCGGTTCTCGCGGCGGTGTCTTCGCTGGGCTGCGCCGATCGTGGCAAGCCTCCCGAGGTTCCCAAGACGTTGACCAGCACCATCCCATCCGTGACGCCGGCGGACCCGAACGTGTCGCGCTGGTGTTTCTCCACCGCCGAGACCATGACGTGCGTGCAGCGCACCACGCTCCCGAGCGGCGTCAAGAAGGTGGAGATGATCTACATTCCCATCCTTCCTTCGGCGCGGTAAATCTATGTCGAAGACCACTATCAAGACCAGCGAGCTTCAAGGGGCGTTCGATCGATACCGCCGGCTCCCCCTTGCTGGTGATCTGGAGCCAAACCTGGACTTTCAGTGGTGGCAAGAGGGAGTCGCCAATCTCGCCGAGGTGACTCCCATCATCGCCAAGCAGTACCGAGAGGACCGGACTGCTTGCATCATGCACGGTCCGTGCTCAATTCCCGGGCGGTGATCTCGACGCGATCCGCCGCTTCTGTGAATGGTGTCTTTTTGGTGGTGTGGGCAACATGGTTCTCGCAACGCATCAGGATGCGCCATGACCCATCCCGTGACCGGGCTTGACCTTCACGAAGGGGACGCCGAGACTGACCTCGCCGCGTGGATCAAGTATGATCATCGACGTGGCGAATATGAGGGGGACAAGTACCGTTATGATTCTTGCCGGACAACGGCGGGAGCGGATCATCATCGCCCTCTCGTGCTCAAAACACGCAAAGCATACGCGGCTGCCCATCAGGCTTTAACCACGTTAGGTTATGAGCCTTCCGGTTACGAACCGGAACCTGAGACCTACTTCAACAAGTGAGCCAATCATGATGAACTTCTGCAAAGGTCTAGTCGAGTGGATCAAGGACGATCCTCCCCGCTCGCTTGCCTTGATCGGCGTGGGAGCAATGGTCACCTTGATCGTTCTCTGGATGATTAGGTGAATCGTGAAGCTCAAAGAGCTGCGAATTTTTCTCGACACCCATCTTGCCGATGGTACGCTCACTGACGAGATGGAAATCAAAAGCCGTACCGGCGGATATGAGGCGCAGCATCTTGCACACGTTTCAATCGAGCGCGATCATAACGGGATCGAATACCTCGAAAAAGAGGTCCTGAACTTCAGTGCCGATCCGTGAGACTCATTCAGGAGAATCGATCATGAGCTACGACACAATCATCCTTCTTTTCATCGTGTTCTTTGCTGGGATCGGATTCCTGATTGCCCATCTTACCGGCATGATGATCGGTGGCTTGATTGCCTTCTTGATCATTCAGTTTCTGAGGTATCTCGCTCTTTCGTTCTGAGGACGATTGTACAGCGACGTACAACATCCAACCCATCGGATCTCCATGATGATGAGTCTCATGTTACAAAACGAAGATATGAAATACTCGCTTCCGACCCGCTGGGAGATGTACGGCATCTTTCGTGGTAAGAGCGAGTATGGTCGTCGTTCCAGGTATCAGGCTCGCATGAATCGGAACGATGCTTATCTTGCCGCCAAGGGCAAGAGCAAACCCATCAAACATGGGGAACGATCGTGAGAGAGACTGACGACGAATGGTATACGCGGATACGAACCACCCCGGTCGAATCGTATTACGAAGTCAATCCGTTGGTGAGTGATCTCGCGGAGATCGCCCGCCGCTGTGCGACCGACCCATCGCTGCGCGCTATCAAGGATCAAGATGCAACGATGGTGCCTTGTACCTGCGATGAGTGCGAAGGCACCAGTTTCGTCTGACCCATCCAAGGAGAAGTATGCTGAACGATAACAAAGTGTTGAAAGGTTTGAGCAACGTCCTCACAGGCATTGCTTTCATTCCGCCCTTCGTGCTCAGTTTTCCCATCGGAGCGGTGGCGGATAAGCTGGAGCGCCGGTTTGGAGCGGACGCCGCGATCTATTTCCTGGGCGCCTGCTGGCTTCCCATCGGCTTCACTGCTTTCGTGGCAGCGACCGTGATCGACCAGATCGCCCCGCCTGACAGCGTGCGGCTCTGAACAAAAACTAGACGGGAGCGAGGGGCGCCGGCATGCCCCTCGCTCCCTTTTTCTTTTCTTATTTTGAGTGGCATGGTCTTTGCACTCTGCGAAGTTCGTGCCAACAACAATCCCATCCGTTAAGAGCGGCGGGAAAGAAAGCCAAACGATGACGCAACGGTGACGACGGGGAAGCGTTGCGCTTCCCATCCACACGTCTAGTGTTTCTAGATGCAAGAGGAGCAACCAACAATGACCATGACTGCGATCTCGCACCGCGACGAAAACGGCAACTACGTTCCGCAGAACACCGACGCCGAAGACCTCGCGTCGATTCCCATCGACAACAGCGCTCTGCTGGACACCATGATGCTGGCGCTGACTCTCGGCGCTTACGTCCTCGGCTGCATCCTCTACGTTGTCGCTGGCTGATTCTACCGCGGTAACCGACAACCCATCGTCACAGATCATTCACACCAAAGGGAGACCTGGAATCATATGAGCACGAATCACTTCCCCGTCACTTGCGTCAGTGTCACTCCGGGACGCATCGTCGTCAACCTGCTGGACGAGAAGGACGGCAAGGCACTCTACTGCTTCTGCCACCCGCGCGAGGCGGACGAGCTGAGCATCTACAACCGACCCATCGCCGAGTTCCGCGAGATGTACAAGCCGGCGGGGCGCTGAAGAGGAACGAAGGTGTTGAGCCTTCATAAGTTCTACTTCGACGCCCGAGCCCGTACCCATCGCGAGCGGTACGGGCAGGCGATGTTCAACCATCTCTTCGAGGTCCGTCGGGATCTCGCGAATGAGATTCGTGGAACGGACAATGATCCGTTCTATGTCGAAAAGCTCTCCCATCCCAATTGGGATCTCTTCGTGGAGTAGTTCGAGACGAACTGGAGAGTTCCTCCGCCGGTCATCGTCGATATCGAGGCGCTTGCTGCGTTCACTGAACGACGACTCGACAGTGACGTCGCGGCGGAATAAAAGTTAGTGTAAAAAGACGGGATACGAAACCTAAATCCCATCTGTTGCTCCTCAGATCCGATGATGTAGTTCTCGAAAGAGAATCATCGGAGTCGCCAGCCCAGGCGTCAGGTTCAGAAATATGGGGACTACCTTTTGAATTAGATGTTATGAATCCCAAACTTGACATTTGATTATTTTTTTTGATACGGCGGAAAGGATAGTGCCCTGCGTTGGTGCGTCCGCCGTGTTTCTTTTCACCCATCCACCAAGCAACGTCAACCAGATACATCGAAGGGTTACCTAAAGATGAAGTTCCGTAAGACCAATGGTTCCGTGGTTCTGACCCGTGCCGCCGCCATCGCCGTCCTTTGCATCCTCGTCGCGGCGGGATTGGCTCACGGTTCTGGAGCGCCGAGCACGAGAACTACCACGTTCGCCGCGCCTGCTGGGTCGCGGACAACATGCCCATCCCCGAGACCACGCCCGAGCGCGTCGCGCTGTTCAAGGGTCTGATGCCCAACCACTTCAAGCGGATCGCCCATCACATGCGCGACGACCTCGCCAAGCAGGCGAAGAACGCCGGGCTCATCGAGCAGGCGGAGAAGCACAACGCCAAGGCGACGGTCCTCCGCGCGGCGGAGCCCGAGAAGTTCGACGCGCTCCTCGCCTGGCTCCCCATCAACAAGCGCGAGCTGCGCAAGCTCGGCGAGAACCCGGACAGTTCCCAGGCGGATTACAACGCTCTGTCGACGCTGTGTGATCAGATCGACGACTGGCTCCGCGAGCGGTGCCAGGTTCCGGTGCCCGAGAAGTTCAAGCCCATCGCCTCCGACGACTTCGATGCGTGGAAGAGCGTGGTCGGCGAGTCAATCTACGCCCATCTCTTCGTCTCGGATCCGGCGTTCATCGACGCCATCGCTGCCACCCCGGCGGTCTGATCGCTTCGCTGATCCCATCAACTTCAACTCACATCCCAAGGAGAGATACAGCATGCACATCAAGGTGACCTCGAATGGCGGCGTTTACGGACGCTTCAGCTACAACCCGAACGTGGAGAGCGGTCCGGGTTCCGAACAGGAAGCCCGCACCAGCGCGGCGAAGGTGATCGACATGCACAAGTCCCACAAGGGTGACAAGACGGCGACCAGCCCATCGTCCAGCGCGAGCTACGAGATCGTCAACGACGACGGCAAGTACCCGCTCGGCTGAAGCATCATGCTTGACAGCAAGCAAGCAAGCAAGCAAGCAAGCAAGCAAGCAAGCAAGCAATCGTCGGCGCGCAGGTGGCAATCGATGCCGCTTGTGCGCAGCTCGGACCCGAGCTTACCCCTGGTGAGCTGATATGTGGGATCATCGCTTTGTCGGCGACCCATCCACTGTTCAGAACGATCGATGTTGCCATCCTGCGACAGCAGTTGCAGGAACAACTTGATCTGCTAGCGGTTCAGCTCAACTGACCCATCGGCTGAGATAGCTTTTCTCATGTAGAGTACATACCAACCTATACCTGCAAACGGAATGGGAAGGTTGGTTCAGCGGGTTAACGGCGAGTCGCCGGAGCCATCCAACAACAAGAACTACGATGACTCGGGGAAACCCGGAAAGAAGGATGAATCAATGAGCACGATGAAGTACGACGGGATTGTGATCACGAAGAATGCGGACGGCGGCGTGGACCGCGATGCGCTCTACCTGGAATGGCTCGACAAGGACGCCCGGGAGCAGGGTGATCGCTTCACCGCCTGGGAGAAGAACTTCCAGGAGACCATGGTGATCAAGGGGAAGTGGTTTCCAATCGTTCACGAGGCGCTGATCGGATTCCTCAAGAACCCGGCGCAGCAGCAGTCGTGGCTGCCCCTCACCCTGGTGACGGACATGATCTACGGCTCGCTTCTCCAGTCCGGCAAGATCGCGCTCGACCGTTCGGCGAGCGGCGTGAAGGACATCATCGGCGAGTACATTGAGAGCCAGTGCGGCGACGCCAAGGAAAACCCCGAGGCGCTGCTCTTCGCCGAGTCGTCGAAGCGCGGGAAGGGTACGCGGATCACCTTCCGCCTCAACCCGAAGTACCGCGAGGCGCTCAACGCGCCGCCCCCGGCGGCTGCGCCGGAGGTTCCCGCCGACGCCTGATCGAACTGAACGACCCGAGGGTTCCTTGGCAGCGATGCCGGGGAGCCCTATGGGCGTTTGAAAAGAGGCGGAAAAGTATCCGCCCATCTGTGTGAGGGCATCATCATGAACAAGTTCCAGAGCTTCAAGTTCCAGGCACGCCTCAAGCTGACCGCCGAGAACCTCGGTTTCCTCGCGATGACCTCGACGCTCGTCGTCGTTGCGGTGACGCCCGTGGTCATGTTCGTGCGTCACTTCGTCTAGCCCATCGTGAGTTTCAACGATGGTTGCGGGCAACATCGTCCCGCCAAACGAACACCCGCACCGGCTTCTGAAAAGGTCCCATCAATGAGTTCAAGCACCGATCATCACGATCCCTATGTCCTGTACGTGCGTGCGTATCGGCAACACCCCGAGCGCTGGTATGGCAGCGAGCCGCCGTGTGCGAAGGGACAGCTTGCGATTGCGCTTGGTAGGGAAGACGTCAAGCTCATGGGCACAGATCTCAAGACTCGTGCGGCGTTCGTGCTGGAGATGGATCGGTACAACGCCGAACCCATCGATCGTTTCTCTTCGCGTGTTTCGCCGCGCACCTGTTCGTGCGCGAGTGATCAGGAGTCGGCGTAACGACTTCAGTCTCGCACGGGGCGAGTAACCCATCTTTGGGGTGCAACTAGATGACATGAGAACCTCGCATCTTTGACCGCAGAGATTTGTCAGCGTGCTGATAGATTAAACCGGGCAGACGAATCTCATCCCATCCCGACGCACCCCCAGCCGTGAGTGGCGGTAACCCACTCTTCCTAAAAAAAAGGTACACGCAATAGAAGGTATTAAATATCTTCTTCGCCAACATGTATATGTCAAAGGTGAAATGCCTTGGCTGAGGCGAGCGGCGTGGACCCATCCGGGCGGTCACACATGTGCGTGATTGGCATAGGTTTTGAATGACGGAGAGACCCTCCGTCATAGCCTATGAGCGAACGTGATGCTGATCATGGTGTAATTGTTTGTGCCCATCATAGATAATAGGGCAGAAAAAGAAGAGCGTTACATGGCACGAGCACCCCCGTAGATTAATAATCTAAAATCCTTAAAAAGGAGCCGGGCGGCGTCACCGCCCGCGTCTCCATACGCGTAGTATTTTTTACTACGCGCGCACTCACCCAGCGGGCATCGAGCTTGCTATAAGGTGTATTTTGTGTCAAAATGCAGATTCCCATCTGTAAGTGTGAATGTTCAAGTGGAAATTAGATTGGTTGTTTGAATCAGCCGAGGGGACAACGTTGATTATCCCCGCACCCAATCGCGCTTATAAAGATCTTTGTCGGTAGGGATGCCGAGCCAACCAATATATGGACTTGGGTAAAAGTCATCGTAGGTCACCGCTAATCACGGCACCTTGTGTCGCCTCGGTTGATTCAAGTTACCCATCCGTGTATGAGCGTATTAGTTGGGACAGCCAAGGAATACTACGCCAGGCAGGCGTACAGATTAATTATCTGGGCTGACGAGCTTGGGATTCGATTCCCCCACTGTTTCGTGACTGTCTCAACTACTGCACTCATTCCCATCCGTGTGGATTTGTATGATCCATTAATCGCGTAAACGTGTGTCTGGAGGAATATGTTTCAAGTAATCCACCATACCTCTGCCGTGATTGCGGTAGAGCTGCGCGAAGCGATTGCAAAGCATCTTGCCGTGCCACTGCATTGTTTGCAGTCGGCGATCGACTGGTCCAATTCCACGCCTGATAATCATGCCTATGCGATCTTCTTCGATCGTGTGGAATGTTCTCAGAGCTACGCCGCGCAGATGGCACAGCCTCCCGGCGATGAAACTATTCAGTTACCGCAGGAACCTCCAACACCATTCGTGTTAAACCTATTCATCCGTGCGTTCGAGCATGGATACAAGATGCTGGGCAAAGCCCCATCGATCGAGATGATCGATATGTTCTTCGACGGCTACAATGCTGGTCGTAAAGATACGTAGGTACGTGGGGAGAGATATGAGCCAATTTTCTTTGTGGACACCCGACGGGCATGAGGTGCGTGTCGGTACGCATTGGCGTCATTCTTCCTGGGATCTAGCCACGCCTTCCGCTGTAGTCGGAGAGATTCTTTTCGAGCAGCAATATATTCGATGGCACCGGCGTGGCGGATCGCAATTGGCTAGAATAGCCGTGCGTCAGTTACGTGAGGGGCTTGGATGGATACGTTCACTCGCGCCCGGTTTACTCCCGACGCATAAGAGTTTGATATGCAATTTCTGATGACGATTCGGATCGACGACTCTCTCCCCATCGAGGAGCAACGTCTACGTGCGCAAGCGGTTGTCGCTGCTTGCGATCAGATCTCAGAGGTTGAGGTGGATATGAATCCCTCACCTTATGTCAATCCTTTTTACTACGTCAATACCCTCTATGGCTTTGCTACTGGAGGAGAAGGAAATCCTCCAGACATAGGCGAGGATGGATGTTCGGAAGCGTTGGGTTAACGCTGATTCAAAACGAAAGGGCGATGACGTGTCAAGTGTAAGACCGCGCATGAGAAAATTGCTTCGGAAGACTTCCGGCAAATGTCACCTGTGTGGTCGTCATATGATCAAACGCAAGCCCGCGTGTTCCGATGCGGTATGGCGTTTGATCGAACCTTCACAAGACCACGTGATCCCTCGTTCGCAAGGTGGCAAGACTACCTTGGATAATCTCATGCCCGCTCATTCTCTGTGCAACTCGCAGCGTGGCGAAAAGCCCCTCGTGTATGCACGCATGCAGAGAATGTTTTTGGAGGCGTACTCCCTCGCCAAAGAATGGGAAGAGAAATCTTTGCCGGTGAAATTGTTGTATCCGGAACACGTTATTTTGTGAGCATCGATAATACAACATACAACGATCATCCTAACACATTGATTATCAATTTTTGTGTGGATGCAGGCGTACCATCACGATTGGTGGTGAACATTGATATTCGAGAGAAAGAGGTGATAATTTCTTTTCCTCTTTCACTTTTCGTTTACTACGATAGGATAACTAGTGCTACTGGACGAGCACTGGGCTATTGGATTGACCCTATTGTAGCAGGGTGCTCGCACCCCGACGATGATCCCATCAACTGGAGAGAGAATAACATGAGGTGTATGGGTTGCAACTCGACTGGCAACGGTCGATGTCACGTACTCGCAAGCATACGTGGACCCATTCTTGAATGAGGTTTTGGGCACGAGCATGATAGGAAGGGTATCTGGAAAAGGTAAACTGAAGTAAGCGGTTACCATTACGCCGATCTGTCAGAACTCAGCAAGATCCCATATATCTAATGTTTGCGGGAGGATTAAGGGACGCCTCCAATTGAATGGCTGGTTCGAGATTGGATTCGTTGGTTCTGTAAATATGCTCCTATGCGAGAGTGTCTGCCAAATGCTCTAGCGAAACGTGGCTCAGATGATATCTTAGTGGGCGCAGAGCGTCTGTTAAGGGTGGTCGGCAGAAGAGCGCATATACAGATACAAACGAGCAGACGTCAACCTAAACTTGATGATGACTAGATAACTGTAAAAAGTTTACTAGTAGTGGCTCTGGGGGTAGCGATATACCACCCATCGAGAAGTTATTGACGGATGAAACGTGATGATTTTAATCTCTAAAAGAGATAGGTTGCGAGGGCTGAGTGAGCCGAGGTACTCTCGCGCACCTAACGGAATAAATCAATGCAGTTGACAACTGTCAAAGATATTATTCCAATCCAGATATCTTTCCTATTGTGCTCGTGCTTTAACCCATCTCAGGAATGAATATGAGTTCCATCAAGAACGTCAACAAACGAACGGCTGCCGACAAAGAAGAGCAACGGCTCGACGGTGGTGAGAAGATGAAGAAGCACGGTACTGCCAAGGAGCGCCTGCGTACGCGTAACCGCAAGCGTGCGCAGCGTAAGCGAGCAGAGACAATCCAAGAGTAGAGGTAATTGAAATGCAGCCGATTCGTATCTACGTGAATGGTGACTTGATGACATACAAGCCTGGCACTCACCAAGGTGGTGATTGGCTTGCTCCCATCCGTCATGGCTACGATCCTTTTGCTGCGCTGGAGCTTCGCTCTTATATGAATCTTTTGTTGGAGTGGGGTTTCTTTTTCACCGGAGAGGTTGATCGAGACGGAGCCCTGGTTCGAGAATGCGTTGGTGCTTGGAACCAGCGTAAAAAATCCCATCAACGAAAGTTCGACAAATGAACAAGATCATCGATAAAAACAAGCTCCCTCGTAACCTTGGCGCATTGCTGGATGCAATGATCGATGTGCTGTCCAAGAACGGCATGAACAAAGAGATGCTGGAAGTCCTTATGGATCCATCGGCAGACAAGATCAATGACATTGCCGTACGTGATGGTTCACCCGCACGTGCGAACAATAATCTGATGTTAGGGCTTGCCTTCTTCTCGGATGCTTATCGTTCTTATGACGTAAACCGTTTCCTCGCAGCGATGAGCAAGAAAGATGTTGCGGACATCAGTTGTTACAATCGCGACGCTTATCGCGCGGCGGAATGTTTCCGACGTCTTGGTGCGGAATGCAATCTCCGAGACGAACGTGGAGAGATTGTCAATATGACTCGTTGACCCATCGGAGAAGATATGTTGTGTCGTGTGTCTGGAAAATTCTTCGACGAAGATTTCACGGGTCGAATAGCTTTCAAAGAATTTGGCTATCAAAGATCGGTCGTATTTGATACCCAGGTCAAAACTTGGGCAGGATACGTTTCGAGTCGGAGTAGTCTTTCTCTTGTTCGTGGAGTTGAATCGGATGGAACTCTTGACGGTTTATCGTTCCACAAACGACAAACGATCTTCATCGGCGATTTTTGTTTGGGTTGGGTGGTGGACTGTGGTGATTCTGTTTTCAAAGCAGAACCCATCAACCATGGTCGCCTTAATCCAACAGGTGCAGACGGTAAGATGACCGAGCCATTCAGCATGTGGACCGATGCTTACAAGTTCTTCCACCATTCGGTGCCTGAGTCATGTCGCGCCCATCTACGAGTAGCTGATCAAATAATCGAGCACACACTGTTTTCTGAATACTTAAAGAGATAGAAAGATACCGTATGAGCCAAGTCGAGGAATCCTGGTGGGATAGACATCATCGGCTCTATGGTTACAAGCAAAGCACCTGGTGGGCTCAGATGCCCATCGAAGAGCGCATCACAATGGTGGCTGATGTCATTGAAGGTGGTGCCATTCCGGTCTTCTGTTCCTGGGGTGGTAACGCTTTGTGGGGACGTGGTGCTACCCATCAAGATGTGGCTGACTGTGTTGTTGCACTCTTGGATCGAAACGATACGAAAGTAGTCGAATGGTTTGATTGGCTGCAATCGTTCCGTGGCGACGGAGAAGACAATCAAAGAATGGTTCGTGAACGTGGTCCACGCGCCTGGTTGATGTCTTTGGATTCTATTTAACCAAACGAGGTTTATGAGGCGAGCTTCTCCAGATGAATTGAATCAGTGGGTGGAACAACGTTGCCAAAGCAGGAGGCTGTGGCATGGAGCGGTTCCCATCGGCTGTGCTTTGATCCTGGTGTTGTGCCGTTTGGCTGGATAGGAGTTCCTCTATGGGAAGCCGTATCATGAGTTTCGTTGCCGGTGTCTTTTGGATAACGGTAGGAATTGGTACGATCCTGTTGACCGGCGCAGCTAAGCATGGCTTGGTAGCGTTGTGTAAATAACCTTCGGAGGATGCAAGATGAGACGAAGAGATTTGATGTTGTCCAAACGATTGGCTGGTCAGTTTCTCCAGGCGATGTTTCCGACTGGTGGATATCATCCACCGGAAGAATTGGTCAGCAGGGCGTTTGCTTGCGCTGATGCTTTCATCGCCGAGAGTAACCTTCGCGGCATTGGGACCGGCATCGATTACAAACCGCGCAAGAAGCGGAAGCCCAAGCAGAACAGTCAGTAATCTCCGCCCGCCCGTGGTCCCATCGTGGATTGCCGGCGGGCATAAACTATTGCAACGACAACCTCGTTGAGGTGGTGACCTGTTCTTAATTGAACAGGCTTTATTAGGTAAAGCCTTTGGTGTCAGATTACGGACCCATCGCAAGATCGCTCCGTCAATAAATGTACCATGATCGATAGCCCTTCTGTCGAGCCGTTGCCTACACACCTAGTTTTTTTCAAACAGATTGAGCGTGGAGAATGAAGCGGCATGAAAGAAGATCTGCTTCTTGCTTTCAAAAGATTTTTGAGGCGTGTACGTAGTTGTTTTCCTAGAGCCTCTCTGAAGAAGAAACCCGTCAGACATTTCGTCGAGCCTCTCATTGGCGAGACCTGGGGTGAATACGAAGACTATTGCTTTGCAGTTAGAGGCAAGAGCAAATATGATTGGGCGCCGAGCAACTACGTATTCAATGGTGCCGCGTTTTTCCGAAAGAGACGCTAACACAAACAGACGTGAATACACGGGAGAGAGATACTCCCGTGCATTCGTAGTTACACATGGAGTTTTGCATGTCTGTTGCAGCAGCAAGTAACATGAATACTTCATATCTTCATCGTGTGTTTCGACAGGAAGACTTCAATGCTACTGTCAGGTGCATGATAAAGAAAGTTTCTCAGATACATGAAGAGACTCCATTTGAGGCTCTAGCTTTTACTGGGCAAAGCGGGGCGGCTATTGCTTACGTGTTAGGATATACTTTGGCGCTGCCGCTAATTCTTGTGCGGCGAGATGACGATGAATCCCATCATGTTAAAGTAAGAGGCATGCAACAGAAGGCGGGCTTCCGAACAGGTCCTAGATACTTGGAAGGGCATGTCGATTCGTCTTCTTTCCTGATTGTTGACGATCAGATCGAGACAGGGGCTTCGATTGATCTAATTACAAACAGAATCAAAGAGTATAATCCATATGCCACCTGTGTTGGTGTTGTGTTGTATTCTTGGAACTACTCTAGAAAACTTCAGAACCCTAATGCACCTCGTCAATTCAGAGATGATGACGATACATTTCCGGTGTACTTCGGCGGGGTCGAGTGCATGAGCCAAAGGAAATAATTAATGGGAGTCGTTTGGGTGGCAGCGGCAAAGCCATTTAAGATCCGCACAAAAAATTCGATCTACGAATTCGACCTAAGTCTGAACCGTTACCGAAAGGTAGGCAATGGCTGGGCAGAAGGTTGGAAGCCGTGTCTTGGTGGAGAGATGAAAGCTCCCATCATGGGAAATCGCTATACCATTGTACGGTACAGCGAGACCCTCTCGACGTCTTGTATACGAGAGATTGATCAGTGACCAAGTTCAAAACTCGTTATTGCATTTACGAAATCGACGCCGGCAAAAAACTTTATCGTCGCGGGAGAGGTGATTGGAAATCCTATCTCTTCTTACATTGCGATGGTAGGGTCAGTCGAAAACCCATCGTTGGGTATCGTTTCGTGATTGCTCGTGAGGGCTGCCTGCCTTTGTTCACGAGCCCGGTCAAAGAGATTCTCTGATCCGAACGTTGAGGAGTATAGTACATGGATCGTAAGATTGTCATCCTTTCTTCTGGTCAGGTTGTTGACCATGTACTGAATTCCAAGTATGAGACCATTCGTTCTCGTCCTTCTCCGTTTCTATTAGAGCTGATCTCCGACGGGTATCGCGTGATCGTGATCACTTCTCGTCGAGATTGGACTAATTGGGATCAATGCTGGATGTCATTGCTTCCCAGAGAAGACATCCATTTTACGGAGAGACATCCGTTTGATATCTGCGACGCCAATGCGCCCGAATATGTGGTGCCTTGGCGCAAGGTATTCGATGAGCTGGGGTTAACCCATCCTGCCAAAACCAGGAGCTGGATCTTCTGGCGAGACGAAGCGGCGATGCAAGGTTTCGTCCTGAATGCCAGGTCGCAAAGGAAAAAAGCAGCATGAGCAATTCCAAACGTAAGATCGTGGATCAAATCGTCAGCGAAAACCTCGATGCCGAAACTGATCGTGCGAAGCGGAAGCAGAAAAGCAAAGCGAAAGCAAAGGCTGGTCGGATCCAAGCGGACAAGAAAAAGAAGAAGTAATGGATCCCATCACAGAACATTGCCTGCTTTGCGTAACAAGTACGGGACTTGTTTTTCTTTCTCGTCCGAGAGATGTTCATCTATCTCGATGGTGGAAGAAAAAAACCATGTCTTCCGGAATGGTGACCCATCATGACGATACTTTCGGATTATAAGTCTGGAACGGGAACCAGTAAGACTCTTGGTAAGCTCCGACAATTGGTAGTAGAGCTGAAAGAAGTACTGGAAGATGAAGAGCTGGATTGGGAAAAGAAGTACGATTTGGTCTTCGATACCCATCAGCAACAAGTAGAAGACCTTTTGAAAGAAGCAAGGTTGCACCTGGATTACTATGATCCGGATACGACCTACGAAGAAGATGCTAAGGCATACGTTTCTGCCTTGGACGAGTTAGTGAAGTAGACCATCAACAAGAAGAAAGCGGAGGACATCATGTTCAACAAGTTTGCTACGGTTCGGGTTGTCGGTGGGCGTTTCAATGACAAGCTGAAGGGTCAGCGCGGCGAGGTCGACACGTCGATGGAGGACGGCTCGTGTGTCGTGACCTTCCGTCAGGGTCATGGCGACGATGCCAAGCAGGAGAGCTATCTCCTGGCGTCGGCGAGTTTGGCGGGCGCGAAGGTTGTGGAGAAGCCCGCCGCCGAGCGTCGGGCGGAGATCGAGAAGAGCATCGGGCTCCGTTCGGATCTCGAATACGTCTGATGCTGATCAGTCGTAATGGTTCTGATTTGACTATCACTCTCGTCGATGGTGACGATGTTGGTGATGAAGTGCAAGCTCTGTTGCGAGCAATTCGTGATCGCAAGTACAAGTGCGAACTGGCGCAGGGCGTACGCATGGGGCGACATGTTCCGAGCCATGAGCAGTTGAAAGAAGATCTTCCATTCATGGAGATGCTTGTCACCTCACTCAAAGAACATGGGGTCGATGAGATCCCATCGAAGACTACTGATCGATGAAGGACGGGCGCTCGCGAGCGCCCGTTCTTTTGTTTCACATTGACCAAGCAGAACATCCTGATCTGATGAAAGTGAAAGACTACCTGGTGTCTCTAAGGAACGTCATTGGTTATCCTCCGGTGGATCGTTCCGCCGGTAGGCACTGATCAAGAAATACTGAAGGAGAATAGCTATGTCTTCCGCAATCTGTTTTTTCCTGGTGCTCTCGATCGTCACCAATGTGTTTCGTGTGTTGTCTATCATTGACGATGATAGGCTTCCATCGCAAGATCTGCTCGCGGCGGCGCCATGTGGTACATATTCTGCATCGTGTTCGCCGCGGTTCTTCTCGTGCTACAATTTCTGCACTGATAAAGGGCGACTATGTATATCTTGCTTTACATTTTCCTTCCGTGTATCATCGTCGATAACACCGTTCGTTTGATCGGTCTTTCAGAAGATCGTACTCTCAACAGTGAGCTACGAGCCGTATGTGCAATGTGGTACGTAATTTGCATTCTTTGCTCTTGCGTACTGCTCACGATCATTTCCCTTCGGTAAACGTTCTGCAACAAAAACTGAGATTGAGCCTGTTACCCGAGATGGGTGACGGGCTTTTTCTGTTTTTCCTGATGGCATATTGTTTGCACCCTGCATAAAGCGTGCCAAGCCAAATCCCATCCATAAAAAGAGAACGGGAAGAAAGCAAACGAAGCGGGGTGCAATGATGAGGAGATAAAGATTTCCCATCGGAGAGTGCCGTGTTCGACAATGGCGAGCCGTCACCTAATCAATGGTGACAGAGCATGCTGTATAAGAGAGAAACCATCTGGGTATTGGTTGTAACCTCATTCGCTGAGTGCGGAAAGACAAGGCAACAGAATGAAACTTTATACCTGAACGCTGTGTTGGAGAGTCTAATTGTTTTCTAAAATGAAAATGGTTTGACGAGAACGCCCATCAAGTCTTCACTCTAAAACGCTGCTGAGAAAGCTCGACGATATCCTGCTCGTATTGGGTCCGATCAACCCGAGAACGACAATAGGAATCTGTAACGATTGTCTCAACCAGCTAGAGCTGTGGCGAACTGCGGGATGAAATAAGCCAGGCTGCCGGACGACTAATTGTGAAACAATGGGAAAGGTTCGCCAACACAAGGGACGGCGTGATAACACAAATGGTCCCTACATTGAGAGAGATAAGATAGAAAGCCAACAAGGCAAAGATTGCTAGCGATATCGTTGTGTCGATTATCAAAGAGGGTGTCCCGCACGAGCGGCATGGTTACTGAACCGATGAGTCCCCATCGCTTCTGGGTCAATAACTCAATTGGTAGAGTAGCTGGCTTTTAACCAGTGTTGTCTCGGTTCAAGTCCGAGTTGACCCACTAATAAAAAGGATCGTAAACATATGCCGAATGTGATCAATGTTTGCAACTGGAGTATCTGCCGCAAGCTCGGTGGAGGTCGTGATCCAATCATTCCGGAAGGTGATCTGAATGGTCACCCGACTGTACTCTGGGGTAGCCCTGGAATGTTCTGGAGCTTCAACGTTATCACTGGCGTTGGTCTCGCACACTCTGGTCGCACCTACGAATTCGATCGTAAATCATTTCAACCCAATGGGTTTGCAAGAACGGTCGAAGAAGCTTTCGACTGGCTTTCGATTCATTGGCTGAAGCCTCTGTAGCTCAGGGGATGAGCCCCGGATACTAAGCCGATAGCCAGGTGGGTTCGATTCCCATCAGAGGAGCAAAATAATCTTATGAAAGAAGATTTGATCGCGGTTGCCTTGTACCCGAACGAAATGGAAAGATTGAGTACTCACGGGCACACCCATGTGCTCGGAATCTCTGCAATCGATCCTGAATGGGGACTCGGAAGATCTACTCTGAATAAGAAGTGGCTCCCTCTCTTTTGTTCGGAAGAAGATAGGAAGAATTTCCCTGACGTCTATTGTACTCGCGCGGCGGAGTATGGTGAAGATGATAATCTCAATGACGAAGAGAATGGCGAACTGATCTATTCAATTTCGGGACACCGTCTTTTATATGAAGTATATCGTCTCAGATATGTTCCTGGATATTGGACCGTCAGTAATGGTACTTATCTGGAAATCTTCGCGGATAAAAATCGTTGCTTGGCGTGGTTGCTTCGACAAGACTATCGGTATCTTGTTGTGAGAGATCATGAGGGTAATGAGAAAAAAATCAAACCCACGATCGAATTGGTATAACCAATCATGAACAAAGAAGTCGAACGTTTCCTCGTTGATTGTGGTGAGTATCATTACTACGATCGCGCAGATCCTAGCGATGTACTAGCTTTGTCAGCTCTAAAGAACCGCATGTTGGAAGTACGAAAAGATCGTGCTCCCGGTGGTATTCTGACAAACGTTTATGATTGGGATTTTATTCCCAAGGCTCTTCAGCACAGAGCAATCTCTCGGCTTTTCTATAGAATCGGTTACTCTTGGGGTTTCGATAAAGCAACTGCAATCAAGCTCACGGCAGCTCTGTGTTTGATCGAGATCTCGCCGGAGATCAAGAGTACGGTGGTAGACCTTTTCAAGGTCGCCAATAAAACCGGTTGTTTCGCCATCCATGGCTTGTCCGCCAATCTGCGATAAAAGTTATGGCAAACTTAGGACTATTTTCGGAAAGATTCTGCTTCAGGTAGAAGTGCGTTTTGCCGCCTACGATGAACGAAGTTTTGTTGTGAATCCAGGTAGCAATTCATCTTTTCACCTTTCTTTCAAGTGGGATTATAGTTTCAGTGGATGGTCAGCTTGCGCCCATCCAGAAACATATCCTGGTTCCCGTATGCATCATAACAAAGATGTTGCTGGGACAGATCGGGAAGAAGGTCTCAAGGTTCTTCATGAGTACCTTGCTGATCCTCAATGGTCGTATGGCGCAGCGTGTGCCTTGATCAAATAATAAAGACATGATGTGGAAGAGTTGTTGCAAGCTCCCACAAACAGTAGATGATTAATAAGCAACATGTTTCTTCTTAGAGGTATAGCGAAAGCCTTGACTACCGTCTGATGAGAAGCAGCATGGACCTGTAACTCAATTGGTAGAGTAGCTGGCTTTTAACCAGTGTTGTGAGAGTTCAAGTCTCTCCGGGTTCACCACAGAGTGTTATATACTGCTCCATAAGTATGCACTCAAAAACTAAAGGTAGCATCGGACAGCTTACCATTGCTGCCGACCTTCTATCAAAAGGCTACGAAGTATTTACTGAGCTTGGAGATAACTCCAAGATAGATCTGATTGCGGTTAGCAAAGACTATGATCTGATTAAAATTCAGGTTAAATGTTTAACGCCCGTAAACGGATCAGTAAAACTAAGTTGTATAAAATCTGGACCAAACTATTCCTTTAGGTATGAGAGGTAGCATGCTGACGTTTATGCTGTATATGTACCTGATCACAAAATGGTTTTGTATGTGTCAGCAGATGAATTGTTAACGCGGAAGAAAACGCTTTCGATTCGATTAATTGAATCCAAAAACAAGCAGAAGAAAAATACTTATTTTTGGGATCAATATATTGATTTCGAAAAATCTGTCACTAATAAGTGACGATCAGATATTGCTCAAGTGGCGGAATGGCAGACGCGGAGGACTCAAAACCCTCTGTCCGAAAGGGCTTGTGGGTTCGACTCCCACCTTGAGTACTAAATTGAGTTGGTTGACCCATCCGATTTGGGTTAATATGGATCGGAAGAAGGAGGTGCCCCATAAAAAGGGTTAATGTCGAATAAGGTAATATTGGGAATGCCGGGATGATGGAATGGCAGACATAGCGGACTCAAAATCCGCAGCTCGCAAGGGCATGAGGGTTCGACTCCCTCTCTCGGTACTGGCATGTTCGGGGATCGTAGAGTGGCAAGATCCGGGGATTTGCTCCGGGACAGGGGTTCGATTCCTCTTCTCCGACATGTGTTAACTTGACGAGCAGTGGCGGAATGGAAGACGCTAAGGATTTTTTGTCCGAGCTGAGTCTGCTCCATGAGGCAGATAGGCATGAAGGTTCGAGTCCTTCCCTCGTCACCGTTGGCAGGTACTATGTACCTGGAACAACATCATGTGTTGTGTTTCTAGAACATTATGCAAGGTGTAGCCAAGAAGATGGTCAGCGTTCCCTGACCCATCTCGTGAAGCAAGGCAATCCTAGATCATTGCAGCTTCTAAGAAATTGTTTGACATAACCATTCTTCAGGCTCTGGTTGTGTCTATATTGCCATCGTTGAGCAGGTAGTGGGCTCACCGCGCTGTAAACGCGGCTTTTCGGACTTGAAGGTGCAATTCCTTCCGGTGGCACCCATCAGCCAGGCGCCGTGCCTTCTGGCTCCACCGTAACAGGTGTGAGTCTGGCTGATGTCTTTTTTACATCCGAGCAGAACGTATATGAAAAGAGACCTTCTTGGCAGGTTTATATCAGATAACAAATGCGATTCGATCGCAGTATCGATTGCCCACGGTACTTATGTTGTTGGTGAACATGCCCATCAATGTGATAAATGCGGCAAAATTTGGAGACATTCTGATCGAGCGTTTAACAGTCGTATACTTCATATATGCGATTGTGGTCATGAACAATTCGACAGTGGGTTGTCTCCAAATTTCAATCCAAATTTTTTGTGCATACATCTGTGGCGCGTCGTGCGTCAACGTAACTGCATGGCAAGAGACAACTAGACATGACGAAACAGTTTTACAATCAACCTTGGTTTTGGTTTCTGATTGTCACGATGCTGCTGGCAGTGCTGGCGGAATTTTTGGGTCATCGTGAAATTATTCCGTGGTTGGGCGGATTCGTGGCTATCATGGCTTTCGGTTACGCTTTTCGTTATGTGATTGATAACTCGTAAAAATAGTTTCAGTCGCACCCGAAGAGTTAAAATTACGCGAGAATAGTTCAGACGGCAGAACGTCAGCGCTACGGCGCTGAAAACGGTCAAAGGCTAATAAGCAGGTGCGAAGTGCTAACGCCGGGTTCGATTCCCCCTTCTCGTTCCAATAAGAAATTCAGGAGTACAAAATGCAGATCGAAACTCTGATCAGTCGTCTACAAGACTTGCAGAAGTCCCATTCCGGAGCTACCGTCTACGGAATGGAGTATGCCTATGGGACTACCCGTATGTATCCAATCAGTGATGCGATCAGTGGTGAAGGCATTACGACCTGCACTTCAATGCCGTCCAGCGGTCCCAAAGTGATCCTGGATATCAATCATCAGTAAACGTTACCCATCGGTGATAACCATGGACCAGAATCGAGCAGTTGCTCTCAAAGCTATGGTATCTGATCTTACGCAAGAGATTGCGATAGGTCGAAAAAGATTGACCGCGCTTGGTCAATCCTTGATTGCCGCAAGCAATGAACTCGCTTGTGAAAAGGAAAAAGATATGCCTGACGATTTGACCAACACTCGCCCTGCTCGATGCTTCGATTGGCTCCGTGCCCATCTTGGCTTTTTCGATAAGATCGCGCCGGATGCTCCTGGGTACAGTCACATGACACAGGAAACGTGGGAGAAGCTCCTCGGTGATGGCATCGATGTTTACGTAGTGAACTCTTCATCTTTCATGAAGAAAGATATCCCCGTGAGTTATCTCCCTCCGGAAAACAAATGACCACAGAACGATCTTTCGTACTACACGCGTGGTTCTCCAAGAAACACGAAGTGTTTGTTGGATCAGTGGAGATGGACACGCCTGACGGAAACGTGGTTCGTGTCACTGCAATAGCGCCCGCTATTGAGGCAGCTTATCCTTGGGATGATGCTGCGTATATGGGCGTTGTCTTAGAGAGCACCAGCCGTAACAGATCTTTCAACAGCGGATTCAATCCTCCTCCAACACCTCCTCACAGGAAGGTTTTGAAGCTGGGGGAAATCTGTTCAACTTGTGAAGCCGAATACAAGGAACGAATTCTATTCAGAGAGTCGTACACCGGCTGTCTTTGTTAACAAGGTGTGATTATGAATTCACATGAAATTCTAGATAGTCGGAACAAGCATAAACCATTGTTCCGGACAGATCCTGAAACCTGGGAAGGTAAAGGAACTGTTCACCAGATCAAATGGGATGACGGACACATTACTAGTCTGTACGATTACGGTAATGGCGAATCTACCCATCTCAATGTGGTCTCCGTAGAATATTACGAGAGAGAGTTTTTGCCTACTTGGATCCCAGAAAACAAGTGGCGGCAAGCAAATCCCTTGTATCGTGACCGGCTTTTGAAAGGTCGGTCCTGTCCAAAAGAATTTAGCTGGTATGATGCTATGCTGATTCTGAAAAAGGTAGGAGTTCCTTGGAACTTTATCCAACGTATCAGCCGCGGATACTACTACGTCGTTGACGAAATCTCTCGCCTCCAATCGGAAGGTGAAGCAATCATTCGGTCTATCTCGATCAATCGTTAATAAGATAACGCTAGTGGGTGGCGTTCGTCTGAAAAAAACGAGGACCGAATCCCATCAATCGTACCGGACCCTAAAAGCAAGGTACAACATCTGGATCGCTCTCCGCGATCTCGATCGTTTCCCGACGATGCCGGATGTAAATGGGACACCCGTCCCGCGCGATAACTATAGACGAGCACGGAGGAGATTCCCATCCCATTCCTTCGTGTCTTGGGGAGAGAGAACACGATCAACGTAATAGCATGAGAGACCCGTGCATCGCCGAAAGGTGAGCGACTCTCATCCCTCTACGGTGTTGGCATCTTTCCAATATGGCAAAATTGAGGAACACCCGGCTCTGGTATAGGGCAATGCCTGTTTCTCCTTCGTGCTCGTTCCCGCCACAATTACTTCTAGAGTGGTGAGTATACAGCGTCAAGTCTTATGTGGAGGGTCCGGGAGCGATGCTCTTTAATCCGCCAACCACAATAAAAATGTGCGGTGTCCGTCAGAATAAAATCTGAATGAGGAACGGAGAATTTCCTCACTTACCTTAACTTAACTTTATGTATGCCCCGGTAGCTCAGCTGGATAGAGCGGCGGACTTCTAAGCCGAAGGTCGGGAGTTCAAATCTCTCCCGGGGCGCTAAATTTCAACACGGAGAATTTCCTCACTTACCTTAACTTAACTTTATGTATGCCCCGGTAGCTCAGCTGGATAGAGCGGCGGACTTCTAAGCCGAAGGTCGGGAGTTCAAATCTCTCCCGGGGCGCTAAATTTCAAC